TTAGAATCATTAGAATCATTAGAATCATTAGAATCATTAGAATCATTAGAATCATTAGAATCATTAGAATCATTAGAATCATTAGAATCATTAGAATCATTAGAATCATTAGAATCATTAGAATCATTAGAATCATCACTGTCTGAATCTGTTTCAATATTTGTTTCATAATTAATCTCTTTATTAATTGTTGTATTAAATTTTATATCAACTTTACTTAATTCTATAGCATATGTTGTTTGATATTCGAATATTTTTTCGTTGGCATCATGATCGTTTAGCCATTTTTCAACGATATTTTTACCATATAATCTTGTTAATATTTCAATCGCAATTTTATTTCTTGTTCGTAAACCTTCAAGTAATTTTTCTAATTGTTGGTCCATATTAATAACTATTATTATAATGTTATAATAATAGTTATTAAATAAAAACATAACATTAAAAAATCAATTTTTTAACTATAAAATAAAGATAAATATGATTTAGGAATTAAATTATTAGAGTCATTTGTTATGATATTTTTTAATTCATCAGAAATTTTTAATCCATGTAAATATTCCGGATCAAGTTTTGTAACCCGTTTTTTATTGTAAAGCCAAGTTCCACCATTGGGTAAATTAATAATTGCTCCTGAATTTGTTTTTAAGCGTGTAGAGCCCTTAGTTAACATATACATTGCATCATTATCTTTAATTCTATCAATCTCTATAACATCATCAATTTTACATTGATCATCTTCACAAAAATATACTTTCCATTTGTTATCAGGATGGTTATATTGTAAATTATTGCGATTAATATATATTAATGTATTGGTACCATTTATTTTCAATAAATATTCTGGGATATTTAATACTTTAATAAAATGTAAATTAGTATCATGATTTAATATTTTATTGCATAAATTAGATTTTTCTTTTTTTTTTTTTGAAAAAAATAATGTATCTAATAAAATCATTCCTTCTGATATTTTTGCATCATTTGCTGATTTTTTATAAATAGATATAAAATTATTTTCGGGTTGTAAATCATCTGGAAAATTAATTTGAAAATAATGTGATTGATGTCTAAATGTAACAGTATTATTAAATATGCCGAATTTTTCGAGTTGATACATATTATCAATTGTACCAAAGAAAAAATTATTTTTATTAATTAATTCTCTAATTCTATCATTTTCAAATTGAATATTTATTTCCTTACTCCAATCATATAGGTCAAATGCAATAAATAAATATTTTTCGTTTTTATAAACAATAAATCTATTATGTCGTGATATCAATTTTTGATAATCGTTCATTGTTGTACTTATGTAACTTCATTATTAATATAGTAAATAATTAATAATTAATTCAAATTTTTTTGAACATTATTATTATAAATAAGTAAATAATGAATACTTTATTATTATCCATGTTATTATTAATATTAATTATAATTATAATTATCATTATTCTTTTTATTATCAATAAAAAAGCAAATATTAATAAAAAAGTAATAGTTAACAAATTATCAGAAAAGAATAAATGTAATATTAAAAATAAGTTAAATAGTTTTAATATAATTAATAAAAAAAATTTTAAATGTCTCAGCAATATCAAAGATAAATTAGTGTTAGCTGATTGTATTAATAGTATCGATCAACAATGGATTTTAAATAATAACTTGATAAAACATATTGAATCCAAAAAATGTATTAATATTTTAAATAATGATACCAATAATGGTGCACTTATTGAACTTAATAATTGTGATACCAATGATATCAATAAATGGAATTTTGAAAGTAATACAATAAGAATGTTTATTGACAATAAAAAATGTTTAAATTTTTATGATAATGGTGATAATTCTAATATTATTACATGGGATTGCCATGGTGGAACTAATCAAAAATGGCTTATAATACCTGGGTTCTATATGTAAATGAAAAATATATATTCATTGTACCATAAATATAATTATTAATAGCAGTAAATTTTACTGTTGATGAATTATTATATTGTATTTCCCAAGTTTCTCCACTTGGTGAATATGCCCATCCTGAAACATTTGCAGTAACTTGACTATTATTTACATTCAATGTAGATGGCAATGACATTGAAAAATTGGATGATGCGTTTCTTGTCATTCGTGTTTTACCTTGTATAAATACAATATCTGTATTAAAATATGGTCCATGATAGTAATGTATATCAGAACTCGAAAAAGTAGATAATGTTCCTGATGTTGATAAATCTGTATATGTTGGGGTATATATATCTAATGATAAACCTGGACCAGTTGGTCCTGTTGATCCTGTTGCACCGGTTGCACCAATAGCTCCTGTAGCACCAGTTGGACCTGTTACACCAGTTGGACCTGTTACACCAGTTGGACCTGTTACACCAATTGGTCCAGTATCTCCAATTGCTCCTGTACTACCAGTTTCTCCTTTATCACCTTTTGATACTATTAAATTCCATGATGCAGATAATGATGGGGTGTTATTAATATTACCAGTAATAATACTTAGATATGTTGATCCATTATATAATACTGCATCATTAATATTATAAGTAACTGTAGTTGACCATTCACCTTTCCAATTAATCCCTACTGGTCCCGTTGGTCCACCAGCAGGTCCAGTAGAACCAACTGGACCTTGTGGACCAATTGGACCTATTGAACCAGTTTCACCTTTAATTGCAACAATATTCCATCCTGTTAATAATGAAACATCAGGTTGTAATCCTACATTATTATTAATAGTTGAAATATATGAACTACCATTATAATGTACAATATCATTTAAAGAGTATGAATTAGATGGATTCCATAATGATTTCCAGTTTATACCTGTTGGTCCAGTAGCACCTATATCACCTTTTGATACAATTATTTCCCATGATCCAATAGATGTAGTTGCATCAGGTTGTCTATTATTATTAGGACCTGTCATTGAGATATATACCATACCATTATATTTAACTGCATCATTTTTTGAATATGATGTTGTCGATATCCATTCAGATTTCCAATTTATGCCAGTTGGTCCTGTTGTACCAGTTGGTCCTCTGTCACCAGTTGTTCCTTTTGGTCCTACTTGTCCAGGTGGTCCTTGAGGTCCAGTTGGACCCATTGGACCGAGTTCACCACGATCACCTTTATCACCTTTATCACCAGTTTCACCTTTTAGACCTCTTTCACCTCTTGGTCCACGTGCACCAGTAAAACCAGCATCACCTTTATCACCCTTTAAACCTCTTAAACCTACCGGACCGGTAGGACCAGTAGGTCCACGATCACCTTTCATACCAGGTCGGCCAGTTGGTCCAGATATTGAAATTATTTTATTTTTTGCTAAATATCTATCAATATAACCATCAAAAGATAAATCATTATCATTATAATTAGACATTTTAAATTATTAATATATATTATAAATATACAAAATGAAATGGATTTTGTGCGAATTATATATATTACAATATTAATTAGTTGTAATATATATCATATGAAAAATTTAATTAATTTTTTTTATCTATAATTGAGTATAAGTTATTATCTGTATCAACAATTAAAATATATTTTAATTCAATCATTATTTTAAATATGTCCCATAAATATTTTTTTGTCATGATATTATCATTTTTTAAAGATATATATGAAAATACTGTATTTTTCATTTTATCATGTAATGTGTACGAATTTATTGTTTTTGAAATTTTAACAAACGATGATGTTATAATTTGAAAATTTTTAAAATCTGTAATTTCATCTTTTGAAATATTATAAAAATTATTTATCAACGATATATTTTTTTTATTTACATTTGTTAATATTGTATTAAGCATTGTAATTAATATACAATTATATTCATTCGAAAATATTGTGTTCAAAAAATTATGGCATATATCATCTCTTTTTTTATTCATTAATTTATATTTATCATAATCATTTATTACATTATTAATTTTTCCATCAATAATTTCATCTGTAATTTTTGTTAAAAGTTTGTTTAATTTATTCATTTTATATTAATAAATAAATTAAAGTTTAAATTAATTTAGTAAATTCATTATCCCATCTTTTTGCTACAACACCCCATGTATATTTTTTTAATACCCAATCTCTCATATTTTTACGCATTTCAATCATTTCATTATTTTTTTCTTTTGATTCTTTCATTGCATGTATAACAGTATCTTTATAATCTTTAATATTATCTACATTATATCCATACGCAACAGTGTCATTTAAAGCAGCATAATTATGATATATAGGTATGGCTCCTGCAAGTTGTGCTTTTAATGCAGTAATACAAAAAGTTTCTGGGTATGTACATGGATATAACCAAAATTCTGATTCTGTAAATTTTTTAGCTAAATTAATATGATCAATTGACCCATGTTCTTTGACATCTAATAGTTCTAATTCTTTAATTTTGTTTTTCATTGATGTTAACCAATCATTACTTACATTACACCATGTATTCCATCCGTAATAAATATTTAATGATGCCTCTGGAATTTCTTTTTTAACATCGGGCCATATATCTAATAATATTTCTAAACCTCTTACATAATTAGAAGCATAGATACAAGAAAATGGTTTTTTTGTAATTGTATTCGATAGACTAAACTGAGATTCTAAAACTCCATTACCATAAATTTTATATTCATTTGATTCAAATATTCTTAAATAAGGACATTTCGATTCAGCATCCATCCTATGAAAATCAGATAACCATAAAATTCCAGTAATACCACGTAAATTATACATATTTAAATTATTTTTATACACAATATCATGTATCCATAAATATGTTTTTTTTGAATATTTTGATAAATCATTTTTATCAAATTGTCTCCAAATTATTAAATTATCGATTAATCTATTATTTTTATTGTATATTGTTACATAATTATTAAATTCATTTGCATTTACATATTGCGGGTTACTATATGGTAACCTCTTAATATTGTCACTATTTGGATTTCCAAATATTATAACTCGATATCCTAATTTAACAAGTTCATCCGAAATATATACAACTGCTTCTTCAGATCCATTTAAACATTTTGTTGTATCGTCCCAATAAAAATTATTATTTTGATAGCATAATATTACTATTGTTTTATCTGTATTAATTTCGCTATCAAAAAATGATATGTCTGATAAATAATATGTTAAATTTGTGTATAATCTATAGATATGATTTTTTACCATATTACATAATTTATCATCAGATTTAACATTATTATAAAAATTTCTAAACTTATTATACGTTAATAATTTTTTTTCATTATCATAACTATACCACATATTTGACAATAATTCATCGTAATATTTAAAATATAAATCCAAATGCCCATTTTTGTACATCTTATCAATTTGTTCAATATTTAATGATTCTATTTTTTCGATTGCGTCTTTATATTCTCCCAATTCTCTTAATAATTTAATATTATCGAGTATTTTACTAATATCATCTAATTGTTTTTTTATTGGTCTCAATTTTGCAAGTTTTTTCGACATAATTAATTAATAATTAATTATATTGATTTCTTTATGTTAATATTTTTCTGTAATATTATTATATGCATATAATAAAAAGTCCATAAACTTATTTATATTTGATTGTTTATAAATATTATTCAATGAAACTATCAATTCAAACAAAGTTTTATAATATTTATTGAAAATCATATTATGAATTTTTAGTATATGTAATACAGTTGTCATTATCTCTATTTCATTTTTTGAAATTTTCGAAATATTGATTTTAATATTTTTTATTCTTAAAGATTTTTTCAAATACTTATTAATTATTATGAAAAATGCCAATGTCAATCTTTCAATATTTAATTTTAATGTATTAGGATTAAAAGATATTATTAATAATAAATACACTAAATAAGGAGAATAAATATTATCTAATGATAATTCTTTTATTAATTCTAAAGGTGTTTTATAATCCAATTTATAATCTAATTTATACATTATACTATAATCATTTGCAATAATCTTTTTACTCATATCATTGTCGATATTTTTAAATAATACTGTATCAAAAGTATAATTTCTGTCAAATATGCATGTGATTATTTTAAATATACTACAAAAATTTATAATATTGTTTTCATTCTCCAAAAAAACATCTTTTAAAAATATACTTTTAAAAAATACATGTAATTGTGTATTTATATTTTTATAATTTTTATTATTATTATAAAAAAACTTCCAAAAAATGGCATTTTTTTTTGATAATTTTATTTCTGTTTTACTTTTGCTTCCACTAATTATACTCAAAAAATTACTTTTATTTATATTGTTTTTGTTATAAAATATTTTATTATCATCGAATTCTATTTGATAACATTTTAGACGTTTATGTGGATGGTAATTCAATAATTTTTTTATCAATTTATGTATTTCCTTGGGAATTGTTTTTTTTGATTCTTTTAATACATTGTTTTTTTTTAAAAATTTTGTAAAATAATTATAAGTATATCTTTTTTTCTTTTTTATTAACTGATTAAGATTTAACGAATTAAAAAGATTATAACTGGGTGCACCCAATGTTTGGATAATTTTTACTTCTGTATCGTCATTAGTATCAGCTGTCCAAAATAAATGCGAGTATGTATATAATTCATATATTGTGCATGCCAAAGACCAACTATCTATAGCAAATACATTTGATAATGCTGGGGAATCATTATTTGAACAAAATAATTCAATTGGTTTAATATATTCAGTAGTTCCTAAATCATAATCATAATCATGATATTTTGAATGTAATAATCCAAAGTCTATTAATTTAATCTTATCGCCTTTTATTACTATATTTTGTGGTTTTAAATCTCCATGAATATATCCTTTTGAATTTAAATATTTGATACCTTCAATAATTTGTGAGATATAATTAAATAATAATTTATGATTTGTTCTGATTTTTGGAATTGCTTCATACATATTTTTATCACAATATTCCATCAAAATAACTAAATTAAAATTAATTTTATCGTAATATGCTAATGGTTCAATATAAAAATCAATATTTGTATTTTCCTTTAATTCTATATCATAATTGATATTATACAAATATCCTAAATTATATATCTTAATAATATTTTTATGTGTGAGCTCCTTATACATCATTATATCTTTTAGAGTTCCTGATTGTAAAAATTCTTTTAAAATTTTAATTGCATAAATTTTTTTATTTGATAAATTTTGTACTTTATAAACTTTGCCATATGAACCTGATGATATAAAATTAATTATTTTAAATTCTAATTTCTTCATTTTGCTATATTTCGGCTTCTATTTCATTATAACAAAATATCATAAAATATTGATTAATAATCAATTTTTTATAATTTTAAATTCATCAAATCATCATATGAATTATTAAATTTACCATAGATTAAAAGATTCATTTTATCAATATTAAATACTTCGTTAATTATTTTTTCAACATTGCCTCTTTTTATTTTAATAAAATTTTCCAATTCTTTATTAATATCTAGATTAACTTCATTTTTGTCTTTAAAAGGTAATCCTTTATTTAAATTTTCTAATTCTTTCATACCATAATAATCTAAATATGATCTCGGATCTCCACTAAATGCTGATAAGAATGCAGTATTAAATAATTTTTTTAATCTTTTAAATTCTTCTTGTTTTATTCCATTTTTTTTAATTTTTTTTAATTCACTAATCACTGCTTTAATAACCTCAAAGACTCTTTCATTATCACTACCTATATATATTTTTAAATAAGCAATGTCAGCATATTCATCTAAATAAGTTCTATTAAAATATGTAACTCCTAATTTTGTTCTCAATGCATTGAATAATATTGAACTACTTCCACTTGATAATAAACTTGAAATCAATCTTAATTCTCTTTTATTTGTTTTATAAATATTATCGACTTGAAACGCAAATAAAATTAATGTTTGTGATATTTTGTTGTTTCTTTTTATATAAACATATGGAATATCTTGATTTTTTATTTTTGTAATATATTTATGATCTTCTATAATGTATTTATTAAATAAATTATAATTAATATCGGTACCTATTTCACTAATAATATCATTATATTTAATTGTTTCGTTACTATTTTTAATATGATTTAATTTTTTATAAATATATTTTTTAAAATAATCTACATCGAAATTACCACTTATGATAAGTGTTACATTTTTTGGCTGGTAATATTTTTTCCTAAAATCTATAAAATCTTTTTTTGTTAATAAATTAATTAATTCTGCTTTACCAATAATATCACCTTCTAATGATGTATTTTTAAATAATCTTCTGCGATATTCTTTGTTAATTATATTATGTCCAACATCTGCATCCATATTTAATTCTTCTATGATTACACTTCTTTCTTTATTTATATCTTTATTTTTAAGTTCTGGATTAGAATATATATCAATTAATATATCTAATAATTTTTTTGAATCCGTTGAACTACCATTAATATAATAATATGTATATTCAAAAGATGTTGCAGCATTATATGATGCTCCTAAATTATCTAATTCTTTTACAAGGTTTTCATTTGGTCTATTTTTTGTACCTTTGAACATTAAATGTTCTAAATAATGTGCAACACCACTATCTCTTACAACTTCGTTTCTTGATCCAGCATTTATGAAAAATCCCATAGATATAATTGCAGTAGTTTTAATTGGTATTAATGTTATACGCATCCCATTATCCAGAATATATCTAATATGTTTCAAATCCATTATACTATATTATAATTACAAATAAAATATTTATAGTAAATAATATAAAAAAATAATACATTATTAAAATAATAATTAACAACAATAATGGTAGAAACACTAGTTCAATATAATATTTTATTTAAATTAAATGTTGGTTCAAAAAAATTTTATCTCCAAAAAAAAACATTAGAAAAAGCTAAATATAAAGCAACATTATTATACAAAATTTTTATTGATGGACATCAATGTGATTTTATATTTAAAATTTGTGATAATACATATTTTATTGACTTAGATCCAAAAATATTTTCACATATTATAAATTATTACAACAATCAATATCAATATATTGATTTATTGAACGCATATAATGATAGAATTTTAATTAATCAACTATATGAATATGCAAAAATATTAAAAATATCTGTATTAATTAAAAAAATATCTGATAAACTTCCAAAAAAATTTACGGATACTGAGATTTATGATAAAATGCAACTTTATAAATCATTTTTATTAAATATATTTTATGCATTAAATAAATGGGTAGGTGATAAATATCCATCATATAATTATTTTAAATTATCAGATTATTTTATTAATAAATTTAATGATGAAACTTCTACTGAATACAATAAATTAAAAGAATTTGTTGTAGAATACGAAAAATATCCTTCTGAAAAAAATTCCACCCATGCTTTAATGGCTATACTTAGTATGTGTTTTAGTAGTTCGATAACGGATAAACTTTTATCTGGAATTAATATTCCAACAAATACAAATTTAAAATCAAATGATGATACATATAACTTGTTTACAGGTAATACATTTTTTGATAAAAGTATATCAAATGTAACATCAAATGATAACACGACAATCGGAAATGATATTATCAATGATATCAAAAATATGTCAAATGAAGAACTTTTTAAAAGTGGAATGGATGGTATTAAATTATTATCCAATGATAAATATGTTAACCTTGTTAAAGAAATGTATTCAAGTGACGGATTTACCGATATAATTAAAGAATTTGTGAATAAGATAGATAAATCAGATCTACCAAATATTAATTATGACGATATTGATAATTTAGATTTATCTGATGATGAAATAGATGATCAAAATACAACAGAAAATCCAATCGATATTGAACAAATATTAGATAAGTTATTACATACTGGTAAATAATTTATATTATAATTAAAAAAAATTGAAATATAAATTAGTGTAATAATAATGTAAACTATTTAAAATTATTACAATTTGTTAGTAATAAATGGAGCAAAATTTCGACTGTCCTTTATGTCAAAATATCTTTTCTGATATTGAAACATTAGAGCTTCATATTCATTATGAACATAACGAGATTGACATGTTACAAAACGATGTTGAAAATAATCAAGATGAATCTGATATTGATGATGAAAATTCTGATATCAATGATGAAAATTCTGATATTGATGATGAAAATTCTGATATCAATGATGAAAATTCTGATATCAATGATGAAGAAAATGATTATAATGAAAATATTATTACAACTATGATAAATATAATTACTGGAACTGGAAACACTAATGACAATAATATATTATCTGAAATATTAAATAACGAACCACTTGGAAATTGGGCTGATTTAAGTGATGATGAAAACTCAAGTATGCCTGATTTAACAGATGGTTCTAATCAAGAAGATGAAAATAATGAAGAATATAATGATAGTGAAGAAGAAGAATATAATGATAGTGAAGAAGAAGAAGAAGAATATAATGATGAAGAAGAAAATGATAATGAAGAAGAAGAAGAAAATGATAATTATGATTCTGATTATACGGATGATGAAAATGATGCTTATTATCAAGATAATGGAAAAAAATATAAATGTCCAATGTGCACATTAGTATTCAATACAGAATTTGCACTCAATAATCATGTTAATATCAAACATAATGATTACAATGATTTGTGTATTTTAGCAGATGATTGTAAAGGGAATTATGGATTTCCTGGTTTTGGAATCTTATCAGATACTGATGGAATTAATATGCTAGAATATTATGAACCAAATATTATATGCGGTGAAACTTGTGTTTGCCCAATATGTGTCATAGATATTGATAGTTATGAATCATTATATAATAAAACATGTAATCAAATTAATGATATTTTAGTTGATGAAAAAAATAAGTCATATGGACTAAAATTAAAATGTTGTAATAATATTATTTGTAATCAATGTATAATTAACAATTATAATATGAGTGGAAATCTCATTTGTCCTTTTTGTACAAAAAATCATGAATTTAAGAATGGTGATTATATAATATCATATGAAATTGATTTACATGCATGGATTTTATGGAATTTAAAACAATATTTTAATGGTAAAATTTAATTATAATATATTATTATTAAATTTATACTTTTACTTTTGGTGCTGGTACAATAATTCTATAACCTATTTCTTTACCTGATACTTCACTTGGTCTTGTTATTCTGATAACATCGTTATTTTTTAAATTAAAATATTTTGCAACAGGATCTGATGAATACATTTTTGGTATTTGTGTATCTTTAACATTATATGATTTTATAACATCTTCTTTCTCTTTTTTGGTAAGATGTTCAAATTCTGGTTGATAATCATAATCAATTGTATCTGCCATTAATTCGTTCTCAATAAATACTTCTGTATAACTATGTTGTACTAATTGTGTACGCGCTTTTTTTGTAACTTCTTTGAATACAAATAGTTTATAATCTTGTTTATGTGACGCAAGAAAATCCATAATACCTGCAACCTTATTTATTGAGGAAACCTTTTGAGACATTAATTTAACATAAAATTTCTTTTTATTTTCGCATTGAAATTCATAAACACCATCATCAGATAATTCTTCTATCTTATTTTTTTTAACATTTAATAAAGATACTTTTTCCTCAGTTCCATCTTTATTTTGAATAAAATACATTCTTCTTGATAACATTAATAATATATTATTGAGTATTCTAAAATTTTTATCAATTTCACTAACTTCAATAGCAAATAATTTTTCTGAAGTATTCATTTTTATTGATGTTTTAATATTTTAATATAATATAATTTTATATATATTATATTAATTATTAATTAATTCTATTTTCAATTTTATTTTTTAACTGTTGGATATTTCCCAATTTTTTTGATAAAATATCTGAAATATTAGTATCATTATTTACATTTTCGACATTAGTTTTATTATTTAATAATTTATCTTTTAATTTTTTAATTTTATCTAACTTATTAATTAAATCATTATTATCAGATTTAATGTATGTTAAATCTTGTTGTTCAGCTATTATTGCTTGATTTTCTTTTTGTATTTTAAGCCAATTTTCATATTTCATCTGTTTTTCATATTCCAGTTGTTTTTGATATTGCATTCTTTTGATATATTCTAATTGTTTTTGTTTTTTACAATATTCAATATAATTTTCGTATTCTAACTGTTGTTGATAATCTAATTGTTGTTGATACTCAATCTGCTTTTTTTGTTCTAATTGTTGTTGATATTCCAATTGTTGTTCGTACTCCAATTGTTGTTGATATTCCAAATGTTGTTGATATTCTAATTGTTTCTTATGTTCCAATTGTTGTTGATATTCTAATTGTTTCTTATATTCCAGTTGTTTTTTATATAGCAGTAATTTTTGATACTCAAATTGGTCATTGTTTTGTTGTTGAATAATATTATTATCTATGGTAGTATTTATATTTTTCTTATAAATCATTTCTTGATTAAATCTTTCATTTTGTTTTTTAGACAATGTATTATTAAGTTGTGTATGATTTCTTGATTCTCCTTTATTTTTTTTAAAATCGCCATTCTCTTCTAAAAAAATTAAACTATTTAAATATGGTCTATTATTTGTAACCATATAATTATTTTGCTGAATGTCTTCATTTAATCTATTATTATCCAATGATGATATGGATTTTGGTTTTTTTGTTATTACAGATTTTAATGTTTTTTCATTGATTGCATCACTATAGACATTATTATTAATATTATCTATTGTTACATTTGATGCACGTTTTGGGACCTTTGTTAATTTTTCGGGTTGAGGTCTTGGAAAAAACATACATCCTTTGTCATTATATGAATTTTGCATATTTAAATATAATATATTATTATATTTAAATATGGGATTATAGACTCAATAAGATTATTATATTTCAATAACTTCATCTTTTGTATCATTATTATTAAATGCATTTTTGAATGCTGTATGATTTCCAACTATACTATTAGTTTTTGAGTTAGTATCATCTATAATAGCGAATATTATTTTTTTGAAATGATGATTGTATTTATTGCTTTCAATAACACTTTTGAAAATTAATGCAATATGTTCAGGAGGGTTTGTATATACTCCACAGCCAAATGCACTAAGAATAATACAATCGTGATTAAATTTTTTAGCAGTTTCAAAAATATGTTCTATTCTATTATAAACAATATTTGCAATTTTTGGAATTAACATATTTGTTCCCATGTAATCGGTACTTTTATTGCATTTGTATGGCGAAATACTAATAAATGACATTTGTTTTGGATTTATCATCATTGTATCATCACTGTTTCTAATAACATATGCATTAGGTGTGTACAATGAATCTTCATTAAGTGGATAAAATGACTCATCAAGGCATTGAACTAAATTTGTTCTTTTAAATAGTGATGCTTCTTGTGAAGCAAAACCTTTCATATAACCACCACCTGGTTTTAAATTATATGCCATATTTAAAACAACGGGATCATACCCATCATCTTTACATTTTAGTGCTACATCTAAACAATCATCAGATACGACTTCAACTTTCGATATTTTTGCAATATCAAAATTAAAATTGGGTGTATGTTGAATCATATTTGATGATATTTTTTTTGTACCATTAATAGAATCATCTATTATATTTTTATTTAATTTAACAACAACAGAATCACCATTACCATTTACTACATTATATGTCATATTTTGACATGATAATATTGTTTCTTTTTGTTTATCAATGTTTAATTTTCTTGTATTAAAATCCATTTTATTGTTATTAATTATGTTATTTTTATATAATATATTTAATGGGTTAGTATGTATTATTTTCAATTTTTTATGATAAAATAAAAATTAACGATAACAATATATCAAAAGTTTTGAAATGATTTGAAAAGACTTTTCTTAACAGATAAAACTATTATATTCATAAAAAATTGATTAATAATAACAATACGGATAAAATTATATTTTAAAATATCATATTATTAAATATAATGAACGTTACTTTACAGGCAGAAAAATTATTATACCATTTTATTAAAAAATATGGTAATATTAAATTAATTGTATTTGATTTTGATGAAACAATTACAGCATTACACACTGGTGGATCTTTTTATTTTAAGGATAATAAAATAGAACAAATTATGGCTCTAATGAATGATGTTACTTTTTTCAAACAATTTGTAAATTTATTAGAAAAAAATAAAATTAATGTTGCAATCGCAACATATGCTGATGAATATATGTCAAAAAATATAAATGTATTGGCAGGACAAAAAATGGTTCTTAAATTCATGGATATTATTTTTGGCAATGATTATAATCCATTCAATATTAATAATGTTATAGCATTTCATCCCGTTAATAAATCACAAATATTTGTAAATATATGTAACGAATTAGACATGGAACAATATAATAAAATTAAACATGAAAAAAATATTCATCTTAGTTTATTACAAAAAAAATACAATTTAGATAAAAATGAAATTCTATTAATTGATAATGATAAAAGGAATACAGACGCTGCAACAAAATATGGATTTTGTGGATATCATGTACCTGATGGATTTTCTATTGAATTAACAAATAATATTTAATTATCATTATCTTCCTTATTTTCTATATGTATTTTTTTATTGTTATTAATATAATAATAAACTGCGATAATTACTGGAATTAGTGGCAATGTTATTTTTAACCATGTATATCTACTTAAATATTCTGTAAATATTTCTTTATTATTGTAAATAAATATTGATATCACAAACATAAACACAACTAGAAGTGTATAATTTTTAATTTTAATCATAATATTGATATTATTTATATTAGATTTTTTTATAAAATATAAAAAAATTTAATTTAAATGAATAATATGCATTGGTTCTATTATTATCTTTTTATTATTACCAAAAAAAGATAATTGTTTGTTAGAAAATAATTCAGCATTTTTTTCAAGAACAATATAATCACCATCATCAAGTTCCAATGGATAATTTGTAGATATAGATTTCAGAATCTTTTCTCGATTTGATGAAGTTATTTTAAATGCATAAATATTTGGTGTTTCAATGTAACTGTCCATTTTGTATGCTATACATTTACCAATATTATTTCCGTACGTTATATCAAATATATCGTTACAGTATATTGGTAATGCTATATTACTTTTAGTAATAATAATATTACCTTTGCCTTTATCAGGTCTTAATCTTTTTAATGTGTTAGTTAGTTGTGAACTTAAAATTTTTTCAAGACTATTGATAAATTTATATTTTGTTTTTATTTCACTCAATAAAAATTCCTTTTTGATAAGTGATAATGTAGTACCTTTATTAATTATCATGTTACAATATGGTAAATCTGATGCTGTAACTTCGATACTTGAACCTCCAACTTTCTCAATAAAAGATTTAAATTTATTATTCAAATCATAAAATTTTAATTCATTATTAGCGGGCATACCCATATATTTATACATGTTATTTTATTAGAGTTATATATATAATTTATTTTCAATTTTTTAATGAATGAAAATAAGTTATATATGCCCTTTAAATGACATTACTTAAAAATTCAAAAAAATTTTTTAATTTTCTAAGTGACTTTCACCATGACACAATGAATATCAACGTTGATGTCTGGATTAGTACCATGGCACTTAATCAATGTATTTGTTTTGCATCTAGCACTACAGAACCTTGATGTACATAATGCACAAAGTGGTTTTCCCGCCAATTTTTTGCTATCAATACAAGTTTCTTCCCAAAGTTCACGAAGTGCACAATCTTTAATAGAATCATTACGATTCAAAGCTCCTCCTGGCATCGTGATGTTTGTTTCTGTGTAACCTAAGTGCTTAAACTCTTCGTGATATTGTTCAATGCTAAACAACACATAAAAATTTTCATCAAATTGCTTCAAATGATTGATAATGTTCTTGTTTGTTTGTAAAGCATGAATCTCTCTTGGTCCTAGCTTGATCTCCTTCTCTTTAGTTTCACTAAAGTCATTAATGGACCAATCATGTGATCTAGTAACAAAAACATCAAATTCGTATTCTTCGGATTCTATGCATCCTATGAAGTCCTTTACGGGTTTGAACGCAATACCATCGATTTCAAAACAAGGTTTGAAATTTTCGGTTATAAGACGAATCTTATCTGAATGAACAACAACGAGATTCATTGCAACAGTCTTATGTTTGACTAACTTTTCGCGGGATACAACTGGTTCCACAACAATAAGTTCATCATCCAATGTACCAAGTTTAGATACTACCTGTTCAACAACAACTTCATCCATATCCGATGTATCAAGTTTTTGTGCATCATTTTGCGTGACGACAATTGTATCTTCATCATCTGTCACTTTGATCTCAAAACTCTTCTCAGTCGTTACCTTCTTTGACATCTTTTTCTCTTCTTTTTTCTTTTTTTTCTTGATGTCCTTCTTTTTACGCTTCTCTTCTTTGGCCTTTTTCTTCTTCTTCTTGTTTTTGGATTTTTGTTTGCTGGCGATGTCTCTTCCCTCAGTTGCCTCTGAGTCTGTCTTGGCGATGTCTCTTCCCTCAGTTGCCTCTGAGTCTATCTTGGCGATGTCTCTTCCCTCAGTTGCCTCTGAGTCTATCTTGGCTATATCTCTTCCTCCAGTTGCCTCTGGATATTGAGTGCTGATTATAAGGCCGCACTCCAAGCCTGATGTTTTAGGAAACATAATTTAATGTCTTTTACTAGCAGATCGAATAATAAAAAAAAATTTCAATTTTTTTTTTAAAATATTTAAAGAAATAATATAATATCATCATATAAAACAATAATGACAAATAGTGACGTAATTATAGGTATTGATTTGGGCACAACATATAGTTGTGTTGGTGTATGGCAAAATGGTAAAGTAGAAATTATTACAAATGATCAAGGAAATAGAACAACTCCATCATATGTAGCATTTACTGAAAATGAAAGATTAATCGGTGATGCTGCTAAAAATCAGGTTTCAATGAATCCATTAAATACTATTTTTGATGCTAAAAGACTTATTGGACGTAAATTTAGTGATCCAGTCGTGCAAAGCGATATTAAACATTTCCCATTTAAAGTGGTTTGTGGTCCTAATGATAAACCATTATTTGAAGTCCAATTTATGGGAGAAACCAAAACATTTAGTGCTGAAGAAATTTCAGCTATGATTCTTATTAAGATGAAAGAAATTGCAGAAACATATCTTGGTCATACTGTTAAAAAAGCAGTCGTAACTGTACCAGCATATTTTAATGATTCTCAACGTCAAGCCACTAAGGATGCTGGTGTTATTGCTGGATTAGAAATTGTCCGTATCATTAACGAACCAACTGCGGCATCTCTAGCTTATGGACTTGATAAGAAACAAAACGGTGAAACTAATATACTTATCTTTGATATGGGTGGCGGGACCTTTGATACTACATTACTAGCAATTGATGATGGTGTCTTTGAAGTTAAAGCCACTGCTGGTAATACTCATCTTGGTGGCGAAGATTTTGATAATAGAGTTGTATCATATCTTGTTCAAGAATTTAATAAAAAACACAAAAAAGATATAACTACTAATCCAAAATCTCTTCGTAGATTACGTACTGCTGTTGAACGTGCTAAAAGAGCTCTTTCTGGTCAAGCAACAACTAGCATTGAAATTGATTCATTATTTGATGGTACTGATTTTATGGCGACATTAACTCGTGCCAAATTTGAGGAATTAAATAATGATTTATTTAAAGATTCATTAAATGAAGTTCGTAAGGTTTTGACTGATGCAAAAATGGATAAATCTCAAGTACATGAAATTGTTCTTGTAGGTGGATCCACTCGTATTCCTAAAGTCCAACAACTCCTATCTGAATACTTTAATGGCAAGGATCTTAATAAATCCGTTAATCCTGACGAAGCAGTTGCTTATGGTGCTGCCTGTATGGCTGGTACATTAGGACATGCTCGTAACGACGAAAAGTTAAGTCAGGTACTCTTACTTGATGTTACACCATTATCCCTTGGCTTGGAAACTGCTGGTGGTGTCATGACAGTATTGATTCCAAGAAATCAAACAATTCCATGTAAGAAGGAACAAACATTTACCACATATCAAGATAATCAACCTGGTGTTTCAATCCAAGTTTATGAGGGAGAGCGCCAATTCACTAAAGATAATAATCTGCTCGGTAAATTTGAACTATCTGGTATAGCGCCGGCCCCTAGAGGAACGCCAAAGATAAAAATCACGTTTGAGCTTGATGCGAACGGAATTATGACCTGTACAGCGATTGATGAGGCTACTAGTAAATCAAATAAAATAATTATTACTAATGATAAAGGTAGATTAAGCCAAGAAGAAATCCAAAAGATGGTTGACGAAGCAGCTAAATTCGCCGAACAAGATAAAGCAGAAAAAGAAAGAGTTGAAGCTAGAAATAATCTTGAAAACTTATGTTTTGGTGTAAGAAATGCAATGGATGAACCTAATCTAAAAGATAAATTTACTGAAGATGATAAAACTACTTTAGGAAATGCTGTACGATCAACTCAAGAATGGTTAGATAACAATAATAATGCAACCAAACAAGAATATGAAACAAAGATTAAGGAGCTAGAATCAATTAATAGTCCAATAATGACAAGAATATATCAATCAATGGGAGGAGCAGCAGGTCCTACTGGACAACAAACAGCAGCTGGACCTAATTTTGAGGAACCTACTGTTGACTAACTTTTAAGTTAATTTATAAATTATTTTTACACTTTCAGAGTCATAAATAAATAAAAATTAGTCTACGGAAAATCACGTAGACCAAAATATTGAAAATAATAAATTTTAGTTTACGAAATTTTCCGCAGACCAAAATTTGATAACAAATGATAATATAATTTTATATAAATATTTTATTTAACGATTTTAATTAGCTATATTTAAAAAATTCTGAATAAAATAATCAATCATAAATTACATGTTAGTAGATTTTGCGAAATATTGAATTATTTTAATAGTTATATTTCTTAAATATAAAAAATTGATAATTAAATTAATTACATATAAAGTATATAAAATAAATATTTTTAATACAAATATAAAAATGAATGCTGAACAATTACAAATTTTCGCTAATAAAATTACAAAAGAATTATCAAAAAATAATATTAATGATGCAACAAATTTATATACACAATTTAAAGAATTATCAAAAAATATCGACAGAAAAATGTTACAAAATATAGATAAAATAATGGAAGATAAACCAAAAAAAAAATTATTTATGTTTCTACCGGAAGGCGATATTAGGAATATCGCATATGAGTCAATTGATGATAATTATACATGGGCTAAATATTGCGAATTTAATATTATTATGATGAAAAAAAATGGTTACATAAATGCAACACATTTATGTAAATTGGAAGGTAAACAATTTAAACATTGGTTGGAAAATAAAAATTCTAAAGAATTAATTAATGAAGTTAATTATGAATTAAATTCAGCCGGAATTCCGACCAAACTTATGCATGATAAAAATTCAGCCGGAATTCCGACCAAACTTATGCATGATAAAAATTCAGCCGGAATTCCGACCAAAGATATAATTATTAAAAATATGGCTGGTTCTTTCATAACGAGAGGCACGTATGTTCACCCTGATTTGATTCCGCATGTAGCAAGCTGGACATCACCTAAATTTGCAGTCAAAGTATCAAAAATAGTCAATAATTATGCTATAAAGGAATTTGAAGACAAAATAAATAGTATTATTGAATCTAAAGACAAAAAAATAAAAGCTAAAGATGATAAAATAGATAAATTATCATCGAAAATTGATAAATTATTGAGTAAAGTTGACAATTTGAATGAAACTGTAGAGGGACTAAATAGTAATATTGATGAACTACATACACAGAATGATGAATTACTTGATAAAGTTGATTCTGTTTGTGAAGATAAAGTAGTTAAAAGTGATGATATTGGAAATAAACCAGCATTCGTTATTATGAAAAATAATGGAAATACGCGTTTTAAATATTATGTTATTCGTAGTAAGAATAAATATATAATGTCAGCAGTCAAAAGATATCAAGATAGATATTCAAATACAACAAAACTTTTAGATATAACATATAATCCGAATGCCGTCAATTTATGGGACAGAATAAAGGAAAAATCAAAAGGAAAATTAATTATCAGAGCTAATTATTTCAACAGACATAAATGTTATTCAGAAGAACAACTAATTACAGATATTAAGAAAATAAATGATGAAAAATATGAATAATTATTATTATTAAATTAATAATAACAATTATTACTTGTTAAAAAAATATAATGACATAGATAAAAATAAATTTAATTTACTTCAGAATTGATATTATTTTGTTTTGAATATGAATTATAATATTTCAATAAATTATATTTTTCAAAAATAATATATGCAATTACAAACAAAATAATAATGCATATAATAATAATCATTAAAATACTGGTAAGTAAATGTAAAATAGTAACATTATAATTGAATGTATATGATAAATTATTTATTTTATTTTCCGAATAAGTTAATTTACTAATTTTTTGTAAGTTTATGTTTTCCATAAAATATAGATATAATGTTTCGCGACCATTATGTAAAAATTTATAATTTCTGAGATTTTTTGAAAATACAATCATTGTATTCAATAAACAAGGATTTATGAAAGGTGTATATGAAATAATAAATGATGAATCTTCATTATATTGCTCATAATTTATAACTAATTCAAATGGATAATTATTATCAATAGTGGTTATTAATGTAATCTTTTCACAATTAATTAAATTAATTGATATTAGAAATATTATAAGTAAAATAAATTTCATTGTAACTAAATGATAAATTAAATCAATATTAAATAAGATAATAAATAAAATTTTCAAATTTTTTATGAAACAAAGATTAAAGAAATTGAAGCTATTAATAATCCAATAATGACAAGAATTTATCAATCAATGGGAGGAGCAACAGGAACCCAACAACAATAATAAATTTAATCAATTATTGACTAAATTTTTAATTAATTTATAAATTACTTATAATTTATAAATTAATAACAATTAAATATTTTTTCACTATTAACAATATACGATTCTTCACAAGTAGTAATAATATTATGCAGGCATTTACATATTTCATTATTAATTACATTATAATCATCAAGTGATTCTGGAAAATATGTTGTATCATAATAAATGACTTTTTTAATATTTGTTTCAAGTACACCTCCATTGTGTCCTGAAATTATACATTCTATTTCCAAATCTATTTTAGCATAATAAATAATTTCTTCATTAATAAGATTAAATTTTATTTCATATATTAATGTACCATTTTCTAATCCACATTTACCAGATGCAAAATAATCTGCAAAGGTATTGTATCTATAATATTGTACTTTATTTATGATTTTACTATTATAATTAAAATTTTTGTATTTTAATTTAGCATTTATATCATTAATATAATCCATTATTTTGTCGCATGTATCAGAATCTACATTAAAATTATTATCAGTCATTTTGTAGTGTATTAATTTTAATCTGTTTAATAAATTTTTGTTCATTTGTGATATTTTGTCAATTAATAATACATATATATTATAAATAGTTTTCAATTTTTCTTGAACAATAATATAAACACAAGGATATATATTTTATAAATTTATAAATGCCAAAATCAATAAAAATATTAGAGAAAATAATACATGAAAATAAATATGAAAATTTACAACAATTATATAACAAATATGTTGAAATTGATAAACATGAAACAAATAAAAGATTACAATATATTGACAAATTAATATCAAATTATAAACAAAATATAAATGATGGTAAAAAATATATTGGCAACTGGAAATATTTTATTGATTGGCAAGATATCAAAGAAATTGCAAAAGTAAATAAATATATATTATGGGACGATTTGTCATTAAATCAAAAAAAACAAATTTCTTTAAAAGACCAATCAAAATATATGGTTTGTGATGTTTTATTACAAAATGGTAAACCAAATACATTAATATTTTTATTGCATCATGATGTAAATGGCATGCGATCAAAATATACAATTTGTTTAAATAAATTATCTCCAACTAAAAAATCGCCAAATAAAACACCATTACCTAAACATATTTATGATAAATGGATGAAAAAAATATGATAATAAAATTTTGTTACAAATAAAAAAATTTGAAATATATTAAATCTAGCAAGCTTTATTAAAATAATAATTTAATAATAATATAATATGGAATTCCATACTGATGAGACTCATGACGCCATCAATAGTGATGATGATACCGACACCAATGATAATGAAAATTATTATGATTGCGATTCTTTTAAAATCGAAGCCAATAATTTATATATTTACGATGATAATATTTATTCTACACTAATCAAATACATATTAGAACGTTATCAATTAGACCATGATAAAATGAATGGGTTACATCAGGGTTTGACTGACAAATCTCATTATGATTTTGAAGATGATCCATATGAAGATCATTTTGATATTAAATTTAATCCAATTTATTTGCCAAATGAAGATGATGATTCTGATTCTGATTCTGATAAAGATAATGACAATAAAGTGAATTTTGATAAAGATTATATTATAGATTTTATTTATAAGGATAATGGTATTGTGGATTTATCTGATGATGATGATTATAATATTAAATTAATTAACGATCTAAATGATTATCTATCTACAAAGAGTTTAAATGAATTGATAATTACGAATATTAATAATTTATCATTTTACAATGTTAGTGGCGTTAATACTGATCCAAGAGGTATCAGACGTTTGGATTGGAAAATACCATTCAACCCAAGTTATGAAATTAAAGATAATGCAATCACTTTGGCATCCGTTAGAGATGCAATTTTTAATATCAAAAGTCACAAATTTGAAAATTGGTATGAAGGATTCTTTGGAGATGTAACAGTGGCGGGACCAGAACCAATTGAAATTATTATTAGATTCGATCATGGATCATAATATAATTAATATTTTATTAATTTAAAATCATAGATTCTTAAATTAATAATTTTCAAAATATATTATTCGTTTATTATAATTTAAAATTTTTTTTTGATGTAGTATAATAACATAAATACAAATAACAAATCTAGACAAACTGCATCAATCGGACCAAACTTTGAATAATTGGATGATAGCTAAATATTAAAAATTTTAAAGAATAATTTATTTTTTAAAATTTTTGTATTTTTTAAGTTTTAATTTGAGAATATTCAGTTCATTTTGCATTTGGAGTAATTCATTATCTTTCTTCAATAATTTATTTTCATATTCCTTGATTGATAAATTATCATTATTTTTAGCCAATAATAATTCATGATCTTTATCTTTTAATTTATTAACTAAATCAGCTATATGACCCATATATGATTTTGATAAATGTTCATATTGTTTTTTAACTAATTTATCATGCTTTTTTGGAATAATGATTAATTCGTCATATTTTTCAAAGGAAAAATCTAGGCTTAGTGCATCAAAGAAATTTTTGAGATCGCATTCTGCAGATGATATATATTGGGGATCAATATATGAATGATATTTAAGTTTTAAGTCCACATTTTTAATTTTATTATATGTTTTTATATGTTCACCGGTACGTCTCGGTAAATCAACAGTCATTCCATATTTTGCTACAATTGCATCATCTTTGTATTCTTTTCCAATTTTCATTGATTTACGTAAATCTTTAACTGTACCTAAAGTAAACATATATATTCCTGGTGTTGTTGTGCATGATTTATTAAATACTTGTTTAACCGATTTAGCATCAACACCCATTGCATCTGCGACCAATTCAGTTTTTTGATCATGAGTACCGAATTGTAATGTGAATAATGATTTAGTTGCCCAATTAATGAATTTATGAGCAGTACCTGAACGAGATACAAATAGTACTCTGAGTAGTCCAGAGTATGTCAAAAATAATTCTTTTTTAGTGATTTTTTTTTCGGGACTCCTGATTTTTTCAACAGTAAAATATTTGTAATCGATATCGATCAAGTAATTTGCAGTTTTGTCAAATAGTACCTTATTTAAATTTTTCATTTTAAATGCTTTCATGACATCTTTAACTAAGAAATAGCATTGATCGACTTCTCTTTCACCTATCATTTCAATCTTAACAATATTACCATCATCATCAGTAAACTTCTCATGTTCATCAAGTTCAATAACATGAGGAGCCATTTCAATATCATATTTAGCAGTTCGCGAAAATTCCGGTATATTTTGTTCGACCCATTTTTGCGATATAAACAGTTTGTGCCATTTATCACTACTACCATCGCAAATCATCCACTCACCTTCTTTAAAAACACCAAAACAATATTCTTCTTCGGGTATTTTATATTTACGGATGACATCAGAACGTCTTATACAACTTCTATAAAAATTAGAAGCATATTCTTTAATATCATTTGATAGATAATAAATTTCTTCGCCTATATACATACATTCTAATTTTTTATTTATTGACATTATATTTCATAATATATAATTATATTTTGTTTTTAAAATGATTTTTTTAGTGCAAATAATAAAAATGATATTTGCACTAAAATGAAATTATAATTATGAAAAATTGTATTAATATATTCAAATCGGTATATCTAAATAGAATAATGGAAGTGGAGACAAAAGACTCAAGAAGTATCAATGTTGAAACATGTGATAGGACAGATAATTGTATATAGCGATGAGTATCCAATTCATAAATTAATTATTTATGAATGAGATTTTTTAGCATTATTAATACAATTAATCATTATTTGATGTTTAATTCCATCAATTTCATTGTTATTTTTAAAATGATCTAAATGATTATTAATTTCATCAATACATTTATGCATTATATATGATGGTAATGGATAAGTTGCTGTGTCATTTTTATTATATTTATAGATAGATTCCATACCAATTCTAAATAATGATGATTCATATGTTTCTTTATTAATATAATCAAAGTAATTATTCATTTTATGAGATTATTTAAAAATGAGAATATAATTATTGACTAATATATTATAAATTCAATTTTTAGTTATCAGAACAATCTTCACTTTCATCATTATTTTCAGATTTATCAAGTTTCCCAATTTTGTTATCTACTATTGCAATTTTACTATAAAGTATTAAAAACATTTTTAATTGTAAATTTTTTGTTAGTTTTAATAAACAATCACATACTTCAACCATATGTGTATTATCATTAACGTTATGTAAATAATCAAGAATATTATCATCAGATAATATTCCCTCCAAATACATTCTATTTATTAAATATTGATAACCATATTCCATAACTAAAGTTACGAATTTTTCTGTGTAAATAATATATTTCGTACCATGTTTTTTAAATAATTCATAAACCTTAATTTCATTACTGCCTATACATTTTACAATTTTATTTTGATATATTCCCTTATTATAATCCCAAAAATATTCAATGATTTTAACAATAATATTATCATCGTCATCAATTTTATTAATTAATTTTGGTAGATATTTAAAAATAAATTTCTCGGTTGTTCCATCATTAAAGTCGTTAATATCAAGCTGTAAAATGTTTCCAAAATTTTTCATATCATTTTTAATAATTGATTCACTATCATTATTAATAATATATTCTACTAAAATTTCAATTTCGTTATAATAGTAAGAATCCCAATAATTACGATTGCTAATTTTCAATAATTCACAAATTAACGAAATACTAAGATTTTTTTTAGATCTAATAATTTGCAATATTTCTTCTAAACCTTTAATTAATAGATAATTTTTATTAATAATCGGAATTAACTGTCGAATCATATCAATTTTATTATTTTCAACAAGAAGTCTAAAAGCACTATAAACAATTTTATTATTATTATTACTATCAATAATAAATAATAATATATATTGTTCATTCATATTATTATTAAATGCATAATTCATAATATCCATATTAAAATCTGGAATTTCTAGATTTTTCATAATATTATAATATGATGTTATTAATGATAATTTTTTTAAAACTTCAATATCGACAGATAATACATTAAACCAAAAAATAGGATTTGCATTCCATAAATATTTATATTGCTCAAGATCTTCTTTTAATGTTTTAGATTTTGAATCAATATTTAATAAAGATAATAATTTTTCTTCAATATTGAATAATGACATTATTAACAACGATGTTTAATATTTAATACAATGTATAATATATTTAACATTTAATTTTTCAATTATTTATTTTTGACTAATTATAAATTATAATCAGTCAAAAGAAGAATCAATTGAATGTAAATCTTCAATAAAATCAGAAAAGTCATATATAGGACATTTTTTATACATACCAATCTTCTTACCAAAAAATCCATAATAATATGGAGGTAATTCACATACTGACACGAAAACAAATTTTGATCGAGATTCAATAGATAAATCTTTAGCAAGCATTAGATCACCAGTCATAAAATGATCATACCAATCATTATTATTCCACGGATGATGATCATCTATGAATCTAAGCATTATCAACACTTTTTTGTTAATAAATTGTGTGAGATCTGTACGTTTTTGTGGATAAGCATGATAAATTATATTATCATTATTTTCATCCTTATCATTAGAATTCATTCTAACAATATCTGCCCATGATTGATCTGTCTGCATATGTATAATATGTATTATATTAATTACCAGATTCTTTTCTTATAAAGAATAACAACAAAAAATAATTTCAATTTTTCCAAATAATGATTTTAGTTAACATAAAATTGAAATATTATAATTATATTATATGTATTATACAATAAATATAGTATTGCAAATAAAATATCATATTTTAGGATGTTAAGTCAAGAAACAAGATTGGTATTTCAAAATTTATTGATTCCGAATGAATATAAAATAGAAACAAAAGTATTAGCCTTAACAGATGGTTCAATATATATGGGTGATGCAATTAATGTTCATCTAAAAGAAAAAAAGAAACAAAAAAAAAATAAGAATGAATTATATATCCCTCATGGATATGGTACTGCATTTAATAATAAATCTGGAAGAAAATATGAAGGTTTATGGTACAAGGGATATGCACATGGTAAGGGCAAATTATTTTTTGGAATAAACAAAGAAAATATTGTCAAATATATTGGTAATTTTAATATGGATCAATCAGATGGAGATGGAGAATTAGAATTCTCCAATGGTGATATCATTATCGGCAAATGGAAAAATGGAATTTTATATACTGGAAAAATTATTTCAAAAGATAATTTTGAATATAATGGAAGCATTAAAGATTATAAAAAACATGGAAGTGGATCTATAATTTATAACAATAAGACCAAACATATTGGATATTGGATTAATGGAATGCGGTCAGGAAAAGGTTTAACTATTCTTTCCAATGGAATTAAAATGATTGGTATGTGGAAAAATGATAAACCTTGTGGTTCTATGAAATTGATATTTCCACCAGATCATGAATGTGAAGAATATATTGGATTTTGTAATAAAAATACAGAGCCTCATGGTAAAGGTGTGATGAAATATAAGAATGATTATCAATATCATGGTGAATGGAAGAATAATGCAAAAAACGGTAATGGTATAATGAAAGATAATATTGGTAATTATTATAGTGGTACTTGGGAAAATGATATGCGACATGGCAATGGTTATTTTTATTACAAATTTAATGAAATAGCAAAATATTATAAATGGGAAAATGATAATGTTGTATTCGAATATGATGCAAATGATTTATATCTATTGGCAAAAACAACAAATTATATTTACAGAAATTCAAGTGTTAAGATTTCTGATATTTCTGCATTACAAATATTATATTGTTAATTTTTTATTAATTTTTATTGAATAATAAATAAAAAATTTGAAATAATTTTTATTTGTAATTGTTATTATCTATTGACTAACAACAAAAATGTCCCAAGAAATTATCTTTGATACTACTATTTCAGATAGTGATACTTTTTTAATTGGTTATTTGCGTTATTTTGAAAAATGGTCTTTTGAAGAATTTGTAGCACGTCTTTATTCATTATCAAATCAAAATATTTTTAATAATGGTGATAATTACAAGATATCATTTTGTGCATATATTAAATATGGAGATACAATATTTACACTGTATGATTACAAGACTGATTATTATGTTCATATTGGTTCGGATTCATATAAATCATTAAAATTATTACCCGATTTTGAAAAAAAATTATATAAATTATTAGAAAATGTTGAACCTAAAGATTTTAATGCAGAATTTCATTATGATGAGTATAAAGGTAAAAAATATTCATATCCTACAGAAAATCCAAAGCAATTAAATTCAAATGAAATCAAAATATTTGAGTTTACAGTTAAATCAACTAATAGCTTAATCGAATCAAATTTAATTTAAATCGACTAAATCTTTTATTAATTTATAAATTAATAATTTTTTTACTAATTTTAAATAAAATTGATATTATAAAATATTAATAATAAATTTGATTATTAATTTGAGATTAATAATTAATGTTTAATATTATTGGAACTGTAACAGATACTCCTGATTATGTACGGAGACTTTTAGATTTAATACCAAGAATATTAATAATATTAATATCGCCATCATTATCAATAGTATCTTTAGTTTTTTTGTTGAGAAATATATCATTCGAATTTTATGCAATATGGATTTTAATTTGTATATTAAGTGTGATATATATGACTATAGCAATCAATTCTTTAATTCATATTATAATCAATTCTGCAATATATTGTTGTAATAAATATAATGATGTTAATGATGATAGCGAGAACAATATATCAAAGTATTTTTATAAATATATATCTGATTTTATGATAACAATAATATTATTAATAACATCAATTATATTACAAATATATTTTTACAAATATGACATTAAAGAACAAAGTTTTGAATTATATGTGATAGCATATATATTTATAATATTTGCATATATTATTGAAGCATCAATAATATTATTAATATTATTTTTTATTGTATGTGGTCCTTGTTTATGTTTTTGTATAATATGTGAATGTATTAGTGGTCTTTCAAAAATTGGTGGATAAATGTATTTAAATATTATTTTTATTAATTTATAAATTATTTTTAATTAATAAATTAATGAAATTTATTTAAACATAAAGATACTACCAATATTATAATATACACTCGATACGTGAAGATACAAATATTTTATTACAAAAATGCAAAATCCAGAATATAATAATGAAAAAAATGAAATTTATCATAAACTAAAAAGATTAGAGTGTGAACATGATTTAATATTAACTAAAAATTATACAGTTGATGATGATATCAACGAAATGGAATATGAATTCGAACGCCAATTATATTTTATAAAAAAAAAAGAAAGATATGATACATGTAAACAATTAGCTAATAATTCTCTTTTATTAATAAAAGTGATAGATAACAAATATAATTTATCCATTGAAGAAAAATTTTTAAAAATAGTTGATAAGGAAAATATATCACATGAAGAGAAAGAAAAAATGTATGATGATCTTACTACTATTGTGGCTAATGAATTAAATAAACAAATTTATAAAATTTAATAAGGTTGTTTATTTAAAAATTATTTAAAATGATATTTACAAGAAAAAATAAATGTCAAATTTTCAACAGAAAAAATTTTTAGAAACAATTGGTCAAATTGTCGGAGAGGATAAAAAAAAGAACAATGTATATTATTACACAATAAAAAATAAAAATGGTATTAGTGAAAAATTTATTAAATTTGATGGACCACTTGATATAAAATATAATATTTATAATTTCAAAATTACCTATGAAGAAAAAAATAATAGCACATTCGGAAATCAAAAGATTATAAAAAACATTCAACCGGTCGATGTTATAACTAATATAGATTTTATTAGATATTTCTTAACAAGAAAACTACATATTACCAAACCCGCTGTAGATAAAATAATAGAAGAATTTAAAGAAAAATCTTTGGAAATTTTATTAGAAAAGCCTAATGAAATAGATAATATTCCAAATATTCAACAGAGAACAAAAGATAAAATAAAAAATTTGTTTATTGAGAATGAAACAATAAATGTATTTATTGAATTTGATAAATTAGATATACCAAAGGATAAACAAAATATTTTGATAAAAACTTTAGGATTAAACAATATTAACAAACTTAATGAATATTTTTCAAAATCTAAATTAGTGTATGCTTTATGTAATAAACAAAAATGCAATACAAAATGTGAGAAAAAATGTACTATACATAGCGCAATATTAAATTTCCCAATATGTGATAATATTGCAAAAGAATACAAATATTTTGATAAAGATAATGATATTAGATTGAATGCATTTATCAAATACATTTTTGATATTGTTGAAAGAAATGGTGATCTATATATTCCAAAATATACATTAGTCGAATATTGTGATAGACATGATGTAAATATTTTTAAAATTTTTAGTAAAATTAAACGTATAATAGTTGATGATAATAAATATTATACGTCAAATGATTTATTCGATTTAGAAAAAGATACAGAAAAAATATTAATAGATTGTTTAGAATCTAAAATGATTAAAAGTAATAAAGATCCATCATTAGAAAATAATTTATCTGATGAACAAAAGAAAAGTGTATTAAGAGCCATTAATAATAATATTAGTATAATATCTGGTCCTCCTGGATCAGGTAAAACAACAATCATAAAATCATTAATAAATAATTTAAACACATCCATGACATTTATATTAGCACCAACCGGAACCGCGGGTGAACGCATTAAAAAAGACATAGCTACAAATGATTGGTTTATTGAAATATATACTCTTCATTCATTTTTATATAAAATAATAAAAAATATAACATCAACTGATTATATTAAAAAAATAACTATAGGAACATATGGTATAACTGATTTTAGTGTGCTCAGTGAAAAAGATATTAAAAAATGTGATTTCAATAAAAATGGTAAAGATATTATTCATTTCAGAAATGGATATGATGATCTTTATGCATCTACAAATATTGATAGTATAACTATAATTATAGATGAAATGTCGATGGTCGGCTTAAGATTATTTAATGAATTTCTTAATGCTATGGTTAGTAGAAATATTAAATTTAAATTAGTATTAATTGGAGATGTCAATCAATTACCAAGTATTGATGCCGGAAATATGTTGTATGATTTAATTGAATGTAATAAATTTAAAACAACAATATTAAAAAAAGTATATAGACAAGATGATGGACTTTTAAAAGATAGTGCATATAACATTTTAACTGGTAAATCAATCAAATTTGATGATAATAGTATTATACATATCAATATTGATGATACATCTAAAATAATATCAAAACTAAATAATATACTAAGCGAACATAACATAAAACATGAAAATAGTGCAATATTAATTCCAGTTAACACTGGAGAATATGGTGTTAACAATATTAATAAAGAATTACAAAAATATTATAACCCCACTACAACAGATAACCCAATTTTATTTAGAACAGCTAAATATGAATTTAAAATTAATGATAAGCTTATCAATATCACAAATGATTATGATAAAGATATTTATAATGGTACAATTTTATATTTAATTGAAAGTCAAATAGATGATAATGGAGATGAAGATCTTATTCAAGATACAATTAACAAAAAAGAGTTGATATACAAATGTAAGAATACTAATAATAATAATATTATATCATTAACAAAAGAAGATTTTAATAATATAAATTTAGCATATGCCATGACTATACATAAAAGTCAAGGAAAAGAATATGATACGGTAATAATTATCATGACATCATCAATGCATAAAATGTTATCAATTAATTTATTATATACAGCAGTTACACGCGCCAAAAAAAAATGTATTATAATATGTGACAAAAATGCTTTAACTGAATGCAAAAAAACCATGAATCTACGCATAACAAATTTTTTTAAATAATTTATGTTTAAAGTATATTAAATATATACTTTAAATATAAATTACCAAAAATCATCATCTGAATCACTAAACAAATCATAAATTGTTCCAGTTAAAAATTTGGGCTCTTTTTTATCATCTTTATTGTCAATGTCATCAATATCAAAAAAATCATAATTTGCTATCATATCTCGATAATTCAACGCAAATTTATTTTTCTTACGATGCTTAATTTTATTATCTGTTAATTCTTTTCTTTTTCTTTTTCTAAGATAATTTAAATTGGTAGAATTTTCAATTTTATATTTTTTTTTGGTTCTCCTATTTGAAAGAATCTTATCAATATCAAAATTATCAATAATCTTATTGGAAACTTCTAGTACCGGTACGGGACAAAGATCAGAAATAATTTCAAATCTTTCAACAGTGCCATTATTTATTCTAATTGAAGAATCTATTTTTTCTTGCAAAATGGCACGATCGTGAACCGTAATACCATTTAAAAGATGTTCTGAATAAGTATTCGGTTTTTCAATACAATATACTAATTCATTATTATCATTAAATTTAATAATGGATCCATCAGTATTAAGATATACAGAATTTTCAACTCTTTGCATACTAATTGTTAAATATAGTATAATATATTTGTATGTAACAAATCTAATTATTTATTTTGTATATGAGCTATATAAAATAAATAATTTTCAATTTTATTTTTCGATATATTGTTTAATTAATTCAAAAGTCATAAATGTTCCTGCATGCAATGGTATTGCTCTCATTAATGAATAATGAAAACCTTTATAGAATCCTCTAAATCCTTCTTTATTATAAATATTTTTAACAACATTTATCAATTTAATATCTTTATTTGTTTGTATAATAGTTTTTATTCTATCTGGTGGATAAATTGGTATCCATGATATCATTCCAGATAAACCACCAAAAATAAAAGATCCATATGGAGATATTTTATTATTATTATCAGTATAATATTTTTTTTTCATATATTCATATACTGTAAAATAAATAGCAAATCCAGGAGTTTCTCTCATAAATGTTGCAGATAATCCCTTAAATAAGTATTTTCTACTAAAATCAATATTTTTTCCAGATTGTAATAATATTTTGAATTTTTCAAATGGTGTAACTGTAAAACTTGCAGTTAATCCTGCTATACCACCACTTACAAAATTTAATAAATTATTATTTATTTCATAATGTTTTTTAATATATTTTTTTGAAGTGTCATATGTTCCAAAAACAAGTGCTTTTTCTATACCGACCGAAATAATTGGCGGTATAATACCCTTATATAAACCTGCAATCATTTTACTTTTTGAATCATATTTAATTTGAATATTATTTTGTGATCTTGTTTTCAATGTATCGAATGGATGACTAATAAGTACACCACATGCACCACTTACCCCACCATAAATATAATCCATCTTAATAATTGTACCTTATTAATTTATTTTTGTTATATTAATTATTATAATTTCAGTTTTTTAATAAATTAAAATTTGAAAAATAAAATTATTATTTGATCTATATTATTGTTAATCACAATTATATTATAAAATGAGTGAGGATTCTTTAATATTTGAAGTTAAAGAATGTATTGATATGATTCGAACAATTAGTGATAATATGATATCTGGTCGTACTGATATTATATCTAAAAATTTATTTGATGATCTTAATGATATGATGTATTGTTTTATTGAATATATCTCAGATAAAAGCGAAAAATCCAATGATGAAATTTCAAAACTTGTTGAAAAAGTAGAAAATATTTATTATGATCATAAACCAATGAGTCCCGAATATTAATATTTTTTTATTAAAAAATATTAATTATCTATATTTTGATATTAATCTACTTGCAATTACAACATAGTCCATTGGTATTTCCATTGTAGCACCATCTATTCCATATTCTGCTATAAGTATTGCTCTTAAAAATGCAACAACATTACAACTACCTTCTCCAATTGCTTGATCTATTTTTTTTCTATTTACAAATATACATTTATATTTGTAAATGTTCTTGATGATACTTGATAATGCTATAAATTTTTTAGTTTTATCCACATTTTTTTTCCAAGGATCATACACATATATTGTTTTTGTTTTATCATCTTTATACATATATCTTGCATGTCCAGTCCATCCAATAGTCGCTGAAATATATTCACCTTTAATAAACTTATTAAATAAATTTGTATCAAATGTATCATTTTTATTTAAAATTATTTGATCAGTAAACAATTTATTCCATTTATATTTGTTATCTTTCTTACTATTAATGATAAATTTAGATGCTTTATTAATATTATAATTTGTTATACTACCCTTTTGAAATTTCCATGTTCCATTTTCCATTTTAATTGGATTCAATTTTGGATCCCATTTATCACCTGTAATTTCTGTTACCCATTTTGGCTCATTATATTTAATATCCCAAGCAATTATACCATATTCTTTATCTAATGGTGCACATTGTTCTTTTTTAAATGTTTTTGATAAATTTATAAAATTTTCCAAATTTTTTTTATTGTCATCAGTCCTAAAATACATCCATCCATATTTTTTATTAAATAATGGTTTCTTTGTTCCATTCATTGGTAATTTATCTTTATAATATATAGTATCTCTGCCATAAATTGAATAAAATTTTGGATGTTCTTTTAATTCAATATCTATTTTACTATCTTTTATTATTTTACTAAGAATATTTATGATTTTATTATCTTTTTCTATATTTTTATTGTGTTCAATTTTATATTTATTGTATAAATTCTCTAGATCCTTGATATTATATCCATTATCAATATTATTCAATATATTTTGTAATGTACTCATTTTATATATTATTGTCTAACTAGTTTAAGTTTTAGTAATAATTATTAAATTTTCAATTTTTAAATATTATTTAATAATATATATTATGCAAATTATTATTATTTTTATTATTATTGCTCTAATTGTGTTCTCATTTGTAAACTATAAAGAAAATAATATTGAAGCTTTTGATGAAATTGGATTTAGACCAGGTCCAGTATATCGACCAATGTATGGTCCTATTCGACCAAAAAAAGAATGGAATATGTGTAAAAAAAGATATTCATATGCTTAATAATATTTTATAACTTTATTGATTTGATATTAATAATATTGAATCAATAAATGATAATTGTAAAAAATTACAAATAGAAAGTTTGTCCAGCTTTCAAAATAAGATCAATTTTGATATCGTTATATAGCAATTTAGCTGTAACATCTTGAAGTAATACAATCTTTGTGTTCACGGGACATAAAAATTCATGATCGGTTTCAAAATGTTTTCTAGCGATTGCATCAGCATTTTTTTTGTACCATGAACCTTTCATAACTAAAATCTTACCTTTTGTAGCTTGTTCCTCAGATAATTCACTTTCACCAATTATAAATTTACTATGTGCATCCTGATCAGATGATTTAATTAAAGATCCTTTTTCAATATTGACAATCATCGAATCAGATTTCAACTCTGGTAAGAGAACAGCACCAGTACTGTCAGTATTTGGTCTTTCACTATTAGAAATTGCTGTATTTCCAAAAATCATTACAGGTATGTAATTTTGATTAGTTACATTAGTATCGACTAATGGTGCAACTGTTGAACAAGCTTTCACAGAGCTATCTGGAACTTTTTTTACAAGTTCAAGTTGTTCAATTCTCTTTGAAAGATCATCTAATTTCTGATTGAATTTTGTTTCTATTGTTTTTATTTCACTTGAAAGAACAGAGCTTATTGCTTCTTTGATATGTGAAAATAAATGATCATCTTGACGATGATTTGATATTATTGGTATTAATGGATACATTCCATGCATCTGATTATTAGAATGCATTCCATGTATTTGACCATTACAATGACAATGATTGTTACCATGTACTTGATGATTGCAATGATTATGCTTGCATCCACAATTTGATCCCAAGATAATGTTATTTTGCGACATATTCAGTATTCTATACTAACTTGCTTTGTTGTGTTGTATTATAATTCCAATTTAAATAGCACTAATCAAATAAAGAAATTTTCAATTTTATTTATAATCAAAATAAACTTAAAATTGTAAAATAAAACTATTATAAATCTTAATTGAAATAAATTCCAAATAGTTTAATTACACAATTCAGTTCTAATAAAAGTATTCCTACAATATCCAACAATATTTTAATAACGAAATAACAAATGAGATTTCAATATATTATAATTCATTATACAAATTTAATTAAAAACAAATAATATATAAATAATTATTATTTTAATATAAATATCATTATTCGTGAAAAAATATCTTTATATATAAATATATAATGGTTCGCTGGCTACTGTCTCTTTTAATAGCAGTGTTTTCTGTACTGTTCTTAGCATTTATTCCTGTTAATGCAGATACTACATCTGTCCGTAATTATGATGGAATATATAATAATTTAGAAAATCCTTTATGGGGATCATCAAATACATTGTATTCAGTTGAAGATGGCTTCACTAATGCAAATTATACACTTTTACCAAATGAAAGACATGTATCTAATATACTTATGGCTGAAAAATCCTATGGTAAATTACCAATCAATTTTACATTACATGAAAGAATATATAATTTAAGTCCCGATCCAATCCGTAGAAATAATTTACATGTTATTATGGGTCAATATATCACCCATGATTTAACAGAAAATAATATTGTTTTTAATCTACAAGACTTTTCGAAAAACTTCCAAATTACTGTACTTGACGTTAATGATCCATTATATGAAGCATTACCTCCAGCACATTTGAGAAATAATACAAAAATTATGAGTGGATATCCAAGAAATAAATTAATTACTTTTGATGCTCAGGGTGTTACTATTAATGGAACTGAATATGGGCTCAATTTAGTTACTTCATTTATAGATGCATCGACTGTATATGGATCAGATCGCACAGCATCTCTAGCTTTACGATCAAAAGTAGATGGTAAATTACATATGCATATAGATAGACTTCCTTATTTCTCATCATTTGCTGGTTCTGGTCTTAGATCACAATGTGGTATGTTTGGCGGCCTTGCTAGTGGTGCTGGTGATTTTAGAGCAGACGAAAATCCTGTTCTTGAATCATTACATACTATTTGGGTACGCGAACACAATAGAAAATGTGAGGATCTCAAGAACAAACATCCTGATTGGGATGATGAAAATTTGTATCAAGAAGCAAGAAAATATGTAATTGCATTGCATCAACAGGTTGCTGTATATGAATGGCTCAAGATATTAATTGGTGAAACTGTATTTGATGAAATAATTGGTAAATATCAAGGATATAATAAAAATCTTGATCCAAGTTTATCACATTCATTTGTTTTATCTGCAATTAGAGTTCCTCATGATCAAGTTAATTTCCCATTAATTTTGCCAATCAACGATAAATGTGATATTACTCCATTGCCTGGTGTCACTCCTGGTTATGAATGGCAAGAACGTGCAAACTGTTTAAGAGAATTTACTGATATGTATTCAATCGACCAATTTATTAAAGGTGCGTATCTACAATTTGCACAATCATTTGATGGTGTTATTACTGATAATATGAGATCTATTTATAGTAAAGCAGATACTCCATTTGCCAATTTTGATGTTGAAGCAGGTAATATTCATAGAGGTAGAAAAAATAAAGTTCCAACATTTTATCAATTAAAGAAACTTCATCAAAACGTCGATTTATATGATACTATTGGTTGTATTCCTGGTGAAACAGATAGTTTGGAATGTTTCTTGGGTATTACAAAAAATATTACTCGTGCTGCAAATTTACAAAACTTATATAAACGTGTCAATCAAATAGATTCATTTGTTGGTTTTGTTGTGGAAGATGATAAAACTGAAACATTAATATCAAAAACAGCAGCAATAATTTATGCAAAAGAATTTAAAAAGATTCGAGATGCTGATAGATTTTGGTTTGAAAATAATATGTTTACAAACAAGGTTCTCAAAGAAATTAAAAATACAAAATTCTCAGATATCATTGAACGTAATACAAATATTATGCTTAAATTTGATGCTTTCCATGTTCACAAAGATGCATTAGCAAAAATATGTCCATTATTGTAATTGCGAGAATATTTAAAAAATTGAAATTATTAATATTTGAATGATTGTTAATAATTTCTACTATTTAAAGAAATACTAATAATACAATAGAAGCAACAAATATATAAAAATGATAGACTATCAACTTGATCAATTATTCGATCTAGCTAACTTAACAAATGGATCTTCAAATACTAATAGTACTAGTGTTGATGGAATAACTAATTTCTTTATTACATCCACTACATTATCCACTGTAGCAATGGCTGCATCATTTGTATTCTTTTATACATTAGCGATTTTATCAATGGTAAGAAGAAATTTACAACCTTTGAAAGCTAGATCATTGTATTTAGTCCTCAATCAACTTTTTTCAGGATTTTTGATTATTACTCTTTTGGGTTTCAAAAATATTTTCGAAAGAAATCAATATGCATACCCATGTTTCCTTTCTATTTTTATTATCATTTTCACTCCTGCGATTATATTCACACCATATCTTCTTAGAATAATTAGATTATTAATGGTTTTCTTGTTAACTAGACAAACAATTCAATTTAGAAATTCTAAAATATCTGAAAAAAGATTTATGATACAAAAGAAAATTCTTCTTTTTATTATATCTCTTAAAGGATTAATATTAATTAATATTTCTATTTTGTTAATAACCGCAGTATTGTATATTGCCATTATGGGTGCCTTTAGATTGCATCCATTTTTAACATGCAATGCAATGACATCCAGTGTAGTAGTAATCGCTTTTACTGTTATTTTAACTGTTTTCTATTTAGTTAGTATTGGTGTCGCATCATTATGTATGTTACCAATTAGAGATAATTTTGGCATTATGATTGGCTTAATTAGTGTTTGTATTCCATATATTATTCTATCTATTTTAACACCTATTGTGGTTATTGTACAAAAAACTACTGAAAAAATCGAAGGTAATTATTTATTTATGATTGCTATTTGGATCGATATTGCTATTAATGTTTTAATCCCTATTATTAAAACATATACATGGAATAGAAAAAATATTGAAATAGAACAAGGTTCCGATCTCGAAACTACAATTAAAAACAATATGGAGTTATTTACTGCATCCAAGAAAGGATCAAATCTTGGTATTACCAATAAAGGTTCTGGTAATGGCTTAACCGATAAGGAATCAAATTCTAAATTAAGCAACAAAGGCTCAGGTACAGGTCTCAGTGAGAAAACAAGTAACAAAAATAATGTGATGTATTATCTTGAACTATATTGTAAGAAAGAATTCAGCACCGAAAATTTATATTGTTATATTGATATTTTCATTTATAAAAGAAACTTTTCATCTAATACTGAAGATGAAAACAAACAACTCTTATGGAAATTTTATAATGATTATTTGAATCCAAATAATTATAAATATGATCTAAATCTATCAAATGATGTTAGAAAAATTATTTTATCAAAATTCGATACAGTAAATAACACTATTACTGATGTTAGTATTGATACTCTTAAATCAGTGGAAGTAGCAACATTATCCAATCTAAACGATACTTGGTGTAGATTTATTGCTTCTGATTTATATAAGAAATATAAATCAAATGTAGCAACAATTGATATAGCTCTTGATGTGGCAAATCTTAACTAATATTTTATTAATAATTTATTAACAAAATATTTATCGATTTAATTATATACGTTAACATATAAATTAACATTTTTATATTTTTAATATATAATATTATATTATACATTAATATAAATGCATACAATCAAACCTGGAACAAAAATATACCTTAAAGGTGGTAGAACAAATAAATATTGTGCAGATGATGTACACGCTTCATCCTGTAATAGAGATGCACTTGGTCAATGGGAAAAATTCACTATTAATGTTGCCAATGGATCTACCAATTATATTGTCTCTGGACAAGAAATAACTTTAAATGGTGGACGCGATAATAAATATTGTGCTGATGATAATGATAAAATGATTTGTAATCGATCTGCCATCAACCAATGGGAAAAATTTAAATTAATCAAAGAAGGTGGTGGTGAAATTAAAGATAATGATACTATATCATTGATAGGTGGTAGAGAAAATAAATATTGTGCTGATGATGACGGTAAAATAGTTTGTAATCGTTCTGCAATTGGTCAATGGGAAAAATTCACTATTGGTTTAGTTGACAAAAAATGGGATAGACGTAATAATATTAAAGATAAAGGATACAATGATGGTGTTGCCGGTTGGTATGATGCCATAGGACAAGGTGTATGTAATGATTATTGTAGAAATGTTGGTGATCATCCTAATATATTCTTTGCATGTGCTCTTTCAAATAACAATAATGAATATACTAAAATGGATAAATCTAAAGTTGGTAAAATGTGTGAGTCTGGTTATAAAATAGATCTTCCAAAAAAAGAATCTGTAGTTAATATAGATCAATATCATTGTTCTGTATATCAACATTGTTTTTATGGGGGATGGGCTGTTGGATTAAATGTAGGAAAATATAATTTAGAAAGTTTAAGATCAATTGGATTTATTAATGATGATATGTCATCGCTTAAAATTAAATCTGGTTATAAAGTTGTACTCTATGAACATGATAATTTTCAAGGTGATTCTATTACATTTACATCTGATGTAGATTGTTTAGTAAATCATAAAACTAAATCCGGTCATAATTGGAATGACATTGTATCATCATTATCTGTAGAAAAAATAGATACTACTACAAATAATCCATCAATAAGCACAAGTTTACCAGTAGTCACAAGTTTACCAGTAGTCACAAGTTTACCAGTAGTCACAAGTTTACCAGTAGTCACAAGCTTACCAGAAAGTGTCAAATCTGCTCCTATTGTTGCCACTGCACCTGTATCTATGAAAGATTTAAATAATGCTAATTTTGTATGCCAAATTTATCAACATTGTGATGGCGGTGGATGGGTAGTCCAATTAGAACCAGGAAAATATGATTTAGCTAAATTACAAACAGTTGGATTTAAAAATGATGATATGTCATCTATTAAAATAAAAAATGGTTATAAGATAATATTATTTGAACATGACAACTTCCAAGGTGAAACTATTACATTTACAACTGATGTAAATTGTCTAACAAGTAGCCCAACAAAAACTGGTAAAAATTGGAACGATTTTGCATCATCTATTGTTATTGAAAAAATAGAAACTATCGAACAACCAAAAGATGTTCGACCATTAACTCCTCCAAAAAATAAAAACAATAGAAAATCAAAAATTAGAGGTTTAAGTGCTGGATTGATTTCTCGTTACAATAAAAAACATGGCACCAAATTACAAGAAAATATGACTTTAATATATGAAAATGGAACATATAATACTGAATTATTAATGCTTATTGTAGTCCTATTAATTTTCGCAGTTATCCTATACTATCAAAATAAATAATATTAATGCATTTTATAAAATGTAATAATATTATAACTCGCCTCTAAATGCTTTATGTAGATATAACATATCTACTACTGCTATTGTTGTTTCGTGAACTAATTCTGGCTTCACAATATGAAATAAGCTCATTTTTTTACTTTTTTTTATTGGTGCCTTTTTTTGTAAATACGAAATGGATTTGTAATGTTTGTATCCATAATATTTCACTTTCATATCCTTTGTAAAATCAATAAATATCATTTTTATATTTGATTTTGATAATCAACTTACATTTATTATTGAATTAATAGAACATTTAAACTAATATTATTTCAATTTTTTATCTTATCTATAATATTCTCTACCATTCTAATACTTCTCCGCGTACTCATACGTGTAACTGTATTATATTTTCTTTTTTCTACTTTACTTGTTAATTTAGAAACTATTTCATGCAGCTTCTGATTGTTATAAAAAAAATATTCTTGACAACTGGTAATTAATATATAACTATCATTAATTGGTTTTAATTTTAAAATATCAATTGTATTGATTATAATTATATCCTTGTCTGTTTTAAGTTCTAATTTAATATAATCCAATGAATAATCAATAATGTAATATGATATATTATATTTAGATACTGTCAAACCCATCTTATATATTATATTAATATCATATATAAATATTATAATATACTTAGGTATAATAATCATTATATCTAAGTATATTGCTCTATACAAACTAAATCATTTAGGTCATGTTGAAAAAACATATCATCTTCTTGTTCAAAAATATCGATATCTGAATCATAATTTTCTTCTTGATCTTTGCTATGTTGTGGAATTAATGAATTATCATTATAAATGTTTACTACTTTCCTTATACCACATATTTGTAACATTGTTAATTTATTATGATAAAGATAAACATCAATATCCTTTCCATATAAATATTTCATCAGATTGTAGTATTCTTCATAACTCATCATCGTGTCTGTATTATTTTGTAAAAAATCAAAAAAACCCTTATTGATCCGGTTTAATAAAGCAGTTACAACTATATCAATTCTAGATTTATCAAATCCATCCCAAAAATCACAACTAATAATAATAACATTCATTGATGGCTGTAATTTATAGTTGCGTCTAAGTATATCATATAATCGTGATTTTTTGAATGTTGTAATAAACTGTCGAATATTAAAAATTATATTTGAACCTTCAAATTGGATAATATAATAATTAGATATTTTTTCCAAATCTAATGTCTTTGTATTGGTTGTCATTATTTTTGAAATATAACTAGATGATCCAGTACTTGATGATTATATTAAATATAAGAATGATATCAATAAAAAATTTATTCAAATTTTTATATAATTGTTATTACAAATTATTTTTATTTATACTAATTGTTTGATTATTATTATCAAATAAATTTTTCTCAATACATTTTAACTATTAAAATTATAAATTAATTATTTACAATTCTAATGTTCATGACAAAACCTTTGTTTACAAGTTAGACATATATCAAAGTAATCATCTTCATCATCTTCTTCTTCAGAATGATCATCTTCTTCATCACCAATTAATACAAAGTCGTCGTCAAATTCTTCAACTTCTTCTTCATATTCATCAGCTTCATACTCTTCAATGAGTTCGCGGTAATACTCTTCGTCAGAAAGTTGTTGTGTACTAACCATAGTGGTAGACATTTTACTATCTGTTCTAGTACTAGTGTTGATTATATTATTACTATATCGATCATGTCAATAAGAAATAATTTCAATTTTTTTTGATATTATTATTTATCTGTTTAGCAGTATGTTTTATTTTTTTAATACTTGCCACGGATGCTGTAAAATATTTTCGATTATTGGTTTTGTTCGAAAGTTTCATAATAATATCATCTAATTTTTTATTATATGTGAAAACATATTCTGTTGTACAAGTTACTAAAATGCAATTGTTATTAATAGTTGGTTTAAATCTTACAATATCGCATAAATTAACAATAATTATCTTATTATCTGTTGTTAATCTTAATACAATATCATCTAAATGATAATCAGTAATATTATATATTTTTACAGATTTCGACTTTGCTACACCCATTATATTTGATTATATACTTAATATATGTATTATAATGTATTATAATGTATTATAATGTATTATAATAAATTATATCAATTTTTTTACTTTTAACAATATAATTTATAATCTATTATTATAAATGGATATATTCATTAACAAAGAACATTTGAGTGATGTATATAGTGATATTTCTACTAAAATTCCCAATTTCATTATCACTGCATTTTCATTAGTTGCTGCTCTTGCTTGGAATAATGCTATCAATTCTATGATCGATTATTATACACCTGAAAAATATAAAAATACAAATAACTATACTGCTAAATTAATATATGCATTGGCACTCAGTATCGTTATTATAATCATTATTGCTATACTGAGTAAAATAACTGCATCAAAAAAATAAAAAATTATTTAACATTAACCTTTTTATTTTTGTTTTTTGTTTCCAACACAACATCTTTATTATTATAAAGCATCATTTTGACTTCATCTATAATTTTCTTTCTAAATTTAATTTTTTCTTTGTCTTTGATGTCATCCGATAATGGATCGTAATCTAATGTTTCTATTACATCTCTTATCTTATCAATTACTTTTTCTGGTATATCATCAGCAAATTCATCCAATAAATCTTCCATATCATCTTTCTTTTTACTTATCACATCATCAACCAATTTATCTACTTTCTCTATAATCCATTTTTTGCCATCATTTATTCTACCATATTTTGATTTTATATCCGATATATACATATTGTGATTCTCCGGTATGTTTGGATTAAAATTCACCTGCTTTATTAACTCTGGTAGCGCCATATAACACTTTTTCATTATACTTATCTTCTGCTTGTCCGATAATTTGCTCATATCATCTTGTAAAAATGGATTTATAGTTATCTTAATTATATTATTGTTAACAGTACTATGATTCATTGTTTTTATATTATTAGTAATAGTATCATTAGATGAATCTTTGTTAATAGTAGTAATCGCTTTTTCCGGATGTTTTTCTTTACATTTTTCCATATGTATTTTCATGTAACTTCTTTTTGAAAATTCACGTTCACAATATTTGCATTGAGAACCAATATCGTCACATGGATTTTTTCTATTTATATGTCTAATATATGCACCTTTTGCATCAAATATTTTTTCACATTTTTCGCATTTATATTCAACCATATTTATAATGATAAAAATGATATTACTATATATAGTTTAGATTTTTTTACATTATTTTGGACATTTTTACACATTTTTTAGACAAAATTACACGATTTTAGATAAAATTACACGAATAAAATGAACAGTCTAAACTAAGATACAAATTTGGTAAATTTTTCACGGAGGGAGAATTTTTATTAAATTAAAATTATTAAATTATTAAATTATTATTAATAATATTAATAAATTATTGTTTTAAAATATTTATTTTTAAAGTCATCCATATTCATGGTTCCCATAGATTTATTACAACAACTGCAAATTGCACGTAAGTTTTCAACAATAAGTTCGCCACCTTTTGATTCAGCCAAAATATGACCGCATTCAAAATGTTTACTATCTATTTCATTACTACAAACATAACATTCTCCAATACCATTCTTTTTACCAATGTATGTATCCCATACCTTATTTTTTAATACTTTTGGTATAGATTTCTTTTTATAAACTTCGGTTTCCTTCTTTTTAAATCTTCTAATTTTTTTTGTTCATCTATTAACTTTTGTTCATATTCTTCTTTCTTTTTACAATTTTCCATATGTTTGAAGGCATAACATCGCTTATAAAAAACTTTCTCACAATATTTACATTTATTTTATTTATCATTACATAGTATTTTCTGATTAATATGTTTATCATATACAGCTTTTTTATTAAACACCTTATCGCATTTCTCACATTTGTATTCCACAATATTGTCAATATAATAATAATTAAATAAGATAATTTATTTTGAAAATTAACTAATTGTTTTTATAAAAATAATTAATTAAATTATGATTACATATGAGTAAATAATTCATAAATAGTGATCAGATTACATCTTTTAAACTTCTTATTGACAACAAGATGGATCATATATTCATGTTTAAATTTTTTAATCTTGTTCTACATATCAATAATATCAACATTATTAATCATCATATAATAGAAATATACCAAAATTTCAACAGAATATAGACCATCAACATCAATAATTACATTAGAAAATTTATCAAGTTCATTCTAGAAATCCTACTAAATCTACTAATTTACAATAACATCAAAAGTATCATCAGAAAAATATTTTTTGATGGTTCTAACATTTGGTTTATGTAAAGTTTTGTTAATGTGTATATACAACATGGGAATCAATACACTAAAAATATTATCAGTACTACCATTACATATGTTAAAGCATTTTTTGAATATTTTTATGTATTTATTTTTGATTGTATTAATAAAAGCATAAAGCTTAGTATTATTGTCTTTAATTTTGTTGGCTACAGTCTAGATCATTTTTATGAATTATTACAATAAATATAAATTAACTTAAGATAGTCAAATAGTGATAATTTCAATATTTTAATATAATATCAATTGATATAATAGTAAAATAGCTATAATTTTATTGCATTGAATAAATTCTGATAAAAGTTGTCATTAGGTTCTGTTAAATGCATTAATTTAACAACTTCATTAACAGATATACGTTGGGATTGATCTAATGTACGTTGCGGTTTATCATAATAATATGATGTATTACAAATAATTTCGAATTCTCTATTAATATTATTTACAGTTCTAATAAGATATTCGTGATTGGTGTCTGTAATTAAACGCAAACGTTGGTCATTAATATTTGATCCAGTTAATTCAATACCGGTAATAATATGCATTTTGTGATGGGCAAACGTGCGACCAAAATTATTAAATGATGCAATGTGTGAAATATATCTTTGTTGTGGTAACATACGACATATTATAGGACTGTCTTTTTCGTAAGTTACAAAATCTAAAGAATTACCACATATGCAATTTAAAAAACTTTTAGTGAATTCACCCCAGGGCCAACCCCAATATTCATGTTTAACATTAGTGATATGATTACATTTATTACATTTAGCGGTCATATCCAAATTTATTTTTGCATTGGAACCAAAAAACCATCCTAGTTGTCCAGTACCTTCAATTTTCATATATTCCCAATGTGGACAATATATTTCTACTCTTCGTGGATCAGAAGATGTCATAGAATCATCAATTAGCACACAATCAGTATGACTACATCTTAATGCATAATACACTCGTACCATTTTTAATCAACATTCTAAATTATATATGTATAAAATTTAGAATATTCAATTTTTTAAATTTAAATGATTATTGTCTTAATCGTGAATATAATTTATCATAAAACATATTATCATGTATAATTTGATTCATATGTTTAAAAACATCATTAATGTTCATATTAATTGTTTGATCCTCTCTTTTTTTTCTTCCAAGTAGGAAAAAGAGAGGATGATGTGGTCTATAAATCATTTGTACTTGTTGTATACCATTTAAATATTTGGTACAAATAAGATATTCATAGGTTTCAAAAGATTTAACATCCCTGTTCTCATTGATAGCAGTTAATAAAATATAATTATTATTATTGTCGATATATTGCGATATTTTTGTAATGATACGATAAAAATGTTTTTCATAGGAATAATCTGATCGATGATTATCTTTATAATCTTGATACCATTGTTGATTACAATTATCAATCATTTTAGCAGTTATATACAATGGTGCGATATGTGATAAATTTTGTTGAGCTCCAACTCTATGAGTAGTATTATTAGATTCATAAGTTGCATAATCGATTTTGTATCCACATTTACATACAAGTTGTTCAGCTCGTCCTTGTGACCAAGGCCATCCCCAGTATTTATGTTCCGATTTAATAATATGATTGCATTTATTGCATGTTGCATGTAATGGAAGATTAACTTGAGCATTAGCTCCAAAAAACCATCCTAAAGTTGCATTACAACCAATATTAATTTTCCAATGAGGACAGGCAAATCTAACTCCACCACCAAACATAGAACTAGCAGAATCAGTTTTTTTCAAACATCCTGAATGATTACATTGTAATTCAATATTTATTCTCACCATATTATTATTCAATTTATATTTATTTATAGAATAATAAATATAAAATTATTTCAATTTTATTTTCATATTATTATTACCATGATTCAGGACCATTAATATTCGTGTTATATAGCAACATCAATAATCTCATCTTTTTCAATATCATCTATCGAGAAAATATCATATTAGTGTATATTTAATGTTCATGTATATAGTATTTAGATATATTAATTAATATCAGAATTGATTATATCAGTGTGTTGATCGCGAATTTCACCAACTTCAAAACCATCAAATTCAATTATATAACTTCTTACAAAAAGACCATTTGATGTATTAAAATAATTTTGACTGATCAAAGATAAATGTAGATTGACATTATCATCTATGCTAACTGTATATGGTGTAATTGTAGGAGATTTTTTGTTTATAATAAAAGATGGTTTTTCAAGATTTAATCTACAGCAAGGACATAAAAATTTATAGAAATTTTTTGTAGCGTGATCATAAACATCATTAATACATTTTTTACAAAATTTATGGTTACATTCTGTTACAAAATTGTTATATTGGAAAAAGGATAAATTATCGAGACATACAGGACATGTTTCTATATTTATATTGAAAATATAATTATAGTATAATGTTAGGTATTTCTTAATGTGCGAAAATAATGATAGCATTTAAAATATATTAATATTTAATATATTTAAATTAAATTCACTAATGTTTCTTTTTGTATTCTTTCATTAAATCGATATGTTTCGATGTTTCTATATGTCTGTTAAATAGAACATCATTGAAACATCCAAATTTACATAATTTACAATAATAAGTAAATTCTTTGATTCGTAATGATTCATTGGCATGATTGTTGAGATAATGTAGTTTAATATTTGAAGCAATTCTTGAAGAATATTTACATTCAGGACATGAATGATCATCTTTTTTATCATTTCTTATTTTTCTTTTACCTGTTTTATGCAAAGTAGTAGCTTTATGTTTACTCCATTGTGATGGATATTGACAATGGTAATCGCACTTATTACAGTTGTATTTAAAGTCCATTTTGAACTAGATATAATATAATTAAAGATTTAAAATTAATTTTAATTAATTCTAAATTTTATATTAATTTATAAATTTATTCAAGATTCCATACAGTTTGCGATGCAATATGTACGGTAAACTCAGCAATAGATTTAAAATATATGGCATCAATTATTCTCCCATGTTGAATGTTAAAATTTTCAAGATCACATTTAATAGTATTATATGCTTGTTCTTCTAATTCAGTTTTAAGATTTTCATTATCAGATAGTATGCAATAATAACGTTGATTATAGAAAATAATACTAATTTTTGATTTATCTAAAGAAAAGTTTACTAAATCATTCAACATTTCAAAAACAGCTGCGTATTTTACTAAAGGATTTTTACGGTCAACATTATTTAAGTTAACAAGTTGGATTGCAAAATATTTAGACATTTGATACTTAATTTTGGTATATAATACAAATATTATATATAAAAATCAAATTTTTGGATACTATTTACAATTATAAAATGAAAAACAATAATAAAATATTATGAAATAAGTACAGTACTTTTGGCTTTTAGAGTAAGACTATGAAATTCTCCAGAACGATATGCAATAAAAACAGGAGTATCTTTGAGAAGAACAACTTTTAATGATTTTTCATAAATGTAGACACCATGTTTATCACCCAAAGGTTCAATTCCATATGATTTATACTCATTAGGAGAAATTTTAGCAGGATTAAAATTTTTTTTAGAATTATTGTCAATATAATAATTAGCAGTATCCAAATAAATACTATAATGACTTTCAATATCACTTTCCCATGATGTAGTGTATTTTTCAGGAACACCAATTCTAAATTTATGAATATTAGCTTCATCAAGATAATTATCAACAACCTTAAATGGTTTTATTAATAATGGTTTGGTTGGTGTAGTTTTTTCAATTTGTTCTAATTGTTCAAATATTTGAGTATCATCATTATTTGTGTCTTGAAATCCATCATCAGAATTACTAGGACTCATATGAAGTTCACTAGAATCATCAGAAATATTATTGGATTTAGTGTCACCAGATGAATAGTTAAATGATTCAATATGTTCATAACGTGGGTCACATAATCCAATTTCCATATTTTGATGTAAATTGATAACAATTTTTGGACCAATATCTGTAAATATAATATTTTCACCCTTTCTAGGTTTTGGTCTAGAAAGTTTGTTGGAATTATTAACAGTAAAAGTTTCGGTTACGACAGCAGCATATACCATTTTTTTGAGTGTGATCAAAAGTTAGTTTTATATAAACTCAACAATAAAGGGGATAGCTAATGAGAAAAAATTTCAATTTTTTATTTTTTCAATAATAAAAAATTGATTAAATAATGAATTAAAATAAATAACAATGATTATGTAGTGTGAAAAATGAAGCAAACAAGAGTTTCAGCAACATTAAAAAATATATTAAATGCATTTAGTAATAAAATTTCGAATACAATAAATGAAACATCTAAGAATATTTTATCTGGTATATATGAAGATGTAAAAATGAAGATAAGAACAATACATATTAATTGTAAAAAATATAAATTACAGCTAACAAGTATACATGAGTTTATTCCAAGAACAAATGAAATTACAATAAAAAATGAATCAAATAATAATTTTTGGATGGAAACATTTAATGTAAATGACGTTGAATCAAATACATTGTTGACATTGTTGAATATGATATTGGCAAAATTATATCAATATATTGAATACATTAAAAATACAGTATATTGTAAGGGTATTGTTGATTATTTTTATCAAGATTTAATACCATATATTAAAAATATTATACAAAAATGCAAGAATGAATATAAAAATAGGCTTGACATTCAAAAGTATAATGAAAAAACAAAATTTACAGTTGTCCTTGATACAATTAATCAGAATGATGAAAAAGATAATATCAAAGAGATGATTATAAATAATGAACAAAAAGATAAATGTGAAATATTGGAAACAGAAGTTGATGAAACAAAACTTCCAATAAAGAAGAGAAAATATTATATGTTAGTAAATGTTGGATATATTATTGACAGAAAACCAGAAGATATCAAAAAAAGAAGATATTTTAAATAATTATTTTAATATTAATTAATATTAAAATAATAATATTTAAAAGAAAAATATATTAATATAAGTATATATATTTTGGAAAACATTTTAAATTTAGGCTTATCAAATAGTCCATTTGATACAACAAATATAATAAATTCAAAAGAAATAGAAAAGCAGCCAGATATACATATTAGAGTGCAAAAAAGGAATGGTAGAAAATGCATAACGTCAATGGAGGGAATAGAAACGACTGGAATGAAATTAGATTTAGAAAAAATAATAAGTGTGGTTAAAAAGAAATTTGCATGTAATGGAAATATTAATAATGAAGATGGAAAACAAATAATAAGACTACATGGTGACCAAAGAAAGAAATTAGCGGATTTTCTAATTGAAGAAGAAATTATTGATAAAAAATATATTCATATTCATGGTTATTAAATTATTTATGTATTAATATTAGTATTTAAATAATTATACATTTTTTTTTATAGTTAGATTTTAGTGAATTGATATTGTCGATACAATTAAAATCAAATAAAAATCCATTATACAATATAAGATCATCAATTTCTACATGTGATCCTGTCGCAAATGATAATAACATATTTGTAAAAAGTTTACAGTTATTGAATATGGTTTCTGTATTGTTAAAAGAGATTATCAATTGATTAAAAATAAAAGATATTTCAGTATGGCTGTATGGTGTTAGTCCAACTATCAATTTATTATGTATTTTACAATCATTTAAGTTTTCCATAAAATCACGTTTCAATATTGTACATCCATTATTATCAATAGAAAAATAATAATAATAGTCACCAACTTCTATAATCCAATGATTAAATTTTTGTCCATATTTATCGTGATAACGTACGCCATCTACATATAACAAATTTATGTTTCTTTTTGGATAATCTTTATAGTCATGATAAGGATATTCTTGTTGAATTATGAATGATATACTGGATTTGATTAATAATATTTCGTTGTTATTTAAATGTGTCATGATATTAATTATTAAAGATTTTTATATTTGATATGACATAATCAATTTTAATATATAATATTTAAAGAATAATGTTTAATAATAATTATTAACAGATATGAATAAACAATTACTAAATTTTTATGCATTTTTAAAAGAAAATGGTGTAATATGGGGTCCAGAACCAGATATATACAATCCAGTACCAGGACATTATACATATGGACCATTTGGAAAATCGTTAAAAAATAGCATTGAAAATTATCTTAGATATCATTTTGATAGAAATAATTATTATGAAATAGATGTTCCATTGATATTGCCAAAAATTGTGTGGCAAAATTCAGGACATTGGGATAAATTTCAAGATCCAATTATACTGACAAAGTCAGGTTTAGTGTATAGATTAGATAAGTTAATCGAAGAACAATTTCCTGATGTTATTTATGGTACATTAAATAAAGAAGAAATTATTGAATATGCTAATAAATTAGTTTCCATTAATAAAGATGATCCATTTGTTCACATGACAGTTGATGATGAAATAAAATTTAGAAATTTGATGATGAAAACATATTCTGGAGATAATGAATGTGCATTAAGACCAGAAACAGCAACAGCTACATATATGGCATATCCAAATGCATTTACATATTTTGGTAAACAATTACCATTTGGATTATATCAAATTGGTAAAGCATTCCGGAATGAATTAAATCCAAGACAAAATGTAACAAGATGTAGAGAATTTACACAAGCAGAAGCACATATTTTTATAGATAAAAAAAATAAAGAAGTATGTAATAATTTAAATAGGTATAAAAATATGTTATTACCAATTTTTGATAATGGAAACATTGTAAATATGAACGTACAAGAATGTATTGATAAAAAAATATTTAGTACAGAATATTATGCATGGTGTATAGCATTTACATTTGATATGTTTAAAAAATTAAATATTCCTGAAGATTGTATTAGATTGAGACAACACGCAGAAAATGAAAAAGCTTTTTATGCATTAGATGCATTTGATATAGAATTAAAATTAAATAGTTTGGGATGGATGGAGATTGTTGGTATACATGATAGAGGATCGTATGATTTAACACAACATAAAATTGATAGTTCAATTGCAAAAGATGTGCATATATTAGAGATAGCGATTGGTGTTGATAGATTAATATTTTCATTATTAGATATATTATATAATAAAAAGTCTGTTGATATTGGAAAAACAATTGTATCATTACCACATTTTATTGCACCGATACAGATATCAGTTTTGCCATTAGTTAAAAATAAAACTGAATTAGTTAATAAAGCAAACAATGTATATAAGTTATTAAAAAGATATTTTAGAGTTGAATATGATGATAAACAAGCGATAGGTAAAAGATATTTAAAAAATGGTATCAAAGGAATACCATATTCAGTGACGATTGATTTTGAGACTATTAAAGATAATTCGGTAACAGTAAGAGATCGTGATACAGAATTGCAAATTAGATTATCAATTAATGAATTAGTTGAATATTTTAGAAATAGTAATTTGTTTATTGAGAATTGTTATAATTTATAATTATAAAAATAATAAATTATAGCATATTTGGGCTTATATTTTAAAATGCAGAATCATAATGATTTATATTTTGGAAAAACACAGGAGCTTGCCTATTTTCTTCATTTCTTAATAATGAAGAAATAATATTAATAACTGTACAATATTTGATAATATTATCGTTATACAATGATATTAAATAAGAAATTAAATTATCAATATAATTATTATATTGATCATTGTTATTTAAATCATATGTAAAAGATGAACGTGTTGTGGGGCTACCATTAATTTTTGTTAAAGTCATTATATTAATTCTTTTGAATTTGTGGGGTAGCATTTTGATATAAATTGCGCCAATTATAGAATATTATTTTCAATTTTTTGAAAAAGTTGAAAATAATAGAATTAATCAATAAAATATAATATCATTATTTACAGATTAAAAATGACATCACAAAAAATATTAACATCTATTAATTTTGATATTAAACACAATGCTAAAATATCAAAAATCAATGATAAATATAATAAATACAAATTAGTTGAAAAAATCGAAGATAAATATAGATTGACAATAGCAAACCTAATAAAAAATTATGAAACATTAGTTAGAGAAATGAATAATGATATTAATAATATTAAATTGGAAAATGATAACTTAAAAAAAAAATTAATAATATATATTTACAAAAATAGAATGTTAAAAAGGATATCATCATTTCCAAAAAAGAAAAAATCGAATAATTATACAATTAGTGTTTACAAAACGAATACAGTCGATGAAGAAGTACAAATAGATAATTCAACAAATGAAGAGTTAAGAAAATGTGAGATAGAATGGATGAGAAAATCAATGGAAGATAAATATAAATTGGATATTGAAAATATAAATAATTTAAACGAAAAAAACATAAATGAATTAAACAGTAAAATATCTTTATATGATAGAGAATTAAGTAAACTTAAAAATAATTTTATTGTCAATAATCAAGAATTAATAGAATTAACGAAAAATAATATGATAAAAGAAGAAATAATTAATATTAAAAATGACAAAATTAATGAATTAGAAAATATTAATAATGAATTAATGAATGATAATAATAAACTAAAAAATGATATTGATGAAATTAAAAATACATTAGAATATATTAAAAATGAACTAGAAAATAAAAATGAAGAAAATAAAACACTTATTGAAGAGAAAAATAATATTATATATAATGAAAAAAATATTGTTGAATTGCAAAAAATTATTGATGATCAAAAAAATGAATTGAATAGAAAAAATGAATTAATTGAAAGCAATAAAAAAACTTTAAATGAGATTAGTAAGTTATATAATAATGATAAGAGAACACTTGAAAATAATATTATTATGCTTGAGAATGGTTGGGTGATGAGGTATAATAAATTAGAATCAGAAAATAATAAATTAAATAGTGAAAACAGTAAATTGAAAAATACAATAAAATTAACAAATGAACAATGTAAAGATAAAATTGGAAGATTAAAAGAAATGCTCGATAAAGAAAGATTAGCGGCGAAAGCAACATTATCCCTGTTTGCATTAGATAAAAATAAAAAATCAAAAAAATAATTAATTTGTTTTTAATTATCAAAAATAAATTAATTAACATAATGATTCTGATTCACAGAATTTTTCTTTAATAGATAACAACAAAGGTATTAAAATATTATCGATAGGCTTAATTGAATTATATTCATGTAAACATTTATTAAATTTTTGAATATCATATAATTCGAAAGCTTTAATTATTTTATTCAAAAAAATATATTCAAATGAATTTGAAAATAATGGTAACATATCAACATAATTAGATAATTTAGAAGATACTTCAGAATAATGACAATAATTTAACATACATAATATTGATTTAAAAAAATATGTGCATAATGAATATTTAGAAATATTATTAATATAAGATGGAGCGATTTCTTCAACAATTTGTGGAATCTTTTGGTAATTCTCAGATTTGATATATAAATCAATTAGTTTATTTTTGCATTTATTAATTTCAAATTCAATGTTATCACAATTATAAAATTCGATAGCTTTTTCATAATATAAAATAGATTTTAATAAATCATTCGATGCTTCATAATAATCTGCTAATTCTTTATAATTTGAAGCTATTAGTTTAAATTTTCCATTTTCAGTATATATCGAAAATGCCTTTTCAAACAATATAGATGTTTTATTTAAATTGATATTTTTGATAGCCTTTGCTGCATTAATATAATTACTAGCTGATTCTAAAATATCATATTTTGATTGGTGTTCTGCAGCTTTCAGATAAGAATCATGTACAAGCTGATCCTCTTTTGCAAGTTTATAATAATTTGCGGCTTTTAAATATAATTCAACAGAATCTTCTAATTTATTTGGATTGAAAAAATTAAAGCTTCTTGAAGTATGTTCAGCGGAACGATAAGTTATATCAGCTAAATTCCTGTAATTCATTTTTTAATTAATAATATTTAGGAATGTTTTTTTAAATATATTATATATTTTTTAATCATTAATTTTTGTAAATAATTATTTATAAAAATTTATAAATAATTATTGTATTGGTTGCTCTTGTTGCATTACAAGAGCATGATTAATAAAATTTGGAGGCATACAATATACTTGTTGGGGTATATAATATGGTTGTGGGGGAATACTATATGGTAGTGGCATATAATATGGTTGTGGTACATATAATGGTGGTGGTACATAATATGGAGATACAAAATATGGAGGCATACATTGAGGATGTGGATGCATATATTGAGGATGTGGATGCATATATTGATGATGTGGATGCATATATTGAGGATGTGGATGCATAATTGGTGGATATTGAATAGGATCAATACAATGATTTGGTTGCATAGCTATATTGATTGGTTCGATTTCTTTGTGTTTAATAATTTCATTAAACTCAATAATTGGTTCTTGATTGATAATTGGTACATCACGAGCTTCAATAGATTCATCAATTTTTGTAACATGTTCATTATCACGAAGAAGATTGGTAATTCCAGGAGGATGATCAGCAAGAGATAAATATAAATCTTCAACGATAAATGCACGAAGATCCTCACCACGGATATTTTTTCCATGAGTGCAAAAACCATGACATTTTTTATCAGAACATAATGCACATGTTTTTTTAGTAGAAGAAGAAATATCAATTCCAATTTCTTCTAAAAATTCGCGCCAACATGTTTCCCAAAAAGCTTCAGAATAATGAGTAGGTTTACCACCGGGGAATGTTATGTTATCTTTTTTGTAACCACGTTTTTTTGCAAATTCAGATAAACGTTCAATTGATAGAATAACATAATCGTCATGATGTTTGTATGATTCCAAAGTTCTTTGGAGGTTTTTATTTTCGAGAATAGAAATTTCTCGTGATCCAAGTTCAATTTTTTCAAATTTCTTTTTATCATTTAAACCATTACGATCGCAGACAACTTCTACATCCATTGAATATTTTTTATTTTTGATATTTTCAATAAATTTGCCTAATTTGATAATCCCAACTCCATCAGTTTCGCATTTTGGAGAATATTTTTGAGAAATATATTTTGTGAAATATGGAGGCAATAATGCTATACATACAACAACATATTTGTTTTTTTTATGATTTCTTGTCATAAACGTCATTTTTAGTAAGATTTGGTGGTTTTTTACTTTTTGTCAGCTTAACAAATTTAAATATTACAGTCAAAATACTATTAGTATACATTATCATTAAATAGAAACATAATCTCAAATATAATTATATTTCAATTTTTTAATCAAATATTATATAAAAAAATGTGCATATATATAAATAAATCAAATAATGACAACAGAAAATAACGATATGTATAAAATCTTTTATGATAATGCAGAACAATATTGGTCAGAAAAATACAATACATTTTTAAATTTTTTATATTATAATGCAGTATCAAGTACAAAAGTTCAAGAATTGGAATCAATTATAACAAAATTAAAAAGTGAAGTATCTTCGTTTAAGGATAAATATGAAAAAATATCGAAAAAATATGATCGTTTAATGAATGATTATGAAGAGTTAAATGGTGAAAAAGTTGAATTAGAGCTCAAATTGAATCCACCAAAAAATAATAAAAAAAAGAGAACATTTAGTGATATAGAGATTGATGCATATTTAGACTTAAAAGAAAAGCAATCTGGAAAAACTAAAAAAAGAAGAAGAATTAGTAAAGTATCCCAAAATGAAATAGAAAAAGAATTAATTGATATATTTGAAAAAATAAATACAATACAAGATATTATTGCATTAGAATTAATTGAAAGTGATCTTAAGTATAAATATTTTAAGTATGATAAATTTAAAAAGTTATATGATACAATACCAAGTTTGAAAAAATTAGATGAGATGGTTGGTATGAATGATGTGAAAAATCAAATATTAACACAAATAATGTATTTTATACAAAATTTACATAATAATGATGAAATGTTACATACTGTGATAACTGGTCCACCAGGAGTTGGTAAAACAGAATTAGGAAAAATTCTTGGACAAGTTTATCTCAATATTGGCTTATTGGAAAATGATAAATTTAAAGTTGTAAAAAGACAAGATTTGATTGGAAAATATGTTGGACATACAGCACCAAGAACACAAGCAGTTATTGATGAATGTAAAGGCGGAGTAATGTTTATAGATGAAGCATATTCATTAGGTCATGAAGAAAAAAGAGATAGTTTTTCGAAGGAAGCATTAGATGTCATTAATCAAAATTTAACAGAAAATAAAGGAAAATTTGTGTGTATTATTGCAGGTTATGCAAATGAAATAGATAAATGTTTCTTTGCACAAAATGATGGTTTAAAACGTAGATTCCCATTTAGATACAATATTGATAAATATACAGGAGTAGAGTTATGTGAAATTTTTAAACGTAAAGTTAAAGCAGATAAATGGGAAGTTGAAATTGAATCTGATAAATTAAATGAATTTTTTAATAAACATTTAACTGATAATAAATTTAAATATTTTGGTGGAGATATAGAAAAATTATATCAATACACAAAAATGGCATTTAGTAATAGAGTTGCAAAATCAAGAGCAATTATTAAACATAATGAAAGAAAAATTAATTTTGAAGATTTAGAAAATGGAATGAAGAATTTTATTATTAATCAACCAAGATTAGATAAGATGGAAGAAGATGACAATAAAGCTGTTAGTAAATTAATGATGTATATGTAAATATTTTATAAACCTATTTTATAATAGATTTATAAGCTAATTGTATAATATATTTATAAACTGGATGTGCCATTTTATTTTTTAGTGAGACGTTCCGATAATAAGTTAGCATACAATTTATAATCTTTTCTATTGTAATGTTTAATAGTATATTTTTCAATTAGATCAATATTAATTGTATTTGCATTATTAATATCATATCCGTCAGAAATCATTCTTTGTAATATTCTTGTAATATTATTGCAATCATCAATACCTGAATGATGTTTTCCAATTAAATCCATTTTTAAATTTTCTAACATCCAAGCCATACCATACGATTCAGATACAGAATAAAATTTCTTAAATTCATCCTTGATGTTGATAACGTTTAGATATATTTTAGGAGGTATTATATTCCATTTTTTACATTCTTTAGGCATCATAATACCTAAATCCCAATAACCGCATGTTAAAAATACAACATCATCATTAGTATGAGTATTGATCCAATTATAATGATCATTTAGTACATCAATAAAATTATTTCCATTATTAACTTGATGTTGGGAAATACCAGTTAAATTATGACAAAAATCAGAAACAGTATGATTGACTAATGGTTTACAAAATTGTTGGAACTGTGAAATTTTTTCATAATTTGTTCCGTTCCATTTCAACAAAATGCTAGGAAATTCAATAATTTCATTATCGAAACCTTTTGATCCATCACAAGTACTTTCAAAATCTAATACACAAATATACTTCATATTAATAATAATATTAAGTGTTATTTATATTATTTTCAAGTAATGAACATTGTTATAATTTATATCTATTTATTAAAACTATAGTTAAAACAATAGTTAAGAAAGTAATAATATATGAATTATTTATTAATATAAATAATTCATATAATTAATATGAAATAAGTTTATTCGAAAAATCATTATTCATAATTAATTTTAATCCTTCACTAAAATCAAATAAAGATTGGGACCACTTATTATCATTAGGATTAAATGATGCAGGTTTATGTGGATATCCTATAAAATATTCAAAATTAAATTCTCTTTCAATACCGCTTGCCCCACCATCAATTCTAAAAAATAATTTTTTATTTAATGAATCCCATGTCATAATAATCACATATCCCATTCCATAATATGTTAATCCTAAATTTATTAGTCTTGTATTACCATTTTTTTTATAATGGTTAACATATTCGTTTATTTTATTTAATGATAAAAAAGTGAAAGTAATAGTAGATTCTTCATTAATTTGATAATTATAAGATAATTCATCATCTACTGAACTTGTACCAGTGTACAATAAAAACCATTCAAATGGTAAGTTATATTCAACAAGTATCGATTTCGCCATATTTGCGACATCAATATTGATATTATTATTGTTCCATAACTTATTACTTTCAGAAGGTTGAAAAAATGGATGATCTGTTACACAATGATTATTATTTGTCGGAATAACAAATAAATTATTAGTAAAAGATGATAAATTAGTACAAGCGTTGATATAATTTGTTAAAAACAATTCCATTTTATACTATATTTTTTAAATAATTATATTTTCAAATTCATAATTAGAATTATATATTTTCAAATTTTTATAAGATATTAATTTAAACTAAATATAAACGTGGCTATCATCAATATATTATAAGAATAAATAAAATTAACTCTTAAATAAAAAATATTATTTAGTAATTATTATGGCTTATACAAATAATATTAAAAGAAAAGATTACAAAGAAATTTTAATAAATGATTTACAATTCATAAACAAAAAAATATCAAAAAACGTTCCATATTTTTTATTAAAAACACAAAATCATTTTAAAAAATGGTCGAATCATGGATACAATAAAATTATGAGAATGATAATGAATATTAAAAAAGTTAACTATGATGCATATAGGTACGCAATTATGTTTTATGTAAATGGTTTTCAAAATAAGAACATGTATATAGAATTCAATAATAATCAAACTATTAAAATTTGTAATTTTGATATTATGTATAGAAATAATAATTTTTACATTAATAATGAAAAAATTAAATTAATAAATAATAGTAAACCAAAAGAATACTATAAAAAAAATATTGTACCATTTTGGGGAAATAAATATGATATACGTACATTAACGAGAATAATTAAAATAGATAATAATCCATATATCGATAAATTATCGACAATAACATTAAAAAATGGAAAAAAAATAAATGTTAAATTCGAAAAAACAATAAGTAATGAAGAATTGATAAAAGAAATCCAATCTATATATGGTAAAAATACAAATATGTTTTTAACAAAAAAAATAAATAATAGTTCAATGTATATTAAAATTCCGTCATTTGATGAGGATGAAAAATTATTTGAAATATTGAATAAAATGGATAATATTAAAAAATATTCAAATTTGGTTATTGATTTATCATTTAATAATAAAGGCAATAATGAAATTATGAGATCATTTGTTAGAATATTATTTACTGATGACTATCTAAAGAAAATCGTTCATGACTATAACAAAAAATTCGAGACAATAACAATGATTTCAAAAGATAAAATTAAAAAAGATAAGGAATATTATAATAAATCTTGGAATATATATGATGAAACAAAATATATGAATAAAATTAAAATAAAATCTAATGAAAAATATAATGGTAATATTTATATTATTAGTAATGGATACACAACAAATATAGCTAATATATTTATTAATGATATGTTACAAATACCAAATGTATATCATATTGGATCATGTTCTAATTTATTAACTGACTGTGATAATATTAATAACATTGAATTGCCTTCAGGGTTATGTACATTATATTATCCAATTGAAATTTCAATATCACATAAATATCCTAATATTATTAAGCCTAAATACATTTATAAAGAAGATTATAGTAATGAAGAAGAGTTTAATGTATGGTTAAATACAATAATTAATTCATCTTAATAGTTTAAAATAAATTAATTAATAATAACCACCTCTTCCGCGGCCTCTTCCTCTACCAGAGAATCCACCACGATTATTTCCGTGAGAATTATTTTGTTGATTACCATGATAACCTCTTTCTTGGGAAGATTTTACAGCATTTATTAATTGTGAACACCTATCACCTTCACTAATTTCTTTCATATTATTCCATGTGAAATATCCATTCCAATTTTTAATCTCGGAAATTTTTGTATGTACATCTTTTAATAATTTTTTAGTATTGTCATCAGTTAAACCATTTTGTGAATCAAGATGAGCAATATTATATTGTTCTGCAATTGACAAGAATTTTGTTTGAAAACATACTAGATTGCGAGATGTTTGTGTTGCATCAAATACTTTAGTACATCTTCCAGTAGTTACAGTTGTGTTGGAAAGTTCTGGACATTTTGCAGGATTATTATAGTTACCTTGTACATACCAAAAAACATTTCTAGCATCACATTCTTCAATAAAAGTAGATGAAACATTAGTCCATTTGTATTTATTTGATACGAGTAATAGAATTAACCAATCACCAAGGTTAGGTACAGTATTTTTAGATCTGTTATTGGAACTTTGTAAAAATGTTTCAATTTTCTTATCTGCAATTGTACTAATATTTGGATATTCTTTCTTAACTTGAAGGAGTAGTCTATAAAATGCAAAATATCCATCAATGAATTTATCATTTGCAGATAAATTATTTTTGGCATTCATTACTTCGACAACGTTATTGTTCATCACAGAAGATAAAACGTATAATGACATTTCTTCAATTGATATATTATTAATCATTGGTTTTCCAGTAGCTGAATAAATATCTTTCATAGTTTTGTAGAATAAATCTTTTGATAATAACCAATGCTTATTATTTATGAATAATGGTAACCAATATTGAAATTGTTGATTTGTGCTACTAACACGAACACCATTTTCAAAAGCTGTACAACTTAAATATTCACATTGTGATGAAACAGAACCGTTTCTATTGTTAACAGTAATACCATAACCAAATGTTTCATAATCAGGAAGTGAAACTTTAGACATATAACATGAAATTGGACAAATTGGTTGTGATAATTTCTTGCATCTTTTTATTGTGAATGAAGAAATATTTTCTTCAGTAGGAACATCAATTAGATATTTTTCAGCAATTTTTGCATTCTTAACTGGTAATATATCTTTTTCATTTGTCGATAGATAATTATCACCACCCGCAAGAACGGCTTGCATTTGTACAAGTATAGTTGATACTGTATATGATGGAGACCAACCACTAGCTTGATTATCTTTACCCCATTCACTATGTACTGCTCCGAAATTACCAAATAAATCAAGACATACAACAGTTCTACCTTGATCATCAGAAATACTTGCACCACCATAATATTTGATTGGTGATATGAAATATGCATGAGGTGCTTTAACTGGATATTGTTCTGTAAATTCCAAAACAAAATAGATATGAATTCCTTGATAAGGAGATCCTGGAGCACCAACAACACAACATTTCCATTCAGAAAGATTATCATCAATTGGAGCAGCATTTGCACCAATTAATGGATTTTCTTGTAAATCCATATAATCTTGAGAAAGTCTTTTAATAGTACCACTTGGTAAGAAAGTTGACTTAACTGATTTCGAAACGGACATTTTAATAAGAGATTGTACGGTTGTGAAAGTTTTTGTATATATTATTTAAAAAGGATATGCATATAATTATAAATTCAATTTTTTATAATTAATAATATTTAAATATTTGAACATATTATTAATTATCAATAATATGTTTTTAAGATTTAGAAAAAATAAAGATGAGCTTCCATTATATAATCCAAATTTTAATGAAAAAAAGGATGAACCAGTTGATAAATTATACATATATTTTATTTTGATGTTTATATTCTTATTGGTAAATTTAATAGTAGGATTTACATTAACATATAAATATTTTTGTTCACATCTTACAAAACATGACGAACTATAAAAAAATTTGATATTATCATTCAATGACATAATTGTTATAAATAAAAATAATGTAAATAAATATGGAAAAAAATCAATTACAAGAATTCTGTCAAAAAAATAAATTACAATTACCAATATATGAATCAAATAGAATTGATAATGATCAACCACATTTACCAAAATGGATAGCATCTGTTATTGTCAATAATGAAAAATTTATGTTAGGTGTTGACAAATATGAAAATAGTAAAACATTAGCAGAAAGGAAAGTTGCAAAAATAGCATTCGATAAAATTAATGAAAATAATATAATATGTGGTGATAAAAAAACTAAAAAAACTAATGAAAGTAATGATATAGATATACAATCAGTAAAATATGTAATATTAGGAGATGCAGAAAATATTAAATTATTGGATATGAAATACAATGAAAATAGTGTAGTAATTGGATTCGCGTGTCAAAGTTTTCATATGCTTGATAAATATATTGATGATAAAAAATGGAATATTATATCAAATTATATTGAACCAACTAAACTAATAATAAATAAAAAAATATACAAACATTATTTATTTACAATAGATGATAAAATTAACGATTTAGCAGATCATTATCTTACGATGTATGCTTCACAAATCGTTATAAGTAATATTTTCAATAACGCTACATTTATTATTGTTACAAAAGATCATGCAGGTTGGTGTACATCATCAGTATTAAGAAAATTAAATTCTAAAATTAATGTTAGAAATTATTCATCATTAAAATTAATAGAAATTGATTTAAAATAAATTATTAATTAAATATTTAATTAATAATTTATTTATTAACATGCATAAGTTTCAAACCAAATATTCGGTTATCGTTATTGAATTTGGCAAGTCCTTTTTCTTGTAATAATAATTTAAAATGTGTTATCGACATATCAGTATTACTTAAATGATGATATCTAAGCCAGTGACAATACATTGTATGTAATACAGCAAGATCAATATATGATTTAAGGTCACCACATACATTTTTATACCAGAATGTATTAACATAATAAATTCTATCTGCTGACATTATATGTAATAATAAGTGTATTATCTTATTAATTATTTTAAGTTTATTAATTAAACTTAAAATAATTAAAATTCAATTTTTATAAATTTTTATTAATATGTATTGCAGTTACATTAATAGTATATATTGTATCATATGTTTGGTCATTGTATTCATCTTTTTCATCATAATATTCACCAGGATATTGTCCAAAAATTTCTTTTTGTAATATTAATGTATAAGAATTAAAAATTTCATCTAATGTATCCGAGTTAAGCTTAGGTATTTCATGACCATCACCTAAATTAGCTGTACATTTTTCTATTTGTAAAAGTTTAATAGTAGAATATTGATCAAAAATAGTATTATATAATATACGATCATTACCAATTAAATCTTCAGGATTAATTGAATCATATTTTCGATGTAGTACAATAAATATATCTCCATCTTTTTCATCAATTTGTTCCATAATTTTAATTATATCTTTATTTGGTTTAAGATTATTAAAAGTTACAATTTCATTTTCGTATTCAATAATTTTATTTTTAAGATCGTTGATTTTATTTTGGACTTCAGATATATCATTAACAACATCATCATTCTTAACAGTTAATTTTTTAGGAATAATATTATTGGAAAATAATTTAGCATATTTGCTTGGAATAATAAGTTTAGATTTGAAAATATATCTACATCCAGATGTAACAGGTGTACATTCATGTTCTACATTAATAGGAAATCCGACTAATGTCCATTTTGTTGAATGTAGATCATTATATGATATAGTATGTTGAGATAATCCATCATGTATAATTAAATTACCACCAACATATTTATGTAATTTTTTAGGAGGAAATAATAACAATGTACCATAATGATCATCATTTTCTTTGCCATCAGTATGTTTTTTAAAATATCCACCATTTGCATATGCAAGAAACGTCCATTTATTTTCATCTTTATTATAATAAAATGGTGAATCAATATTAATTGAATTATAATAATCTGGTAAAATTTGTTTTACAGATACATTAAATGAAGTATTAAAATCACCATTAGATGTAACTTTATTGTGTACCAATTTCAAAGTAAGATCTTTCATAGTTTTACTTTTTCTAATTTTTTTATCGATAATATTACTACCATTAATGGCAACAGTAGAATCTTGCATATTATTAGCTAATTTAATTTCATCTATAAATTTGTCAACAAGAATACTTTCCTTTGTATTTGATGATTTTTTATAATATTTTTTACTAGATTTTTTAATTTTTTTGTAAACTTCGATATTTTTTACAGAAAATTGAAAAATAAAATGTGTATTCATTAATAAATATAATAGTTTGATTATAATATAATAGATTTTTTAATAACGATAAGTTTTATTTTTCAATTTTTTAATACGCAATGATACTAGAAAAAGGTCGAATTAGAGTTGATATTAGCGATATGTGTTTAAATATGTGTCCATGTAAGCATAGTACACGCATTAATGGTGAAACAATCGGGATACTTGATTCAATAGAAATATATAAATTATTAAAATCTTATAATATGGATATTCCTAAACATTTTAATTATTGTGAAAAAATATTATGTAATAGAGAATTAAATGAAATAATTAGTAGAGGTGAAATTGAAATATTGAGAGGTAAAAGATTAAATTCATCAAAATTTTTGGAAACAGCATGTAGATTTAATAGATATGAAATTGTTAAATATATGGTAAATGAGTGTAATTTAGACATATCAATTACATCAGTTATGGAATCATGTAAACACAATGATATTATAATATTAAAATTTTTTAAAAATAGAGGTATTGATTTGAATACATTCGAATTATATAATGAAAATAATCAAAATGGATATAATGCAATCACTGTTGCAGCATACAATAATAATTTGAATGCGGTACGATTTTTGCTTGATGATTGTGGAATAAAATTATACACAAATAAAATATCACCATTATATTATGCAATTAATAATAAATGTTATGATGTCATTAATTATTTATTACAAGTTAGTAAAGATAAACAAATAAAATATACAAATAATGAAATATTATGTGCTACAAAGAATAAGATGAATAATGTTGCAATATATTTAATAGAAAATGATTTATTACAAAATAAAGATTAGATTTAATTATAATCTAACACAAAATAATAAATAAATTAACAAATTGTTAATTTATTTATTAGGTATTAATTTAATTTATCAATTGCATCAATTGTTTTATTCTTTTCATCACCATCTTCTTCATCTTCTTCAGTTGAAGATAATTTGTATCCATATAAAGACTCATTCTTTAGTGCTTTACAGAAATCACTATTCTTGAGTAAATATTCTTTGAGGTCTTTTTTATTTGGACATTTTCTATCGGCATAATTTTCTCTATACCAATTACGCATGAGTGCAAGAAGTGCTGGTAGAGAAACATGTTCACTTGCTTTATCAGATTTGATGATGTGATCATTGAGGAATTCCATGAATATATCAGATTTTTGTTGATATGCTTTAGTAAATTTGGTTACTTCTTCTGGTTCAGTAATACCCTCTTTTTTATAAATTGCAAAATAATGTATCAATAGAGACATAAATGCTTCTTTCCATTCAATTAATTTTTCACTTAATTGCATATCTTTCTTAAATTGATTTGGTTTTGTTGGATGATCCACGAATTCAGATTTAAATTCTACAACACGCAAACGTCTCCAAGTACCACCATCAGAGGATGGAATAGTTGGTAACTTATTACAAGTTAATAACAATTTGAATTGTGGTTTGAAATAAATAGGATCTTTGTATAATCCTCTAGCTTGGATTCTATCACCACCAGATAATTCTTTCATATAACCAACATTAATTTTATCATTTTCTTCTGGTTCCTGGAAAACACAAAATCGTACACCTTTCTTATCAGCAACTTCAGGATTAGCTGAGCTTGATCCACCTCTTTTATGTGTTAAAAGAGTAATTGGAAAAGTACCACAATAATTACCAAAAGCTAATTGGAACAATTCAATTAATTTTGATTTACCATTAGATCCCGTACCAGTCCAAATATGGAATTTTTCATCAGGTGTATGACCCTGTAGGTAACTTGATAATAAGAGCAATATATATTTACACATTGCTTTATCAGGATGAATTTTTTGAATAAATTTAGTTACATTGATTATATGTTCATCTTCTTCATCATATTCATAATAATCAATTCCAGTATTCAATCTGATATAATCATCAGGACATCCATCTCTAAAGAAGCAATTTTCGAGATCATATGCTCCATTATTAAATCCAATAAGATATCTATTTTCATCAAGTCTTTCTAAGAATTTATCATTGTATGCCAATATTCTAGATTCACTCATAACATCATTTTTGAATTTGGTTGTTTTAAGTTTACTAATAATCTTATTAATATTTTCTGCTTTTCTATGAAAAGAATCTCGTTCTTCACCAGGTTCCATTGTCATAGATGTAGCATAATAAAATGCAGCAACTTCTGAGTATTTACTAACTAATTCTGTTGAAATTTTCATATTTAATGTATAACCTTCTTCAATTTCAATCCACCTATGATTTCTAAATTCAAACCATTGTTTATGTTTTAATGAAGCACAAACATATTGATATCTATATAATTCGACAAGTACTTTAGCAACATCATATGGAGTTCCAGTAAGACTACCTTTTAATAAAGTAGTAATTTTATTTTTCTTAAATTCAAGATAGCCATTAACGTTATCACTTTTTGCCCAATAATGTAAAGATGCAAGTGAATATCCACCTTCTTTAAATCTATGCCATATTTTATCACACTCACCTTCTCTAAATTTAGTAGGACATTTTTTACTAAATTTAATCCATGTTGGAAGTAAACCATAATCAATATTGTGTAAACATTTACCAACTTGTATCCATGTTATATAATCTGATGCTCTTTTGAGAGAGAATAATTCGGTTAATTGTACAGCAGTCTCAAAATCTTCAGTTGATGCTTTCTTAATGATACTAGTAATACCAGTTTTCTCAGATAATTGTTTTCCATCTTTTTTCTTTTCTGATTTACTTTTGATTTTACTTAATCTTTCTTCAAGATCAACAAGATCAACATCATCTTTATAAGGTAATATTGAAGATCCATCAACATCATAATTATATTTGCGAATACTTAAATATTTTGGTAATTCACGAAGTTTATATAATGATGTCGGTACTTTTTTACCTTCATAATCTAAAATTTGTGTTAATGCATATGGTTTACATGAAGGTTTAGCACATCCATATAATAACCAGTTTGTACTATAAATAATACCTTTATCAACAATAGTATCTAAATCATTAGTTAAAGGCATTTGTTTTAATAATTTTTTTTTATCAATTTCACCCATAAAATCTTCACGTATGATATATTGAATATCTGGTCTTAAACATAACTCAGGATATTCAATATGTAAACCGTCACATACTTGACCTCTACGAACACTTGGTGACGGTTTTTCGAATACAAATGCTTGCATTTTTTCATAAGGAACATCAATATATTTTCTCAAGCAATTATTATATGTTTTAACTAATTTTGTTATAAGTTTATTATCGTAATATCTTTCTCTGTTTTCCATTGCTTGTTTAAAATCGAGATCAATGACAACAGGACCAAAATCAGTATGAGCTTCTGTCATGGAAATATATGTTTCATTTTGGTTACCAAATCTTCTTGCTTTATTAAATAAATTATAAAATCTTTCCATTTTGCTATCTGGTATGAAAAATGCTCCATATGGTTCACCCATAAGAGTGTGAGTATATTCGGCACCTTTTTCTACTTTATATTTATTTACAAAATCATAAAATTTATCCAAAGGATTTGAATCCATAATATTATCAGTATATACATTTTTATTCTTAGAACTTTTTTGTTTTAATATAATACCGTCATCATCACTATCATCATTAACAACAATTTTATGTTTTTTTTGTTTAACTGATGAAGGACTATCACTTTTTGATCCTTTTTTATTTTTTTTGCTTGATGGACTATGAATATCTTCTACGCTTTTATGAATTTTCTTATGTTTGGCAAGCATTTTATGAAGTTTGACAATTAATATTTCTTTAAATAATTTATTGTGGATAATAAATTACAATATTTTTTTCAATATTTTATATCATTTGCTTACGTTTTTCTTTAAAATATCAATTTTTTTATATATATTTTAGTTATTTAAAAGAATAATTAATTATATTATAACAATAAATAAACAAAGATGCCAAATATCAAGAGAGTAATGGGTGATTTAGCAAACTTTCAAAAAAATAAACCAAATAATATATTTATACATTACGATGATTCAAATATCATGTTAGTCAAAGCATTAATAATTGGTCCAGAAGATACACCATATGAAGGTGGTTTTTATTTTTTTGAATTAAGATTTCCTGACGATTATCCATTTTCACCATTCAAGGTAAAATTTTTAACAACTGATGGTAAAATAAGATTTAATCCAAATTTATATCAATGTGGAAAAGTATGTTTGTCAATAATTAATACATGGTCTGGTCCATCTTGGTCACCATGCCAAGATTTAACATCTGTATTAATTGCAATACAGACAATGGTAATGAATGATAATCCATTAAATAATGAACCTGGATATGATAATTTGCCAAAAACAGATAAAAAATGTGCTGATTATATAGCAGCAATAGCACATGAAAATTTAAGATTTGCTATATTAAAGATGTTGGATAATCCAATTTATTTGGAATTTAAAAATATTATTATTGATCATTTTATTAAAAATTATACAAATTATAAAAATTTTGCTCAAAAATATAGATATGATAATGAAGAAAAAAAAATAAATGGTAAATATGAAAATATAAATATTAGTACTGTATATAGTATGAGTTTCTATACTAACTTCAAACTTTTAAGACGTAATATTCAGAAAAAATACAAAGAATTGATACATTGATTTTATCAATAAAATTGAAAAAATAAAATTTGATATAAACATAAATATATATCTAATAATAATTATATATAACTATAAAAATGTATATTCCATATTGCGCAAATTGTAAAAATAGTTATGGTATTACAAATAGTATAGCAATACTTGAAGGAGAAGATAATGACTCAGATATTCAAAAAGGTGGTTCAAGTAAAAAAGAGAAAAGTAAGAGTTTTGATAGTTTAGATGAAATATTATTTTCGATTCTATCAAAAAGTAAAATAGATAAAAGTATTGTTGAAAAAATAGATTTAAATGAATTGAAAAAAAATGACTTATTCAATAAATTAACAAAATTACAAAAAGAATATATTGAAAATTATATTAGAACAGAACAACCAAAAAAAAAATCTTCGAAAAATGAAAATTCTAATGAAAATGAAAAAAAGAATATTTGTTATTATAAATGTGGAAATTGCGGATATTTTGAAAAAATAGAACCAGGTGCTTTAATTTTTATTAAATCAATATCAAAGAAGAATGAAAGTATGACATATGAAGATTATAAATATATGATATATGATAATACATTACCCAGAACCAGTCAATATACTTGTAAAAATAATGAATGTAAAACACATAAAGATAAAAATATAGAAAAAGAAGCAGTATTTTTCAGAATTAGTGAGACAAATTATCAACTTATATATACTTGTTGTGTATGTCAAGAAAGTTGGTTAAATTAAATAAATTTTTATTTTATAACATAAAATAAAAATTTGAATATAAAAATATATTTATATAAAAACATATGTGCTTATATATTATACAATAATATATTATAATATGACAAAGAAGAGTAACATAGTTAAAAAAGTTGTATTTAATAAGAAAAATATAGTTGAAGATAAGTTTACAGGAGGGTCTGATGAAGAATTAGATATTAATAATAGTGATTCATATGACAATACTGATTCTGACATTAATACTGATTCAAGCAATGGATCTGATAATGATTCTGATAATGAAGATGATGATAATAATGAAGATGATGTTGATGAAGTTGAAGAGGGTGAAGAGTTGGAAGATACAAAATATTCGGATGAAGAAGATGAAGAAGATGAAGAAGATGAAGAAATTGAAGAAGATGAGGAAATTTCTGCAGAAAAAGATACTGATGATATTAAAGATGATGGTGATGCTGATATTTATGATGAAACATGTTTGTATGATAATGTTAAGAAAACAAAGAAAAAATATGATTTAGATGACATTTGTGATTATGAAGTATTTGATGAAGAAGATGTTGATCAAATTGTAGAATCACAAATACCAGATGATGAAAGAATAATATATCCTAAGCCACAACTTAGAAAATATGAATTAGTTAAAATTATTGGAACACGTGCAAAACAAATATCAATGGGAGCAAAAGTTTTAATTAAAGGTTATGAAACATTAAGCCCACAGCAAATTGCAATCGAAGAAATAAGAAATAAAATGACTCCTTATATGATTAAAAGAAGATTTCCTAATAAGAAATATGAACTTTGGAAAATTAAAGAATTAGATGTTGATACTATATTGTCTACTATTAGTATGTAATTTATGATTAAAAAATAAATTTAATAATTTTTAATCATAAAATAATAAACCAGCTAAACCACCGGTTATCATCAACCAATTATAATTATGTGCATAAACTCTTACATCAAATGCATATCTATCAGATTGTTTAGATGAATGCATTTTAATTAATAATTTTGCATGTGCAATTCTACTCCAATTACATTCACCAGTTGGTTGATGATCTTCTGGTTTCAATGCAAAATTATAAGAATAAATCATATTATTTGGCGTTCTAGTTTGATGATAATAAGATTGATATAATCGATAATATTTTGCAGGCATATTTGGAACTCTATCTTCTCCATTAAATTGTATTGATGCTGTATCAAATGTATCTTTACCATCTCCAATCCATGGAATCTTCGATACACTATAGTTAAACCAATCATTACCCTTAGGATATGTACAATATTGATCATTATATACTCCACTTGCTCTATTAGTTACATCTCTTCGTTGTATTAACCATATTAATTGTTTAACAGGTTGATTGAATTCTAAATCTATTTTTACAAATCCAGTTTTATTATCATATGTATTAAAACTTGTTTGTACTTGTTCAATTAAATATAAATGACTACCTTGTGCAAATTTATGTCTTTCATTCATATCTAAAAATATATATTCTACTAATAATGAAGCATCAATATCTACGGATCCACCCAATGGTGTTGGAGCATTATCTTTATTTGATACCCAACATTCATTTAAATCTCTAAATTTAACGTAAAGTTCTACTTCATGATATTGAAGTGAAATTAATGGTATTGCTAATCCAACGTTTCTACAAAACCAAAAATTTAATGGCACTAATACATCTAATTCATTCTTGAAACTATCATATGAAAAAGATGCTTGATCTTTTTTACCTATCATTTCATAATATCCTGTACGCTTTTCTGCAGTTTGAGTTAATTCCATCCATATTTCTAACCACTCACCATATTGTTTATCTATCGTTTGACCACCTATAACTAACTCAGCATATTCAATAATAACATGACCAATACCATTTGCCCATCCATAAATTAAATCTTCAGATGTATCATTATTTAGTAGACATGTCGGACATGTACAACAGTTACATATATTTCCGCTATTTGTATAATTAATGTTTTTATTTTTATTTAATGATGGCAATTTTATGTACATACATAAATTTTTAAGTAAATCACCTTTTTTTGATAATATGCATCTGGATCGTTTCCCAAAATTTGTTCCACCACTTAATACTTCAACAGCAGTTTCTATTGCAAAATTTGTATGTCTTCTATAAACAGTTTTAAAAAATGTAATTTCTGGTTTATCAGTTAAATAAATATTTTGATCACCGATATAAATTAATTGGATTAATCCTCCTCCCATATTATGACCTTATATATTATATATAAGATTATATATATATTATTTTTTCTACTTATATTATAATATAATGTTTAAAGATAAATCATTTAAAACTGTTAGGATTTTAAATAAAAATAAAGCAGATAAATATTCTGCATCAATCTTTGCACATGGTGGTATTACAACATTACAAAATATATATTCCATTGGACAGATCGAAACATCTTCAGATATCATAGTAGGTGGAAATATTAAATGTGATAATTTATTTGTGCTCGATGATTGTAATAAAATTATGAAAGTAAATTATTCTATATTGCCAAATAATAAAAAATTTATAGAATTAGATATTGGATCTGAAAGTTGTAAATGGGATAAACTATTTGTTAATAATATACATACAACTACATTTAATTCATATAATTTAACAGTATCCAATAATGCATCATTTGGTAAAAATCATTTTCAAAAAAATTCATTGATTATAAAATCGACCGATATTAGCACAAATTCTGATTCAAATATGTTAATAGATATATTTCCTAATGATTATATTCTATTAAATACTGTATTATTTATTAATAGTCAAAAGAATGCAAATAAATTCATTACAATTGACCCATACAATGATAGTATTATTGCAAATATTAATAAATTAAATATTAAAAATACAACAAATAATACAAATATAATTGACATTACAAATAATAATATATGTATATCTGCTTTAAATATGAAAATAGCATACAATACCATTGAAATTCCTACAACATCATGTAATAATGGTATTTTTACTTTAAGTTATGCCGCATGTATTTTAAATTATGATCCAAATAATATTTTAGAATTTTACGAAATTCATCCATATTATAATAGATCTACATTGATTACATTATACAATATCAAAAATAATGAAATTGTACTTAAATATGGAATACATGAATATATATTGAATAAAAAACTTGAATTATATTATGATTTAGAACAACAAATAATAACTATTATGTAATAACTTATGTCAATAAAAATTGAATATTAATCATATTGCTGTTTTATTTCTTATTGAATCAAATATTATAATTCCTGTACGACCAAGAACAATTCATATATAAAATGAACTCTAAAATTAGCATCAACTCTCGTATTCGCGTTCCATTATCTAAAATTTATGATGCATTCGACATTAAAATAAAAAATACAAAGGATGAAATAAAATTAAATGCAATTATTAAATTAAGAGATGGTATTGAAAATCAAATTTACGATTTTAGTGAAAAATACAAGGATTCTTTGTTATCTTTTAATCATGGTCAATATCCTGAACCATACAAAGGAACTGATTATTTTGATATTTGGTATTTTGTTCCAATGGCAACACAAATTAAAATAATGAATGAAGATGCATATGATTTCTGGGTTGGTACATTTGATCCAGCTGATGAATCTGTTCATAATTCGATAGCATCATTAACAAATATGATAACATGTAGACTTGATCAATTTGCTTACTTTTTAATTTGGAAAGGAAGAAAAAATGATGATGGAAGTGATATCAAGAACTATTTTTGTAATATATACATAACTGATATACATCATAAAGCACGTGAAGCATTAAAAAAAATATATATTCCTGCCATCAAAGAATTACATGAAAATTATAAAAATGAGATGGAACAGATTAGATTGAATTCATCACCCAAAAATAAAAATATTAGTCCTAAAAATAAAAACATTAATAATAATCAAGTTGTAGTAACAATTGAAAATTCCAAAGAAAATACTAATGAAAGTAATAATTTATTTTCAACATTTGAACAAAATAATGAGATAGAATTAGATTCTGTTCCAGTAAATGTACAGCTTAATCAAGTAGATATACAGATACTTGAAGACAATAATGAAAAAATACAAAGTAATAATAAAAAGTTGTCTGTCGATGATTTTTATTCGATTTGTAAGCAAGAAATGATTGAGCATAATAATATTTCAGAAGAAAATCAACTATCTGAAGAAATTGGTGAAGAACATATTCGTGATATATTAAATGATAAATTTAAAAAAATTACTGGAAAATTACAATATTCTATTAAAGAATTTGATACTTTATTTGGGAAAATGCCAGTTGTTTGTGTACATTTAGCAACAAATGATGGAACATTTATTGCTGTTCCAGTTACCAATTTTATTACAAATATGAATAATCCAATTAATTTTATGTAAAATAATTTATGGTAATTGATATTAATAATTTATAAAAGATTATATATTATTAATATAATAATGGTTTTATTTAATGTTATTGAAAAAAACACAGGAAATATTATCGAACTGACAATAGAAGAAATTGTTGATTTACATTATAATGATACAATAAAATTAATTACTCTAAATGATTTAAATAATCTTGATAAAAAATATAAAAATATTGTTAATGAAAAATATATTGAAACACTAAAAAAGAAAATTTCAAATTATACAAAAAAAATACCATTATATGATGTGTATTCTAAAAAAATTTATCTTATATATCGAAGTAATGTTTATCATAGAGTGATATATAATCATTATAGGTTGCCTGATATCAACTTACTAAATTATCATAAAATTAAGGATAATAAATTAAGTAAAAATATAACAAGAATATTATCAATATATAATTTTAAATATTTAGAAGAAACATATTATAAATTATTTTACTATTCACAACCTAAAGCATTTCGTTTGACAATATGCAAAAAACCATCATTTGATCCAAATTTAGACCATATTGATCCATACTATTCAAAACATGAATTAATTCATTTAGGATTAAATCAAAATATTATTAATATTAATGATATTAAATTATATGATGGTGATATACCATATAATCAATTATTGAAAATTTGTAATGTTGTAGTTAAAAATGATATATCCTATGACATTTTGATAAATCATCAAAACTTTATTTTTGAAAATAAAACTATTGGTTTGGTTAAAAATTATTCATTATTTGGTTCTTTTTTTATGAATGAATATTTAAGAAGGATTAAGTTATCAAATATTACTAATAATGAATCAAATATTATTAATATAAATAGAAACATGTTATTAGAAAATAGCATTAAGTTAATGTGGAATTTAATGCTTGATGCTCCTCCAATTCAAAATAATTTCAGTTTATTTAGATTTATACAAAATGATTCATATTTATCACATTTAAATATCGGTGATACATATATTGAAGATAGTTTTATAAGCACAACACGAAATCCTTTTTATTATGAATCCATAAAGGATAACAATTATGGACATGTTTTTGGTTTTATATTAATTAAAATTAATATAAAAAAGGATGATAAAGGAATCTTATTTATTGAAGGATATTCTAATTTTCCGCATGAACAAGAAGTATTATTACCACCATTATCAATATTGCGATTGGATAATATTAATGAATCATTTGAATTTTATCATTATGATAAAGAATTTACAAGAAAAATAACAAGAAAATATGAATTCACATATATGGGATCTCATGATATAAAATTATTTGATGAATATATGTCCAGCAAAAAAATTAACTATAATATTCCCGATATTAAACATATTAATTTATATAATTTTAATTATAATAATAACAAGAATATTGCAAAAAATATAAGAAATTTTTTAAAAAATATAATTAATGAAAATTTTCAATTTGAATCAACTGTTGGCAATAATACATATTTGTTTACAGTTGAATCATATGACAGCACAAATATATATTCAAAATTTTTCTTTTTTCAAGTTAAAAATGGTATTTCCATCTATATAACAAATCAAAAATATGGTAATATAAATCTATTAATTGAAATAAATAACCAAATACATATTAATTATTATTTTAAACATAGCTTATCTGAATTAGATCAATATATTAATATTAATAATAAAGACTGGTTAGAATGGATCGCATTACTATCATATCATTTGGGTATAAATGATATTTACATTCATCCCAATTATTATTTTCCAATTTCAAACAAAAAAAATAATAGTATAGCATTTAAAAAAATTACTTATGAGGTAAATACTTATGATTATCTTAAACATAATAAAAAAAATTTTGTTGATATTAACGAAGTAATTCCAAATTTTGATTATTATCAATTGGATTATCTTAAAAATATTTCACCCGATATGTTATTATCCGAGAACGATCATGATGAATTGTATCAAGTTTATATTGATAATAAAAAAATAATTAATAGTGTTGCAAATCTATTTATTTATATTGTTGATAATAAACCAATATTATTAAAATCATTATTGAATAAAATGTATAGAATTTATAAAGATGATAATGAAAATCCATTTTTGAATTCTTATTATAAATTTGATGGATTGTCTTATTTATATAATAATAAAATTATAGATTCATATCCAATATTTAATAACGAAAATAACCAAGATACATATATATTACGCGAAAAATATGATTATATTTTATCAAAAACAAGAATCCCAAGAGTTTTAAATAGACAAGAAATAATAAGTATATAACGTATATTAATTAATAATATAATTTATATTTTATCTTAGATTATATATATATAAATATGGAAGAACATTTATTCGATATTCATGTTAGTAATGATGAATCTACAAATTTTGTTAGAATATATAAAGACGATAAATATAAAAATAATGATAGATATGTATATACATGGAAATCAATAGGTGAAATTGTTAAAACAAAAATACCAGAAGATATACATATTGAAAGAATAAAATTTAATGAAAAAATTAAAGGAGATGTTGAAGTAACATTATATGATAGAGATGATGCAAAAGAAACTAACAATACTGATACACTTATAATTAAATCATCGGAAAATATGAATTATATTATACCTGAAAATTGGAAAGATAAAGCTAGTTCATTATCATATAAAATAATTATAAAAGAAGGATTTGATAACTTTTCTGGATGTAAATGTCAAAGTGATAAATGCAATTGTTCAGGCAAATGCAATTGTTCAGGTAAATGTAATTGTTCAAATAAAAACTTAAATAATAATATGTATACTTGTCAATTTAATAATTATTATCATAATATTTTATTATTATTTGGTCTTACAATTATTGCGTATTTTTTATATAAATATTTTACAAGAAAATAATTTATTATATTTTTAAATTAAAAATATAATAATACGCTATTTTTATAATTTAAATATATAAAGAATTATCATTATTATAGATAACAAAAAAATGCAACAAGATCTTTATTCAATAGATAATAATAAAATAATTGATGATGATAGTTCAACTATTGAAGAAATATCAGAATGTTCTGATATATGTGATATATTTAGAGGATCTATTATAAACAATACATATATTCTTCTTCATAAATTAGGATCTGGATCATTTGCTCAAGTATGGCTAGCATATAAAATTAATTTCCCATTGGAACCGAATAATAAGAATAATCAACAAAACAAAAATGAATTTTGTGCACTTAAAATACAAAATTATGATGAATACGAAAATGGAAAAAAAGAAAGAGAAATATTTAATAAACTAAATCAAGTTATTACTATTAGAAAAAAAGAAACTTCAAAAAATAAAGATATTTATTGTAATGATTATAGTTACATTAATACAATTTTAGATTCTTTTGTATATCAACCAGATCCATCAGATGATCGAAAATATATGTGTATGAAATTTCAGTTAATGGGAGGATCCTTATATGATTTAATTAATAGTGGTAAATATAAATATGGGTTACCACTAAATATTATTAAAAGTGTTATTAGACAAACTTTAATTGGATTAAAATTCATACATGAAAAAGCAAAAATTGTACATACTGATATTAAACCAGAAAATATTTTATTTGATGGAATAAGTAATATTTCTCAGCAAATTATAAACGAATTTAATAAAATAAATATTAGAAAAACATATTTTAAATATTTAATGAATTATTGCTCAAAAAATAAAATTCAATTAAAGAAACTTAAAAAGAAAAATTTTTCAGATGTTTTGATACTTGTCGGAGAATATATTAATGAATTTATAAATGAAAAATTCCCTAATGATGATGATACTGATGATTCTGATGACGATGATTCTGATGATGATGAAGATGACAATGATTCTGATGATGATGAAGATGACGATGATTCTGATGATGATGATGATGAAGATGATGATTATGACGATGACGATGATGATGATGATAGTGAGGATAATATAAAAACTGATATTGAATGTAATATCGATAATGAAATGAAAAATATATTAAAAATGGCAAAGAAAGATAAAGAATATGCCCCATTAAATGGTGGAAGACTACAATCATTTGACGATTATGTGTATAATCCTTATATAGATTATTATAAGAAGAATGGTAAAAAAGTAGATTTAGAATCGTGTTATAATTTTGTTGAATTATTAAATAATGCTGAAAAATCTAGTGATAAAGAACCAATAATTAATGATAAATATGTTACCAATTGTAAGATTAAAATATCGGATTTTGGAAGTTGTTGTGAATTTACGCAATTAAATAAAGATGAAATACAAACAAGATATTATAGAGCACCAGAAATTATTTTGGATTCAAAATATAATAATAGTATAGATATATGGTCAATTGGATGTAGTATTTTTGAATTAGCAACAGGATTTATTTTATTTGATCCATTAAAAGAGCCAATGAATAAAGATATACAACATTTGTTTTTAATGGAAAAAATATTAGGTCCAATACCAAAAAATATTATTGAATCATCGAGAAGAGGTAAATTCTTTTATGATATAGATGAAAATGGTGAATATAAATTAAAATCTGTACATAAAATAAATTATATTTCTTTGGAAGAATTATTAATAAATCAACATAAATTTAATGATAAAGATGCAAAAGATTTATCAGAATTTATTAAATTATTTCTTAATTATGATCCATCCAAGAGAATTAAAATTGATGAATGTCTTGAGCATTCATTTTTGAATGAATGATAATCTAATTTATAATCAAATATAATAAATTAGATTAATGAATATAATTGGTAATGTGTCCTATGACTCATATCCAATAGTACATTCATGAGAAAATCCCCAAATTTTACACAAAATTGTGCTGTTTCATTATTTATTTTAATTAATAAAATTAGAAACCAGTATCAAAACGATTTGTCGTTTTTTGGACCATGAAATTCTGTGTAACTGATTGCAATGTTTTATATGAAATAGGAGCACTTGATGGTGAATTATAGCCTCCATATCCATATCCATATCCATTACTATAACCGTAGCTACCTGTTGATTTTGGCGAGTTATTTGAGCTACTTGATTTTGTTGGCGAAGGATAACGGTTTTTTTGACCAAAAACTTCATTGTACATTCCTTCATCAAAGGATGTGTTAAATGCAATATCGTTTGGGGATCTTCTTGTAGTCATTGTATATATATATATATAACTTATTAATAAAAGTTACGAGTCTGGGATTATGTTCGTATGTGGGATACATATGTATTATATTGGATCAACTAAATATTTATATTTTCAATTTTTTAATGATAATTAAAAAATTGATATATAATAATATTATTTAAATAATAGTGTTATATATAACATATTCAAATGGAACTATATAATAATCTAATAATATCATCATTGAGATCAAAATTCAATGAATTTATGATCAAAAATTATAAATATGATAATCTTGTCAAAATGATAACAGAATTAGAATCTAATAGTAATGAAAAAAATATATTTATTAAAGCATTGCTTGGTACTGATAGTTCTAATTCATATTCTGCATTTTATTTATTACCAACATATGAGCTAATAGATATTATGATAAATATAATTAAATTTTTTAAAGTCGCGAATTTTGAAGAATTATGTGCTGGAATGGGTTTAACATCTGTTTTATTAAAAAGTGAATGTGAAAAAAATAATATTAATGTTAATGTTGTAGCATCAGATAATTATAGTAACAAAACAACAAATGTTACATATGATTTTATGAAAATTAAAAAAAAAGCAATAAAACATTTACATATTCAAATAGATCAAAATATCAAAGTTCCTGAATTTATCTATTTAGCTTATCCAGATTCTAACTGTGATATTGAATTATTAAGCATTATAGAAACTATGAGATTACCATTAATTATGATGTCTCTCACAAATGTCCAAGGAAATTATGTTTTATCTAATAATGTCGTAGATAAATTGGTTCCAAAGAATTATTATATTGAAACAGAATACTTAAAAAAATTGGGATATAAAAGTTTAGTTTTATGGCCAAAACAGTTATCATTATATGATTATTTTTATCATAATTGTTTCTTAAAATATATGCCTATTAGAACATTTAGTATTTTAATAATAAGGGATGATTATTTTAATAAAGCATTAAATTTTACTAATAAATATGAAATATTGGATTCAGATTATACATTACAACTAAAATTTATGAAATTATTTGGAATGAATAATTTTATTCAACATAAAACATTAACACCTAAATATCATAATTTATCAAGATATCAGAGATCATTAGATATGGCAATTGATGGTAAGTTACCACTATGGATTGCTAAATTAGGTAATCATGACTATCCAGATAATCATCCAATGAATTCAATGTATAATGTTGCAATAGAAATAGCAATATCATGCTTTCAAAACAATAAGATTCCAGATTATATTCAAAATTTAGATGAATTAAAATTTTGGTACAATGAAATAAAAAATAAAGTATATCCTTTATTAATAAATAATAGAGAAGAATTTATTAATTATTATACATCAATAATAAAAGTAAAAAATAATAATATAGTTTCATTGCACAACGAAAATATAATTCCACATTGGATAAGAGATAATTCATTAGCATTAGCATATATTAGATTGGATTTTTCAACAGATATTAATGATAAACAATGGAAAACTAATGTTCATCTATTTACTCAAAGATATATAAATTTGTTTAATGAATAAATAATAAATTCTTATTAATTATTTATTCACAGTTTCTTTCATTTTTTTAATAATTAATTTTAATTTTTTGATTTCGATATCTTTTAATTTAAGCTCTTCTTGATATGATTTGTGGATTTCATCTATTACTTCTTTTTGTGATAATTTTCTAAAAAATATAGCACCATCTATTTGGACGCTCCATGTATTTTTTCCATTATTCAATACAATATAATCATCATTTTTTTTATAAAGAAATCCACCCAATCTAAAATGTTTTTCGCCATTTTCATCGATAGTAAAATATCTGATATGTGTATCAATAGGTACATCTTTAATATCATCTACCTGCTGATAACCCGATAATTTATTTTTAATCTCATCTACTGTTAAAGATTCTTGTTCTGTTGTTTTAGGTTTTTTATAAGTTTTATCAGTAGATAAACGTTTCGTATAAGCTGAATTTTTATATGACATATTATATTATTAAATATAATTTTTATTCTTTAAATTTATTATCTGAAAGTAATGATTGTATAAATTCTCTTTTTTTGTCGCTTTGTGTTTTAATCATTTTAAAAAATATTACATTTTTTTTTATTGAAAAAAATAATTTTTGGTAATTTTGTTTGATTTTATTGAACATACCATTTTCTATATAATATATAATTTCATTATTATTATAATTTTCTTTAAGGTTAGTCTTAATTAATATATGTGTTATTAAATTTTTATCGTAATCAAAATTTTTATCATTAGCAACATTTATAAAATTTTTATTATTAAAATAACCAAAGCCAATTAATATTCCGCCATTTTTAATGTTCATTTTTTTATCAACAAATTTTAAATAAATTTTACCAATATTTTTAAATAAGAAATGTAAATTAGAATTGTTATCAACTATTAACATATTATACCCATCAAGTTCTTGATTTTTTTTGACTTCTTTTAAAAATTGCAAATTATATTCTATTTTTTTAGGTTTATAATTTTTAAGAAAATCATCTATATTTGTCTTATTATTACTCATAAATATAGAAAATATTGAAATTTATATTTAATATTATTAATAAAGATATCTTTATAAACTAATTAGTATCATACTTAAAAAAATAATTATTATTAATAATAATGGAAATGGATCCAAATAACATATCAAATCAAGATTCCTATAACAATTTAGAATCAGAACTTTTCGATTTATATAGTGCTCAAAATGACATGAAAAATTTATCACAAGTTGAATATTCAAAAAATGAATCTGAGAAAGATCCCAAAAATTTTGAACAAAACAATAATGAATCTACAAATAGATGTGACGATAATGATGATTCAGAATATGAAGAAGAAGAAATCGATGTAAATAAAATTATTTTAATTTCATTGGAAAATGAAAACTCATTGAATATACTAAAATATGAATGTTATATTGCAAGATTTTTAAGAAGTATTATTAAAGATATTGATGATTTAGATAATAATATTAATAAATTTATTTCAATGCTTGAATGGATGTTAAATGCAAGTAATATTCTTATTAAAAAATCTGGTCAATATGAATATAAATATAACAAATATTCACAATCAGTAAATCCAAAAACTGGGAAACCAAAAATAATTAGATCATCATATAAATTTTGTGAAAAGGCGCACGATTGTTGTTATTTTTATGAAAAAAATAAATATAGTGGTTGTAGTTCACAACATTATGTTCACAATATTGTAAAGAATGATATTAATTCTTTGTATGAATATTTCAAATGGTTTAATGAAGAAAGAAAAAATATTAGAATTGATACAATTGATAATGATGATTTGATCGAGATTAATAAATCAATGAATACTATATTTTATGTTGTAACAAAAATGTATAATGAATTATTCTATGTTGATCATTATTCAAGTGGAAAATCTGAAGAATTGCATAAAGTTAGTCATTTAAAAAAGAACGATAATAAAAATGTTAAAAATGTTAAAAATTTTACATCAAATCGACAATATAATAATAAAAAAGTAACTAATATGGATAAATCAATAAATAATGACGGTAAAATATCTAGTATTACTAGATCTATTGATAGTAATTCTAATGTAGATGAATGGGTTAGAGTATCTAGAACAAATAATAAGTATGCTAAAAAAAAATATTAATTAAATAATTTATTAATAAATTATAAATAAATTATTTAATAATCAATATGTTCATCATATGAATCATTAGAATCGCTATCAGAACCATTATCAGATTCGTTATCAGAATCATTATCAGAATCATTATCAGAATCATTATCAGATTCACTACTAATATTTTCGAGATCATATTCCATTATTTTTTGATCAATAACATTTTGTTCTTCTTTAGAAAGATAATGATAATTATATGGTCTTGTTGGTTTTGGTCTCTTTTTAATATCTGGTGGATAACATGCATCAAATAATTTTACATATAATAAATATTCATCTTCTAGTTCATCATTATTTGAAAAATTTATTTTATTATCACAGTCTAATGTTTTAAATAATGGATATTTTTGTGCAAATAAAATAGGAATATTTTCTTCTGTAATTTTATTATCATTTATTTTGTTTTTTATTATTGAATAAACATTTTTATCTGATGAAAATATTCTTCTTTTTTCTTCTTCTCGTTCCATTTGTAATCTTAATTCTCTTTTCTGTCTATTGATTTCATCCATTTCATCTGCAAGTTTTTGATTTTCATCAAATAGTTCTTGATTAATATTATTATGATCATTATTACTGTTATTATTATCATCTATTAATCTATTTTTTAACTTGTTTATATATGCAATTTCTTTCTTAATATTATTTTGACAACCATCTGTATTTTCTTTAATTGCTTTTGATTGAAGTAATCTTGCCACTTGAGGCATATGTGAATAATTAGTAAATTGATTTTTTTGTTTATTAGATTCTGTTTTATTAATGTTTATAGATGAGTTGTTTTTTACAAATGATTTTACATCATTATTTATTATTGATTTTATATCATTTAATTCTTGTTTATCTTGAAGACATGAATCTTTATTTATAAATAATTTAGTATCGTTAATATTATGATTAAATAACTGTACTTCTTGATTATTATTATTACAAAATAATAAATCAAATAATGGTACTAATTGACTAACAGAATGTATTCCAACAAATTTTTTAATTTCATTCACTAAATATTGGATTTTATTGTTTTTTTCTGGTTCACTTGAATTAAAAAAATCAATTAATGTTCCATCATTATACAATAAATTATAATCACAATACAATTTAATTTCATCATTGAGATATGGATTATTGAGATTTATTGTAAGTAATTTTATTTTATTTAATTCCATGGGATTCATTTTATAATATTGAATAAAATTTTTGATATTTTTGATTTGTAATAAATATAATTGCAAATAGGAAATTATTGCCTCATATAAATTGTTGTAACTTTTATTTAGTATATCATCACAGACTAAATAAATATGATTTTGTGGATTGCTTGTCATTTTAAAGATATTATTATTATCTATATTTTTTTATTGCTTTAAACGTGTTACAAAAAAAATTGATAAATAATTATTTTACTATAGAAATAAAATTAAAGATAATATTATTTAAAGATTATAAAAGTTTAATATATAAATTCCCAAAATGTATACTAACAGAAATAATAGAAACACATATGGTAACAAAAATAATAAAAATGTTAATAATATTCAAAAAAACAATAAGAAGAAAATATCAAAAAATACCAAAGAAGATTATTCTGATTGCATACCGTCAATTAATTTAAATGGCGATGGTTATAAAAATAGAAAAAATACACAGAAAGATAATTTGTGTAATAAAAATTCAAGGGTTAATAATAGAAATGGTGAACCATGTTATATATGTGACAATCATCGTCCAATTTATTCGGAAAATAGAAAAATAAATCATCAAAATAAATACAGTAGAGATAATAATATTGGAAAATATAAACAAAATATTTATAATGAATCATCAGATTCATCCGAATTGTCAGAATCATCAGAATCCGATAATAATAAAAGACATTATAAATCAAACAAAAAGATAATTTATAATACAAATTCAGATACAGATTCCCAATCTTCACATATTAAAAGAAGATATCGTAAGAAAAATAAAATTAATGAATCAAATAATAAAGCAAAAAAGACTATATATTATGATATCGAATTCGATATGGGAAATGGTGCGACAACAATTAATAAGAAATCAAAAATGGATGATATACAAACAAAGAAAAATACTAAAAATAAGAAATCAATTGAAAAAAATGAAGATGATGAATTTATCAATGCTATAGTCAATAGTATTTTTCCAAGTATTTTTGCGTCAAGTCTAAATAATAACTCGAATAATTCAAAAAATCCTGATAATAAACCAATATTAATAAATATACAAGATGATAAAAAATCATCAAATGAAAAGAATGATAATAATATGAGTGGAGGAATACCACTATTTCCAATTTCATCATTTCAAATGAATCCCTTTACCCTTGGTAATTTATTTGGTAAAAAAATGGCTGCACCAAAAACTACAAATGATACAAGTAATTTTGATAGTGATAATGATAATGAAGATGAAGAAGTTGGATATGAAAATATTGATGAAAAAGATTTAAATATTGTACCATTTTCTATACAATCATTGGATGATTTCGATAAATTGGTTAAATTTATAGAAGAATATGAAAACAATGGTAAAAAATTTAGTTTTGACATAAATATTGTCAAAAAATTGATTAAACCTATCAATAGATTAAAATCATTAATAGGTATGAATGCTGTCAAAAGTAATATTATGGATCAAATTAATTATTTCTTATCTGGATTGGATAACACTAACAAAAATATGTTTCATACTGTTATTGAAGGACCGCCTGGAGTTGGTAAAACGAGACTAGGTAAAATATTGGCAGAAATATATTTAGCTATGGGTATTGTTAAAAATAATAAATTTAAAATAGCAAATAGGGCTGATCTTATTGGAGAATACGTTGGACATACTGCTGTTAAAACGCAAGCAATAATAGATGAGTGTGACGGAGGTGTATTATTTATAGATGAAGCATATTCATTAGGATCAGAAGGCGATAAAAAAGATAGTTTTGCTAAAGAATGTATAGATCAAATAAATTTAAATCTTGATAAAAAAAAGGCTAGTTTTGTATGTATTATTGCTGGATATAAAAATGCATTACAACAATGTTTCTTTGCTAAAAATGAAGGTCTTGATAGAAGATTTCCATTTATATATACCATTGATGGTTATTCTTCCGATGAATTAAAAGAAATATTAAAAGGAATGATTATTAAAATGAAATGGAAATTGAATGTTGATGAAAAAGAATTGGTCTCATTTTTCAAAAATAATAACGAACACTTTAAGAATTATGGTGGTGATGTTGAAAATTTATTATTAAAAATTAAAGTTGCACATTCATCACGAGTTTTCGGAAAAAATCCAAAACTAAGAAGAGTAATTAATATAGATGATATTAAAAAAGGATTTGAAATTTTTACAAATCATAGAACAAAAGAAGAACCACGTAATTTATTGATGTATACTTAAATTTATTAATATATTTTTTATTAAAATAAAAAATATATTAATTTTGAATAAACAAATTATATCACAATGAATATCCAAACCACTAATCAATTTATATGATTTATTTTTTATCAATTATTATAACAACAATTTCTAATTTTGATAAATATAAACTATTATTTTGCTGTATATTTGAATTAGATATTTTAATGAGTCTATTTTTCAGATTCTATTATAATTTTATGATTAATACATTCATTTTATGTCGTATACATGGTTATTATCGATTTTTTATCATTTAGTTCGCTTAATAATATTTTTTCTCAAAATAGTTAAATAATTATTTTATTTAATAATTTATATTATTATAGCTCTATTTTTATTTTCCAATTCATTATTGCTTGATTTTTTACAATAACAATTAATTGGTAATTTATTGCGTATTTGATCATTAATATTATCGATAATAATATTTTTATTAATTATTGATAAAAAGTTTATTATACCATTATCAATATCTATATTATTTATTGCATCAATTATCATAGATTGTTTATTAATTATATATTCAATAGATTGTTTACTTTTATTATCAAATTTAAAATCGATCAATATATTGTATGATTGTTGTAAACAATAAAACTCATCAGACAATAATTCGATTTTTTTAAGTGATGTTGTATATATTAGCTTATTTATTATATTATCATTTACATTATTATATTTAGCATAACTATCAAAAAGATTTAATAAATAATTAATAATTAATTCTGTCACCATTTTCGTTTGACAAATCATTTTAATTGTATTTATGATTTGATTTATGATAGTTTTTAAATATACATTATCAGATAATTCAGAAAAATTATAATATATCAACACTAATGAAAATATTTTGTTATCAATCTTATTATTATTGGTAAATTGTACCAAATATCTATTTAATTCTTCAATATTCAAGGAAAAATCTGTTTGTGTTAGTAAACACGCATAATTTTTATAATTTTTTATATTTTTAGTGTCTACATCAATATATGTAGAAATAACATGTTCTAATATTTTAATTATTTTTTGTTTAAACCAATAATATTTAATTGTCATTGTGTTAGTATCCATCAGTTTACTATATATATCAATTAATATTATATTAGATATTAAAGTTGATAAATTATTTTTAATTATATGATTTTATGTAATTAAAAAATAATATATATAAATTTACTTTAATTTACCTGCTATTCAATAAATATTTATATTCACTAATATTAATAATCATATCAAAATATGGGAAATACTATTATTCTATCTGAAAAAGTTAAAATAAACAACAATATAATCAAAATTTTATCATATAATGTAAGATTAATTTTGTCCGGTTTTGATATTAAAAAGAAAGAAATATGTGATTACATAATAAATAAATTTTCTAAATCTGAAAATATAATTATATGTGCACAAGGATTAGATAATTTAGTAATGAGAAATGATATACTTGATGAATTAAAAAATATAAAAAACATCAATATAATATCTTCTCAAAATCTAGATAACATCATCATAACAAAATTAAATATTATTAATTCTAAATTCGAAACATTCGAATTTAATGAATCAGATTATAAAAATTTTTGTTTAACAGCAAACAAGGAAAAAATTTTAATTAAATTGACTGATGTTGTTAAAAGAGGTATCATTATTGCGAATATTGTTATAGACAATACTATAATAAGTATATATAATGTTCATTTACATGAAGATATTGTTAAATATATCATGAATTCACTAGAATTACGTCAGCTCGAAATATTAAATATTAAAAAACAAATTGCAAAAAATATTGATACAGTTTCATTAATCGATAAAAAATTTGTCAGATCAAAAATACATATTATTGCAGGTAATTTTAATATTCCTGAAGTTAATAATAAATTAAAAAATGTATCAGATGAGTACAGTAATATGATTAATACTACAAATTTTATTGATATATATAGGTTAACAAATAAAGAATCTGGTATTACTTATATTGATGATAATGAAAGAATTGATTATTTATTTTTCTATCTTGAAGAAAAAAACTTAGATCTTGTAGATATAAGTATAAATAGTAAACAATTACTCAATTTAGATCAAATAATACAAATAATCAATAATAATTATCATATTAAAATTGTATCATCTTATGTCAAAAACTATATTAATTTTTCTAATCACTATCCTGTTGAATTATTAATTAATATTCAAAATTTACAAAATAATAATGTTAATATTAATAATAATAGTACAATTAACTATAATATGTTAATATCTTCAATAAATAATATAATATCTATTTCACAAAAAAATATGCTTAAAAAAAATTGAAGTTAAAACTGCTTAAAGACATATTCTACTATATATTTTATCATCATATTAAATATAATTTACAATGCCTAAACAATCCAAATCTGAATCTGCTCAAAAATCATCCAAATCAAATGATAAGAAGAGTAAGAAGGTTGAAGAAGAAATCGTTGAAGATCAAGCAATTGAATGTGCTGATGGTAATGATGACAAAGAAATGGATGCATATAGATCAAGTGTAAGTAAATATACTGTAGATGAATTGCATTCTGAATTTAAGAAATTATCTGCTCAGAAGGTATTCTTACAACACAAGTGTGATATTGTATTCCAAAAGATTAAGGAAATGACAAATACCAAACTTGATATTGATGAAGATTCTGAAGATGATTCTGAAGATGAAGAAGAAGAAGAAGTTGTTGAAGAGAAACCTAAAAAGAAATCTTCTAAAAAAGTAGAATCAGAATCTGAAGAAGAATCTGACGAGGAAGAAGAAGAAAAACCTTCCAAGAAATCATCTTCTAAATCCAAGACATCTGTCAAAGGTAAAAGTAAAAAAGTAGAAGATAGTGACGAAGAAGAAGAAGATGAAGAAGAAGAAAAACCTTCTAAGAAATCATCAACTAAAGGTAAAGCACCTGCAAAAGGTAAAGCACCTGCCAAAGGTAAAAAAGTAGTTGAAGAAAGTGACGAAGAAGATGAGGAAGAAGAAAAACCTTCTAAGAAATCATCAACTAAAGGTAAAGCACCTGCAAAAGGTAAAGGTAAAAGTAAAAAAGTAGAAGATAGTGAAGAAGAAGAAGAAGAAGAAGAAGAAGAAAAACCAGTTAAGAAATCATCAACTAAAGGTAAATCTTCAGGTAAATCAAAAAAATAAGTAAATAATTAAATATTTTATTATTAATCGAATAATAAAATATTGAAAAAATTGAAACACATAATATATATAATTATAATTTATAAATTTTTATTATTTCTTTTAATATATTATGATATGCAAACAAGAAATAAGAACACTTACTATAAGTATGGTAAAAAAAATACATCATCCCCTAAGAAAAATAATAAAAGTAAAAAATCACCAGTTAAGCAAAAAAATTATTTATACAATAAAAAAACTTTTGATTGTACACCAGATGATATAATCAAAGCCTATAATAAAAGAGAAGAATATGAAGCAATAAGTTATTATAAACCAAATAATAAACTATTTGATAAAATTCAAAAGAATTCTAATAATATTGTTGATAGTAACAATAATTATAATAATATTAATGATAAAAATTATAATACAACATATAATCAAACAGATACATTATTGTCTGATTACACGTATAATAAGAATTGTGGTGGAACAGTAGTATTTAATTTTGGATTTAAAATTAGGAATATTAAATAATCTAATATAAAAAATTGATTTTAATATTGGATTAATAATAAAGAATAGATAAACCAATATTATAATTATAATCTATAAAAAATGTCAATTGAAATAATTAGAAAATTTGTGGATCAACACATCAATCCGATAATAAATAACAATTCAAGTAAAACATATAATTCACTTCAATTATTTAAAATTAATCTATTGAATACATTAATTAACGATTTTAATACAGAATACAATAAATATAATAATTTATATAATCCAATTAATGAATCAAATAATTTAATAAATAATGACGATTTATTTGCACCTTTGGAGTATGGTTATTATTCAAACAATAATAAAAAATTAATATTTCATGATACTGAAATAAATGATTTTGATTCTGATAATGTAAATTTATCAGATGATGAATCATTTGATAATATTAATGTTTCAAGTGATGACACTGAATTAGATGAATCTGATTCAGATAGTTATATATGGTCAACTAATGTATCAAATTCACAAAATAATACGGATACATTAGTTATAGAATCATCAAAAGAAAATGAGAATTCATCTGAAACAAGCGAATCTGATGACAATTCATCAGATTCAGACTCCGATATAGATACCGAAAATATTGATCTGTATGAAAAACAAAATTTTGATTCCATAAATAATAAAGATTCAACATTGTATGAAAGTATCAAAGATAGGAAATTTACTTCAATATATGAAACAAATGATATAAAATTAACATTATGTGACCATAACGATGAAAATAGTTTTTTTTCATTAGATATTTAATAATTTTATTTTTTAATTTAAAAAATAAAATTATAATTTATGGATCATATTTTATATTTAATTTTAATTACTAATATAATATCATTAATTTTATTAATTGTTTCTATGTTTTCATTACGCAAACGCCTGAACGACAATGTACTATTATAGTTACGATTTTTATAAAATTTTGAAACATGTTGATATTCATCATTTAAAAGTGAAGTTAATTTTCTACACACTATATCTCCATTTTGATTCGAATAATAAACATTTTTAATTTTATATCCTTTTTTTGTTGGAACACTATTCATATCTTGTACACATTTAAAACATGGTCTTGAATTTCCTAATTTCATTGTTGGACTAACTCTCAAAACAATGATATCAACACAAATAGTTTTTTTTGTTTTTCTACGCAATAAATGATTGATTGCAGATCCTTCTGCATGTATAGATGGAATATGTTCTTTACCCGATGCTCGATATGTATTCATTCCAGTTGATAATACTTGTAAAGTTGTACTATAATGCATAAAAATAGATGATATATGTGAATATGTACCATGTGGATCAGAATTACATTCATGCAGTCGTCTTGTTTTCATTAAATCAATAACAAAATCAAAAAAATGTCCACTAAATGGAATTTTTTTATTAAATGAAACATTGTGATCACCATGATAATATTTCGTATTAATATGTGGCAAATGACTTTTATTGCAAAAATTTATATTATTGCACATTTTTTAGCAATATTTATAATATGTATACTTATTAATATTTATTTAAATAAATATTAATAATATATGATGAAAAAATCAATTTTTTTATTATATAAATCAATATAAATTTATATTAATACTACTAAAAAATTTTGCACACTAGTTATAATAATAAAAGATATTCTATGTAAAATGATGATAGTTAAAAACTTGAAAAATTGATTAATTTAATATATATTATTTATTAAATTAATCATTATTTTATAAAATGAATAGTTTAAATATTGACGATTTTGACCTACTCAAACATATTATTAACCAAAATAATGGAAAAATTATTAATGTCATGAGTCAATTCGATGTAGGTGTATTAACTGCATGTTCTTATGTTATATACGAATTATTGAATAACATTAAAGAACTTTTAGATTATTATAAATCTAATAATATTACAAAATTTTGTGAAACTTATAATCAATGCCTAATAAATGGTTCTATAAATAGAAATATTTATATGATTAATAATGAAGGTGATGATCCAAATGAAGAAATATTTAAAAATTTATATGATAATATTTTTAATGAAATTAATAATACAGGACCATTTAAATCTGTGTTTAATATATCGGATATGATAAATGGATCTGATGTTCTCAATGTACTAATTAATGATATACATAAATTGGAACAATTAAGTAAAAAAAATTCAGAATATTATATGATAATAAGAAGAGAATCTTTTACATTCGTTGCTATTTTTATATATGGTAATATTTTAATATTTGATCCACATTATAGTACTGTTGGTATAATCAATACAAATGATTTTATTAATCAATATTTAACATTAAATGGTCTAGTTTATGGAGAATATTTATATGGATATGGAAAATGTATTCCTGATAAACTAATATATATAAATAATAATATTAAGAACAATTGTGATGATATTTTAGAAATATAATTTATCTATATTAATAATATAGATAGATTATTAATGACAAAAATTAAAAGTAAAATTGTTGAGAAAATAATACTCAATAAAGATAAATATGTTATTTTCTATAGTGAATGGTGTGCATATTCTGAATCTGCTATTAAAATGTTAACAGAATACAATTTACCATTTAAAGGATATATAATAGAAAATATTGATGGTGGTCTTGATAGAATTATAACAGATATTAAAGAATATAATTCAATTGTCGAATTAAACTTTATTAATTCGCATAAAACTAGACCAATAGTTTTTTTTAAAGGTAAATTTATTGGTGGATATACTGAACTTAAAAATATACTTCAAAAATAATAATTAAATTTATTTTTTGAGTTTAACTTTATAATTACTTTAATATAAAAATAAAGTCTCTATACAATATAATAATGTCAGAATATTTAAGTTTACAAACAGTCGTTAATATAGTTAAATTAATACAATTATCTACAGACAATACAAATAATATAATAAGACCACAGCTTATTGATCCAATATCTTGTATGTGTAAATTAGCAATGTTATATTTTTATCCATTACAATCAAGATTATCAATTAAAAATCATTGTGTATATATACAAGAACCAAGTTTATTATTAGGTGTTAAGCGTTATTACTACTCAGATGGTAGAGAAGATATTAGCATGTTATTTATTCCAATAATGAAAGCAATTGAATGGTATTTAATAGATAGAGAATCAAAAATTGAAGAAAATATTAATAGATGCGATATTTTAAAAGATATAATGTTATTTTCATCAAAAGGTTTAAAAAAATTACAACAAACATATTCACAAAATGGAAGCAATAATAATGTCAACCTAACTTTACAATTATATATTAAATATATACATGAAACACTCAATAATAAAATGACACTAAAGGAAGCACATAAAATTTATTCTCAACATACATATTTTGTCGAGAATGAAGATGAATTAAATTCATCTAAAATAAATGTAAGTCCAACAGTAATAGATGAAAATGTTGTTAAAAAACAATTTTCAAATGATATATTGGCTACTATTAGCTCTACTTTAAAATTATGCGACCAAACAAAAAATGAAAATTGCCTTAAATCATACATTACATCGATTAATGCATTAATTCAATCTCAAGATGATAAATTTAAAGATTTAATATTACATGTCATTATATAATATTATTAGATAAATTAATTACCTAATAATATTTAATTTATTAAATCATTATTATTAATATAATCAACATTTGACCATGTTAAAGCTATTATTTTTGTTGAAAAATTATCATTTAGTAAATTATTATTCACAATAATAAATTTATCTTCTAATTTAGTTTTTAAATTTGATAATATAATATTATCAAACTCATCATTAGACACTATTATTTTTTTAATAAATGATTCTTGTTCATTTTCTATTATTTTAATAATTTCATTAATACCATATAATATGGTATTATTATTCATATTTTTTTTAATTTCATCCAGTAAATTATTGTTTTTAATATTAATATCAATATTGAAATCATTTTTTGATAATTCAATTACATTATATATTGACTGATCATTTAATTCACTTGTATTATATATTTTATAATCTCGTGAAATTCTTTTAGAAAAATCTATTTTTAATTCTGATGGACCAGCTATTATTATTTTACCAATATTATTTCTGTTTTCCATTGAATTTAAAAATTTATTATAATTTTCATATATTTCCTTAATATAATTATCCCTTACCTCATCAGCAATTCTACCAAATCGAACAGAACTTTGACCACCCTTTTTATGTTTCTTTAAATTATACGATTTGTTATAAAATATTTTCATATTCATGTCTATATTTTTATCTATATTTGATAAATCAATTGAATAAAATCTATATTCTTCCCCTGATATTAATGCATATAAATATGATATTGTTTGACTTTTATTTAATGTTTTATTTGACGATCTTATTATTTCGTCAATATGGAAACATTTATCACAACAATAATAACTTTTGTTTATAAAAACTGGAGATTCAAATATATACACACCGCTAAATATAGTGCGAATTTTTCATAGAAATTAAACCTAAACAATCACCTGCCAATATAATATATCCATTCTTTTTACAAATTTCATTATTTGATGAATTTGAAAGTATATTTAATTGTTTTTCCACTTTTGATATTGTACTAGTTATTGAATTCCTTAATTCTTTATTTTTTATATTTATGGTACTCTTCTTTTCAGAATTAAAATGTTCTATGGCTAGTCATATATTATGTACAATATCTTTCATACCATACATAGATCCCTGAATATAATAAGTAATTAAACTAGTTGCACCAGATCTAATATTTGTGAAATCTTCTAATTTTGACATTATATATATTATTATATTGATATTTTTTTATATATCTTATAAAAAAAGTTGAAAATATAACTATTTATTATTAAAAATTATAAATATTTAAAGATATATCAATTAGATCAACTTATCTTAGAAAAAAAATGCCTAAAACTGCTAATAAAACTACTAAAGCATCTGAAGCAAAAAAAACAACTAAAGCTAAGAAAGCTCCTGCTAAAGGAAAGAAAGTAGAAGTTGAAGAATTACCTGAACAAGAAGTCGAAGAAAATACTTCTGATCAAGAAGTTGAAGAACCTAAAACAAAAAAATCTGTCAAAGGTAAAGGCACACGTGGTAAAAAAACTTCTTCACAAAAAAAAAAAGTTGAATCATCAGATGATGAAAGTAATGATGAAAGTAATGATGAAAGTAATGATGAAAGTAATGATGAAAGTGATGATGATTTGATGGAAGAAGTATTATCTAATAGTGATGATGAAAATGATCAAGTACAATTGGATAGCAGCATTGTTAAAAATTCTGACCAACAAAATCAATTAAAAAATAAAAAGAAGAAAGGAAAACGTCAAGTTGATCTAACTACTCAATTAAGTGATGCAACAGTTGGTGATTTACTTCATAGATTAATGGATATTGGTAGAGCACAAATGAATCCAACATTACATAATGGTGCAAAGAATTTATTAAATGATTTGAATGCACCAGCATCTTATCATGCCCAACGAAGCAATTTCAGAGGTCGTGGAGGTTGGACAAATAAACCAACTCGTGGTGGATATAATGGATTTAATAATTCTAATGAATCAAATGGATTTAACAGATCCGGAGGATTCAATGGATCAAATGGATTCAATAAATTTAATGGAAATTCACAAGAACGCGATAATAAACCATCCGGTTTCAGAAGATCAGATAAATTTGCAGATAAAAAAAATTCTGATTCAAATAATGACAAACCAGGAAACTTATTTGAAAGTGTACAATAATTTTATTAATTAATATTATTCGATAATAATTAATAAAAAAATTGATATTAATTTAATTAATATTTATATTATTATTTATTAATAAATAATAATATATTGATAAATAGATAATATGTCATTACCTGATAAGCTTGAACGAATTGCAATTGTTAATTCTGATAAATGTAAACCAAAAAAATGTAATTTTGAATGTAAAAAATGGTGTCCTGTTGTAAAAATGGGTAAATTATGTATTGAAGTTACAAAAGATTCATCAATAAGTAAAATATCAGAATCATTATGTAATGGTTGTGGATTATGTTCTAAAAAATGTCCATTTGGTGCAGTAACTATTGTTAATCTTCCTAAAGGTTTAGAAAAGGATACTATTCATAGATATTCTGAAAATTCATTTAAATTACATCGTTTACCCATTCCACGACCAGGACAAGTATTGGGATTAGTTGGTTCAAATGGTACTGGAAAATCAACTGCTTTAAAAATTCTTGCTGGTAAAATAAAACCAAATTTTGGAAATTTCAATAAATCTATGATAGATAAAGAAATTGTATCTCAATTCAAAGGTAATGAATTACATACATATTTTACAAAATTATATTTCGAAAACTTAAAAATATCTATGAAGCCTCAATATGTTGATCAAATTCCAAAATATATTAATAATAAGGTATCTGATATTTTATATTCACTTCCAGATTATAAAAATAATATTAATGAGCATAAAAAATATATTGATCAATTAATTTTGGATCTCGAACTAATAAATATTTTGGATCGTAACATATCGGAATTATCTGGTGGTGAACTACAAAGATTTTCTATTGCATATACATGTGCAAAAGATGCTGATGTATATATTTTTGATGAACCATCAAGTTTTTTAGATATTAAACAACGTATTAATGTGGCTAAGACTATTCGATCCATTCTACTCAGAAAACATAATGTATATATTATTGTTGTTGAACATGATTTAAGTGTTCTAGATTATTTATCTGATTTTATTTGTTGTTTATATGGAGAACCATCTGCATACGGTGTCGTAACAATGCCTTTTGGTGTCAGAGATGGAATCAATATATTTTTGTCTGGATTTATTCCAACCGAAAATATGCGTTTTAGAGCATTTTCATTAACATTTAAAATTTCGGATCAACACGAGCTTGACGAAAATATCGACAAAAATGATCATCATTTATACAAATATCCAAAAATGATTAAATTTAATAATGATTTTAAATTACAAGTTGAATCGGGTAGTTTCACTGATTCTGAAATAATTGTTATGTTGGGACAAAATGGTTGTGGTAAAACAACTTTTGTTAAATTACTTGCGGGTATGATAAATGTAGATAATATACTAAGTGATGATATTCCTGAAATACCCAATTTATGTGTTAGTTATAAACCTCAAACAATTAGTCCAAAATTTAGTGGTACAGTTAGAGAACTTTTTTATAAAAAAATTAAAGAATCTTATTTACATTCACAATTTAATACAGATGTATTAAAGCCATTACGTATTGACGATATCATTGATAATAACGTACTTGAATTATCTGGTGGAGAACTACAAAGAGTTGCTCTTGTTTTATGTTTAGGTCAACCTGCAGACATTTATCTTATTGATGAACCTTCTGCTTATCTTGATTCCGAACAACGTATAATTACTTCAAAAGTAATCAAGAGATTTATAATGCATGCCAAAAAAACAGCATTTATTGTTGAACATGATTTTATAATGGCAACATATCTCGCTGATAAAGTTATAGTTTATTCAGGTACACCATCAATTGATTGTATTGCAAATTGCCCACAACAATTACTACCCGGAATGAACAATTTCTTGAAACAATTAGATGTAACATTTAGACGTGATCCAACAAATTATAGACCAAGAATAAATAAACTCGATTCAATCAAAGACAAAGAACAAAAACAATCTGGTAATTTTTTTACTATTGATAATAATGAATAAACATATCATCAAAATTATCAATCTATTATATAATATATTATAATATATTATATAATATATTAAAGCAATGAAAGACGATATTATAGATGATTTGCATAAATTTATTGATTCAGAAAAAACATCATTATTACATTATAAAATTAATACTAGAACAAAATTTGGTAATTTTTGTAATAACACAATAAATAAAATTTATAATGAATATCAAAAAAATAATAGAATAATTAATTTTACATGTAGTGATCATGAAAAAAACACATCAATTGATATAATTAAATATTTTTATAATAATGCTGTAGAAGGTGTTAATAAAAAATATATTAATGATTTATATGAAAAAAAAATACAATCATTTTTCATTCCAGAACATCCATTCATTAAATTATATTTTTTTGAAGAAGATAATGATAACAATAAAAATTTAATTAATATTTTATTAAAACGATTAATTGTTATGACTAAAATATTTTTTTGTGTTGAACCCAATAATGATTTTGATAAAACCGAAACTAAATTTAAGGAACAATATTTTGGTTGCAATACTAATATTAATATGAATTCAATTCCACATAGTATTAATATTGATTTGAATAATAGAAAACGTATTATACCTACTAAATTGTCAAAAGATACAACACAAAATGATATAAATTTTTATGATACAGGATTATGTTCAACAGCATATACATCACGTGATAAAAATTCTGATTATATAATTGGTAATAATATTACATTAACAAAAAAAGAAGAAATTGAAAAATTACTTCTTCATGAATTATGTCATTTTTTTATGATTGACTTAACACAAAAAAAGAATCAACAATTAGATCAAAATGATAACGTCACTAATTATATGAAAGATAATTGGTACATGAGTTCATATACCCCAGCATTCGAAGCATTTGCTGAAATGTTTTCAGTAATTTTTCATTGCATGTTTACTGCTTGTGAATATGTTATAATTAATAATCTTAAACCTTCTATACTATTGGAACAATTTGAATATTATTTTAATATGGAATTAAAATATTCATATTATTTATTATCTAATGTACTTCGTGAGCATGGTTATGATAAAGATAATTTTGAACTTTTTTTTAACAAAGATTTACGAAAAAAAAATAAAACTAATAGTATAACTAAAGTATTTTTCCAAGGTGTCAACTCATATTTTATCTTAAGAACAATGTTATTTACACATATTGATGATTTTTTTAATGGTATGGATAATTTTTATCACATTAATGATAAAAATATTATTAATATCATTAATAATCCAATATTCTATAATACATTAAGAGGTTTCATGAAATTAAAACATAGTAAGCATATTAGATATATTAGAACATCTTTAAATTATCAAAAAGTTAAAAATATTTCAAAATTAATTAGCGTGGAAACAACAAAAGAAAATTTATCAAATAACAATATTAAAATAAAAATATTGCTAACTTATGCATTAACCAATATATATTTTTATTGTAAATATTTTAAACTTGATAAAAAGAATATTGATAAATACAATTTAAATAGTATTAAAAAAATACTCGGAATGAATATTATTAAAATTTATAAAAATGATTTTAAAAAATATACTTCGCTATTAAATGATTTAGCTAAAATTGAAGAATTGAATATCAATAAAGATTATATCATTAAGATAAATACTGTTACAAATGACCTTATGCAAAATAATAAATTTAATGTCAATAAATTTAAACCAAATATGATTTATAATAAACTTACTGAACATTTTAATATGACAATTTATGATTTATTTGATAAAATCTATAATCTAATTGATAATTTAAAAATATAATAATTAAATTAATTAATTAATAATTTAATTATTATATTACTTTGCATTTTTTATTGAATCATACATATTTGTTATTAATTTTTCAATATCTAAACAATTTGAATTTGATATATTGGCTAATATATAATTTTTTTGATAATCAAAATAATATTGTAATATTTGCATTACAGCTTCATATTCGAGATCACATAATATAGGTGAATCCTGATCATAATAAATATATATTACATCTTCAACTAATTCATTTGACTCGAATATAATATAATCCAATTTAGCTTTTGGGATATATTTAAATCTAAATAAATATTTAGACATATTAATTAATATACCAAATGTATTAAATTTACAATCTCTTAATACTGGAAATTGAACAGGTGCACCCATATTTATTGCTTCTAATATTCTTAGTCTAATTATATTCAATTTATTTAATCTTGTCATCATTGATCCATTTTTAATATGTTCAACCATATTCATAACTAATTTATTCTTAATTGAATCTTCTTGTGATGATAAATTTTTATACATTTTATAATCTTCAAAAATCGTATTATATTTATCTTTATTGTCAATATTTGTACAAATTCTTTTTAGTATATGTAGTGATGAGTTTTCCATGTTTATTTATTTAATTAATTTATTGTTTAAATTATTTAAATGGAATTAGAATTTCAATTTTATTCATATTTACAACTCTTCTTTCCGAATGAACTTTTTATATTACACGGCTGTGGACAGATCTGTCTATCATTAAATGATTTTTCACATTCTTTATTTATTTCTTCTGGTTTACTATAATGCTTTAATAGTCCTGACATAATATCTTTAAATTTAGCAACAAAGTCATTTAATTCAATGATTACATCTGACCAATCCCTTGGTGTTTTTAAACTTCTTGGACCTGATCCAGATGAAGCTTTTTCATAAAATATTCTTTTTTCTGTAACATCATTAACAATCTTATCAAATTGTTTTTTAAATTTATCGACTGCCGCTAATCCTTCATTATATTTCGATACTGTCATTTTCTTATGTGTAAATTTAAATTTTAAATCTGCTTCAGCTTTTTCAAAATAACCATCTAATCTATGTTTTTTAACAAAAAAATTAAATATTTCAAAAGAAAATTCATCATTTGATATTTGTTTCTCTGATATTGTAGTATCTATTTTTTCTTTGTTATCATTATCTTTATTTGTAGATTGTGTTTTTCTTACTATTTTGATACGCCTTGGCTCAATATAATTTGTACTTTCATTCATAATTGAACCACCCGATATTAAATAATATGTTTTAGTCATTATAGGCTATATAATAATAGGAAATATATTATTACTAATTATTATAAAATTTTTTTAGATTTTGAATATCCAAACTTACTAAATCTATTTTTTTCTACAAGTTTAGCATATTCATCCATACACAACAATTTATTATTATCTTTTTCTATACATCTTTCACATTTACAAATAAAATTATATTGTAGCAATAATTTTTCTTGTCTTTGTGATTTTTTTTCATTAATATCAATATAATAATCACATAATTCTTCACCTTTTTTAATAAACTTTGTTGTTACAAAATGCATTTCATCATCAACTTTTCCAAACGTAATATTGGGAATACATGAATGATTCAATATTGATCCAGTAAATAATATTACAGGTTTATCTCCATTTTTAGTAGGCCATGTAAATGCATTTGATACATACTTTAGTACAAATAATGTTACTTCATCTACATTAAACCTATTTGCAAAATATAAATAGATATTTTTTGCTTCATGTTGTTTAAATTTTTTTAGTTTAGATAATTCAAGTGTCACTTTTTTTTTGAATTTTTTATGTTCATTGAATTCTTCCAAATTATTTGGATATAATGCTTTAAATTTATTTATATTCTCATCATTATCTGACATGAATATATTAAATAATACTTGAAAAACATCTGAAAAAATAATATTACCATTAATAGTAAATTGTGGTATTTCTTTAATTACAATCACATCTTTTTCAATATCTTCAGTGGCAATAAATCCATTTCCTTTACCAGATATTTTCTTAATTTTAATTCTTTTATCAATATATGTCATCTTATAAGAATACTACCATTATTTAATTGGTAATTTATAAATACTCAATGTAATTTTAAAATCAAATTTTTATTGTTGAATATAGTTACAATTGTACATTGAAGATTGTTGATTATTTTGATTATTTTGATTATCTTGATATCCTTGGTTCATTTGCATTGTCATATAATTAAACATAGAATTATTTGTATTATACACTTGATTATTTAATATATTATTTGGTATATTATTTGGTATATTATTTTGATTGTTAACATATGTACTATATTCGAGTTGTCTTGTATATCCTCTAGTTATATGATTTTTTTCTTGTTCTTGTGAAATATTAAAATTTTCAATAAATAGTTCATCCAATTTACTTTCAGCAACACTACTTATTATTAATTCTAATGTCATCGAAAAATTCATATTGTTCAAACTTACCGTATTTCCATATGCATCAAATAATTCAATATGTAATTTATTTAATGTATGCGGTTGTTCAAATTTATAACTTTTTGTTATGAAATTAGAAAAATTATCGAATATAATAGTATTTTTATTTTTATTAACTATTATTTTAGCTAAAATATTTCGATCATTCAATTGCGTAATTAAATTTCCATAATCATTAATTTTAAGAAAAATATATTGATCATCTATAATATCAATAATACCTTCCGCTGTATATACATTATTTCCGTTATATTCATTTTTTGCAAATCCAAGATGATCGCCAAGAACTGTATATTTATCTTTTTTATCAAATATAAGTGAAAATTTATTTTCATTTTTAATTGTTACTTTTCCGTTAATTGTATTAATTGATATACTAAATTTTTGCATATATTTTGTATTTATACTATCTAATTTTTCACTTATTTCTATTAGTATTTGATCTACACCATAATTACCATCTTGTATAAAAATATATTCAATTGTATCATTAAATTTTATTGCAAATTGATTATTTTTCTTTTGGTTTGTAAATGTATAAAAAATATTAGGTACTTCAATTGACGACATCCTAATAGACATTACATTTTTTATAGGATACAATAATTCATATGTATATTTACCAGCATTCTTAAATTGATCTCTATTTCGAAATCTACTGTCAATATTTAATATTATTAGTTCCTCCATATTAATAATATATATACTAATATTATTAATATCAAAAATAAATTTGTTTAACTAAATTATATTTCTTTATAATTATATAAATGTCTAAATATTTATTTCAATCATCTGATCATGATTTTTTAAATAAAATCACAGATGAATTAATAGATTTATATAATTTCAAAAAAAAATATTTTATAAAAGAACCTATCATTAAAGTTTCGGTCAGTGCGAAATCTTCTATTAATGATTTATATCTTAAATATATACAAAAATATGGTGTACCTGATGATGGTGTTTTTTTACAATCGCGCTTAAATGAATTCAAAGAAGAATATATTAACTATGATGCAACATATGGTAAACCTATTGATGGAATATATGATGAAACTCTTCTTAATGAATTCAGACCACCTGAATATACTTTATATGTTAATACTTATGGAATTCCAACTGATGGAATCTATAATGAAATACTTTTAAATGAATTTAGAAGTCCCGAATATAGTTTATATGTTGAAAAATATGGTATACCCAAAGATGGATATTATTTACCTGAAAGATTAAATGAATTCAAATAATTTTTCTTTTATATATTATATAATAAAATTGTAATGAATACTGATAATGGTGATGAATCTTCTAAAGCATTATTTGGAAGTTCTATTTCTGATATTATTAAGAAAGACTTATCAAAATTAAAAGATATCAAATCTGATGATGTTGACGCAAAAATTAAACTTCTACAAAATATTAAAAAGAAACTTAGTATTTTTTCAAATAAAAATTAATTTGAATCATATATTATTAATTGCATTTTTTTTGAAATTATTGACGGATACGATGTATTAGTTGTAGCAGATGATGTATTAATATTGCTATTTAATTCTATTTTTATAGCAAAACTATCACCTGTAAAATCCATAATTTGTTCAGTATCTATACCCGTATCAACATTACCTGCATTTTTATATTGTTCGAATATATTATTTTTTTCATTTATAAATAAAGATGATATATTTGTAGCCATGGTGTTCGTTTGATTTAAAAACTCACTATCGTTTGTTATTGCTGCTCTTGCTCCTGCATGATTATATAAATTCAATGCAACAATTTCTAATAATCTAAAACCTATAGACGAACCAAATATTTTTGATCCTTGTGCTGCATTGCCATCTACTAATTTTAATTGTTCAACATAATTTGTCAACCGGGATGTTAAATATACATTATCAATTACCATATTCACATCATATAAATTTGGATCATTTGTATTTTTAATATACGTTTTTGCCGTAAACAATGAATTTAATTCACATGGAACTGCAACATCATAATCTCTTATAATGCCTGTACTATTTACATCATATATTGTCATTTTTATTAATAATAATTAATTATATATTTATTATTAATATTTTTTTAACTTATTTATACAGTTTGTATCATTGTCAATTGAAGAGATTTACTGTAACTTGCTGGATATGTTGATGAAGTAGTTGTACCTGACGTTGATACTGTACTATTTAATGTAATTTTAGCAAGAAAATTATCACCAGCTCCAAAACTCATTGTAACAGGTGTTGTTACATCTTCAGCTCCTGTTAATTTACCTGCATTTGCATATTGTTCGAAAATCTTGTTTTTGTTTGTAGTAAATGCATTTGATACATCTGTTGATAATGTACCTGTTAATCCTATAAAATCTGTATCGTTAGTAATCGCAGCTCTTGCTCCTGCATGATTAAATAATGCTAATGCTGCCATTTCCAATAATCTTTGACCAATTGATGATGCTGTAGGTGAAGCACCTATAGCTGCTGCTCCATCTGTTAATTTCAATTGTTCTACTGCATTTGTTAATTGAGTTTGTAAATATGTTCCATCAACAGTAAGAACAATGTCATATAAATTTGGATCTGATGCATTTTGTACATATGTTGCTTCTGTAAAAAGTAACGAAAAATCGACTGGTACACTAACATCATAATCTCTTGTAAAAACTGTAGCATCATCTCCAGCAACTGTCGTTCCTTGTGTTGATGTAATTAATGTATCTAGAGTGTAAGTTGTCATTATATATATATATATATATGATAAGAAAAATTAATTTATAATTATTTTAAAACACATTTTTATATATATTTTTTATATTATATTTATTATATTATTACACAAACTTTAAAACATTTAAATATTTTATAAAATATATATCATCTAAATCATAATATGGATTAATAATAAAATTTATTGGGTGTTTCGTATTCATCTATAATAAATTTTTTATATACATTGTCTAAATAATATTCAACAGATCTTCTATATAGTTCATATTTATCTTTCATAAAAAATAAATTTTAATTATATATATACCCACTTCTAAAAAATAATCATAAAATATAGATATTTTATTATCTATAAAATAATATTCTAATGATTTTAGTTTTTTGAATATATTTTATTTGTATTACTAATTTTTTTTATAATTTTATCATTAATTTTACTTTTATATATTCCATAATATATTATTTAGTTAATATTTATTAATATTAACTAAATAATATGTTATCAATAAGATTTTTTTTATTTTTCAAACAATCAATTAATTTTGGTAAATCTATATCATTATTACTATCTAATGATACTACCATAACTGATTTACCTGAATACAATTTATATAGATAACCAGAATTTGTTGTTTTTGTTATCTTACAATCGATAATATTTGGAATATAGAATTCCAAAAAGTATGACAAAATTTTTTCAATAACTTTGGACTTACTGTTAAATTTATGGAAAGTTGTTTCTCCTACTACAATATTATCAAAGCATTTATAATATGTAATTACACATTTATACATTTTATTAACGTATTTATTAATATATTAAATTATATAGGCTTTAATATGGAATAAATATTTCAATTTTATTATTTTATATTATTATCAATAACATAAAATATCTATTGTTCGAAATCAACTTTTGAAGTACAATATCCAAATAAATTATTTCCAAATGTTTCATATAGTTTACCGTTTTGTACTTTTTTTATAAAATCAATTTTTTTAATGATCCAATAATTTGTACTCTTTTTACTATGTGAATCATAAATATAATATATGATATATTCTTGGAAAGAATCATCTTCTGCTCTTCCAAATAAAATTTGATCAATGTATATACTATAATTACCAAAGAATATTTTGGTATCCACTAACACATTATTTGTGCTTACTTCATTTGAGTAAATATGATTTTGATTTGACATCTTCTAATTATTATCATTAATAATCCAATTATAATAATCTATTCCAATAAATATTATTTCAATTTTTTCATATTAATTTATCTTATTATAATATATAAATGATTTTTCGTAAAATTTTAAAATATTTTGTTGCTGTAATAGTTTCATTATTAATGATATTTATTACTCCTATTAATACAGCAGTATATCCAATATTAGAATGTAATCATAATAATACTTATACTTTTTCATATATTAATAGTGCAAACACATCTGTTCAACTTAATTCTTACTTAACTACCGGATATAAAACATATAATAATACTATGTTGTTTTATCCTGGATCAAATAAAAATGTTTTCACTTTTGATGATTCAATGAGATGCAATAATCTAACAATACCAACAGTTGAATATGTAGATGACTTATGTAATGATGATTATTTATATTTTACAATAATGCCGAGTAATTATATTAATAATGTTAATGTTAAATTCACTGATCATAAAAAAAATATTGTGTCAATGTATCTTAAAAAACATTATGATGATAATTGGTATCTAGATAATTTAAATGGGCACAAATTTAGATATCTAAATGATTTTATTATTGAATTTAGAGATGGTAGCAAAGCTAGTGTATTTGTAAACACCGTTGAATATAATGATAAAAAATCGGATTGTTCATCATGTAAAAATTATAAAGTTTTCTTGGTTAAAAAAAATTCTAACAATAATTATTTAGATTTCAAAATAGTTCCAAAAAAAAATATTAATTATATTATTGCACAGTTCTATGATAATAATAATCTTTTTAAAAATCAATATTTAAATAAAAATAATGGTCCAAATTCATGGGGATTAACTTTGACTTCGGGTATAAATATATCAAGAGATTTAATTATTAAAATATATATGAATAATGGAAACATTATTACTAGAATAATTGATGTAGTCGATATTGATGGTAATGTTTGTACACTTGATAAATTGGATAATGTTAATAATAAATGTCATATCAATAATACTTTATGTGAAATGAGTGTATTAAATAATGTACAATGGAATATTAATAATAATGGAATAATATATAGTACAATTAACTCTAAATTCTCTAAAGATTGTCGCTATCATCACATGGAAGCATATGAAATATTTATTTTAGCAAGTAAATGGAATAATCGTGTTATTGATATTAAGGATGGTGTACTAGAACAAGGTATTGCTGTTCAAGTATGGGATTATGTAACAGGCAGTAATCAAAAATGGTATTTCGAATATGATGTAGAAACTGGAACTTATTTAATTAAAACTCTTATGAATAATAAATGTTTGAGTGTTATCAATAATGAAATTAAAATGATGGATTGTCATGATGAAAACCATCAAAAATTCTTTATTAATGAAGTTAATAAAAATGAATTTGAAATTAAATCATATATTGAACAAAAATGTCTGGATATTAAAGATTGGAATCCAAATAATGGCGCCCAATTGCAATTATGGGAATGTACGACATACCCTAACCAAATATGGAATATAATCAAATCTGCAGTTAATATCGGATCAATTTAATATATTATAAATTAGTAATTACTAATATATTAAAATTATTACTCACTCATCATCATTATCGATAATATCAAATCATTTGCTACTAGCGAACTCCAATTCACAACAGCTCCTACATCATTTGTACAATTTAATAACTATATTACTAGTACTTGCATTGACATCAAATATATATTTACCATTGTTTAAACTAGTATATGATATGTATACATCCGAATTATTTTAATTCCCATTTATCAATGGTATCGTTAAAAATTAGTAGTTTCCATTCATAATGATAATTAATATTCACCAAATACATCAATAAATATATTAATATCATTTGCAACAAGCGTAGACCAATTTTGTGCTACACCTGCTAATGTGTATAATTTTAAAGTTAATGTTGTATTAGATACACTTGAATCTATATACCACATTTTCGCGGTACCACTTGATACTGATGTTTGTATTGTAACTTTTCCCGTATATGGTGTAGTAAAAGAATAACTTAAACTATTAGTATTTATGGTTGGTGTACTATTAATATTTTCAGAAAAATTAATATTAACAACACCAGTACCACTTGTCAAGGATAATCTTGATGATGATATTTTTCCGTAAATTCTTGAACATAAACCATTTGAGTCGCATTTAATTAATGAATTTCCATTACCCTCTAACGAAGCAACCTTAAGAATTTGTGCATTTATTCCATTTTCTAAAAATAATGGGTCTACTATAATATTTTTTGTAAATGCGCGAACTAAAAAATACCCGGTAGTTCCTACAATAAAATTAGCTAAGTTTGCAGATGCAGATACTTTGGTGAATAAATAAGTATATTGACTTTCGCTACTACCAAATTCATTTGCATTAATTACTTGTTTTTGTGTTATTGTCGTATCTGATATTGTGTATAATGCAAGACCACCACGCACACCTTCACCATATTCATGAGAAGATATTGTGGCACTTTTTCCATCATAACTCAAAGTAACATTACATCCTATTTTTTTTTGATGTATACCAGTTGGTTTTATTTTATTTCCAATTTGTGTCCATACATTATTTATTTTCATAAATATCCATGCTGCTCCAACACCACCACTATCATCTTGTCCTCCAACAATTAATGTTTCACCATTATATGATAATTTGAGACTTCCAGATGTACTACCAAGAGATGATAAATTTCCATCATTTGGACTGATTGTTGTAGCTGTTGACCATGTTACAGCATTATCTGATGTTGTATGTATATACACTGCACCAGAAGTACTGCCATTTACTTCAGATCTATTTGATATAGCAAACGTATTACCATCTCCTGATATATCAATACCACTATTACTAAAAGTTCCATTCCATCCTTTGGGTGATGTAAATCTTGTTTCAACCCATGATGTACCATTATATCTAAATGCCCAATATACTATTGGTTGACCGCTTATATTACTGGAAGCAGCTGTTATAAATCTAGTACCAGCATCATTCATAGCAACTACCGCATATTTATATCCACCCGGAGGAGAAGATGGTGACAATGTAGCAGTTAAATTAATAGTCGAACCTTCAATGCTATATACTTTAACATTATTATTGGTGTTATCACCACATGCAAATATTTTTCCATCATATGAAATACCGAGATCTATAACTCCAGAAGCTGTTCCTGGGTATGTAATACGATTTAAATATGTCCATACATTATTTATTTTTTTAAATAAATAAAAATAGTAAGTACTATTTTGATAACCAAGAATAACCAAAGTATAACCATCACCAGATAATTTAGGAGAAGAATATCTATCACCATATATACCGTTTGGTCCTATAAATTCATATGGATCTATTATAAAAGAATAATCTATAGTACCTTGTCCATTAATTTTAATAAGTGGTACATCAATCGATCCTGTGAATGTAGCTCCAGATAAATTCGCTTTAGTACCAAGTTGTGTTTGAATATTACCCGTTAATCCTGACATATGACTATATTGAGTATCATTAAGATGATAGCCACCTGTCGCTCCAGTTGCACCTCTTAAATCTGTTAAATTTGCATGTAATGTTGTACCTGCTGATCCTGTCGCTCCTATTGGTCCAGTTGGTCCAGTAACACCTTGTTCTCCTTGTGATCCTTGTATTCCTTGTTCTCCCTGAGGTCCTTGAGGTCCTGTTACTCCTTGTATACCTTGAGGTCCTTGTATCCCTTGTTCTCCTTGGGGTCCCGTAACTCCTTGTATACCTTGTATACCTTGTGGTCCTGTTGGACCAATAACACCTTGTGATCCTTGTGCTCCTTGGGGTCCTGTTGGTCCCACTATACCTTGAGGTCCTTGTGGTCCCATTTCTCCTTGTATACCTTGAGATCCTTGTGGTCCCATTTCTCCTTGTATTCCTTGTGGTCCAGTTACTCCTTGTATACCTTGAGGTCCTTGTGGTCCCGTTACTCCTTGTATACCTTGTGGACCAATAGCACCCGTTATACCTTGAATACCTTGTATACCTTGTTGTCCTGTTGGACCTTGTATACCTTGTATACCTTGTATACCTTGTGGTCCTGTTTCTCCAGTTGGTCCTATAACTCCTTGTAAACCTGTTGGACCTATGGGACCTGTAACACCTTGTATACCTTGTAACCCAGTCGCACCTGTTGGACCTGTTGCTCCAATAGGTCCTTGTAAACCCATTTGTCCTTCTAAACCTTGTGGCCCTGTTACTCCTTGTATACCTTGTGGTCCTTGCACACCTTGTACTCCTTGTATCCCTTGTGGACCTTGTATCCCTTGTGGACCTGTATGACCTCTCATTGTCACTAACTTCCATACTCCTGTATATATATCTGGTTCCTTATTAACATTAAAATTTATTATCGTTATATATGTACTTCCATTATATATTACAACATCATTCAAGTTATATACCGTCAACATATCCCATTCACCTTTCCAATTTATACCAACTGGACCTGTAGCACCTGTTACACCTCTTAATCCTACTTCACCTTGCAATCCTCTTGGTCCAGTCGGTCCGGTCGGACCAACAGGACCTGCCGGTTGTTTCATATCAATTAAAATATCATCTAATGACGAATTAAAATATTGATATCCCTGACGATAATTTAAAATCTTATCCTTTTTTATTGGCAGCATTTATTATATATATATATGAAATAAATTTTTTTAAATTAAATTCATATCTATTACTGTAGCTCATGGATTTATATAAATTAAGTTACCATTATTACCATTTACACCATCTTCTGTTGCCGTTCCAGTATATAATAGTTGTTTTAAACTTCGAGTTCCACCATTAACTATTAACATATTTAAATTGGAAATTTGGGGCGTTGCTGTTATTATTATTAATGTTCCGCCTCCACCTCCACCTGATCCACCACATTGTGCACCAAATGCATATGCTGGGTTACCTGCATCACCACCTTTAACTGTAATAGTACCATTACCTGTTATATATCTCGCACAAATAACAATGACTCCTCCTCCACCACCACCGCCTCCAGTACTTGCATTACCACTAGCATAAAGTCCACCTGATCCTCCACCTGTTCCACCCATATATTTATTTCCATTAATATCTATACCTTTAGATAATTTGTCTACATACATTATATAATCTGATATATCACTAATATTTGGAACATAACCTGTTAGAGCACCACCAGTTCCACCATTAGCTCCCGGTTCAATACGTACAGCATATCCTCCATTTCCTCCTCTTCCCCCTAAATGAGTTATATTTGTTCCTATACTTGATATACCTGATATACCATTAATATATGCACCATTATTACTACTTGTAACTCCATTACCACCATTCATACCACCTAATAATGGTGTTGATACATCAGTTACTGCGCCTAATCCGGCACTACCTACTACTGATATCGCACCATTACCACCATTTGTACCATTAGCAGCAATTACACCATTATTATTCAAAATTTTTGTTTTTATTATATATCCATTTGGATACAATATAATGCCTGCATTGATTGTTAATGTATCAAATATCACATTACTTGTTAATTTTATTGTATTTGATGTAATATACATTAAACCTTGTGAGAATATTACGCCAGGACTACCTGTATCTATTGTTAAAATATCTGTTCCTACTCCATACCATCTATTACTTGTTATAGCTTCTTTCGTTGTAACAATACTATTAAAAATAACATTACTTGTCGTATTCAAATCCTGATTTGCACCAGGTCCTTGTGGTCCGGTTACACCTTGTATACCCTGTATACCTTGTGGACCTTGTGGTCCTTGTGGTCCTTGTGGTCCTTGTGGTCCTGTTACACCTTGTATTCCTTGTATACCTTGTTGTCCAGTTGGTCCAATTGGTCCTTGAATACCTTGAATACCTTGAGGTCCTTGTGGACCTGTTACTCCAGATATACCTTGTGGTCCTATTGGACCTGTTACACCTTGTATACCTTGTTCTCCTTGTGGTCCAGTTAGTCCAATTGGTCCTTGAATACCTTGTGAACCAGTTATACCTTGAATACCTTGTGGACCTGTCACACCTTGAATCCCTTGTATACCTTGTGGTCCTGTTGGACCTGTAACACCAGTTTCGCCTTTTGAAGCTAATATATTCCATGATGCATTTGGTGGTGCACCCGAATTTGCTAATATTGGTTGAGTTGCTATATAACTATTTCCGTTATATATAATTGCATCATTTATAGAATAATTATTTTCATTGATCCAAGCACCTTTCCAATTTATTCCTGTTGGACCAGTTATACCTTGAATCCCTTGTGGTCCCATTGGTCCCGTAACTCCAGTTGGTCCTTGAATACCTTGTAAACCTGTTGATCCCATTGGTCCTGTTACTCCTTGTATACCTTGAGATCCTGTTGCTCCAGTAGGACCTATTAAACCCTGTATACCTTGTTCTCCTTGATCACCTTTAGGTCCAGTCTGACCCTGTATACCTTGTATACCTTGTACTCCTTGGATACCTTGTAAACCATCTATACCCCGTGGTCCAGTTTCACCTTTTTTTACAACTAATTTCCATATTTCTGTATATATATTTGGTTGGTTGTTTACATTAAAATTTATTATTGTTATATATGCATTTCCATTGTACATTACAATATCATTTAAATTATATACAGTCAACATGTCCCATTCACCTCTCCAATTCATACCAACTGGACCGGTATGACCCGTTGCACCTCTTAGTCCTATTTCACCTTGTAACCCTCTCGGACCTGTGGGGCCTGTCGGTCCTATTGGTCCTGTTATTGGTTTCATTTCTATTAAAACATTGTCTAATGATGAATTAAAATATTCATATCCTTGCCGATAATTTAAAATTTTATCTTTTTTGATTGGTAGCATTTTATATATAGATTTAATATAATTTATTTTCTTAAAATCAAGAAATATATTAAATTATGTATTAATTAATACGTAATTTAACATTATGCTAAAACAAAATTATTTGCCATACAATATGCTTCTGCATTATTTCCAAAACTATCAAATATTTTACCTTTTGATATTTTTTCACAGAATTCGTCCTTGCACATTAAATGTTCACTTTCATCCATTTGATATTTATCATTATAAATCCTAAATGTGACAAATTCTCCATTTGTTCCTTGATAATCATTTATCATAAATGTTTTGAATCCAAGATCTGTAACCAATATTGAATAACAAGCAAAGAAATTATTACTTGGTACTTTAATTCTCATACCACTTGTAATATTATTGTGTCTGACCATTTCAAAACTTAACACATTCTTGTTGAATATTTTCATGAATTCAATATATGATTTACAATCCATACCAAATTTTCCAAATAAAGATTTGTTCCTCATCTTTTCAAAAAATGTATCTTTTACTTCAATTAGATTTTCTAAAACAATATTGTTATTATCCAATATACTATAATTTACAAACTCACCATTATATGAACTATCGTCAAGTATAATTGTCTCGAATTTAATTGAATCAATATTAATTCTGAATCCGTCTTGTAGAATATATTGAGTTTTATTCAATTGTTGCATATTTTGCGATATTTTGCAATATGTGTTTTTTGTAGTATTGTGATTAAATTTCTTTTTAAATAGCATATATCAATAAAAAGAAAAATCAATTTTTCCTCTTCAATAATTATCAATTATTATATTATTATATTAATAATATATAAAGATAGATATGTCCAAATATCCAAAAATAAATGATCCAAATTTCAACGAAAAGGTAACACAAGTTTTTAAAAAATATAAAATAATCAAGGTACCTAGCACACTTAAAGAGGTTTGTTATCCAGAAAAATATACGATACAACCACATCAAAAACTAGCAAGTGCTTTTATCAATCCAGATACTCCATATAAGGGGGTCTTACTCGACTATGGTATCGGTTCCGGAAAAACCTGCGCTAGCATCCAGATAGCAGAGCAATGGAAAAAGAAGTATAGGATTATGGCAGTACTCCCAGCTTCACTTAAAGGTAATTACTATAATGAGTTACGATCTATGTGCACAGGTGAAGAATATATTACCAATAAAGAAAGAGAACAACTAAAAAAACTACATCCTGGTAGTAAAGAATATAAAGCAATTATTGAAAAAACAGAAGAACGTATCCATAAATATTATGATATATATTCTTATAACAAATTTATTACACTAATCGATGAAGATGTCATATCATTAGATAAAACTGTTCTTATTATTGATGAAGTCCAAAATATGGTCAGTGAATATGGTAGCTATTATCACAAGCTATATGAATTTGTCAAAGCCGCTCCTGATAACGCCAGAATAGTCCTATTGTCGGCTACACCGGTATATGATAAACCAAGCGAACTTGCATTGACATTGAATTTACTACCTCTACCTAAACTCATACCTTCTGGACATGAGTTTTACCGCAAATATGTTAAAACTCGAAAGAATCCTGATACTGGTAAGATTACTTATAAAGTAAAAAATACAACACATCTCAAAAAATTATGCAAAGGATTCGTTTCTTATTATCGTGGAGCACCTCCTTTAAGTTATCCTGAAAAAAGAATACATTATGTTAAATGTAAGATGGGAGATTTTCAATTTAAATCATACCTTGCTATCGCTGCCGATCTTTTTAAAAATAAGAAAGCTGATAGACAAATCGAAAAAACCATACATGCCTTCAAAAATGGTGATATATTTAACCTTCCACAAAGTTTTTTTCTTGGTATGCGTCTAATATCTAATATAGCATATCCAAATAAAGGTATTAAAGAAGATGGTTATGAAAGTTTTATTGGTGATAAACTATCCATGGCCAATTTAAAAGAATATTCAGTTAAATTTTACAAAATTATTAGAAGTGTCAAACGATGTCAAGGTACTGTATTTATATATTCTAACTTTAAAGAATATGGTGGATTAAAACCATTAATTCGTGCGTTAGAACATCAGGGTTTTAAAAATTATCATACTCATGGGGAAGGTCCAAAAAGATTTGCTTTATGGACTGGTGATGAAAAGCTTGAATATCGTGAGCATATGAAAACTATATTTAATAGTGCTGATAATGTTGACGGCTCTAGAATCAAAATTGTGTTAGGTAGCTCAGCAGTTCGTGAAGGTGTTAGTTTTTTGCGTGTAAAAGAAGCACATATATTAGAACCTTATTGGAATATGTCACGCATGGAACAAATTATGGGACGTGTAGTGCGCTTTTGTAGCCACAGGGATATCCCAAAGAGTGAGCAATATGTAGATATATACATCTATATCGCCACTCATCCTGAGGAACCCAATACAATTGATTACCATATTTTAAATATGGCCTTGCGAAAACAAGAAATAAATTCTAAATTTGAACGTGCACTAAAAGAAGTAGCAATGGATTGTGAGTTATTTTACAAGGCAAATAACGATTCAGATGATCCTAATCCACTAATGTGTGATAAATAATATATTAAATAATAAATTATTTATCTATAAATTTCCATTTATACCCCCCAGCCGTTTGTCCTATACCACGACAAACAGAAGATATAGTTTTTGCACTAATTCCAAGTTCTTTACCAGCTTTAGCAATATAGGACCATTCCTTTATAAATTTACCATCTATAGATATTTGTTGTACTTTTTTTCCATTTGCTTCAAGTCTACTTTCTTTAATCGAATGTTTGATATTCTGACTTGATGTAACCCATTCTAAATTGGAAATATGATTATTAACTTTATTTTCGTCAATATGGTTTACTATCGAATAATTATTTGGATTAGGTATGAAAGCCATTGCAACAAGTCTATGCATTTTTAAATTTTTTGTCTTTCCATCACTCGATAATTGTATTACTTTATAACCGGATATATTATATGGATTTAATATTTTATCTTTAGAATTTTTAATTCTACCATGATTTGATATTTTATAACTATTGTATTCTTTAATAGGCACTACTTTCCATTTTTCATCTTTATTTAATTTTTCCTTCAATTGTGTATCTTATTGTATTTGATCCTAAACCTAGAGAATCCTTTGCTTCAGTTAATGTATCCCAAATTTTAATTAATTTTCCATCTAGGGTATATTGTGCTACTTTGCGCGATTTACCATTTTTAGTACCACTATTTGGATTATTTAATCCAGTATCATATGCATGTTGTACATTTTTTTTGTGTGTTGTCCATTCTAAATTATCTATACAATTGTTAATTTTGTTACCATCGATATGATTGACTATTTTATATTCATTTGGATTATCAATAAATATTTCAGCAGCTAATCTATGTACTATAATCGTTTTTCTTATACCATTATCATTATGCATACCACATTGATAATATCCACAATTAAGTAGTGTTTGTTTTTTTACTATTTTTGTTTCCACATTTTTGATTCTACCTAAATTAGATATTTTGTATTTACTATATCCCGGTATTTTTTTCCAGATTTCTTTTATTTCACTCATTTTATAATATTACTATATATTTTATTTTTAAATAATTTACTTAAATAAATAAATTGAAAATAAAATATATTATTTAAATATTACAATCTAATATTAATAATAAAAGCTATGAGTGAAAAACATAAATATATATGTGAAAAATGCAATTTTAAATGTAACCATGAATCAAGATGGAATCAACATATAGAAACTGAATTGCATAAAACTGGTAAGAAAAAAACTAGATCCGATAAAAAATTTGATGGAAAATGTAAACATTGTGAGTTTATTGCAAAAAATAATATAAATATGCAGCAACATGTGTTAAGTTTTCATAGCACAAAAGAAGAACGTAAAGCCGGTTTCAAGTACTATTGTGAGCATTGTGACTATGGTACATTTGCTAAAACATTTTTTGATAAACATAATGGTACATCCAAACATAAAACTATAATGGATATTGTTAATAAACAGACTACAAAATAATATTTGTTATTTAACTAAAATAATAAATATTGTTCATTCTAAAATATTAACAGATCTATTTCTATAAAATTCATAATATAATTGTTTAAATTTATGAAGAGTATAATTAACACATAATTCATCATAATTATTTGGATCTAAATACTCAATAATATATTCTATAAATTTAATACCATCTTCAAGGTTACTAAAATTATATTTAGTCATAATATTGCTATCATCTTTTGTAATGGATAAATTATATGATTTATTAAAAGGACTATAATATAATTTCAAATTACCATTGATATATTCTTTTTCATTGCAACCATTAGTAAGTATATTATCATCATCTTTCAATGACGGATCTTTTTCTATCAACCTTTTAATTTGATCTTTAGCTTTCAATCTATTATAATGATGTAAACTGAATGCAAGTATCTCATATATATTATATGGTACTAAAAATGGTACCACTCTAGCTAGATTATTTGATCCCAATAAAAAATATTCAGTTATGTAAGATCCTACAAATATAAAATTTGTAGTTGAAAATTGAACAATATGCTGTCTTGTATAATCAGTTGCATCATAAATAACTCTTTTAAGATCACCCATATTTTCTTTATCAATATGATTTCTGTTCCAATATGAACCACCAACAGGCCAATATTTTTTTAGATACCTAATACCTAATAAATCACAAGCTTTTATAAAATATGAAGACATAATAATTGTTATAGTTTTCATATTTTTAAATATATTTATTTAGCACATGCTCTTCAATGTATGTACACATATTTTTGTAAATATTATGATTGTTATTCATCGAATCAATAATATAATAAGAATCATTCTTATGTATAATCAAATAACAATGACAATTTGATGTATCTTTTATTAAAAAAATGTTATCATTATTATTATTAGATAATTGTACTCTAATATCATTATCAGATATTTTAGTTATTATGCTATAACTATTCATATATTTTTTGATATCTTTAATTTTATTTATATTAGACATTAATAATAGTTCAAGTTCTTCATTTGGATCATTTATATTTATTCCGCCTAGTTTAATATATATTTTTTTGAAATAATTAAGTTTTGATATAAATTTTTTATTTGAAATAAAACTATCAAAATTTTGTTCTTCAATGTAAAGTACTAAATTTGCAAAAGTATAATATGGACATTCATTTGTAAATTTTGGTTGTTTCATTGTATCAACTATAAAAATATTTTTATCTATTTTTTTCATATTAATTAATATTATTTAATATTACTTAATATTATTTAAAGTTTCTATATCTTGCCATATTCACCAATTTCGCATTAGATATAACTGGTTTTTGTTGTGATAATTCATATTTTGTTAAATATTCTAACATTTCTAGATCTGTTTTCTTAACTTTTAGCTTTGCTTCTAATATTGTTTTACTTTCATTTATCAACATTTTATTTTCTAACATATATTTGACCGCATCCAATAATTTTTTGTCACAAAACAATACAAATTCTTTATCATCAAATTTGTGATTATCTTTATTATATTTTTCAAGTAATACTACTACTATACTGTTATTACCATATTGCGCAGCTTGTTCAAGATCAGATTTAGTTCCATAATATATATTATTTGTACCATATCGTGATTCATTTTTGATATTTTTACCAAATAATATATTTACTATTTTTTCATCAGAATCTTTAAACATTTCTGGTTTATTATCTACAAAATATTTAATCATATCAATTGATCCATATTGCATTAATTTACCTACAAATAAATGTTCATTGTTTTTGGCAACCTTCAAAAGTTCAACAATATTATCAAAATTACTAATCAAACTATTTAAATTATCGAAACAACTTTTCATTATCTCATCTAGTTTTTTCTTTGAAATTCTTTCTTTAATCAATTCTTCACAATAATGAAAATGTTTTGGAACTTCCAAATTGCGACTTTTAAATAAATTATATATTGTAACACCATCAATAAAATCTGGTTCATTATCAATAACTACATTATGCATACATGGTAATGATGTTCTACAAAAATCGAATATTACAACACCATTATTATTATATAATTCTTTTACTTGAGTCCCTTTCATAATTATATATTGTTATTATATAAACTTTTATATAGATATTAAATTATTAACAGTTATTCAAATGTTAATAATTTAAATAATCATAATCCATTTATACTATAATTCCAAAATTTGTTTTTAACCGAATTATAATATTCAATAAGTCTATCTTCATTTAGATCGGATGATGATAAATAATTTAAATCATCATAAAATTTTATGTCGCAAGTATTAAAAACATATCTGAATTTTGGTATGGAATCTTCTACTATTAAATTATATGTTTTAATATATTTGCTATCACCAATAAAAAGTTCCAACAAAATACCATTAACAAATTGGTAATAATATTTTCCGATAATATATACATTGATACCTTTATAGGTAAATGATATAAGTGGAAAATATCTTTTGAATTTAATTTTTTCGATAACAATTATATTTGTATTATCTAATGTGTCAAAAGATAACACAAATAATTTTTCAATTGTTGGAATATCATTAGATACAATACTTTTAAATATAATCTTAAGTTGTTCCATATTTGTTATAAATTATAATGTATATTAGATGTAATATCAATATTTATTTTCAATTTTATTCAAATATTAATAGTAAATTATATTGCATTATCAAATAATGAAGTATAATTAATCATTTGTATAATTAATAAACTTGTTTTTTAAAGAATCATATAGATTAATAGCATTCGTAAAATTTCCATTTGAATTATTTACATCCGCAAAAAATCGTGAATCACATAAGTTGAAAACAGTATTAAAATTCGGTATATCACCTTCATAATACTTTCTAATATATGAATCATCATCAATCATACGTTCCAACAACACTTTACTAGCACCAATATTAATATACTGATAATAATACTTACCGATTATGTAAACTTTTGTTGAAAATGGTCTTAAAAATTTAAGTGGAAATAAATTATCATACACTTTTTCCTTAATAGTAATGATTTCAACATTATCTATTTTTTGTGTATTGTCTAACATATAAAAATGTTCCATAATTTGTAGATTGCTTAAAGGTATATCCTCAAATATTGTCTCAAGTTTAACCATCTTTTTATAATACTTCAAAAATATAATAGACTCGATAAATATATTTAATTTCAATTTTATTTACTTAAATATTTTATTATATTTTTCAATAAATATATTTCTTTGTACTTTATGATCAACAATAGGTTTATAATACTGTATATTATCATATTCATTACAATATTTGTACCATTTTAATATATGCTTATTATTTATATCTTTTAATACTGGTAACCATTTTTTGATATATTTACATTCCGGATCAAATTTTTCTGCTTGTGTCCATGGATTAAAGATTCTTAAATATGGACTATTATCCATACCAAAGCTTGCAATAAAATTCCAATTACCAATGTTCTGACATCTATCATAATCTATCAATTTTGATGCATAATATTGCTCTCCATATTTCCAATTAATATGCAGATCCTTAACCAAGAATGTTGATGTTATTAATCTTGCTCTATTATGCATATATCCTGTAATATTTAATTGATTCATGGCTGCATCAATAATAGGAAATCCTGTTTTACCATTACACCACGCTTCAAATTTCTTTTTACTATTGACCCATAAATGATTTATATCATATTTAGTATCTTTCCTAATATGATCATATTTAAAAATATTAGGAAGATAATAACAAATATAATAATAAAAATCTCTCCAATATAATTGTTTAACTAATTCTTCTTGTGGTTTCACAATATTATATACTTCTCGTATGCTCAATGTACCAAATTTATTATGTGCACTTAGATTTGTTGTTTCAATATGCATTATATTTCTTGTTTTATTGTAATTTTTTATTACATTATTTTCAATAATTTTTTTTAAAATTTTTAAACCATTTTTTCTACCACCATGCTGATGAATATGATCACTAACTTCATAATATTTATTATGTAACATAAATTTATTTTGACTATCAATATTATTTTTTATAATAATTTTTTTTATTATTTTAGCATCAATAAATTTTCCAATTTTTGATCTATCAATATTTCTAATTGGTTCATTCTTTGCCGATTTATAGAAATGTGCATATATTTTATGAATATTACCATCTTTTGTTCTAATTTTATCCATATTATTTATCAATAATATATCATCATAACTCTTACATTCAATACTATTATCCTTTGACCATTTTTTTATTAATTTATCTCTTTTTATGCTATATGGTGTATAATCTTTATTAAAATAAATTTTATTGAATTTAATTGCTTTATGAAGTTTAGATAATGCTGTTATTTCATCATCAAATAAAACAATCAATTTAGAATTATGATTAGAAATTTTATCATCTAAATCAATCAATGATTCTATCATAAATTGTATACATTTATCCGATTTATAATTATTATTAATTATTTGATTTGGTGTTAGTATAAAAACAGGAATAATATTTTCTATTTTATTATCACTATTACATTTTATTAATGCCGTATTATCTGTAATTCTTAGATCTCTTCTAAATATAAATAATGAATTGTGCATTTTATTTAAAATATATATTAATATATATTTTAAAGTTATTTATAATAAAATAAGTATTTAGTTATTAAGGCACCTACAATAAAAGCAATAATAAGTTTAATAATAAAAAATATTGTTTTATTTCTTTTCCATGAATTATATTGATCATATAATTGAAAAGCTAGCTTAGCATTTTGCGGTCCATTTGCACCAGACATTGTTATTGTTAGATGGTTCATTGAAGTTTCATTCCACCTTTCAAAATTTGGATGATTAATCTCTTCTATTAATTGTTGACCAACTTCATCATCAGATAATGCGTCATGACATCTTTTACACATTTTATATATTAATACTAATATTTTTTTAATACTAAAACATTTTTAATAAAATTTGAAAATATATTTTAATATAAATACTATTAAATAATCATAAATATAATAACAATGTCACTTAATCCTACAGATACTTTATTTAATATTGCTGATATTTCCAAAATGTCTCTTGGCGAACTGGAAACATATATGAGTAGAATATCTTTTCTGAGAAATAGATATAAGGAAGACAAAAAGGAAAAAAATAAAGATTATTATGCATATTTATATATTATCAAACCAGATAATATTATACCTTTTGAATTTAAAGAATTAACAAACATTGATGCCAATACATTTCTATCAAAATGTGAATATTTTATTGATAAACCATTAAAATTTGGTGACATGATTCAATTATTTAATAATGATCGTAACAACAATAAATACATTTGGAATAATGGATGGTTTGATTTCGTTACTGATGATGATGCAATGGCACGAATGGTGGATTATGGTGTATTACCAATTGAATTTAGTGTTTTGAATCCAAATTCAAAGCTCCCATTAAAATATTTTAAATATGCAATGTATTATAATTGGGAACAATGTCCTTGGGATCCAGATTGGTATTCAAATGAACTACATCAAAATTATAATTTTGAGTATAATAATTTAAAAGTTAGCACATACTTTACACATAATAATGTCAAACATGTTATTCAAGTTGATATATCCTACATATATGATAATTTGAATGGATTTTATAGTACTGGTTCACATGGTGGATCTACATCATCAACACATTATTTTAAAATCGAAAATTCCAAATTTCATATACCATCAGTATATCATCAATATATGGTCGAAAATGTAGATAATTTACGTAAAGGTTCTAAATTTTCATTAAAATTTGATGCACCTCAAAATTATAGCACAATACGACAAGAAGCCTTAAGATATGACATTGATAATAATATTTGTGATATGACTATTATCAAAAATAAATTTATGGATATTGTATTTAGTTCTCAGTATCTTGAATATGAAAAAATTGATCAAAAATCATATATTTTTATTCCTATTTGGTAATGATATCATAAAATTGAATATTATAATTAATATAAATAATTATACTAATTATCATATAATAATATAAAAATGGGACTTGATACATATGCTGCAACTGATAAAGATTCTATTGATCTACCAGATGAAATAAAAAAACAATTTTCTGATGCTGACATTAAGCTATGTGGTGGAATGTTTAGTGGAAATGGTAATGATGGTTCATTTCGTGGTAAAGTATATTATGAACTTATTTATGAGATAACACTTTTAACATTATATTCGGATTGGATAGAACCACATTGGGTAAAAATTATGTATAATAATTTTGTAGCAGCTTATAATAATCCAACATATAACGATAAAAAAGATGATATTTCTAATCTTATAAAATTTTTCAAAGTATGTGTTGATAATAATTTAGGTTTGATTAACTGGTGGTAAAATATTATAATAAAATTCATTATTCAATGATATTTTACTATAAAATAATAACAAAATATCATTTAATTCCTAAAAGTGATATAGCTAATATTTGTGATCTATATGTTAAGTCACCAAGATTGAGAAGATTATTGATACGATTATTATTGAATAAATTGCGAAAATATGGAGTATTTTTATACTCCAAAATATATTTTATTATTTTATGATCAAAAATATATTTTTTATATTCAGGAAATTTTATTATAAAATCGCTTGGTATCATATAATTAAAATCTAATGTTTTTAACATTTTAAGAATATTTATATTGTTTGTCATGGCAGCAATTATAACATGAATAAAATTTGGTTTACAATTTGAAAAATATGTATTATTTAATAAATAGTTTAACATTTTTGTCCCATGTTTTTTATGACAACATGCAATAAATATATAATCGTCATACTTACATTTCTTTGAAATAAAATATTCGATAATATCTATATTACCATTGAAAATAGCAGATGTCATATATTCTTCATGTAGAATACACGTGTATGTATCAAAAAAATATCTAACAAAATTAATATCTCTATATATTATAGATATGCATATAAATTCTACACATATACTACCATAATTATATTCAATAGATAACAAATTAAAAAATCCATTTTTATGAATTTTATTGTCTAGATATTCAATATATTTTATTACTTGAAGTGATGAATGAAACGCACATACATACCATATATTTTGATATCTAACCATAGCAGAATTTGGATGTAGATAATTATAGTTATATGAAATATCTTCGTGATTTTCAATATATTGCAATATTTGTATATTATCTGAACATAACACAACCAAATATAAATCATCGTATATACTGCTCTTATCTTCATAATCATACAAATATATATCTTCGATTTCATATTTTTCAAAAAAATATTTAAATGTATTATAATTGCTCGATAATATTATAAAATATATACAATAATGGTATCTATAAGAATTACATATTGATTCCATACACATTATAAATTCTTTATTACCAGATAAACATGTTACATATGTGAGTATAACTTGTTCGCTCTTCGATAAAGTACCAGATATATTTTCCATATAATAATGGAAAATATCATAATTACCAAAATATGCAGCGGTTATTAAAATAAGATACCATTCTTTATGATTTAAGTTAGTATATTTTGATAAAATAAATTTTATAGTATCAATATCGGAAAACGCTGCTGTTTGGATAATAAGATTAAAATCATTAAGCAATCTATCAAATAAATTAACAATACATGATAAAAAATATATTAGTCTATCTATAGTTAAATTATCATTAATATTATCAATAAATGATAATAAAAAATCAATTTTATAATAAATTCCCAATGGAAAATGTGAATCATCTCCATGAACAGAATATTTTAGATTTTTGTAGATTTCTTTAGCAAAAAAATAATAATCTGGATATCCTGAATTAATTATTTTTTTTAATCGCTCATGATGATCGAACACATTATTAATACACGAATAATATAAATCTCTTGTTTGTTTTGATGATAAAGATAAATTATAAATTTCAACATTATTACAATATCTCGTAATATTGTAATAAAATTCATGGTCTAATAAACCATTAAAGGATGGTTTTGTATATGGTTTGAAAATATTTGCAATAATAGGGTAATGAATATTATCATTCTTAATATAAGTAAGATCATAAATTTTTTCATTATTATTTTGCACAACATAATCATTAATGACATGTCCATTTATATCAGATAAATCTAAATTTGTAAATTTATGCATTTTTTTTTCAAAAATATAAGAAGTTTCGTTTGAATACATTATTATATTGCCAAAATTAGATCATCATTCAGACATAAATGGCATTGATATAATTTTATTTTTTCAATTTTTTATTGGCCATTAATAAAAATTAATAAATTGTCTAATTATAGATAATATATTAAATAATAAATTATTTAATTTTCTTTTTAGCATTTAATTGTTCTTTTTGTTTTGCACGTGTGGCTTCAGGGATTTCTTTATTATTGTATAACATCATTCTCACTTCATCTTGTATTCTTTTCTTAAATTTAATTTTCTCCTTATCTTTAACATCATCAGACATTGGATCATAATCTAATGTTTCCATGACATCTCTTATCTTATCTATTACTTTTTCGGGCAATTCATCAGCAAATTCTTCAAGTAGCTCCTCAATATCATCTTTCTTTTTACTAATAACATCTTCTATTAATTGATCCAGTTTTGTAAGAATCCATTTATTACCATCATTGATACGACCAAATTTAGATTTTATATCTGAAATATACATATTGTGGTTTTCTGGAATATTTGGATTAAAGTTAACTTGTTTAATAATTTCAGGTATAACCATATAACATTTTTTTAATATATTTATTTTATTTTTATCAGTTAGCTTACTCATATCATCAGATAAGAATGGATTAATATTAATGGTTATATTATTTATCGTACCAGCAACTTGACCATTATTTGTACCAGAATTTGTACCATTACCATTACCCTCAATATTAATTTGATTATCTATTTTTGATGCGAATTTTAATTTACATTTTTCCATATGTTTTTTCAAATAATCTTTCCGTGAATATTCATTTTCACAATATTTACATTGTGTAGTTTCTTCATTACATGGGTTTTTTCGATTAATATGTCTTGTATATATACCTTTATCATTGAATATTTTACCACATTTATCACATGTGTGGGTTTTGTATTGTTTATATTTTTTATTGTTTTTATTAATGTCATTGTTTTTATTAATGTCATTGTTTTTATTAATGTCATTATTATCCTTGGTAAATTTATTAATTTTACACATACTATGTAGTGTATTACTATCAACATTTCTATGTCCATCATTAATAATGTTTTTGTTTATCAAGCGTGCTACGTTATCAATTATATATTTAAAATAATTAATATCACCCTTAAAAAATTCTCTATTTTGCGCAAGTCTATATTTATCTATAATTTTAAAAATTATACCTTCGCATAAGCTGTAATCGTTAACTACAATAGATTCATATAATATATCACATTTATTAATGTAATATGTGGTATAATTATTTGCTCTTGATTTTATATCTTTAGCTTTACCTATTTTATAGACATTAGATCCATAATAATTATACATATCATTTTTGATTATATAAATATATCCTTTGGTTTTTACCATCCTATTATAATATTCCTATATATTTTTATTTTATAAATAAATTTATTTTTTTAAATTTATTTATAAAATAAATGTTCTATTTAAAATAAAAAGATATACATATATATCAATAATGAATAGCAAAAAATATTATTGTGATAAATGTATCTTCGGATGTGATCATAAATCAAGATGGTTACAACATCTCGAAACAGGATTACATAAAACAGGTGTTATAGACAAAAAAACTAGATCCGATAAAAAATATCCAATGAAATGTAAACATTGTGAAGAAATAATCAAAAATAGTTCAAATATGAAACAACATATTTTAAATTTTCATAGTACAAAAGAAGAAAGAAAATTAGGTTTCAAATATTATTGTGAATATTGTGATTTTGGTACATTTGCTAAATCATTTTATGACAAACATAATACTACATCCAAACATAAGGCTATTTTAGCTGCTATCAATAATAAAAATAATAAATAAAATATTTAATAGTTTATTTATTGTTATCATCTTTTACTATTGAATTTTTTTTAAATTCTAATATATCACTATTATAATCAGTTAATGATGTACTAGAAGTTTTTTCCATTATTTTTTGTAAACATGTATTGATATCTATATAATTAGTATTATTTAATTCTTTAATTATGTAATTTTTTTGGCATTTCATAATTAAATTAATCATAAATAATATTTCACAATATGATTCGTATTGTACAAATTCGGCTTTATCATCATAATATATATATATTGATGTATCGTTTATTATATATGGTGATTTATTTCCTGGTTTCCAATTATTGTATATTTTTATTAGCTGTGATTTACTAATATATTTAATGTCAAATTGATATTTATTGTCGTTTGGTACATGGAAATTAATATCATTATATTTATTTGAACTAATAGTTTTTGTTTTATGATTATAATTATGAATCATTGAATTAACTATTTTGTTTTGTAACATTATTTCATGATTAAATGTATTTTTGTATTGAATCCATAATTTTTCAATATGTCTAATATCTTTATTATTTAGATCTTTTACTATATTATATAATAAATGAATATCTGAATTATAAAACATAATTGTATTTTATAATATAATTATGCTTTATATTTATTATTTTTATCATTTAATTTATTTTTGATAAGATCTTTATGTTCAACAAACATATTTTTTGTTTCTTCGCTAACATGGTTCCTTATTAATTTACTATTTTTATCATCAGTAATAGTAAATGCATCAATCAACTCTTTAATTTTATTTTTTTTGAAATAATCAAATAGATGATCTTTTTCATCTAAAAAATTTTTAATAAAACCTATTATATATTCTAAATATTCATTAAATTTATTAATTGGTAATTTTTTTGTTTTACCATTTTCATCTATAATTGTAAAATATTTATCATCAACATTTTCAATTATTATATTAAAATTTTCTGGATGATCTGGATTACAATTTAATAATTTTGATAGTTCTGTAACAGCCATCAATTTCTTATTTAAAACCTTGATTTTTTGTTTGTCATTAATATAGTCATAATTATTATTTAAATAAGGATTAACATTGATAATATTATTAATGTTTATGGTAGTATTATTAGAATTTTTATTATAACTATTATTTATATTATTATTATTAGCAAGCATCATTATCATTTTTTCCATTAATTCTATCTGTTTTTGTTGTTGGTCTAATTGTTTTTGTTGTTGATCAATTTGTTTTTGTTTAAATTCTTGATCAATTTTATTTAATTTTGATTTACATGATAAATAATGTCGTTTTAAATTATCAATCCTAGAAAAATTTCTTTCACAATGTTCACATGTATATCCATCTTCATTTTTATTTTCATTTATTATTTTGTTTTCTACACATGATTTCTTTCTATTAATATGTCTATTATAGTTTGATTTATCATTAAATATTTTTTCACATAAAGTACATATATATTCTTTCATTTAATTTAATTGTGTATAATATATAATTATTATATTTATTTAAGTTAATTTTCCTCATTTAACTGAGATTAAATAACTATATTAAATACTATTAGCTAAATAAAATAATGATAAAACATAATGAGTAAAATTGAAGAATAATAAAATAAATTTTTCAAACAAAGTTTTTTAAAATATTTTTCTGTATTTGGCTAAAATTATTTTTTCATTAGTTATATTTTGTTGTTGTAGTTCTTCTTCTGTGCGATATGTAGATAAATATTTAAATATTTCAGTATCATGATCTAACATTCTTTTGCTATGATAAACTGCTTGTTGTTCGGTAACCAACATTTTATTTTCTATCATGTATTTAATTGGTTCCAATAACTTTTTTTTAGTAAGTATTAAAAATTCATCATTACCAAATTTATGATCCATTAATTTATATTTTCTTAATAAAATCATTATTACATTATTATTTCCATAATTTGCTGCATATTTGAGTGCAGTTGATTGATATATTGTTTCATCTTTAGTTGGTAGGTTCATATCAAATAACATATTTAATATTTTATTATCATATTCACTAAAAATTTCTTTTACAGTATGAATGTTATCAACACAATATTTGATTACATCTAATGAACCTCTTTCCATTAAAACCCTAGTAAATTTATCCTCAATATATGTACCTGCCAAATTAATTATTTCACTTAAATTATTTTTCATATATTCCATACTGATCAATGAAACTTCATATAACTCGTCTAACCTAGCTTGTATTTTTTGTCTTATTAATTCTTGTTTACAATCTCTAAAATGTTCTGGTAGGTTAAAATTATACTTATCGAACAAATTACATATATCGAAACCATCAAGATTGCATATTTCATTGTGAATCATTACATCATGTTTACATGGTTTAAATTCATATGAACCATATATTCTATGGTTCCAACATTTTTTATATATGATAATATTGTTATCATTATAATATTCTTCATCAAAATCTTTATTTCTTTCAGTATACATTATCTATATATTTAGTAACATATATCTATTAAATATCAATACAACGTATATAAAGAAATGTTAATAATATATATTATGCGAAAATAATATTTTGCATATCTTCTTTTAATGTGATTAATAATTAATTAATAAATAAAAACTATAGACATATATTGATATTCCGCACAATATTGTTATTTGTCATTGATTAATTTTATTTATTGATATTTAATTGTTGTTCCATAAAAAAGTTAATTATTCAAATTACATTATAAGTTGAATAATTAAAAAATTAAAAATAAGTTATTCCTTACCACCAATTATCGATACTAATTTTTTACATACTATACTATTTTCATCATATGGAAAGTATTTGTTGGTGACATCAACAATTCTATCAAATAAAACAAAATCACGTGCTGTTTCACAATATGGTATATATGTTGCTATTTGGTATAGAGCATCAAAATACATAGATTTATTAATATTATCAATAGATTTATCTTTACAAACATAATTCCATAATTTATGGATTACCGCAATTGCCAACCTTGGATTAGTTTCATTATAAAAAGTATTGTAATTGGAAATTGTGAAATTTTCTGAAAAATAATTAGGATTATTCATTATTATTTTCTTTATAATAATATGTTTATATTATTGATATGTTTATATTATTGATTATAATAATAATAAAAAATTTCAATTTTTATAAAATTAATATAAAGAAATAAGAATAATATATATTACATTAGAATAACATTCTAGTGTATCATCTCTTTGTGTGAAAAATAATTAACAATTAATAAATTTCAACCCGTAAAAAGACGTAATATATCATTTCAATATTGTTGGTTATTACTGGTTTATTTTATTTAATTTTTAATTTATTGTTTTTTCCATTAAAAGTTAATTATTCAATTTACATAATGAGTTGAATAATTAAAAAAGAATAATTAATAATTTTAAATTATTTATCTGATTGGTGCATTTGATCTATATCTTATATAATCTATATATAAACTTTGTGCACCAGTTGACGAAATTTCTTTAATCATAGCAAAATAAGGAGAATATGCTTTGGTATAATCAGGAGTATTATTAACATTACCACCAGTTGCAGTAGATTTATAGAATCCACTAGCATATTGTGTTCCATTAAGCTTAAAAATAACTTGATAAGTTGTAGCATTATATTCTATTCTTATAACATTCCAAGTATTTAAAGTGACTGCACCACCAGTTCCATTACCACCACCATTATTAAAAGAACCATATAATACATTAGTTGCTCCTGAAGAATATGAAGCATAGAAACCATCTACACCAGTACTGTAATGATTATAAATATCCAAATCGGAAGTTTCAGCAATACCAGTTGTAAGTCTATAGGGGCCACCATTTGCAAATGTTGGAATAAATATTCTAATCTCATAAATAAAATTATATAATAATGGTACTCCGGGTTTATACATAACGTACATAGCTCCACCAACATTATTGAGAGTAATACAACCTGAACCATATGCAAATGCTGTATTAGGTAATAATTGAGTTAATGATCCAGCATTATTAAATGTACTCCAAGATGTATCTGTAACACGATCACCATAGCCTGTAAAATCATCTACGACTTCTACAGCTAATGAATAAAATTTATCGAGACTAGTAATTTGTGTTTGAATATTATCAGTTAAACCTGACATGTAACTATATTGAGTATCATTAAGATGATAACCACCTGTTGTACCAGTTGCACCTCTTAAATCTGTTAAATTTGCATGTAATGTTGTACCTGATGTTCCTTGTGGTCCTGTTGGTCCTGTTGGTCCTTGTGGACCAATAACTCCTTGTGGACCAACTGATCCGGTATTACCAATTGAAGCTAAAATATTCCAATACGTAGCATTAGGTGGAGATTGATTTGTATTATTTGTTATTGCTATATAACTTGTTCCATTATGGATTACAGCATCTCTTATTATATATGAAGTTGTTGAATTCCACGTGCTTCTCCAATTTAAACCAGTAGGACCAGTAGCGCCTTGTGGACCAGTAGCACCTTGTGGACCTGTAACACCTTGTGGTCCAGTAGCGCCTTGTGGACCTGTTCCTCCTTGTGGTCCTGTAACACCTTGTGGACCTGTTACTCCTTGTGGTCCTGTAACACCTTGTGCTCCAATAGCACCTGTTGGTCCCGTAACACCAATATCACCTTTCCTAACTATTAAATTCCATACATCGGTATTAATATCAGGTTGTTTATTAACATTAAAATTTATAATAGTTATGTAAGTTGATCCATTATATGTAACAACATCATTTAAATTATATACTGTTAAAATATCCCAATTTCCTCTCCAATTTATACCTAATGGTCCAGTTGGACCTGATGGCCCGGTTGGACCCGTTACACCTTGATTACCTATTGGTCCTGTTGGTCCTGGTGGTCCACCAGAAGGTCCTCTTGGACCTGTATGTCCTGTTGGACCAATAGGTCCTATTGGACCAATAGCACCATTAATACCAGTTGAACCTTTTGGTCCTCTTGGACCTGTATGACCAGTGTGACCAGTTGGTCCAATCAAACCAGTTGGTCCCTTTGTACCAGTAGCACCTTTTAGTCCCATTGGTCCGGTTGGACCAGTAACGCCATTTACAGTAGGCGAAAAAAATTTATATCCTTTACGATAATTCAAAATATAATTATTATTATATGGAATTAAAGATTTAACATTAATATCATTTGGATTATCGGTCATTAAATTCTTATATATGATATACTAAGAAAAATTACTTGCATTGATAGATAATTAAAAAGAATTATTATATAATTAATATACTTACTATTAATATATAATAAAAATGAATTGTGGTTGCGAATCTGATGTTGTTAATCCTAAACCATATTTAAAAAGATACTTTTCAAAATATGGATATTCTGGAGCTAAAGGTGCTACTGGTCCCATCGGACCAACTGGACCTATAGGACCACAAGGTGTAATAGGACCAACAGGTCCATCTAATCAAAATGTTTGTCCAGGAACAAAACAATTAAAAAATATATGTACACAATTAGTTCAAGGTGTACTTGGAACTAATATATTTAATGATAATATACAAATGGACTTGTATGCGACAAATAATACTCACAGTAATGGATATCTATCAACATTAATTAATAATAATATTATTGAGTTCAATCCAAATGGTGGACCATATACTAAATTATATATTAATATTAATAAAGTTACTGGTCTAATAATAAGATATGATTCATTTTCCGAAGAAGGTCAACTATTATTAACAATGTTGCCAGAAGATACCGATAATGTAAATGAAGAAGAATTACAATTAAGAATATTATTAACATCATTAATTAATACTGAAGTCGATATCCATGCAGGTGGTACAACATTCAATGGTAAAATATCATATGTACGATATGGTGTTGTATTTTTAGATGATCCATTTGATAAAACATTAACAGTTATATCTATTTGTAAAATAGAAAATATTAATACTTACTGAATATTATTAGTTATAATATCATTAAGCTGAATAAATATTTCATCAATTGTATTTTTATAGTTTCTATTATTGATTTCTCTGTTTGGGAAAGTAAAAATTTTATTTGTCTGATCATAATTGATATCATAATTCTTATCATTAGAACTATTACCAATAAATAATATATAAAAATTTAGTTGTGGATAATGTTCTTTGATGTATAATGATAATGTATTCAAATGATATAATTCATTAAATTGATAATATTTATCATATTGACTATCAACAATCCTATCACCATTCAAAATATTTGTATTTCCTATCATAGGTTCTTCATATCTTATAAATAATAATTTTTTTGTTGGATTCTTATTTAATTCATCTAATTTATTTAATAAGTTATTTTTATTAAAATTATATTTATTGATAAATGATTCAAAATTATCAATAGGTTCATTAATTAATCTAATATAATATGGGACATTTGTTAAAAATTTTGCTTGTGTTTCTGTAAATAATTGTTTTTTTTCATAATTATCTTTATTAAAAAAACCATCAAAATTATTTTTTAATAGTTCATTTATTGCCCATGCCGGTGTGGCAATGCTATTAAAAAAATAAGGTGTTGTCGCGCCTATTGATTTACGAATATATAAACTAGGAAAACAGTTATATCCTAAAGAAATAATAGTATCGAAATTGTTCATGATTATATTATATAACAATATAATAATATATTGATATATAACAATAAATACAAATATGAATTTTAAACAATTTTATATTTATATAATTGTCAACGGAATTTTGATAACTATAAGTACCATAATTTATTTTTTATCATTATTTTTTGGCAATAGTTTGGTAAATTCATTTTTTGTTCACTTATTTAAAACAATTATAATTTTATCATTAACGTATCTATCACAATACAAAAAAGAACTTATAACACCAAGAAAATATAAATACAATATATTCCTATTAATTGCTTCTATAATTATTGAAACATTTACAGACCATTTAGTGATAAACTATTACAAATTTAATAATACACATAATTTTATACTTGAATATTTATTATTCATACCAATTTCCTTAATATTCGAACTGATATATGATTTTTTACATTATTGGATTCATAGAATATCACATTTACATCATAAGTTTTTTTTATTTCATAAGACACATCATAATGTAATATACACTACAATCTTATCAACATATCATCAAAATCCGTTAGATTTAATTATATCAAATTCATTACCATTTATCACAACAATGTATTTATTTAATAATAAAATAACATATTATCAATATATATTAATATCAATATATAAAACGGCAGTAGAAATAGCTGGACATACAGGTAAAAAATCATATCCAACATCATCTTTCCCACAATTTCCATGGATAACAAAGAGTTTAAACATAGAATTATATACGGAAGATCATGATTCACATCATCGTTTTTTTAAATATAATTATTCAAAAAGATTTTCATTATGGGATAAAGTATTTGGTACTTATAAAAATGCAAATTATATTTAATTATTAAATAAAAAATAAGTATAATTTGATTATTCATCAATAAACAATTCTTCGATATTTTCATATAAATAATATTTTGATTCGATGATATTTAACGATTTATTTTCAACAAATGAAAAATCACCAACCAATGAAATATTTTTATGATCGTTATAGATTTCTGATAAAGATTCTAAATTTGAAATAGTATTATTTGATATCAATTCGATATCCATATTAGGAATTGTATATAATGGTAAGTAGAATGTAACAAAATAATTTTCATTATGATTTTCAAAAGATATTTTAATCTTTTTTCCAATATTCTTAAATAAATCAAGTAATGTCATAGTTTTTGACGTATCATTATCAATCAATAAAATAGGAATTATTTTGTTGATCTTATCATGTACATAAACAATACTTTCACTTGAAATATAACGGATAGATTGATATGTAACATACATTTCTTTTTAACTTAATCAATACTTTTTAAACAGTTGATAATCAAAAAAAAAATCAATTTTTATACATATTAAATAAATATATAAAATGTATAAAACTATCAATCGATATTTTCAAAAATATAATATTTATTGATATAAAAAAATCCAAATTTATATTCAATTCCGATAAATTTTAATCTTTCTCCGATTCGAATAAACTCAAATTCGCTATCATCATATAATTCAATTAATTCAATTTCACTATCAATATATTTAATTTTAATATCAGGAATAATATGCTTGCTATTATTTTTATAGTTAACTAATAAATATTTTCTAAAGAAAAACGAATAATATTCATATGATTTTGCAAAAGATTCTGCAATATTGTAATTTATTGTTTTTGATAAAACATGTTTAAATTTAATTATATTTCCAATCTTCCAAGCATAATCACTATAATTTGTAAATCTTTCGAATCCATGAATTAAAATAATTGGTTCATCAATCGCTATAACTAATTCTTGTGCATTCGTAATATCATCAATAATTTTTTGTTCAATATTAGTAACTTCTTTATTTTTACTTAATTTTGAATTAAATTCACAATTACCAGAAACATAAGATATTATTGATCTGTATAATTTTGTACATTCTAATGGTTTTGATGTATTAATTAATACATCGTAGTTTATTTTTTGTGATAAAAATTTTGTAATTATTGGTGTATACAAAATAGATCTTATCATTGATGCGAGTAATGTAAACATAACAAAAATAATTACACTATAAAACATGACTAAGTGGACTGGTTATATCGACCTATTAAATAATAATAATTTTCAATTTTTTATCTAAAATTTCTGTATTTTGATAAATTTAATTTAGGATTTGGTGCAACATTATTTTGTACTATATTTTGTTTTTTATATTCAGAAATAAATTTATATATTTCTGAATTTTTATTAATTTTTGATTTTACTTTATATATTGCTTGTGTTTCATTTATTAACATATTATTTTCTAACATATACTTAACAGGTTCTAATAAATTATTATTACATAATAATATAAATTCTTTATTATCAAATTTATCATTATTACTTTTATAAATTTCTAATAATTTCATTATAACTGGCAGATTATTATAATTAATAGTGTGTGTTAATATTGAACATTCATCATTATTTTTTTTAATTGGTAAAGTTTTATTAAATAAAATATTAAGTAGTTCAATATCATATATTTCTTTAAATATATCGGGTTTATGTTCAAAACAATATTTAATTACATCAATTGTTCCATACTCCAGTAGTGGTATTACAACATCATACTTAATATTTGTTGGTGATAAATTAATTATATTATTAATATTTTTTTTAATATATTCTAAGTCAGTAAATGATTTTTCTAATTGTTTATTAAGTTCGTTTTTCCTAGTTTCTTGTTCTCGTAGCTTCTTGCAATATTTAAAATGTGATGGCGGCTTTACATTATTTTCTATAAATAAATCATATATTTCAAATCCATCTAACCATCCTTGATATTTTCCATTTATTTCGACATGATGATTACATGGTCTACAACGTTGACATTCACCATATATAAAATAATCATTGTCATCATATATAACTTCCTCTCTATTATCAAACATAATTATATTGATATATAATTTCTTTCGATAATTGTTTAAGTATTTTATCTATTAATATAATAAATGTATGATATAGAACATAAGAAAGCAAAAAAATATTTAAAATATGCATTAAAAAATAAAGCACATATTAAAATGTTATATAAATGGTCGCAAATTGCATGTAAATCGGATAGTATTGGTGAAGAGTATAGTTATTGTCATAATTATACAAAAAATGATTTTTATGGTCATATTGCAAATATATTATCATCAAATAAAGGAGAAGATATTCACTATCAAAATTATCTTTATTTAGTATCTATTCCAATGTATATCATATTCATTAAATATAATAAACCAGAACATTATATATAATATATTACAATAATCTATGTTATCATAATATATTAATAATATTTACATTTATATTCGCCTTTCTTGGTAAGATCAGTCCATTGTGCTTCTACATATACAACACCCATAGCATATCCACATTCAATATCTATATTATCATTTAGCAATTTTTGTAGTTCAGGATTATTTTTAAGTTCATTGCATATATATACTGCATCATTTTTACTACAATAGTTGGGACCTGAAAATAAGTGTGTTGTTTTTATTCTTGAGTTTTTTGCTGTATCCAAAATTTTATTTTTAGCATTTTCATAATCCAAGCTATTATGTACTCTATAATAAAGATTATTTATTTTATCATTATAAATTTTTTTAATTTCATCTTGTATTGTCATTTTAAATATACTTATTTAATTATCATTTTAATTATATTAAATAATTAATATTCAATTTTTTAAGATCCGAGACCAAATGCATACAAACCATTTTTAAGTTTATAAATGGGTCCTTCAAAATATAAATGAGAACCATATACATCATAAAATTTCCAAACCTTATTTGGTGGTTCTTTAAAATATAATGATTTTGCATATTCTTTTTCTTCTTTTGTTGCTTTTCTTTGAAATATTTTTGATAATGTCTTTAGAAGTTCACCAAGTGTTGGATTTGTAATTTCAAAATATACATCAGTTTGTGGTATTAATTCTCGTTTTTCTTTGTTTTTTTCGATTTTTCTTGCAGAACCATAATTAGTAAGTGCAATTTTTAATTTACCATTATATACTTTTGTATCCAAATCAGATTTCTTGAATTTGATGGGATCAGAAATATCGCCACTGTATAAATATGTTCTGATTGAAGAATACTTTTCTGAAACATTCCATGATATACCTTCAGTATAAAATTCTAATGGATTATCGTATTTATTGTATTTTGTTTTCGTCCATTTTTTCCTATATTTATATAATGTACCATCATCTGCTACATAATAAGTTGCTGTATTTGGATCAGGAAATTGCATATTTATATTATAATATAAATATATTATTTACTAATGATTAATGCAGTTACATTGATTACATGCACATTATCATATGTTTCATCATTATATACATTATCTTCTTTAATAATATCACCGGGTGAATAATTAGTTCCATTTTTCTTGGAAATAATAGTATAATTATAACTATCAATTATTTCTTCTAAATCTTCATCTATAGTATAATAACCTCCTTCTTTATAATCACTAAATTTATGACTTAAATTTTTTAAATTAATCATTTTTAATTTAGTATATAGAGTAATTAGATGATTATACAATATTTTATCTTCTCCAAGTAATAATGATGGTAATGGTTCTTTATAATTTCTATCCAATAATATGAAAATATATTCATGATTGTCAGATGAAATTTTATTTGTAATATTAATAATATTATCGGTAAGTGCAAACATTTTAAGATTATTAATTTCTTGTGTATATTTATCAATTTTCTTTTGTAATTCAACAATTTTTGAATTTATATTTTTAATATCACTATCAGCATCTTTATTATTATAAGGTAAAGGTGTATTTTGAATATTGGGTAAGCCAGCTAAAAATTTAATCATACCATCTATTTTAACAATAGATCTAAATGTGTATCTTATACCCGATAGGATAGGTTTAACTTCATGATATACATTAATAGGAAATCCAATTACAGTCCATTCTACATCATGTAAATCATTAGCACCGATTGTTACATGATTAGTATTTGTATCATAAATTATTAATTCACCACCCGTAAAAATATTATATTTTTTTGGAGGAAATAATAATAATGTTGCATAATGATCTTTGCAAGAAGAACCATCTGTATGTTTGGCGAATTTTCCACCAGTGCTGTACAATAATAAATCCCATTTAGTGTTGAATTTTAATACATTATTGGCATATGATTGTATTTCTGTAGGTAAAATATTCTTGATATTATCATTATATAATTGATCTAAATCTATATTTGTAGATATACTGAGTGTTACATCGTTAATTGTTTTACTTTTTCTAATTTTTTTATCTACAATATTGCCATTTATTGTACCAACTGTAGATTTTTTACTGGTACCATAATATATTAATTTTTCTGTTAAATATTCATTAATTGGTATATTAGAGTATTTTTTTGTATTTTTTGCTAAAACAAAAGTTTCATTATCATTATATGGAAATGTATATTTGAAATAAATTTGTGACATTTTTAATATTATAAAATAATTATTATAATTTTATAATGAAATATTAATTATTTCAATTTTTATTTGGCATTTATTAATAAAATAATGTTTTTGAATATTTTTTATTTAATGTATCAAGTTTGGGTACATCTTTAAAAAGTTTAAAATCCTTATTAATTCTACTAATTACATAAACAGGATCACAACCAGAACCCGTACCATAATACCCATCACAATCATATAAATAATTTTCTTCTATTTTTAAGTTTCCTTTTTTAATTGTATATAATGACGATTTTTCAATTGAATCTTTAAATTTAAGTGCATATAATGAATATCCTTTAAAATCCTGGTCAATAATTTGACCCAATAATATATAATATATTTTACCATTTTTTAATTTACTAACAATATCATCCGTAATTAATTTTAATGTACCATAATGATGATCCAACATAACATCAAAATCTTTAAACAAATATTTACACTCATTTAAATTACATTCTGATAGATAATTTATCAGGTGATTTTTCAATTCATTAATTTCATTTTTATTATTAAATTGAAAATCGATACGATAAAAGTTTTTTTTATGAAATAAACCAATACAAAATGTATTTCCATCTATCATAAATTCACCGTAATTAATTGGATTTAATTTAATTTTAATGTCAATATTATCAAATTTCTTAATATATTCACTATTTAAATTTAATAATATTTTAGAACCATCAATTGCAATCATATTATGTTTTTTTGTTGATTTTATTAAACTACCGTCAATATATACATTAACTTTTTTATATTTTAAAATATTAAATTTCATATTAATAATATAATTAAATAATATTTAATTGATCAAATAAATTAGATTCAGTATTTTATCAAATAATATTTTACTAAATGATTACAATATATAAGTTAAATAATTAAAAATATAATATATAATATATTATAAATGTGTCCTTATAAATTTGTTTGTATGCTTTTAGCAATGCTTTTTCTTTTTGGTTATCAAAATCAATTCATTCAATTGATCATATCTGTATATTTTAAAATTAAAGACTATATTATTGGAATATTTTATGATAATAATGATAATAACAATGAAAAAACTGAATAATGAAAGAAAAATTGAAATATAATTATTTATAGAAATATAAATAATAATATTTAAGTATTATCAAAATGATGACAATTATTAAAATTAATAACATTGGTTGTATAATTAATTTATTTACAGCAGCACTATTGACTATACAAAATATGGTATTTACCTATTTTATTATCAATGGATTTAATATTGTTAGATTTATCCATCCTTTGTTAATTACAAGTGGACTAATGAATTTTGCATTACATATTTACGCAATTTTAATGGTTGTCTCAATCTATGCACAATATAATCAACTTAAAATTATACAAGAAGATTATAATAGCAACTCATTTCACAAATTGGATGAAATCGGTGAAATTGAATTAAATGATATTTGTATTTCTTCAAATACATCAAATGGTGACGATAATAAAGATAGTATTACAGAAATTATTGATGATAATAAATTAGATATAGTCAATTATTGTGATAAGACACCAGAAACAAATAATGATATACATGAAAATATATTTAATGAAAAAAATAACACAAATGAGATGATAGAGATAGATTTAGATGAAAAAGATCAATCTAAAGAACTTTTAGTTGAAATCAAAAATGAAGGTGATAATATTTTTATTAATGATACCAAAGAAGAACCAAGTTTAGGTAGCGCGACTTCTAACGGTTCAAGTTCTGATCTCGTTAAATGTGATGTTATTGATTCATATTCATTATTATTAAAGATGAAAATAAATAAAACTTACAAGTTTACATTTAGAATCAATATTATTCAGATTGTATTTTTGATTATGCTTTTATTTATTTCTGTTGTGCATATTATAATATATCATTCTTCCAATAAACAAATTATAGAAAGATACGATAGTTTAACAATAACAAGTATGTCATATTTAACTATGGCATATACTTATCTATTTTCTATTCCATTTTATATTGCGATATTAATATTTAATAATGTTGTAATAGCTATTAAAAAATAAATATTATTGTCTTAATTTTATTATAATTTATAAATTATTAATTATGATAACAATGACTTAAAGAATTATTGATAATTATTATTATGGAAGATTAATTCTTTCATATCATTTTATTATAATGTGATAGTTAATAAAAATCAAAAATAAATTTATGCAATGGTATTGAATATAATTGTTCATAATTAATTGATAATTTTCATTAATTGATTCTTAATTGTTTTTCACTTCACGTTAATTATTCATGTTATTTCAATAAAATGAATAATTATGATTGACTATTTTGTTGATCATATTCATTTGTCATATAGATTAATAATTAATAAAATATTACATTAATCCGAAGGCTTCTACGTTCTTTTGTTATTTGTAAATTATTTATAGTATTTAATTTGTTATTAATTGTTTCTTACACATTGATTATTCAATTTATTTTGATAAAATGAATAATAAAATTGAAATTATCATTATTTAGTATTAAATTCATATATTTATTGTGATCAATATAACAAAATGTCAATTCTTTACAATCTATCAAAAGCAGATATTAAACCATTTTCTAAAAAAACATTAGAAACAATTAGTGGTGAAGATTTTTTAGAAAATAATGAATATTTTGCAATAGATGAGTTAAAATGGGGTGATGTTATCCAAATAAATTCTGGATACAGAAATGAAAATAAATACATATGGAATAACAGATGGTATTCATTAGAATATGATGCAGATGGTCCTTATTTTGATTATGGAGTATTGCCACTACAATTTAGTTTATTAGATCCTGATTGTAAGTTACCATTAAATTATTTTGAAAAATCAATTGAATATAATAATGAAGCATATCCATGGGATCCAAAATGGTACGAAAATGAATTAATTCAAAATTATAAATTTAATAATAATAAATATAAGGCTACAACATTTTTCACACATAATGGAAATTATTGTTTCATATCAACAAATATATCAAATTTAATTGATATATTACCTGGTATTAGAGAAGGTGGATCCAGTGGCGGATCTGATGGTTATCAAGTGCATTTTACAATTAAAGATTCACATTTCAAAATACCTAAATACTTTCATAAATTTATTAATAAAGATATTAATCAACTCAATCAACTTAAAAAAGATGATCAATTTAGTATGAATTTTTCAACATATGATGGATTCAGGAATGCTCGAAATATTGTTATTGATATTGAAATTGATAATAATAATATATCACTTGATGATATTAAAAACAAATTTATTGAAAATATCATGAAGTCAAAATATTTATTATTGGAGGATTCTAATAATGGATCTTATAATTTTGAACCTATTTATTAATTATTATTATTTGACACTGTTAAATAATAATAATTAATCATTTCTTGTTATTGATAGATAGATTTCATCAAAAATTGATGTATCATTTTCTTTCCAACTTTTATAAATATGTTTGTATGTTACTGGCCATACAGAACCTTGTAATAAACCATAAATAGTACTCATATTGAATGATAATAAATATATATCCATTAAAATTTTTCTTTTTTTTGCATTATCCATAACTGTATTTTTTTTTAATTCATCAAATTTATATATCTTTTCATTATACACTATTGTTGATTTAACAATTGTATTTTTATAATTTAAATATGTAAATACTAATGATGATGAATAAAAACCAACTTTATAAATATTTTTAATTGTAGCAAACATTTTTGATTTGTTATATTAAATATATATATTAACATAAATTATAAATTTCAACTTTTAAGATAAAAAAGTTGAATTATATTTTGATTATTCTATATGCAATTTAAATATATAAAGTATATATAACATTACTGATAACAGTAAATATCATGATTATCGAAATTGATAATACAAAATATATTTATGATTATAATGGTAAATTAATTTCAAAAAAAAAGAAAATGAAAAAATTTTTAACTACAAAAAAAAAAAAGAAATTAGAAATTGATAACCTAGAAAAACTTTTTGATCGATTAAATATTGATATCGGTATTTCAAATGCATAATAACAATAAAATTATATATTTTATTATTATTAACATCTAAGATATGTGTTAGAAAACTTCTTAAACATATATTGTTATTAATATATAATATGGGACTCGATTTATATGTCGAAAAAATACCATTTGGTTGGCATCCAGAAGTTATACAATCTTTGAGATATGCTGGATTCAAACATTGGATCTATACATTTAATGAATTGACTGGCGAAGAATTACAAGAATATATTGGATATATATATAATGTAAATGATATTGCGCGTTTATTAAATGCATCAAAAAAATTTGTAAATACAAATCCAAATCATGAAAATATAAATGATATGAAAGAAATAATTTTATTTTTTGAAGAATGTATTAAACATAATATATCATGTATTGTCGGATAAAAAAATTGAATAATTATATTAATGACAAATATATTTAGTAATTAATATATTAAAAAAATGTTTCCATCATATTTATATTCTGAAAATTATCTTAACGATAATCAATTAATTGAATTAAACAAAATAATAAGTGAATCTAGCATAGTATCTAGGCTATATGGTGTTACAAAATATGACAACAACAATATAAATAAATATTTACAGGATCAAATTAATAATAACTTTTATATTGACACAAATGACAATATAAAATTTATGATACTACCAAAAAGTATCGAAATTATTAATTACAATAATGGTGATTTTTCAGATATTATCAAAGATATTGATATTTATGAAATACCTGATAATTATAATATTTATACTTTCTTTGTAGTTATAGATTCATTAAATTCTGGATTAATAAGTTTATATGATGAAGATGAATTTTTAGAAACATATAATATTGAACAAAAGACTATGCTATTAATTGATAAAAATATATCGTATAAAATTGATTCAATATATGAAGGAAATTTAAAAGTTATTAAAGGGAAAATGATTTCATATATTAAAAATAATGAAAATATTGAAAATGATAATTTGTTGATAATAAGTATTAATAAATCAAATAAGTCATTTATAATTCCTGTAAATAAATTAGATGAATATAAAAATTCATCATATTATTTGAGTTATCTATTTAATAAAAACTTTGATTCAGATCAAAAAATTTTTTATTACACAGAAAATTTACTTATGGAATATGAATTTAATAAATTTTATTCAGAAATTATCGATTATCGACCTAATTATAAAAAATTAGGTGAAATATTAAATTATATTGGTGCAGAAGTTGACAATTTTGTTTATTCGTCCGGTAAGGAAAATTTATATGTTGATCTTTGTGGTTCTGATAGTGATACTGATAATGATAATGATAATGATAATGATAATGATAATGATAATGATAATGATAATGATAATGATAATGATAATGATAATGATAATGATAATGATACTGATACTGATACTGATACTGATACTGATACTGATACTAATAGTGATACTAATAGTGATACTAATAACAATATAGATGATGAACTCAATAATATTTAATTTTATTAAAAATTTGAAATATTATTAGTTTGACTACTGCAATAATGTATCAATATATAATCATAACATTTGAGATGTCTAAGAATCAATATCTTAATTACTCAAAAATTTCTAAACTTAGTGTTGAAGATGGTACAATTGATGTAACATGTTATCATAATGGTATGTATTGGATGTGTCCAAATCCATTTACTCAAAATCGTGCTAAATTTTTTAAAGATGAATATGAAAAAGGAAAATATATGTCTGTTGTTTCTTTTAGATTAAAAGAAACAGATTTTTATGATCAAGAGAATTGGGATTCATAATTTTAATTAATGCTAATAATTATTAACATTAATTATGAATTAGTTAAAATTTTAATATCATAATATGCATATGTTTTCAATTTATACAGTCTATTGTGATAATTATTCAAATCATCTATCGTAAACTTTATTAATGAACATCTATTAAATAAAAACAAAAAAATATCATTTAATGCAACTATCCATAATTTTGCCATTTTTATGTTTTTGTATGTTGACAATATTATTGATATATTCTTTTTGTAAATATTGATAGCTATATCTATTTTTCCAGATGATACAATATTATATACACTTGAATATAATATGCAAAAATTTATTGTTTTTGTATCACAATATAAATATTGTAATTTTCTTTCAAAATCCATAATTTTATCATTAGTAATTTTTATTGGCATTATTATCCTAGCAATATAAATAATTAAGATATTAATATATTTTTATTTTTCAATTTTTGCAAACATTAAAATTAAAAAATATATTATTAGACGAAGACAATTTATTGAGAATAAAAAAATTTGACACTTAAATGAATAGTACAAAATTAATACTTTCAACCTTCAACTTTCATCATTTTTTGAAAATTTGAAGCATTATTATTTGATATAAGAAATCAAAGGATTAAATATGATGGTAAATTAACATCATCAAATGGTATATATTATAAAGACATGCTACATTTATTGAACAATTTGATATTACTATAAATTGATCGCAGAAAAATGGAAAATTGTTTGGATTTTGTAGTATTAAAAGAATGTCCGGTATAGTGTTTGATGGTTATTTTGAGAATAATATACCAAAAGGAAACAAAATATTGACTATTCACAATAAAAAATATATGGAAATTTTACTGATAGTATGTTAAATGATTTGGTAATAGAAAAAATATATTTGATGATTTTATATTTAAGAATAATTATATAAATTCTTTTAAAAATAATATTTTATTCAAAATATCTTTTGAATCTTTTCTTGATAAAAATGTTTGTTCATTAAATGTTTTTGTTGGTGTATGATATTATAATATATTAATAATATCTTTTTTATGGAGATCATTAAATTAAAAAAAAATTTCAAATTTTTTTTGTAATAATTAATGAATTATTAATTGATCTATATAATTTATATATTAATTAATAGTTAATATATCGATATCTTTGTATTCACTATGATGTAAATTACCGAATATTCTCTTTATTAGATTTTTTTTAATATTTTCAATGATTATTAAAAAAATTTCATTCCAATGAAAATTACTAGTTGAATTAAAATAATCCCAACATTGTTTACATTGTTCCATGATTTTTTCTGATAAATTATTTTTATTAACTCCTTGAAAATCTTCATTTGTTCCATATACGAATATTGTAGGTGTTACAATACTTGAATACTTAAAAAGGCGATTATGATGATCATATATTGCCATACCAGATGAAAGTCTATCAAGAAAATCTATCCCATAATTGTTTGTTTCAAGATCATTCAAACCATTAACTATAATATATTCTATTATTCTTGTATATTTTAATTTTATTGAACGTAGTGAAGAAAATAGTCTTGTGAATGAAATAGAATTATATAATTCACTAAATATTGTGCTTAATAATAATCCCATTGGTTTACATTTTTTCAAATTATCTTCATAAATGTTCAAATAATAGATATTTTTATTGTATGGTAAATACAATTGTGATAAAAAATCTAATAACTCTTTGTATTCAACATTCAAAAGATGCGAAATATCATTATATATATTGCTTGGTTCTTGAATATAGTATTTGCATTGTGAAAATAATGGAATAATATTATCTTCTTTTTTATAATTTCTAAATGTGAATGTATTCATATCATATACGCCATTTTCAAAATGTATTAAATAATGATTGTTATTTAACTTATCAGTAAAATTTTCTTCATAGAAAAAAGTAATTGTTTTATCTTTAAAATTTTTAACTATTTTTTTTGATTTATAATATTTTCTAAATTGACGTGAATTAAATATATTGTCTTTACACATATCTTCCAAATATTTTTCGACAATTTCATTATAATTAGATTCTGTCCAATAATTTTTTTTTTCATTAAATTTAAAACAAACTTGTCTAACATGATAATTATTGTATTGAGGAACATGTACATTTGTAATTTTTAGTTTGTTTGTATAAGTATCATAAAAATTCTTTTTTAATAATAAATAAATTTGTGATCTTTTATGATTTTTTTTATTATTTGTTACCTTTTTAATATTCATATTTAAATAATATGTATAAACTACAATAATATGTATAAACTACAATAATATGTATAAACTACAATAATATGGCTAAACATTATAACATTTTGCTGATTATAATATTTTCAATTTTTATTGTATCTATTAAGTTTTAAACATTAAAAAAATAAAAAATACGATAATTAGCAATGTTCTATAAATTAAGCATATTTTATTATATATTGGAATAAAATATGAAGATCATTGGTAAAATGATAAAGTAAATGGTTTTGGTAAATTAACATCATCTGACGGTAAATTTTATGAAGGAATGTTCTACAACAATCAATTTCATGGACAGGGCTTATAATACTATATTAAAAGTTAGTACAAATTTTTAATAATTATTCATTATTGGCTATTACTTTTTGGTGAAATATTGCTTTTTAAATTCATCCATATTCGTACTACCAATACTCTTATTACAGCAACTACATACTGGTCTCAAATTATCAACTGTTACTTCGCCACCGTTACAATCTGCTATAATATGACCACATTAATAATGTTTTGCATCGATTTCTCCACTGCATACATAACATTCACCTAAACCCTTCTCTACCTATATACTTGTCCCACACTTTGTTCTTTATTATCTTTGGTATATGCTTGCGCTTCTTCTTGGTTTGGGTTGCAGCCGCAGTGGATGCTGGTTTTGATGGTTGTTGGGTTGGTTGCATGGATGGTTTCTTTTTTAACTTATTATTTTCAATTGACTTCTTAATTTTACATGTATGTAAATGTTTGGTAAGATTGCTTCTTGTTGAATAAATCTTTTCACAAAATTTACATTGTGGTACTTCATTTGGTATATCACATGATTTCATTCTGTTAATATGTCTTGTATAATCTATTTTTTGTCTGAATACCTTATCACACTTTTCACAAATATATTTCATGATATATTAATAAACCAATATTTTTATATGAAAAATAAATTTATTAACAGCTGGAATAGTAATTACTTGAATTTTAAAAAATAAAAATTTTGTTGAATTAAAAATAAATAAGATTAATTAATTTAAATTTAATTTTAAAAACGATTTGAACTCCCTCCCTATGTAAAATAATTCCGGATTATTTTTACATAAAATATAAATAATGAACTTACAAATGACCATTATTATTATGTAAATTAAAATTATGATCTTAATTTGTTAGACGATAGTATGGAATTAGAATCCTATTATAAAATTTAAATTACATAAATATTATATTATTGTATATATAATAAGTAACAATGTTTGAATTTAAATGTGATAAGTGTGATAAAGAATTTAAATTAAAAACAGATTTACAAAGACATCTTAATAGAAAAAATCCATGTGATATAGTTAATCCCAATAATGAATGTGAATATTGTCAAAAAAGTTATTCAAGTAGAAGTAATTTAAATAAACATATTAAAGCATGTAAAGAAAAACAAACATCCATAACAACAAATCAAACAGGTAAGAATCACAAAACACAAATTATTAGTGGGGATAATAGTAGTATAAACAATACTGAAATAAAGCATCTCACCATAAACATAGTGCCATTTTTGGGGGAAGATATGAGTATGCTAACGGATAAGAAGAAGTTGGGAATATTAAAGAAGTGTTATATGTCGATACCAGAGTTAATAAAGCAGATAAATTTTAATCCGGATGTACCAGAGCATCATAATGTGTATATATCAAACATAAAGTCAAAATATGGACACATTAATGATGGAAAAGATTGGATATTAACAAAGGTGGATGAGTTAATAGATGATTTAATAAACAAAAAGAAGGATGATATAGAGGAGTTACTAGAGGAATTTAAGGAAGATTTACCACAAAAGGTGATATCAAAAATAAGAGATGTAATAGCATCAATTGAATATGATCCATTATCGGATGAAGAACCATCAAAAACTTCAAAAGAAAAACTTAAATTTAGAAAATTAATGTTAGATGAAGTCAAACTTCTGTTGTATAATGGTAAAAGTATACCACAAGCAACGCGTAGTAAAAATGATGCTATAATGAAAGAACAAAAAAATAAACAAACTAATAAATAATATGTATTTCAATTAAATACATATCATTTGGTTACATGATAATGGTATAGTTATATACGCCTTTTTGATATAATAAAGTTAATAATATCTTGATTACCATTAGTGTTAGCACATTCAATATATTCATCAAAAATAGTACAACCATCAAATATATTAAATATATGTTTAATAAATTCAATATCTCTGTACAGAATACAAAAACAAATAAATTCTTGATCAATATCATCAATAAATTTATCATTATATAAAGAACAATTTTCTTTTGTAGAGTTATGAAAATATAAATTCATGATATAATCAATAGTTTCAGTATCCGCATAAAAAGCAGCAACAAATAATGCAATACCATATTCTTCTCCAAATCCACTATGAGACTCAGTAACAATAAAATTGTATCCAAAAAATGGATTATTATCAATGTATTTCATTATTTGTAAGTTACCAGAATGTAATGCTATTAAATAAAGATCAATATATTTTTCGCTTGAATCATCATATTCATGATTTTTTGTTTTTTCGAATTTATCATAGAAATAAGTAAAAGTATCGTAATTATCACTTAAAATAATAAAGTAAATACAATATGAAATATCATAATTGAAAAATTTAAGATGTGAATATGATATAAAATCGATATTTCCCGATAGACATGAAACATATGTTAACAAATATATGAATGATTCTTCGAAATTAAAACCATATTTTTCATAATAATAATCATAGACATTTGTATTACCAAAATATGCTGCAGTCAATAAAATAAGTTTCCATTCAAATATAGTTAAAGTATCTAAAAAATTATTAAAATATTTTACTGTATTTGAATCAGTAAATGCAGCAAGATGAACAATTGGGTTAAATTTATATAACAATAAATCAAATAAATTTACAATATGTGTAAGTATGTATAATGTATCATTATTATAAATGATACCATCATGAGTATTTTGTATATTGATTATTTTGTCTTTTATAAAATCACACAAAATATTACAACTATTAATAATAGAGTTACCACATGTGTTATACAATTCACATTTTGGATGAGTATATGTATGTTGTCTTAATATTACAGTATAATAATTAATAAATTCATTTGATACTATTTTTTTTAGTTTATTATGATGGATAAAGTCGTGTTTTATTTGTGAATAAAAGAAATTATGATCTTTTTTTGATGTTAATGAAAGAACATATAGATCAATATTGTTACAAAATGAAATTATATTCTTGTTGAGATGCATGATTTCAAAATTTTCTTCATTATTTGTACTATAATCCATAAATAGACTCATAATAGTTTTTAAAGATTTATTATTAGAATCATTATTATAGTCAAATCTTGGACGTTTTGGTGATGGTTCCATAATTTATCTATAAAAAATTTATAATGATTCAATTTATATGGATGATATATATATTTATAATTTCAATTTTTATTCTATTGTTTTAACTATTAAAACAATAAAATTATTCGTATGACTGAAATCCATAATTTTCATTAGTTCTGTCAAGTAATCTTCCAGATAAATTAGGAATATTCATTTTATCATAATCAATAAATATTTCAAATAGTTGATACTTTTTACAATTTGATTGAAAAATCCAACGATTTTCAGATTTACGATTAGTATCACTATTAATATCAACTTCTTCATAAATATGTTCAATATAATCTTTGTCAAATTCAACACTTTGAATGTGATCTAAGTTAGACACATACCAGTTTCTCAATCCATTATAAAGTATTTCTCTAAAATTAGTAATATTGTGATTTATAAGGAGTATATTATTTTTTTCGCTATTATGTAACAGTCTAATTTCTCTATTATCGATCATACTAGTTACATAACAAAGCATTTGTTTTAATTGATAAAGCGTATGATCCTTAAATTCATTATCATCGTAAATATACTGTTTACCCTCTGGAGAATAATATTGAATATCATCATCATAATATGATACAAGAATCATTTTATTAATTAATATTTGGATAATTTTTTTCATATCATATTCATAAAAGACATCTTCATTTTCATTATATGCTTCTAAATTAATATAGCATCCATACCATGAAAAAAGATAAATAAATCTATCTTTAATTTCGTTTAATAAAGCATTTTTGATATCATCAATATTATCAAAAATATATTCATTATGATGTCTACATCCACCAGGATCACAACATATGGTTAGCTTATAGAAACTCATTTATTAATTTGTATATTTAATGATAAATATAATAATTATAAATTTCATTTTTTCGTTTTAAAATTTGAAAAAAATTGAATATATTTTAAGCTAGTATCACTATTATATTATGAAATGATTAAAAGAAAATATATTTTTGGAATGGACCTTAGTTCGTTACATTTTGAACCTCTTGAAGGTTTTATAAAAGATATTTTCGATTTATTGAAGGATCTTGATAGTAGTTATAAATCGGGAACAAAATTTGATTGTACTTGTACACTTGAAACAATAAATGAATTGATTTTAGAAGTCACGGATACAATGACAAAAGATGATTTAAATAAAACAAAAAAAATTTTAAGTCAAATTTTATATGTAATGGATAAGATTCATATTACAACAGAATATGAATCTTATCCATACATCTCAAAGTATGCAATAGCAAAAAAAGTTTTAGAAGATTTTATTGAAAGAGATATGGTTACAGTAAATATGACTGTTCTTGAAGATATACCAAATAAAATATTGAAAAATGAACATAATTTTTAATATAATTACTGCGAGCTTAATTTTATCATAATTTTTAAATTATAATAAAATTAAGGTAAATAATGTTATTTTATTAGTTATATATTATAATTGGCTTAATTTTATTATAATTTTTAAATTACGATCTAAATAAGAGCGTTTTATATAATTTTTTATATAAAAAATCTTGTTAAAAATAAATATATAATATATAATATATACATAAATGGCGACAATTACTTACAACTTAGGTGGTACAGTCATCACAAATATTGCAGGTAGTGCAAACAATTTCACAGGTTCACTTAGTGGTGATGTAGGAGGTACACAAACAGCAACAACAATTACAGGATTAGCAAGAACAAAGCTTGCATCAGGATCAGCAAATCATATTGTAGTAAATGATGCATCAGGAGTTTTATCATCAGAAGCACAATTAGGACCAACACGTGGTGGTTTAGGAACAGATGCAAGTGGTTTTACTGGTATTATTAAAGCTTCATCAGGATCATTTACTGCAGGTACGATAACTAATACAGATATTGATGCGTCAGCAGGAATAGTAGATACAAAGTTAGCACAGATAACAACATCAGGAAAAGTAGCAAATAGTGCAACAACAGCAACTTCTGTAAATACATCAGATGCTATTGTATCAAGAGATTCAAATGGTGATTTCAGCGCAAATTCGATAACATTATCTACAATTCTTATTGGAAATACAACAGACAAAGTATATACAGTAATAACAAATAATGATACTGCAACAACATTAGCAACATTAGCAACAGCAACAAATACTGCATATACAATTAAAGTAGATGTAACATCGACAGATTCAACAGGCGGAAATGATGCTGGAAGTTATACATTCATAGCAATGGCAAAGAATATTAATGGAACTATTACAATTTCTAATAGAGCAAATAATGTTATGATATTAGACACAGGTTTGGCAAATACAGACGTAACATTAGAAGTATCATCAACAAATATTTTAGTAAATGTGATAGGTGTTGCTAGTAAAAATATTAAATGGTATGGAAGAATTACTATAGTTCCACAATCATTTTAAAGATAATATAACACTAGTAGATTAATATTTTATATCATTTTAATATATAAAATAATAATATGAACAATAAGGAATATGATTTAATAGTTAGACCATATATAGCTCGTTATATCAAAAAAAAATATAATAGAATACCAATATTTAAAAAATATAATAATAAAAAAGATGATACTGATACAAAAATTTTAGAATCTAGAGAAAATGAAATTTATAATTTTAGTATACAAAAAGGAGATAAAGGTGATAAGGGTGATAAGGGTGATAAGGGTGACATTGGTGCAATGGGACCACAAGGTCCGTCAGGACAGATTAATGGTGAAACTATAGATATAATAAATACACCTAATACATTAGTAAAAAGAAATAATAATGGAGAAATATATGTTGGAAAAATTTATACGAATAGATTAAATGTCAAGGATTTTTTTGAAGATTTTGGATACAAAGATTTTTTGAATGGAAATAAACTTATAATAAATATAATGTCACCAATAAATGGAAAAATATATTTATTAACATCTAAATTGTTATATTTGAATAATAATTCTGGAGACAATGGTGTTATTTCCCATAGAATAAATATAAGTAAAATCAATAATGTAATAATTAAATCTCAAACGTATGATGAAAAAATAGCATATTATGGTTCTCAAATAAATATAAACATAGAATACAAGATTATCAATGGAAATATAGCATTAATATTATCACCAAATAATAATGATCAAATTGGGATATCATTGTATTCAAAAATATTTATGTTATAAATTGCGTAGAATAATATTAATATATATTAATACTATTATATATAGGATGACAAGTATAATATATGAATATGGTGGTAAAATTATTACAGATATTGATGGATCTGCAGAAAAATTTACAGATTCATTGAACGGAGATGTTACAGGTACTCAAAATTTTACAACAATTAGTAATTTGGATAGATCAAAAATTAAATCTGGATCTAACAATCATGTTATTATTAATGATGGTTTTGGAAATTTATCATCTGAATCTCAACTTTCTCAGGTAAGAGGAGGATTCGGAACAAATGTTAGCAATTTTACGGGTATTTTAAGATCAGTAGCTGGTAATTTTACGGCGGGGGTTATAACTGATGATGATATTAGTAATTTGGCATCGATTAGTAGAGCAAAAATAAAGACAGGTTCAGCTGATCATGTGATTATAAATAATTCATCAGGATTAATTGTATCTGAAGCATATTTATCACCAATAAGGGGTGGTTTAGGAACTAATGTAACTTCATTTAATGGAATAATAAAGGCGGTTGATGGATCTTTCACTGCATCAAAAATTATAGATTTTGATATTAGTACAAGTGCTGCAATTAATCGTAACAAAATTGCATCAGGAACACCAAATCATATAATCTTAAATAATAGTTCGGGAATTTTAACATCATCACAATTTTTACCAGTTGCAAATGGTGGATTGGGGTTTAATGCCGGTTTAACTGCAGGTATAGTAAAATCGGATGGGTTGGGAACATTATCAATATTAGCAATTGATGACCAGGATATATCATTGAATGCAAATATATCACGTAACAAAATAGCAATCGGAAATTCAAATTATGTTCTTATTAATAATGGAACAGGTGGAATAGCGGAAGAACAATATTTATCACAGTCACGTGGTGGATTAGGATTAAATACAACAACATTATCGGGATTTATCAAAAGAAATAATACAACAGGAGTAATTACATCGAGTACAACGATTGTAAATACAGATATTGATGCATCTGCTGCAATTTCAAGAACTAAAATAGCAAATGGTACAGCAAATTATATTCTTATTAATAATGGAACAGGTGTAATATCAGAAGAACAATATTTATCACAAGCACGTGGTGGTTTAGGATTGGATTCAACAACTTTAACCGGCTTTATCAAGAGATTAGATAATAATTTTACATCATCAAATACAATAATAGACGCAGATATTGATGCATCTGCTTCAATAGTACGCACAAAAATAGCAAATGGAACACCAAACTATATAGTTATAAATAATTCTTCGGGTATTTTAACAGAAGAACAATATTTATCACAGTCACGTGGTGGATTAGGATTGAATACATCAACATTATCAGGATTTATTAAAAGAAATAATACAACTGGGTTAATTACATCAAGTACAACGATTGTAAATACAGATATTGATACATCTGCTGCAATTTCAAGAACTAAAATAGCAAATGGTACAGCAAATTATATTCTTATTAATAATGAAACAGGTGTAATATCAGAAGAACAATATTTATCACAGTCACGTGGTGGTTTTGGTGTGAATGTTAGTTCATATTCAGGGATTATTAAAGCATCATCTGGTGTGTTTACTGCAGTATCAATAACAAATAATGATATTAGTTCATTAGCATCGATATCGCGCAGTAAAATAGCAAGTGGTAATGCTGATTATATTATTATTAATAATAGTACAGGAGGAATATCAGAAGAACAATATTTATCACAATCGCGTGGTGGGTTAGAGTTAGATGCTACAACATTATCAGGTTTCATTAAAAGAAATGATACAAGTGGATTATTTGAGTCAGTTGTTTCAATAACAAATGATGATATTGATATATCTGCTGGAATAGATCGTGATAAAATTGGAAATGGAATAACAGATTATGTAGTTATTAATAATAGTACAACTGGTGCATTATCACAAGAACAATATCTTTCACAGATAAGAGGTGGATTAGGAATAGATTCGACAAGTTTAGATGGCTTTGTTAAGAGAAATAATGTATCAGGTTTATTTGAATCAGTAGTATCGATAACAGATTCTGATATTGACACATCTGCTGCAATAACACGTAATAAATTAGCTAATGGAACTGATAATTATGTACTTATTAATAATGAAACAGGTGGAATATCAGAAGAGCAATATTTATCACAATCGCGTGGTGGATTAGCATTGGATGTAACGACATTATCAGGATTTATTAAAAGAAATGATATAAGTGGTATAATTACATCAAGTACAACAATAACAAATGAAGATATTGATGTATCAGCAGGAATAGTAGATACAAAGTTAGCAGAGATAACAACATCAGGAAAAGTAGCAAATAGTGCAACAACAGCAACTTCCGCAAATGTAGCAAATGCAATTATTACTAGAGATTCGAATGGTGATTTTTTAGCAAATACATCAACATTGAATAAAATAAATATTGGAAATTCATATGAAATTTCAAAATCAATATTAACAAATAATAATGTTACACAAACAATAGCCATGATATCAACAACTACAAATACAAGTTATAATATATTAGTACAAGCAGTAGCATGTGATACAACAGGAGCAACTGGTATATTTTTATACGAAGGAATGGTTAAAAATATTTCGGGTATTGTAACAAATGGTATAATGTTAAAAACAGTAGATCAAGTAGAGACTGCGATTACAGGTGCAACTATTAAATTTACACCATCAGGAACTAATATTTTGGTACAAGTAGATGGAGTTGCATCAAAAACAATTAACTGGTCTGCTAGTATTAAGATTGTTTATCAAGATTTTTAATATCTTTATTTTATATATTCATATAATAAAGATATAATGTCACAATTCGATTCTTATTTATCAAGACAACGTTATAAAAATGCATTTGGAGCATTTAATACAACGAATCCAACTCAAGTTGGTCCAGTTGGTCCAACCGGTCCACCAGGACCAATAGGTGAACAAGGACCAAGAGGTCCAATGGGTATTATTGGACCGATTGGACCAAGAGGTACTACAGGTGAATTAGGACCAATTGGACCACCGGGTCCAATTGGACCAACTGGACCAACTGGTCCTATTGGACCGATAGGTAATCCTGGATTGATTGGACCGACAGGACCAAGAGGATTAAAAGGTGATCAAGGAGATGAAGGTCCACAAGGTATTAAAGGTGAACAAGGTCCAAGAGGATTTAAAGGTGAAAGAGGTGATACTGGACCAAGAGGTTTTATTGGTGATGTTGGACCTACTGGACCAACAGGTCCAACTGGTTTTAGAGGGCATACTGGACCAAGAGGTGTGACAGGTCCAATAGGACCAATAGGACCAATAGGAGAAACAGGTCCATTAGGTCCACTAGGCCCAACAGGTCCGAGAGGACCAAGTGGTCCAACTGGACCAAAAGGTAATCAAGGTAATCAAGGACCAATAGGACCAGTAGGACCGACTGGTGTAAGAGGTCCAGTAGGACCAACTGGTCCGAGAGGTTTAATTGGTCCAAGAGGGTTTACAGGAGCAACAGGTCCAATAGGTCCACAAGGTATAGAGGGTCCAATAGGTCCACAAGGACCAACAGGTACAATTGATGGTACAAATACAACACATGAGAACATACCAGATACAATTGTGAGAAGAGGTTTAACTGGTGAGGTAGCAATTGGTGCATTATCAACAACATCATTATCAGTATCTAATATATATACAGCAAATAAAATAACAACAATAACTAATGACAACATAAATAAAAATTTATTTTTATTTACTACAGAAAATGATAGAGTATATTTAACGACAATAAAGATTGGTGCTATTAATAAAAACACAAATAATGCAAGTGGAATAATAAACACAAATGTAAAAATACATAATTTAAACAATTCAATTAATATATCAGAATCTTTTCATACTGTAAAGGTAATTGATAATGGTTTGGATAATATCCAATATTTATTTTCAAATAGCGGAAATGATATTTTTTTGGGTGTACAAGGATTAGTGAGTACTGATATTTCATGGAATATATATTTTGAATTGTATAAGTATTAATATAAAGTAATATCGATTTTTTATTAAATAATAAATGGACGGTGATATATCAAATAAAAAATGTTTAATTACATTGGATAACCAAAGTAGGAAAATAAAATTATGTCGTATTAATGAAGGTGATGTATTATTAATAAAATTAAAAATATTTGTAATACAAAAAAGTAATATAGAATCAAGTGGAATTTTAACAGGGAGTTTCTTGGTAACTAATATGAATAGAATAATTGATATTAATCAAATTAAAAATTCAGTTGTATGTAATTTTGATATTGAAAGAATTGAATATAATATTAGAAATAACAGTAATGATATTATTCTAGAATTAAAAGGAAATAATAATGAAATTATATGGACTCTCTATACAAAAATTTATAACTCATGATTATATATAACTAAAAATTAATTATATATAATAAGTACATTAATATTATTTTTTATCTGAATATATTAATATAATTAATATATTAATGTCAGATTATAGGTCATGTCAAAGTAAGGCAATGCATAAATGTTGCACATGCAATACTAGATGTTCATTATGTGGGACATGTCATCGAGCCCATTCATGTAAAGATTCTAATTCTGAGTGTAAAATTCCGTTTGGAATATTCATTTTAAAAAAGAAATGTGGTAATGGATATACTGGTGGTGCTAATGGTGCTACTGGTGCTACTGGTCCTATGGGACCACCTGGAGCAGATGGTGCAACTGGTGCTACTGGTCCTATGGGACCTAGTGGTCCGACTGGACCTATGGGACCAACTGGACCTATGGGACCAATAGGACCAATTGGTGAAAAAGGTGATTCAGGTGAAAAAGGTGCAACTGGTGATACTGGAATTCAAGGACCAATTGGTGCAACTGGTGCAACTGGCGCAACTGGCGCAACTGGTCCAATAGGCCCGACAGGTCCAGTAGGACCAACAGGTCAAATAGGACCAATAGGATCAATGGGTATAACAGGACCAACTGGACCAATAGGCCCAACAGGCGATGTAGGTGCCTTATGGAAATCAGATTGGAATAATACTACCACATATCAGTTTAAAGATCTAGTTTATTATGATGGTAGTACATATTTATGTATTGCAGCAGATAATTTGAATAATATTCCAACAATATCACCATCACATTGGCATTTAATTTCGAAGGGAGGTGACACTGGACCTACTGGTCCACAAGGATTAATAGGACCTATTGGTTCAACTGGTCCAATTGGTCTAACTGGTCCAACTGGTCCAATTGGATTACAAGGTCCAATAGGCGAAATGGGGCCAATTGGACCGACTGGTATACAAGGTCCAATAGGAGAAACGGGTCCAGTCGGTCCAATGGGACCAATTGGACCGACTGGAATACAAGGTCCAACAGGTCCAAGAGGTATAACAGGTTCAACAGGTCCGACTGGTGTGACAGGTCCACAAGGATTAATATGGAAAAACGAATGGATTTCAACAACATCATATGACATAAATGATGTTGTTTATTATAATGGTAGTAGTTATATATCTATTATAGATAACAATTTGTCTAATATTCCAAATGCATTATCTGGCGATTGGGATTTAGTATCATTAAAAGGAGATATTGGATTAACAGGACCAACTGGAGCAACTGGTCCAATTGGTGCAATTGGTCCTACAGGAGAGACTGGATTAATAGGTTCGACAGGTCCAACCGGCCCAGTAGGTATAACATGGAAAGGTGCTTGGAGTTCAATTAAAACATATACCTTAAATGATGTTGTAAGTTATGATGGTAATTCGTATATATCAATTACAAATAATAATTTAAATAGTATTCCATCGAATTTATCAGTAGATTGGAATATTGTTGCAAGAAAAGGTGTAGGAATAAATAATTTAATTGAATTAAATGATGTAGATACTACAAATTTATCAGATGGTGATATTATACAGTATAATGTCATATCACAAAAATGGGAAATGACGCCAAATAAATGGTCAACATATGTATTACCATTATCATCAGCATTTAGATCTGGAATAAATGATCCATTAATTAGTAGAATATTGTATAATTCTAGCAATACAAGTGTTGGCTTATATTCATATGTATTTGGTAACAATAGCGACCAAGTCGATTTATTTTTTAATATACAATTACCGAATTCTTATAAGGAAGGAACTGATATTAAAGCTTATGTACATATCATGTTACTGGATAATGTACCTAATTTACAAGGAAATGTTCAATTTGAGCTGGAATATAGTTGGCAGAATTTTAATGATATATATCCATATACAAGCATTATAAATAATACTTTATTTATAGACACAACTGATTTACCAAGAAAACATATAATATTAAATATTGGAACAATAGCGGGAACAAATAAACTTATTGGTGGTAATATATTAATGAGATTATCAAGAATAAATTTGAATGTTATCAATAATTATATTGCCGGGGTTGCATTAAGTAATTTTTCCATTCAATATATACAAGATGGAGTTGGGTCACGTAACGAATATAACAAATAAATTTAAATAAAAAAATTATTATATTTATAATTATATATTAAATGTCGATATATAACTATACTTATATTATTAATAAAATTAATAATACGATTTCTAATATTGGAAAATTAGAATATAGAATATCCAATGATCCAGATTTGATGCAATATTCATTGAATGAAATTGTTTCTACAGATTCAGGTATTTTGACTGAGATATTAACAATAAAATTTAATAATAAAATACCATCAATTGGTCTTAGAATTCTTGAAATAATTGTAGAAATTATTTTTAACAATAAATCAGTATATGATTTTCCTTTGAGAAATGCAAGAAATGCAACATTTAATCCATCAAATTATCATGATTTTAATTCGGGATTTTCACAAGGATCTATGTGGATTAATACAGTTGAAGATAATGTATATTTATGTGAGGATGATAGTGATTCGAATGCTTCATGGAAAACAACATTATATGCTGGTGTAGCTGGTCCAACAGGTGCAATGGGTCCTGTTGGACCAACAGGACCTGCTGGTGTAGTTGGTCCAACAGGACCAGTTGGATTACAAGGACCAACAGGACATACTGGTCCTCAAGGTATAAAAGGTGACAAAGGTATACAATGGCAATCAAATTGGTCGAATACGATAAATTATAATATTGACGATGTAGTGTATTACAATGGTAATTCTTATATATCTGTTGTAAATAATAATTTAAATGTTGATCCAACATTATTAACTGATTGGAAAATTTTAATACAAGGTATTACAGGTCCAACTGGTCAAATAGGTCCTCAAGGTGTAAAAGGTGCTTCTTGGAAAGGTGTATGGTCTGATTCAATAATTTATAATATGGATGATATTGTTAGATATTCAATATCTACCTATATATGTATTGCCACTACAAGCACAAATGAAATACCTAATAATAATCCATTATCATGGTCACTTTTTACTCAAGGTAATACTGGTCCCACAGGAGCAACAGGACCACAAGGAATAAGTGGTCCCGAAGGTATTCAAGGTATCCAAGGTCTACAAGGTCCAACTGGAGTGATGGGTCCCACTGGACCGAGAGGAGCAACTGGATCAACTGGATCTCAAGGTATCCAAGGTGAAATGGGACCAATTGGACCCACAGGAAAAACAGGTCCAACTGGAGCAAAAGGAGAAAAAGGTGTTCGTTGGACATCAATTTGGAACAGCACAATGAATTATTCAATAGATGATATTGTTCAATATCAAGGTACAACATATATTTGTATTCTAGCAAATACAAATCAGCAACCCAGTTTATCATCATTATCATGGTCAGTATTTGCATTAGGTGCAACAGGGGCAACTGGTCCACAAGGTATACAAGGTTTTAAAGGTGATAAAGGTGATAAAGGTGAGACAGGACCTACGGGTCCACAAGGTATTCAAGGATCGACTGGATCACAAGGTCCACAAGGTATTCAAGGTATCCAAGGTCCACAAGGTATCCAAGGTCCACAAGGTTCGGAAGGACCAAAAGGTGATAAAGGTATGATATATAAATCAATATGGTCGTCTATAACAACTTATAATATTGATGACGTTGTTCACTATAATGGTAGTAGTTATATTTCATTACAAAATTCGAATATTAATAACATACCAACAGATAGTGTATCATCTTGGGCATTAATAGCAAAAGGTTCTACAGGTCCGACGGGAGCAACCGGGGCAATTGGTCCAATGGGAGCAACTGGACAACAAGGATCAATTGGACCAACTGGTCCAATTGGTCCAACTGGTGTACAAGGTATAACAGGTTCTACAGGTCCAACTGGAATCAGATGGAGAGCATCATGGTCTTCATTGACAACATATAGTTTGAATGATGTTGTATTTTATAATGGAAATAGTTATATTGCAATTTTAGGATCTAATTTAAATCGTCAGCCTGATGTAAGTATAACGTGGTGGACAGTTATGACACAAGGATCAACTGGTCCAACAGGACCTATAGGACCTCAAGGTATTCAAGGACCGAGTGGTCCAACGGGACCTCAAGGAGCTCAAGGTATTCAAGGTAATCAAGGTATTCAAGGACCAACAGGACCGACAGGACAACAAGGATTAATAGGACCTACTGGTCCTCAAGGTATTCAAGGTATTCAAGGTATTCAAGGGCCTCTTGGTCCTACAGGTCAAACTGGACCTACTGGTCCGATAGGTGCAAATAACCTATCACAATTATTAGATGTAAATGTTGGTACAATTGATGAGGGTGATCTATTACAATACGATACAACATTAAATAAATGGGTGTCAGTACCAGGTAAATGGGATGATCTACGTGTACCTGGATCAATAGGAAAAGGTGGTGGAACTAATTCTCCAACATATTCGAGAATTTTAGGAGATTCGACTGGTACATCTATAGGTATATTTTGTTATATATTTGATAATAATACAGATCATAGAGATCTTTTTTATGAGGTACAATTTCCTCATTCTTATAAAGAGGGAACAGATATCAAGCCTCATATACATTTACTTATACCTGATACAACCCCTTTAAATATTACTGGAACATTAACATTTGAGTTAGAATATACATGGTCAAATGTAAATGAAATATTTAATTATACTACTATACTTACTGGTACACGTACAATAACGGTTGATGATGTGCGTAGAAAACATATTATATTACCATTTCCACAAATATCTGGTGTAAGTAAAAAAATATCAAGTATGATAATTTTTAGAATATCTAGAATAAATACATTAACTGGTAATTTTAATTCACCAATAGGTTTATTAGAAGTAGATTTTCATTATCAACAAGACGGTAATGGTTCTACACAAGAATATATTAAATAATTTGATATTATAATTTTTTAACAAAAAATATAGTTTAAATAAATATTTTATTATATATATATATAATAAAATATGACAAGCTTGATATATTCAATTAAGAAAGATAATTCAAATACATTAAAAATAACTTATATAGAAAATAGAATTATTAATGATCCAGATATATCATATTTTTCATTTAAGAATATTGTTATCACAAATAATACATCAGATACAATTGATCAATTAACTATAAATTTTTATAATAATTTTACATCACGAAAATACAATGATATTGTGGATACTATGGTTGCTATTATTTTTAATAATATATCTATTATTGATTTTGAATTACGTAATTCGAAAAATTCTACAATAAATCCTAGTTTAATACATGATATGTATTCTGGTTATTCTATTGGTTCATTATGGGTAAATACAATTTCTGGTGATATGTATATGTGTCAAGATAACGCTATTGATGGTGCCGTTTGGAAATTAGCTTTAGATCAAGGTCCGACTGGTCCAATAGGTCCGACTGGTCCAACAGGTCCAATAGGACCAACAGGTCCAACAGGTCCGGCCGCATCTGGTCCAGTAGGAAAAGTAATTCAAAGTGTATTTACAGATTTATCAATAGACAAAACGACAACATCAACAATATTTGTAGATCTATTATCAACTACAATTACAACAACAACAGTAAATGGTATGATTTTAATAAATGCATCTTTTTCAATTGCACATGCATACAATAATGATATATATATTAGATTGTTAGTAGATAATGTTGCTAAAAAAGGTAGTATTGCACTTCCAGGAAATAATGGAACAACAACTTTAAGTGCTGGTATTGTTCATAGACAAACTGTATCAGTTGGATCACATACAATTAAACTACAATGGAAATCGGCTGGTGGTAATATATATTGTAGACCAATATCGAGACCAGAAGGAGAACATTGTGCAGTAAGTATTTTAGAACTTACACCTTAATTTCTAATAATAAAATAATAATTAATATTAAATATTATTGAACATTAAGTTTTTTTTTAATTCATCAATTTCATTTTCTAATTTTTTAACTTTTTCTTCTAGGATTTCTTTATCAGATTTTCCAGAAGGTACAAAATAATTGTAACTTTTACAACCTACCCACCACATTACTCCCAGACTATATTTTAATGTATAATACGACATAGTTATACTTATATCAACACCAATTGTAGCAAGTGTTCCGATCATTTATATAATATATATAATATCTTTTTTATTTAGATATCGGATAAAATAAAGTATTTTTCTAAATTATATATAAAATATTCAATGAATTACATTGTAATTGTATCAATCATATTATTAACTGTAACATATTTTGCTATATCATATACTTCAAAAAATAATGGACAAATAACTACTATAAATAATGATACAATTATTATCGAAGATGATGATATTTTTGTTGATTCGTATGGACGGGATTATTATTATCCTCGTGGTACTTATTGGCGTAGACATGGTAGACATTATAATTATAACACAACAATAAATAAACCATCAAGTGGAGGTGGTACCGCTGGTACTACAGGTGATAGTATAAGTCAAATACCGACCAGTTATGATATTACTAAACAATTTAAACAACAATTACCGTATAATGCATATAGAACAATTAGTAGAAAAGAAGGATTCGAAAATTTATTAGATCATGATGATTGTAAATATGGAAAAACAATAGATTATTGAATATTTTAATTTTAATATCATAAATATAAAATTAAAATATAAAATATAAATAAAATACATATAAATGTTATTATTAGCTACATTAATATTCTTAGTATTATTATTTATAATAAATAATTGGAACAATACTAATACAAATTTAAATCAATATGTACCAATTGATATAAATAACAATTCAGAATTATATTATACACATCCTTCAGCACTATATCAATACGTTCATCAATATTATCAAATGACACCAATTATTAAAAAAAATAATAATAGTTTTTATGATTATGATTCAAAAAATTTAATTAATAATCCAATAAAAAAACAACAATATTATAATCCTAAAATTTATAGACCAACATCTACACCATTTAACAATTTGAGTGATAATAGATGCAATACAGGAATGGTTATAAGTTCAGATTGCATTAAACAAAGAATGATGCAAACAGGATCAATAAGAGATAGTATTGAAATGTGCCAAATACCATCATCACAATCTTCAGTATGTTTAGCAAATAAGATTTAAATAATAAATGGAATGATTGTCTTCAAATATTTTGTATCAAAATTAATATTATTATGGGAACCTTTTAAATTATGAAATTTTACGGTATTTAAATTAATTCTACTACTACAAATTGCATTATATAATTTAACGCCGTGATCATAGGGTATCATTTCGTCGTTTGTACTATGCATAATTAAAACTTTTACCTCGTCTGAAATTTTTTGTATATGATTATATGAATCATATTCACCTTTCATAAAAAATTTTAAAAAATTTACAATTGGGTAATTAGGTACCATATCTTTAAGGGAGCTAAATCCAGATTGTATGATAACACTATTAGGTTGGACATCATGTTGATTTGATAAAAAACTAGTAAGCCATATAGCAACAGCTGCACCCAATGATTCTCCCATTATACTAATATCCTCAGGATAAATATCCATATCTTGGGTCAAATAATTCCAAACTGATAAAACATTTTCTTTAATTATTTTTTCATTTGGTCTATAACCTTTACTTTTACCATAACTAGTATAGTCAAATAGAACTATTGATGTATATGGATAAAACATTTGCACATAATGGTATAAATCGCTTATATTACATGCATTTCCATGACAAATAATTAAATATTTTTCTTTTTTTGGGTTTTTTATTAAAATTCCATGTATTTTATCTTCGTTATCAGTAGTTATGTCTAGTTCTGTTAAATAATTTTTTTTAAACATTTTTTTACAAAGTAAAATTATTTTCTTATAAAAAATGTCATAATCATCTTGATTATATGCTTTACATTGATATATTAATCTTTTCTTTTTTTCGACAATTAGTATTATTATCAATAATACTATAATTATAATTATAAAATATTTGTTCATTTATTAATAAATGAATAAATAAATATTTAAATATAGACTTAATATTTTATATTTGAATATTATATATTTATAATAAAAAAATGTCACAACCAATCATAAAAACATATCTAACAGGTAACATCAGAATAAATGGTAAAGATGTTAACAATGAACAAAATAATTTAACAGCTGTAAAATCTGCACCAGCTATTTCATTAAATACTATATCTGTCAACACAGAAGGAACTTCTGATTATTTTGCAAAAAGTGATCATACACATTATATTGAATCTGGAAATGTAATAACACAATATGCTAATCATGTAAATAGTGAAGGTAATAGTACATCATTTGCAAAATCTGATCACATTCATAATATTCCATCGGGAATGCCCGTTGCCGTATCAAATGAAAATTTTATGGGTTTAAGAAATAATTTTGCATTAAGTGATCACAAACATCAGGGAGTACATAGTTTAATTTTTGAATCAAATGATACAAATAATGTTCAAAAATATGGTGATATATATATTAAACAAAATAATGGAATAATTTTGGATGTTAACAATAATACATGTAAAATAGGTACAAATATTGAAACTTATATTATAACAGATACAAAAAATATTGGAACTCATGCAGGAACATTTATAAATAATACATGGATTACACGTACCTTAAATAAAATTAAATCATATAATGATTCAATCATAATAGAAAATAACCAAATTATTATTAATCCAGGAATATATAAATTGTATGCGACAATACCTGCATATCGTGTAGGATCACATTCAGCAAGACTTTATGATATTACCAATTCAGAAGTTCATAGTGAAGGTACTGCAGAATATTCAATGAATGAGATACAAACAAGATCTATTATAGATACAATAATAAGCATAGAAAATGTTACTATATATGAAATACAACATAGGGCTCAAAATAATATTAGTAGTTACGGTCTAGGATTTGCAACTGGATTTCAAAATGAAGTATATACTACTATCAGTATAATAAAATTAAGATAATATAATAGTCAAAAAAATTGATTTTTAATTATTTTACTAAGTAATTAATAAATAATAGTAATAATAAAACTTACATTAGATTAAATCAAAATGAGCTCAAAATCAAAGAACACTGACAAAAAGCAAACCAAATCAAAAAATGATAAAGTTGAAAAGAAAGTAAAAGCAACTGAGACAGACACTAATGAAAAGAACAAATTAACAAATGATTGTCAACTTTCTATTAATGTTAGAAGAAATAAGAAAAATTTCGATACATTCTTTGAAGATGTCAAAGGTACAGGAAAAGATAAAGATGGTAATAAAGTAGAAAAAAAATTAATTATTAGAACATCTGCTCCAGTTTATTTGACTGCTATCATTGAAGAATTAATTAAATATACTGTTAAAAATAGTGTTGGTAAATTAAGTTCTGAAAAAGGATCAAATGATAAAAAAGTAACATCATCTCATATTCAAGAATTTATGAGATCGAATACTAATATTATGAGATCATTTGGTTTTATTGTCAATGCATTTGATAGTGAAGAAAGTTATGAAACTCAATTCGTAACCAATGAAGAAATTACAGATATTGCGACAAGTGCTAATAAACATGCCATTGTTACAGAAACAGGTAAGAGTATGTTAAGATTTATGGTAAATTTCCTAACAGAAGAAATTTTATCAACATCAAATATTCTTAGAGATCATGTAGATAATTTATCAATTTCGAACAGTGAAGTTGCTGCTGCATTAAAAATATTAGTTAAAGGTGATGTATATGATACACTCAAAAAATATGCAGATACAAAACTAGCATTATACATGGATTCATGTGAAAAAGAAGCTAAATCTTCTGGTGGAAAGAAAAAGAAAGCTACTAAAAAGGCTCCAGCCAAAAATAATAAAAATAGTAAAGCTAAAGAAGAATCTGAAGAAGAAGATGAAGATGAAAGTGAAGATGAATCAGAAGATGAAGAATCAGAAGATGAAGAATCAGAAGATGAAGAATCTGAAGATGAAGAAGAAGAAAAACCAAAAGGTAAATCTGCTCCTGCAAAAGGTAAGAAAAAATAAATAATTTACTAATTATAATCATTAATTTTTATTAATGATCATAATTAAATTTTTTACATACTTAAAGTTTACAAAATAGATAATATATAATTGCACAAAAATGTATTTATTAAATGAACATTCAACAAAAATCAATCAACCTAAAGGTTTAAGTTTAAAATTAAAAGATCATCAAAGAACATCAATACATGCTATGCTTGAAATTGAAAAAAATGGATATGTAACATTTGATTATAATTCATTATTTGAAGGTAGTACATCATATTATGCTGACCATTGGTTAAGGTCTACATTAAAAAATCCAGAAGATATTAAAAATGCAATTTTTCAGTTAGATACAACATGTGCGATACTTGGCGACAAAGTTGGTGCTGGAAAATCATTAATTATATTGGGATTAATAATGGCAAATAGAATACCACAATCATTTAACAAAACATTATTAGGACATGAATTTTATTGTTTGAAATTAATTAATACAAAACAAACAGTAAAAACAAATTTATTAGTTGTTCCTCATAATTTAACTGGACAATGGAATGGATTTGCAGAATTAACAAATTTAGATTATGTTGTTTTTAATAAAAAAAAAGATTTTGATAAATTTTATAAATTTATTGAAGAAAAAACACCAGCTCCTACAAATAATGTACCAATTAATAGTATTGATAATACATCAATTGGTAATGAATTACAAGAAATAATAACAAAAGAAACAAAAATAATATTAAAAGATGAAGTACAAAAGATAACCAAAAAGGATTTAATAATATTAAATATTAATAGATATGATGAATTTAATGAATTATTTGGTGGATTTAGATGGGGTAGAGTATTTGTTGATGAAATAGATACAATTAAGATACCTACTAAATTTTCATTTGACACTAATTTTTTCTGGGCTGTAACAGCAACACCAAACGGAATATTTAGAAATAATCGAAGATTTATATATAATATTTTTAGAAGTTCATATAATTTTTATAAGGCTTTTATTGTAAAAAATGATGAATCATTTGTTGATAAATCGATGGCATTGCCACCATTGAGACCATTTGTTATTAAATGTTTAACACCACAATCCATAGCTATTATTAAAAATTTAATTCCATCTGATATTTTAGAAATGATAAATGCTGGTAATATAAAAGATGCTATAGTTAAACTAAATTGTAATATTGATACTGATGAAAATATTATTGAAGTTATGACAAAGAAAATAAAAACTGATTTACATAACACAAAAATGGAAATGGAATATATTAGTAAAATGATCGTAAAAGATAAGGATGTTCATGAAAAAAAAATAAAAGATTTGACTGAAAAAATCAATAGTTTTGAAACAAAATTAAATACAATAACTGAAAAAGTAAATAATCTTAAAGATGAAGCATGTCCAATATGTTTCTGTTCTTATAATAATCCAACAATGATGAACTGTTGTAAAAACATTTTTTGTTTTGAATGTTTAATTCAATCATTAAGTTCTTCTGCGCATAAAACATGTCCAATGTGTAGATCTATTGTTAAAAATTCAAATGATTATCATATAATTGATAATTCATTAAAGAAAACAAAAAAAATAACAAAAAATATTAAAAAAAATGATGACAATAAAACTATTGTTAATTATAAAACTCTAGATAAGAAAGATGTTTTGAAAAATGTCCTTGTTAATATTAAGAAGGTAAATGAAAATCCAAAAATCCTTATATTTTCAAATTATTCTGAAACTTTTGAATCAATTAAAGATGTGATTGTTGAATCTGGTCTTGGCTATTCTATTTTATCTGGCTCATCTGATCATATTAAAAATGTTGTTAATGATTATGAAGCTGGTAATATAAATATATTGATGTTGAGTGCATCTCATTATGGATCTGGTTTAAATTTACAAATGAGCCAATATGTTATTTTGTATCATAGATTTGATAAAGATCTTGAAAATCAAGTTATTGGAAGAGCATATAGACTTGGATTAAAGGATGAATTAAAATTAATTTTGTTAGTTAATGATCATGAATCTACACATGTTGAATATGATAATATACAAACCATAGAAAACGATTCAGATTTATATTTAATGGAACCAGAATTAGAAGGAAATACTGCTGGTGAAACAAAAATAAAAAATTCACTCAAAATTAAACAATCTGATAAAATATATGCTAATTTAGATAGCGATGATGATAATGAATCTAATAATGAATCTGATAGTGACTCTGACAATGAATCTGATAATGAATCTAATAATGAATCTGATAGTGGTTCTGACAGTGAATCTGATAATGAATCTAATAATGAATCTGATAGTGGTTCTGATAGTGACTCTGATAGTGACTCTGATAGTGACTCTGATAGTGACTCTGACAATGAATCTTGTAGTGATGATATACCTTCTAAAAAGAAAATAACGGCTAAATCAAAATCAGCTCCTAAAAAGAAAGCGATTATTAAACCTAAACCGGCTCCTAAAAAGAAAACTATTGTCACACAAAAACCGGCTCCTAAAAAGAAACAAGAACACACTAAAAAAACTACAATACCTGCATCTGTTAAAGAATCAGTTAAAATATTAAATAAAAAGTCAGTATATAATGATAGCGAAAGTGACGAAGATGATAAGCCAAAAAAGCAAATTATTAATAAAACATTAAAGAAACCTATTGCTAAGAAATCACAAAAATTGAAAAAATAATTGTAAGGTTGTATATGTTTATAATATATTAAATACTACAAAGATATAATAAAGTTTAAAATGGAAGTACAAGCTGCATCAAACTCATCACCATTCGAATTAAGATACTGGAAAATCCCAACTATTGCAGTTTATAATTTTCAATCAAATACATGTGGATTATGTAGAACTTCTATTATTTCATCTTGTGTTGAATGTCAAACAAATAACAGTAATAAATTTGGATGCAAGGTAACGTCGGGAACATGTAATCATGGATTTCATACTCATTGTTTACATAAGTGGCATTTATCAAATGGATCATCGAAATGCCCAATATGTGCAGCAAATTGGGTGGAAAATAAATAAAAATAATTGATTTTTTAATTAATTGTTATTATACTTATAATAATAATTAAGAATAAGTTACTTAAACAAATATAAATACTATTAATCATAAAAACATACTAAAAATGAAAGGTAAAGTTTCCAATAATCAAAATAGTACAGTATCTCCTCAAGTCAAACAAAAACTTGAAGAATTAAAAAAATTACATGGTCCAAGAAATAATGGACCAATTGGTGTTAGAAGAAAAATTGTTAAAAAGAAACAAGATAATCCTGAGAAAGTTTTTGATGCAAGTTTAGAACTATTAAAGGAAGATTTTGCAATTGGACATTTTACTGATATTAGTAGATTTAAATTCAATACAAAGAACGAAACTTATAATTTTATTGATAAGAGACTTAAATTATATGGTAATATGAAATATAGTTTTTATATTCTTGAATCAGCTGGATATGATTTAGTAATTAAGGAATCTAATACTGAAACCAATACTGAAACCAATACTGAAACCAATACTGAAACCAATACTGAAACCAATACTGAAACTAATACTGAAACTAATACTGAAACTAATACTGAAACTAATACTGAAACTAATACTGAAACTAATACTGATGTTAATACTGATGTTAATACTGATGTTATTAATGAAAATGTTGAAACGGAAACTCATTCAGATTGTGATTCAGATCATGATAATAAAACAGAACCAGTACACAAAGATACTAAACAATCAAAAAAGAAACAAACAGAAAAACGTGGTAATAGATATGAAAGAAGATTAAGAGAATATATCAAAAAACTCAATTTCCAATGCAAAAAACTAGATGATGTATCTGTTGAATTTTTTAAATCATCAACTGAATTTGAATTATTAGGTGCCGAAGTTTATTCAACATATAAGGAAAATATATTCTTTATTTTTGGATATTTGGAAGTAAAAGAAAGGAAGAATGACAATATTGATTACTCAGCAATTTTAGAAAAATTAAAATCTGGACAACTCAAAGCACAATTTAGTGATGGTACTATTGAAGATCTTGGAGAACAAGATCAACAACAGCAACATAGTGAATCAGTTCAACTTAACAATGATGAACTTGATAAATTACTTGATGAAGATATAGATCAAATTCTTGATCTACAAGGAGTAGATTATTTACCTGAAATTGAAAAAGAAAAAATTTTAAAACAAATCGAAGAATCAGAAACAAGATCAACAATAAATGATCAATAAATTAATTATATTTTAAATAATAAAATACAATTAATTATTTAGAAAAATGATCTACAATAGTATCAAAATTATTATCATCATAATCTAACATTAATTTAATTATTGTACTTTCTTGAGGATATTTTTGTATAAAATCTTCTGGTAACAACATTTTTTTTAGATTACTAAGATTTATTACTCTTTCCATTTCTGTTTTGAAAATATTTAATAATTCAAAATAAATAACACCTAAACTATAAATATCAATATTATTTTGTTTAATATTTAAATTATCTGGCATATATAAATGTGTACCATAATGTGGATTTAAAATTGAATCTTGATCTCGCATTAAACCAAAATCAGCTATTTTAATAACGAAATTATCATTAAGAATTTTTTTATCTGAATTCGAACAATCAAATTTATAATATAATAGTAAATTTGCTGGTTTTAGATCTCCATGAATTAGGTTTTGTTGATGAATGTAATTTATACCAAATAAAATTTGTTTAAATATAGCATTTATATGCTTAATATTTATTTTATTTGATGTTTTATTTCTATGTTCTATCCAATCTTTTAATGTCGAATGACATAGTTGCATCTGTATATATAATTTACCAATTAATTTTGGTATTTTTCTTTCTTCATTATATCTAACAATTTGTTTTTCATTATTATTTTCTTCACTAATATTATCATATTTATAATAATCATCATATTTATTAGGATCATTATATTTATTAGAATCATTATATTTATTAGAATCAATATATTTATATGAATCATTATATTTATATGAATCATTTGAAATGATTGGGTCAATATTATTTATAATACTATCATTTGATTCAATAAAACTATCATCAGTTTCGACTTCATCTTCATCATATTTATCAGTAAATTCAATCCAAGCAGTATAGTATCTTATTATATTACAATGATCGAATCTAGAGATAAAATGGACTTCTTTTAATATTTTTTCATAATTATTAATATTTTTAATATTAATTTTTTTGATTGCGTATATATTATTATCTAATTTATTTAAACATTTGTAAACATTACCAAAACCACCTGATCCTAATTTTCCTAATTCGATAAAATCAGATTGATATCTACTATTACCACTATTACATTTTATAATTGTATTAATTTTATTAATTGTAGAATTATTGTCTTCTAATTCATTAATTTTTATTGATTGTATTAATTTAGTTAATAAATTTGCCAACAACATTCTGTTATTTTTTGCGATTTCATTGTCAGTTTCTATTATTTTAGTATTGACAATTATATTATTATCTAATAGATATTTGCATACATTTGAAAACAATATTTCTGAATTATCTTTATCATATAATTGACATATATATTCAATTAGTGATACTAATAAAAATTCTTTAATTGTAGATTTTTCGGCAGCTGTAGATTTTTCAAAAAATATATCAGCTGTTTTATTTTCAAATAATGTTATTTTATTATCCATTTTTTATTATAAATTTATTATAATTTTATTATTTAAATTTATTAAAATATTCAATTTTTAACAAAAAAAATTGATTTTTATATGTATTGTGCAAAATAATAGATATAAAATTAATAAGATTTATTAAATTAACAATCAATTATTAAATATGCAAGTAATCACACAAAATGTACAAATTGATGCAGAAATAAAAGACTGGATCCAAAATTATCATGCTTCAGCTAATTATAAATTAATTAATATGGAACAAAATGATGATTTAATGGTTATCAATTTAGATCTTGCTGGTAAAGCAATTAAAATATTTTGTCCAATAACATATCCATCAAATAAAGTTGGAATATTTATTGATCCTTCGTGTGAAACACAATTGGGTTCTACATTATCGCAAGTTAATGCACACCTATTAGATGGCAAAAATTTAAGGTCATTGACAGATGTATTAAAAATTATTGATCAAGTAATTGAAGGAAAAACATATTCTTCAATTATATTTCATCATTCAGGTATTGCGCATGTTTTACCAAATCATACATTTTCTAGTTATGTACTTAAACCAACAAAGAAATTATTGGCTAGCACAAAACCACAAAAACCTGAACCAAATAATGTTAATATTGGTACTTTAAAAAAAGCAGTATCAAAAAAACCCTTATTACAAAAGAAACCATTAGGACAACCTTTTGATAATAAACCATTTAAACATCCGATTAAAAAGGCTCCTGTTAAGAAGAATATTATTGGTGATAATGTTTCTGTGCAAGTAAATGTCAATAATAAAACTTCGAATAATACTATAGGTTCTACAAATATCAATGTGGTTATAAGTCAAAATGTCATTAGTGTTGTTAGTCTTGATACAATCAAACCTACAAATACGATGGTTAAACAACCAAAAAAATATGATTTTGATATGAATAATCTAAATGTTGATGATGATATGTTATGTAGCATTAATTATGATGATAATACAAGTAAATTTAATAAACTTATTGAATATGAACTCAAATTAATCGAAGAATCAACAAATAAATTAAATCATAATATTGTTACTGAATCAATGAAAGTCAAACAAATATTTACTAATTCAGCAGCAATGAAAATTTTACTTAATGAATATTCTTTATTTAAGAAACAATATTGTAAAGACAATAATTCAGGAATAGAATGTTCTACTATTAACAATAATATATATGATTGGAATATTAAACTCCATCAACAATGTTTTGATAAAGATAGTAAAATTTATAATGATCTTAGTGATTTAAAAGCTAATTATGGTTACGATTACATTGATATGAATGTTTCAATAAAACCATATTTATACCCATTTTATCCACCATCCATTAGAATTTTACAACCTAGATTCATGAATTCAATAATGGGTAGAATTGCTACTTTGGAAATATTAAAATTATCTAACTGGAATCCAACAATTACAATGACCGAAATTATTCAAGTTGTTAAAAATATTTTTGAAAAATGGGGTAAAATTAATTTTTCAGGTAAGAATAATTATGATCAATTAGAGTATGCATTATTAGATCTTTCCATAACTACAGAAATTTCACCTAAAATTAACAATGAAATAACTGTTGAAGATTTAGAAAGTTATAAAACTAATAAACCAGCATTAAATATTAGCTCAAATAACAATACAAAAGTTAAAAATTATTGGGGTAAAGGAATTGGTTATGGCTATGGTGGTTTGAAAGATTGGGATGTTAATGCATATGTTAAAGCACAAAAAGAAAAAGATAGTGAAGTTGTCAAACATTTAGTTATTATAAATTCCAGATTAGGTGATTTAATTAGCGATGATAACAATGATTGTATTAAACTAATTGAAGAATCATGTATGATTCCATTTATTGAAAGTTATATTAGAGGATCTAATATATTAGATATGTCAAAACATTTAGATATTTATAATAATATATTTGATGTAATGCATACTTTAATTAAAAGCGATAGAGCAATATATTTATTCAATCTGGAACTTGGAACTGAATCATCATCAACTTTGTTTGATTTAATTGTGTTATTGACTGGTGATGCTAAACTATATCTTGAAAATCTTAAAAAAATTAATCAAAAAGGAGCAAATCCTGAAGAAATTAAATTATGTGATAAAATTATTACATTATATGTACAACTTGATTCAAAAATAAAAGCACATAAGAAAGAACAAAAAGAAATTATAAAACAAAAGAAAATACAACAATCAAATGAACAAATGTATTGTGAAACTTTAAAAGAAGAATTATTTGGTTCATGTGATATCAATCCAATATCATTCAAAAGTATGGGAGATGTTGATGCCGGATTTTTAGGTAAAGGTGCACTTCGTGTTTCCAAAGAAATTGCATCATTAGCAAAGTCACTACCATTAAATTATAATTCAACAATATTCCTTAGAATGGATGATAGTAGAATGAATAAAATGCAATTTATTATTGCAGCTCCAGAAGAAACACCATATGCATCTGGATTATTCTTGTTTAATTTATTAACACCATCAGAATATCCAAATGTACCACCAAAAGTAAAATTACAAACTACTGGAGGCGGTAATGTAAGATTTAATCCTAATCTATATAATTGTGGTAAAGTATGTTTATCATTACTTGGAACTTGGAGTGGTAAAGGTGGCGAATCATGGAATGCTGAAACATCAACTCTTCTACAAGTTTTAATATCAATACAATCTTTGATATTTGTATCTGAACCATATTTTAATGAACCAGGTTATGAATCAAGTATTGGAACATATCATGGAAATCAAAAGAGTAAGAATTATAATGATAATATTAGATTACAAACAATGAAATATGCTATTGTAGAAATGTTGGAAAAACCACCAGTTGGTTTTGAAGAAGTTGTCAAGAAACATTTTTACTATAAGAGAAATACTATTTTAACAGAATGTGGAAAATGGGTAACTGAAGCCTCACCAACAAATAAATTAAATTATAATAAAATATTTGATAAAGTAAAATCATTATTAAATAAATTAGAAAGTGAATTTAAGATTACTAATGTACTAACTATTGATGAAGATGATACTCTTGATTTAATAAATGATGAAGAAGCTGCCGAAATAAAATATACACCAAAAACATCACCAATTAAATTGAATGGTACTGTTAAAAAAGTTGAGCTCATATATGATGATTTAAATGATAGTTCAACATCACAAGATGTTACAAGTGATTTCAATGATGAGATTAATGATGAAATTAATGATGAAGTTAATGATGAGATTAATGATGAGATTAATGATGAGATTAATGATGAGATTAATGATGAAGTATTAGATCAATTTGGTGATAAAATAGATAACGAATCTGATGATTCTGATTCTGAAGAATTTGTAGATGACGAATAAATTATAAATTTTATTATTTTAATATTAAAAATATTAAAATAATAAATGATTATATAATTACATTATTACTCGCTTTACAATTATTACAATTTATAATATATTTTTTATTGGTTTTCTCTAAATTTGTATCCATTGTTTTACATGAATGACAAATTACAAATTTCCTGATAAAATTTTTAATTAATAATATTAACCCAGTTTCTTTATACTTACCTTTAATAATTAATTGTTTATTAATATTCAAAGAACCAGTTGTTTTGAGTTCTTCGAGAATATAATTTTTTAAACATTCATAATCTCTATTTATACTATCACATAATTGTTGATAATTTTTAATACACATTTCCCTATTATTTGATCCAACTTCAAAAATTGGTGCTGGTATTTTGATATTATCCTTATCATTTTTATTATCTGCAATATTATTGCCCTTTATGATGGTGAGTTGATTATATAATCTATCTAATAAATATTTTTGATCGTATTCGTTCATTTTATACTATATATTTTTTTAGTTTTAAGTGTATATTTATTTAGTTGTATATATTTATTTTTCAACTTTTAATGATAAAAGTTGAAAAATAAATAATAATAATAATATTCTAAACATATAAAAATATAGAAAAATGTCAGATGATTATGATTCAAATAATGTCGAATATAATGAAATAATATATTCAGAAAAAAAAGAGAAATTAGTTAAATTAATTAATCATTACAATTCATTAAAAAATCAAAATAGTAAACTACAAATTAAAAAAAATAATCTCGATACCGACCTACAAACATCACAACATTTAAAAGATCTTGGTATTGTAGCATTTGAAAATGTTAGTGCTCGTACTATCAATTTGAATATTGATATAAATAGAGTTAATGAGGAAAGTGAATATTTAAAAGAATTAATAGAAACAGAAGTTATTGATATGAGAAAATTAAGGGACACTATTCGTATTCAAAAAGAAAATTTGAAAAACTAAAATTATAACATTTAAAGATTAATTTAATTTAATAATTATTACAATAAATTAAAATGACACATATGGTAAACTTTAATAAACTTCCTTCATATAGTTACAATATTTCTTTAACAGATACTTTTTTAATATTATTTTATACAGTAACATCAATTTTCTTACTTGCATATTCTTTTTGCAAATTATTAAATTATTTATTTATAAAATATCATAATAGAGTCGCAGAAGAATATGAAACAGATAATGATGAAGAAAAAATGTCACTTGATGATAGAATGAAAGAATATGAACATGAAAGTGAATTACAAGTTAAACAAGAAGAATATTTTATAGTTAGACTTGATGGTGTCAAATTTAGTAAATTCACGTCTGGATTTAGAAAACCTGCTGATGGTATTCTAGTAAACGCTATGAATAAAACAATGCAAGATCTATTAGTAAAATATACACCAAGTACTGCATATACACACAGTGATGAAATTTCATTAGTTTTCTCGACTGTTGATCCTGAAGTGTCAACACATATTTATAATGGTAGAATTCAAAAATTATGTTCCATAATGGCTAGTTACTGTAATATTAGATTTAATGAACATTTAAGAACTGAATATACGAATACTTTATCAGAATTATCTAATAAAACGGATGATGAATCAGTTAAAAATTATCAAGCTCTTCTTAAAATCAAGAATAAAGTTTTTTCAAGTGAAACTGCATTTGATGCTAGAATTTTAGCGTTCGCAACAGACAAAAGCTTCGAAACTGTAAATTATTTTATTTGGAGATCAGCAAGAGATTGTATCAGAAATTGTATTGAATCATATGCAAGATTTTTCTTTGGTCATAAAAGAATTCATAGCTTGAATGGTACTGATCTTAAGGAGTTAATGTTAACCGAAAAAAATTTTGATTTTGATAATGAAGTTCCAATAAATTTACAATATGGAACATTTGCAAAACGTCAATTGTATCAAATCACTACTGAAAGAGGTCCTGCAACAAGAACAAGAACTGTTTTATTCACAGTACCTAGACTTGCATATAGTAACGAATTTAGAGATTTCTTATTTGAAAAATATTATGATGAATCATCTGAATTCCTTATTGATAATAGTGAGATTGTTTTATTATCTCATTAATTTAATATTTTTGTTTATTTTAGTAAATAAAAATATTGAAACTCATTTAATCTAATTGAATATAATTATGATAGTATAATAATTAATTATAAACATGTCACAAGAGACTATTCAAAATATTGAAACAGCTAATCAATTATTCACGGAATCTAAATTTGTACCGATTGAAATAACTACCCAACCATTAATCAGAGAAGATACTGATTTTGTTATTTATCATAAAAATTGTAGTGATGGTTTTGGTTCTGCATTAGCAATTTACACATGGTTCAAAAAAAATTATCCTGAAAGATTAGATACTATAACTTTTTATCCTGCAGCACATGGTGCCAATCCGATTGCATTAAATTTATTGGCAGATAAAAATGTAGTTATATGTGATTTTTCATATAAATTTAATCATTTAGTTGATATTTTGCGAGTTGCGAAAAGTTTTATGATTATCGACCATCACAAAACTGCTGAAGAAGATCTAAAAAATGTACCTGATAAATATAAAGTATTCGATATGACCCATAGTGGTGCATATTTAACTTGGCAATGGTATTATCAATGTACACATGAAGAAGTACCACTTATGATTAAATATATTGAAGATCGCGATATTTGGACCAAAAAACTTCCTAATGTTGATGATTTTGCTAGTATACTTTTTAATACTCCTTTTGATTTTGCAGAATATGAAAAATTTCTCAATGAAGAAGAATTGTATAAAGCTATTATGAAAGGGATGATTATTCGAAACTATGAAATGGACCATATCAAAAAAATGTCCACTTCATCATCTGTTAAATTATATAAATTCAATGATGATACTTATTATTTTATTGCATATTATAATTCTAATATGTATCGATCAGATCTTGGTAATTATATTCTTACTGATGTTCACAAACATGCTGATATGGCTGCTATCTATAGTTACGATGAATTACAAGATAAAACAGTCTTTTCTCTTAGATCCACTGATGAAAGACCTGACTGTAGTGAAGTAGCTAAGAAATATGGTGCAGGCGGACATAGGTGTGCCAGTGGCATGTCACTTCCAGGATGTAAACCTCATATTCCAGGTACCGTTGAGGATCGTAATAATATGTATTATAAGCTTCTAACTGAAGGCTATACTTTACAACATAGTGATATTAGAGTTAGATATTTAAATCATGATTATTATCAAATTCGAGCTCTAGTACAATCAAATCCAGATATGAATGGATTCAATATGATTAAAATGTTACAAAGAATGAATAAAGATTGTCAATACATTGTAATGTATTATCATAAACATGAAGTAGTTGATAATGAATTGCAAACTAATACAGGTTTTTGTGTCTTTAATGATAATAAAGAACAATTAGAAAACGCATTTAACAACGTTAAAGGTGAAATAACCTATAAAAAACTTTATACTGGGTTTGGATATGTTGAAATTAAAGGACAACATAACAAATTATTTTAAATAAAATTGATTAATATTCATTAATTAATTTAATTTGCGGAGTATAAATAAAATGACAGTATATATCATATAAAGAAATAAAAACAAAAATAATGAATCCGATAATAATGAAGTGTGTAAATAATAAAATTGAAATATTAACAACTAATAAATTTATCCATAATTATTAAATATGTAACAATTATGAATAAAATTTGTATTTTAATTGACACCATATCGAGAACAATTATATCGATTGTATCATTAACATTTTTTATTTTATCATTAATATATTTAATTAAAACAAATACATTATACAATACAAATATATGGATAGTAATATGTATTATCTCTATCCTTAATATAATTATTTTTATCATTAATATACTAAATCTTTTATATACATTGATAATTGGTTGCTTATATGGTTTTAAATTTGAAGAAGATAATGAAACACCTGATCTATACTTATCATATAGATATCCTGTTGATATTATATTATTAATAATTTATTTAGTTGTATTGATAATGAATCAAATATTATTTCATTTATTTGATACAAAATCAATGGGTTATGATATGTATTGTATTACATTTGTTTTTATATATTGGGCTTCTTACAGCACATTAAAAGTTGGTATAACTTGGTACATAATTCTTTATATATATATATAAAGAATTATTAACATTTCATTTTATAAAAATGAAATGTTAAATAAAAATATAATTATTAATAATAAATTATGGAAACCTTTTAATAATTATCTTATTAATAAAATCCCTTCTAATAGTTGGTTTAATCATACTCAATATAATTCCATTATTAATAATTCTCCCATTATTTATACTAATAATAAGCCTATTAACTCTTCTGTTATTCGGTCCATTAAAGTACCTATTTTTCCTTCTAGCTTTCAAAAAAATATTTTATTGCAATGGTTCGATGATTATCGTTTAATGTATAATCATACTTTGTATTTTATACGTTCTAATCTTTTTATCGATAATTATTTTCCTAAGTTATTCAATTTCCAATATCTTAGAACAAATATTTTAAAACATCAAAAATCTAAGCTGATGACTCATAATATACCTTCTCATACTTTAGATAATGCCATTAAAGATTGTTGTATATCTTTTAAATCAGCCTTTTCTAATTTGAAAAACTCTAATATTAAACATTTTAGAATTAGATACATTAAAAAATCTAAAAATATTCAAACTCTAACTTTAGAAAAATCTGTTTTTAGTAAAATTAATAATACTTTCTGTCAAAGAGTGCTAGGTAAACATATTGATAGTAAAGAATTTAGTTTTAAATCTATTAATTGTGATTGTAAATTACAATACAATCGTATGACTAATCAATTTTTTCTCATTGTACCTATAGAAAAATCATGTAAATCTAATAATATCAATCAATATGTTAGCATTGATCCTGGTATACGTACTTTTCTAACTTGTTATTCTAATAATAAAGTTGATCATATCGCTTCTAATTGTAGTGATAAAGTTAAAAAGTATATCAATCAAATAGATAATATAAATAATAGTAAATACATAAATAATGAAAAGTTAAAAGAAAAAATAATTGATAAACGAAATAATAAAATACGAAATTTGGTAGCAGATATGCATTGGAAAACAGTATTATATTTGTGTAAAAATTATGGAACAATATATTTAGGGGAAATAAGTACCCAATCCATAGTAGAAAACACAAAAAGTAATATAAATAAGATGACTAAAAGAGTATTACATGGACTATCACATTATAAATTTAGGGAGAGATTAAAGGCAAAATGTGAAGAGTACAATGTAAAATTAGAATTAGTAAATGAAAGATATACGAGTAAAATGTGTTGTCATTGTGGATATATAGATCATAAATTAGGAGGAAATAAGGAATATAAATGTAAAAATAAATATTGTTTATTGGAAATAGAAAGGGATATAAATGGAGCAATAAATATATTAAAAAGAGGATTAAAGATAATAAAATAAATAATAAAAAGGTAAGCTATATACCTAAAAAGAAACTTGATTAATATAGTAGATAAATATATTAAATTATATAACTATCGTATATTAATTTGTACCAACTTGTACCAAGTTTTTATAGCGGTGCATTGTATAGGATTTATGGATAACTAATAATTTATAATATATATAAATTATTAATTTAAATAATTGTTATTGTGATCACCACGATAAATATTATGATCATTAATGGATTACAAAAAAAGAATATAATCGTAGCCTACACAATAAAATTTACAATATTTTATAAAAATTGAAATTATTTTAATTATAACAAAACAATATAATTGAAAAACCATAATAAAAATGTTACCGTATTTATATTCAGAAAATCATATTAATCCTGGAGATTTGGAATATTTGAAATCATTATTGAATCCCGATAATAATGAAAATAATCTTAACAAAAATTTAAAAATTTCTGGTAATGTAGAATACAATGATAAAATATTATTTGATTGGGTTGATAACAATATTATTTATTCATTAAATCACATGTTGATAGAAGAAAATCATAGTTACTCATTTTTATTAATCAAAAACAATATCGAAGTAATTGAGTATCAAGAAGGCGATTTTGTTAATTCATGGCAAAATAATGTTAATACTGATACGAATGATTTCAAAATTTATACATTTATATTATCATTAAACAATTGTCAAGAAGGAGGTGAATTATTTTTACATAATAATGATAACAATAATGAAAACGAAATAGAATTTAATAACAAAATACAAAATTCAGGTACATTATTTTTATTCCAAAAAGATATTATTTATGGACAAAAAATAATCAAAAAAGGTACAAAATATATCATGAGAGGTAACCTTTTATGTGTAAAAAATAATATTGCCGATTTATTGATAATAAATTTAAAAAAATCATATGGTTATATATATATAATTCCAATTGAATACTTACAAAATAATAAGAAATGTCTTTATTATACATTTTATACTTTCCAAAAAACACAAAATAAAGATCAAAAAATATTTTATTATGATGAACAGATATTAGATTATAACTCTTTTAATATTTTTTATGAACAGATTATGCCACATTTTGTAAATATTAATGAAATTAAAAAAAATTTAGACTATATTGGTTTTATATATGATGAATTTTTATTTAAGTTCAACAAATTTATTAAAGGTAATTGTGAAAATAATGGATTCTTTTGTAATGATAATGATTATTATCATTTATTAACCATTGACAAACCAAATAACATCATACCATTCCAAATGATTAGTGTAACGATAGAAAACGAAGAATTTATTTTATGGTTTGGATTATATGATAATCTTTTTGCAACATGTGATTGGAGAATTAATATACATCCGGATGATTTTGAAGTTGAGGAGATTATTGAAATACTTAATAAACAGTTTGAGGATGATGATAAACTATGTATTGATAATTATAATAATCTTATACCAGCAGAAAATGGTTGGTATCTTATTGGAGAAGGTGATTATGAAAAAAATGAAATAGTTAGAAAATATATATGGGATAATTTTAAATTTAAAAAATTGTCAGATATTTCATCAATAAAATCAAATAATGTTAAAATTGAACTAACAAAATATATTAAAAAATTTATTAAAAGTTTACCTGATGATTATGATCATAGACCAGAAAATTATAATACATATAAAAGTAATATAGTTTATAATACAATATCAGAATCATTAAAATATATTAATAATGATATTAATAACGATATCAAATGCAATTTTGATCAAAGTATAGTCAAAGATATCGATATTAATAAATTAATAGATACAATTAATAACTATGGTATTGCATCAAAAATTTATAAAACATCAATGACTGAATATTGTGGTTATCAATTGAATCATGTCACATTTGAGATTGTATCTAAATTTGGATTTATTAACATTAATAATTTAGATGATGATAACAATTAGAAATCGCATTTAGCAATGTTAAAAGTTCTGTATGTAGATCAAAATAACAAATTATTTTAAATAAAACTAATATTTATTAATTTTATTTAAAGTATATGATATGAAACATTACAATATCATTATCATTACCAGTTACCAGTTGTCAAACTTCATTAATGTACAAAAATATAATTATACATACTTAAATATTATATAATATTATAATATATGAATATGAATTCTCGTTTTGTAAACAATTTGGTACGTATCAATAATTCAACTCGAATTAACAATTTATATAAGGATATTAATAAAAAAATTAAATTTTATGATTCAAATATAAATCATAAATCAAATAAAGACAATAGCAAATCCATTTTATGCACACATAAAATGGATTCACAAAGTAGAACAAGAAATTATGTTTATGATAAAAATTTATTATAGTATTATATAAATTCAACAATCTTGCGATATGAATTTCTTGCATCACAAACTGGATTATGTATAGGCAATTCATTTTCTAATCTATCATATGTTTCTAATGGATTTTTGCCATGTGCAAACAAAATTGATGCAATATCATGTAATGGAAATGGTCCATACCATTCATTTGTGTTAGGATCTAATTCAATACATTTCTTGAACATATTCGTTTCAACTGGATAATTACAATCAGATAAAACTATCATATTATGATAGTTTTCTTTTAGTCTCAACCAATGATTATACCAAAAGTCACTTAACATGTCATTGACAGTACCATATATTACATCATATGTATATCTATATTGTAATTCTGGTACAACATACATTTGACTACAATCAAAATTATTAATATAATTATTTTGTAAAGCTGGTACAACATTTTCTTTTACCCATTCTTTATTTGCTACAGTTCCTTCTGCATTATCTACATTACATTGTAATAATCCCGATTCAATTTCTACTTTATTTTCATATAAAACCCATCCAATTGCAAAAGGTTCACCATATAATCCAACACTTTCTACATCAATTGATAAATGTATCATTATTATTTATTATTGATTATTGATAAATAATAAATATCTTTATATATTTAATATAATCATAATTCAACTTTATGATCTTCGAATATGAAAAATATAAATTAATTGGTGTCGGTGATTTTTCACATGGCAATAACAATATTTGGGAGTATCGACTTGATATGTTAAATGACATAATTTATAACACAAATAAGAATATTATTATTTTTAATGAAGATACTATTGAACATTGTAATGCTATAATGAATATTAATTCTAAATTAAGTTACAATAAAAAATATGGAGTTGTGAATAATTATCCATATGGACCATTAGAAAAATATTCATACAGAGTTTATGATTCTGCAATCTATCTTGATATAATCAAATATATACGAAAAAATACAAATAGAATAACAATAATTGGTGTCGATAATGGTGAATTAGCAAGAGATAAAGAAATGGCTGCAAGGATAATCAATCAAATAAATAATAAATGTATTAATATATTTTGGGCACATAATGCTCATGTAGATTCTAGAAAAATAACCGAAAAATATGAAACCGAATATTCAAAAGAGAAATACAGAGCAGGATATTATCTTAAAAAAATTTTAAAAGATCAATATTGTATTATATTATCTATTGGTTATAAAGGTAAAATTCGTTTTGACTGTGAATGTAGTAATGATATTTGTACAATTAGAACACCATATAAAATACCAAAATTTATTAATATTATAAATAAAAATTATAAAAAATATATCACAAACAATAAACATGATCTATATGATTCATTTAATGATAATATCATAGAATATAGTGCATGCACTTTCCCAAATAATAAATTTAATATAACAAACAATAAATATAATTTTATAATATTTTTTACAAAAATAAAACCATTAAAATATAAAACAAATACATAAAAATTGAAATTAAATATGTTAATATATACTATTTAACCCAAAATAGCCAATATTAATGTCCACAACTAATACTCAGCTTGATATTAATATCGAGCAAATAATTGAAAACATTGAAAATTTTTCTGAAGTTGGTATTTTACAAAATATCTTAAATATCATTGATAATAAACTGTTACATATTAATATTAAATTTAAATTGTTGGATGATAGAATTGAATATTTTAATCTTCCATATTCGATACCGACTAATATTGACATTTCAGACAATACTGAATTAATTGAACTTATAACTTTAATGCCATCTTTAGATATTGGAATGTTAAATGATATTTACAATAAAAGTATTGAAGAAAAAAATCAATTATATGAATATCGTATTATTATTGCGCTTAAAATTCAACGTTTGAATAGCATTCTTTATAATAATCCCAATTATTATTATGGAATTTCCCATAATTATAGTAGTATGCAGGATACTAGACAAAACACAATTATTATTGAAACTAAAGGATTTTTTGATACTAGTTTCTAAATAAAATTTAATATTATTTATTTTAAATTTTATTTTCATAATTATTATATTAAAATAGCCATAAATTAAAACTAGCATATATAAATAATAAACGATGTTTTTGCATTTTCAATCAATATTGAACTAGGTAGAAATAGCAGTGATTAACGTCGCTCATTTAATGGAATATGAGTTACATAGAAATGTTTATATATATCAAGACAATTATATATCTTTGATACCAAAGACATATTTAATAGTAATTGATATTAAAAATTGAAAAATAATTTTTTTATCATATCTATATTATTAAAGCATGTAACAATCCAATAGTAATACATATTATATATCACGATGACAAAAAAATATTGCCAATGTACTAAGATAAACAATAATGGTTGTAATAATATCCATGAAGCTTGTAAATATTATAAGCCAGATAATGCACATTCATGTAGATATGGTGATAAATGTAAATATTTTCATTATAAAGAATGTCATTGTACGAATATTAACAACAATTACAAGAAATGTAATAAAAAACATTTACCATGCAAATTTTATATTTCAGGAAAAACTGATTCATGTAAGCGAGGTGATTTATGTATGTACGAACATATTAATGATACCAATTATACAGAAAAAAAAAGTTTTGAATTTATTGATGGGAAATTAAAAATTATTGATGATTATCAAAAAAACTTTCATACTCTTATTGGTTATATTTATGAACGTTATAAACTTGATCATAATGCCATGGCAAGAGAATATACTAATTTGATTCATAAAAATAATTATGATCATGAAGATGATGAAGAAACTCATCCAAGCTTTCGTTATTTTGCCGATGGCGATGAAGATTTGAATTTTATTTTTACTGATACAGGTGATGTCGATCCGGAAGACATTTTTAAAAGTAATACTGATCTTGTATTTGATCTTAATAATTATTTGAAAAATAATGATGCTAATACTTTATCATTATCCGAAATAATTACTATTTGTGTTTATAATAAATCTCATATCAATCGAGATCCAAGAGGAATACGTAGGTTGGATTGGATGATGTTATATCATAATCATTATAAAATTGAAGCAATATCAGATGATATCAAATTATCTGATCTTCGAGATGCATTATATCGTATTAAAAGTCATAAATTTGATATGTGGTATGAACTATATACATCTTGTAAATACAAACATCATGATGATGAATCTCGTACTATTATTTTAAGTATTAAATTTGATCATGGTTCTTAATTAATTTTATTTTAATAAATTATTATAATAAAATTAGTATTATCTTTTTTTCAACTTATATCTTTTTCCACCGGTCATTGCCATTATTTGATCATATACATTGTTCATATATTTTCCGAATATTTTTGGAAGATAAACATTATCAACATTATAAAAGTCATCCATTTCTTTTCTTACAATTTCTACATTATTTTTTATTTTATTAAGATCATCATTAAATAATTCTATTAAATTCTTATAAATAATTGTTTTATCTATGATACCAGATTGTTTATATAATGCCAATCCATCATATGCCAATTCAAGTCCATTCATTATAAATTCATATAATTGGTTATGGCCAAATATAATATCGTTATAAATTAATATAAACATTTTTGCAAAACACATCATTTCGGTATTTGTATAATTTATATTATGGATAACATTACCAAATCTGCTTATTATTATAGAATTTGATAGTTTTGATTTATGATAATTCAAAATATTATAACATTCACTATAAGGCATCAAATATATAAAATCAGGATTTAGCATTATTGCATAATAATCATTATTATTTATTAGATCACTTTTATAAATCGAAGGTATAAGTTCTATGCGTGCATTCAATATTATTTTGTAATAATTATTTTCATTCGCATTATTATATATTTTAGAACTATTAACATTAATTGTAGCAATACTGCCAGTATATATTTTAATTTCTTTTTCTTTCTCTTTTTCTTTTTCTTTCTCTTTTTCTTTCTCTTTTTCCATTTCTATTTCTCCTTCATTAATTGATAATAATTGATTATCAATTCTAACTGTTGATTTTATTGTTTCAATACCATATTGACCAAATTTCGTAAAATTATAATATAATTTACCACATTGTGTTATAAAATGACCATAATTAGAATTTTGGATACCTAATTCATTTGTAATTAAATAATTAACCAATTCATATTTATTTTTTATTACAGGATCAGTTATTATATTTATTGTTTGTCCTTTACCAATATTTCTTAATCTAAACATACCTTGTGAAATATTCGTATACGTCGATATATTTGAAATTGTTACTAAACCTTTAGCTTGTAAAAACATTTTAATATCAATTCCAATAATATGTCCTTGATCAAAATAAACAAATGTATCTTTTAAATTTGAAGCTACTTCAGTTTCGTCATATATTCTTTCAATTTTATGATTAATTTTTTTGAATATAACTTTAGTATCATTATTATCGTAATATATTCCATATGTAAATTTAGTTATATTTAATATTTTTTTAATTACCATTTGACTATCTTGACCAATAAATATAGCACCTGAATCAATAAGCGTATTATATTCATTTGTTTTTAATTGTTTGTATATTTCTTCTACTGATAGTTTATTATTATTAATTATTCGTGTTTTATCATTTAATAATATATACAAAATTTCACCATTAGCTCCAAATTGATATGCTATCTCTTCAAATTTTTTTTGTTCATTATTATATAAATATGGTATAATATCTTTTATTTTATATATATCATTATGTGTATTTACTTGAGTTAATATTATTTCATCATTCTTATATTTTGGATCAACTATATTTTTTACTAAATGCACAAACGGTGTACCAGAAAATCCCAATTTATTATGTGAAAAAGAGTCGGACATTATCTCCATAAATGATATATTCATATTTTCTGAACTAATATGAAGATATTCACCAACAATATATTTTATAAATTCATAAAGTAATTTATCATCATTGAATAAACGTATATTGCTAATTTTATTAGTTATTTTACCAGTTATTCTATTAAACTTAACACCTAATTTTTCGACTGTATATAATATATTTGTATAATAATCATCTACTGTTTGTTCATCCAAATTTATTAAATATTTAATAAAATTTTCAAAAATATTAAAATCAACAGGTATTAATAATTTATACATTAATACAGTATAAAAAATTGCAACATCATAATCAATAAAATTATTTGTTGCACTCGGCTTATCATTTGCTGTGTACGGTACTGCAATTGGACTTTGTATTGAATATTTACTTCCTACTCTTGGACCAAAATTTAATCCATATTTTCTATTAAATATCATATTCTTCAATGTACTTGCATACTTATCATAAATATTTTTATGATTATCTGTCAAATCATCATAATCTATATTATCTTTAACATCATTAAATTTTCTATCAAGTTTATTATTTAAATCAATATCTATATTTTTATTTTTAATATACATATGTGGATAAGTTTCAATATTATCATGTGCTATTGTAAATTTTTGATAAAATTCTTCTATTAATTCTAAACAAACTTTATATCTAAATTCTAAATCCTGTATTTTTTCTTCTTTTAGTGATATATTTATTTCACTCTTTTTATTATTTGTTATGTCATCTATTTCATCAAATATTATTAAGAATCTACGAATACTTGGTACAATATTACTATTTTTAATTGTATACAAATAATATTTTTTAATTGAACTATCACTTAATATAATTACATCACCCATTTTCATTCCAGCAATTGTATGATAATTTTTTTCAGTTACGCTTAATAATGAGATATTATTAACGAAATATTGAACATATATATTGAATTTTTTAAATGATTGATAGGTTAAATGATTTGGCATACAATGTATTATTGGTATATTAAATTCGTATGTTGCTATTATTGTAATTATTGGCGCAATAACAGAACTTTTACCTGCTCCCATCAAAAATTGATGAATTTTAGCTGAATCTCTATTTTTGAGATCATTTATTAATTCTTGTATTAATTTTAATTGTGCGCATCTTAAATATGAACCAAAGATCCATTCATATATTATAATATAAAATAAATATTTTTTGTCAATTAAATTATCATATTTTATATAATTTGGTCTATTTTCGTACTCATATTCAGGATCTACAGTACCAAATTTATTTACTTTATTCATAATCATACTAGTAACTATCATTTCAATAATATTTTTCTTTTTTTCTTTATCAACAATTCTATTGAAATATTTGATATCATACCAATAATACGAATTATATTTTAAATAATAATCTCTAATCATTTTACTCATTTTATCCATATATTTTATTCGTATAGTACCAATATGTGATACATTTGAATTATATGTTTTATATTTATGGTAGCTTAAATAATTAGATATATCAGAAAAAATTTCTTTTGTAATTTCTCCCTTTGATGTTATTTTTTGTCCTTTTAATAATAATCCACATAAATTCTCTCTATCAAGATTTTCATTGATCTCAACATTTATTATTTGTTTTATATTCTTATTAAAATTTTGTGCAAAATTAATGATAGTTTCGGGATTACGATTTGCAGTTATCAAATCATCAAATATTTGTTTTTCATTTTCATAACATTTTTTCAAATAATTCAAACAATCATCATCAATTGTCAAATTTGTTCTAGCATTCACATCATATGTCCCATTTACATAATTATTTCTAATTGCATAATCATTATCAATATCATTATTAATACTTAACATTCCATTGTTTATAATTTTACTTACTCCAAATTCTGATAAATCTTTGCTAAATGGTAATTGATTATTATTAATTTTAAAACTATTAATATGATAACCAATAGATAACATCAACATAATAAATGATTTAGTGGAATTATTTAAATGATTTATTTTAATAAGATCTACAAAATTCTTTGCATAATCACCAATCAAATTAATTAAATCCAATTCTACAATATCTTTAATAAATGTATCGTCATTAACTTTATATTCATAATTTATATTTAAATTATCATTTTTAAAATTATTTATAATTGATTTAAAATTACTAAGACCAATATTATACAAATATTGATCTACATGTGATCCTATTCCATATGCGGCATTATTTGTTGTACGATTTATTGATAATATATTTCGGTAACTATAATTATACTTTGATGATTCATTAACATTACCAGTTTTTACCATTTCTACATATTCTTTCATTGGTGCAGATGTAACATTCTTAAATATATCAATTAATCTTAAACCAACAAGTATAATATCATTATCATCTAATTCAGTAAGTTTAATACCAGATGTATTACTGCTAATAAAATTAATACTATTTAATAACCTATTAATATATTTTCTAATATTAAATGGTGATTGATATAATATGCTATATATTGTATAATATATCATATGTGCAACAGATCTTATTTCTGTATCAACTAATGCAAATGATTCTGATGTAGTGTATTTTTTATTCATATATCCAAAATCTGTCATTAAATCATTATATTTATCTAATTTAATTAATATTGGTTCATGATCTATTTTTCTTATTTGTTCTATATTTCTTCTAAGATCATCATTTTTTAAGACGTTAATTGGTATATAATCATCAACAATTCTATCTACATCTATAATCATCAAATAATATTCATTTTTATTTTCAACTAAAATACTATTTTTAATACAATCTACCCATTCTAATATATTGTATGGAATATTATTCAATGTACCAAATGAATATCTATTACCACACATTGTTATAATATTATATTCATTACCATAATATGATAATTTTGCAGCCCGATTACTTATTTTTATTGATATTTTATCAGAAATAATATTAATAATATTGTTTCCATCTATATAAATCATTCCGCATATAAATTGATTAAGTAGTCCCGCATTTGCTTTTATTTGTATATTGTTGTAACTCAATGTATTATTTTTATAAACTAATGGATAGTTATTGAATATCCTTTTATTATCTGTAAATATTAACTTTTCTCCCGATATAATATACTTTCCAACTGAATTATTTGTATGCAAATATATATATTTATTTGGAACAGCATATGAATTAATATTTGATACAGAATTATATTTTACATCTTGTCCATTATATCTTTGAAGCATCGTATTAAAATATGTTTTATCATTTTCTGATAACATATATATTTCGACATTGTCTCTTGTTTCTATTATTCGCTCTAGATTTCTAGTTTTAATAATGGATGCCATTATTGCAATATTACTAATATTTTTATTTGCTATTTTAAAATCTGCGCGCTGTGCTCTATTATCTTTATAAGATAATTCTGCAATTGAAGCATTGATTGTACAATCAATACGATATCTTCCATTATAAAGCCATCCTACTGCAGGTTCTGACATTCCTGCAGAATCTATCAATGGTGAATTATACAAATAATAATTAATATCAGACAAATATTCATAAAAAGTATTATTATTTTCATCTAATAATATTGTTACGCATTTTCTTATAACATCCAATTCACTATTATTTTTAGATTCAATAAATATCTCATTTTCACAATTTAATGCATGTGATAAATATTTTTTTATTTCAGTGTTTATATTATACCCCAAAATATATTCTATAGATAATATTACCATTAATACATTTAATATGTGTTCTGGACTATATTTATTTATATTATTGTATATCATCTTGAGTAATAAATTTAAATTAGCTTCAGTTAAAATCAAATCGTTAAGTTTCAATATTTGATATGATGTTAAATATGTTTTTTCATGATTAATATTTGTAAGTTGATATGAATCTTTTATGACTAGATTCGCTAAATGAATGTTTGAAAACAATGATTCTATATTTATATTTGTCATATGCATCATTCCGTATTTAAAATTTGTTAATAAACCATCAATAATATTTATACAATTAAATATTTCTTCATCTGGATCTTTATATTTATCATCTTTGGATAACATTCTTTCTATTTTTCCAATTTCATTTGAAGGATTTTTTAATAACCCATCTGTTACTGCATCAGCGTTTCTCAATATACCGACTGACTTTACCAATTGAAAAACTGTTCTTGGAATTCTATATGCAATGTCTTTTTCTTTTTTATTTACATTATAATTATGTGAAATCTGAAATATTAAATAATTATACATTAATGCAATTTGGTAATTATTCGTATTTTTTATTTCATCATATGCTATAATCATCATCAAATCTACAAAACTATCATTGTTTATTATTTCTTCTATTTTATGTAAGAGTTCAGTCTTTTCTTTTTCATCAACTACAAAATCTTTTTTAATAAATATATCATATATTTTTTTCCTCATATTATTCTTATTATAATCAAAACCATAATCTATAAAATTTGTTCCTTTTCTCTTCACATAAGTTAAAAAATCATTCATATTTATTATATTCGAATTTGATACATTTTTTAAATAATTATCATAATTCATTTGATATCTCTTATTCATCGAGATAAGTAATGATGGATTATTTATTTTAATTATTTCAAACGCAAATACCCATATATATATTTGCTTCCATATAAATTCATCTGATAATATCACATCTTTTATGATTAAATTTTTATATTTGATACTCTTCATTAAATATGTAATATTTATTAATCTTTCAAAAATATACAATATATCTTTATCTGTCACTTTCCCATCTATCACAATATTATTAAAAAAATTTAAAATATGGTTAATATATGCATCAATATAATATCTATTTTCATATTTATTCGTATCAATAATTGATAATTCTGTATTAATTTCCAATAACTTATTTTTTATATCTCTTACATTATATTTATTATCCAATTTGATAGACCTATCATATAATTGTAACATACTAATATAATCACCATGAAGAGTTTTACTGTTTATAAATTCTTTAACCTTATATTCTAGATATCCATAATTAATCAATTCAACATTTCTTGTTTTTATGTAATTCAAATAATTGTCGCCATTGTGATTATTATATACTTTATCATACTTATCCAATTCATTACAATCCTCAAAAAATTTTTTTATTATGTATAATTTATTTATACTATACTCTCTAATTATATTACCCATACTTAAATTAATATTACTTTTTACTAACTTAGTAAACATATTACGCATCGCAACTAAATATTCAAACTTCATAAAATTTTCGACACTATCTAATGCATCATTTGTGTAATATTTTAATAGATAATATAATGGATAAAATACGCTATAAAACGTACATGATCCACTTTGTTGACATTTATAATTTATTCCTTGTATATTATTAAAATCTATCGTTGCCTGATTTGATAATTGATGTACTGTATTTATTGTAACATCATATAAATATTCTTGATCTGTTGAGAGATGACCTGATTTTGATTTAATATTATTTGTTAACATTGTAAACTTAAATTTATCATAATATTTATTATCAATATCCATAATCATAAATATTTTACCATATAATACTCCATTTTTATAATACGTTCCATGATAATTAATACCAGCTCCGGTGTTAATATAAACTACTCTATTGTTATTTCCTTCCCTTATAACTACTATGCTTGCAGCATGACCTGTGAAACCAGTTGTTAATATAAATGCTTTATTATTATCAAACAAATCATTCATTGAATTAGCATAATTACTAGTATTTAATACTGAATTTTTATAAATATTGACAATTTTATTATATGTATCATTGTATGTGTTACCATATACTAATTTAAATATATCTTTAATTTCATTATGTTCTAACATTCGTCCCATTTTTCTTAATGCAATTATATGATTATTACCAAACTCATCTGATAAATATTCATCAAATACACTATGCAAATAAAATATATTGCCGTTTGATAAAGACATTATATGTGTTATATATATATATAATCATATATTTTGATTTTTTGAAACTTATATATTTAATAAAATTGAAATATTTTTATTATGTTAAGCTTATATAAATTTGCATATATTAAAACACCATTCATATTTACGATCAATGTCATCAAGTTGGCAAAAACAAGTAAATGCTCAAATGCAAGCCGATAAAATGTTCTTTGATATCCAAAACTTATATTCTCAATCTGCTCGTCAACAAGGAATTGTACCACAAGTATCATTTTACCCTACACAACCTGTTTATTATCAACAAGTTTCATCTATTCCTATTGATTTATTACAACAACAAATATATCCTACTTACCAATTACCACCATTTGGATTTGTTTATTGTAAATCAGATAAACATCATAAACACCATAAAAAATAATTTATAATTTATTTATAAATTATTTTTGTCAACATTTATTTTAAAAATCTTTCAATTATATATGGATATGTATCAATATTATATTATAAACATTAAATAAAATTGAATTTGTTAAATGTTCATATTATTAATATAAACAATATGAATATATTTATTAATATGTTAAATTATTCTACTCAAAATACTATGTTTGCAAACATACCAACATCTGATGATTTTGTTGTTATTGATTTAAATGATTATACCATTCAACAAAACAATAATCAAGACGATTTAGTAAAAATATTTTTAATATTGTCATTGACTATAATCCTATTTCCAATCATCTTATTTACATCAACTATTATGTTTATTTTATTACCTATATTTTTACTAATATATTCACAATACAAATTATTATTGTACTTATTTGACCATAGCTTATCTTTTATAAAAAATTTAAAAAATGAATAAATTTGAAATAATGTTTTATTGAAATATTTGTTTAAAATAAGGATGATCAACCAATTTAAAAATGTATCTTGTAACACCAAGACAAACAAGATATAATCAATCGATTAGACCAATTACAAGACAATATACGATATATAATGATGTACTTAATGCACACAATTTACAAGCTATGTTATTGGAAAGAATAAAATATACTCGTCAAAGAATAAATTATTTTTATGGAGAACATAAAAAAGAAAATATTTAAAATGTTTTTTTAATAATTACCAACTAATTGTATTTGGTTATTATTATATATAATGAAATGGAGATATGCTTTTGTAAAATTAAAAAAATATCATATTAATAGGTATAAAATCAATTGGAATAAATTATATGATAAATTTATTGATGATAATAGATCAGACAAAGAAAAAATATTATATATGATTAAACTATTAAAAAATCAACATTCTAATTATTTTGAATTGATTAATAATAAATTTAATGAACATCCCAAAAATTATAAACCATTTGAATTAATTGTTAACAATGATATTTTAAATATTAAATATTATGGTTATCTTGACAATGATCCTCAACATTATGTTAATACATTTTTTAAAAATTTAAAATTATTGGACAAAAAATATACTTTCGCAAAAATAATTATCGATCTTACCAAAAATATTGGTGGAAATGGATGGCCTATGTTAATGTCTCTGGCTCCAATATTTTATCCAATCAAAACAATTTCTTATTTTGCTATAATGTCTGGTTATAATAAATATAAATATTCACCAGTAAGATTTAAATATAATGATAATTATCATTTAGGAAATCTATCTTATAATTTGTTTACTCTTAAAAATAATATCAATAAAATATACATTAAACTTGGCAATAACACATTTTCATCTGGTGAATGGATGGTTGTTTCATTATTATCATTAGTTAAAAATTATGATATTAAATATTTTGGTGATACAACTGGTGTTTATAATAGTATTAACACTTATTTTATTAAAGATAATGGTTTTCTCAACATAACTTGTGGATATTTTGCCGATTTTAATAAAACTATTATCAAAGGTCCTCTAAAAAGTAATAAACTTAATAAGCTAGTTAATAGTTATCATTAATACATATGGATATAAAAATTTTTAAAAATTGAAAATTATTATTTTTAATAAGCTTATTAAAAAACAAATTTATACTAAAAATGAATTGGTTTACGGCTTTTGAATGTTTCAAAAAAAAACATATTAATAGGTTTGATTATGATTGGGATATATTATATAATCAATTAAAAAGTGATCCTAATAATGATGAAAACAAAATAAAATATATAATTAATTTGTTAGGCAACAAACATTCATCATATACAGTATCAAAAAATTGTAATTCTGATATCAAGGATATTGATCTTTCTATTGATGGCAACAAACTAATACTCAAATATTATGGTTTTTGGAATGGTGATGCTGAAAAATATATACATAATTTTTTTGAAAAATTCCGTCAAATTGATAACGAACATAATATAGATGAAATCGTTATTGATTTAAAAGAAAATTCTGGTGGTGATGGATATATTATGTTGTTAACATTGGCACCCATTTTTAATCCAATTACAATTATTAGCCATATTAGTAATTTAATTAATGTAAATAGTTATGAACATATTCCTGTCCAGTTCGAATACACATCTGAATACTACATAATGGATAAATTTAAATATGAATTTTTTGAATTTAAAAATAGAAAGAATATTATTAAAATTAATGTATTATTATCTGAAACAACTATTTCTGCTGGTGAATGGATGGCTATATCACTTATTGCATTATCACAAAAATATAATATCAGTTATCATGGCAATACTACTGGTGTATATAATAGCGTTAATTATGGACATAAAGTCGATGACAGTCATCTTAATGTTACATGTGGTTATTTTTCTGACTATAGAAAAAGGATATATACCGGTCCATTAAAAAGTACCGAATTAAATTCATTATGTAAGTATATATATGAAAATAATTAATTATTAATAAAATTGAAAAATGAAATCATTGATTTACCTTTTTAATTTGCACTTAATCAAAGCCATGCCAGAACTCACTTTTGATTAGTACTTTAAAAAAATTGCAGATCATTTTGTTGGTTATAATATTATTACAATTTCATGTCAGGATCATTATAAACGAATGATTTTTGCTATGTTGTAGAAAACTTTAGTTCTGATTGAAATCAATAATAATACAAAAAAATTTGTTTCTGGATTGACTAACCTTCCCGAATCCGTTATTGATGGTTCATTCTTATAGCAAAGAATAGTTTGTATTTTATACAACAAAAAATTTTGTTTGGTATCAATTGATAACGACATTGTATTTGCTCAATTAGATGCCTTTGTTGGAACTGAATCAAAATGTTATTATTGTTCCAAAGAGAATATCGGTACTAGGTGTAAATGTGGTATACCATTTTGTTACCAATGTACTAAAAAACATACTAAAATGGAGAATAATGGTATGAAATTAGAATGTCCTAATAAATGTGGTCATGTTATGAACGTTACACATATTTATCCTATTTAATTCTTTATTACTTTTGCTATAAAATTGAAATTGTTATTTGTTCATATAACAATTTTAATTATATCATACAAATAAACAATTATATTATCATATTACCATATTATTATAATGACTGAATATTCTTCTGATATGCTATCAACAAATAATTTTACAGTTATTAATTTAAATGATTGTAATAATTTTAATAACAAACAACTTGATAATCAAAACAATTTGATTAAATTATTTTTTATGATATCAATAATGATAATCATGTTACCACTAATGCTATTTATAACTATTATTGTTTTAATTTTATTACCAGTATGTTTATTAATATATTTACAATATAATTTATCATTATATTTATTTAACTTAAGTTTATCTTTTATTGAAAATTTAAAAACTTAAATATTCTACACCATAAAAAATTGAATTAATAACTATATCTAATCACCAATTTAAATTGATAACAATAAAATACAATTACAAATATGTTTCGCCCATATATATATTCACAACAACATATAAATGATTCCAATCTCAATAAATTATTAAAATTATTGGATGTTGATAATAATAATTCTTTTAAAGAATCTCATGTATACAACAGAATTAAAAAAGAAAATGTTGTTAATAAACATTTAAGATCATCTGAAAAAATAGAATATCGTGACAAAGAAATATTTAATTGGATTGAAACACACATCGTAAATCCATTAAATAATCTTATAGTTGAAAACAATGACGATTCGCATTTTATTTTGGTTAGAAACGATATTGAAGTAGTTAAGTATGAACCTGGAGATTTTTTCAATAAACATCAAGATTATATTAACTTTGATTCTAATGAATTTAAAAATTATACATTTATTATGTGTTTGAAAGCATGCCAAGAAGGTGGTGAAACCATACTCCATATTGATGATGAAGCTATTGAATTTTCAGGAACAGCAAAAGAACCTGGTACAATGTTATTATTTCAAAAAGATATCATTCATGAAGGTAGAATTGTAAATAATGGTTCTAAATATATTATGAAAGGTAATCTATTATGCTTTCAAAAAAATAAAACTAATAAATTGTTAATCGTAAATTTACTTAAATCACCAGGAAAATCATATATTATTCCTTATGAAAATCTAAAGAAAGCACCAAAATCTGTATATTATGCATATTATAATTTCCAACAAACAAATAATTCTGAACAAAATGTTTTTTATTATGATGATGATAAAATGGATGATCTAACTTTTAAAATGTTTTATGATCGCATTATTCCACCAAAAATGGATATTAATGATATATTGGAAAAAATGGATTATATTGGTTTTAATTTTGATAATATAATTCAAAATTACAATAAATTTATTAATAGTGATCATCTCCATGGAGATGCATTTTATTGTAAAATGAATGATTATTATCAATTATTATCATTAAAAAGAAATAAAAATATTGTTCCATTCCAAATGATATCGGCATGTACTGAAGGTCAAGAAATTATTTTATGGTTCGGATTATATGATAATATATTTGCGACATGTGATTATTTTTGCGGCAGTTTATCTATTAATGACAAATATTATGAATCTTCTGATGATGATTCTTCTGATTCTGATGATGATGATAATTCTAAAAAAAGGATTAATAATTATATAGGTAAAAAATTATTTATAAAGGATTCCAAAGTTTTTCTACCGCATAAAAAATGGATAAATATTATCAATAATTATTCAAATGATGGTTATGAAACAATTCGTAAACATATTTGGAATAATTATCGTTTGAAGAATATCAATCATGTTACAAATATTTCGACAAATAATAAATCAGATCAATTACATGAGTATGCCATGAAAATGATCAATGGTATTTCATCTATTCAAAATGGTAGCAAAAATGATGATGGTCAATATCATTATAATAATAATTTAAACCATAATCTTGTAAAAGAAAAAATTATTACAAATCTAAATTTAGATATACCTACTTGTGAAATTAATTATGATTTGATTGACAAACTTAAAATTAACGATATGATCAATATTATCAAAAGCAATAAAACAATTTCTGGATTACAAAAAACAAACCTTTCAGAATCTTTTTGTAATGAAACATATTATGTTACTTTTGATATTGTTTATAGATTTGGATTTATGTATATTGATGAAGAAGTTTTAAACGATTCCTATAATGATCCCGATAGTGAATCTGATAATGGTTCTAATAAAATACAAAATAAAATTAATACTAATATATTATACCCATCTAATGAATTTGATTATGTTTCTAGTGACACAACAAATACCGAGAGTGAATCCAATGATAGTTCTGATGATGAATAAAATTAAATAAAGTTTATTTTACAAAATAAAAATATTGCACTATTTTATAACTTATAAAATGGTACAATATGAATGTCATAAAATTTGAAACTATTTTTTGTTGTAATATGTTTATAATAATAATAAAACAAAAACTTATTATGTCTAGCTACGTGCACCGCATGATGAATATTCAAAATGAGATCGATCAAATTTTGTATCATGAATACGAACTAAATAAAAATCGTGTTAATGCTCCAATTCGAAAGTTTGAGCTAATTCATTCTGATAGCGTACATACTATCACTTACAACACATTCATCAATAAGATTAATGATATTATTGTTATACATAATAAAAAATTGTATAATGAGATGGATAATAAAAAAAAATTTAAATACTTTTTAGAATGTGAAAAAACTCTTATTGAATTCGAGAATTTTTCAAGAACTCTCTTAAATCTGCCACCAAAATCTGAAGATGATAAGAAGCGCGATAATCAAGTTATCGAATTTAACGAATTATTATTAAAAAACTTAGAAAATGAAAAATAATTAATGTTTATTTCACAAAATAAAAAATATTGCACTATTTTATAACTTATAAAATGGTACAATACAAATGCTCCAAATATGAGTGAATTTCAACGTAAAATAAACACTAATTAAAAAATTGAAATATTTTTAATTAAAAATATCATTATGAAAAGATATCATATAAATGCAAATGAAAGACAAAATACTATCCATGGAACTACCGCTACCAAGACAGTATAATATAGATTATACGAAACATTTAGAAAAATCTAATTTTTATGGATTTGATAAAAATCGTATTTATAATGGTGATGATATAAATGAGCTTATGACTCATGTTGTAGCAGAAGAACGCAAACTTGATGCTATAATAGATGCGTACCGAAATTCTCAAAACTCTAATGTATAATATTATTCTGAAATAAATATTATTTTAGAATATTATAATACATTAAAATCAATACTTTAATAGATTTGTAATATTTAATTGTTTTGAAATTTCATTCAATGTTAACATATATGCACACAGATGATGATACGACATAAACTCAATATTACTTAATAAAAATTGACAATAAGTAAATATTATAAACGATGATATGAATACTATGATGATCTCAAAACAGTAAAATATGAAAAACAATACAAATATTAAAGTTTATTTTATAAAATTAAAATATTGTACTATTTTATAACTTATAAAATGGTACAATACGACTGCTCCAAATGTGGCAAGGTTTTTTCACAAAAATCTCATTATGATAAACATATGAAAAAAAAATTTCCATGTAATGAATCTAAAATAGAATGTAAATATTGCGAAAAAATATTTTCAAGACCAGATAGTATGAAAAGACATATGAAAAAATGTATAAATAATAAAAATAATGACACAATTGATGATGATAATAATATTGAAGAACTTGTTGCTGAACCTATAGTTACTAAATTAAAAAAGAAAATACCAAAGACTGTAAAAAATTTAGTATGGGACACTTATATTGGCCAAGATAATGGTACTGGCAAATGTTATGTATGTGTTAGAAAAATAGATAGCAAAGATTTTGAATGTGGACATATAATTGCTGAATGTAAGGGTGGTGATATGAGTATCGATAATTTGAGACCTGTTTGTAGATGTTGTAATGGTAGCGTTGGATCAATGAATATGGATGAATTTAAAAAAATATATTTTAATATTAAAAAGAATATTATTAAGACTAAATAATTTATTAATTTATAAATTATAAAAAATTTCCCTCCCTGTAATATTTAATCATTTGATTAAAATTTACATAAATATAACTTAATGGTCTTGAAATACATCATAATATATTATATGTAAAATGATATGTACTTAAATTTAAGACCATTAAAAATGATTAAAAAATACATAATGATATAATTTTACATATCGTCACATTTATCACCATAATAAAATAATAATAATATTATTATAAGACCATATTTTTATATATGATAAAAAAATACATAAATAAATATATAATATATTTATAATAATGGAATACAATTGTGATAAGTGTGGTAAACTATTTGCCTTAAAAACTGATTTACAGAGACATTTAAATAGAAAATTACCATGTGATAGACTAAAGGACAATAAATGTAAATTTTGTGAAAAATCATATTCAAATGAAAATAATATGAAAAGACATATGAAAAATTGTAAAAAAAAAGATAGCAATATTATTAACATAACTGGTGATGCAACCGATAAATCAATTATAGCTAACAGTGCTATAGCAAATTCTGTAAATAGTAATATTAATACAACACAAATTAATAACCCAATCATAATAAACATAGTGCCATTTCTGGGAGAGGACATGAGTAAGCTAACGGAGAAAGACAAAGTGAAGATATTAAAGAAGTGTTACATGTCGATACCAGAATTGATAAAACAGGTAAATTTAAATCCGAATTTACCAGAGAATCATAACGTATATATATCAAACATAAAGTCGAAATATGGGCATGTGAATGATGGACAGAAGTGGATATTAACAAAGGTAGATCAGTTGATAGATGATTTAGTGAGCAAAAAAAAAGATGATATAGAGGAACTGTTAGATGAATATGAGGATCAGATACCAGATAAGGTAGTTGATAAAATAAGAGATGTAATAGCGTCTATAGAATATGATCCATTATCAGATGACTCAGATAGTGCACATGAAAATAAAGAAAAGAAGAAATTCAAGAAAAGGATATTAGAAGAAGTTAAATTATTATTGTATAACAACAAAGATATTCCACATGCAACTAGAAAACAAAATGAAAAACAAGAACAATTAGCAAAAAGTAAGAAAAATAATTGAAAATAAATAATTTTAATAAATATACATAATTAAAATTAGTTAGAAAAAAGATGGAAGATCTTCCAAATGAAATTATAAATTGTATTATCGAATATATACCTATTAACCAATTAATAAGAATTGAATCAATAAATAAAAGATGGAGGGATATTATTAATAAAAATAACAATAAAAATATATATTCTTTCAGGTTAGAACCAACAACAGGTTTTCATTTTGATGAAGAAAAATATTTGTTAAAATTAAATATTATATCTATAATAGAAATAAATATTTATTTTATTAATATTTTTAACAAAACAGATCAATTTAAAGAAGAATATAATGATTTTGTAAAATTATTTATGAACAATAAACAAGAATTTGAGTTATATTTAAATGGTAATACTCAATTATTTGAATTAGATAAAGATAATTTAATTATCCATAGTGAATTGGATAATTATACAGCACCTATAATTATAAAATTAAACAGAAATTATAAATATGATAATTATAAATTGTTAACAACATTAAGTAAATTTTTTTAATATATATTATATTCAATATAATAAATACTAAATTTATTGATCTTCATTATTATCATTTTTGATTTCATTAGAAATAGATTGTTCATCATCTGAAGAATCCGAATCATATAAACATTCTTCCATTATTATTTTATCAATGTTATCAATAGTTGAACCAGGATATTTACTTAATATCTCCTTAACAAATATATTATTAGGATCATATTTGGGAACTAAATGATTACCATTAAAGTTAAAATTTGATAGTTTATCTAATAAACTTTTAGTTTCTGGGTCATTATCAAATAAAGATTTGAATGGACTTTTGGAAATTACCATAAGTTCCTTCATATAATTTGCAAGATTATCAGGAAGAGGTTCATCTCTTGAAATTAATTCATTGCTATGCTGTAAACTTTTAAATGGATATGACATTTTATGCTAATATTTAGCAAAAAACATAATAAGAGCAAATAATATATTTAAATTTCAATTTTTTAATTTATGATTATAAAATTTATAAAATAAAATAAATTATTTCATGTCAACATCTTCATCAATATCACTATTATCACCTTCATCAGTATCACCGTCATATTCTTCATTATTTGTATTGTTAGTAGATAAGTAATTATATTTAAAATTATTGGTTATTGTTACATTTGATAATTGTTGTGATAAATGATTTATTAAATTTTGTTGATAATCATAAGTATTTGATAATTGATATGGATTAATTGACATTATAATATGTATAATTAAATATGATAAATACTATAAATAAATATTATAAATGAGTATGAATATTCTTCAATTTTTTAGTAACAATAATATCACCATAATCATATAAATTAGATTTAATATTATTATTGTTAACTAGATTAAGTACTTTCAAAGTTGATGGAATATTTTCAATTGGTGGTAAATATTTGATATCATTATGTTGTGCATAAATATTTATTAAATTAGGTGGTAAAAAATCGGGAAGAATTTCTAATTTATTACGTTTTAGACATAATGTTTTGATAGAGAATGGTAATAGATCTGGTAGCACAACAATATCATTATGATGGACGCATAATTCATCTAAATTTGGTGGTAGCTTACTTGGATCACATACATGTGTAATATAATTATTATGGCACCATAATTCGTGCAAATGTGACAAATCGTAATTAGAAAGAAAACTGATATCAGTTAATCCTAAATTGCCAAGATTTAGAATAGGTTCCTTGTTTTCAATGCATTTTTTGATTATAGGAATAGCATTATTGATGCTTTCTGATGATGGTAATGTTGTACGTTTATACATTTTATAATATACTTTAAATAATAATAAACAATATTAGATAAAATAAAATCAAATTTTTTAGTAGTTAATTTTATGAGAAGCAGATTTTTTATTATGAATATGGAAACATAAATTGCATATTAATTTATCGCAACTACATAGATATATTTCTTCTGGATTTTTAATAATTGTAGCAATATTATGATTTTTGCTTGCACACGAATGATATAAACATTTAGTATATCCATTTATTGATTTTTTTCGGCATGGAATAAGATCACCAAAGGATTCAATTAATGTCATACATTGAAGATGATCACTTTCTTTAAGAGCATGAATACCATCTACATTGATTTTATTGGAATTGTTAAATTTTTTATACTTAGTATCAGAAGACATATAAGTTAAAATTACAATAGATTTTTACTTATTAAATATAATATTTAATAAGTAAAAAAATCAATTATTTGTTGTTTACCAGTCAACAATTTGATAATGTCTTAGTAAAGATCCATTTATTTTATTTTTATTTTTTTCATTATGAATAATAGGTTGAATAATACGCATTGCACCATCAATTAGGTCTAGTGGAGTTTCATTATTATGTTTATTTGCTATTAGACATGATACATAACCAGTATCGACAGCATTAACATATATATTATCGCGTATAAAATCATTGCTTATTGTTTTTGTTAACATATTTAATCCAGCTTTAGCCATATTAGTATGACAATGTACTGAATCAACTTTATCAAAACGGCCTTCTCTACTTGTGACGTTTACAATATGTTTATTTCCATATGTTTTCATCATTAATGGTTTTAATTTAGATATTAAAATAAATGGTGCCATATAATTGATCAAAGTTACTTCGGCCATTTCGGTTGTATCGATTTTATCAATTTTGAGATCCCAGCTATTTGTTGTAGCAGTATCCACAATTTCGCCAAATCGATCAAGTATAACATTTTTGTTTATTAATGAAATTTCATTAGTATTGATTGGATATTTTATAATTTGATAATCATCTCGATTGGCATTAGTCAACATTAATGTTTTGTTATTTTCATGCACATTTTCAATAAAAAGATGTTCAACATTAATAAGTGGTTGATAATATTCATTGGAATGTTTAATTGTTTGTGCTGCGTTATTAATTAAAATATCCAATCTATCAAATTTATTAAATATATCTTCAATAAATTTATCGATTTGTTGTGTAAATCTTAGATCCAATTGATAAATAAATAATCAATCTTTCCATGATTCATAATCTTTTTCTTTTTGATATTTTAATAGAGCATTGACAGGAAATCTTGTAGTTGCAACAACAGTTGCTCCGAATCTTAATAGTTGTAATGATGTCATATATCCAATCTTGGATCGTCCACCTGTAACAATACAAATTTTATCAGTAAGGTCAACAGTATCTTTTTGTTTGGTGTAATTTTTGATACCACAATCCATACATAAAGCTGAGTAATTTTCAATATAATCAGAATAATCTAAAATATTTTTTTGACATATGTAACATTTTTTAAATACAGAATCACATTTAGCTGAATATCTAATAGAAATTTTAGCAGGTTTATTTTTTGCAAATGTCATTGGTAATTCATAACATTTAAATTCGATATTTTCAGCAAGCATAATTTTTTTATGATACGTTGGAGTACATAATATTTTATTATTATTAATAATAGTACCAAGTGAATTGGTAATAACTATTTGTTCAATACTATTATATTTAGTTAATGACAATCGAAAAACAAAATTCTTATGTGTAAAATATATATATTCTTTACATTGTAAATTTGTGCTGCAACATAATTCGAATTTATCCATAAAAATATTTTTTATGTCGAATGTAGTTTGGTTTAATGTGTACAAATCTATGATAATATTCGGTATATCTTGTTGTGTATTATTATTTGCACAATAATTAATAATATTATCACCAATAACAACGCAAGGATTTTCAAATAAACTATCAATTATTGTAGAATTTAATTTAGATTTAAATAAATCGATACAAAAACAATATTTATGATTATATTTATTTGTGATATCAATCATATATTTACTAACAATATTATTAATATTACCCAAATAAAGTTCACTACGTATTTTCGTGTTTAGATTTTGGATAGATTTATTTAGTACATCTATAGATATATATTGTTTATAACATGATTTATCAATTAAACTACACAAATTAATGTAATTTAATTTACTTAATATATATGGTCTAATTTTTGGCATATATTGCATTATAAATTGTGATAATTGATATTCATTAAATTGATTATTTAGTTTTTTAATTGATTTGTGAATTTTAATTTTATCTTCTATTCCAATATTAAAATTAACTTCTATACTTGATAATTTATTAACTGGATATATATATAAATCATTATAAGTAATATTTTCACTTATACTTGGTAATGTAGAAATTTTATTTAATAATTCATTAATTTCGTTACCTTGTAGACCTTTGAGTTTATTGAATATATTTTGTAGATCCATTGTATCTATTAATTGATTTTACTATTTAATTTATAATTATTTTGTATATCAGATAGATAAATTATATCAATTTTTCTGATCAATCTAGTATGAAAAATTGAATAAATAATAATAATATCAATTAGAATATATTAACAATGCATAATTTTAATAAATATGAACGGTTTATTTATTATCGGAAAAACACAATATGATACAAAACAAATTTTAAATCATATATTATCAAAAACAACTCCATCAAATAGTATTGAATATAAAGTTCAATGTAATCTAGAAAAATACGATCAAAATAATTATGATAAAATAATTACTTTTGATAATGGTAAAATGAATTATACAAAAGTAAAAATTGATTCGTTTTATAATATTGTTAATAAAAATAAATTTATTGAAAATAAAATTGATGATCATGTTAAATGTTCTCAAATTATTAATAGTTTGATTATGCATAAAAATAATTTAAAAAATTTAATAATATTCAGGGGAGATAATATAATTAATGATGATATTTTAAATACATTAAATAATAATAACATTAATTGGATTGTGATTATTTATAATCAATATTCGTTTGAAAAAAATGCTTGTATTAAAACGAGTTTGTTAAAATACGGATCAATATTAAAAAATAAAGAGAAATCGCATAATAAATATATTATATACAATTATATTAGTGTACAAAACAATAGCAAAAAGATAATAATATATTCAATGACTTCTGTTGGTATAAATAATTTACTTAACACATTATTGTACGATCCAATGGATATTAATTATCATTCTTCAAAAGTAAAATTTATAAAAATAAATATGAATATATCTATGCCAAATATATATTATAAAGAATATGATAGAATATTTAAAGATTCATATTACATTAAAATAAAAAATAAGAATAATCTTGTATTGGATATATATGGTGATTATGATAAAGTGTATGAAAAACATTATTTTTTTAATACAAATCAAAATAAAAATTTAAATATTGTTCATAATATTAATAGTCTTAAATCTGCATTGAACTATACAAAAACATTAGATATAAATAACGTTGACTTAATATATATTACAACAGCGCATGATGAATTCACAGAAATATGTAAGTATTTTAATCATAGTTATGAATATTCTGATAAAGAAAAAGCATTTATTTATAAGAACAATATAGATACACCAATAACAGATTTTATAAATATTGTTAATAAAATGGAACCTCAAAAAATATCAATAAAAAAATCAATTAAAAAAAAATATGATTATTCAAGTAGTGAATCAGATAGCGATTCAGATGAAAAACCAGCAATAAAAAATCCAGCAACAAAAAAACCAATTAAAAAAAAATATGATTATTCAAGTAGTGAATCAGATAGCGATTCATATATTGGTTCATATAAGGAATCAGATAGTGAATCAGATAATGATTTATCTAAGGGATCAGATAGTGAATCAATTAATGAATCAGATAATAAATTAGATAATCATGAAGATTATAAAAAGTATAGTGGTTTTGCGAAAATTATGAAATCTATAATTAAGCAAGAAAATCCAAGTTGGGGAGTAGTACCTATTACAAAAGTATGTCTACAGAGATGGAAAGAAAGTCCGTTTTGCAAAATTCATAATCCGAATAAATTAACCATTGAAGAATTTAAAAATAAATACCCATTGTTTTTTAATAATAAAGCAGATATTAATAAAACTACAAAATTAGATAAACCAAACATACAAACTTCATATGTAGAATTTGTTAAAAAAACAGTTAATGTACTAAAAGAAAAAAATCCATATTGGGATCATAAAAAGATATATGGAGAAGCAGCAATGATGTGGAAAACTGCACCTGAAAATCCAAAAACAAAAAATATTGTTGTAAATAAAAATAAATTACCTACAAAAGAACCTAGCAAATTTAACATTTTTGTTAAAAATAATGTAAAGATAATAAAACAAAAACATCCTGATTGGGATCACAAACAAATTTTCAAAAAAATACATGAAATATGGCAAACTTCTCCTGAAAATTCAAATGCAAAATATGTCATATTAACACAAGAAGAACATAAAGATAAATATCCTAAATTATACGGGCTTGATAAAGATAGCATAGTAAATGAAAAAAATATTGATGTTATTAATATTGTTGATAGTGATATATTAGAAATTTAAAAAATTGATTATTTATTTATTTATCTACCTTATATATTTTATAAGATAAGTAATTATATTAAAATGTCACAAGAAAAATCAAACAAAAAAGAACTAAGAAAGACAATTAATTTAGCCAACAAACTAAATTCAATAAGAAAAGAAGAAATAAATGTAACTTGGGATGATGTTGTTAGTTGCAAAAAAAATATGGTGATTATCCATTAATCAATAATGTTCATTCTATTATTAATGATTATAATAATATTAGTGATTTGAATGAAACTTTTGATGGAAATTATGTATGGATCAGAGCACGCGTACACACAGTACGTGGACAAGGTAAGTCATCTTTTATGTTATTGAGACAAGGAATGTATAGCGTACAAGCAGTACTATTTTTCAATGAAAATATAACAAAAGATATGATCAAATACGCAAATTCCCAAACAAAAGAATCAATTGTTGATGTTTATGGTAAGATTTTAAAAGTTCCAAATGGCGAAGAAATTAAATCGGCAACACAAAAGATTGTTGAAATACACATAGAGAGGATATATAATGTATCCAATGCAAATATTTTACCAGTACAAGTTGATGATTGTATGAGAAATGATAAGGATTTAGCAAGCCCTAATCAAGATACAAGATTAGATAATAGAGTTATTGATTTAAGAGCACCCGCTCATATTGCAATGTATCGCATTCAATCTGCAATTGGTAGATATTTTAGAGAATATTTATATAGTCAAGATTTTACAGAAATTCATACACCTAAATTAATTGGTACTGCATCAGAAGGAGGTGCTGATGTTTTTAAAGTTAAATATTTTAATAGTGATGTATATCTTGCACAATCACCACAACTTTATAAACAGATGGCAGTACAAGCTGATTTACAAAAAGTGTTTGAAATTGGTGCAGTATTTAGAGCAGAAAATTCTAACACAAATCGTCATTTATGTGAATTTACAGGATTAGATTTAGAAATGGAAATTAAATTTAATTATGATGAAGTATTAGATCTTATCGATAAAATGTTTATATCTATATTTGATAGGATTGAAGAAAAGCATGGAATTGAATTAAATATCATTAATGAGCAATATAATTTAAGTCCAATTAAATACAACAAAATCAAAAATTTAAGAATACCATATTCTAAAGCAATAGAATTGTTAAGAGAAGATGGATTAGAAATTGGTGATCTTGATGATATCAATACTGAAAATGAAAAACGACTTGGTTCGATTATTTATAAAAAATATGATACAGATTTTTATATTGTGTATCAGTATCCTTCAGCATTAAGACCATTTTATACAATGCCAACAGCTCCTTGCTCTGAAGATACAGAAAATATCAATTATAGTAATTCTTATGATGTGTTTTTGAGAGGACAAGAAATAGCATCTGGTGCTCAAAGAATACATGATCCAAAAATGTTAATAGAACGGGCTGAAAAAAAGAAAGTTGATATTCACAAAATACAAGCTTATATTGATTCATTTAAATATGGTTCTTTTCCACACGGTGGAGTAGGTTTTGGTTTAGAGCGAGTGGCAATGTTATATTTGGGATTAGAAAATGTAAGAAAATTATCAATGTTCCCAAGAGATCCAAAAAGAATAACACCTTAAAAAATTGAATTCTAAAAATTTAAGTTTTTAATTAATTAATAGCTATTAAATAATTAAAAATGTCAGGATTATTAATTGATAATTCAAAGATTGCAGATAGAAGTGAAATTGATGCATTATTATTAAAATTATTAAATACTGGAGATATTGATAATTTGGTATTTGATAATTCAATTTTAGATAATGAACATAATAATGAATATATTAAAAATATCATTAATTTCAAAAAAGATAAATATCAAAAAATTTATTTGGTAAGAGAAGAAAATGATAACAATGATATTGAAAATAATGAAGATGATTCTGATATTGAAAATAATGAAGATGATGAGATTAATAATGAATTAATCGAAATGACAGAAAGAATATCTGATTTCAATAAATTTCAACATGAAATTGAACTATCTAAATTATCAGAAGATAAAATACTAGTAATTTTTTATGATACTATTAATACAATTTATCTTAATATATTACGTAATGCTGGATTGAATTATATTGTTGTATACCTAGGAAATCATGGAACAGAAGATAGTATATTATATGAATCTGGAAATAATTTATATAATTACATTGACTATTACATATTAATGGATACAAATATGGAATGTGATCCATTAAATAAATTATACGATATGAATAAATTCCAAAAACAAACATTTAAAATGTTCATAAAATGTAGAGAAGAAGATATTGGATATTTATTAAGAATATTATTAAAATTGGAAAAAAATGATGGTGGATTAATAATAAATAAGATAGATAATATGGATAATTTACAATTAAATCATAAAAAATATAATCCAATAAATTTATACAATGTTAATATCAATAGAAAAATTGGTAGAAAATATGTTAATTTAGAAAGAATGTTGCATACAAGTTTGAAAAATATATTCCATTTTCATCAAAATATATTAAATATAATATGTAATGAAGTAACATTAATAGACACATTAAATGATTTGAATGATAATAAACATAATGAAACATCATTAATATATATTTCAATTGATATTAATAATAATAATAATCCAAATAATTTTACAGATTATTTATTATTTGATAAAGTAGATGATCATAAATTATTATTTAATTATAGTAAAAAAATAGTTGGTGAAAATGTTAACAATTAATAAAAAATTTGATTTATAAATTGAATAATAGCTAATATAAATGATATTAATTATTATTCACATATTATTCGTAATTGAACATTATAACAATTTGTATTAAAAATGCAAGCTATCAAACAAGATGATATTAATACTATTTTACAACAAGATGTTAATATATTTAATTTATTAAATATGATTCCTAAATTATCATATGAGAAACAAAATATAGCATCCGATGATGATATCATTATTATAAAATATATGGTAAAGTTATTCAGTATAAGTTTTTGTGAAAATATGATTAAATATGGAGCATATTTTTATAAAATTATTAGAGAAATTACAGATAAATTAATTAATGTTATTATTGATGAAATTGGAAGTTTTAATATTGATAATATAGATGTTGATATTAAAAATATCATTAATAAGTTTAAAATTCTATTATATTTGAATAAATTTAAATATCATAAAATTTATATTCAACGAGAATTAATGGAATGGAATTTAAATCCATATCATTTTAAATATGCTAAATATGATAATATTCATTACATTTTAATTTATGCGATAATAAGTGATTTGCCTATTAAGATGATTGGAACTGGATTATATAAAAAATTTGTTGAAGATTTACAAAAAATGGTATTAAATATTGATGCACTTACACAAAAAGAATTTGATGATAACATAGAAATTAAATTTTATTTGTTAAAATATGTTTATTATCAAATGGTTAAAGATATAATTATAAATAATTGTACAAAAGATATAATTAATGATAATTATACAATCAAATTTGACGATATTCTAAATAAATATGATATTACATTATCAAATGTACAATTAATGACATATTTAGTTGGAAGCGATTTTGATATTGGTTTGGATGGAATAAAAGATGAAATTAAATATTTCCATACGAGGATAATATTAAATAATGTTGATATAAGTAGTAATGATTTGTTACAAATTAAACAATGTTATTATTTGAGAGTTAACGGAGAATCATACAAATTAATAATGCATGATGAAAATTTTGAAGAAAAAATAAAACATTCATATTATCCAAATGTAGATCCTGTTAAAGGAAGAGCAAGGTTGACAGATAATATATGTTATTACAGCAAATGTAGTAAAAAATTTAATTCTGCAAATGAATTAAAAAAACATTTAGAAGTTTGTAAAAATGGATTTATTAGAAATTTGCATAAATCTCATGAAGTTTTAAATTTGACAATTGAAGATATAATAAATGAAAATATGACACAATGTCCATCATTTATATGTGATCAATCAAATAGAACATTTACGCCTGATGAATTAATTGAACATTTTAGATCATTAGGAATAAAACCATTTTGGTATCAAGGATGTAAAATGCCAGAGCATACACATACAGAGATTTATGATGAAATGATATTGGATATTCCTTTTAATGGAATAGAAAAACAAACAAAATGCTTAAGATGTAAAAAAAATAACGCTAATATAATTAATTTACCATGTTGTCATGTGATATTATGTGATAAGTGTTATGAATTTGAAAAGAATGAAAAATCATCTAAATACAATAATTTACAATGTGCAACTTGTAGAAATATTATCAAAGCTTCAATGCAAAGTAAATAAAATTGAATGTTTATTATTATATTATTTTATAACATAATAATAAATGATAGATAACAAATATTATAAATTAAAATGTCATACAAATATCCATCAATTGATCATATTAATTTCGAATCTAATAGAAAGTGGAATAGTGATTCTGATGAAGAAAAAGATAATTATAGATATTATATACAAGAAAAAATTGATGGCAGTCAAATTACTTTTATGAAAGAAAATAATAAATTGATATTTTTTAATAAAGGAAAAAAAATCACAGATGATAATAAAGTATTTAGAAAAGCAATAATTATGCTTAATAATAATCGATATTTAATAGATAATATCAACGAAAATTATATTTATCATGGTGAAGCAGTATGTAATATTCAGCACAATGTAGCAAAATACAATAGAACACCAAAATATTATTTTATATTATATGATATAGTAGATAAAACTACAACTAAATATATTAATCCTAATATTGTCACGAATGAAGCAGTAAGATTAGGATTGGAAATGGTACCTATATTATATTATAACGAAGATCCAAATATATCACCTTATGAAAAATGTAAAGAATTAATGAATGATATAGAATCAGATAAATTGACTTCGATACTTGGTGGTCAACCAGAGGGTATTGTATTAAAACATCACAATTTTATAAACAAAGGTAAATCTGTATCAACAAAACAAAAATATGTAAGTGATCAATTTAAAGAAAGTCATAAAATGAAAAAAATAATTATCAAAAGATCAGAAAAAGAATTTATTGAAGAATTGGGATTATTATATGCTACTAACGCAAGATTTCATAAAGCATATCAACATCTTAGAGATGCAAATGAACTTCAAAATGATAAAAATGATATATTTAAATTAATTAATGAACTTGATAAAGATTTAGAAAAAGAATATATTGATGAAATAAAAAATTATTTATGGTGTGAATTTTCGGGAAAAATAAATGATTATTCGAGAACTGGATTCAAATTATGGTATGAGCAATTATTATTGAATAATTCTAATAAACATGATTAAAAATAATGTATTAAATTATTAATTCATTATTATTAATGTCCTTAACAGTTATATTAAATTTATTAATTAATTGTTTATTTTTTTTGGTATTATTTATATTAACAATATCCAAATCATATTTATTAGTTACAACATTAAATATCATTGATAATTGGCACCATTTTGGTGGCTTAGTTGATTTTTGTTTAATATATTTTTTAGGTTTACAGTACATTTTATTGATTGAATGCATAAATGCACTACTAGGTAATAATTGTTGCTGATCAACTAATTTCATTTGATGCATACTATTCATTGGTTTCTTATCATACATAGTATTCATTGGCTTCATATTGTGCATAAAATCCATAGGTTGCAATTGATATGTTTTTTTCATATTAAGAGGTGGATTAATATACGGCATTTGTTTCATAGGCAATTGTTTAATTTCATCTAGATCATCCAAATCGAGTGGACTGGGTTCAATAAAATTCAATGGTTTCATATTAAGATCAAAAGATTTTATATTTTTATCAACAGTAGAATTATTAATAATATTATTAATAAAATAATCATCATTATCATTTATATCATTAATGTCGCTATCTATCAAATCAGGTATAGAATCAAGATTTTTATTATCTTTATATGAATCTATCATAAATTGAGAAACATTATCGATCGAACCTATACCATTATAAGAATTTATTTTTGCAAGTGTATCTTTTTTATATTGTTCTAAATCGTCAAGATCATTTTTATCAACATTCAAAGATAACAAATTATTATCATATTTTTTCAATACGGTACCATTAAGTAATTTTTTTTTAACTGGAATAATAATATTATCTTCATCATTAATATCAATTGATCCCGTAATTATATTATCGTTTGTATTATTATTATTTTGTTCCATAAATTGATTATCAATATATCCAATATCATCGTTATCTAACCAATTATTTGATGTTGATTCATATAATGCTGCATCATTAGATAATGGCATTGGTTTCATTATCTTGTCATATTTATGACACATATTCATCGAATAATCATCATATACATTCAACGATTTATATTCATTAGTATCTATAAATATAATATTAGGTTTGTTATATGTTATTTTTTTTTCAAGATTGGAAATATATTTACGTAGAATAGGTCGATCAATAATTACCAATAAAATATTTTCATATGAATGCAATATACCGTTATAAAATGATTTTAATTGCATATAATTATGACTTGAGTCAATATATTTTGCAAGTGTTCCATAAGAATCTGGATGCATATTAAAGTGACTATAAATTTTGATAATATCGAATTTTTTTTTATTAAAATCTAATAGTTTTATGGTTTCCAAATTTCCGTATTTTTCAATAGCATTTTTTGATAAATTTGTATATAAATTAATATTTGAATTTCCGGATAAAAGTTTGGATAATAAAGAAATTGTTGATTTATATGTATCTGTGTTAATATATAATTTAACGGAGTTTGTTACATTTTTAATATTTTCAATATTAATTATTTTTCCTATATAATTATGTCCTATAAACTTAATTTTATTATCTGTAATAAAATGGGTAAATAAATTCATATTGATTTTATTGTAGCCAATTTTATTATGTATGAATTGATTATAATTAACCAAACAAATTTTATCAATATTATTAATTTTATTTAACATTGTTAATAATTTTGGTAATGATGGAATTTTTTTATTTTCTACTAAGCCAGTTTCAAAATTTATATTAAATTTAGTATCTTTGTGTAAAAAAATTAATGATGATATATCATCAAGAATTAATAATTGTTTTGATCCATTATTAATATGAACATCAATATCATTGTATAAAGTTTTATAATTATTTTCATTGATAATAAATTTTATAATATTACCACCTTTATAGTTTTTGAGAAAATAATCTATAGCAGTTAGATTTTGTACTTTTTTATGATTCATTTTATGCATACCATGCATGTATAAATCTTGATATTTTTTAATATGATTAAATATAATTATAATATTATCATATTTATTTGCAGAAATATCAAATGGTAATTTATTATATTTTTTATTACAATTATCATAAATTTTATTGATTTCAATATTATCACCTAATAATAATTGTGACAATAAATTTTTTTTTGTTGTTGGTTTGGTATATGATACAATTTTTAACATATTTGTTTAACTTTTAATATTATTAACAAGTTATTTCTATAAATCAATTAACGATTAAAACAGAAAAAATGAAAAAAATTGAATAATTAATAAAATTATTAATTATTTATAGACTTATATCAATATTATTTAGTAAATATGTCTGATGCTAAGATAGAGAAATTATTAAAGGCAAAAAAAATAAATAAAAAGGATGCAGAATTATTGAGAACAAAAATTTTTCAAATTGAACAATTACCGAAATATAATGATTTAATTAATAACATTAATCTTAATTGTATTAATATTATAAAAACACCAATTATACCGACAATAACAAAAGAAAAATTAGTAAAAGAATTTATAAAATCGGTTTCATGGAGTAAAGATCAGATAACAGCAATTAAATTATTGTTTGATTTTTTATTTAAACCAATTAAACCATTTGTATCAGATGATAGTGATTCCGAAGAAGATAATTATTTTATAAAAAAAACACAAAATGCAACAATGAGTGTTAGTGAGGATGATTATATATTTTATTTGTTTGGATATGCAGGAACTGGTAAAACATTTTTGGTAAGCGAACTGGTAAAATTTTTAATTGATAAGAAACTGATCAAATATACAAAATTATCTGCATCAACACATAAAGCAGTTAATGTAATTAAAAGTAGATTTACAGATTATATAATTCAAAAAAGCCAAGTACATTCACCAGATGATCAACTCTTAGGTGATGATGTTGTATTTACAACAATACATAAAATGTTAAGGTTAAAAAATGATTATCAGATTGATGATGGAAAAAAAATATTTATAAAAAATGTGAAAGTAAAAATATTTTCTAAAAATGGTAGTTATTTGATTATTGTTGATGAATGTTCAATGATATCAGATGAATTGACAAAAACAATATTTGATGAAATTAAATCAGAAATATTAAAAAATTTCAAGGGAAGTAAGAGCAAGGATATTAAAAAATACATTAAAATGATATTTGTTGGCGATCCAGCGCAATTACCACCAGTTGATGAAAAAGTAAATAGTATAATTATTAAAAGTTTGATTAAGAATGAAAAATCAGTAAATCAATATACAATGGAAAAAATTATGAGAAGTACTGATGAAAATATAATTAAACTATCAAATCATGTTAGAAAATGGGTATTTAATAATAATTTAAATGATACTTTATCAGTTGTTGCTTTTAAAGGTAATGGTGTAAATTTATTTCATCAATATAATGATATATTAAATAGTAGATGGTTTAATCATTTTTTGAAGCATTGTATTAATATATCTGATAATAGTAATAATAGTAAAAATAAATCAGCAGAAAATTCGATTATATTAGCATGGACAAATAAATGTTGTGATACTTACAATAATTTAATAAGAAAAGTGTTATTCAAAGAGCAATTAAATAATAAAAAATTGCATATATACAAGGATTTTAATAAAAATAAATTTTTGATGGGTGAACATTTGATATTGAATGATTATTATGTATCACCAAACTATGAGATAGCAAAAGAAAGTGAAGAGTTAATAAATTTAAATCAATATGTGTTTCATACATCAGATCAAATAAAGGTTACTTCGATGAACGAAATGTTGGTCAATACAGGAAAGAAAAGTCTATGGGATGAATATATGTATAAATATACAGATTTAATGGAAACTGCAGGAGAAAATGAAGGAAATATGATTGTTAAAAAATTATGCACTGATATAGTTAAATTACTTGAGAAATTATCAAGGTCCATGGATAATAATTATGATGTTTGGAATTTATCAGTAATTAAATTAAACAGTATAGATGGACCAGTAGATTATAATACTAAAAATATTATTCCAATCAATATTTATGTTTTAAAAGATCATAATGACAAAAAATTAGAAAAAAATAAACAGATATTTGATGAAGCAATTAAAAATTTAGCAAATATTTATGTTAATGGTGGTCCCACCTCAAATATTTTAGATTTTGATGAAGATGCTGGAGATGAACTCAGTGAAACTGGTGTAAACTTCTTTATTAAAGATCTATGGAAACTTTATTATAGTTTGTTTATGGACCCATTCTCTGATATCGCCTATGGGTATGCTATCACGTCACATAAAAGTCAAGGTTCTACATTTGGCAACGTTTATGTTGATGTTCAGAATATTTTAGCAAACCCTAATTCAAATGAAGCAAAGAGATGTCTGTATACAGCAATAACTAGAGCTTCCACAAAATTGAATTTAATAATTTAATTAATATATTTAAAATTTTAATAATGTTAATTAATAATACATAAAAACAATGCCAAATTATAATAATGGAAAAATTTATAAAATTGTCAATAGTAAAACAAAAGGTGTATATATTGGATCAACAACTAATCCAAAATTATCTGAAAGAATAGGATAAAACCAACAGCAAATGAATATTAAAAATTTGTACCAAATTGTACTAACTTTTAATATACTGTTATTAGCCTTTATTTTTTTCTATATTTTTTAATCCATTATTTATTGATTAAAAAATATGCAAAAAATTGAATTTTAAAATAATTTAGAGAATAGCCCATAATAAAACTTATTGATAATAGATATTAAAAATGTCAAATAAGACTACTCAAACAAAAAATTTCATGTTTGACACAGAGGAATTTTCAGATTTCTTCTATACAGTATCTTTGGATAATGTAACCAATACAAAGAAAGTACTAAATAATACACCAATTGATGAATCATATATGAATATGGTCAATAGTGTTAATAATAGAGTAACAAATAAAGTAATTAATGAAGTAATCAATGAAGTAACTAATGAAGTAATCAATGAAGTAACTAATGAAGTAATCAACGAAGTAACTAATGAAGTAACTAATAAAGTAACTAATGAAGTAATTAATGAAGTAACTAATGAAGTAACTAATGAAGTAACTAATGAAGTAACTAATGAAGTAATTAATGAAGTAACTAATGAAGTAACTAATGAAGTAACTAATGAAGTAACTAATGAAGTAACTAATAATGATGTGAATAAATATTGCGATACAATTATGACAGATTTATCTGATCTTGATGAAGACAGTTATATTGGAAGCGAAATTTATGAAGATTCTGATACTGAAGATAAGTCTGAAGTAGAAAAAAATATAATAAAGAATATAGATTTTATAAAGGAAGATTATATTGACAAAACATTAAATAATAAAAATCTAAGAAATGTATTAAATCTTGCAATTACAGAACAGGATGCATATGATCAACAGTTACAAAAGGCTATAGAGTTAAGTTTGATCGAATATAATTCATTTATTGATCAGAAAAAAATGGATGAAGATGCTGAAAAAGAATTGAAAAGAATACAAGAAAATTATAAAGAAATAATGGAAAAATCTGCAAATAAAAATGAAAATGTTATTGATCCATCTTATTATTTTCAAGATGATTGTGAATTTGTGTTAACAAATGACAGTGATACAGAAGATTTAGATGATTGTGAAGATGAATTGTATGAATATCATGAAGAATGTGATGAATAAAATTGAATTATAATTTATTAATTATTAAAAGTTTTTAATAATTAATAAATAAAAAAATGAATAACAATTATAATCCATATGAAAACAATAATGTTAATATAAATTTATCAAAAGATAATGCAATGGAAACATATTTTGCATACTTAACAATGAGAGAAAAAACAGAACAAACAAGAATTACTGAAACAGTTAACTTACAATTAAGACAAATTGAATTAAATGCAAAATTGGAAAAAGAAAAATTAATGACTCATGATGAGAGATTAATGAAACAACAGATTAAATCAGCAAAATGGTATGCAGAATCATTAACTGAATGGTCTAATAATTATTGTTCATGTCTTACACCAAAAATTTATAGACAAGAGATTGAAAATAAATTATATGCTAGAACAGCAGTTGAATTTCCGGAAAAAGTTAGCGAACTAGATATTGTTATAAAAAATCCAGTATGTGGATATAATAGATTTGATGAAATTCATAGATTTTTATCATCATTTAAATACAAATAAAAAAAATTGAAATTATATATTTTATAAGACTTTTAAAATATATAATTACCATTATCTCATATATCAAAGGATGGAATTATCATCAGTATTTATTTGTGAAGACTTGTTACATGACATTTGTCAAATATTTTCATCAAAGCATACAATTTTTATATTACAATTTTGTAATAGAAAGTTACATGAAATTTGTAATATTATTCTAAGACAACATAGAAAGAATCAAAAAAAAGCTATAATATCTAAACAGATTAATTATCTATCATTTGCGTGTTATGCAAAAAATAATAATATAGCTTCTTATGAGTTTATAAATAGTCTCGGTTATCCATTAACAAAAAAATGTCATCAATATATCATGAAAATGTCAGATAATATTGATAATATTAATTGGTCGTATAATAATGGATTAGTAATTGATTTAAATATAATTAGGGTTGCATTATTATCAAAATATATACAACAAGAAAAATTTGAATGGATTATGAAACATAATTATAAATTAAATGGTAAAGAAATACAATATGCTGCTGAATCGGGTTCTATAAATTTAGTAAAATATTTTATTGATATGAATCAATCAGTGACAAAACTTGTGTTTATATCAGCTGCAACTTCTGGCAATCTTGAATTATTTATTTTTTTATATGATAATTATAATGGTAATAGTTATTCTAATGATGTTTGTTCGCAGATGATTATGAAAGCAGCAAGAAATGGTCATACAGATATTATAAAATATTTGGTTGATAAGAAACGCAAAATAACAAAATATATATTCATTGAAAGTATAAAATCAAAAAATATGGAAACTATTGAATATTGTTATAACAATAATTATAAGATAGAAAAAGATATGATTAATGCATTAATTTCTACATGTAATATTCAAATAGTTAAAAAATTTATAACTAAAAAAGAAATAATGAAATACAATATTAATAATGTATTGAAGGGAAACTACTGTACACTAGAATTTGTACAATATTTATATGATAATGGAGCAAAATTATTAGGATCAAATTTAGAATATGCACTTTATAATAAGAAATATCATAAGATTGCAGAATGGTTAATTGAAAAGAAATGTCAAGTTACTACCAAATCTATAAAATATGCTACAATATCAAATGCATATGATATATTAATTAAACTATATCCATTATGTATAGAATTTATTGATGATCAATTATTATTGTATGCTTTTCTAAATGAAAATATCGATATGTTTAAGTTTTTATATATCAGAGGTTTTACTTTAACAAAAAATATATCTAAATCAGAATTATCAAATATTAAATATGTTGGTATTAATTTTTATGAGAAAATTGTAGAAAATGGATTAATCAATTCCTTACTTGGTATAGACAATATTATATTACAAACAAAAAAATATGATATTATTGATTTTTTGATAAATTATCATATATTTAGTGATGAAAATACAACGTTAAGTAATATTATTGAAGACAATTGTATATTGAAAATGTTTATTAATTATGATATTGATTACATACTTAGATTAATTAATAGTAACAGACAAAAAAATAAGAAATCTAAATACATAATACTGTTTATAGATTATTGTATCAACAATAATCTATATGATCAAATGAAGGATAAAATTAATGGATGTTTATCGATTGATGTAATTTGTGAATGTGATAAAATTTATTTACTTGATTTTATCAAAGATAAAATTCCAGATAGTAAAATTGTTAATTATGTTGAAAGCCATAGCAATCTAAAAATGTTAAAATGGTGTATTATACAAAAAATAGCATTTAATAAGAGAAAAATTAGGAGTTCAAATTATATGGAATTATATAGACAATCAATTAGGAATAATGATGAATGTATAATAGATTGGTTAGTTGCAAATGAACTATACAATAATGATGTGTTTAAATTAATGCTAGAACATGGAAAACTGGATATTGTATCTATTATCTATAATAAATTGAAAATTAAATTAAATGAAACATATTATTTATATGCAATCAAAAGTAATTCGATTACTGTGCTTGACTGGTTATATTTGAATAATTGTCCAATTTATTTTGACACATTGGAAAGAATAGCTTGTACTGATAATAATGAAATTAGTTTATGGTTCAACAAAAATATAAGTTATGAATACGTTGCTGGTTTCGAAAAAAATACAACACCATCAAGAAAAGACCAACATCGTAAGAAAATTGTTGAAAGTGATGATGAAAGCGATTTTGAAGATGAAAGTGATGATGAAAGTGATGATGAAAGCGATTTTGAAGATGATAGTGAAGATGATAGTGATGATGATAGTGATGATGATAGTGATGATGAAAATGAAAGTGATGATGATAGTGTATTTATTATTAATTAATAATAGAATTAGTAAATAAGAAAATTGTTGAAAGTGATGATGATATAGTGTATTTATTATTAATTAATAATAGAATTAGTAAATAATAAATTATTTATCAATATATTGATCTATTTTAGATTCAGCAATAAGAATAAATTGTGTTAATAATTTTTTAATATTGGGGAATTCATATTCATCCATATGTTCGAATAAATAACCAAGACTTAATTTATCTGTATACATTGTATTTTTATCTTTAAAAATTTTATATTTATGAGTTATTATAGTATATACTATTTTTTTAAGAATAGTAATCATTTGACCTTTAAAATAATTAACATTTAGCAACTTATCTAAATCAAAAATAGGATCTGGTATAATAATTCCTTTATTTATGTTGTTGTAGACAGTAATTAATGTATGATTAACATTTTTTCCAGATAAAGATTTTTTAACCATATAATTATTTATTGGATCAACTTCAAGTTTACATCTTGGTACAACTGCTGTAATTTCTCTTCTTTCTAGATAAACAAATTGTATTAGTTCAGTTAATAATTTTTTATATAAAATTTTTTGACTATCACGATGTCTATCAGCGACGCCATCCATGGCCATTTTAATCATTTTTAAATAAAATTGTTTAAGATATAGAACATCATATAATGCATATAATGTTTGTGCTTTACTTAATCTATGTATATTCCAAACAATATCTTGAACAGGACCCATATCATCAACTATTTTTAATAAATTTTTGTATTGTTCATCAGAAAGTACATCAAAATATAAAAGAGCATCATATATTGAACATTTATTAGCAACTTCATTTTTAACAATTTTAAAATATTCACATAAAAATCTAGTATCGATCAATTTTTTAGTGAATTTAATTATTGTGGATCTATCATTATTAAATAATTCAGTAAATAAATATGGAATGTCTTTGGAATCAGATCCGTGTAAAATTTTCCAAAGATAATTATTTGTCATTATTAAATCAATGTAATTTTTATTGATATATTCGGTTAATTCAGTTGGTTTAATAATCCACAAAAATATTATAGGAGTTTGTGGATTTTCAAAAGCTTGTTGAGTTAATTCAATTCTATTATTTGTAAATTCAAAATCAAGCGAAATTTTGAGACCATTTGACATAATTGTTTGTAAATAAAAAAATATAATAAATATACCATATAATTTTATTAATGGTTCATTATTACTAAGATAAACATAATATTTTACTTCATTAATATCATATTTGTCAGTGGGTAAAATTTTCATTTCTTTTACACCATTTAATTCAATATAATAATTTTCTTGCATTACCATAATACCCACCATAATTAATCTTAATAAAGATAATTGTAATATTAATAATTCATCATCATCAATCGATTTTTTTGAATTTGTTAGAATCTCATACAAACAAAATATATTAGTATTAATGTCATCATATTGTTTTTCGTATACAAGTTGGTATTTATTTCTAATATTATCATTATCTAATTTTTTAATATTTTCCAATAGTTTTTGACAATGTTCATCATATAGGACGATAAAATCATTTAATTTAGATTTATTATCATTTTGTGAATTATATATATTATATGCTTTGTTAATTATTTCTTCCATATTAATATAATTTATTTATATATTAATATCATAAAATAATTAATCTATTAGTATATTTTATATTAAATTTTATAATTATTGTGTTAGAATTTATGCACGATATTATTAAAATAGATACAATCAAAATAAAATATAAAAAATCAAATATATATACTAATAGGTTAAATACAATGATTAAGTGTGTCAATAATGGAGAAATAATATTTTCAGAAATAATAAAAAATGCTAAAGGTGCTGGAATAATTCCATATTGTTATTATGATAATAAATTAATGTTTTTGATGCAAATAACTAATATACCAGATAATATAATAAAAAAGAAACGTGATAAATATAAATATGGTGTATATTCAGATTTTGGAGGAAAACGAGAAAAAAATGATTGTAATGCTGTTGATATAGCATGTAGAGAATTTAGTGAAGAAACAAGTTTATTGGTGTATTTAAATGATATTGGGTTAAGTAATCATACAATTTATAATGAAATTAAAAATTATTCACATAACACAGATAAAAATGTCAAAAATACGATTATTGAAAAAATTAAAAATTTGATAGATCATAGTATAAATTATTTTAAAACTAATTTAATTAGAGAATATTTGCAAAAACCAAAAACGCAAATGATGTGTAATAATGGTTCATATGTATTATATTTATTAGAAATAAATTATATAAATCCAGAAGATCTTCCAGTGGAAGAAGATATAACGGCAAATTATGAAACTAAATATAATAGAAAATGTTATTGGATTTCATATGATGAATTAAATAAAATTAATTATGACGATATGCACAAAAGGTTAAAATTATTGAGATTCAAAGAAAATGTTAAAAAAATTTTCTCAAATGAAAAATAAAATATTGAAAATTAATTATTCTAATAACTAAAACAAATAATAAAATAATATCAAAAAAAATAATGAGAAAAGTTTACTTATATGGATCTGTTGCAGCAGGAGTAGTTGTATTAAGTACAATGACATATTTTTTATGTCCATTTTTAAAAAGAAAATTATCATTATGTAAACCAAAAACTGACGAATCTCAAGTAGATACTAAAGTTGATGATGGTAATCAATAATTTTTATCTTATTAAATTTCTTTATAAGATAAAAATATATTATATAAACATAAATAAAATTATGTATGATTTTAACTAGTATAAAAATTGAAAATGCATTAATCTGTGAAGCATATATTAAGTTATTATCATAGTACTAAACAAAAAAGAATCAATTAATAAAATGGAATTTACTGTTACTACTATAACCTATCAATACAATGAAGATCAAAAGATTTTGAAGTTTAATATTAAAGATAATGATGCTTTGGAAACAGTTAAGGTTTTCAAGGAGAATGATTATATTTTAGTATTAGATATTAGTGGTTCAATGAGTGGGACACCATTTAGACAAGCAATGGAATCTATGTTTGATATTATTAGTAGTTTAAAGGAACAAATGCAAAATAATATTTATGTTGTGACATTCAATGATGTTGTAAAGATTTATGAATTACATAATATGAATATGGATGATATTAAAAATCATTTAACAAGAAAAATATCATGTGGATGTTCAACAGATTTTATTGAATTGTTTATAAATTTAAAACGATTGGTTGCAAAAATTAAGAATGATACATATATGACAGTATTTACAGATGGCCAAGATACATCAGATGGTACTAGAGAGAAATCAAAACTCAAGGGTCATATTAATAGTTTTAATTCAGAAATTCAAAGAAAGAAAAATAATGAAAATATTGATACAGTTTTACATACGATTGGTTTTTCATCAGATCACGATGTTCAAACATTAACTACAATAACTCTTGCCGGTACAAAGCAAGGGACATTTGGTTATGTAAAAGAATCGAAAGATATTAAACTAAGATCACAAGAGGTATCAAATTTGATACTTTCTGAATGTGGAGATTCAGTTAAAGCAAAAGTTATATCTGATAATACAGTTGAAAACTTAAATTTAATTCAAAGTGATAATGGAGATTATGTGGCATATAAATTGTACAATAATAATTTCAATACATCAAAATTACTTGTAACAAAAGGAAAAAATACAAAAGAATTAGTTCCAAATAATGTTACTGCTAACTTATCAGAATTAGATGGATCATCAGTTGTAGATGCAATTATTGATTCTATAACAACTAAGATTATAAATCTTGCATCTAAAATAACTAATGATAAAAAACAACTACAAGTTCTAAGAGTAGACGTCGATGATTGTGATAAAATGTTAGATGAACTTAGATTGAAAGTTATGAAAATGAAACCAATTATCAAGAAAAAATTAATGCCACAAATTTTAGAATCAAAAGATTTGATCTCTGAAACATATAAAACTTTGGCAGAAGCTTCTATAAGAACATTGAGTATAGATAAAATTGCAACATTGAATAATCTTGCATACAAAAATATTACAAAGAAGAGTTTAGAAAAGAAATTAAATAAACGAGCAGATACAAATGTTTCATTATTTGAGAAAAATGAAAAAGACATTGAAAAAATTGTGCAAAATATCAATTTTGAATCATTAAGTAAAAATGATTTTGATGGTGTATGTGCACTTTCTTGTAATAATTGGATTGAAGCTTTAGAAAATGGCGATTGTATGTGTTTGTCACTAGATATTTCAAGAACTCAAGCTGCTATAGCTGATCCAGCACAAGTGAATATTAAAAATATATATGGTACTATTTTAACAGCAGAATCGTTTCTTGATAGTATTGAATATAGTGTTAGGAGTTCAACTGAATCTAATGCACATGGTGGATTTAATCCAAAAGCATCAGGATCTATTGTATTAGGAGAAGGAAGAGAAAATATAACTGGTGTCTTACCTTTATATATTAATAAAGAACATTGGCAAGTGGCAAAACGCAAAATGAAACCAATTATGGGATGGATGACTACACTTGATGTATTAGGATATTCATATTCTCAAGTTAAAACTATTCCATTTGCAGTTCTAGCTCATCTTTTGATGAGATTGAAAGAAAATGATAATGAATTTAATAGAAAATTATACAAATATGTATCAGAAACATGTTGTCAAATTATGAAAGATGCATCAAGTGAAAGTACAAATATTGATCACATTAAAATGTCAGATGAAATTACAAATATTTACAATAATTATTTAACAAATCCACTTGTTAGATTAGTTGATTCTGTTGCAAATAATAAAATCTTCTTAGCACAAGTACATATTGCAAAATTGCTTGGATATATTACGGAGATGTCAACTGACGATAATAAATTATTTGCAAGATATTTATTGGAAGAAGAATATAGAAGATATCAACCAAAAACATTATTATCAGAAAATAATCAATTAACTGATCAAGTATTAATAAAACTTATAGGTATTGATTTATATAATTATGTAGAGTTAGCTGTAAAAGAATTTAGTGAATACCAACATAAGTTATTACAATTTGAAAATTCAAATAAAACAAATACTTATTATCTTGATAAGTTTAGAGTGATAATGAAACAAAATGACATTGATATTACTAATGATACAAACAGTACTATTGCGAAAAAAGAAAATAATAATAGTATTGAATATCCATCATATGGATCATTAAAGATAGAAGATTTCGATATTAGTACATTAAGAGAAACAGAGTTTGGAGTAGATTATGTGAAATTGATGGAAAATGTGTTTGATAAATTTATTGTACCAATACAATTATTGTTATCTGAGAAAACAGTACATAATTTAGAAGATTTGGAATTGCAAACATTTAGACAAAAATTAGCATTTTTAATACAAAATCTATATGATCATAAAAATGCTACAAGAAGAGAATCAATTGAATCAAATAGATACGTTTATATGTATGATAAACATGATGCAGATAAATATTTAAAAGATATTTATCTGAGAATTGTGACAGAAGAGAAGAATAATAAATTTAATTTAGTATTGGCATCAATTAATTCAAAGAAATCAAATGATGCAGTTAATGTATTTCTCAATACAACTTCGGTACATGAAGCAGCAGGTGCATTATATGGTACATATTTAGGTAGAATCGAATTTATGGATTTCGTAAGAGGTTTACAAAATAGAGATATTCATATTCCATTATTCATGGAAAAATTAAAAATGCTAATTTCTGGACAATTCATGGGAATTAAATTGGTAATGGATCTTTGTTTAGATTGGGATCCATGTAAAAAAAATACATATAGATTATGTATGAGTGGATCAAAATATGATAATTCAAAAGAAATGTTAAATATTTTCTCATCAAAATTTGCATGGAAATATTTGTAAAATGAAAAAAATTTGAAAAAAAATAACAATATAAATTTAATAATAATATGTTTAATAGTAAACATATTATTATTAAAACCATATAAAATGGGAATAACATTATTAAATTCAACATTGATGAACTTAGGATACATTAGTCCTTACAATGATGGTAACATGAATACTAAAAAATTATATATTGATTTGAACTCTATTATTCATACAATTGGATATGAAGTATCAGAAGATTTAAATAAATTAATGTATGCATTAATAAAAAAATTAGATATTGACGAAATTATTGAGAAATTAAATTATGATATAATAGAATCAAATTATAAATCAGGTAATGATTTTAAAAAATTTATTCTTGAGTTAAATGAAAAGTCATTTGCAAAATTAATGATTAGGAAATTTGAAAAATATTTTAATGATATTGTTTTATCATCAATAAGTAAAGATACAGTTGATGAAATATTTGTGGCAATGGATGGTGTTCCCAATATGAGTAAAATTATAGAACAAAGAAAAAGGACAGCAAATAATGTATATTTTAAGAAATTATTATATCAAAAATTCGATAAAGAATTAGATACAAATAATAATTTAGAATATTTATTTGACATATGCAAATTTAGATGGTTTGAATTAGTAACATTAGTAAAACCTGGAACAGAATTTATGAAAACATTAGATATATATTTTTCAAGTGCAAAATTTAAATCATATATTAAAGGAATATTTCCAAATTTACAAATCATTGAATATTCAGGATTAAATGAATATGATGAAGGTGAGAAAAAAATAATAAATAAAATTTATAATACTGTGGATAAAGCAAATGAAAATATCATTTATACAATATTTTCACCAGATTCAGATATGATTATATTATTGACGATAATTAAAAATATAATTTCAATAAAAAAAGATATTAATCTCAACAAAATAAACATTCTTAAACATTCCGGTATAAGAAACAACGTCGAAAATCAATATATATTTGTAGATATAACACAATTTGAAATAAATATTAAAAATAAAATAAATATATTCGGAATATTAGATTTAGATATTAATTATAAAAATTATTTGATAGATATAGCATATATAATTATCCTATTTGGAAATGATTATTTGTCAAAAATAGAAGGTTTACAAATAAGATATAATTTTGATTTGGTTATTGAAATGTATTTAAAAACAATTATGGATATGAATTATGTAAACTTAGTAGATTTATCAGATATCAATTTATTGAATATTAATTTTTTAAAAAAATTTGTAGATAATATGAAAAATATAGAAAATGAATATATTATAGAAAATGATTATAGATTGAAATATTGTAATTATGACAAATTAAAAAAAATATTTGAAGCAAAAAATCCAGATGATCTAAATAAAAAAATAGAAATTGTTAAAAAAAGTTATAAGAATTTGATTGAATATGTCATGAAAAATAAATTTTTTATGAAAAATGATAACTATAATGTTGAAAGAATTCATCAATATTATAAAGAATATGAAGCAAACAATTCCCTATTAGTAAAAGTTTTGGGAAGTATTATAACATATAATGATATTAAATATTATTTTAATTTTATGCGAAATGATGGAGAAAAATTAAATAGCATTACAATATTTACTATGTTAATTATTGCAATAAATAGTTTTCAATTAAGAATACCACTTAACCAAAATGAATATAATAAAATAATAGGATGTTCCATGGGTAATACTAAATCAAAACAAGAATATTTCTTTAGATATCCTGAATTAAGAACAATGTTTAAAGTTCAAAATAGAACACCGAAAGAAAAATATAGTGAACAAGGTATGACACCATATAATTTAGAAATATACAAATTGGAAAATATATATGATGAATATTATATTAAATACATACAATCAAATAAAGCAGATGAATATGATTATACACAAAATTATTACAAAAAATATTTTAATATTAACGAAAATGATAATGAAATTAAAAATATATTGATGTATGAATATATTAAAGGAATGATATGGATAGCAAAATATTATATAAGTGATTATGTTACAGATAAATATATTGAAGGTAATGTCAGTTTTTGGTATTATCCATTTTATAAATCACCATATTTTAGAGAAATTAATACATATCTTAAAAATATTACTGACAATAATTATCTTAAAAATATGATTAATAATGATTTAGAAAATTTATTAGTAAAACCAACTACAGAAAATTATTTTACAGTTATTGACCATTATGTATATTTAAATGAAATTAATAATATGAGTAATTTAGAATTAGATGCACATAATTGTAAATATTTTAACCAGTGTATTGTTAAAAATATATATTCAAATGATATAAAAAAAATGGAAAATGGAAAAAATATATTGTTAACACATAAAAATAAAGAATATAAAATTGAAATTTTGAATAAAAAAATAAATAAATTGATAAAATTTTTTGATGTTACAAAAAAATTAAATAATAATACAAATTCATCATTAATTGCATCTTCTGAGTCAGAAGATGGATTAGATGATTTAATTAATTGGACTTTAAAAAATAAGAAGTAAATACTATTTTTATTTATAAATAAAAATAATATTAAAAATTGAACATAAATATTATTAAAATATTATATATAAATAGTTATATCTAAAATATAATATGGGAGTATTAGAATTTTTCGGAACATTATTAAGAAATAATATAACACTATCTGCAATTAATAGTAATTATACAAAGAAAACTGATATTGAATATTTTCTAGTAGATTTTAATTCAATTATTCATGTTTCGGGACAGTTTGTTATAAGTGAATTAAATTCGATATTATCATATTTTCTCAAAAATTATGATAATGAATTAAAAAAAATTATTCATAATCAATACATGAAAGATGAAATTTATGAGAAATCAAAATATTTTAAAGTTGATGATTATTTTAGATTGATTGTGGAAGATCCTAAAGTTACAAAAGAAGATATAATTAAACATACTAAAAAATATTTTGTAGATAAAAAAATGGATAAAATAGTTATTAGAGAGGTAGCATTAAATTTTTTTAAATTATTAAAAGCATATCTTAATAAAGATGTATTAAAAGGAATATTGATTGCAATAGATGGTGTTCCATCAAAATCAAAAATGGTTGAACAAAGACAAAGAAGATATATGGGTTCGGTAATTAATGAATTTAAAAATAAAATATTTAAAAAATACTCAAAAGAATTGAAAAATGAATCGGGTAAAAATTTAAATAATTATTATGATATACAAAAAAACTCAATAAAATGGAATAGAAATTTGATAACACCTGGTACTGATTTTATGGATAAACTATCAAGAGTTTTAAAAAGTGATAAAATACAATCAAAAATTAAAAAATATTTTACAAGAATTGAAGATTATATTGTTTCAGATATGTATGAAGTCGGTGAAGGTGAGAAAAAAATTATTAATTATATCAATAAAAATAATATATCAAAGAAAGATAAATATTTAATATATAGTCCAGATGCAGATATGATATTATTAGCATTAATATTAGGTACAGATAATGTAGATATATTAAGACATAATCAACAAACATCAGCATATGATTATATTAATATAAATACATTGAGAGATAATATAAGTTATTATATTACAAAAACTATTAACGAGTCTCCAAAAATTAAGGAAACTGGTAAGTATAAACAAATAGACAATAATCAAATATTGAATGATTTAGTTTGTTTAAGTACATTATTTGGAAATGATTTTTTGCCAAAAATGGAAACATTAAGTGTAAAACATAATTTTAAATTATTAATTGATGCATATATTGAATCATTTTTGAAAAATGGAAAATTTTTATGTATGAAAAATAAAACAAAATATGAATTAAATTTACATTTTTTGAGAGATATATTTAATATATTAAACAAAGAAGAAATAGAATATATCGAACATAATGAGATGTATCAAAAATATCATAATTATTCAAAAATTAAAGATGCATTTAGTTATGTAAATGTAGTCGAATCAAATATTCATGATTTAATTAAAAATTTCTTTCAAAGATATACACATCTTAAAATTGCATTAAAAAATAATCAAAATTTAAATGAATTTGTTACCAATAAAGATTTTATGTCAACTTTAAGAAAATTGTTAGTTTTTGACAGCAATAATAATGATAAGCAAAATGTAACAGTTGATCATATGAATGATAATGAATATATGGATTTCTTGAAAAAATATGTTGACAGAGTGGGAGCTATTCCAAAAATAAATATTAATCCTGCACCAAATAGTAAGAAAATTACAGATGGATATCATAAAAAAATGACAGCCAATATGAATAAGTACGAAAAGGAAATATACAGTTTAGAAAAGATGTTAGATGAATATGCGATTAAATTTAATGCAAAACCATTAGATTTAAGGTTTACAAAATTAAGTGATTATTATTATAAATATTTCAAAGTAAAAAATTATGAACATTTCAAAGATCAATTACCAAAAGAATTATTGAATGTTGTTTTAGTATATTTTGAAGGATTATATTGGGTATTTGATTATTATTTTAATAATGATGAATATATAAATTATTGGTATTATGCATATGAAAGAGCACCATTGATGCGAGATATGATAAAATTATTAAATTATATGGATAAATATAAGACTGAAATAAATAATATTATAACTGGTATATCAAAATATAATGTACCGAATAATAAAGTAGATAAATATTTTAATACAATCGAACAATTAATTTATGTATCACCAATGACAGAAGAAACTATTGAAACCTTACCAGAAGAATATAGAGCTTTCATTAGACAACAAAAAATTAATGGTGATCTAACAGAATATTTTATTGATATTGAAAAGATAGTGCAAAAGTTATGGAATACAAATATAAATGATATTGCAATCATTAATGAATACGGTGATATTGATTGTCAAAGTGTTGCATATTTAAATAAATGTTTTTTGAAACCATTGGAAAAAATGCCAAAAGAATTTGATGATAAGTTTATATCATTGATTAGAAAAAATGTTAAAGTTTCAGATAAAATTAAAAAAAGAACAATAAATAAAAATCCGAAATTTTAATTATTAAAAATAATTTAATTTAAATATTTTTAATAATATCGGAAGATATTTTTGTAATAAATTTTATTTCTGCAACACCATTCATAATAAATAATTCATCAAATATACATATTTTTGGTTTTGTATTTATTAATCTTGAATAAACCGAATTTTTATTGAATTTAACATTAGTTTGTGTAATAGGGTAAATTGTATGATATTTTTTATTAGAATATTTAGCAATATTCGTTTGATTACCAATAGCCAAACATTTAATGATTGATACAGTATCAATCTCTTTTTTTGTAGTTCTACTCAATGCACTATCAGATACTACTTTATCTTCTTTAAAAATTTCAGATACTTTTCTAAATAGTTTTCCAGATTTTTTTTTAATATTACCATGCAAAAATTTTTTAATATTTAAATTGTATTTTTTACAAAATTTAATTTTTTTGTCATTATCTTCTTGATTGTCAAATTTTTTAAAAATTTTTAATAAAGTTAAATGATCACCACTTTTATCAATTAATCCTTTGATTTTTTCAAAATTTATTTTATCATTATTATTTTCATTTTTATTCGCAAAAATATTATTAATATCAGCATCAAAATAATCTACTAACGCTATTAACAACGACATATCATATGCACAATACAATTCATAACTAAGCATTAATGAAATTGCAGATGTTAATGATAATGAAGAGAATTTATTAATATTTCTTCCTAATTTTGTAATATTGTCTTGTTTATCAATAATATTCATTGTTTTAAAAACTCTATAGATAGAATTAACTGTATCAACAGTTGGAGGATCCATTAGTTGACTTAACAATAATAAAAGTTTATTGAAAGTTGAACTATTGTTAATTGTTTTTATTTTTTTTGAATAATAATTATTATTTTTATCTAATATATTAGATTTATTATCAGAATCAACATAATTTAATAATTTAACAAATTCAGAACTTAAATCAGCTTTTAATATATCGGGTAACGGAAACTCTTGAAAAGAGTTAAATTGTTGTTCAGTATATAGATGATAACAGGTTCCTGGTTCTGTTCTACCTACTCTACCTTTTCTTTGCAATGCTTGTGCTTTAGTAATATATTTTCTATTTAATGTACGTGCCATCTTTAGTGGATCATACGAGCTAAATAATTCATAACCAGAATCAATTACATATTTAATTCCATCTAAAGTTATGGATGACTCTGCTGCATTTGTTGCAATGTATATTTTAATCATATTATTATCGGCTTCTTTTAATTTTAATGCTTCTTTTTGTTGTTCAGGCATATCAGCATAAATTTCAATACATACATTATTTTTTTGTTGTGAACCTGATGAATTCTTTGATTCTTTTAATTTTTCACATACATTAATTGCTTCTTGACCACTTGTAACAAAAAATAAAATATCATGTCTACCTTTACCCTCAATACCATATGGTCCTGGTTTTACATTTTTCATAATTTTTTGGATAATATTAATTCCTTCTTTTACATAATCGGTTACAATATCATTGGTATATATAGATTCAATAGGATAATTAGGCTGGCCACTTATTTCCATTTTAGTAATACGAATATTATCTTTTTTGAAATAATTAATAAATGAATGTGGATCTATTGTTGCGCTCATGATTATTAATTTTAGAGGGTTTAAATTATTTTCTTTACGTAATGGAATTATTTTTTTAATCAATAATAATAATAAATCGATTTGTGTTTTTCTTTCGTGTGCTTCATCGATAATAACTATATCAAATTTTGATAACAATGGATCTTTATTAATTATTGATGTTAAAGAACCATCAGTCATATACAACATTTTAGTATTTTCAGAATATGAGTTTTTTGGGGCATCTTTATACATATATCCAACTTCTTTTCCTAATTCAACATCCAATGTAACAGCTGCAAATTGAGCAGACGAATATGCAATCATACGTTTTGGAAATGTTAATGCAATATTTCCTTTATAATCAAGAGCATGTAATGCAAATTTGGGGATTAATACGGTTTTACCTGAACCAGTACCAGAAATAATCAATATTACATCAATGTCATTTGATTTAATGTTATCAATAATTTCTTCACGATTTATGTAAGTTGGATATTTAGACCATTTATTTGCAAGTGACTTATATGATTCAGAATATGGCTTTCCTGTTAATGGATTGTTATTAATGCCTTCAGGATCAAGAATCCCAATAGTATCATAATTATTGTTCTTCATGCTATTATAGTTATTAATATAATATATGATGGATAAAAAAAATTGAAAGTTAATTTAAATTTGTGAATCGATTTTGAATTATATAATTTCTAATTAATTTTATTATATTTAATAAAGTTCGTTTAATATAAAAAAATTGATTAAAAAATATTTTGAACCCTAAACTACTTAAATAAATAAGAATATATCTATTCATAATACTAATCATTCAAAATGGCAAAAACTACTCAATCCACTCAAGCATCCAAGAAAGTTACCAAAAAACAAGAACCTGTTGAAGAAGTTGATGAATCTGGATCAGAAGAAGAAGTTGAAGAAAAACCAGCAAAGAAAACAACTGGTAATAAAAAGGCTCCAGCTAAGAAACAAGCTAAAGTAGAAGAAAGTGATACTTCTGATTCTGAGGAAGAATCAGCTGATGAATCTGGTGAAGAATCAGAAGAAGAAAAACCAGCCAAAGGAAAGAAAGCTGCTGCAAAAACATCAGCAAAGAAAACTGAAGCAAAAGGTAAAGGTAAAGGTAAGGAAACAAAGGCAACTAAAGGAAAAGGTAAAGGAAAAGACGGTGATAAACCAGAAAGAAAAGTTTCTGCATATAATCTATACGTGAAAGAACAAGTTAAGGTTATTAAAGAAGAAAATCCTGATATGGATCATAAAGAAATCTTCTCTGAAGCTGCAAAGAGATGGAAGACAGCAAAGGAAAATCCTAAAGCTGGTGCATCATCAAAGGATACCAAAAAGGCTCCTGCTAAAGGTAAAAAAGCATCTAAAGATGAATCAGAAGACGAATCAGAAGATGAAAAGCCAGTAAAGAAGACTCCTGCTAAAGGAAAGAAAGCTGCCAAAGAAGAATCATCAGATGAATCAGAAGATGAAAAGCCAGTTAAAAAGGCTACTAAAGGTAAGAAAGCTGCCAAAGAAGAATCATCAGATGAATCAGAAGATGAAAAGCCAGTTAAAAAGACTGCTGCTAAAGGAAAGAAAAGTTCCAAGTAAAGAATAAAAATTATGAAATATATTAATTTATTAATTAAATAAATCAATATATAAAATGAATAAAATATCATCTATATATATACTATAGTTTTTTATTATGAGTAAAGATAAAATATATTGCGGTGTAGGTAAAATACCTGATGATAGCAAAAGAGGGACAGCAAAAGAATGTGTAGATGCAAGACAAGTTAGATATTATGGGTTAGTTAAAATAGATCCTTCATTATTGAAAGAAAAAGAAGATTCTTTAGAAAAAGAGAGAGTTAAATTACAAAAGCTCAATATTAAGCTAGAAGCATTAATGAGAGAATATAAACATGAAAAAAATGATGTTAAAAAAGATAAACTAAAAAAAAAATTAAAACAAGGAGCAGATAAATATAAAAAATTAAGAGAAATAGTAAGAAAATTAGCAAAAGAACAAAAAGAATACGAATATGATGATAGTCCAGTTAAACCAAAAAAAAAATCATCAAAAAGTTCGAAGAAATCATCAAAGGATTCAAAAAAGTCGTCAAAAGGTTCAAAAAAGTCATCAAAAAATAAAAAATTGAAAAATTAAATTTTTGCATTATTGAGTTTGATAATAATTAAAATAGACCATTTGATCATTGTGAGTCTCAAAAATTTCAATAAATATGATCGTTTGGAGTAATCCAAAGGAATAAAACAACTATAATTTTTATAATTGTGTTATTTCTTAATATTTAAAAATATAAATAAAATTGATAAATTTGCATACTATTAATAAATCATATATATCAAACAAATAAAATTGAATTTAAAAAAAAAATAATAATTATACATAATAATATATTTGTATAATAAAAATGGATATATTCAAGTATAGGATATCAAAATATGAAACAGAATTTTTCTATAAAAAAATAGATGATATAGGACCTCAAAATCAAATGTTCAAATATGGAGAAATTAAAAAAGATAAATTTTATATAAGATATGAATATTTGAAAAATAATAGATGTTATAGAATGTATGGTTCATATAAAAATTTTAAACCATTTAAAAAAATTTTATTAGAAAAAAAAGAAAAATTAATAGATGTAACATTTCATGAAATTATTAGAGAAATATCAGAATGTAAATTATTTTTTGATTTAGATTTTAAAAATATTACATTGGACAGTGACATTAGTAAAAAAATTGTCATTGAATTGGAAAAAAATTTAAAAAAATTTATTGATGATAATAATTTATGGAAATATATTAATAAACATCCATTATTGAGTGAATATAGTGATTCAAATAATTATATAATATTGGATATTGTCACATCTAATAAGAAAATTGGAAATAAATACAAAATATCGTTACATTTAACATCAAATCAAATATTTTTTAAGAATATTTTAGAACAAAAAAAATTCATTAAAAATTTTTTGAATTATATTAAAGATAAAAATCCAACATCAATGTTATTAGATTTAATTGATATACAAGTATATAGAAAAAATGGCAGTTTACGAACAGTATATTCCAATAAATTAGATGAAAATAGAATATGTAGCCCAGAATATAATGATAAATTAACAAAAATGATTGGTGATTATGATATAAATAGTTCATTAGATAATTTTTTTATAACAGTAATCGATAAAAGCAATGAAATTATATTTTTCGAATATGAATTTGAAGAACAAAGTAATTTAGAACCTTTTATTGATATGGAATATAATATACCAACTAAAAATAAGAATAAGAAAAAGATTAAACCTATTAATAATTATCAAGTCACTGATTTATTTAATAATGATGAAAATTATAATAAATTATCTGAATTTCTTCCACCTGGTCCAGATTGTCTAGTAAATGATAAAATAAAATATGTTGAAAAATTATTAAATAAAATTCCAGATAATTATTTTAATGAAGATGCTAATGGATTTAGAAGGAGATTATTATTGACTTTTTCTGTTGCTGATTATTTGGATAGTGATAAAACTGGATTATTATTTTATTTAAATTGGTTAAAAAACAAAAGAGATTTCTTGAAACAAAAATATGATCCATCACTTGCTAAATATAAGGATGCATATATTAGACATAAGAAAAAAAATGGTCATTGTAATATCAATTATATATTAAAATTAGTATTAATGTAATAATAATTTTAATATTTGTATTAAAATATAAAAATAATATAATACTATATTATATCAATAATTAATGTCTACTATTGAAAAACAATTAAAAGAGAAATATGCTAAATATAAAACTAAATATTTGACAGAAAAAGAAAAAAATTTAAAAGGTGCAGGAAAAATAGATGATAAATATAATAAATTTATGTTTTCTGTATCAGTTGGATCAAAAGATAACGAAAATATGGAAAGTGTAAATGATATTAGACAATTGTCTGATAATATCAATAATATGTTGAGAACAATGCTTAATTATTTTAATAATCTTGCATTAAAAGATCCAATGTTTGATATTAAATTATCAACTATGATACCAGAAGTACATGATAAAAATAATAATTTATTGTATAAAGATGTATTATTATCTATAAATTATTCGAGAACCAATGTATTACCAGTTTGTGATGTTACAAATACATCATGCAATGTAACAAAAAAATATGAACCTGTTGTTGAATTAATATTAGAAAAAGGTTCACATAAAAATAAAATTTTAGTTTCATATGTTGTAGATGGTTCTGATCAAATTCAAGATATTAAAAAATTATACTATAGTGATGAAGAACATATTGAAGTTAAAAACACAGTTCAAAATAAAATGGAAGAAGTTAAAATGCAAAGTGTTAAGAATTTGATGTCAAAACCAAAATTAACAATGCAAACTGTATTTGAGCAATTACCATCAATTGAAGCAAAAATTTCACATGTATCGACAAATAATAATATTCCAGTAACTGTACAATCATTAAATGGTAAAACACAAAAAATAAATATAGCTGATTCAAACATACAACCAACTCCAGGAATAACAAATAAAAATAAAGATACAATAATTGAAGTGGCTGATCAACTATCAACAAAAATGAATAAAGATATTGTCATTAAATCGACGGGACCTGTATCAGTTGAATCAATTAAAACAGATATGGTTGTTGTTCCAAAAAGTAAAACTACAACAAATTTGGTACAATTACATAATAGAGTTTATACTGATAAAGCAGCAATCATTAATGATGATAATGTTCAAATTGTATCAGATTCTCCATCATCAATTAGGTTATCAACAAAACAATCTGACACAAGAAGCAGTGTAAGACAATCAGATATTAGGAATAGTGCAAAACAATCAGATATTAAGAGTAGCACAAAACAACCATTTACTAGTAGCACAAATAGTTCCAGTGAATTTAGTTTAAATACTGATGCAGTATCAAATAGCGCAACATCAAAATCAAGTAGAAAATCAGTTACATCAACAAATAATTTATCACAAAGATCTATAAAATCGGTTAACAATGAAAATATAACTGATAATGGAAATACAGATACATTAAATTTAACAGATATGGGTGATTTGTCAGCTATAAGTGGTGTAGAAACTACGACAAATGATGAAGATGATGATGGATCATTCACATCAATTATAAGTAGTAGCAATAAAAGTAAAATTAATAATGACATAACAAAAGAAAGTGAAACTTATGTTGAATCTACAAAGAAATCAAAATCAATAATGTCATCAGAAGTTAGGCAAAGTCCATCTATAAAAACAAGTAATCAACAAATACAAACAAAAAATATTGATACTAAAACAATGAAAACAAATAATATTGCATCAATATTCCAAGAACCTCCAAAATCTGAAAGAAAAACAACAAAAAATGGTACAGATTCAACGATTAGATTAACAGAATTACTTGATAGATTAGAAACTGAAACACAAACACAAAATTAAAAAAATTTGAATATGTAAAATATTATATATTTATTTAAAAAAATATACAATATTATAATTAAATATGAGCGAAAATAATGAATTAAAAGTAATAGATTTTGAAGTTGATACTGAGATAAGGTATATTTATCATATTTCAGATATTCATATTAGAATTAACCAAAGACATTTAGAATACAAAAAAGTTTTCGAGAAAGTTTATAAATTGATTGATAATGATATAAAAAATGGAATTATTAAAAAGACCAATGCTATAATTGTTTTAACTGGTGATATATTACATTCAAAAACAGAATTAAGTCCAGAATGTGTATCATTGACAAGTGAATTATTTAAAAATCTATCTTCGAGATTGCCAGTTATATTGATACCGGGAAATCATGATTGTAATTTATCAAATAAACAAAGAATGGATGCGTTATCTCCAATAGTACAAGATATTAACACAATGAATAATTTTTATTATATTAGAAATACAGGAATTTATATGTACGGTAACATTATTTTTGGAGCAACAACTGTTTTTACTACATTAGATTTAAAAACTAAATCTGGAAAAGGTACTGAAGTATCTGAAAATTTAGTTACTTTTGAAAAAATAGAAGAATTAGTAGATAATTTAGATAATAAATATACTATTGCATTATATCATGGTCCTGTACATGGAGCAGAAACTGATGTTGGTGCAAGAATGAACGTTGAAGAATTAACAGCAAAAGATTTTAAAGGATATGATTATGTATTATTAGGAGATATTCATAAATATCAATATATGTCGGTTAGTGAAAAGAAAAAAGATAATAGAATAGCATATGCTGGATCTTTAATACAACAATCACATGGAGAAAATATTAATGGTCATGGTGTACTTTTTTGGGATATTAAAAAAGGAACAAGTAAACATATTGAAATACCTAATGATTATGGATATTGTACAATTAAAGTAGTTAATGGAAAAGTAGTACCGACAACTATTCCAAAATATCCAAGAATAAGATTTTCTATAAAAAATACTAATAATACAGATTATAATAAAATATTGACAGACTTACAAGAAAAATATAAAGTACAAGAAATCGTAAAGAAAATAGAAATAGATAATGAAACAAATGGATCAGAAAATGATGACATTGAACAGATTAATTTTAATGATCCAAAACAACAAGAATCATTTTTGGAAGACTATTTAAGAAATAATTTAACTCTTGATGATAAATTAGTAAAAGATATTATTAAATTACATAAACAAACTTTAAATGTACAAAAGGTAACATCAAGTGCAACAGATTCATTAATAAATAAAATGCAAAAATGGAAAATTATAAAATTAAAATTTAATAATATGTTGTCATATGGTGAAAATAATGAAATAGATTTTACGAAATATTCACAAAACAGTATAATAGGGATAATGGCACCCAATCATTATGGTAAATCTGCTATTATTGATATATTATTATTTTGTTTATTTGATAAATTTTCGAGAGGTGATAGAAAGGATATTTTGAATAAAAATAAAAATAAATTTTATTGTATGATAGAATTTAAAATAGGCAACCAAATATATCAAATTGAGCGAATTGGACAAAGACAAAAAAAAAGTGTTAAAATAGATGTTAATTTTTATCAATTTAATGATAGTGATGAAGATGAATATATTAATTTAAGTGGAGTTGATAAAAATGAAACAAATAATAAAATTACACAATATATTGGCACATATGACGATTATGTAAATACATATTTTTCATTACAAAATAAAAATAATAATTTTATAGATATGACTCAATTGGAAAGAAAAAATTTTTTATATCAATTATTAAGAATAAATTATTATGAAGAATTAAATAATATTGCAAAAGAAAAAACAAAGGAAAATAACGGTGCAATTAAATATATTGAAGAAAATATATTAAGTAAACATAATTTAAGTGAATTAGAATATAGACATTATAATGTTTGTGAATTGATGTATCATCGTGAAAATGATATTACCGAATGTGAAAATATCGATAAATCACTAAAGAACGAAAAAGAAGTTTTAGAACAAAAATTAAATAAAATATCATATGATGAAGATGAAATTGAAATCAAAATAGAAAAGTTTAATAAAAAAAAAGAAATTATTAATGAAAATTTGTACTCACTTGGAAAAAAATTAAAAGTATTAACAAAAGATGACAATGATGAAATTAATATTGATGATACAGAAAATGAATTAAAAATATTAAAAAATAAAAGATGTGAATTAGAGAAAAAAATAGAAGATTTATTTAGTAAAAAGAAATATATTGATAATAATTACTCGGAAGATGATATTGAACATTATAATAAAGAATTAAAAAATAAAAACTCAGAACTGTCTTTAATTAATGAAAAAATTTTATCTATGAAAAAAATAAAAAAATATAATAAAGATGAATTAATGAAAAAATATGATAAATATGAAAAAAAATGTAATGATTATTTAGTAACTGATAATATAGCTAATGATAATAATAATAATAATGATGAAAAAATGCTAAAATTGTTAGATAAGATGGTAATAATATACAATGACATCAAAATTTATAATTCTGATGAAAACCAAACACATATAGTCAATGAAAATCATTTAATACATGAAATTGAAAGTTTGAAAGCTATACTCAATAATCCATTAATCGAAGATATTAATAATTTACATTTTAACGAAGATTGTAAAGAATGTGAACATAATTTGAGTAATTTATGTAAATATTATAGTGATTCAAATGAAAGTATGACAACAAACATAAACAATAAAATATTAAAATTAGAAGAAAAATTAGAAAAATATACAATTTACAAGAAAAATAGTGATTTATTAAATTTAATTTTCGAAAAATTCTTAATAGAATATGAAAATAATAAATCATTTACATCAATAAATATAAATAATGATATTAATAAAATGTGCAATAAAATTTATAATTATTATAAAAATAAATCGGATCATATACTCGATATTTTAAATTCTATTGATGATTATAATGAAATAATGAACACAAGAAATATTATAACACAAGAAATAGAATCAATCAATAATAAAATTAATAAAATTAAAAATATTATAAATATTATGAATGAAAATGATTCGGTTGATACTAATATTAATAAAGTTAAAAGTAAAATAAAAGAAATAGATTCGTTAATTGAAGATTATAATATTCTTATAGAAAAACATAAAACATATGATATGGATTCAAGATCAATAGAAATTAAAAAAATTAAACTTGAAATCAATAACAATAACGAAATTATTATAAATTTAGAAAATGAGTTGGAAGAATTAAATAATAAAAAATCTATTGCAATAAAAAATAAGCAAATTATTGAAAAAATACAAAAAATAAATAATAAAATTAATAATAATTCAATTAAGTTACAAATAGATCGCGAAAAATATAGAGATTATATTGCAAAACATGATGCATTAGTTAAACAAATCAAAGAATTAAAACGTATTGAAAATGAATTGAATATTCGTGAATATAATAGCACATTATATAAACATTATCTAAAAGCAATTCATCAAAACGGATTACCATATGAAATATTAAAAAAATATATTCCAAAAATTGAATCAGATATTAATCACATTTTAAGTTCAATTGTTAATTTTACTGTATCATTTGTATTTAAAGATGAAGATGATGATAAAAAAATTAATGATCCATCAAAGGGTACTAAAAATGGACAGGTAGATATTAATTTAATATATTCAGGTAAAGAACCATACGCAATTTCATTATCATCAGGATTTGAGAAATTTATAGTTGGTTTAGCGATTAGAATGACATTATCAAATATATCAATGATTTCACAACCTAATATGATGGTTATTGATGAAGGTTGGAGTTGTTTTGATAGTACAAATTTAGGTAATGTTAATTGTATCATGAATTATTTAAGGAATCAATTTGATTACGTAATTATTATTAGTCATTTGGATCAATTAAAAGGTGAAGTCGATGAAATATTACAAATTGAGAAAAAAAATAATTATAGTTTCGTAACAAACATAGAACAAGTTGATTTAGATGGAACTGATTAAATTATAATTTATGATTAATAATTTATAATTTAAAAATTAATGATATGGTAGATCATCAATATTTGTAATATCATAAGATAGTGATTCTTTTCTATAAAATAAAACATATGGAGTACCATTACCGTATAAAATATCATTAAGATTTTTTTCGATATTATCAATATTACTTTCATCAATAATATGTTTTCGGATTGTATCATCATCGTACTCGTTAAATATTAAATGATTATTTGGATTTCCATTATATCTATATTTACAATGTGTTGATCTCATATTTAAGAACGAAATATAATGTCCATCATCAACAGAAGCACCAATATGATTGACACATGATGTTAATTGATAATGGGAGTTTTGATCCTGAATATGAATTTGTAATGGAATTGGAATATTATCATTAATTTTAGTAGTTATTCCAGTATCATCATTATAATTAAATCTCTTGATGTATATTATTAAATATGGACCTATATATTTAATTTTTTCATATTTGAAAAATTCGACATAATATGGACCTTTGTCATTAGTTTTATTCTCGATTTTCATTCTATTATCAAGATCAGGTGGTCCCATTTTAATTTTTTCATACATAGTTGGACCATTGCCTCCAATTGATGAATAATCATTATCATCACCGATTCTGCCTGTTAATACACCATTTGTATTAATATATTCATTTAATATATCATTCAATGGAGTATTTCCTTTTGGTTCTACACCAAACAAAGAATTATTTGTTACCACAGGTTTAACATTATCCAGTGTACCAGTTACAGGATCGTCATATACTTTGTATTCATCTATTATATAATTAAATATATTTCTAGGATCGGTATTTGATAATTTATCATTTTTATTCAAAAGTACTGATGCATTTTCTATTTCTTGCATAATTTTAAGAATAAATTCTTGTGAATCTTGTTGTTTATTCATATTTGTTGAGAAAAATAGTTGTGATTGTATATTGTGATAAATATTACGAAGCGTTAATGAGTTTTTACCAGTAGTAATTTTATCATCACAACCAATAATATGATTAGCACCTTTATTCATTTCATTAAATAGTAATATTATTTGAACGCCAATACTAGATTTTTCATAATGTTTAATTATTTTATTAATATTTTGTATCAAAAAGTTAGAATAATTATAACAATGATATAAGGCTTGGATACCAGCATTCATGAAACAACTATTTCCACAATTCTCTAAACTTGATGTATCGTTAATTATATTATTTGCAACTTGTAAAGTTTTGGTAATGTAATTATTTAAACTATTATCTATATTAATAATTTTATTATTTTGTCGAATATTCATAATTGTCGAATTAATATTATTTATTATTGACCATATATTTTTTTTCTCATATTTATAGTGATTATATCTACTAAGAATTTCATGTCTACGATCATCTGCATTATCACTCAATAAAGTCCATTCATATGATTTCTTATTATTTATTAAATTCATACCCTTAACATCTGAAATTGATGTTAACATACATATATTGCACAGTACTAATAATTCATCACAATCAGTAAATGAATATATGTGATGATTATTATTATCATATCTTACAGTAACATCCATAGCATAATTTAATAATAACTCTACATAATCATCAATTTTAATAATACCGCGCATAGTATCTCCGAGTTTATAATGCATAGCAGATGATATTGCAACAATTGCGTATATTAATTTTTTATTGAATACATTACTACACATATCAACTAGGAATTTATATAAACTGATATTTAATTTATTTATTAATTGATATTCTTTCTTTTTTGATGATGAATGGATTCCTGTACTTTGTCTTGCATCATTACCAGTAAAATAATAGTAACCATCTTCTGGATGGCTTGATTTCCCTGATATATTTAGAATACCATCACCTGCTTTTCCAATATCATGTAGGAATGCACATAATAGTGCAAGTGGTTTATATTCAATACCAATGTTAAATTTATTAAATATTTCGTCGGCAGCTCTTGCCGACCATAAAGAATGTTGGTATAATGTTTTTGATTCGTGCTCTGATGATATAGTTTGATACGTTTTTAGTTCATTTATTATTTGTGTAAAATCACAATTATTAAGATCATCAAATGTTATTAACTTAGATCTATCAATTTCATATAATTTTGGTATTACTTCATCAAATAATTTTTTATAATATTGTTTAGATTCAGTAGAAATATCACCACCTCCATAATTTTTAGTTGTATTTTTAATATTTATTTTTGGTGTACTATCAACTGTTTTATTTGTGTTATTATCAGTATTTTTATTATTTGTTTTATTTATATTTACATTAATTATTGTTTTATTTGGAGTGATTGCTTTAACACGATAATCTACTGAATTTATATTAATAACTGTTTTATTTTTTGAATTGTCTTGACTATTGGTTTTTTTACTTATACATCTAGGTTTTTTTTTTCATCAGCATCTTGATCTTCAACGCTGGCAATGAAATTATATGTATTATATAGTAAATTGATTTGTTGTTCACATTTAAATAGTGAATCATTATTTGACATCAAGTAATATAATTCATACGATATTGTTTTCTTTAAATAAGGCTCAATAATATCTGTAATTAATGGTTTTCGCCATGAAAATAATGCATTACTATTGTATGTATTTTTATTGTATTCAATAATTGTTTCATCAACAAAAGTTTGAATATTGACTACATTCTTTTCATTGATATCATCTGCATTTTTTATTAAATCCTGTAAATTATATCTTGCAACATATTTTTTCCAAGCGCCTGTTTCTGGATGTGAAAAAAATGTTCCTCCACTTTGATTGATATTTTCGCTTGATATGCCACCACCCAATTGACGTCTCCTATATTTACCTTGTTGTATATTTGTGCTCTGATTTTGATTTATTGTACTACCTGTATTAACTGGATATGTAGTTGTATGATATTGTGAATCACCGTCTGCTTCTCCAAGAAGATTATCTAATTCAAATACTGCTTTTTTGAAACTTCGTGTTCCATTTTGTTTAGGATTATTGGCATCCAACATTTTTTGACAGTACGCTAATCCTACTGCATGTTTCATAATTGCATCTTCGGTTAGATTAATTCCATTACTTTCCTTTTTTTGTTTGTCAATTATTTTTTCCAAACAATTATCTGCATCAGTTTCATCAATAATATTTGAAAATTTAACAGTTCTGAGTAAATATTTGAGTATACCAATAACATTTTCATTTATATAATATCCTTCGAATATTGAATAAATTCTTGAAATAATGTTATTATATTCACCTCTTCCTTTAGTAGAAAGGTCAATAGTCTTATCTAATGATTGTAAACATCTTGCAATAATTTCAACAATTATGTAATAATAATTTTTGATCATAAAAACTTCCATTAATGGAATAAACAATATATCATAAATAGAATATTCTAAATTATCTGTTAATTTGGCAGCATAATCAAATGGCATACCAGCATCCAATAAATTCATTTCTCTTTTATTCTGCTCAGCAATACCACCATAAAACTTTGTATTTTTTAATCTCATGTTTATCAAATTTCTAAATGCAACATCCAAATCATCTTCATTATTTATTTCGATCCATATATCATCTATAATTTCTTTTTCAGTCTTATCTATATTATCGATTTTACCACCATCTTTCTTTTTATCATTTTGCTTTGCAATATAAGCTGGAGCATCAACTTTGTCAAATAATTGATATACCTTAACTTCGTTAGGAACATAATCATAAGGACTCGATAAAGATATTTTGGATAATAACCATTTTTTAATTATTTTTTCCAATATTTGTCGTTTGTTTTTTGGAAAAACTTCGTTTAATACTTGAATAATGTGTTTACTATTATTATCATATACAGGTATAAGCATTGGGTTCATAACATACGATACTTGTCTTGCCTTCCTATGATTTTCCTCTTCTTCTGTTTCTTGTTTTTCTTCTTTTTCTTCTTCTTCTTCTTCGAGTGTACCTGCAAAATAGTTCTTTGTTAAATATGTATTATAAATTTCTTCTTTGCCAGGTAAATCACATATCACAAAAGAAACAGGATTTGGCTTCGACGGGTTGGTGATAATTTGGAAATCGTAAACAATTATAGATCTAGAACTTTGTGGATTATTTGGTGTTGGTTTAATTCTAGTTGTCTTATGTAATGGAGCATGCTCTGGTCCAGTTTGATGGCCTTCATTTATTCTTACTTTATCAATTTCCTCTGTAAATTTTTTAAAATTAGTATAAATATTTCTATTAATTTGTTTATATTCACCACTCTTCATAGGATCTTTAACGCCAGCTATGTGTGCAAATATTCCATATGTATCCGAAATTTCTTTGGTTAGTTTGTTATTATTATCTCTCACAACTCTTAAATGGTCACCACTTGCATCTAAATTATACACAAATATTTTTTGATATGGTGGAATTGCATCGTCATCTTTATCAATATCTTTCTCCATATCAAACCATTTTTCTATATTCTCCCAGTAAAATTTAAATTGATTACCTAAACCATATATTTCGAATGCTCTAAACATTATAATTGGATCCTTACCATATTCTGTATCAGTAGATGTAATAGCATCAAGTGTCGATGCTAAAATACCACCATTTTTTTCATCTATACCAAACAATGTTACAGTTTTACCCGTCCCACTATAACCATAAGTTAACATCATTACACCTTGACCATCCATAATTTTATTTGATATACCCATATATTGTGAAATGTCTTGATTGTATGGGAAATTTTTGGTATCATAAATATCTGTAAATTTAATTTTAGTCGGGATGTCATTTTTTTTATGTTTATTATCAATGTTATCTAATTGTTTTAATGATGCGTCTTTAGCATTTTTAATAACTGGATTGCTTTCTGAATTATTATATATTTCAATTGCTTTATTAATATTCTCTTTACATGCATCTAATGATACACCCAATGTCATAGCTTCTGCTTGATAGAAAACAAATTTTTTGTTATTTTCGGGATCATTTGCTGCATTTTCTATTTCAATATCATAATGAGGATTATAATGATCAACTCCTTTACCAATATCAAATGGATGGTTAGTATTCGCTGGAATAATTACACCGTATTGATTGGTTTTTCCTTTTTCATCTTTAATGGGAATTTCCTTAGTTGGAAAATCATTAATTCTTGCATAAATTGATAAATTACCTTTTGTCTTAAGATAGTATTCGTCTAAAATAAAATAAAATTTATTAAAATCATGCCAATATGGCGCATATGCATTCTTAATACGATCACTACACATACTATCTATATTATAATATAAATCTTTAATTTTACTAATTAACACTTTAATATCTCCAGTTTCAGATCTTATTTTATTCTCATCGTGTGTCATAATAGCTTTAGTAACATCTGGATATACTACTAAAAATTTAAAAAAGAAATACAACCTTTTTATAATATTATGATGATATTGTACTAGATATTGTATAACTATCGATTCATCTCTTGCTTCAATTTTGTCGTAAATCTGTTTTAAAATTTTATAATAATACACAACTCTACCATGAGATATAAATCGGTATCTATTAATTTTAACTTTGATTTGACCAACATCAGTACCAATTGTTCTATGAAATCTTATATAAAAATCTAATCCAGTGAGAACTTCATGTAATTCTTGATTTAAACTTTCTACTTGTGCACCTATATTATCTAATTGACTATTTAATATCATAACATAATTATCCAATGCTACACTTGCGTCTCGTGCATCTTCAATATCATCAATTTGACTAACAAGATTTGGATTTATAATATATTTTTCAATATCTATATCTTCCTTTGGTACACCAAGATGATATTTAGCATATGTATTTTCATCAGCTTTTATAGTCATCAAAACTTTGTTTAAGCTATTTGCAAATGTATATAGTTCAGGAAAGCTTTGGTCATAATCAAAATAATATTTATTCATATAATACAATAATGGTATTTTGTAATGTTTAGGTTTTTGTTCTGTTGTGACGATACTTGTTATCTTTCCAAACCAACTAGTTGGTTGTTCTGGATATACGACGGTTTTCTGTTTATATTTTTTTTCATTATATTTTTTACCTTGCTTATCAGTGAATTGCACCTTCTCACGATATAACAAAGTAAGTAACTCTTTATCATCAGGACATAAATCATATAAAGCATTAGGTAAATTCGGATCCATTTGATCTGAACTACTTATAGGATTATCAATAGCATATATAGTTGGGTCATGGTCATTATAATCAAATATAGCTTTTAATACATCTCTAATTCGTCTCATATTTAATGACTCAAGATTTTTCATGAGATTTTTACCTACATTTCTATTATCTGATGATATTGCTACAAGCACTGAATTAAAAGTATCAAATATTGGTTCACCACCATTCGAACCACCAAATTGTAAGTTTCTGTCACTATCTTTCACATTTTGTTCAGTGTATCTATCATCGTAAGCTTTTAATTTTGCAGTAACAGATTCAGGACCATCCCCATCATAATATTTAATCATTTCTTCCGTCAAAGAAAGATCATATCTATTTTGTTTATCTTTAGTTCTTGGTTCAACATGTGGGTCAATTTTATATTCACCAAGATTATCGAAAAGTGGATCTACCATCATAATAATATCATCATCTTTCTCATCTTCCGAAAATTTTTCTGGTACAGATTTTTTCTTTCGTTTAATAATATTTTTTTTTAAAATCTCAACATAATCGACAGTTTCAAATTGGGTTACTAAAGATGTTCCCAACATCTTATATGGTAATATTTTTTCGAAAGTTTGTGTTGATTCAATCATTGTATCATTATTATGGTTATCATAAATTATAATTTTCCATGGAGAATCTTTATCCACTATCATTTTTTTCCATTCTTCATTTTTATTCATTAAATTATCAAGAAATATATCTTCTATATTTGCTTTATGGTATGATTTATGTTTTTGAACATCTTCATATGCGTCATATCTAATTCCGGCACATTTGTCAATTATATCTTTCAATTCTTTTGCTAATATTGCAGATTCTTTTGCATCGTTTATATGTTTATCTTTTGATTCTTTATTATACTGTTTCATGTTATTATGAATACTGATAATTTTATTTAATTTAAGTTCAGCAGTAACTCCAGAACCAATATTAAAATTTATATATCTGAAGATTGTTTTCATATCTTCATACAAGTCACCAATATATTTATCAATAAGAACATCACCATTATGCATAGGATCAACAATAAATTCATTTGTGAATTTATCTATTCCTTCACGATTATGTGTTTGGTTGGTAATAAATGTTTTAATAGGTGCATCACCTTCAGGATATTTAATAATTGTAGGTACTAGAACATCAGCTCCTAATTTCAAGCCTGGATTTAAATAAAGATAATCTGTACTGGTTGGACTTCCATGTAATAAAAATCTCATTTTCAGTGTTGGATCTTCAAACGTTAACATATCTGCTCCATAATTATTGGTTGTTGTGTCTAAACTATATCTAGCTGCTGGTTGTACATTATTAAGCCTTAAGGCTCGATAAACCTTTATTAAGATTTTATCATTATTTGTTTCTGAAAAAAATTTTTTATATAATTTAATAAGTTTATTATGTGCATCAACTGCAAATATTGATTCATAACCGCCATTGTCATTGCCATCACGATAATTTTCTGGGTTTAATACAAAATATGATCTACTTGCATTTTCAGTAGAAATAAATTTATAATTTGGATCAATTGGACCATTTTTTGATATCTTCTTCACAAATTCATCTGTATAGCCAGATGGATGAACCATATGTGAACCAAGACCGCATAATTTAAATGAACCAACACGATCATATGATCTTTTAACAGAATGATGATTGTTATGACATCTATGTATTTCACCAATATGCACAATATAATAATTACACATTATCATTATTTTTTTTAATATCACTATAAATTCTGCTGGATATACTACTGTACGAATTGACTTAAAATAATTGTGCTTAAAAGTTTTCTTTATTATTTTTTCTAATTTATCATCACCAATAGTTAATAAATCGCTACATTCTTTAATAATATCGTCCAATTTACCAATTAATTCCATATGTGAATCATGATTTTGTTTTGTATCATATCCGCCATATTGTATATTCTTTTTAGTCAATTTATTAAGATTATAAATATAATTATGTAAACATATTTCTTTCTTATTATTGTCGTTATTGTCAACAATATGGATATTTTTGATAGTATTACAACTATAACTACTTTCATCATGCATTTCGCCAACACATTTACATACAACATTATTTAATGATTCTTCCAGAGAAAGAATTGATGGTAAAGTTTTGCTATTATTTTGAACAGCATGTGTTTTTATTTGAGATAAAATATTTTTATATTTCTCAAGTGACAATATATTTTCATATCTATTATTTGGAAATTTAAAATTATCATATGACATTTTATTTATGAATTCGATATTTTTTTTTTTATTATTAATGTAATTTAATATCTCATCTTTATCATATTTGTTTAATAATCTATTGAATAAATTATCTTTTTCTTTTTTGTGATCAATATATATTTTTTTTAATTTATTTATTTGACCATCTGTTAATTTTTCATTTTTAATATGGTCAATAATTGATTTTTTTTGAGTTTCTAGGAAAATAATCCTATTCAAATCTTCCATAATAATTATATAATATGATGTAATATTTTTTTTATTTTATATAAATTTATATATAATAAAAAATCAATAATAATGTAACATTTTTGATGTAATGTAAAAACTCTTTTTTTGTGGATCATAATACAAATCAATATATTCATTGTATTTAATATTATGATTACCGTTATTAATATATCCAGATACTAATATATGTATTCTCCTTTTTCCAAATGGTTGAGATGTAAAATGTTCAACAACCGGAGATTTCCAAACAGCACCAATTTCTACCATTTTATTATAAAATAAATTAAAATTGCTATATTCATGAATTGTCTTAATATTATTAGATGTTATCGATAATGATATGGTTGGATTATTATAATATAAATTTTGATTATATACATTTTTTTTGTTGTAATAATAATCTAGAAAATTAATAGTTACATTAGCATAATTTGATTTTACATCGTATGTATCAAAATTATTATTATATGTATCAATTTCCATCATTATATATATTAATAAATATAACAAACAAATTATTTTTAAATAATTTCAATAATATATAATATAAATGAATAGAAGTAGAGTAGGAAGACATATTAGTATAGGTGCTGGATTTAATAGTTGTGTAAAATTTGCTTCTTCAAGAAAATGTGAAATTTTTCAATTGTTTTTAGGTAGTCCACAAATAATCAAAACTAGAAAAAGAGATAATAGTGAATTAGTAAAATTTTATAAAGAACTACATAAATATGATATGGTTGCTGTTATTCACGGAAGCTATACATTAAATTTTTGTCATCCAAAAGATACAAAAATTTATAAAGATTCTGTAATATCATTAAAACAAGATCTAGATGCAAGTATAATAATGGGAGCATTAGGTGTCGTTATTCATATGGGAAAAAATCTTCCAAAATATAAACTAACTTATAATGAAGCAATTCAAAATTATTATAATGGTGTCAAAGAAGTATTAGACAACACGGATAAAAGTTCAATAATAATTTTAGAAACTGGTGCATCACAAGGTAATGAAATTTGTTCTGATATACCAAGATTAGGAAAATTATTAAAAATGTTTCATGAAAATGAAAATTATAAAAAAAGAGTTAAAATATGTATTGATACATGCCACGTATGGTCAACTGGACATGATATTTCAACAAAGGATAAAGTATTAGAATTTATGAAATTAGTTGAATTACATATTAGTTGGGATAATGTTATATGTATTCATTTAAATGATAGTAAAGTTGATATTGGTGCAAAAGTTGATAGGCATGCTGATATTGGTTTTGGAAAGATTCCAGTGATAGGACTTAAAACGTTTGCAAAATATTGTTCAAAATTAAGAATTCCATTAGTGTTAGAAACTGGTTGCAATACATATTATGTAGACAAAAAAGATGATAAAGTTAAAAAAGTTGATGATATTGAACAACTTGATATTATTAAAAAATGGATTAAATAATAATATTTATAATATTTAATCTATTATAATTCAATTAATATATCTTTTTGGTATATTTTTTTTAGTGTTCATAAATATTAATAACATAACTATTATTATTGTTGATGCAACGATAATTTTATAATATTGCATACCAGAAATAGTTTCTTTTATTGTTCCAACAGAACTTGTATATAATTCACTCATAGAAAAACCACCTTCTTGGTCATAATCATCATCGTAATCATCGTCATCGTCTCCGGATGATAAAAATTTATACGCAATAAATCCAATAACAGCTACTATAAAAATAACAACAACTGCTACAATAATACCTAATCCACCAAACCATCCACCTAATGTCAATCCTTCAGCTGATGCTCCTGATTCAGTTTGTAATTTTTCGTCCATTTTTTGTAATGAATCTATGATACATCTCGATTTTGCATTTGTATTTTGTATTGATTTAAAATTACATGATCTAATATTAATATTATCAAAACTTATTTGATTTGATGATAATATTTCACCACAACTATTTTCAACTTTCGCAGCAATATTCGTTTCAGTTTCTTGAATATTGGTTGATGCAGAAATACCAATACCAGTTTTTGCTTTTGCGTCAGCAGACATTAATTTGTTTGCTAAACTAGATTGCATATTTTGTATAACACATGTAGCATCAACAGTTGCATTTTGATTAAATTCTGTTGTTGAGTCTTTACATGTTGCAGGTGGATCATGTGTAAAATTTTTTATATCCATTGTATTACTTGCTGTCACTGATGGACATTTATTTAATGCATCCTCTGTTATACTTGTATTTGATGTATTTTTATTAGTTGATGCACTTGCTCCCATATTGTATATATATTAATATAATATATTTATTTAGTAATGTAATATGATAATTAAATTTAGTAAATTATTAATTTTGACTAAATTTTTATATTAATTATTAATATATAAATAATATGGGTAATGCAAGTAGTAATGGTACGGGAGGAGGTTGCACTGGTCCTGGAGAAAGAGGAAATAATGATCCAATTGATGATTCAAAATATATTGATGTAGCTATAGGTGGAAGATTTACACATCCAGGATATTGTGATTATTGTACTACAGGTAATGCAAATTGTACAACTGATGAATTTATGCCTGATGGTAATGGTGATGGTAAGTGTAGATGTCGTGGTTTTTGTAATGATGCATGTTGTCGTAAAGCATGTAAAAGAGTAAAATTTAATGGTGGTGCTAAGGAATGTTGTTCATCCTTAAAACCATGGTTAGGTAAAGGACAAACATGTGATCCTAAATTTAGATCATATAATACTGACGCATGCAATGAACCAATGCAAGAATATTGTAAGGAAGATAATAATTTTTTTACTAATCCAAATTGTAGAGCATGGTATAATAAACATCCTGATGCTGGTACATCTGTTCTTCTTGATGTATGTCGTCGTCCAGAAAATATTGATAAACCTGAATGTGGATGTATTAAAGCTGCTGATGAAATTAGAACAAAATTTAAGGATTCATCTAAAGTTGCAGTTGAATGTATTGACAATAGATGTGTAAATAATCCTAATGCTTATAAAACACATCAAATGTTGCAAAATCCATGTAATGTGGTAAATTGTGAAATGAATTTTGATGATTTGAAATTAATTGTTAATGGTAACAATACTACATATTCTCCACAATTTGTTCAAAATTGTAAAAGTGAATATAATAAACAAGAAACAGCAAATGCAGCAAAACAAACTAAAAATAATACTCCTGATATTAGTGGTCCAGGAAAAGATACTGTTACTAATACTAATCCTAATGGTAACACAAGTAATCCACAAAATAATACAAATAATAATAGAGACAATAAAGATGATAAAGATGATAAAGCAAGTAGTATTGCAGAGAAACTAAAAAATCCATTGGTTTTAGGTGGTATAGCAGGTGGTATACTACTTATTATAATCATAATTATAATTATTATAATGATGAGTAGTAGAAGAAGATAATTAATAATATTTCTAACATTAAAAATATTATTGATATATATATAATATAAAATGGGAAATAAAAGTAGTAATGATTCTGGACCTGGTTGTGCAGGTACAACAGAAACAGGTAATAATAATCCAATTGATGATTCAAAATATATTGATGTAGTAATAGGCGGAAGATTTGATCATCCAGGATATTGTGAATGGGCAACGCAAGGTAATGCAAATTGTGCAACTGCTGAATTTATATCAGATGGAAATGGTGAAGGTAGATGTAAATGTCGTGCGATGTGTAATGATGGATGTCATAGGAAAGCATGTAAACGTATTGCATTTAATGGTGATCCGACATCATGTTGCGCTTCGCTTAAACCATGGTTAGGGAAGGGACAAACATGTAATCCAAAATTTAGATCATATAATACAACAGATTGCAATCAATATATGAGAGAATATTGTAAGAAAGATAATAATTATAATAATAATCCAAATTGTAAAGTATGGGTATCAAAATATCCTGAAGAAAAAAGAGATGTTTTATTTAGTACATGTTCTAACATAGATAATGAAGAATGTACAAATTATATGAACGAATATTGTTCAATTGGTCAAAATTTCGCGAATGACCAAAATTGTATAAATTGGTATAACAGTCACAAAAATGAAAAAAATAAATTGTATTTAGAAAAATGTAGCAAAGATGAATTTATGAAAAATGATTATTGTAAAAATTATATTCGTGAATATTGTTCAACAAACATGTTTACATCAAATGATTGTAAAAAATGGTATGATAAAAAATTATTAAATGATGTTGTTAATGAATTATGTAATAAGCCCGAACATATTAATAAAAATGAATGTGGATGCTTTAAAGCCATGCGAGATAATGGAACAAATGATATAAATAAATTACAATGTTTAGATAACAGATGTGCAGTTAATTCTCAAACATTTAAAACATTTGTACCAAATGCTTCATGTGATGTATGTTTTTATACTGTTAATGAAATTGATGAAATATTTAAAGTAGAAAATCCAAATTTTAATACAACATTTGCAAACAATTGTAAAAAAAAATCTTTTGATTTTAAAACAGAAGAAGAATTGAAAAGAAAAGCAGAAGAAAAGAAAGCTATTGAAGAAGCAAAAAGAAAAGAAGAAGAATTAAAAAAAATAGCTGAACAAAAAGCACTAGAAGAAGCTAAACAAAAGGCTATTGAAGAAGCTAAACGTATTGCTGAACAAACATCAGAAGAAGCTAGAAAAAAAGATGAACAAAAAAGAATAGCTGAACAAAAAACAGCTGAACAAAAGGCTATTGATGCAAAATTAGAAGCAGAAAAGGCAGCTGAAGAAGCACGTTTGGCTTTAGCTAATGCTAGAACAGAAGAAGAAACAAAAAATGCAAAACAAAAAGAAGAAAATGCGAAAATTGCAGCACAAAAAGCCGATGCTGCAAATTTAGAAGCAATAAAACTCAAAGAAGTAAATAATCAAATTGCAACAATAAATAATCAAAATAAAGAACAAGTTAATATATTTAAAAATCCATGGGTAATTGGAGGAATAAGTGGTGGTGTGTTATTAATAATTATAATTATTATAGTTATAATAATTATGACAAGTAGAAAAAAATAATATAAAATCTTTAATAAATAAAAAATTTATATATGATATATATGATATATATATAATAAAATATAATAAATGGACAAAAATTATTTATATCTATTATCAATAATATTAGTAATATTAAGTGCATTAATTATTGGATATATGAGCATTGATGGACAAAATATAGTTGAAACAATAAATAAAAATACATTCAATAATATTATTTTTACTAAAATTATTTATGCATCGATAGGTATTGCAGGATTATATTTGGCACTTAATAAAAATACATATTCACTTTTTATCGATAATTCTTTATTTCCAGCACCTGCATTAATTAATCATTATAAATATGACGATCTTGCAATCACAGTTGATGGTGAAGGTGGTAAAAATATTGTTTATTGGGCTGCAGATCCTGAGAATGATCAAATGTATAATGAATGTAAAGATAAAATTTGTACTGCAAAAGAAGCGCATAATAAAAATGATAATACTGGTGTTGTTCCAGTAAGTGTAGACGGTACAGCAACACTATTTTTGAAATGTCCAAAAACATATAAAACAGGTATTTTTGATAAAACAATGCCTAAACATATAAATTATAGAATTATAAAAAATAATAATATATTATCAGAAGTAAAAACGAAAGAAATTAATTGTTTGGTATAACAATTAAAATTTGAAAGTATATAAATATACTTTATATAATAAACTAATATAAAGTATAATTATGAGCGAAATAATAATTTTTACAGATGGTTCTTGTTTTGGAAACAATAGAAAAAATAAAAATTCAGTTGGTGGTATGGGTATACATTTCCCAAATGAAGAGCTTCCTGATTTGAGTATTCCGTTCAATTTAAAACCATGTACAAATCAAAGAACTGAACTAGGAGCTATATATATGGCAATAAAATATTTGAAAGAAAATTTTGGTGAAGATAAAGTAAAGAAAATTTTAATTCATATATATACTGATTCACAATATAGTATAGATTGTTTGACAAACTGGATTAAAAATTGGGAGAAAAATAATTGGATGACATCGAAAAAAAAACCTGTATTGAATAGTGATTTAATAAAAGCTATACATAGATATATGAAAAAATTTAAAATTATATTCCACCATACAGATGGTCACACTGATGGTACTGATTATCAAGGTAAACACAACAATATTGCAGATAAATTAGCTGTAGCAGCATCAAAACAAAGTATTATTGATAATAAGAAAGAAAAAGAAGGAAATGAACAAGAACATAATAATACCAAAAAATCCACTAAAACAAAAAAAAATCCTAATCCCAAAGGAAATTCCAAATATAAAAAGACATAATAATAAAAATATTGAAAAATAATAAGATTATTATATAAACGATACATTATTAATAGCATTAATAATCATGGATTTTTTCTTAGAACATAATTCATTTCAAGATGATTTTGGAGGATATAATAATTTCTATTATGGAAAAAAAAATAAAAAAATGGTGTATATAAGTAAAAAACCAACTATTGATGAAATTTTCGATTTAGTTAACACATATATTGATGATTTTTTTGATAACATAAATATTCCATTAAAATCTTTTGAAAAAAGAAATTATAATTTTAAAAAAACAATAGAGAACAATACAGATACATTATTTCATTGTTCAGCATATACAACAGATGATGATGATAAAATATTTAAAAATTTATTGAAAAAATATCTTGTTATGATCAAGGATAATTTTTATGTTGATACACATCTTTATAATTTTCTTGAAGTTATAAATAAAAATCCAAAGACAGCAGATAATCATAATTTTATTAAGTTAGTTAAAAAATATAATTATATTTCACCATATTATATTGCAGAAGAATATTATAAAATATTAACATTGAATGATCAAACTATTATTAATAATAATAACATTGTTTTTGAAGATAATAAAGAATTGAAAAAAGAAATCAAAAAAATTAAAGCAAAAATGATTACTGAAAAAATGGAAAATATAATGGAAACTGTTAAAAAAATAATGCATAATTTTAAACTTGAATTCGAAAAAATTTTTACTGATTTTAAATCTTCTGATTACACTGAAGATCTAATGTACGAAAATGGTAATAGGTTTATTAACTCGATAATAATGTTGATTGCAAAATATGTAGAACCTTTAATAGAGCTAAATATTTATGGTATTTATGCTATAATTAGTGAAATTATTCAATATGAAGTTCCATTAAATTCAATATATTATTGTGATATATCTGATAAAAAACATGTTATAATTTAATTTTATTAATTGAATTAATTAATTCAATTAATAATTATTATTTTTATGCAATTTTAGTTCTTTTTTGATTTAGAACCACCTTTCTTTCCACCTTTGGATGTTGAACCACCCTTTTTAGAACCACCTTTCTTTCCACCCTTGGATTTACCTTTAGATCCACCTTTTCCTGATTTACCTTTCTTTCCAGCACCTCCAGTTTGAGCTTCAGTTACTTTCTTAGAAGTTGCTTTTTTTGTAGCTTTTTTTGATCCACCTCTTTGTGATTTAGAACCACCTTTCTTTCCACCTTTAGATTTACCTTTAGATGTTGATCCGCCTTTCTTTGAGCCACCTTTCTTTCCACCTTTAGATTTACCTTTGGATGTTGATCCACCTTTCTTTGATCCAGCCTTAGCTTTACCTTTAGATCCACCTTTTCCTGATTTACCTTTCTTTCCAGCACCTCCAGTTTGAGCTTTAGCTACTTTGGATCCACTCTTTTGTGATTTAGAACCACCCTTTTGTGATTTAGAACCACCTTTCTTTCCACCTTTAGATTTACCTTTAGATGTTGAACCACCTTTCTTTGATCCAGCTTTAGCTTTACCTTTAGATCCACCTTTTCCTGATTTACCTTTCTTTCCAGCACCTCCAGTTTGAGCTTCAGTTACTTTCTTAGAAGCTACTTTTTTAGTAGCTTTTTTTGATCCACCTCTTTGTGATTTAGAACCACCTTTCTTTCCACCTTTAGATTTACCCTTAGATGTTGAACCACCTTTCTTGGATCCAGCTTTAGCTTTACCCTTAGATCCACCCTTTCCTGATTTACCTTTCTTTCCAGCACCTCCAGTTTGGGATTTTGATGTTACCTTCTTCTTTGAACCACCTTTTTGTAATTTGGATCCAGCTTTCTTTGTACTTTTTCCAGATCTACTTTTCTTTCCAGCACCTCCAACAAGTTCGTCTTCAGGTTTTTTGATAACTTCGTGATCTTCCATTTACTTTATTATATATATATATAATGTAAAGAATATTTTTTAAAAATAATTAAATTTTATATATAATTTTAATATTTAAAACAAAATATCTACTTTATTATATATATTATATAAATGGAAGGAATTTTAAAAAATGATTCAGTCAAAAAAACTATTTATTTTATTGCTATTGTGATGACATTGGCATTACTATATTTATATTTCCATTCTAAATCTCCTCAAAAGTGTAATATGCAAAATTCTATACTTGAAAAAATGGACAATATTTTATCAGAAACACCATATATTGAAAATGATGGAGGTGCAACAAATTATAAAGAATACAATAATAAGTTTGATAAATTGGCAGATAAATTAAATAAGCCAATAATTACTAGACCTGATGTAGATAGTGATGAAGAATTACCATATTATCCACATGGTAATAGAACTGATGTTAAATATAACACTGAATTTAAAGAAACTCCGTCCCCATTAGACGATAGACCAGATCTTAGTCAATGTCAACCATGTAAACCATGTGTTTGTTCAAATAAAAAGAAAAAAGTTATAAAAAAAAAATCAAAAAAGAATATTAAAAATAAAAGAAGAGTAATTTCTAATGATTCTGATAGCGAATCAAATACATGTTCAATTATGTAAAAATTTATTAATTAATTTAAAAATTTAAATTAATTAATAAAAGAAAGATAATTGTCTCGCGCATCTACCACATGATTGTGAACATGGATTACATTCATTACCACAAAAACAACATATACCAATATTTAAAGTATCGAATAAAGCTTTATTATGAACACAACAATATGATTTTCCTTTTAAAATTCTTCTTCTACATCTTCTTCCCTTTATTGTTTTATGTTTACAATATACTGTAAATTTTTTTTTATTCATTTTATTTTAGTACTAATCATATATCAAATATATGAATTAATTGTTAAAATATCAACTTTTTATATAAAAAAGTTGATATTTTAATTATAATAAAATACTAATAATTAAATCAATAAAATTATTGAACAATGGATTTTGATATTAAAAAATACACAAACGAAATTGAATTACTATTATATCAATCATTAAAAAATATTAATGAAGATACTGTAGAAAATGAAGATAGTCTATTACTTATTAAATATATTCTTAATGAAAATATTTCAAATAATTTAGACATAGATTATACAAAAATATTTACATTTGATAAAAAACCTATAATGTTATTTAATTTTTTGGTAAATCATAAAAATAAATTTATTAAAAAAATTATTAACGATGGTATTGATAAAATTAATATTAATTTTATTGAAAATTTAAAATATATAAATAAAAAAACTTTAAGTTTGCATTTTAGTAATGTAATAGATTTTATAATTAGATCTGATAATAATAATTTTATTAATTTTGTTGTGAATTGTAAGATTCTCAATTATAATAAATTATTTAACTATTTATATTCAACTAAAAAATATTCAGAATTAAATATTTTATTATTTGACAACAAAATAATGAATACAATTGTTTTTTGGAATATGTTATCAAAGAAATATATTAGCTTTTTCGATTGTGAAGTTAATTTTATTACAAGAATTATCAGAGATTTAGAAAATATCAATAGCATATTAACAATTAAAAATGAAGATAAACATTTTATGGAAAATATTTTGTCATTGGTAGACATATTAATTAAAAATGATGATACTTATTCAATACAATTAATTATAAAAAAAATTCAACTATCGAGCAATAACAATGATTCTATAAAAGAATCTGTAATTGAACATTCTATTGAGTACGGTAAGTCAAATATTATAAAACAATGGTTATGTAAAAATATAGACAATAATATATTCCCAAAATATCCAACAACTGGTAACGAACTATTCCACATTACTTCAATAATTAATAAAGATTGTATAATGTCTAAATATATTACAAAAAATATAAATTGTCATAGTTATTTATCAGTTATTCGACCAATTTTAAAGAAATTTAAACATTTGTGGATTGAATCTTTGGATTATACGGATAGTCTAGATAATAATATAATATCTATAATTAGCAGAGTTAGAGATATTCAAACTATTGATATGGTTAAAAAATTTATCAATTATTGTTTGTTAAATAAAGTCAAATTAAATAAAATTTTTACACATGAATTATTAACAGGATCTGCAAGATGGTCAAATTTTAATGTTTTTCAATATATTATCAAGAAATTCTATGAAACTTCAAAAATAAATAATGATATGGAATATTACGATAAAACTATTAAAATGGAAATGTCAAGAGATATTGATATTGATATTTTATCAGCATCATGTTTTAATAATGATATTAGAGTATTAGAATTTATAATAAACAATAAAAATATTTATTTTGAATCATTGAATATTGTTTTTAACATTGATGTAATAAAAGCAATATTTTCAAATATGCAAAATAATAAATTTAAGTTAAAACAATTACGATTAATAAATAAGATATATCCACTTGATGTGCATTGTCATAGGATATTATCAAATATTTCTTCTAACTCTAATGAAATTGATTTTATCTTAGAAATATTAAAAATAATAGGATCAATTAATAATAATGCATCATTAAAATATATTTTTGAAAATTATAGTATCAATAATATCCATACTATATTTAATAGTATTCATATAGACATTGATAAAATAAATTTATTTGATATCTTAATAGATCTAGGATATAACAAATTATGGTGTTCTGATTCTGTTATATATTTGGTAGAATATATAAATAAGAAGAAAATAGAATATTTTGAAAATTGCCAAGATGATGTATATTATGAAAAAAATAACCCATATGATATTAAATTTTATAAGGATAAAGACAAACTAATTCGATATCTATTAAGATATAGTAGCAATAATATTAAGTTGCACGACGCGATTAGAAAGGAATTTACATTGAATGGAATTATTGTTGATGAAAACAATGATAGCTACAATTTATTTATTAAAAAATTAATACGAGAATTAATTATGTATTTGAAATCCATCGATGTAAATTTTGATTCAGTGGGATATGCAGAAAATTATATTATTGGAAATAAGACAATTATAAAATATGCATATGTTAATTTTGAAAATAGAAAAAATGCATTATTATTTGAAGAATTAATGTTATGTGGCATTAATCATATATCACTTTTAAATGTTCATATAACAAAGGAAATTCCATTGAAATGGATTAAGGCAAGATATTATTTAAATCATTTTGCATTTAAAAAGTGGTATAATAACAAAAAAATTTTTAAAGAGAAAATATTTGATGTTAATAGTGAAGTTAAAATGATACCACCAAATACTTGTAAATTGATACCATATGGTGGCATTGAATATATTAATAAATTAAATACATTAGAACATTTTATGGAATATGAAATTTCGATAAATAAATGGATGAAGCACAGCAAACGACCAAAGCATATTATGCCATATGAATTAATATCTGTAATGAATAATTTGAGCAATTATTTAATTACACCGAAAGCTGATGGAATTTATAAAATTATCGAAATTGATGAATATAAAATAGAATCTGAATATATTAATAAAAATAATTTATATTTAGCTTTTAATATTATTTCAAATGATAGTAAAAAATTATTTAAAAATATTAATAAATTAATAGAAATTCATCCATACAGAAAAATGATAGTAGATAATATTAATAATTTTATTGATAATGGATTTAATATTGAATCAATATTTGAGTTTATAAAAATTGATACAAAAATTTTAAATTTATACCTTAATGAGTATAACTGTGGATTAAAATGGTATCCAAAATTTATATTTGATTGTACATCAATGGATTTATCAATATTTTCGAAAATATTAGAGCTAGATTCAAATGATTTACAATTATTATATAATACAGATGGATGGATTATAAACGAAAAGATAGATTCAGAAGTTACATTATTTAAAAATAATAAATTACCAAACATATACAAATATAAATTTATTAGAGATATGACAATAGATCTTTTATACAAAAATAATAAATGGTATTCGTCTGATAATACTGAATATAATGTATTGACAACAAATGATAATTTGAAAAATGATAATATATATAGATGTTATTGGGACAATAATCAATGGCATCAAAAAGAAGAAAGATATGATAAAATAAAACCAAATAATGATTACATTATAAATATTGTACAAAATTTAATAAAATATAAATGGAGAGTAGCAGATTTAATTAAATTTACAAATATTAATAATAATAATTTTTATTATCATAAACATATTAACAAATATAATATGTCACCATATATATTAAAATTCTTAAAGTTACAAACAAATATATATAAACATGTAATTGATTTAATATTTGATTCTCATGTATATAATTCATACAGGATATTAGATATAGGCGGAGGTAGAGGGAAAATTAGCAAACATATTAATAAATATGGTAATCATATAGAATATTATTGTATGGATATTGATTGTGATATTTTAACAAATTCAATATATAATAAAAATATCAATAAATTATGGATAGATATGAACGATAATTGGTTTAATCCAAAGGAAACAGTAAAATATATTGATATCAATAATATCATTTTAAATAAAGTGAATATAATTATTATGAATTATAGTATTACATATTCAATAAATTTAGATACGTTATTAGAAAAAATAAATTCTATCAGTGATAAAAATACGTTATTAATGATTAGTTTACTTGATATTGATGATTTAATACCAAAAATGAACAATAATAAATTTGATTTGAATGATCAAGGTTATATTAAATTAATTGATGAAAATGATGATTTTGTTAATGTATGTATTAAATATTCATGGGTTCACAATAAACAAATAAATGAAAGAATTCCAAAGATAAATTATCTTATAGAAAAATGTAATAATGATAATTGGGTAGTTAAAAATATAATTTCACCAAAATCTTTCAATTTAGAAAATCAATATGGAACAGATAAAAGAATGTTAAATTTCCAAGAATCACATAAGTGGATTATATTTAATAAATTTATAATGAATAAATAATAGACAATAATATATTTCTTATATTATTAATATATTAATAATATAAGAATATGATAATTTTTTCAACATCATTACAAGGTGCAAGAGATGCAAATGAAGATCAACATATAATATTGCTAAATAGCAATGGAGAAAAAAAAGATATAAATGCAATTAATTTATTTGGTGTATTTGATGGTCATGGTGGTGCAGGTGTTTCTACATATTTAAGAAAAGAATTATATAAATATTTTTTTAATAAGAAATTAGAAATTAAATTTCCTGTGAATAAAAAAAATGTAATAAAAATATTTGATCACCTTCAAAATAAATTAAAGGATAATTATAAAAAAATTGCATACAATTCTGGTTCAACGTGTTTAATAATAATACATTTTATCGAAAATAATAAAGAATATTTACAAGTTTTCAATGTAGGAGACTCAAGAGCAATATTATGTAGAAATAATATTGCAATACCATTAACAAAAGATCATAAACCAAATTGGTATGAAGAACGTAGAAGAATCGAAGAATTAAATCAAACAACAGAATTCAAAAATAAAATTTATTTTGATGGTCACGATTGGAGAATTGGAGATTTATCAGTATCAAGAGCTTTTGGAGATATTGATGCAACACCATATGTTACACATATACCTGATATTTTTAAATATAAATTAAATCAAGCTGATAAATTTATTGTTTTGGCATGTGATGGATTATGGGACGTTATGTCAAATCAAGATGTCGTTAATTTTATTTTAGATCATTTTGAATTCACGCAAACAAATAATACCAAAGATATTAAAATATATAATAATCCAAATTATGATCTTACAGATACTAATTCACAATATTCATCTACTTATTCTCAAACTATTCAAACTATTCAAACAGTAAATACTATTGATGAATCAAATAATATTGCAAGAAAATTAGCTGAATACGCGATCGCAAAAGGTTCAACAGACAATGTTTCAATTGTCATCGTCTTTTTTTGTTAATATTTATTGATCAATAAAATTTAACAAAATAATTATATATTGTTCAATGGCATCCATTTATTAAATTTCTTATTAAATTCACAAATAACTTTAATTTTATTTGTGTTTTTAAACCAATCTTTATACATATGACTATATTTAGCATTAGGAACATATGCTATACCAATTGCATTCTTATCATTCTTAACATCATATAATTTATATACATCAGTAATAACGGATTTTTCCATAATAAAAATATTTTTACCTTTGTTTTTATTATCATTCATATTATTTTTGCTATTATTATTAATATATTTATAATCATCATCATCTAAATTATAACAATAAATATAATTGTTTATAATATCATCTTCTTCATTAGCGTGACCATTAATAGAAGATATACTATATTCTGTGTATGATACATATATTTCTGGCACAAATAGTAATCCACAAATTGAGATATTATTTTTGGTTTGATTTAAAAATTTATCTAATTGGTCCAACTGGTAAATTTCATTCAATTTAATATACATTACATTTTGTATATTATTATATTCTATTTGTGATTGAATATATTCTTTCAAATTGATAAATTTATTGTTAATTTTATGATTTTGTAAATTATTACCTTCTAAATAATATATATCATTAATTATAAATGTACTATTTTTCTTATCATAAACTCCATCAAAAATTGTTCCATTGTATATATTGCTATGTGCTTTAATATTTACTGGAAATAAAATAACTGTATTAAGGTCAACATATTCAAGTTTTTTTTTAATAAAACTTTTGTTAATACTAATTGAATAATATATATCTCCGATTTTTTTGAATAATAATAGTGATTTGATACCTGAATATAATGGTTCGATATAATATTTAACATTATTTTGCATTGCTTCTTGTAAAAATGTCATTGTTTTTTTATCATTAATATAATTTAAATAATAGTTGGCAATTGGTACATTTTGGTATAAATATTCTAATAATTTTCTTTTTGTTGAAATGTCATTAAGTGCTATATTTTTCCCGTATAATGAGCTATTTGTATTCATTATCTTGTTTATAATTTATAAAATAGTTCACTTATTTTATAAATTGATTATCTTTTAAGTTATTTTAAATATCAATTTTTTACAATGCGAGTTCATTGGAAAGACCTGTATCATAAGCATGAATATCATTAGTATCATTGTATTTATATATAGCACCACCGGAAATAGAACTTTCATTTTCATAACTCCAATGATCAGTATTAACTATATTTCCTAAATGTCCTTTAGGATTAATATTATCTTTTACATTTTTAATATATTCTGTTTTAAATGTTGTATAATTTGACATTTGATCAACTTTTTCATCATATATATCTTTTATTTTATTATTACATATTGATGTTTGATTTTTATTGTTATCGTTATATACTTCAGATATTTTTTCTGACTCACTGCATGGATCTAAATTATATGTTTCATCATTAAAATAATCATTCCATTTATTATATCCATTTTCATCAACATTATCATCAGAATATACATTGATAGAATCTTTATTTACATTCAAATTATCATTTACATTTTTAATAGGTTTTTTTAATTTTTTACAAGCAGTAATACCATTATCTTGGTAAAAAAACACATATACAACAAATAAAACAGCAAAAATAGCTATTGCTAAATTGACTAACTTATGTTCATCCATTTTTATTATTATATATATTATATAATATAATAATAGTTATATTAAAAATTATTTGCAATCTGTATTATATGTTTTTAATATGTAACATTTATTATTTTTTTTAAAAATTTGTGAATCATTATTTTGTAAATTTTCGGGTGCCTTGATTATCACGCATTTACCATTATGACAAATCTTTCTAAATAACATTGCTATACCAATTCCCCAAATTAATGATAAAAAAATAACAGTATTTGGATTTTCAAACATTCCTACCATATTTTATATTATTTATATATAATACAAAATATTTTATCATATTTATAATGAAATTTAATTAGTTTCATCATCATCATTAATTACATTATTATCATTTTTAGGACATTTAACTTGTTTTGGATAATAACGATAACATACATTTGAATTATCAATATATGTAATTTTTCCAGCATTTTCTAAATTTGGATTTTTAATAATAACATCGGGTACTGGTGCTGAAATATATATTAAAAAAAATCCTATACACAAACCAACTATAAAATAATATATATTTATTTTAATCATTTATATATATCAGTAATATAATTTTTGTAATTAGATATTATTTTTTGTTATTAAATGATGTCATTGAATTGAGTTGTTCGATGACGTATTTTTCTTTTTCAGATAATACTTTATTATAAACTATTGGTTTTATTTTGAGATTAATTTGTTTTCTATTTTTATTTATTTTTTTACTGTTATTATTATTTTCCATTTGTATATAATTATATTTAGAAATTTTATAGTGAATTATAAAATTTAGTAATATAATTCTTGATAATTATTTCCAAAATTATCAAAACCATTTGGCAAATAATTATATGTAGATCTTGGAGGTGCCATCAAAAAATCTACTGGTGTAGTTGTTTGATAATTATTTACTCTTGGTACTGTGATATTTTTTTGTGGTTGTTTATTATATAATGGTATTTCATTTTTATCATAATTATATGATCCATAGTCGATATTATCAAGAAGGATATTTTCTAAATTATCAGGACCTTTATTTTTTCTATCATTTTGAATCATTATATATCGTATATACAATAATAATAAAATAAAAAGGATACAAATTATTATACTTAAGTTTGGTTTTATAAATTTTCCATATAGTTCACTAAAAAAAGTCTTGACATATTTAATTTCCTTATTACTATTTTTTTCGAAAATGTCATGTAATTTTTGTTTAACGATATTTTCTGTTAAACTTGGTCTTTTTATTTCAAAATCCATAATTTATATTACCTATATATATTAAAAAAGATAATATCTTACTTTATAAATGCATATTATTTACAAAACTTAAAAAGTAAATAATATGTTAATATTAAAATGACTATTTTAAATAGTAATTTAAATTTTATTTATAAAAGGTTTTCAGTAAAAATTTATGGTAGGATTGATAAAATATGTAAAAAATATTTTTCATTAATTGATAAGAAAAAATATTCAATTATTAAATATAATTCTGAAAAAATAATAAAATTACCAATTTATAATATTAATAATATATTTGAATTTATTATTGATACAAAAGAAAAAAAAATTTGTAATGATTTTATTGAATTTAATATATTTATTGTAATAAATATAGATACAAATAATTTTGTAAAATTTTATAATAGTAGTAATAAATTATTTGTTAATATTATGGAAAAGTATTATAAAAATACAATTGTTGAACATTCTAAATTTATTAAAAATAATACAAAAAAAATAAATAACAGTAATATCAAAAATATCGAAAATAAACATTTCAAATATACTGATTACAGATCAACTATTTATTTGAATCAAACGAATATGATCATAAATTTCGCAAATAATTATTATGATATATTTTATAAAAAATTTATAAACATCAATAAAAAATCATATTTATCAAGTAATAATGATATAAATAATATGTATTCAAAAATACTTAATTTTAGAGGTGGTATAATTAGATTTACAATGTATAATGATTTGATTTTTAATATTACACCGATATTAAAAAAATGTTGTATTATAACTGAAAACAAAAATTTAAAAATTTGGGTAAATCTTTTATCTGTCAATAACACAGTCATTTATATCAAAGATGTAGATTTCTTAAAAAAATATTTAATGTTAGAAAAATATGAAAGTAATATAATAATTATATCATCGGAATTAGTAAATAAATTAATAAATGAAAAGTTAATAGAATTATTAAAAAAAAAATTAATAAAATTGGGAATTAAACGAATTTTTATCGATAATTATTTATTTGATAATGCTAAAATTAATAACTTTATCGAATCAGACATATTAAAAAATTTAACAAAATGGTATATATCTAGTAAAAAAATATCATTATATATAATTGAAAAATTAGTTAGATATATGTTTGGAGTAAATCTTTCAAATATATATTCGCGAAATATATGTATGCAATTATATTTAAAATTTTTATTATTAAAAAAATACAAGATAAATATGTGTAATATTATTGAAAAATCAATTAATATTAAAAAAATTAATTACGACAAAAATTTAATTGAAAAAAAAATAGATTCATTTTATACAATCAAATTAGGAGATTTATTAAACAATAAAAAAATATACATAAATTATATTAAAACAAAAAAAATATTAATAAGCAACAGTTTTAATATTGGTACACCAGATAATTTGATATATTATAGAGATAAAGTATCAAATAAATTAGATAATAAAATAGATAAAATAACAACAAATATTAAACAATTAAATAAATGTAAAGAAAAATTATTAGATTTGATTGTGAATATTGATGTTGAATATATTAATATAATTAGCAGTAAATTAACAAAAATAAAATCATTAATCGATAAAGAAATAAAGAAAAAAAAACATCTCGAAATGTGTAAAGATTATCATAAAAAAATAAATTATGATTCATTTGAATGTAGCATTTGTTATAATGAAGTTGATAAAGATAATGAAATTTATGGAGTAACAAAATGTGGTCATATTTTTTGTATGGAATGTTTATTTGAATCTTTATATTATAAAAAAATGTGTCCAGTTTGTAGAAATAACATTAAAATAACAGATATCGATATAATATATTATAAGCCCGAAAATGTATTAAATAAATATTTAACACTAATAAATTATATTAAAAAATATAATAATGTTTATATTGTTAAACAAAAAGATTATAATGATGAAACTCTTAATGATATTACTAATATCAAAATAATTAATACAAATAATTGTAATAATTTAAATAATAATATTACCAATAATAAAATAATTCTATATGATTTGTTCGATAATAATATTAATACAAGAGGTAATATTTATGAAATACTTAAATATAATTTCAAAAATATATATAAATTATTAGCATATTATAGTCAATATCATTTATTTGATTTGATTATTATTTAAATTATCTAAATGACTAAATTTTAAATTAATATATATATTAATTTAAAATTAAGTAGTTTATTGTATATTTAAAATTCCTTTTTATTAAAACAATCTTTAATATCGTGTGATTGATTCATTACTTTTTGATAATCAGTTGGTCTTGCTTCAAAGAAATTTGTTTTATTTTGCAAAGAAATTTTTTCCATAAATGGAAAAGGATTAGTTGCATTGTATTTTTTATTATATCCTAATTCAACTAATAAACGATCTGCAACAAATTCAATGTATTGTGACATTAATGTGCTATTCATTCCAATCAATTTACAAGGTAATGATTCACAAATAAATTCTTTTTCAATAGCTATTGCTTCATCCATAATTTGATACACAACTGTTTCTTTTAATTTATTATTCAACAAACTGTATAATAAACATGCAAAATCAGTATGCATACCTTCATCTCTCGCAATAAATTCGTTAGATTTAGATAATCCAGGTAATAATCCTCTACTTCTCAACCAAAAGATTGAACAAAATGATCCACTAAAGAATACCCCCTCAACAATTGCAAAAGCAACAACTCTATGACTAAATGACTTTTTACTATTGATCCATTTCATTGCCCAATCTGCTTTTTTCTTAATACATGGAACCGTTTTTATTGCATTGAATAATTTTGCTTTTACTTTTTGATCTTTTATATAAGTATCAATCATTAACGAATACATTTCACCATGAATATTTTCCATTGCTGCCTGATATGAATATGCCATTCTTGCTTCCATTGCCTTAACATCTTTTAAGAATCTTTCAATTAAATTCATATTTACAAGACCATCACTACCCGCAAAAAATGCCAATATCATACTGATAAAGAATTTTTCATCATTTGATAAATTGTCCCAATCTTTTACATCTTTTGTTAAGTCTACTTCTTCGACTACCCAAAAACTTGCTAATTGTTTTTTGTATGCATTAAAAATTTCATTAAAACGTAATGGATATACAGTAAATTGTTGATTATCTTCAGATAACAATGGTTCATCTAAAAGTTTTGGAATAATAAAATCATTAATAACATCTTCATCAATTTCATCTAATTTTGGATCGGATTGAATATTGTTTTTAGATTGATGTTCTTGTAGTTTATCCTCAAATGATTCAAGATTTTTCTTAATATTTAGTAATTGTTCAATCATACCATCAATATCACTCAATATTTTAACATTTTGTTTAAAATTTTTTAATTTTTTCTTTAATTTGTTGATAGTGTTAACAACTTCATTATATTTTATCCTTTTATTTTTTTCAATATCACTATCATCATCATTATCTCTTTTTCTTTTTCCTAAACTTGATTTCTCTGTAATATTTTTAGATGTATCAATATCATCATCTAAATCCATATATTTACTATCATTGCCCAAATATGTATCAATTACATATCCTAAGTTATCATTAACTTTATTCACATATTTTGGTTTATACATAGGGATTTCTAAAGTTGAATTTTCTAATGAAGAAATATTTGAAGAATTTGTACTTGATGACATAATATAAAAGATCTATTTTTAATATGAAATGTATATTTTTATATAATTTTATTTTATCAATTTTTTACTTAAGAAAAAATTGATAATTAAATTATTTAAAGGTAATCTCATTATCAAAATATACATATTTTAAATATCAAAATGAATTCTCAAAAAATAGCATCAGAATCAAAAAAAAGACCATTTTCACATATGGAAAGTGAAAATGATGATCAATATTCAACAAAAAAACATAAATCAGATAACATAATATCAAATAGTTTGACACATAATGAAAAAATAACATATATAGTTAAAACATTATATGATATTTCTCAACGTGTTAATATAAATGTTAATCTTGTTGAAATTATTAAACATTTAAAAGAAAATACTCCTGAAAATATATCTATAGATGATCTACTTGAATACTCTGCCTCATATGTATCAAATTATATATCTGATCATTATGATTATGATTTATTAGCATCTAATTTAATCTTAGAAAAAATTTATAGAAATACAAAAGATAATTATGGAGATGTTTTGGATGAATTACATAAACATACACTAATTAATGATAAATTTTATGAATTTGCTAAAACTAACATTGATAGAATTGAAGAAGTAGTAAAACAAAATAAAGAAAATGATTATTCTTATACATATTTTGGTATCAAAACTTTAATGAAAACTTACCTTTTAAAATTTAAAGGTAAGATGATAGAAAGAGTTCAGGATGTATATTTGAGGGAATCATTATGCATTCATCTTAATGATATTGATGCTGCAATGGAAACATATAAATTATTATCAGATGGATATCTTACACATGCAACGCCAACAATGTACAATTCAGGTACAAATAGACAACAATTAGCAAGTTGTTTTTTAATTGGAACTGCAGATGATCTAGAATCATTATTTGAAACAATTAAAAGAGTTGCTTTAATTAGTAAATGGAGTGGCGGTATTGGAATACATTTATCCAATGTTAGAGCTTGTGGTAGTTTAATAAAATCAACAAATGGACCGTCATTAGGTATAAATCCTTTAGTAATTGTTTATAATTACATTGCGAGATATGTCAACCAAGGAGGTAAAAGACCAGGTGCATTTGCATTTTATATGGAACCATGGCATGCAGATATTTTAGAATTCTTAAAATTAAGATTAAATACTGGTAAACCAGAAGAACGTGCACGTGATATATTTACTGCATTATGGGTTCCAGATTTATTTATGGAAAGAGTTGAAAAAGATGAAGAATGGTCATTAATGTGTCCTGCTCAATGTCCTGGTTTAACTAAAGTTTATGGTGATGATTTCAAAGAATTATATACAAAATACGAACGTGAAGGAAAATATATTAAAAAAATCAAAGCTAGAGATATCTGGTTTGCAATGTTAGATTCACAAATTGAAACAGGAACTCCATATATCGCATACAAAGATCATGTCAATAGAAAATCTAATCAAAAGAATATTGGAACAATATGTTCTTCAAATTTATGTATTGAAGTAATGCAATATTCAGATAATGATGAATATGGAGTATGTAATCTTGCATCAATAGCACTACCAAAATTTGTTATTGTGAATGGGGATGGTACATTTTCATTTGATTTTAATAAGCTACATCATGTTGCCAAAGTTGCAACAAGAAATTTAAATAAAGTAATTGATATTAATTATTATCCTGTACCACAAACATCAAAATCTAATTTTAGACATAGACCAATTGGTTTAGGTGTCCAAGGATTACATGATGTATTTATGAAAATGGGTATAAACTATGATTCTGAATTAGCATACAAATTAGATAAACAAATATTTGAAACTATTTATCATGGTTCTGTAACTGCATCATGTGAACTTGCAAAACAATTAGGTACATATCAAACATACGAAGGTAGTCCTTTTTCAGAAGGTAAATTACAATTCCATTTATGGGGTCTCAATGAAAATAATTTAAGTAATTTGTGGGATTGGAAATCTTTAATAAATGATGTTAAACAATATGGTATGAGAAACAGTTTGTTAACTTCTATTATGCCTACTGCATCAACATCACAAATTTTAGGAAATACTGAATCAGTTGAACCAATAACATCAAATATATATAATAGAGAAACTCAAGCAGGTAGTTTTGTTGTTATTAATAAATTTTTAATGAAAGATTTAATAGCATTAGGATTATGGAATACTGATATTAAAAATAAAATTATATACTATGGAGGTTCTGTTCAATATATTGATGAAATTCCTCAAAATATAAAAGATTTATATAAAACAGTATGGGAATTACCACAAAGAGCAATTATAGATCATGCTTTATGTAGACAACCATTTATTGATCAATCACAAAGTATGAATTTATACTTTGAAAGTCCTAGCTATCAAAAAGTAACATCAGCACATTATTATGGATGGAAACGAGGTATCAAAACTGGTATGTATTATCTAAGAAGTAGATCTGCAGTTGATCCTAAACAATTTAGTTTAGATATTAATGATATCAATAAAATTAAAGATGATAATAAAAGGAAACGATCTAATGATGACAATACTTATGCTGTATGTAAATTTAGAAGAACTGAAACAGGTAAAACTGAATGTGATGGTTGTGGAGCATAAAAATAATATAAGCTTTTTCAAATATATTTTATATTAATTAATAATATTAGTTAGTATAAAATGAATAATTCCAAAATTTTGAATTTAATTGAAGATAAAAAATGGGATATTATTATTGAAAATGTGGGTAAATCGATAAATCCGTTTTCTCCTATTGATAATGGTAATTCTGTATTACACTACATTGTTATCAATAATCAAACTAGTATTTTTGATCTTTTGCAAAAAAAAATTAAAGATTTAGATAAATTTATTTTTATTGTGAATAATGAAGGTGATACTATTGCACACATAGCAGCAAAACTACGATATAAAAACTTTTTTTTCAAAATAATAAATTTAAATCCGAGAATACTTAATGTAGAAAACTATGATTCTATCAATCCATTATTTATAATTGGAAATAAATATGAATATTTATCATTGATAATCAAAAACTTCAAAAAAGAAATTATTGAAAATATTATTAATATTAATTCAATTTGTAAAAAATACAAAAATTTGACTTTACTTACATGGAATATCATTGAGAAAAAAAAAGAATGTATTGATTTATTAATAAATTTTATTATAAATAATATGTCAGAACTTATTAATGGACCTTATATTAAACCATTTGTTAGCTCCTCAGCATGTTCTAATATTCATTTTTATGCTAATAATGATATTCATTTTAGTAATAATTGTCCATTAATTGTTGCTGCGTTATCAGACGATAATGATACTGCCAAATTATTAATAGATTATGGATGTAAAATAGACCCAATTGATGTCGTATCATATAAAACACCATTATTTGTTGCTATTGATCGCGCGAATGTAAAATTAGTAGAATTATTATTATCAAATGGTGCCAATTGTAATTATAGTGGTGTTCATAATATGTTTAAATTAATGGATCTAGCACTATTTAATTGTTCTTCCGAATTTTATAATAAAAATATTAATTTATCTAAAATACAATCATATTACCATATTATTAAATTATTATTATCTAATAACATTAATCTAAATATATTGGATACTAATATGTACACTTCAACACATTTAATGTTAAGATTATCATACAATTATCGTAATTATATTAAACAAAACAAAGAAAATAACATAGTTGAGAATGATATAATTGTATTTGATAATAACAATTTAATTGAAGATATTTTGCCTTTGGAAATTAAACGTGAATTTATTAAAAATACAAATCTAATTTCTACTAATAAATTTTTAGATTCTGTTTTGCATTATATTATAATTTTTGATGATTGGAAAAATTATAAAGATATTTTACTCAAGAAAAAAATAAATGCTCACCAAATAAATAAATTTAATGAATCATGTATTATATTAATTAAAAAAAATCATCCTGATGAACTTCAAGATTTTTATAATATTTTGACACATAATTATATAAATATTTTAAAAAAAAATAATAAATTATGTAAAAATATTGAAACTGATAAATGTTATAATATTGTACTCAATGAAATTATAACTAAAAATAAATTAAATTATAGAAAATTAAAAATAAACAAAACAAAAAAAGATCATATAAATATTCCGTATTATGGAAGAACATCCAAAAGTAATTATTTTAATCCTAATATTTATGTTGATTGTATATTTTTACCTTATTTAATAGATAAATTTAAAAATTGTAATATTCCCTACATAATAGATAAAAATAATTTTACATTATTAAAAACAACATTTAATAATGAACTAGCTTACAACATAACATTTGAATTGTTGCAACCAATTTACTCAATTTCACCATATATTTTACCAACTATCATTTTTTGGTTCGACGAAAATAATTATTTTTTTCATCCAGAAATTAAAAAAGCATGTAAGTTAGCTTTACGAAAAAATCAACGATTTTTAATATTTATACTAAATGTAAAACCAATAATGTTAAATGAAATGCATGCAAATATTTTATTATATGATACTGTAAATAATACTATTGAAAGATTTGATCCACATGGTGTTGAAGAAAATTCAGATATTTTTGATAATAGTATTGAGGATAATTTTAAAAAAATTTTTAGTAATGATATTAAATATTTATCACCGAAAAAATATTTAGATAAAATATCATTTCAAGGATTTGATAATACAGAAATTAAAAATATAACTGATTTGGAAGGATATTGTACACCATGGTGTTATTTATATTTGGAATTAAGATTATTAAACCCAGATGTTGAACCATCCAAATTAATGAAAAAATCAATTAATAGAATAAAAAAATTAAATATAAGTTTTAGAGACTATATTAAAAATTATGCTGGAACGTTAACAAGAGTTCTTGAAAATACATATTCTGCAGCAGGAATAGATGATAAATTTAAATATGAAAGTCAACCGAATATTATTTCTAAAACATTATTATCTAAATACTTATACAAATATTTTCTAAGAATACAATATCATAAAATCAAAAAATATTAATACACATTTTTAATATATATATAAAATGTATATTATTGATACCAAAAAAAAATATTATAACTAATTATAAATGAACAAATTTACAGTTATAAATAAAAATTTTATCACAACTCAACAAAAACCAAAAATTATCAGATCTTCTAGTTTCAATAAAAATATTCAATCAAAAACAATAAAAGATATTGATATAAATAAATCTATTATCGATTGTGGGTGTAATGATAATAATATTGTCAACAATGACACTAATCTAATAATTATTTATAAATTTAATTACAATTTAAAATTATATAAACTTGCTTATAATTTAGTTACAAAAGAACTATTACTTTTATATGATCAAACAAGTATTAAATTGCTATCCGGACAATGCATTGATGTTGATGATCCTCAAAATATTCCTATATTACCTACTCCTTCAATTGACAGTGGTAGTAATGTTGGTAGTTCTTTAAATTTTAGAGGTAATTGGAATAAAACAGAAATTTATCAAACTAATGATGTCATAAGATTTGAAAATGCGAGTTATGTATGTTTACAGGCTGATACAACAATAATTAGTCCATCTGAAGATGAAGCAACAGAATATTGGGTTACATTAGTTAAGGATGGTGTTATTAAATATTTTGAAAATTGTGATCTTTCTGATGATGAAAATTGTGATGATCCCGATTATGAATTTGAAATTTATAAAAATGATTCATATATTACTTCTGAACTTAATAAATTTTATAATATAATATTAAATGGTCAACCACAAATATTATGGTTAACATTAACTGATGAATATACTATGAATAATCTTATGAATAATAACATAAATCTTTTCAAAATTAAATTTGATTCAGTAAAAAGAATAAATCACAATATGTTTATTTACCATTCTAGTTCAAATATAATAACATTTGTAAAAACAGGACTTTATAAAATAACATATAATATATCATATTCAGTTTCTGGTCAATCATCACAATTATGTACATTTAAAACAATTGCACAATCCAAATATGGCTCTAATGTAACAAAAATAGATGCATCAAAGCAAATTTCATATACACCCAATAATGCAGAAAGCTATATGTCGTGCACATTTTTATTAAATGTTTCTTATATAGATACAATGTTAGATTTATATTATGATAAAGAAGGAATTGGATATACTGGACCTGTTAAAATTTTTGGAAAAAATAAAACAAATATAATTATTGAATATCTTGGTAAGGAAATTTAATTATATCAAAATAAATTTATTTTAATATAATTTACCTATCTTTTGGATCCAAATATTCCATACCCAATATATCAAATATTTCTTTTTCTGATTTGACTGGAATATTTTTTTTTTCTCCTGTTTTTTTGTTTTTTTTGAAGAGTCCATACTCATTTAACATATATCCTAATTTAATTGCATTACTTCTCATTTTTTTATTAAAATCACCTGATCCCGTAAAATATAGTAAGGCAGGATAATAACTTTCATATGGCATATATCTAATATCTAAACGTCTAACTGGATTTTTTTTGTATTTACAAAATCCCATATATTTGGTTGTACCAGAATCAGTTAAATTATCTACTAAAAAAGCTTTGTTGTCATTATCTTCAACTGGTTTTGATAATTTTTTAATTAATTTGACTAAATAATTTACTTTACTATTATTTATATCATCCATAGTTATTAAATCTTGATGAACAAGTAATATATCAATATCATTCGAAAAATCTTTTTGTCTTCTATATGATCCACATATGACTGCTGTTAATTTAGGACTTATACTTTTAACAATATTTTGTATTAATATATTAATTTTATCTATTTCATTTCTTGGCATATGTTCTTTATATTTTTTATAATACTTTAATCCCAATATTAATTTATCATTTAATTCTACTTTACCTTTTTCATATTTTTTTATTAAGTCATCTATCGATCTAATTTTATATTTTTCTATCAATTTTGCAGCAGTTTTTTCTCCAATTCCTATGACTTCACTTAACTCTTTTATTATTTTATCAGTTTTAATACTTTTGGTTGTCGATTCAATATTATTTTGTTCAATTTCTGATAAAAATCCTTTCTCTAATATTTCGTCAATTCTTATTATCGTATGTTTACCAATACCTGGTATATCTTTAACTTGATCACTATTTTTAATTTTGAATGGTATAGTTTCAAATATTTTCACAATGTTATTCAATTGTTTTATTCTATGTCCATCTATTTTAATTTTTTTTTCTATTTTTGCAATTTCTTCTTCTTTCTTAGTTTCTATTTTTTTTTCTTTTAATATTTCCTTTTGTTTTTTAACACCCAATTTTATAGATTCCAACAACAATTTAAATTGAGTTATTATTTTAATATTTGGGGAAGTCATATATAATTTTTATTATATAATATTGGGAATAAAATAATTACTAATATATTAATAATAATAACTCAATTTTATTAATAATTATTTGACAACTTATAAATCATAAAATATTATTATATAATATATTACTATTATGACAATCGAAACGCCAAATATTACAAGTGAATTTATTAGTGCATATGATAATTCAATAATTAGATATGATATTAATATAGCAACTAATGTAGCTAAAAAAAATATTAAGCTTATGAAAGGTGGTGGTAAGGTTAAACGAACTGCAAGTAAAAAAATAAAAGCAGGTAGCAAGGTTAATAAATCCAATAGTAAAAAAATAAAAGCAGGTAGTAAAGTTAAACGCTCTACTAGTAAAAATATGAGAGCAGGTAGTAAGATTAAGCGTTCTACTAGTAAAAATATGAAGGGTGGTAGTAAAGTTAAACGATCTACTAGTAAAAATATGAAGAGTGGTAGTAAAGTTAAACGATCTACTAGTAAAAATATGAAGGGTGGTAGTAAAGTTAAACGATCTACTAGTAAAAATATGAAGGGTGGTAGTAAAGTTAAACGATCTACTAGTAAAAATAAACAATACAATAATAAAACAAAAAAATAATAAAATGATATTAAAAATTGATAAATAATAATTATTAAAGATATTTGTTAATTTATAATATCGAAAATGAATAATGATACCACTATCAATAAATTGCAAACCAAGAAGAAATATTTATTTCCTGAAATAAGTAATAAATCATTTGATGATATTAAAATTGATACAGAATCATATAATTTTGTGACTCAAAAAAATGAAGCTGATAAAATATCTAAAATAATAGTAGACAAGTTAAATAACAATAATATTAATAAAATTATAGATATTACTGCTGGTGTTGGTGGTAATGTTTTATCATTTTCAAAATATTTTAATCATGTTTATGCTGTTGAAATTGATAGATTAAGATCATCATATTTAGAAAATAATTGCAAATTATATAATTGTAACAATGTAACTATAATAAACGAAGATTCTTATAATATAATTTGTAATAAATTAATAACTGATATAAGCGCTGTATTTTTTGATCCACCATGGGGCGGTAAAAATTATAAAAATATTAAAAATTTAAGATTAAAATTAAATAATACTAATATTGAAGATATATGTAAAATTATTTATCAACAATTAAATAATGTAAGCATTGTTACATTAAAATTACCACACAATTATGATATAAAATTTCTTGAAAATGAATTATCACATCAATATATTTTTGAGTATCATTTCCTTAAAAAAATGCTGATTGTTATTTTAACAAAAAAAATATAATTAATTAAATTTTAATTAATAATATTTTTAATTTGATAATTTATAAAATAATATATATGCTTGTTTTTTATTTATTTTATCTCCATTTATTTCACTAACTTTTTCATCATTAAAATTATACCAATTATTATTATTTTTACAATATGAATAATAATGTCCACCATATATATTACCTACATGATTACATGTTGCATATAGATTATATTTATAATAAGAATTATTATTTTGTTTATAATTGAGGGGTGAAATATAATTATCAATTAATAAATTTTCTTGGGGAAAATCAATCAATTTATCAATTTTTGATTTCTTCATAAAATTAAAACGTTTTAATTGAATAATTAAATATTTTGGTGCATCCCAAATAGCAATTTTTTTGTCGGCATTCACAGATTGTGTACAGTTACTACAAACCCATTTATTATTATCATCTAATTTTTCAATTTTAGTAAAATTATTTAAACAATCATGAATATTAATTTCACCATTGATTTCATTTGGAATTTCTACTTGTAAAATATTAAATGGTTCAAATGTATCTGATCTATATTTACAATTTGGACATGTCAACGAAGAATATAACATACCCATAAATAAATTTGATATTATAGAATATTCTTTTTGATAATAATTATTAAATGCCTTATATGATTTATAAATTGTTAATGAATCCAAATTATTTAATTTATAATCTATAAATTCTTTCTTAATTTTATTTTTCTCATTATCATCTAGATTTTCTTGTTTCATTAATATTTCAAATTCATTTTTTTTGTTAATTAGTTCAATAACTTTTTGTGGAATATTATTTATATCAATTTTTGTTGATCTTGATAGTTCGTTATGGCATGTATTCAATATACAATTTATCGCTTCTTCTGAATCTTGTTGTGAATATCCAAAAAATTGTGATAGTTTATTTGAAAACAAATTCTTGAAACATATTGGTGAAACAATACAGTTTTCGTACCATAATCCTTTTAATAATTTAAATAATTGATAAGTCAACGTTTGATTTAGTACTTGAATCACTTTTTTATTATCACTACAATCAGTATCCGTTAATAAACCTTTCTTTTTCAAATTATAAATTAAATCATCAATAAAATTACCATTGATAAAAAAATCACGTAAACTTTGAGTATTACTGATACATTGTAACGCTGAATTCATGTAACATGTATTTCCCATGTTAACAATTCCCGATAATCCTAATGGTTCCATAGTATTTGATTTATATTTTATTATCTAATGTATTATAGATTATTTATATACTTTTTCAAGATTTTAAGACTTTATATATTTCAAATTTTTCATAATTTATATTTTTTATATAACTCTGAATAACTATCATACGATTTTTTATAATAATTATGAACTAATAAATTTCGTTGCCTTGGTGTCATATTATTGAGTTTTTTTATTCCATTATTATAATATGTAATTTTATTAGTAGAACTATTTAATAAATTCTCTGTAAATTGTGTATTTATTTTGTCATCATTGTTGTCAATAATATTCAATTCAATTTCATTTTGGTTACTGATATTATCACTTGATGTATCTTCAACTAAACTTTCATTATTTTCTTCAACGTATTCTTCATTGATATTTTGACTTGTTTGATTAATATTTTCTTCAGTATATTCGTTATTCGTATGATTTGTTTGATCTAAATATTCTTCAATATTATTATTTGTTTGATCTAAATATTCTTCAATATTATTATTTGTTTGATCTAAATATTCTTCAATATCATTATTTGTTTGATCTAAATATTCTTCACTATTATTATTTGTATGTTCTATTTTTTCTTCACTATTATTTGTATGTTCTATTTCTTCTTCAGAATTTTGATTTATTTGATCTATATTTTCTTCACTATTATTATTTATTTGATCTATATTTTCTTCACTATTATTTGTATGTTCTATTTCTTCTTCAGAATTTTGATTTATTTGATCTATTTCTTCTTCAGCATTTTGATTTATTTGATCTATATTTTCTTCACTATTATTATTTGTTTGATCTATATCTTGATTTATTTGATTAATGTATCCACCAATTTGTGTAATATGAATAAATGGAATATTTAATTTTATTATTGTTTGTGATTTTAATAAGTTGTCCAATGAAAAATTATTTTTAGAAGTTTCTTTTTCAAAAATATATTTACTTTTTGTTTTTAGATCTTGTAAAAATATTATTAATTTAATTTTGTTTGTATTAATTTTATGTAAATTATTTTTAATTAAATTATAATTTTCTTTGATAATTGTATTAATAATATTATTAATTTTGTTGTCATTATATTGATCATTTTTAATATTTATCATATATTTATTAAGATATAATGATAAAATATTAACATTATAAATTTTTTCTCTGTTAGTTTTTAACATCATTATGTTTTCTATTTATATATATATATATAGCAAAAAATATTGAAAACAATTAATTTAATATGGCCAAATATTGCAGAAAAATTGAATATTTTTCTGCAATTTAAAATGATAAGCTAATTAATATAAAGATTAAAAAAAATATTTATTCACAATATAATGGTTAAAAAAAACTCAGAAGATTTAATTTTTCAAGTCATAGATTGGGATTCTATACAAGATCATGATGATAATGTTGATGATGACGACGACTCTGAAAATGGATCAGATAGTTTATTATCATATAAAATAAGATTATTTGGTAAAACATCTGATAAGAGATCTGTTGCAGTAACTGTTGAAGGATATACACCATTTTTTTATGTTAAAATTCCTGATTTTTGGAAGAAACATCATGTTGAAATTTTTATTAATGAAGTTAAAAAGAAAGTATATCCTAAAACTGCTGTCGGTGCTTTAATGCAATATGATATTGTAAGTAAACATGATTTTTATGGATTCACAAATAATAAATTATTTAAATTTGTCAGATTAATTTTCAAAAATATGGATGGTTTTAGGGCTTTTGATAGAGTATTTAGAAATAAATTATTATTTCCAGCATTAGGAAAAAAACCTAGATTATATCAAAGATATGAATCAAATATCGAACCAATGTTAAGATGTATGCATATTAGGAATTTAAAGGCATCTGGTTGGGTTAAAATAGATAAATCAAAATACAAATTAAATAAAGGTAAGTTTAAAAATTCAACGTGTGATGTAGAACTTATTACAAGATGGGTTGATTTAGAACCATATATAAGCGATACTATTGTTCCTTTGAAAATATTATCTTTTGATATTGAATGTGAAAGTGAGGATGGATCATTTCCCCAAGCTTTAAGGGATGGTGACAGAATTATTCAAATAGGAAATACATTTAGTGAATATGGTAAAATAGATTGTTTCAAGAAAGCAATTTTTACCTTAGGAAGTTGTGATCCAATTGAAGGCGCAGAAGTTTATTCATTTGATACTGAAGAAGAAATGCTTCGAGCATGGGCAAAATTTGTTGTTAAAGAAGATCCTGATGTAATGACCGGATACAATATTTTTGGTTTTGATAACAAATATATTTATGGAAGAAGTAAAAAACATGCATGTTTATATGAAGTCAGCGAATTAGGTAGAATAAAAAATGAGGTGTGTGAATTTGTAACTAAAAAATTAGCATCATCTGCTTTAGGTGATAATATATTAGAATTCTTTAAAATGTCGGGACGAGTACAAATTGATTTAATGAAAGTGATACAACGTGATCATAAATTGTCATCATATAAACTAGATAGTGTTGTTGGTGATTTTATTAGAGAAGAAGTACAATCAATAGAAAAAATCAAAGGCGGAATGTTAAGAATAACTACAAAAAGTACTAAAGGTTTAATGAATGAAGCATTTATAGCATTAACACTTGATGATGGTATTTCAAAAACAGAATTTACGAGTAAATATTTTGTTTTAAAAATGACGGACACCACTATAGATGTTAAAGCTAATGAAGATGATGATTATGATAGTATCAGAACAATTTTGGATAAAAAAGTAGGAAAATTATATTGGGCTGAGGCAAAGGACGATGTCAAACCTGCCGAAATTTTTGCTTTACAAAAAGGATCAAGTGCGGATAGGGCAAAAATAGCTAAATATTGTCTTAAGGATTGTGAACTGGTTAACAAATTAGTCGCAAAATTAGATATACTTACAAATAATATTGGTATGGCAAATGTATGTCATGTACCATTAAGTTATATATTTTTAAGAGGTCAAGGTGTTAAAATATTTAGTTTGGTATCTAAAAAATGTCGTAGAGAAAATTTCTTGATTCCTGTTGTTGAAAAACCACAGACTGATGAAGAAGAAGAAGAAGTTGGTTATGAAGGAGCAACAGTTATTGATCCAAAAAAAGGAGTATATTTCGTACCAATAGCAGTTCTTGATTATTCATCATTATATCCGAAATCTATGATAGAGCGAAATCTATCACATGAATGTATGGTAACGGATCCACAATACGATAATTTGCCGGGATATACATACACAAATGTAACATATAATAATCAGGATGGTACAACGACTACCTGTAGATTTGCAAGAAAAATTCCAGAAGATAAGAAAAATCCATTAAAAGGAACTATGGGGATTGTACCACAAATTTTAACAGAATTGTTAGATGAAAGAAAAGCAACAGTAAGAAAAGCGGAAGAAGAAAAAGATCCTTTCAAGAAAAAGATTTTGGATGGTTTACAATTAGCATATAAAGTTACAGCAAATTCATTATATGGTCAAATTGGTGCAAGAACAAGTCCAATATGTTTAAAAGAAATTGCAGCATCAACAACAGCAACAGGTAGAGAAAGATTACATTTTGCTAAAGAATGTGTTGAGAGTGATGAATTTACAGAATTTGCTACAGAAAATTTCTATAAAAATTTAGAAACAGATCTCGAATTAAATCCAGAAAAACGTAATAATGACATAGAATATTATAATGCGCTAATGTCACTAGAAGATAAAACTTTAGATTTTAAGGGAGAAGTAATATATGGTGATACTGACTCTATATTTAACAATTTTAATATTAAAGATAAATATGGTAATTTACGTACAGGTGTTGATGGTTTAATAATTGCAATTAGATTAGGTATGTTGGCATCCAAATTTATTAATGCAAGGTTACCACCACCACAAAGTATTGTTTATGAGAAAACATTATGGCCTTTTATTTTAGTTGCAAAAAAGAAATATGTTGGTAATTTATATGAAAAAAATCCTAAAAAATTCTATCAAAAAAGTATGGGTATTGTACTTAAACGTAGAGACAATGCACCTATCGTCAAGGAAGTTGTTGGTGGTGTTGTTGATGCAATTTTAAATAAAAGAAGTTTAGAATATGCTGTTAAATATGCAAAGGAATCAATTGATAAAATATTAGCAGGTAAATATCCAATGAAAAAATTTATTATAAGTAAAACATTAAAAGGAAATTATGCAAATCCAGAATCAATTGCACATAAAGTTCTGGCAGATAGAATGTCTATACGTGATCCTGGTAATAAACCTCAATTAAATGATAGAATACCGTATGCATATATACAAGTCAAAAGATCTAAAAATAAAGATGTTTTACAAGGTGATCTTATTGAACATCCTGATTATATTATTAAAAACAATCTTAAATTAGATTATCTATTTTATATTACTAATCAAATTATGAATCCAACAATACAATTTTTCGAACTAATGATGGATAAACCAGAAAAGATTTTCGCAAATGCAATTCAAAAAGAAATTAATAAAAGAATGGGTAGACAAGATATATCAAAATGGTTTGAAGTAAGTATAGAACAAAAAGATGAGATTCATGATAATAAAAATAAGACAATATTTAATTTCACTGGTGATAATGATAAAAAGAGTAAAAAGAAATTCGCATCAAATGGATCTGTAAAATATTTTGAGAAAATTGATTCAATTGAATCCGATTCAGACAGTGATGATTTTGATCAAATTATTAAGAATGAAAAAATTATAAATAAATCAATTAAATTTGACAATAATAAAACTAAAAAAACAAAGATTATTAGAAAGAAGTCACAACAAACAAAAAGTATTTTTGAAAAAACAAAAAATAAAAAATTAGATGACCATGATGAATTTTTCTTAACCATATAAATTATATTTAATTAATTTATTAATAAAATATAATTGTCAACAATAATTTTATAGATTAAAAGTGTCAGTCCAAATTTCGGCAAATTTGCTTTAGAAAATTTGACGTCATGTATATAATCATAATTATTGATATTAATTATAATGTTTTAGATACTAATCAATACCTAAATTAATTTTGAGAGAGAAACTTTATATTTACTCTCTCTCTTCACCTCACCCACCTCTTTGAACTACTGAATTTTCGTTAATTAAATCATTTTTATTATTTGTTCTGAGTTTCAAATATTCATATTGACCCATTAATCTATCGGTAGACATATTTGTTAATCCAGAATCAATATATGAATCTGATGATGCCATTCTCATTGGTGAAGATGTATCTAACGGCATATGCAATGAACCTTTAACTGATCCTGACAATTCGCCTAATTTTTTACTTTTGGATAACATTTCTTTTAATTCATCAGTATTTATCGATGAAGAGTAAGTTGGATTTGATCTTACTTGTCTTGATTGTTTATGCTTTTTTGATTTCTTCGATTTTTTTCTATCACTACTATCAGATGTAGAACTAGATGAGCTAGATGAGCTCGATGAAGAGCTCGATGAAGAGCTCGATGAATCATCTGAATGTGTTGACATACCACCTTTATAATTAAATGCCGATAAAGTATTTGAATCTTCTATGGTAACTGATGCAGATACACTCGATACATCATTTAAAGGTTTATGTTTTTTTGCACCACCCTCCATAGCAGCAACTTCAATTGCTCCTGCATTATTCAAATCATTTAAAATTTTATCTAATATATCAGTTCGAGTTTGCTTTGTTTGTGGAACCTTTACATTATTCATACATTCACAATTATCAGTACCACGTGAACAATTATTACATTGCTTATCACATTTACATTGATTTTTTTGATTATTGCATTTATTACATTCCGGTTTTTTTGTGAAATATGTTGCAAAATTTAAAGTATCGCGAGTAGAATCAGTTTCTATTGAAGTATATGGTTTATATGAACTGTCAGTTAAATCAATAATTTGTATTTCACTTAAATCACGATCTGATGTGAAATCTGATAAATTGCCAAGAGGTTTTCTAGATTTATTATTATTATTATAATTGTGAGACATACTATCTGTAATATAATTGTCAGAAAAACGATATGAATCTAGTGATGCTTCTGTATAGTCAGATAATTTATTTATTAAATTTTGTTTGATAAAATCATTTTTGTTATCAGTTATAATCTTAAAAATTGATTCTTGATTATCACTGTTTTGAATTGTATTTTCATCTGAATCACATCCATCATCATATGATGGCATGAAAATATTTTTTTGTTGTTTATCTTTTGCATTTACATCAATAGATGAATTTGTATTTCCCATTTTGTAAAATATGTTATATAAAATATATGAGAAAAAAAATTATAGTATTTATTTATTAATAATGCTATAAATGTAATATTTTATACTCTTTTTTATTTTGAAATATTTACAATAAAATATACATTATAATTATAGAAATGAATTTTACGATAATCTTAGTATTATTAGTTTTAGTTATGATATTATTTGTTCATATTAATAAGACAGAAGTAATATATATTGAATCAAAATATGACTCCGAAACATACCTTGTTAGGAATTATGATAATAAAGATGAAGCTGCTAATCTACTCGCTACTATTAAAAAGCTTATTAATGAATTTACATCATATCTTCATGAAAATAAAAAAGAATTTCCATATTATGAACAATATATTGACAGATTATATAAACATAGTAAAAAAACAATATTAAGCGAAAGTTCACCGGATAGCAAATATACAAGCTATACTATAAATAAAGGTGATGAAATGGTATTATGTATTAGAGATAAAGAAAATTCCGAATTAATTGATCTTAATGTAATTATATATGTTGTAATACACGAACTTAGCCATATTGCATGTCCTCAAATAGGACATACCAAATTATTTAAAGAAATTTTTCCATTTTTCTTAAAAATTGCAATAAAAATAGGTATCTATAAATTTGTTGATTATGAATCAAATCCTATTAGATATTGTGGAATGACCATAAACGAAAATATATTAAAAAGTAATATATAATTAAATTTTTTAAAACAGTTTATAAAATTCTTAACAAATTATTTTATAAATATTAATATATTACATATATTTATAGAGATGAACGATCCAATAAAGGTTATTTTTAAATATAAAAATAATAACAGAAAAATACAATATCAAACATATATATTTATTGGTGATTTAATAAATAAGAAAACTGAAAGAGTTCTTCATAAAATTAAAGATACTGATTTTTATGATAGTTTGATGAATTTAGATGTTAAAGAAGTAAATTTATTGGTTGATGAATATGGAGAATTTTGGTATGATAAAATTTTTGTTAGCCATCATATAAATTATGCAATTGATAATTTACTAAAAAATAAGGCTAAGGCTGATCAACTTATTAAAAAATTTGGAAAATCGTGGTTTGATAAACATATTAGAGATTATAAATTAGTAGCAAGAAAAGTTTTTTATAATTATGAATCTGTTGTGAGAGACGAAAAGTTAAGAAAAATGACTAGAAAACAATCAAAAAATTATAAATATGATCAAGATGAAATGCTCGATTATACAACAGGAAGAAAGGAATTTGGAGCAGTTCAACATACTATTAGACCATTAAGTAGATCTACTAAATATGACAATTGGTGTGATGAAACACCAGATTCTAGTGAAAATAATTCTGTATACGAAGCTAAATATATGAATAGTAATGATGAAAGTGAATATTTATCAAAATTATTTAACGAAGATCCACATGATCAAAAATATATTGATGATTTTGTAGGAGGTGCTGTCGATAGTTTTCTTGATATTGAAGATAATGCACGTGGTTATGCAGATATTGATAATGAAGATGTTGCCAAAATGGTTGATACTGATGAAATTGGACAAGGTGAGGAGGAAGAAAAGAAAGAAGAAAAAATTACAACTGAAGATGAATTTGATGAAAATGTCGAATTAGACATTGCCAATTTGGATATATTATATCAGGATTTAGATGTAAAAAAGGATGAAAATATTGTTAATACAACTAATTTAATTAAAAAAGCAATTAATGATGATAGATATGAATCTAACACTAATGTATTAGAATTTGATACAGGTAAAGATAATGAAGTATATGATGGAAATATTCGTGATTGTATTAAAAAACATTTTATTAAAAATCAGTATATTTTCAAAGATGATACAATTAAAACTATCAAAAATAAAATTTGTTGTTCAATAAGAAATAATAATAAATTTGGTAAAGATAGTTATATTATTCCATCATATCAATATATATGGTCAGAATATTATTATGGTAATAAATTTGAAAAAGTCATGATTGGTTCAAAATGGATGAGAAAAAATGAATTATTAAATATTGATATTGAACCAAATAGTAATTTACATGTTTATGAAAATGTTAGAGGTAATCTAAAATTTTTAAAAGACAACATAAAAAGATATGGTAGCAAAATTAAAAGAGAAGATGACGAAAATAATATTTTATATGATTATGATGATTTCATAACAAATAACGAAATTTTTATGATTGATATATACAACGAATTAGGATTAACTTATGAAGTAAACCAAGAAGAATTAAAAAATTTAATTGATGTATATATTAAAATATATTTCCCGAAAATAAAACCAGATGATGTTAAAAATATTATTGATTTTCTTAAAGATGTCAAAAAAGGAAAAAATAGCAATGAAGTAAATAAATTAAAATCTATTTATGATACTATTAATAATGATTTAATTCTTGAAAATGAAATTATGCGTGAGGTTGAACAAGTTAATAAAGAAAACAAAGATTATAAAAATATATTTAAACAAACATATATTACACAATCAGTTATAAGAACATATCTTAATTTTAATACTCCATTCGCTGGAGATGATACAAATCCATATAATAAGAAACTTGATCTATTTAGAATATTTGACAGTTTCATTGTAAATGAGGAATATTCCTTCATACAACATCAAACTACTGATGGTCAAATAACATTTAAATTTGATCCAATACATTTAACAGAAAAGAAAGAAATTTTATCAAAATGGTTCGAAAATTCTCCTTATGGTATTAGTTTTAAAGTTAAAATTAGAGATCCTTCAAATAAGAAAAATACATCAGGTAGCTCCCCAAAAGAAGATAAATTTATGGCAATAAACTTATCTGAAACTGGTAGAATCGATTACAAAATTCAATGGAAAGAAGATGATATGTCAACTATTGATGATATTAAAAATACTTATAATTATATTAAAAAACTTATTGAAAAAATTAATAATGAGAATGTTAATAATAGTATCAAAATTAATATTCCGAATGATGAAGAATTCAAGTTCGCCTTCATCAATACTATTCAAAAAATAGAAATTCCTGGTAAATACACAATTAATCATAATGATTTATCTGAATTCTCAAGATATTTTTATCCTTATGTTGCTCTTGTTATTGAACCAAGAAAAAGACAATCTAAAATCAAAAAAGATACTGCTGATGAGAAAAGCAAATTTGGTACATATTTACGTTATAAAAGAATTAGTAAATATGAAAACAGAACTAAAATTGAACATAGAATTGTTTATTTCATGAGACATTATGATTATAATGATCAAAGTTTGGCAACAGAAATTAGTAAATTATTTAATATTACAGAAGAACGCGCAATAGAAGAAATAGAAAATGTTCGTGAAAAATATCCAAATATCAAAAAATCTCGTAAAGTATTAAAAAAACTAGAAAATATACCAAAATATAAACCACCTGGTATTGAAGTTGATATCCAAGGTAAACAACGAGAAAATTATAAAATGAGAATTGCTGGTGCTCGTGATAAACAACAATTAGAAAGAATTATTAATTTTATGAATATTCTTATCTATTTATATGCAGAAACATATTTATTGAAAAAACAAGATAGACAATTCTTTAAGGAAAAAATTAAAAAATTAACAAATATCGCTAAAAGAAGAAACAAAGTTGAGGAAATAGTTAATTATGATCACGAAGTTAAATCCATTAAACAAATGACTGCAATTGATAAAAAGAGAATCGGTTTTAAACCTGAAAAAGGTCAAAGTCAATGGACTAGATATTGTCAAAATAGTGGTAACGACAAACGTAGAAGACCACAAATTTTTAATTCTTCAAATTTAGATCAAATGATTAAAAAAGGTTACGCTTATAATAAAGAATCTGGTTTCTACGAACGAACTGTTCAAGTTCCTGTTGGTAATAAAAAGAATGGAAAAAAGAAAAGTGTAGTACTAAGAGCTGTTAAATTAGGTACTGGTGATGAAAATGATATTTATTATACTTGTAATCCTGAAGATAATGATATACATATGTATATTGGATTCTTATCTAGAAGTGTTAATCCTTATGGTGAACCTATGCCATGTTGTTTTATCAAGGATCCAATGATATCAAAAAATAAAGAAAAAAGAGATTTCTTCTTAAAATGTATTGGTAGATTAGAAGATAAAGATAAAGATCAAGCTGTAGATGGAAAAATATTAGGCGACAAACTTTATATATTACAGGATACCAATAAAATTCAAGAAGGAAGATTTGGTTTCTTACCAAAATATTTGGATGTTTTCTTAAATTTTATGATGGGTAAAGATAGGAAAATTCGTAATCATTATTTAATTAGTACAAAAACCGGATATTTCTTCAAATATGGTATCAAACAAGAAAATTTTGCATTTTTAAATGCTATTGCAAATTTATTTAATACATCTGTTCCAAATATTATCAACAATATTAAAAAAGTATTAACTGCTTCTTCTGGTAAAGGATTATCTGTATATACCAGTTTAAATAATGGAGATATTAAAACTCAATTTGGTAATGTTGATGAATATTTGCGTTATATTGAATATAATGAATTTATGGATTATAAATATTTAAATGATGTATTATCTATTCCTGGTGTTATTGATAAAAATGGTATCAATATTGTATATTTCAAAAAGAAAATAAAAATTATTAAAAAAGTTCTAGAAAAAGAAAAAATTAAGGAAGATTATGTAATTGTTTGCCACAATCCTGAAAATGTATGCAATTTAATTGATAAAAACAGAAAAACTGTTTTGATTTTAAAAGAAGGCAGATATTATTATCCAATTATTATGGTTAGAAAAGATGACGATTTGTCCAAAGATATTATTTTAACAAAATATTTTACTTATACTGCTTCTGATAAAAACAATATTATATCACATGTTAATAATTATTATAAAATTAATTGTACTTCATTAAAAGAAATTAAAAGTGAATATATTATTGATAATTCTGTTGCTAAGGTTACTTATGATTTTCTCCAAGAAATGAACAATAAAGATTATTTACCAAAATCTCAAATTGTCGATGCTAGAAATAAATGTAAATATATTATTACAAATAATAACACTATTATACCAGTTAAACCTTCTGGCTCTGTTTACAATTTACAAATTAATGCTAATATTAATGATTTTCTTTTATCATATGATACTACACTAAAACAATTAGATGAATTAAATAAAATTTCCAATGGAAAATTAAATACGAATGTTATTGGTATATATTATAATTCTAAAACAGATACAAATGTCACAGTAACTGCATTTATGACCAGAACTCGCGGATATGTCCCAATTAAACCACAAACGGTTGATATGAAAATTATCGAAAAAAATAAATTTATCATTGAAAATAAACCTTTATTTGATGAAATTGATAACGAAATTGCAAAAGGTAAAGAAAATTATTTGATAGATGAAAGAATAAAGGCCGTTAATAATAATAACTATCAAACAGAAGCATACCAATTATTTAGATTACATATAAGTAATTACTTAAACTCAGCAGAAGGTGCAGATGTTAAAGAACTTATTGAAAAAATTTTACAAAATGTTAAAACAGAAGCTGAATCACATAACAAGAAAAAAATACAAAAGACAATATCAAAACGTGAAGTTAGAATTTTATTAAGAAAAATATTATATCAAATTACTAATACAAATTTGTTTAATATGTATCTCAGAACATTACAAGATAAGGCAACAATTAATCTTGAACAAGAAGGTGGTTCAAAAAATGAAAATTTTGAACTTAAGAAAAAAGTACAACAACTACCAATTACGATTGTTGACAATAATGATATTGATAAATTAACTAACAAATATAATGTTAACAATATTAGACAAGTATGTTTGATTCACACTGAAAAAAATCAATGTAATGTAAATCCCCACTGTAAATGGAATAGTAGTAAAAAAGAATGTCAAATGATCTTATCTGATGAAATGATTATTGATTTTATTAATAAAGTTAGTGAAGAATTATCACAAAATGAATTAAAAGCTGCTGAAATATTAAGAAAAAGTAATTATTATGTATCAGATATTGTTGATTATAATAGATATACCGAACGTGATAATCAAAAGATTATTAAAAATACAAATAATAATATTAAAAAAATACTTAGTGAAATATTCGGTAAAGATAATATTCCTAAGATTGGTAAAAGAAGATATGGTAAATCAACACATGCTTTACAATCATATGATGAAAAAAATCTTGAACATCCAATTAAAGATATGGGTGAATGGTATATTCAAAATATTATCGATAATAACAATAGTATTTATCGTGCTTTTGCTAATGGTTATCATTGGTTATATAATGAATATAATGATATTGCTTACAAAAATCTTGGTTATTTCAGTGATCTCCAATCTGATCTCGCAAATTTCTTTAAAAGTGTCGTTGTAGATTGGTTATTATTAGAAGAAAATACAGATGTTATTGAAAAAGAACTTATCGATCATATACCTCAAAAGAAAATAACTAATATTAGTAAATTTGCAATTAAATTAAGTAATGATTTGGCAACATTAAGCAATGGTGTAATTGAATTATATGTTTTATCTAGAATATTAAGTGTTAGAATAAATGTATATAACGAGAATAATATTTTAATTTATATTTTTGATAACAAAAAAGGTATTATGTACGATTATTTCAAAAATAAATCTAGAGATAATATCCAACAATTTGATAATATGGATAAAAAATCAATTAAGGACTGTATTAATATTAAATTTAATTATATTACCCATAATCCACACCCAGATACTATTGAAATAATATATGTTAAATAATTTATTAATAGTCATGTTAATAATTATTAATAAAAAATACTTTGTACCCTTACAATATATATCTTTAAATATTAAATTTTAATTAAAATCTAAATTATATTTAATAAAAATATATAAATAATATATAGTGATAAATATGTCAAGAAAGAATAAAATTCAAATTGTATCAAGTGAAACTATTTCTGTTGGTTCTGATGTATCATATATTTTGAGATCTAGTCCTCATATTGGTGGATCAAATGAAAAAAAAAATGATACAAAAATAGAAATACCAGATGGCGGATTTCCACCAATTTATATCTTAAAAAAATTTAGTCTTGGTAGAAAAATAAAAAAAAGAGAATTTGCCTCTAATAAAAATTTTGCTACAATTGGTAAAATTTTAGAACCAAATAAAGACGTAACACCTTTTATTTCTATAGGTGGTACTTCTTCAGCAAGTAGTAGCAATGCTAGCGAAAGTATTAAATCAATGTCATCCATACATTACGACTCAATTGAATTTTAATTTTTATATTATATTTTTATATCTACATAATATAGTAGATAGATATAAAATGTCATATATTGATACAGTTAATAAAGCTTTGTATTATTATGATAACAATACACAAAATAATGAACAAATCTTCAAAGATGTTGAGCATAAATATACACATAATATTTATAGTTATTTTGAATCAGATAGACACATTGTACAATTATTTGATAAACATAAAAAACTATTAAATGAATATGAATACGAATATATTGGTTTTTATTATAGTGAATATAAATTATGGGCTTGGGCTTGGTCCATTCCATATTTGGATAAAAAATCTACAATAATATCTAGAAGAATATTAAATTATGGTCTTAATCTCGATAAAGACGATTTTCAACTCAAACTTGAATTGACAACTTCCAGATTCATTGTAACCGATCCTATACAACTTGATATACATGTAGCATTAGCATCATATCTTTCAAAACAACCAATTATATATCCATATTATAGCTATAATGATGAAACAAGTAATGGTTATGTTATTAGATATATGGCTCTAATACCTAAAGAAAAATAATATTTTTAAAAATAATATTTTTATTTATGACCATTGTGAAACCATTGGTACTGTTGTTGGAATCATTGGATTATAATATAATCCTGATTGTCTTGGATATAATTTGGCTCTAAATACAGTCCCTTCTGGGAAATTATAATCTAAAATTTCTATTTCATCATCATCATATATTTGTTCAATACCATAATCTAATGCGTTATCTCTACGTTTCCCATTAATCTTGATAGTTTTTAATGGAACTTTAATTCTATAATTATTTGTTAGTCTTGTATCAATTATATAATAAAAATATTTATCCCTATTTATTACTGATGGTTTTTCAAATAATGGAATTGCTGGTAATTGAATGTCATATCCACCATCAACAATTAAATTTCCCACTATTTTTTCTGTATCATCATACAAATTCGACATTTGTCCGAAATGTCCACTTGTCCCATGCCCACTTTCCATATACATTTTTATTATATTCCTTGGTAACCTTGCATATGGATATCTTAAAGGATCATCAAGTATTGCATGATCATCTCTTGTTATAGGATCTTGAAAATATCCATCATCATATTTATTAATATTTACAACTTTTGGTTGTTTCATACTTGCTAATTTTTGTAATAACATCTGTTTTTCGCTTTGTGATAATTTTCCATTATTTTGAGAACATGTATGCTTTTCTGTGTTTGAATTATAGCTAAAATATAAGTATATTCCAACTGAGATTACTAAAACAATCAATACTACTTGAAAATCAATTGAATTTGACATTAATGTTATATTTATATATATTTATATAATATAATTATTGATAAAAATATGATAGAATTTATTATTGGTATTGTATTTGCTATTTTATTATATTATATATTTATATTCAAAAATATATATCATGGACCAAATAGTAATATCGTTAAAACCAAAGTTTTTTTCAATAAAAATAAAAATATCTGTTATAAATTTATACCCAAAGCACATATATGTCCACTAAGTTTAAAAAAGAAACATTAAGTTGCATAATTATTTTATTTACAATATATAATATTAACATTATATATATTATAATGTATGATCATAAAATTAAATCGAATGCTGAAGATAATAATAATAATTTTGAAGAAACATTATCAAATAGTATAAACGATGACGACAATAATATTATTTGTCATATTGTAGGGCTAAATTATCTTCAAAAAAAATTACTTAAAAATAATTTAAACGATTTTGTTAAAAAAAATTATATTATCATAAAGGATCTCGATGATTTAACTAAAGAAATTAATAATAATCCTAGTATGATTAGTCTCGTACAAAAAATCAATAAACTGTGTTCAAAAAAAGTAAAAAATGATAATATCAAGGATGAATTACAATTGATGCAAAAACAAATTTATACTCTATGGAAAAACACTTTAGTTAAAAAATTAAATCAGATCATTAGTAATCAAAAATCAAAAAAATTTATAATATTGGGACTATCTGTATATTCTAAAGATTTAAGATATAAAATAAATATTAACAGTAAATATAATTTTTTGCATTCATTGGAACCAAAAAAAAATGCTCAAGAGATTATTGCATATTATTTAGATAAATATCGTGATAAAATTATTGATGGTACATTTCCTCTTGAATTGCTTGATATTAACAATTTAATTAATAGACGTGAAAGAATTTATCAATATTATCTTAAGATTGGTTATGAACCATGTACAATGGATTATATTTATGACACTATTCAAAATTATTTAATAAAATGTAGTATTAAAAAAACTCAAAATAATGTATATATTGGTTTGCCTTATAAATGCAGTAATAAAATTGTTTCTGCTGGCAATATGGATCTTAATGCATATAATGAAGAATGGCTCTCTATTATTAATATAATTCATACAAGTAAAACTGAAAATTTATACTCTAGCATCAAAAAAGGATATTCTGACGACATTCCCTATATCGTCGAATTAAAACCAAATGCATTGAATAAATTTAACACTTCTGGCTATTTATATACTCTCGATGTTAATTTTTTTGATAAAATTGGTGAATTTAAATATAAAATTAAAAAAAATATTAAAGAAATTCCAATTATTTCAACATCCTATATCCCCGATCTTTATAAGAAACTTAAAGCAAAAAATATTAATATTATATCATATTCAAAATAAAATGCAAAAAATATCCATCATTATTATCAAACCAAATAATTTTAATATTCTAGAATTTTCAAATTCACAAGAATCAATAAATAATATTAATCAATATTTGGAAATTGCTGATGATATTAATAATGATAACTTTATGCAAACTATTATTCATGCAATTTCACCTAATTTAACTGAAGAAACACTATCACAACATATTGGTGATACAACAACTTGTTTAGAAACACCTTCTAAAATATACCAATTATGTTTTCAATCATCTGAATTAAATAATGATGCTAATAATCTTGCCAGCTTCTTAACTACTGATAATAAAATTATTTATGGTCCAGCTTGTTTAATTAGTGTTACAAATGAAGATGAAATGAAATTATCAAGTGTAACATATAATGAATTACTTTTAATTTTACAAAAAAAATTAAATCATCATGCAATAATAATAAAATCAGATGGTAATTTCGAAAATGTACTTTTTAAAAATGATAAATTCAATTATAGTAATAATAATAATTTAACACTAATTGAAACTATAAAAAAAACATTCGATAATAAAAGATCTATTAATGTTGGATATATTAGTTGCTGTGGATACAATTTAAATATATATTTTGTTAATGATAACGATCAAATTAACAAAAAAGCAACAACTATTTTAGGAAAAAAGAAAATTTTTGGTGATGCATTAATTACACTAAAAATAACTAATGATCTTCATGGTGATATTGATACTGGAGAACTGAGTAAAATTATCGATATTTGTCATGGGTCGATGACTGATAGAAATAATTTAAATAGTGAAATTGATGAAGATAATCCTGAATTAAATAATCGATTTTTATTAATGAATAAAATTTATAATAAAAGAACTTCTGACTCCGAAGGTGTAAAATCATGCAATAAATGCAAAAATAACAATGATTTAAAATATTGTACTGGATGTTATAGAATATTTTATTGCTCTCAAGAATGTCAAACAATTGATTGGAAAACTCACTCGAATGATTGTATTCCTAAATAAATTATATTTTTGATCAATATTATTTATATATTTCGTTAAAAAAAATATATAAATAATATTATTACATTAATATACCTATCCAATATAGAATGTCGCAAGAGGATCAAAATATGACAGACTTAAACGATCTTACTAAATTGACTGAAATGGCTGCTCAAATCAATCGACAAGGTCAAAATAACTATTATGAACAAGAATTGTTATTTAATCAACAACAACAACAGCTAGCTCAACAACAAATGGCTCAGCAAATGGCTCAACAACAGCAATTAGCTCAACAACAACAATTAGCTCAACAACAACAAATGGCTCAACAACAACAAATGGCTCAACAACAACAATTAGCTCAACAACAACAAATGGCTCAACAACAACAAATGGCTCAACAACAAATGACTCAACAAGTTGCACAACCAAATACACAACAAGCATTTAAACAATCAAATAAATTGAAAAAACAAACTAAAGCAGAGTCAGGATTCTTTGATACTATACCATCGATGCTACAAGATCCTGCAATTATATTTGTCTTATATATGGTTATAAATTATCCATTAACAAAAAATTTAATAGGTACATATTTTACATCTCTTTCTAAAGATGATATTTATGGTTATCTATATAGAGGTATTGTAATGGCTATATTATTTATGGGAATAAAAATAGTAATCGATTTCACTAAAAAAAATTGAAAAATAGAAATTTTACTTGATAAACAATATAAAAATAACATATTTAATTTAACAATATAAAGTTTCAAAATGGCATACCTACTTAACAATAAAAAATACGGAATCATCAATGTTGTACCAAAAGATCAAAATTTTTCTGAATTAAAACAATTAATTAGTCAATACAATAATGGTAAAAATTTAAATTCTATTAATTATTGTAGATTAAATAGTTGTTTGAATAGTTTAGAATATAATGGTATTGATATTTCTGAATTGATTAATGAATCATCTTCTGATGTTGTCAATGCATTAGAAACCCATATTAAAAGTAAAATCCTTGATAATAATTTATCTTTTAATGAATTAACTGAAGAATGGAAAAATTATATTAAAAAAATATTTAAAATTTTAAACTTCTTTAATCTTGATAGTAAAAAACGAATTGATATTATTAAAGAATACAAAAATAAATTTGCATTAATATTAACTGATGAAGTATCATACAATCCTTTACAATATATTGAAAATAATATTGATAATGTTAACAAGAATGATATCGAAAATTTAATTGATTTTGCATTTGTTCTTGATAAATTAAAGTATTCTAATGAAAAACTCAAAATTTTATGCTATTCGATCATTAATAATCCTAATGTTTTATATTGTTTAGTATCTCAAATGGATACGCTTTTTAAAGAATTAAAATTATACGGTGAACAATCACATTCATCCCTTAGAGAGCGTGAAGATAATTATGAACTTAACAGATTAAATACAATTGCAAAATTCATTGCTGGTCTAAATAATAATGATTTTGATAAAACTATTTTTGGTGCTATTTATAAAAAATTCTTAAAAAGTAGAATAATTCAACCTAATTACCGACATCTTGAATTAGAAGCTAAAATTTTACAAACTTTTAAATCTGTTGTCAATCATAACGATTATGAAGTATTTGGAAATATGTTGCAAGACATTGTATACAGCAAACAATATGTTAAAAATTATATTACAAAAACTGTAAAATTAACTAATGAAAAATACAATTCATTAAAAAATAAAACTATTGATCTAAATAAAGTAAAAATTCAAGTTCTTACACCTGACGTTTGGGAAGGTGTAACTTCTGAAGAATCAGAATATGTTCCACCACTCGAAATACAAGCATATGTTGATGCATTGAATTTATATTTCAGTAAACAATTTGACAACAAGAAAAAACTATTATGGAATTTCAGAATGGGATCTGCTATTCTTAATTACAAGATTAATGATGATGGTGATTTCTGTTGTTTACAATTATCAACATTACAAATGTTTGTTTTGTTATTATTATGCACTCCTGCTATTGACAACAGAAATTATTTATCAGTTAATGATATTATTGAAAAAACTAATCTTCCAGAAGCTCTTGCAGAAAAAGTACTAAATAGCTTAATTAGTTCTAATGTTCTTGTTGAAAATGTTATTATACAAACAAATAATAATGATACTAATAATGATACTACTAATAATGATACTACTAATAATGATACTACTAATAATGATACTACTAATAATGATACTACTAATAATGATACTACTAATAATGATACTACTAATAATGATACTACCGAAGATGTCAAAATTAGATACTATACATATAATAGAAATTATACTGCATATCCAGGACCTGAATATGTGTACAAATTTGGTACTATTCCTGATGAAAAATACATGAAATTCGTCAATATTGTTAAATTTTTAAATTAAATTATTAATTAATTTATAATTTTTTATTATAAATTACTTAAAAAAAAATTGATATTTGAATAATATAATAATATATTTACTATTAATTATCACAAAAACAACATATTATAATTAATCTTAAAATGAATACTGACAACTTTGTATCTAATCTTGGTAAATTAATTGATAATGAAATTATTGATGAAGTTGATTTTGATTATAATGATCAAAACAACCAAAATGAAAATTTAGAATCATTTGATAACAGTTCTGAAACTATTAATAATGTATTCTATTTTGGAATGTATGGTTCAAATTTAAAAATTATCGAAAATAAAGAATTATACAAACGATACAATAATACATTGTATGTATTATGCTTGAATAATGATGTTAATCCTAATATCACAGAACTTCAAGTTCTCTTTGATAAGGATTCTACAATTGATCATCAATACATGTCACAATATTTATCATTATTAAAAACAAATATGAATGTATTGAAAAATAGAAATCATAAAAGAACATTAGTTGTTCTCGATAATCAATCATTATCATATTACAATAAGAAAAATTATAATCTCACAGATAATGAATTAGTATTATGTATTTTTGATCTCAATAAGAAAAATGTAAAACTTTATCTTGATATGATTAATAATGATAACAATCTTGAAAAATATGTTAAATCAAAGATTATTGCTGATTATTTAACTAAACCTGGTAAATCAGGTATTGTTAAAAACACACTCAATCTTAATGATAATATATTAAGTATTGTCAAAAATATGGCTGATTCCAATTACTGGAAAAACAATTTTAATTGTAACTTAAATATGACTGAAGCATTTAATGCTAGAGGATTTAAAGTTAACTTCGAATTGATTGATTTCAAATCTGTTAAAAACAAAGATGAATTAATTTCTGCATTAAAGAAACTACAAAATTTCAATGATGATATTAATGATTATCTTAAAAATATTTACAAGAAAGCAGCTTATGTTGATGCATCAAGTGCTATCAATAAAGATAATATTGCTCATTATAGAATGCAGAAACTTGAAGACCTTGATTTTACTAAGGATGAAATTATTGAATTATTCAGAAACTTAAAACAAGATCAAAAAGAAATATATTACTTATATTGTTATCTTTTAATTTCAAAGAAATATTGTCATCTTATGATTAACAATACAGAAATGTTTGAAATTATGCAACCAACTATTGATAAATACTATCCTGTATTTAGATACTTATTTGGTTATGCTTGGTTAGTATTAAGTTTAGAAGAAAGTGTTAAGAAAACACATACACTACAAACTGATAGATATGTTTTCGATATTGATACTGCATCTAAATTACCATTCTTCCCATACTGTTCAGAAGATATACATGTTAATCCATACATTTCATTACTTGTTGCTTCTGATGTTTTAGATACCAATAATAATTTCCTTGGATTAAGTATGATTGATGGATATCAATATTATGGTATCTCCAATCTTGAACAATTCAAGAGAAATCTAAGAATATTCACTTCTGGAACATCACCAGATAACGTTTCTATTCTCGATGGTCTCAATTGGAATAATATCGCTGTTACTGGTAGTGCTATGACAGCTTGTATTCCAAAGAAAAATCCTTTGACAATGTTATTTGAACAAAATACTAATGCATTAACTGATGATGAAGTTATGTTAAGATATTTTAGGGAATATTATACAGTGTCTGATATTGATGTCATGTGTAATCTAACTTCCATGTTTGAATATATTGATAAAGTTAATGATGTTTATACTACTGTAAAATCTAATCTTCTCAAAATTCATAAAGATAAAGATGAAGATACTATTAGCAGATTGGTAAGATTAGTTCCTACTAAAACTGCAGCAGTTTTCGTAAATATTATGCATCTCAAGAAACGTATTGAATCTGGTGAAATACCACATACTCTTGAATATATTCTAGCTAATAAGGATACAAATGAAATCAAAGAAATATTCTATTTAGAATACATTGCGGAAAAGAAGAGAAATAATGATATTGATAGAAAGAAAGTTACTAATCCAGAAAATAAAAATAGATATGATCCTCATTATAAATTTGTTTCAATGGATGAAATGAGTCTTGTATTTATTTGTTATGATATTAATAAATGGACTGATGACAAATCGACTGTTAATCAATACCATATCAAAAATGAATCTCCTAAATCAGATGTTGATAAATTGAAAGAACAAAATGTCGTTTTTGAAAATAACCCTGCTGATGGTGATAGTGATGATGGTGAAGAAAAAGAAGATAACACTTATTACATGAAAATTGGTGAATCTCTTAAATTTAAAATTGAATCTTCTTTATTAGAACATAGTTTTGAAATCTTCCAAATTAAATTCCCTGATTTCTTCTCATGTGTTGCTAGATTCCATTTACCATGTGTTAGAGCATATTATAATGGTAGTAACACATATATTCTACCTAGTGCAATTACTTCATATCAAACTTTCATGAATGTTAATTATAAATACTTTGCTGGTGCAAAAGATCCTATGGAAATTCTTGATAAGAACAGAATGAGAGGTTTTGGTACATTCCTTAATAGTAAAGAAAAGATTCAAGCAATTGAATACTCACATACTGTTACCAAATGGAATAAATTATACAAACTCAATCTCAAATCAAAGAAAGATATTGAAAGATTCTTTAGTCCTTGTAAATTAAATGATTCATTATTTAGACCAAGAAGAGAAAATTCTAACTTATTTGTTGAAATGACTCCTGTTAATGATTTCTATATGGATCATCATAATGTCAATTATCTAAATACATTGGATAATGTTAACAAATATTACTCAGATAAAACAGGCAAAACTAATAATTATACTGAACTTAGAACAATTGGCAAAGATGGTTCTGTATTACCTGTTAAAACATGGGTTATTGATGCAGTATACGATACATTTGCTTAAAAAAATTTGATTATTTAACAAATTACTTATAAATATATTATACTATAACATATTTAAAAGTATATCAATCATGTCTACTAAAAGCAATAATAAATTAGCTAAAAAGAAAATGACTGATAATGAAAATACTGATACAAGCTCTAAAAAGAAAACTATTAAAAAAGTTACCATAAATGATCCAAAATCTAAAAAATCTGATAAATCTACTACCAAAAAAACTAAATCATCTAGTAAAACAACTACTAAATCCTCCAGTAAAAAAGTAAAAGATGTAGTAGTCGAAGAACAAAATAAAGATATTTATGAAGATAATAACAACAAAAATAATGAAAATAATGATGATGGAGATGGTGACAGTGAAGAACAAAAACTTATTAAACAAGAAGCAAAATATACTATTTACCGACACACAATTCCTAAAGATATCAGAAATACAGCTATGAAGAAAGTTTCAGAGTTTGTTGCAAACAAACAACTTATTCGCGAAATTGAACTTGGTTTATGTTATTTTAGTAATGAATATTGTGAAAATAGTAGATTAAATTTAATTGATGAAAGTTATTCAATTACAATTTATTTAGATAAGTTAAATGATATCATTAAAAATTTAGATTATAATTCTTTGATTAATAACCACGAACTTGTACTTAATATTATCAATGGTACAGTTAATGCATTCGATGTCGCTTATTTATCACCTCAAGAATTATTCCCTTCTAACTGGAAGAAACTTATCGATAAAATGGAATTCATCGATTATAAAAGTAAAAATATTGCAACATCTGATCGATTCGAATGCAAAAAATGTAAGGAAAGAAAAGTCAAAATTACTCAATTACAAACAAGATCTAGTGATGAACCCATGACCACTTTCATTACTTGTACTGTATGTGGCTTTACTATTAAATTCTAAAATATTTGCTATGCTTATTAGAATAATTCATAAGTTTTAACAAATAATAAATTTTTACTAATATACATTATTAATAAAAATTGATATTTATACTAGTTTACATTTTATTACACTAATATAATAAAATGTAAATATGTCTATAATTATTGACCAATTCAATATTATTACTGATGATGATATTCATGCTATTCCTGATCCAGAAGAATACTATTGGCATTTACCAACAACAAGATCAAAAGGATTAACATTATTAATGAAATATGTAATGTTGGCAAGAGAATATGATTGGTTACATGATATTATTAAAGATTATATTAAAAATAATCCAAATGAATTAAATAAATGTACTAATCTTGGCTACACAGCACTTATAATTGCTTCTTCATTATCTAATTTTACAAGTACAGAACGTACTGTAAAATTACTTATTGATGCTGGAGCTAATGTAAATCTACAAACTGGTTTATTATTTAATAATTTCACGGCTCTACAATTGGCAGCAATGTATAGCAATAGATATAGTACAATAAATACAGTACAAATGCTCATAGATGCTGGATCGAATCTAGAATCCATTAATAATGAAAAAGATACTGTTTTGACACTTATTATTGACAAAGTATATACTACAAGTTCACATGAAACATTGGAACTTATACTTAAATATGGAAGTAATGTTGATCATACTAACGGACTTTATCAAAATGCTCTATCTATCGCATTTAAAACATTATATGTTAACACATCTATAAAAACTATAAATATATTGCTCAAATATAATGCCAATATTAATTTTGAATATAAGTTTGGCTACAATATATTAATGAAAAGTTATAATCCATTAAGATTCATCGATCTAAACAAAATAAAATATGAACCATTCATCAATGATTTTATTAAACAATTTAATCTAATAATATCATTGGGATTCGATATTAATAAAAAAAATAAAGACGAATATAATTTTCTTGCTTTTATTTTGAAATATCCAACAAAAAATAAAAATTTTAATTTTGATCTTATTAAACTATTATTGGAAAATGGATCCGATACAAATATCAATATTAATGGAAAAAATATTATAGATTTATTATTATTATCTTTTAAAAATTTAAATCCAGAAGATTTTAAACATCTATTTAAATCATTTATTGACTATGTCGAAATTCTTGACTATAAAATCTTTAATTCTATTATATCAATCTATAAAAATGATATTGTTGAATTTTGTATAAATTTACTATTAAATAAAAATAAAAAATTCATCATTGACGAAAATATTAATAGAGATGTTGAAAACGATTTATTAATTAATTTAATAAATAAAGACTATTCATTTGAAATAATTTCGAATATTATTAAATTTTACCATACAAATAACATTAAATTTAATATACATACACATACATATATTAAAGATCAAAAATTAATGAATCTTTTACTTGAATATTGGCCATATTTTGAATATCCTGTTTTGAAAATGAATGATGATCTAGAAATGATGGTGTTATCTGCCATTATGCATTGTAGTTATAATATTACACTCGAACAATATAAATATTTTATGAAAATATGTTGGAAATATCCACATCACGATAAAATTTGTAAACAAGTAATTGAATATTATAATTTACGACAAACTAAAATAAAATTAATTAATGATAAATATATTAATAATATGATCAATAGAATCAAATATGCTGACAATACAATTGCCAGCTTATGTTTACAATATCGATTTCCACATATCCCTGAAACATTTGATGCTGTATCACTCCTTAACAATAGTAGGATAACCGATTTCTTTGCAACAACTAATCATAAACTATTAGAGAAACGTATGTCTGATTATATCGATAATTGATAATTAAATAATTTATTAATTTTTTAACAAATTATTTATTTGATTTTTTCTAAAAATATTCTTTTATAACATGTCGTCCATCTGCTTTGCTTGTCATCGATTCTATTGATTTGTTACAATAACTATACATCTTATAAGTTTTTCATTCTTATTATTTAACTTTATTCTTTTTAAAATACTCTTTAATAAACTCATCCATATTCATTGATCCAATTGATTTGTTGCAACAACTACATACGGGTCGTAGGTTTTCTATTGTCGTGGCTCCACCATTTGCATCCGCTATAATATGACCATCACAGCTCAGCAAACAAAGTGCTTGCTGTCGATATCACTTTCACATACATAACATTCGCCTATACCATACTCTGCTCCTATATACTTGTCCCATACTTTGTTCTTTATTGTCTTTGGTATTGTCTTTCTTTTTAACTTCTTCTTTGATGCCACTTTTGGATCACTTATTATTGTTATGTTGTATATTTTGGTTTGTTTGTCATTTGTTGCAATTAGTTTAATATCATCAATTTCTTCTTTGAAATTTTTAATTGGTTTCAATTTTATTTTTTTATCAATGATATCATTATTTTCTAAAGCTTTTCTTATTTTACATGTTTCCATATGTCTCTTCATTGAATCAATCCTAGAAAGTTCCTTTTGACAATATTTACATTGTGTTTTTGATACATTGCATGGATTTTTTTTCTTAGTATGATTTACATATGTAGATTTTTTATTAAAAATTTTGTAGCACTTATTACATTGATGTTATACCATATTGTTCAATTAATAAATTTATATAACATAATTATTTATGTCATTTAAATTCTATATTTAAAAAATAAAATAATATTATTAAATAATAATGTCTAAAAATAAAACATATGCATGCGAGAAATGCAATACAATTTGTAATAGTGAAAAATCATGGAATAAACATATAGAAACAAATAAGCATAAAACAGGAAAAAATAAAATTAGATCTGATAAAATATATCCATGTAAATGTACATCTTCCGAAAATTGTAATTTTATCGCAACAAAAAAATCACATATGGATCAACATATTTTAACATTCCATAGTACGAAAGAAGAAAGAAAAGTAAAATATAAATACTATTGTGATATATGTGATTTTGGTTCATTATCTGAAGTTGCTTTTAATAAACATTTATTATCAAATAAACATAAAAATTTTGTATTAATAAAATCTTAAATAAATTCATTTATTTAACATTTGATTTTTTTTGTATTCAAAACAATATCTTTATTGTTAAATAATATAAGTTTAACTTCATCTAATATACGTTTCTTATATTTTAATTTTTTTTTATTTATTGCTGAATTATTATCATCAGATTCTATTGCTGGTTCATAATCAATTGAAGCAATTACATCTCTTAATCTATCAACAACTTTTTCTGGTAATTCATTTTCATACTCATCTAAAATTTCTTCTATATCATCTTTTTTTTTATTTATGAAATCATCTAATAAATTATCCAATTTCATCATTACCCATTTTTTATCTGTTCTTACATGTCCATGTCCTGATTTTAAATTTGAAATATATACATTATGATTTTGTGGTGCATTTGGATTAAAATTAACTTGTCTTATCAATTCAGGTATCGATTCATAACATTTTTGTAGTATTTTCTTTTTATCTTTTTCAGTTAAATGGCTCATATCATCAGCCAAAAATGGTAATATTTGAATAATATTTATATTATTATTGTTTTTAATTTTACTGTTATTATAAATATGTCCATTATTATCTTTTAGATTTGTATTAGCTATATTCGTTGATTTTGTGTTGTTAATTTTTTCTTCAAGTAATTTAATTTTTTCTTTCAAAAATTCTAATTCATTTGTTGTTTCTTCTTTTTGTAATTTTATTTTACATTTTTTTAAATGTGCCGTTAAATTATCTTTTCTATTATATTTCCTATCACAATATTCACAAAAAAAATAGTTATCCTTTTCTTCGTCGTTTACAAAACAAGGGTTTTTTCTATTTTGATGATCTACATAATGAGATTTACATCTAAATGTTTTGGAACATTTATCACAAGTATATTCTACCATATTTTATTTGTTTATATATTATAAATATATATTTCTTTAACTTAATTTAACTTAAATTCGTTTTTCAAAATATAGGAAAATCAAATGTCAAATAATTTAAAATATTAATAGCTATTTTTAATTAACGAATTTAAGTTACGAAAAAAAGGGGGGAGGGAGAAATTTTCAAAATAATAATTTTAAAATAAATTGTAATTAAAAATTGAATTAATAAATAATTTAATAAATAAATGATTTATAAATTGGGATTAAAGAATGGTGCGCATAGAGGGTCAGTTTGACAATGAGGATGTTCATACAGTACCAAATAAGAATAAATATTATTATTGTTCAAGAAAATCGAGAACAAAGGGTTTTACATTATTAATGAAATATGTGATGTTGACAGCAAAGTATGATTATTTACATGAAGTAATAGAGAAATATATTGAAGAAAATCCAGAAGAGATAAATAAGGTTAATTATGATGGATGGACAGCATTAATGATAGCATGCAGAAATTCAAAATATGTGAGTACAGAGAGAATAGTAAGGATATTGTTAAATGTAGGTGCAAACGTTAATATGATGTTAAAAGATTGTAATGATACTGCATTAATGTTGGCAGCATTAAATACACAAAAAGATAGTAGTATTAATACAGTTAAAATGTTAATAGATACAGATGTAGATATTAATGCATGTGATAGTAAGGGACGTACAATTTTAATGAGGATTGTATCAATGACAAATAATAGTAGCAATAATGAGACATTAAAAATGTTACTTGAAAATGGATGTGATATTAATGGAAATACGGCACTCGATATAGCATTTGGATATTTATATTATGGATGTAACGAAGAAACAATAAATATTTTACTCAAATATGGTGCTGATATTAATAAAGTTGATAAAAATGGAGAAAATATATTAATGAATATTATAAGTTATAGATTTAATAATGAAGATGATAGTGATAATGATTTAATGAGTGATAATGGAAATATGAGTGATGATGATATAAACAACAAAAAAGTTGATGATTATGATGAAGAAAATTATGATTATAATTGTGATGATTATATTATTTTTGAACAAATAAAATTTGTGTTATCAAAAGGTATTAATATAAATACTATTGACAATAATGGTAATTCATTATTGATGTTATGTATTAAATTTTTTGATAACTGTCCAAAATTTATGTACAATATTATAAAATTGTTAGTACAAAATGATATATTTATAAATATAACGGATGAAAATTATAATTATAATATAATTATGCTTATACTCAAGTATATTGATAATAGTATATGGGTAGAAAAATTATATCATTTATTAATACCTAAATTATTAAATCATATTGATGTAAACAAAAATATATTGTCAATTATTGGTTCCTTAGTAGATAATTATAGTATTCATAATGATACAATAAAAAATATAATGCATCTACTAATGCAAAAAGGATTTGATACTACTGTAAAATATAATAATGGAGAATCAATAATCACATATATAATTAAATCTCAAAGATCAGAACTATATAAAATTATTCTTGATTACAGATCAAATCATTATATATATAATGGTTCATATAATTATATATATGAATCATCACAATCAGTGAATATTAAATTTGCACAAAATTTAATGGATTTTGGTTATAAATTAAAACATGAAATATATTTTGCATTAATTAGAAGAATAGATACTAATAATAATTTATTGTTAGATCTTAGTAATTATTATCAGGTTTGTATTAATAAAAATAAAATAACAAATAATCAATTAAATAAAAAGATTAATCATATTAGATACAATGGTATGGAGAATTCTATTGGTGTAAAATGTATGGAATATAAATTTGCCAAAAGATTTGATAATTTTGATGATAATATTTATTATAACAATCATAAATTAATTGATTTCTTTGGAACAAGCGATAAAAGTAAATTATTCGAAAGAATAGATAATTATATTAATAAGTTCATATATAATTAATAAAAATATTTATTGATAATGTAACAAAGGACAATGTCATAACAAATTTAATAAAGAATATTATAAAAAACGATGATAATATATTTTAATTGGTTATTTAATAAAATAACTAATTAAAAATACTCTTCTGATAATCCGCTATATAAAACGTATAATAATGAGAATCCAATAGTTATACCTCTTTCAATATCACTATCTTTGCAATTTAAAAAACTTTGACCAATTTTGAAAAAATCATCAGAATGTTTAACATCTAAAGTTTCATGATTGCTATAATGTTTTTGTAATAATAATGTTTCATTATTTTGTTTTTTTAAATAATCGAGAATTCTTTTACTTACATCAATATATAAATATTCGATAGCACCTAACATAGATGATATAAATAATGGTGATTCACGTTTAACATAATCATTGAGAAATGTATTAAACATTTTAACAGAAAAAGAATTATATAATTCAGAATTATTCCATCCCAAAATTTTAAGATAATGTTTAAAAGTTTCCGTATGTTTATCAAATTCTACCCCGTTTCCCATTTCATCTTTAATATTTTCTTCTAATAACATCATACTATTAGTAGTGCTAAATGATAATTTGTGAATTTCATAAAAACTATTTAATGCATTTACCCAATTTTCTACTGCATAATAAAAAGGAATTTGGCTTTTAAGAAACAATTCAATTGGTATATTTCTTTTCAAGTTTATAAAATAACTGTTTTTATCCAAATCATAATGTTGATTAGATATGGTATCTAATAGATCTTTATATGATGTAGTCATTTCTGTTATTTTTATACTGCTATAAATATTAAAAGTAATAATAAAAATAAATATCAATATTTTTTTAAATGTTGATTAAATGTCAGATGTTAATATATATGACCAATTGAAATTTTCCATTTTATAATATATTATTGATGCAGTAATATTTGTAGTTACATTAATTTTTTCTAAAATATCAATAATAGGATCATAATTTGTGACACAAAACATATAATATGCATTATTATCATTTGGAATAATATGATCTGTATGTGATGCATAAGGACCATGTTGTAGATGGTATAAATTTATTGTACCACCCGTAGATTTTAATTTTAGATCTTTTATACTGTTTAATGATAGATATGATAGTTTTCCCCAAAAATCTTTGATTATATTATGAACTTTTTGCATTGTTATACAATCAATCATGTATATATAAAGTTGGGGACCACGAGATGGTTTAATATTATTTATAATTTTTATTTTGTCACACATTTGATTTATCATATGCCATATTTTATCAGCAGTGGGATTCATAGATATCATATAACATTTATTAGATTGAATATAATGATTCATAAATCCATTCAAGAATATTAATAATGGGATTTTTTGTTGTCTATACGTAGGTAATACTTTTAAATCACATAAATACCAAACAGTTGAATTATTATTATCAATTAAAACATTTCTTTTAATACAAGCAGCTACACCAGCTAAACAATTGACATGATTATCAAATGCACAATAATATGTTAAATTACCAATTCTATTAAAAAATGAAAAATAATTTACACCATGAGATATTTGAAAATGATCATCACCTAATGGATACCAATCTAGTAATTTTATTTCAAAATCTTTTACTAATTCATTTAAATTATCATAATTATCATGATCTAATTTAATTATAGAAATGTTTTGTGTGTACATTTAATATAAAGATTAATTATAAATATAATTTTATGTATTAATATGTTAGAAGATAATAATAATAAATATGATGAATACAATTGTCCAATATATTTTTCACAAGTTAGAGAAGATTCAAATATTGAAAAATTTATAATAAATAAATGTTTATTAAAATTTGGTAAAAATATTAATATTTTCATGATAGCTTCTGGAGGATGTAATATATTAAATATTTGTAAATTTGTAGCTGATTTAGATACAATAAATGATCCTCAAAAAGTATTATCTAATTGTATAAAAAGAATAAATAAAATATATGCAATTGATAAAAATAGGTCACAAATAGAATTACTTAAATTAAAATCATATATGGTAAGTAGTTTAGGCACAGGATTTTATGTAAAAGATATGTTAAATAATGGATTTAATTTTGAAACATATGAATTATTTTTAAAAGGATTAGATAAAAATAGTATTGAATATTGGATAGAGCATAAAGAATTATTAAAAAGAGGTGTTAATAGAGTTGGTAGATATGAACAATTATTTAAAGATGTATGCAAAAATGAAAATGATAAAATAAAAAATGATTTTTCAAATGAAAATTTAATAAAAATATTTGGTGAAAATGCAGTAAAACAGTCAACAAAAAATAATTTTAGTGAATATTTTTTAAATTATATAAACAAAATAAAAAATATGGATTATAAAAAAAATTATATATTAGCAAGTTTTTTAAATAATGGTGAATATAATAATAATAGATTGGTACCATATTTGTCTTTTGATGATAGAGAAAATAAGAAAGAATATGAATGTTATATTAAAATGATAGAAAAAATAAATTATGAGTATTCATGTTTAGATATTATTGAATCATTAGAAAAAATAGAAGATCAAAGTTTAAATGTTATACAAACATCAAATATAACAGATTGGATGGATGATGCAAATATGAGGCTACTTTTTGATTTAATACTTAAGAAGCTAAAATATAAAGGATATGTAATAATGAGACGATTAAATTCAGATATTGTGTTAACTGATTTTGTTGTTAAGAATTATAAGAATTATTTTATTATAGATAATAATTATGAAGACAGTACATATTTATATAGCGAAGTGTTGATTTTAAAGAAAATTTGAAAGTATGAAATCTTGCTATTTATAATAGAAAAATTTGATATTTAAAGAGAATACACAAAATATATAATATAAATATTATAATATAATAATAAAAATGCAAAATAATAGCAATACAATCCGTTATTATACAGATGATCAAGCTCAATATATACATTCAAAGGTACCTGAAATTGAAGCAAAAGCAATCACATATAAAAGAAAGCATTTGGAACCAACATTAGATGAGTTAACAAAAGTCCAAAGTATAGTATTAGACTATATTAGAGAAAAAAAAAGAAAAATATATGGAGGTTATGCATTAAATACATTTTTTAAGAATATTGATCCAAGTTTAGCAATTTATAAAGATTTTGATTTTCCAGATATAGAATTATATTCACCAGAGCCATTAATTGATTTAGTATATTTATGTAATAAATTACATGAAATGGGATTTAAATATGTTCAAGGAAGAGAAGCACAACATGCTGAAACATATACAGTATTTGTGAATTTTGAAAAAATTGTAGATATCTCATATGTACCAAAGAATGTGTACAATTATATTAGAACAGTAGAATTGAATGGAATTCAATATACACATATGCATTTTATGTTAATAGATTATTTTAGAATGATAAATGATCCATTAGGAAGTTATTGGAGATTGGAAAAAGCTTTTGTAAGAATGAATAAAATTCAAAAATATTTTCCATTACCATTGATAAAAGGAAAAATAGTTTCAGATAAACTAAATGATACTGTTAAAAATATTTTGTTGGATATAAAAACAAAATTTTTGAATAATGAAGCTTATTATAAAAGTATGATTGTTTCTGGATATGAGGCATATAATTATTATGTTGGTGTTTCAGAATCAAAAAATAGTAAAAATATGTTAGTTAATGTACCATTTTTAGAATTTATGTCAACAAATTATGTAAGAGATGTTGTTGATCTATTTAATTTTATAAAATCAAGATTACCAGATGAACAACAATCAAAATTAATCCATGAAGAATATTATCCATTCTTTCAACTTACAGGATATAAAAGTATCATTAAATATGACGGTCAAATAGTTGCAATTGTATTTCATAATAATGGCATGTGTATACCATATCAAAAGATTCAATTAAAGTATAGGGATAATAGTATATTAAATCATCAATTTGTAACATTCTCTTATCTAGTATTAATGCTCATGATTAACGAAGTTAGAGCAAGAATAGATAAAAATAAAGTAGCATCAAGTAATTACAAAATAATGTTATCAAATGTTTTGACATTACGAAATGAATATTTGGCAAATAAAAAGAAATCAGTGCTTGATGAAACACCATTTAGAGAGTATCAAATTCAATGTATTGGTACACAAATAACACAAGATAGATTATTTAGACTTAAAATGATGAAGCGTCGTGCAGTAGGTAAATATAGTTACTCATATGATCCATCAACATCAAAAGAAAAATCACCACCGACAAATTATATATTTAGTAATACATCTGGAAATATTATAAGAAATGAACATAATAAGAAAGTCAATGTATACAAATCAAGTAATGAACAGAATAATGATATAGATGTGGAAGATGATGTTGATGCTGAAAATGCAGATGATAATGAAACTAATGAAGAAACTGATAATTAAATATAATAGTGAACAATTAATTTTTAAACAAATAATATAATAATTATATAATAATAATTATATTATATGATGAGCAAAAAATATAAATTAACTTCAAATGAAGAATATTTAAACAAAATGATGAAAGGTGGAAATGGGATGAGATTAAATCCATGGCCACCCATAATTGGTAGAGAATTAAGATTTCAAAATCCAAATACAGGTATGTGGTTTCAAGGAAAAGTAATATCATTAATAAATAATAGGACAATATGTATTATTAAATTAACTGATCAAAAGAAAAAACAATATAGAGATAATACATTATCAGAATATGAAAAATATAACTATGGATACGGTTTTAGTACATTATTAGCAAATTATAGATGGGGGTATACTGATATAAACAATTTTGATCCAATGATTAGTAGTCATGAAGATTTAATTAAAAATAAAGAACAGCAATTATTAGAAATTAAAAATAAAAAAATGTTAATGAATAATATTCAAAGAATAAGATTTAATAATTATATTGATAGATTATTAAAAGAAAAGCAACAATTACTATTAAATAAATTAAAAGAGTATGATGATGATTATATTTATAATTATGTAAATAACGATAGTAATGTATTAAATGAAGATGATAGAAATGAGTTGAAAATAAAATTGGATGAATTTAAACCATTAATAAAGGGTAAAGATACAAAAATAATAGTAGATAAAACTATTGCAATAGATAATTTAATTACAGATGTAATGTTTCATAATAAATCTTTCGAAGAAAATGTTGAAACAAGTGAATATAATGAAGGATCAAAAATAGTTCAATGGATAGATAGAAATTTAAGAGCAGTAAAGATAGGAGATGACATTAATAATTTTTTATATGACATAATAACAGAAATATATAATGGATATGTATATATAGCTAGAGCAAAGATAGATGTAACAGATATAGTTACACAAGATCATTTTCCAGAAGAAAATAAAATTAAACATTATGAATGGCAACTCAATAAACCAATAGAATATCAAACAATAAAACATGATTTATTATTAACAAATTATCAGCATTCAGTTCCAGTTGATAAAGAAATGTATGGAGAAATTAAATCAATTCTTGCATTAGAATATTTGATAGCATTACAGCCGAAACCTGAATATCAAATATGGTTTTTAAATAGATTAATTTTAGCATGGTATGCAGATGAAGAGTTGAATAATAATATTAGAAAAATAATGGTGGTAATAAATCAATGGAGATGTACAGATAATAGTGTTAATAGAGAATTAGGAATTATGCCATCAATAGTTATATTTCCAAAATATGGTAGAAAAAGTACGGTCATTGTACTAACAAGGTTAAATTATTATTTTTCAACATATAAAAATTTAGGTTGGGTAGGAAATGCACCCACATATTTTAAAAAAATAGACAATTTAATATATTATACGAATGGATCAATTGAATTAAAACAATATTATCAAAAAATAATAGAAAATTATAATCCACAAAAAATTATAAATGGTTATAGAAAAGAATTAACAAATTTTATAAATTTAGGAAATGCTGTGTACGATGGAGCAGTAAATGAAAATGATCTTAATAGCAAATTTTATTGAAAAAGATGAAAATATTTTTTATAATAATAATCTTAGTAATATATAAAGAAATACAAAGAATAATATTATAAATGAATAGACCAAATAATTATTCAAATAATATGATCAATAATAAAAAGATCGATCATATTGTACGAACAAATAGCTCAGGAATGCAAAAAAGATATAAAATTAACATTAGTGTAATTGATAAGATATTGAGAAGTTATTTGGATCAAGATAAAATTGCAGGATTTCATATACATTGGAAGAATTTAAAGTATTATGTACAAGCATTTAAACATGAATCAAGTATAACTGAAAATAGTCCAGGAACAGGAAGTTATGAAAGATTAGAATTTTTGGGTGATTCAGTATTGCATTTAATATTAGCGGAATATTTATATAATAGATATAATACAGAAGATCAAGGATTTTTGACAAGGTTGAGAACAAAAATCGAAAATTCAGAAAGTTTGGTACATATCGCAAAGATAGTTGGTTTAAATAGATTTATTGAAATGGCACATAATGTTAAAATTAATAACCATATAATAGAAGATATCGTAGAAGCATTTATAGGTGCAGTGTATATTGATCAAAATTATACGATAACATCTAATATTGTAATAAATATGATTGAGGCACATAAGGATTTATCGAATATATTGTATTATGACAATAATTATAAAGATATTTTATTGAGATATTATCATCAAAAAGCATGGGGAAATCCAGTTTACAATGATATAATAATTGACAACAAAAGGAAAATATTCAAAGTAAATGTTAATGATGCAAATGGTAGTAGTGTAGGTGTAGGATCAGCAAATACAAAAAAACAAGCAGAGCAATTTGCATCGAAAATGGCATTAAATAAATTAGGAATAATGAGTGGAGATATGATAGATCCTGAATGGTATCATAAATTAAAGTTAGAAAAAAAAAATAATGATAAAGCATTTGATGAGCAACTGCAAGCAATAAATGATGATCCAAATGCAAAAAAAATATCTAGATATAATTATAAAAACATATTGATAAATAAATATAGAATAGCAAAAATATTTGCAAAATATGGAGTTTTTATTGATCCAAATATAATAAAAGATATTAAATTGTATTATGAGGCATTTACACATAGATCATATCTTAAACGTCCAGTAAATGATTTGGTAAAAAATGACGAGTATATGAAAATGTTAGATGATTTAGAAAGAATAAGATCAGTTGAGTTTCAAGATAAGTCAAATGAAAGGTTAATATTTTTAGGAAATTCAGTTATACATTTGATAATTTCACAATATTTATATGAATTATATCCAAATAAAGATGAAGGTTTTTTAACAAGATTAAGAATCAAATTAGAAAATAGAAACAAATTATCTTTTTTAATTAGAAAATCACATTTACATAGAAATATACTTATATCATCAAAAATAGAAAATGATATGAATGGTAGAAAAAATGTAAACATTACATCAGGGTGTTTTGAGGCATTTTTTGGAGCATTATATTTAGACGTAGGATTAAAAATATGTAAAGATTTTTTGTTATCGATAATTAATAAAGAAATAAATATAGAAGAGCTTGCAAATAATGAAACAAATTATAAAGATATGTTAATAATTTATTTCCATAAGAAAAAATTATCAATAAATCCAACATATAATTTATTGGGTACAGAAGGTCCAGATCATTGTAAGAAATTTACGATGTGTATGTATGATCCATTCATATTAACAAATTATAATAAGGAAGTTTTAATTTCCAAAGCGACAAGTAATTCTAAAAAAAATGCAGAACAGTTGGTAGCAAAAGATGCATTTTTTTATCTTATTAAAAAATATGGAGAATAAAAGAATATAATAATAATTATATAAAACAGATTTTTATTATTTATATTATATATCAATAATAAAATGGATAATATTACGGATGATGATGTTATTAATGTTAATAAAAATTATATGATGTTAATAAGTAAAGTAAATAATTGTTTACAAGTAATTACAAAATATTTAATAAGTTCATATACAAAAAAAATATACAGTAATTTAACAACAAATAATTATGATAAGTACATATATTCGATGGAACTAGTAAAGCCAAAAGATGTGATAGATGCGCAAGTATTGTTTGATATTTTTGATGAAAATTATGAAGAGATTATTGTTAATTATAATGATTTTGAACCATTTTTTGATAAATTTAATATTACAGATATATCAATGCAAGGTGCTCAAGTAAATAGTGATAATAATGATAATAATATTGATCAATATAAAATTGGATTATCACAACCACAATTAGATATTAGTAGTTTTTTTTCATATGATATAAATACAATAGGTATTGCTACCATAAAACCAATTAATAAAAAATTGCATATTAATGGAGAAATTATTAAAAATAATGATATTAAGTTTGTAGATATTGAAACATTATCAAATCTAATCATAAATGGAAAGGTTGCTAATTCATATGCTTTACAATTAGAAACAGTAAAATTTTATCCATTCATACAAAATATCGTACTTGGTAATAAAAAAAAATATATTGATAATGTGGTTACAATGTATCTAGAAGAAATAGATATAATATTAGCTGATATATTTGAATTTGAATCAAAATATAATTTATCAGATAATTTTTCGACATTATTGAGATTATTGACATATATATTAAAAACTGGTATATTGGGAGAGTTATATAAATGTCTGAGTACATATTATAAAATATTTGGTACAATTGAAAAACCAACAAATACAACTTTTACAATTAAAGATTTTTTTACTATTGTTGCAAATGATGATAAATGTAAAGATTTGGTAGCATTATTTTATAATGATGAAAATGCAAATTTATCATATGATTATTTATTTAGAGGGGGATTTTTTCAAAAATCAAATTTCATTGAACTATTAAAAGTTGTAATGATTGTCAATATATCAAATATCATAATGATTAATTCAGTGTCTAGGAATACTGAATATGATCCATCTGTTAATATTCAAAATTTATATGAACTTATAGATATCATTAAATTCGATGATTTTATAGTATCATTTACTGTAGCAGATTCAATATCATCTTCAGAAGAGCCACTAAATGATGGAGATAATATAATTGATAATGATGTAAATGATAATATAGATAATTCCAATATAATAGATGAAAATAATAATGATTTTGTAATAGAAAATATAATGGAAGGTGTCGAAAATAATAGAATAAGATTATTGAGTAGATATGAGCTACTCAATATGAGAAGTAAATTATTCAAAATATTAAAAATTGGAGAATATATTAAATAAATATAAATTAATTTCTCGTATAATTTATATATTGGACTATATATAAAATATGCCAGATAAAAATAAAAAAACGTATATTGATCTTAAAACAAATGGAAGAATATTCCCGTTGTGGATTCTTAAACATTTTAAAAAATATAAATTACCTGAAATTATAAGAAAAACAGATGAAGATCCATGCTCAATAACAAATAAATTAGAGTTGAGATTATATCAAGAATTTGTTGCGAAATATTTGGATTATAATAGTCCATTTAGAGATATTTTAATTTATCATGGTTTGGGTGCAGGTAAAACAGCAACTGCTATTAACATATATAATGTTTTGTATAATAATACGACAGAATGGAACGTATTTTTAATGATTAAAGCATCATTAAAAGATGATCCGTGGATGAAAGATTTAAAAACATGGATAAAAGATACAAAAATGATGGATAACGTTTATTTTATTCATTATGATTCACCTTTTGCTGATAGAGATTTTATGGAAACTATTAAAAAAATAGATAATAATAAAAAAACATTGTACATATTTGATGAAGTTCATAATTTTATTAGAAATGTATACAGTAATATAAATTCAAAAGTTGGTAAGAGAGCACAAAATATATATGATCATATTACTCGTGAAAAGAAAGAAGATCCTTCAATACGTATTGTGTGTATTTCAGCTACTCCAATTATAAATAATCCATACGAGTTGGCATTATTATTTAATTTATTAAGACCTGATAGTTTTCCAAAATCAGAATCAGTATTTAATCAATTATATTTAAGTCCATCATCAAATAGCATAAATCCAACGAGTAGAAATATGTTCCAAAGACGTATATTGGGACTAGTATCATATTATGTTGGTTCAACACCAGATTTATTTGCAGAAAAAACAATAAATTATATTGATTTAGAAATGTCGAAATATCACACAGATGTTTATCAATATTTTGAAAATATTGAAGATGCTATTCAAAAAAAGAAGGCAACAAGAAGAAAGAAAAATGACGACATCGAAATGTATAGATCATACACAAGACAATCATGTAACTTTGTTTTTCCATATATTGATCAATACGTTAATGGTGAAGAAAGACCAAGACCCGGTAAATTTAAAATTACAGAAAAGGAAGCACTATTAATTGATGAAGGAAAAGGTAAATTAAAAATTGAACAATATGAGGCAAGTGGAGGTGATAAAAATTTAAGAATTATTAATTTACAAAAATATACAGAAACAATTGCACTATATATTGAAAGATTAAAAAAATATTTTAATACAATAAAAAAGGAAGATGAGAATGAAAAACATACAATTATGGATGATTTTAATAAATTTAAAGAATATGTAAATGATAAAAGAAAAGTAAATAATTCTAAATTTCCAACAATAGGAAATAGATTTGTAAAATATTGTAAAATGGTACAAAAAAAGAAATTAAAAACATCTAAATTATTTAATGCAATGTATGAATTATCACCAAAATTCTTATGTACTGTTTTTAATATTTTATTATCTCCAGGTTCCGCATTAGTATATAGTAACTATGTGAGAATGGAAGGTTTGGAAATATTTAAATTATATTTATCAGTGTTTGGATTTGCGGATCATAGAGATTCAGGTGATGACAAAAATAAAGATTATTATAGATATGGTGAATTTCATGGAGGAATACCAGATAAAAATGCAAGAAAAGAAATGTTAAAAATATTCAATAATCCTGATAATAAATATGGAAAATTAATTAAAATTATTATGATCAGTCCTTCTGGTACTGAAGGTATTAATTTAGAAAATGTAAGGCAAGTACATCTTATGGAACCATATTGGAATGAGGTTAGAATGTCACAAATGATAGGTAGAGCCATCAGAGGTTGTTCTCATAAAAATTTACCAATGAATGAAAGACATGTTGAAGTATTTAGATATAAAGTTTATAAAAATAAAAATAGGGTAAATGAATTGATAGAATTAGCAAAAGAAACAAATAGTAAAGAAAATCAACAAATTAGGATGAGAACAGATTTAAGCATATATACAACTGATCATTATTTAGAAAATGTTGCAAGAGAAAAAAATACATTAAATGAATCATTTTTAACATTATTAAAACAAGCTGCAGTAGATTGTGTATTGTTTAAAAATCATAATATGATGAACCAAGAATATAAATGTTTCCAATTTTCAGAAAAAGTATTGTTTAATAAAAATCCAGGACCAGCATACAAAGATTATGTCAAAGATGATATTAAATTGGATGACGGTTTAAACAGTGGAAATGCCAGTATTGAGAGCGTTAAAGTTAGAAAAATATTTGCAGTAATAAAGAAAGCAGAAAATAATTATTCTGAAAAATTACCATGTTGGTATTACGAAAAATCAGGTATTGTATATGATTACGATTTATACTACCCAATTGGGAGAATATTATTAGATAACGGATTACCAGCTAAACTTGATAATGATACCTATATAATTACTGATGTAATAGAAATTCCTTAAGTGATTGATTACAAGTTTTTTGTTGATTTGATAGGATTAATATGATCAATTGTCAATGGTGCATTAATTTTGCAAAGTAAAATTACGAATTCTAATGGATGTGAGTTATATTAATTAATTAATTTATTTATCAAATGATAAAGAAATTAATTAAATAGACCATTTAACATCGGATGCTCTATGTAATGCTGTTTTACTATTGGTATCATATTTTAATACACTATTTGGATTATCTTCATTATAAGTATTTCTATTTGCTATAATACAATTAATTTCAGGATGTGAATACATCATTTTACATTTATAATTATTAGGACAGTTGCCTAATTTACATTTATTACATATATTTTGACATTTTTTAGAATCAATATTACTACCAAAAACAATTTTAGCTTTACGTTTATTTATAAATTTTGGTATATCAAAATCATTAATATCATAAGGTTTAAACATAAAAGAATTATCATAATTTCGATCACCTATGATATCAACATATTCTCTATTTTTACTAAGACAACATTTTTGTGGTTTACCATTTTGTGAAGGATAAAATATTATACCTTCATAATAATTACCTTTTTTTTCATTCTCAAAAAATTTAGTGAAACAATGATTAGGTTCTTTGTATTCCATACATAAATCATTTGTTATATTATTAAAATGTTCCACTTCTCCACTACTAATCCATAAAAATAATATTAATGTTAATACAGAAACTACAATACAAATATTTAAATTCATAGTATATATAATATATTATGAAATTAATTATTTTGATTTAAAATGAAATAACAAATATTAACTATTTCTAATAAACACCATTTTACGGGGCCGACGTATAGAAAATGTATTTTCAGTATTATTTATTAACATTTCATATAATGATTCCATCTTTTCACAATCTTCATTTGTGATATTAGGAAAATCATTAAAATTAAATACACATCCCATTTTATATCCAACTTCATTACTTTGATAAAATATAGACGATTTTAACATAATAGCCAAATCACTTTCATTATTAAAACAGTCAGAATATGTTGTAAAAAATAATGTTTTATTAGTATCATAACCATAATGTTTATGTAATAAACATTCTATTTTTTCTTTGTTTGAATTTGATACTTCAATTCCATAACCAATAATAATATCTAATTTTGTGTTCATTGTGTATAATATCTACAAATATAATGGATATAAGATATTTAAATTTTTTCAATTTTTATATACACAATTTATAAAAATTTTATAAATATTTAAAAAATCATATACAATATATGATTTTTAAATATCATAAAAATTAACATCCTCTTATATAAATAAGTTTCTTTGGTTTTTCTATTAAAGAATCATATTTGAGTTTTGATACAAGTAATTCATATAAATTATTCATTTTTTTATCATCATCTTGCGATATTTTTTGAATTTCGGGATATTTAAATGTAATTCCTAAATTTAATCCCGTTTTGTAACTTTCTTCATATACTGAGGACACCAATAAAATTACTATATCGGATTCTGGATAATATCCGTCACTGTAAACTGTAAAAAAAAGATCATTATCATCATCATCTATATATTCATAATTTTTTTCAAGTATATCAAATACTTCATCTCTAATTTCACCAGAGACTTCAATTCCATATCCAACAACAATACCAGTATCAACTCCCATATTCAATTATTAGATTATTCAATATGATAGTATCTATTATGTATGGTAGTTTAATTAAAAAATTATTCAATTTTTTAATTGTTTAATGTATGTGAAATATAATGCTAACAATAAGAAAAGTATCATACATATATAATATGTAAAATTACTTTCATAAGGCATTAATAAGAAAGTTTGGCTTGGATTTTGAGGATTATATATTAAATCGACAGTTGTACCTGTTTTATATAATCTAACTAATCTATTTGCGGTAACTAAGCTAGATAGCCAAGGTTGATTATATTGTACTTGCGAATTATAATATTCTTTACCATTAATTTTATATTTATATTCAATAACAGATCTATATTCAGGAGTTTGGTATCCACTAGCATAAACATGACCATAAATAAATAAATTATTACGATTCCTTGTTTCGACTTGCGAAAATACTATTTCTGCTGCATTTTTTGCAATTTTCCAATTTTTTTTAATTTTATTAATTTCACTATTATTATTATTCATTAAAATGAATGTTACAACAATCAAAATATAAAACATAGCAGCAATAACATTTTGGATAATCATAATTATATTATTATATATAATATAGATAATATAATTATTTTTGAATTGAAGGTACCCAATATGTTGTACGTGTACCCATAATTTTATCAGCTTTAACTTTATTTCCAAATGGATCAAAAGCATTTTTTCCTTTTTTACCATATACTTTAAATTTAAATTCTTTAGTATCTTCACTATTTAATTTAATTCCAGGATAATAATTTTTTTTACCACCTTGCATAAAATAACTTAATTTTAAAACATATCGTATACAATAAAATAAATTTATTAGTTCGTCGTTACTTAGACTTCCTACTGTTCGATATGGAGAAATTTGGGCGAGATATAATATTTCGGCAGATGCATAATTTCCAATACCTGAAAATATATTTTGTTCCATAACAAGTAATTTTAATAAATTTTTTTTAGGATATTTTTTGATAGTTTTTGCAAAATCTTCATAAATTAAATTATCTTTGAGAAGATCTGGTCCCAATTTACTTAATCTTTCTTTAACAATAGTTTTAGATTTAGTCCAAGCCATTTTTCCAAATCGAGGATCAAGATATGTCAATTCAATATTATTAGTAAATTTTATTGTCATTATTATCTTTTTTTTTTTTGGTTTGTATAATTTGTTTGCGCTATTTTCTTCAAATTGATCATTAATTTCCCAATAACCAGCAAGTGCCAATGTACTCATTAAATACCATTTATCATTTGGATTATCGATACGTAGGAATGTAAATAATAAAAATTTACCTTTTGATCGCACAGATCCCAAACGATAATGATGTTTTTCGATATCAGATTTAAATTGAGCGAATGTACCATTTTGACTAAAATAATGATTATCTAAAAATCTACTTTTATCAACAAAAAATGTACAATTTAAAATATAATCATTTTTATGTTTTTTAAAATAACTATTTAATTCCTCACTTAATATTGCGACTTCTGGACCTTCTGGCATTTTATTATTAATTTATAATTAGTTTTTTATATAAATTATAAAATAAAAAATTGATTATTTATTTATTAAATTGTATATTATTGTCATCTATTAATAAAAAACAATAATGGCAATTTTAAAATTAATTTCAAATAACCCCAACTTATCTTTAATAATATATAAACATCCAAATGGAGGATTATGTATTAGACCAATAAGGAAAGGTTTTGGTTTTGGATATTATGCAAAAAATACTACTAATGATATTACTAAATATAATGTTGTATATATGGATAGTCCTGGACAAACATCATATCCATCGAACGAAAATGATGGATATGATTACATGAATTCATTAAAATATGTTTCTCCAATATGTTATATCAATATATTAACTGAATTTTTTACAGGAACATTAAATAAAAATTTTAAAACAGAACTACATAATGATACATATTATTATGAAATGGAATTTAATTTAATTAAAATAGATTCAAACTCACTTGTTAGGTATTTATCTTTTTTTAATAATTTAGATGTTAAATATAAAAATGTGATATCAAAAGTATATAATTTAACAATAAAATCAAAAAATGGGATAAATGCTCAAGAATTTATAAATACAATTTATTTATTAATGATATTAATTTGTTGCACAAATAAAGAATATTTTGAAATATCTGATTCACAAATTATAAAATTGGCTAAAATTATAGAAAATCATTATGATTCAATTAGTTATTACATTAGATATATCATAGTAAGTAGATTATTAACAGGAAGAAAAAATTTATTTGATAAATTAAAAAATCAATTAGAAAAAAGTTCTATTAATATAACTTATGAATTAAACATTGGTGATACTGCAATACAGAGAAGAAATTATATTGAATCTTTATTAAAATTTGACAAGCCAATAATCGATATAGGTTGTGGTGAAGGATTTTATGCCATTCCATTTAGTAAAAAAAATAAAAATATAAATTATTATGCTATAGATATCGATAAAAATGAAATAGCAAAATTAAAAAAGAAAATATCAATTAATGGAATAAAAAATATTAAAATTTTTGATTCATTCGATGAATTTATATCATTTGATTATGAAAAACAAAAATTTGATATAATCATAACAGAAGTTGTCGAGCATATGGAAAAAGATGAATCTATTAATTTTATTAAAAATGTAATTGATTGTGATGAATTAAACTATGATAAAATAATAATAACAACACCAAACAAAGGATTTAATAAATATTATTATTTTGATGATAATGATATGAGACATGATGATCATAAATGGGAACCAACAAAAAATGAATTTGAAGAATTTATTAATGAAATTATGAAAAAATGTAAAAATAGTTATATGTATAATATGATTGATATAGGTGATAAAGTTATTGAAAATGGAAATATCTTAACACCTACACAAGGATGTATTATACAAAAAGTTGAAATTTAAATAGATAATCTTTAATATTATTAATAAAATATTGATAATATCAAAATGAAAATATTTAATTTGAAACTTCACACAATAATTTTATTAGTGGGTCCATATCAATGCGGGAAAAGTACATTTGCAAAAATATTAAGTGAAAAAATAAAAAATCAATTTAAAAATATTAGTGATGATTACAATGCTAATATCCAAGTTATTTCATCTGATCAAACAAGATATAACTTATTAGGTGATACTAAATTTAATAAATATCATAATAAGAATATGGATGATGTTAGTACAATGGCATTTAATTTGTTATTCCAACAATTGAAATATGTTACATCATTCCCAATAAATGCGGAATTTGTAATACTTGATACATCTGGAATGTCTGAAATTTTTCGTAAACAAGTATTTGAGATCGCTGATAATAATAATTATAACGTTGATGTTGTTTTATTTGATTATAAAAATAGAAATGATTATATTAAATATAATAGAATATGTAAAGATAATGAATTATTTAATAGTTTGTCAAGATTCAAAAGAGATGTCTTACCTATAATAAATAAAAAAATTGTACTAGATAATGGTACTAAATGTCATTTCTCAAATAAATTTATCGTTGATAATATAAATAACATTACTAATGAAAGTATAATTATTAATATTGAAAATTATGAAAATTATTTTAAAAATTTATTGACTCAAGAAAAAAATTATTTTATTATTGGAGATTTACATGAATCAATGAAAGCACTAGTTGATTTAATAGAAACATCAGATAAATTTACAATAATTGATGAAATAATTTTTTTAAGGGACAACAAATATATTGACAATGAAATAATTTTTATAGGAGATTTATTAGACAAAGGAAATAATACTGAAAATACAATTAATTTCTTTTATAAAAATTTAAAATATAGAGAAAATAATGAAACACATATGCCAAAACTTAAATTTATTTTAGGTAATCATGAAAATACAGTTTATAACATTATTAATGGTTTGCGAATATTAAAAGATAATGAATATGAATTTTATAATACTCACTTTTCCAGTTTGCTATATTTATATAATAATAAAGAAGCAATTGAAAAATTTAACTATATATATAGTCACATGAATAGATTTTTCGTAATAAATAATGATAATATTAATAACAAATATTATTTAACACATTCTCCATGTAACATAAAATATCTTGGAAAAATAGATAATTTATCGTTAAGAGAACAAATGTATTTTTATCTAGATAGAGATAATAGACATAAAGTATATGACTATTTAGAGCAAAATAAAAAAGATTTAGATAGATATAATGTAAAACATATTTTTGGACATTTATCATTTGATCAGGTATTACATGATGGGAACTTGGTTGGTATTGACACAGGTGCAGTATATGGTAACAAATTAACTGGTATATTTGTTGGTAAAAATTATAAGTATATTAAATATATTTCAGTTGATTGTAAATATGTTAATAAAACTACAGAATTAATAAAGTTATATGATAAGAAATTAAAAGAACGTGAAATTAAAACTGTAGTAAATATTATGGATTCATTAGATGAGTATGAAAAGCGAATAATAAATAAAATGATTAAAAATAAAATTAATTATATTTCAGGAACAATATCTCCACCAAAATCAAATATTATTACAAATTCACTTGAATCTATTGATGATGCAATTGAATATTATAAAAATTTCAAAGAAGTGATTGGTTTAAGTATTCAACCTAAATATATGGGATCAAGATGTCAAATATATTTATATAATATCAAAGATGTAGATAATTTAGAAAAATGTTATGCTGTATCAAGAAATGGTTTTGTAATAAAAAAAGTGAATTTGAGTAACATATATAATAAATTATATGACAATGTATTTGTTAAGTTAGAAAATATATATAATTGTAAATTAAAATTAATTATATTTGATGGTGAATTATTACCATGGTCTATTTTGGGACAAGATTTAATAGACAAAACATTTAACACTATTAAATATGGAGTAGAATCAGAATTAAAGGAATTAGATGAATCTGGATTTTCAGATATTTATAATGAATTAATCAATAAATATAATAATAATGAAAAAATCGATGATGGAACTCTGAAAGAATTAAAATATAATAATTACCTTACCAAAGGTTATGATATAGAAAAATATAAATCATATTATAAAAATTATAAAAAACAAATAGACAATTACGGAAATAATAAGGGTAATATAGAATATAAACCATTTAATTTATTAAAAATAGTTGATACAAATGACAATGAAATAATAATAGATGATAAAAATCCTCAGAAAATATTTGAAATGATATGTGACAATAATGATTTGCATTGTACATTTGACACAAATATATTTAAATCAAATGGGTATAATATATATATTGATTTATCTGATAATTTTGATAATCAAATGAAGAATCTAAAATTATTTTATACACATATAACAAATAATCATACAAAGATTATTAATAATAAAATAATAAATATTGATGCATTAGAAGGTGTTGTTGTTAAGCCAATAATAAATGACACAAATCATATGCGATGTGCTCCAATGATGAAAGTTAGAAATCCCAATTATTTAAGTATAATATATGGATATGATTATTTGGATACTGATAGATATAAAAAATTAATAAGACAAAAAAATATTGATAAAAAGGTAAAAAAATCATTATATGAATACAATTTAGGAAATAATTTATTAAAAATAAAATATTCTGATTTAAATAAAAATAATAATGAATATATAAATTTATTATGCAAATTAATATTTAATGATAATAATACAAATATTGACCCAAGATTATAAATATATAAATGTTTATTTATATTTAATAACATTAAATATAAATAAATGTCCGACAAAATTGAACTTAATGTTGAAAATGGTATAAGCATTTTATATGATGCATTAAATAAAGCAAATTTGACAGGTGCATATTCTTTGGATGAAGCATATGTAACAAAAACTGTATTTGAATTTATTAGGAATATAATTAACAACAAAGATATTTCTAAAAATCTTACAATAAATGATATTAAATATAATTACAATGATTGTTTAGAATTATTATTATCATCATTTGATAAAGGATCTCATAAAGGTGTATACAGTATAAATGAATCATGTGTAATTGGTAAAATATTAAACATTATTACATTAGAATTAAAAAAATTAAATGAAAATAAAAAAATTGATGAAAAAAATTGAAATATGTTTAAATAATAAGATAATAATATTTAAACATATATCGTGTAAAAATAATAAAATGCTTCTTGTTGATAAATATAAGCCAAAACATATTGATGAATATATATTACATAAAGATTTAATAAAAAAACTTCAAACTATAGCACTTGATAATTCAATTCCACATATAATAATTTATGGTCCAGAAGGATGTGGTAAAAGAACATTAGTTAGATTTTTTTTAGAGACAATTTTTGACACAGAAGTAAATAATATGACAACAACAAAATATACTGTTACTGGTAGTAGTAATTTAACAACAGAAATAGAAATAAAGCAAAGTAATTATCATATTGTGATAGAGCCAAATAATAATAATTATGATAAGTATATTGTACAAGATATCATTAAAGAATATGCGAGTAGAGTACAATTTGATTTTTTTAATACAAGCAAGCCATTTAAAGTAGTATTTATTAATAATGTAGATCAATTATCATATAATGCACAAACATCATTGAGAACTACAATGGAAAAATATGCAAATAATTGTAGATTTATAATGGTATGTAATTCATTATCAAAAGTAATTGAGCCATTAATAAGTAGATGTTGTTGTTTTAGAGTTCCATCACCAACACGAAGTGAAATTTTTGAATTGGTATATAAAATATCTGCATATGAAAATATGGATTTCGATATTGATAGCTATAAAGAAATATTAGATAAATCAAATAATAATATTAAGAGAGCATTGTGGTATTTAGAATTAAAGAAACACAATTGTAGTACAGAATTATCTATTAATTCATTATTAGATGAAATAAGAGAAAATGTTTTTGCAACATCAGATATAGAAAATATAACAGGTGAAAAAATTAATGTTGCAAAAAAATTACAACAAATAAGAAATCAATTATATAATTTATTAATAACAAATATCAATTTGAGTGAAATAATAAAATTAATAACAAATAATATCATTGATAAATTAATTACATTTAATATTAATAAAAAAATTAAGAATCAATTAATTTATGTTTTAATAGAAAAGGCAGCAGAGTACGAACATAGAGGTATTTTGGGTAGAAGAGAAATTATTCATTTAGAAGAATTTATAATTTCTATTATTAAAAATTTTAATGATATTGTGTCAAGTAATTAATTTTTATAAAATTTATAAAAATTAATTGGTAAAATATAATTTATTTTTAATCATCTGAGTTTTCATCTGACATAATTTGTTCATATAGATCACCCATTTCATTTTTATGATTTTCTTTGACATTGTTTATAATTTCACTAATAGTTCGTTTATTAATTGAATCACCATTTAATTCATAATTATTGTCCATATTATTAATTTCTTTAATTTGTGTGATGAATACTTTTTCGATATTATTTAATGATTTTTTTGATGAATCTATTAAAACTTTATCAAAAAAATTTCCATGATCATCTTTTTTATGAACTAAAATTACTAATTGTAATCTTAATATTTTTTGTTCAACTTCTAATATTTTATCTAAAGATTCAATAGATAAGGATAATTGTAATGAATATTGACATTCAATTTCCGTTTCCATTTTATAAAGCGGTACAATTTCTAATAATTTAAGATGTGTGTTATAATTTTTTAATGAATTATTGAAGTTATGTAAAATTGATTTTATTAATGTTTTTGCTTCGGATTGTAATAGTTTTTTACTTGTTACAGGTAGATTACTTAAATTGAACATAACATATTTATATTTTATAAATTTCTTATTGAGTACAGATAGTATCATATTATTATCAATATGTTTATTTTTAAAATATTGAATATTATTTTGTTGAGGTTTTTCAACTGGATTATTATATATTTTTTTAATTGGTTTTGAAAGAGTTATATTTGTGTTATTTTTTTTATTTTTTTTGATTAATGTGAATATTATAAATAATGATAACACAAAAATAACAATATGTGTGATTGATATATTCATTTCTATATTATTAGATAATAAATTATTATTTAATAATATCTATAAATTAAATAATTTATAGAAGATCAGTTCCATCTCCTCCATCCCATTCATTAACAACATTATTTTCAAAATAATCATCATCATCTGTTTCAAAATCCATTGGACCATCAAGATCAATTGCATCAGCTCTTTCACGATCGTCTTCGAGTTTTTCGAGTCTATGTTTATCATTTAATTCATCTTCAGTAATATATTCTTCATAAATTCCGGTTGTTTGAGCCTCATCATAATCATTTTTAATTTGGATACCATGACCTTTTCTTTCCATATCGATAGTGTATTCGTTACCAAATAAAATATATTTAAATCTTTTGAGATCATGTTCTCTACCATAATCAGATTCATTATATAATTGATTAATATAATTTATTAATTGTATTATGAACATTGCTAAGTTTTTACGTATGAATTTATCATCATTTATATTAATCAATTTAGATAAACGATTTACAATATAATAAATAATAAAATTACCAGAATCATCATACATTGTTACATGACTGTTCAATATAGTCATATTGTTTAGATTATCTACTAAGAAATTTGGTTTATCCTTATTATAAATAGCTAATGGTAAGAATGTCCAATGTTTAAATATCTTATCAAGTTTAATTTTATTTAAAATTTTAGTTGATTTCGTTATTAAATCATTCATATTTATATTTTTACTTGTATTACTTTGATCACGTGATACATTGACTTGTGGAATTAAATTATCCGAAACGTCTTCACTAACAGGTTTTGACACATTAGGTGTATATGTTTGTTTGGGTTGTTGTTTAATAAAATTAGTTTGTATATTTTTATAATACTTCAATTGATTGAATGTTCTAATTATTATGTACATAATTTTTTTCAATCGATCTATTCTTTCTCTAGATAATAAATTTAGAATTTCTCTAATGATTTCACTATCATTTAAATTTAAATTATCATTTTTAATTTTTTGATATATATCATTAATTTTGATATAAGTAGATGGATATCCCATATTTTTAATTTTATGATATATACTATAATTAATATGTAGATATTTATTAGATCCTTTAGGAATAAAATTAACATATTCTTTATTTTGTTTTTTATAACCAAGTAAAGCAAGGGTTACTGCATTATAATATACATCAATATGTCCTGATTTATAATCGGTATAATATATTACATCAGTATTGAAATGAGTGTGATTTTCTTTAAAATGTACTTTTTTATCTTTTTCAATGATTATAATTGGTTCAGTAAGTGATGTTCCATCATATTGATGATCAACAATGTATACATTATCTTTGATATATATAGGTAATTTACTTGTGCCTAAATTTGTATCAATACCTATATTTTGTTGTATGTTATCTATTAGAATATCGATGAACTTCAGCTTGTTTTCTTCCGTGAAAGTTTTTTCAAACTTACTATATTTTTCCTTGTATAATTTTTGTACATTTTCATCGAAATCGGCAAGATCTTTAAAATATACTTTTCTTTCATAATTTGCTTCGTTAACATAATCATTTTCATTTTTTAATAAATTATCGTTTAATTTATCTAGTTCATCTGTTGAATATTGATAGTCTGATTGTTTACCGCATATTTTACAAGAATCAACAATTTTGTCTCCACTTTGTTTTTGTTCAAATATATGAATATCACCACTATTACAATATTTTTGTGCTAATTTTTGTAATCTAATATAATTGTAATTTTCGAGAATTGATCTATTATCCTTATTATAATAATCAATTTCATAATTTATTTCATTTAGTTCATATTTACAATTTGAACATATTAATGTTTTTCCTTCGAATATCCATTTATGGAAATATCCAGATGGACAATTAGTTAATGTATTAATCTGATTATATACATTTAATAGAGGCATTTTCATAATCAAATTTGGATCTTTGAATAATGTACCAAAAACAAATCTACTGGGTATTTTTGTAAATGTTGGTAGTTCTGCAGTTGTTGCATCACTTTTTCCTGACAATGATATAGTATTTAGACCATTAGTAGTATTGTATGTATTAATTTGAATTTTTTTATCATCTTGTTTTGTTCTTAAAGATAATTTTTTATTTTGGAAAGTTTTAAGGAAATCAAGAATGTCACGTTTTTTATATAATGTATCAATCGATGAATATATTTTTGAAGTAAACATTGAATAAATATAATATTTACTATTGAATTCATTAAATTCAGTCATTTCTCTTGAAACATTATCTGCAACTTCAACTATAGAATTAAGTGCATCTATTGCAGTGGTGACTATAATTTTTTGTATAATTGCAAAATTTGCTTTTGTATTTGTTGGATATAACCATAATTTATATTTAAATAATAAATAAGAAAACATATATAAAATATAACCAAATATTGGTATATCATTTAAAAGTAATAATTCGTTGGAATTAACAGCACGTTTAATTTGTAAATTAGCAAATAATTTTGCAGAATATCTATCATAAAAATCTGCATTTGCAAGTTTGTCAAAATTAATAGATTTGATATGTGAATCATTAATTTCTATAATAAATAGTAATAATAAATATATTAAAACATTATTATATTGTAATGCTTTTAATGCATTTTTTCTATCATTTAAATTATCAAGTATTGATCTATCAATAGTTAAAATACTGTCATCAATTTCAAAAAGTATTAAATTGGTATAATCACTAGATATACCATATCTACTAGGTGATCTTTTGACTTTGTTCAATCTTTTATATTGTAAATTTACCAAATCAATTGTATTTTTAATTAATTTTTTTCTTCTTCTTTTTGTAGATTCATTTGGTATCATAAAATAGTTAACTCCAGTTATAGATGATATTTTATCTAATAAAAATTCCATCTTTTCAATTAATTTTGTATACTTTTGATATTCTGGAATATCTTTTAATTCAATATCAAATGGTATATAGGATGTTACGAATTTTTGTTGATTGTTATCAAATGATCCATCCATCACGAAATTTTTGAGATTTACAACTTCACCACAACTTTTACAAACAAAATCTGATTCATTATTAATAATTAAATATTTATCGATGAAATTTGTTAATTGGTTATTAAAATAAGCTAAATCTTTTCTTTTATCAGGACTTGTATGACTTATATTATTCCAAATAACAACATGTTGACATATAGTTTCGTCATTTTTCTCTTCCTTTATATTTACACCAAATTTATATTTGAGTATATTAGCTTTAACATATTCTGTAGGGTAGAAAGTATTCGTCATATCAACAGCTATTTTGAAAGGTGATATATCTATAGGTTTTACATATTCAGGTAATTTTATCATATTTTTCTTATCAATATTATATTCGTCAATTAATTGTTTTTGATCTGTAATATTATTTTTAAAATAGTAAAGTAAATATTTAATTTTTTCATAATATTTATCATATTCATTACTATCGGATACTGATAAAATACGTTTATCAATATCTTTAACAAGATTAATTCCATCATATTGATTCATATTATTTTTCTTATGAATCATTTTAATAATTTTGTTGGATATCTCAATATTTAAATCATCATATAATTTACTTAACATTGTTTTGATAGTACTTTGGAAATTTACTATATTCTCATTATTATTATTGTTGTCACCATTCAAGAATGTTGTGTCTTTTTCTGTGTCAAATATCCAATATATCGCATTATTTTCCAACAATGAATATGGTGATTTTGTTTTTGATTCAGAATGTCCAGCTTTACAGTTTATAATAAAATTTTTAATATAATATAATAATTTAAAAAACCCATTTTCTTCATTATTTATTATTTCTTCTTCATCATTTGATATTTCATTTCCATACATTATATCTTTCCATGGTACTGTTCTAATATTAATCAAATCTTTTATTTTCAAACATTCAATTGCTCTATTAAATGGTTTAATGCATATTCCTACTATATTTACTGTTTTATCACTGACACCAACTCTAAATTCAATATCATTATTATTTGATTTTTTACCACCAGATTCATTTTTATTTGATTCTAAAGTTTCAATATTAGAATAACGTAATGATAATAATGTTTTATGAAGATTATTTGGAATATTGTAACTGAAACCATATTTTTTAAAATCTTTAAAATTAATGTACGGATATGTTCTATAATTAATGAGATCCATAAAATATTCATTACTTTCAATATTTCTCTTACCCAAATTTAAAATTTTATTTATGATTTTTAATTCTTCGTGATCATTATAAAGAATTGCTTTTCTATTTAATAACGGAACATAAAATTTACTTTTTAATTCTTTTTGTAAATCTGAATTTTTTTTAACAGTTTCCGAATATAATTCTGATATATTTTCTATTTTATTGATAACATAATGAATTTTAGTATTTTCTTTCTTTTTTTTCTTATTATCCTTAGCTTTATTGAAATAATCAATTACTTCATCTATTTTTTCGCTATCTTTATGATATCTTAAAAATTCATCTGTTATAGGCATTAAAAATGAAGATTCTAGTAATTTAGAAATTTTATCATCAGCTGATAGATATTTAACATTGATATTTGTTGCTTCTTCTGTAATTAATTTATATAATTCGTATATTAAATTTTTGTTGCTTGCTGTTTGTGGTAAATTTAACATTTGTTCAAATTGACTATAATCAATAACATTATCTTTTGAAACAACAATATCAATATATCTGTATTCACCTTCTTCTTTTTCAATTTCATTCAACATTTTGAATACATCTATTTTTTCTTGTTTGATGTATATATCTCTAAAAACTAAGGTTTTAATCAAGTTATGTACAGCAACTTTAGTGTCAATTGTTGTATTTTTATCTATATTTTTTAATTGAATCAAATGCTCGTCGATAAATTCTTTACCCAATTGATTAAGAAACATAATTGAGTCAAAATATTTACGTTTATTAATTGTTTTAATTTGGGCATCATTTAATCTTATTAAATAAATAATATCTTTGATTAATGCAAAAAATTTAATAATTTGTGCATTATTCTCACTATTAAAAAAATTTGGTATTTTATATTTTATATCAACAAGCTCTTGTAATTTTGAAAATTCTACGATATTATTAGAAAATGTTGATTGACTACCATTATAATAAAAAGCAATAGTTAGGAAAACATAATATGCAATATATCTTTTAATAATATTGGAAACACTATTAACTTTTTCTTCACTATTTATAAGTTTTTTAAGTTGACTTACATCTAGTTCTGTCATAAAAGTTTGAATCAAATCATTAATTTTTGATTGATCTTGTATAAAATTATCATCATCAGCTTTAATAAATTTACTGAATAATTTATTATATTTTTTAGTTAATATTTCTAAATAAAATCTATCTATTTCTCTATCAATAACTTCGTCTATTTTATTAATATACATTTATTTTATGCAAGCTAGTATATTATTACAATATATTTTTTATATTTAAACACTTTTTTATTCATTAGAATATTTAATTATTATTAATAAATAGTTATATATTAATAATAGTTTACATTTGTCTTAATATTTCCATATAAAGTAATTTAAGATAATTCATTACTTCTTCAAATGTTTTTAGAGGATTTGTTGTTTCCGTGAATAAATAAATTATGACTTCCTCAATCAATAAATGTGGCATATTATATGCAGCTGATTTAACATTATCATGATTTCTTAATGTTTCAGATATTAAGTTACCCATTGTATGCGTTTCTTGATGTAAAATAATAGATATATCATTTTTCTTTTTCATTTCAGCATTATCTGCATAAGTATCCATAATATATTTTCTAATAATATCTAATTTTTTAATAATAATATTACATGCCTTATTAAATATAGATTTTGTACTTAAAGTACCCATTGTATGGAATGCAAACTCCCATTCTGTATCAGATATTTTTTTATATTTATCAATAACAGATGTTGCCCATAATGCACCATATTTTTCGATACCTAGTTCGGCAGTTGCTGTAAAACTTATTTTATCATTTGGTTTTAATCTTGCAATTAAAATAGGATTTTGTTTTTTGTATGTGTTTCTAATATCTCCATCTACAGTAAATTCACAATCATGTGTTGTTATATTTTTTATTTCATTTGATTTGTTATGTACTTTCGCAGATAATTTAATATTTTTATTATAAACTTCATTATTTAAATCACTATTAATACTTTTGATATATTTTTCATCATCTTTAATAGGAATTTCTTTTCCTTTATTATCATATATAGCTAAAATATTATGTTTATCTGCAATTGGTTTATGTCTTTGTAAGAATGATATTTTATCAAATAAATCTATTTGATGTTCAATTTCGTAAATTGGTATCATTTCAATTATTAATCTCATCATATCATTATTTGTTACAGTTGTATTAGATTCTATCTTAATATTATTTCTATGATATCCAAATGTTGGTACTTCTGTCATTATAACTCTTTTAATTGTATTGATGATTGCAGCATTTACATCTTTTCCTTTTAATGTTATATGAAATTTATTTATATCATCTGTTTTATGTTGGATTAATTGAATGTCATAATCAAATGTTTCTGTTGATTGTTTAGTCTTTTTTGAACCCTTGGATGCCATTTGTTATATGTCTATGATAATATATATTTATATATATTTAATATTTATTATTTATAAATACAAATAAATAATCAATTTTTTTAATCTGGATGTACTAGCGTTATAATAGATTAAAATAAATAGTTTGAATAATATATAGTATATATTATTTAATAAAATGAATAACAGCAATATATTTTTTTATAGTGAAAGATGTAAACAATCAATTGCGTTACGCGATATATTGAGAAATGAAGGCATGCTTGAAAAATTTAGTATAATATGTATTGATAATTTAAAAACTATCCCACAAGGCATAAGAGTTGTTCCAACATTAATAATAAGTAAAATTAATAGACCTTTAGAAGCAGAACATGCATTTAGATGGGTACAACAAATAAAACAATTAAAATTAAATATGATGATGAATAATATTAATCAAAAAAATATGCAATTATTGAATAATAACTTACAAAATACATCAACTGGTAATTTTATGGAATTTTTAGATAAGGAAATGGCAGGGTTTTCTGATATTTTCGCATATTTATTTAATGATGACGCACAACCACATGTATTTAATTATTTAGGAAAAGATCAATCAATAATTTTCACACCACCAACAGAAGGATCAAAAATGGATGATAAATTACAAAAGAAACATTATGATGAGCTTATCAAAAAGAGAACAGATCAAGATAAGATGTATAAAACTCAAATGTCAGAAATGCAAAAAAATCCATATACATTAATGAACAACCCAACTGGAACTATAATAAATACAACAAATTCACAACAAAATAACATAGCTTCACAACAACAAAATATAAATAGTAATAATATGATTAATTATCAATTATCTAATCAACAATTATTGAATCCAAATTTACAAAATAATATGATAAATATGCAAAATAATATTCCAATTAATCAACTACAAATGAATAATATGCAACAAATGAATCCATTACAAATGAATAATATGCAACAAATGAATAATATACAGCAAATGAATAATATGCAACAAATGAATCCATTACAAATGAATAATATGCAACAAATGAATAATATGCAACAAATGAATCCATTACAAATGAATAATATGCAGCAAATGAATAATATACAACAAAATCAGATGTTTAATCCCTTAAATATGTCTGTAAACAAACAAATTACATCAAATCAAGTTGTCGATATAATGAATACAAATCAACAAAAAGTTAATCAATCCATTATGAATAGACAATTTAATATAAATTAAATATAGTTAAATATATTTTTAACATTTAGGTTTAACTTACTTAAAGTTTAATATAGTATTATTGATATAATTATAAACAAAATGGAACAAGAAAGATTAAACTTAATTATATCTTTTAATGAAAAATTGGATAATTTTATAGAATATTTAAAAACTGTGTCTCCTGATAAATTAAAAGGTAAAATATATCAATTAGAAAAATTCAAAGAGATTAATAAATTAGGACCAATTCAATATTATGCAATTTATGTATTACCGTATAAGAATCAATTATATTCTGGCAATGTGGATTACTTTTTAGGCAGCCAAATTATTAATGAAAAAACAAAATTACCAAATGATAATACTCAAAATGTTAATGAATTTATGACACTTGAAAAAATAATTAAAGAAATTTGGAATAATTCAAATCAAAATGATCAAGAAGAATGTATTAAACATATGCAAATATTAACATCTAGTGCGGATGAATATTTACAAAATGTATTAAAAGGTAAGAATCCAGATTATCAAGTTATTGATAATCTAATTTCAATGGAAATTGAAAAAAATCATATTAATATGATTTTATCATTGGTAATGGATAAAGAATATGTAAAAGCAAATGAATATATTAGTTTAATGCTTGCTATGTTAATGCAAAATTAAATATTATTTTTTAATTATTAGAAAATAATATTAACCAAATATTGTTGTAATCTCAAGAGCAAAATAATATAATAAAATTAAAGAAATGCCTTTTTGTATGTATGCTAAATCATCAAATTCAAATCCTAATATATTAAATGTTTCCCATTTTGTAGATAATAAATTCATTAAAACCATCCAATTCAAAGAATCTTGTGAATTTGAATTATTAGTATCTCCAATATTCTCATTTTTAATTAATTCTAAGATATCTGAATTTGTTATATTCATTTCATTTTTTGTAACAAATTTTCTTAAAAATGAAGGAGTATATACATATTGAGTAAATTTATTTATTGCTAATCTCATATTTACAATATTATAAATATAAATTGACAAAATAATAATAAATGAAATAGTATATAAATAACTAATAATATAATGATTATTTTTGCTAATACCAATTAGTATCTTATAAGTACATATACCACCCAGTATTAATGTTAGAGAAAATACATAATTTAACAAGTTGATAGAATTTTCATACTCATTTTTTAATTCTAAGTATCTTTCAGATATTTCAACTAATAAATTTTTATTATTACCAATGTATGAATTTTGTTTAATAAAACTATCAGAAAATTTTTTTATTTTAATATTTAACGAATAAAAAATAAATGTCAATATTGATGCGCTTAAAAAAAATATATTGAAAGAAAAAAAAGTACATACTAAATAAAATGTATAGAAGAAATATTTTCCAACACTATCTAATACAATCACATCAAAAATTATTGATACTGTATAATCAAAATATAATAATATCCCTGAAATTAATATATTAATAATGCTTATCAATAATGTACTTACTATTGATACTGAAACCATTTTATTCAAGAATTTGTTTTGTTCCATGAAATTAGATAGATGATTTTTTTTAAGGTAGTTAAGTATCCATATATATTGAATTGGTATCAAAATACAAAATAATCCATATAATATAAAATTAATGTCTTTTGTTATAATTGTATTTATTATTAATATTAATGAAGGCCATAATATTGTACAAAAAATAAATAAAGTATATAATTTATTAAATAACGACTTAAAAAAATTTTTAACATTATAGTTTTCAGAGAAAATTATTTCATTGTTTTGACTAAATCTTTTATAAAAAAAATCAACTATACAATTTTTTTTCATAATGTGATCCAATATATTGTAATTTCTAATATCAAATATAGGTTTCAAACCTAAAAATGATAGATATATATTATAATCAAACATTGAATCAATAGTAAAATAGATTGTCAAACGTTTAAATAAGCTTAAAAAAATATTATGATATTTATATCATAATATAATTAAAAATGTCAGGAAATTTTGCAACAGAAATAATGAACATATTAGAAAATTTAATGGATCAATTAATTTTATTGGTTCCACCAGAAATGCAATCATTAAGTGACAAAATTGTAGAATATCATAAAAAAATATCACAAAAAAAACTTAAAGTTGATAAAACTGTATTAAGAATGTATAAAATATTAGAACCATACAACAAATATTTATTTAATAATGATTCATCATTTTTAACAAATATCGAAAATAAAGTAATGATTTTACCTGAAATTGATTTAGTTGTTGTGTATAATTTAAATAATATAAATGATGATTCAAGATCGATGATATTCAAATATTTGAGATTAGTAAAATTATATTCTAATGTTTATTTTGGAAAGAATGTTGATAAAAATATTCAAAAATTGACAGAAATATTAAATGATATTTCTATTCCTAAAAATGGTATGAATCCAAATGGATTAGCAAAAGCTGGTGAAGAAATTAAGAAAATGTTCGGTGGAACCGAAATAAGTTCTGGATCTACAAATACAATAATGAGACTTGTTGATCAAATCACAAATAAACTAGCAAGTAGTAATATGGACGATGGATTTGATATCAGAGGATTATTAAGTATTGCAACCGAAATTGCACAAGATAATAAAGATGATTTTATTGATGGTAAAGTTGATTTATCTGAAATTACAAAATCTGCTAGCACAATTATGCAACAAGTATATAATAATCCAGACAATGAAATTGCAAAACAAATTGGATTTAATCCAATGACTTTATTAACAAATATGGTAGATAAAGGTGTCGCTGATAAAGGTTTAGGTGAAACAGAAAATACAATGAATATTGAAAATATGGATTTCAATACATTATTACAAAGCACATTAAAAGATTTAACACCAGAACAACAAGAACAAATGAACGAAGTATTGAACGAAGTTCAATCAATAAATCCTCAAGACATGGATTTAAATAAATTTTTGAATCCAAAGTAAAAAAATTGAAAATAAAATACTTAAAAAATAATTGAAGATATATAAATATTATTAATTATTAAAAATGGAAAGTAATTTATTTCAAGTAGCAAATGCAAGCGATTTACATGAGATTTTGTCAGATCAAAATAATAGATTTACGTTAACTGTTATATATTATTCAGCATCATGGTGTGGTCCTTGTAAAATGATTAAACCTAAATTTGTCGAATTATCCAAAAAATATAAATCAGCATTATTTTTATTAATTGATGTTGATAGTTTTGAAGATAGTATTAAAATTAATGTTGGTAATACACAACAATTAATTGAATATTCAAATGATGTTTCATCACTCCCAACATTTAAATTTTTTGTCGGTACAACCCAACAAAATGATTTAGGATTTTCAGGAGCAGATTATAATAGATTATTATCAGATCTAAATAATGGAATAACACGTGCGCAAAATATTGAAAAAGCTACATTAATGTCACAAAAACAAATACATCAACAACAAAGTTATTTCGATAATACACAATTAAATAATCAATTTAACGGTTATGGTAGATTTACGAATTAATGAAAATAATAAATATAACTAATATAATAATATTATTTATATTTATAAATAAATGGAAAGTAAGTTTTGGTTAGATGATCCAAAAATATTATTCACAAATAATAATTATATTAAATTTTTTCCAACAGAAAAAATGACACATATGGAAATGTTAAATACAATAACAAGATTTTCAATATATTTATCAATATTATCATTATTATTTTCTAAAGATAAAGCGATGGTATATTTGTATATACCATTAATATTAATAATTATTTGTATTATTTTATCAAAAATAATTAAAACTGAAGAAACATTTATGAAAACTAATGTATGTAAAGGAAAAAATTATAATGATAAAGATAAACAATGTATTAATAATACTAAATGTACAAATCCAACAAAAAATAATCCATTTATGAATATTTTATTGACAGACTATGTTGAAAATCCCACTCGTCAAGAAGCATGTAAACATGATGATCAGTATACTAAAAAAATGGTAAATAAATATTTTTATAATAATTTATTTGTCAATGTTGATGATTTATATGAAAATAGAAATTCTCAACGACAATTTTACACAATGCCTGTAACAACAATACCAAATAAACAAACAGAATTTGCTCAATGGTTGTATAAATTACCAGAAACTTGTAAAACCAATCAAGAAAAATGTCTTAAATATGAAGATTTAAGATATAAACGTTTTACAAATTTTGATGTTTTATAAAAACAAAAGTATATAAAGATTTTATATATAATAATAAAATAGATATTGAAAATGGAAAATTCTGATAATACATCATCAATTGAAATTAATCTTGTTCGTGCTCAAAAATATCTAACAAAATTAAAAACATTTTTAGATAGCAGCAAGGATCAATATGGAAGAGTTTCACAATTCAATCCAGAATCAATGTTCCATTTCGAAGCATTGTTACATGGTGCTACATCATTCGAAAATTTAAAAGATTCAATTAATGAAAAAGTTAATGAATTAAAAAAAGATTTTCAAACAAGAGTTAACATTATGAATGATTTTAAAAATTTAAAGGATCTAGTACACTCAAAAAATACAGAAACTGGACTCGATAGAATATTAAGTGAAATTGAACTTAATCAAAAATTTATTGAATTTTATAAAAAAATGTATATGCAATGTAAATCAACTCCTTTATTAACAAATGATACATTATTAAGTGTATATAATGATTATAGAAAATCATTAGAAAATAAATCAGATTTTTTATTTACTGCATATAATTACAGATTTTATACAAACGACGAATTAAATAATAAAATTAAAGAACTGACTAAATCAAACGAAACTCTTGAAAATAAAAGAGATACGATAAATGCATCTACTAAAATAAATCTAATATTTTCTCCTGATACATTAGAAATTTTAGGATTGTAAATGATCATAAAAATTGAATTATTAATTATACTTAAATAGTAATTTATATAAGTATAATTATCAAAAATGTTCGAATTTAATTTAATTAAAAATAGATTAGGTGAAATAATTAATGAAGAATATTTAAATGAATTATTAAATAGTGATACTCAAATTAATTTATATTGGGGTACTGCACCAACAGGGAAAATACATATTGGGTATATTGTACCATTGATAAAAATATCAGAACTATTGTTATCAGAAAAGTTTAAAATTACAATCTTATTTGCTGATGTCCATGCTCATCTTGATAATATGAAATCTGGATTTGATGTTATACAACACAGAACAAATTATTATATGATTTTAATTAAAATTGTAATTGAATATTTATTAAATAATTGTAATCCTAATAATCTATTTTTTAAAAAAGGATCTGAATTTCAATATTCCAAAGAATATGTATCAAATCTATACAAAATTATTTCTAAAATTAGTATAAATGAAGCAAAAAAAGCCGGTGCTCAAGTTGTTAAACAAGATAAAAACCCAACAGTTGGAAGTATTGTATATCCAACAATGCAAGCTCTTGATGAAATTGCATTGGAATGTGATGGTGAACTTGGTGGTATAGATCAAAGAAAAATAATGACTCATTCTATTGATACATTGGGTAAAATTGGATACAATAAAAAGAGATTCTATATGATGAATAAATTAATACCAGCCTTAAATACAAAACCAATAGATTTACAATCAGGACAGAAAATGTCAGCAAGTAGTTCTAATCTAATAAAATTAGATTTACTTGATTCAAAGGATGACATTAAAACAAAGATTATGAAATGTTACTGTAAAGAAGGGGAACTTAATTGTGGATTAATTATTTTTGTACAAGAAGTAATATATCCATTTATGCATATATTGAATATTACTGGTAGAGAAATTAATTTCATAATTGATAATATTAATTATAATGATATTAATAGATTTAATGAAGACTTTTCACAATCAAAAATTCATCCAAATGGATTTAAACAATCCCTTGTAGATTTGATAGATCAATATATAATTGGGCCTATACGCGACAAATTTATGTCCAATAATTTCAATATTGATACATTAAATTCTGCATATATTAATTAAATTTTATTTTAATTTATAAATTAAAATAAAATTTAGTTGAATTAAGATAAAATTTAGTTGAATTAATAATATTTCATAAAATGTTGGATAAAATCAATATTTTTATAATCTAAAGCAAAAGGAATTTTGATTAAATTTTTTAATCCATCAATTTCAAGTTTATTGTAAAATATATTATATGCAATATCTGGCACAATAGGAATTGAGCCATTACTATATACATGTCTAGCATTATTCAAATGTAATGCTAATTGTTTTGAAACTTCTAATAAAATGTATCTAACATTATAATTATATTTATCTGCTAAATCAATATATTTTTGTCTAGTTTTATTATCTGGATTAGTATTATCAATAACTGGATTATTTCCATCTTTCATAATTTCTTCAGTTAATTTCAAACATTTTGGTTGTGTACCAAGAGTATCTCTATTTACATATTTATATTGATTATGTATCATTATGTTATTTTTAACATAAGTTGATTTTCCTGATCCAGGTGGTCCAATCATTATAATAATTTCTTTAAATTTATTAGGTTGAAAAGGTTCAATAATAGGAGCTTCATTTTGTAATAATATATAGTTAACATAATCAAATCCCGATATTTTTGAGCTTGTAATATTTTCTTTAATTATTTTATGTTCACCAATACTTTTAAAATTAGACACATAAAATACTTGTTCAGGAACATAAAATCTAAAATTAATATTTTTAGAAAATTTTAAATCTGAATCTGAAAAATCTTTTTTATCTTTTCTAAATAATTTTTCGTTTATTTTATTTTGATAAATCGATTTAGTTTGTCGCCCTGCTGCATCACCACAATAAAAAGATTTTTCATAATTAATGCTACATTTATTATTTATTGCTAACAAATTTTCTTTTAATAAATCGAACATACCGATTTTTGGTTTACGATATAAATCATCTTTTAGTGCTGCATATATTTGTATTGTAAGATTTTTTAATGGTAATTTATTATTTATTTCATTTAATAATAATTCCATTTTATTTTTCCATTTTAAGACTTCTTTCTCATCTTTACCAATTCCTTTTTGATTCGTAAAGATGACAAGAATATATTTTTTTTTTAATAATTTATCAAAAATATTTATAATATTTTCATCAAGCAGATCCCATTTATTTAATTTAACTTTCATTGTTGAATCAGAAAATATAATTGTATCATCAAAATCGAAAGATGCTATTTTACAATTATTTTTATAATTAATTTTTGAATTATATGAATATAATCCATATACAACTGTATTAATCATACTCCAATTCATTATCTATATTTATATTTTATATATTGATTTATATAAAATATTAATTAATATATTCAATTTTTTATAGTAAAAACTTGAAAGATAATTTATAAACATATTCATTATGTTTATCTACAAAAATAGCATAATATTTATCCATAGGTAAATTCATAATTGCTGTTTCCAATTCCATATCATTTAAATTATCAGTTTTATGAATCACTGTTTTATAAAAATGAGGGTTCATTGTAAACATAAATTTTTTATTATATCTATCATGTCCACCAACTTCTGTTGCATATTCAATAAAATAATTTGGTAAATTATTTTTTTTTACCATACAATACCATTTATTTAAATTATTATTATCATTTATTATATTGTCTACAGCTTCATAACTTTTAATTAACAATTCAAAATTCATACTATGTAAATATTCATTAATTTTTATCAATAATGGATCTGTTGTTGATTTAATATCATCAAATGATAAATTATTGTTACCATTTTTTTCTAAAATAAAAAATAAACCTTCAAAAGTTATATTTAATAATGTTTGGAATAAAAATTCTCCATCAGTTTCATCTGATAGCATTTGTAATGAACCTTTTGGTTGTGGTTCATTAGAAAATATTTTTTCTACTAAATCACTTATTTCAAATTCTTGAGCAGTTTCAGGTGTATTAGTATACACTTGGTTATATATATTATTATAATCATAGTTCATTTTTAATAATATTATTATTTAAGTTTTAACCTTTAAATTATTTATTAGTTAAATAATTCAATATAAAATGTTACAAGTTAATATAGTAATCATGAGTTTTGCACCCTTTTCATCTACAAATAATATGGTAAACGATAATATTTCAAATTATCAATTTGATATTAATAATACACGTTCATGTAAAGCACCATTATCTCGACCACGACCATCACAACAATTAGATGATAATGATTATTTTACAAACAATATGCATCAAATAAATAGAAGTAAAGATCATGTAATAAAAATGCCAATGTATGGGATACAATCATATGGTAATGCTAGATCAATTAGTGATTCGAATAGTAATATGGAAATTCCAATATATAAACCAAAAACAAATAATAATATAAATTGTAGAAAACAAGAAAATAATAATCAAGAAAATATGATATTTAGAAATGTCCAAAGAACATCAAAACCATTAAAGTATGTTTCAATGAATATGAATGATTCACATGCAACAAGACTTGGTAAGAAAACAGATAATAATTATGGTACATATGAAATGTCAAATTATATGGATGATAATTTATATATGGAAAATATAAATTCTAATCATGTTAGTATAAGTAGACATGTTAATACACAAAAAAATACGATTAATCTTAACAAGTATTCTGATGAACAATTAAAAGAATTAATTTATGATGGAAGATTATATGTTGATGGTATATCAAATAATCCTCTTAACATAATTGCTGCTGTGAGAAATGGTAGACATAATGATAAAATAGTATTTATACAAAAAAATAATACTTCAAAATTTGATGTTGCTAATCAACATTGGCCAATGCATGCTGGTTATGAAACTAAATCAGATAACAAAAAAGGTTTTAACACTACAATGTACCAATCAATACCTTTTATGGGATCTGGAAAAGGAAGTGGAAATATTGAATTAGAAACCGATATATTATATGGAACATCAACACGTGTACCCAAACAATCTGGATTAGGTACTGTATCAGTAAATAGATTTGAAAACTTATTTTGGGATCCACAAGATCCAAATCACATTGTTGCAGATTTACCAAGAGGTGGAGTCGATACACGTAATGATAAAGAAACAAATGACGGATTTATAAATAATAGACAAAGAAGATAAAATTGAAATATATATATATATAAATTTATTAGAATAATAATATTAAAATTTTAATAAAATGGGATTTGAATTAATTATTGATCCGTTAATAATTAATGAAAAAAAAGTTAATATTACAGATCATAATGATTATGTTATATTACCATGGTGTGGTAGTTGTATTGGATGTAATTGGTTAAGTGATGGATATGATGAATTTAAAAATTATCATTCATTTTATGGAAATAATTATAAATTATCATCTGAAAATTTAATTGGTTATGGTAAATATATTATACAAATAATATTGACAGATTATGTTGCTAATAATTTGGAATATAATTTTGATGAAATAAAAGAAATAATTAAAAATATTAAAGATATTAAAAAAATATATAATATCGCAAAAATAAAAAAAAATATAATTAAAGATATCAAAAATACAAAAAATTTAGATGATTTAGAAAATTTAATTGATAACCTTGCCAATGATCTCAACAATAAAAAAAAGATTATGTTAAATAATAATTATTTATTAATTGCTAACAATGAAATATTTGCATTAATGGATGAATATTATATACAAAAATATTTAGAATTTGCATTGTTAATAATGTATGCTGGTTCAAAAGGTCATAGTGCAAATTGGAGTTTTTAAATGAAAGTATAAAAATATTATATTTTTTATAAAAATATAATATTATATATTATATATAAATAAATATGTCATCAAATAGATTAATTTATGATAAATGTGCTTATGGACAAAAAATTCAATCAAGTACCGACCCTTTGTCTTATCAATTATTTACAGGCAAATTTGAAAATTGCGGAAGATGTAACAAAACTCAAACATATAGTGGACAATATGAAAATTGTGGAACAACTGCATGTTATAAAAATAATAAAACTTTGTTGAGAGTTGATGTAGAAAGTGATTTAAGAGGTATTGATAGAGTTGCTAGTCAATGTTCAAGTCTCAAGTATCATCCAAATTGCAATAATCCTTCAACATGTGTAAGTAAAAATGATTCAAGGGTACCAACTTTCTCACCTCCATACTTATGTGAAATTAGACCAACTAATGCATCAAAAGCAACACATGCGGGATATAATGTTCCAAATCCAAATGCCTGTCTCAGAAAGTAAATAGCTTATAACTAAATATTATAATATATTAAAATATAATATAATACACGAAAATATTGAAAATTAATTATTATAGCTATATAAAAAATAATAAAATAGATATACATACTTTTATATTCATAATAATGTCAAGTTCAGTTAGAAGAATAATGAAAGAAATAAATGATATTAAATTGTCAACAGAAACTAGTAACCAATATTATAAAATTTACCTAGAATCAATCAATGATAATGATATATATGTATGGACAGGTGAATTATATGGTCCAAAAGATACTCCATATGAAGGAGGTGTATTTAAATTTAAGATTTCTCTGCCGGAAAATTATCCATTCAAACCACCAAAAGTACAATTTATAACAAAAATCTATCATCCAAATATTAATGGTACAGGTTCAATTTGTTTAGATATACTTAAAGATCAATGGTCTCCTGCATTGACAATTCCAAATGTATTAATTTCAATATCTAGTTTATTAAATGATCCAAATCCAGATGATCCATTAGTACCAGATATTGCAAAACAATATAAATTAGATAAAAATTTATTCATTGAAACAGCAAAATTACATACAGAAAAATATGCAATATCACCTAATAAAAAATATAAAAATGCAAAATCCAAGAAAAATATTGATGTGTATAGTAGTGATGAAAGTGATGTTGAATAAATGAAACAAAAAAATATTAATATAATAAAATTATTTTATTATATTAATATATATAATTATAATAGAATGGCATCAACAAGACAAACTTATGATAGATGTGCATATGATGATGATTTAAGACAAAGTACAGGTACATTACAATATCATTTAGATCCTATACAAGTTGATAATTGTGATAAATGTTTATCAGTTAACGGACCACGAAATAAAGTTGGATCGTATACTTATAGACCACCATCATTAATTGATGTAGATTCAATGTTATCAAATAGATCTGATATTAATACAAAATGTATAGGTAAAAGAATAAATAGTTATAGAAATGTTGATAATGTTATGAATAATGATCAACTATCAACCAATACATTTTTCGGTAATGAATGTAATAATTTTTTAAATTCAGAAGATACAAGATTCACACATCCTAAAAATAATTATAGAGGTGTTCATCCTGATAGATTTTATAGATTAAATAAAGATCCTCAATGTAATATATTTTGGGATAATTCTGTAAATACTCGTTTAGCTGCAAGAGATAACTATGTTGCACAATTACCTGCACCAATTGATGATAAAGTTTTAAGACCAGTAGCAAAATTACCAGGACGTAAAGATTGTACAATTGGATTAAGATGTAAAAAATAAATAATATATAATTTTATCTAATATTAATGGATTTAATAATAGATAAAAAAAATATTATCTATTTTATAGATAAGCATATTGAAATATGGCAGATGCATTAATAATATTAGGATTAGCATATGTTGGGTATTATCTCAACAATGATGAAAAAAATATTAACCTTAAAGATAATAGTATACCAAAAAATCAAATACCAAATCAAAATGATATTTATGAAAATACTAGATTAAATAAAGTTTTAAAAGATAATGAAAATAAAGCAAAAAAAAATTATTTAAAAAGTCAATATCCAGAAAAAACTGGTGTTGTTCCAAATTTTTATAATCAATTAAATGCTTTATTAATAAATGATAATAATGATATAGATCAATTAGAAGATGATGATATTCATGATTATGATGTATTTATTGGTAATAAATCTACAAATATTAAATCCGTCGAAATAGATGAAAATTCAATATTAAATAAATTAATAGACCAAAATACTGAAGATTATTTGTCATCAGATGATTATGGTAAATTATCTAATTCAAAATCGAATAGAAATGTTAATTTATTTGATGCTGCTGAAAATGTTACAAAATCAAATAAACAATATATTGAAAATTTTAAAAACAATATTAATAAAGAAGACTCTTTTTTGAATCAATTCGAAGATTTAGAGTATGATAATTTTGGTGACCCATCAGCTGAGAACGATATACATACCCAAAATAAAGGCAAAAATAAAATAATTGATGTCGAAAGATCGATGGCTTTAAATGGAGGATGGACGTATTATGATACAGATCTAAATAATAACAATATGACATATAACATTGTTGATAAAAATAATTTTGTACATAATAATATGGTCCCATATTTCACAGGGAAAGGTGGATATGGAATTGATAATGAAAATACAAATTATGAAAAACAATTTAAATTAGAATTATTTAGTGGATCTGATTCAACATATCAAAATAAGAAAATTCAAGCACCATTATTTGATCCAGTTCCCGAAAAAAATCATATTAATCAAGTTACTGCTTCAACGGAAGAACTAGGTGAAAGATATATTACATCAGTCCCAAGAGAAAGAAGAAATGAGTTATTAAGTGAACCAGAACGAATAGCTCCTGGAGTTGGTATTGGAGCGGACGGATCATTACCATTAGGATATCATTCGGATTATCGTGTTTTACCAAAAAATGTAGATCAATTAAGAACTGTAAATAATCAAAAACAAACATATGAAGGTAGACATGTTGATGGATTTAAGTATAATAAACCAGGACTACAATCTGATATATACACATATAAACCTCAATCATACAAAGAAACAACAAATGAAGATATGATTGAATCACTTGGTGCATATAGAGCACAAACAATCAGAGATAATTATACATTAGATTCAACATTAAAAGATCAAACATTAACAGAATATACTGGTGGTGCATACAGAGCAGACCATAAGCTTGAAAATAATGTTCCTGAATATATGCGTGAAAAAATTAGACAATCTGCAAAACAAAATTTTAAAATGCCTAAACCATTACAAAAAGTTGCTATTGGTCAGCAACAATATTCAGATAATAATAATAATATTAATAGTTATGCATTTGCAGATAATGAACGTTCAACAACTCAAAACAATAAATATCTTGGTCAAATTGGTCACAATACAACCGGAAATTATTCAATGCAACAAGATCAAGCAAAAACAACTGTCAAAGAACAACATTTATATTCACAACATAATTATACAACAGCCGCACCCAATACAACCAGAAACATTGTACATAATGTTAATTTATTAGATACAACAATGAAAGAATTTATGATAAATAATCCTCAAAATCATAACATTACTATGAATAACAATAAAACATATTCTAATTTAACAGATAATGCTAAAACTACTATTAAAGAATCGACAATAGATATGAAAGAAAGTGGAAATATTGTCAATCAATTATTGGGGATTAAATTAACACCTAATGATGAAATTAAGACAACATTAAAAGACCAAATGATTAATAATAAAATTAACAATATTATAAATGGACAAGTATCTAAAGGTACAATATATGATACAACACCATTGTCAACTACACTGAAAGATCAATTGGCAAATAATAAACTTAATCCATTGGTAACAGGGCAAATATCTAGAGGTACAATATATGATACAACTCCTTTAGAAACAACATTAAAAGATCAATTTGCACAAAACAAAATTAATAATATTATTAATGGACAAATTTCTAAAGGTACAATGTATAATGATACATTATTGGCAACAACATTAAAAGATCAAATGGTAAATAATAAAATTAATCACTTGGTTAACGGTCAAATATCAAAAGGTACAATATATGATGATACTCCATTAGATAATACATTGAAAGAAACAACAATTATTGGAAAACAACCAATAAATATACAAAATAATTCAATGTTAAAAGGATCTGTTTTTAATCCAAAAGATATAACAAGGACTACAAATAAAGAACAAATTATTAATAATAAAGGTCATGGTAGTCAAATAGCACCAATAGTTTCAGCATCGAAAGTATTCAATCCAAATGATATTTTACAAACAACATTAAAAGAACAAACAATAAATACTTCAGCAAATGGCATGGCTTCGCATAACCAAGGTGTTGGTTACATAGCAAACCCAATGGATGCAAAAACTACTTTACAAGAAATGGTCATTAATAATAATTATATTGCGCAAATCAATAATGGTAGTAATAATAATACTGGATATGTAACAAATCCAATGTTTGCTAAAACCACATTAAATGAAATGACAGTTAACAATAATTACATTTCGCAAGCCACTAATGGTAGAAATAATAATACTGGATATATTAGCAATCCAATGTTTGCAAAAACAACATTAGGTGAAATGACTATAGATAATAATTATGTTTCTCAGCTAAATAATAGTAGAAATAACAATACTGGTTATGTAACAAATCCTATGACAGCTAAAACTACATTAAATGAAATGACTATTGACAATAATTATATTGCGCAAGCTAACAATGGAAAACATAATAATACGGGTTATGTTACAAATCCAATGACTGCTAAAACTACATTACAAGAAATGCTCGTCAATAATAATCATATTGGAGGAGCAAATCCAAATAGAATAAATAATACATCATATATGACAAATCCAATGACTGCTAAAACAACTCTTAATGAAATGATGGTTGATAATAAATATATTAGTCAAGCAATGTTACATAATAATAAAGCAAGTGGATATCAATCTAATAAAATGTATGCACCTAACACTCAAAGACAAACAACTGTACAAAATGGTGAAATAGGACATGCGTATGCTACAGATATCAAAAAAGCAACACCATATAATGATGCGTATAATGCAGAAACAAATGATGTTAAAGAGGTGATTGCAAAAGGAAGAGCACCAACAACATCAAATTATAATATGATACCAAATATGGAAAATACAAATGTAAGGTTACACAATACTACGTTTATTGAAAGAGATCATTATAGTAATAATAGTATGCCAACATCTATTGATCAAATAATAGAATCAAATAATTATAGACAAGGTGAACAATCATATTCAAATAATACTTATTTACAAGCTGAAATAAGATTAGATCCAGAATTAATGAATAGTTTAAATACTAATCCATATGCATATAAAATGAATTATTATTATTGATAATACATAATTAACAATAATAATTAATTAATAAATTTTAATAGTTGGATATTTTTGTGCTAATATTTTTTTTATTATTTTTTTATCAATTTTACGAATAGTAATAAATGTTTTATATTTATTAATAATTTTCATTATATAATCATGTGCTGCAACAATATGTTTAATATTATTAGCACCAGTTATAATTATTGATCCACTTTGAAACACAAAAATAGAAATTTTTTTTGATTTTTTATTTTCTACATAATTGTATTTAATATTTACACATGCGTGAATATTACAATGGTACTTACATTCAACATCATTATTATATAGCAATTCATATAAATCATCTCTACTAATTAAATAATCTAATTTAAAATTACTATTTATCATTGCAACACGTAAATTTTGCAATGATAATTTTTCGCTATCTGTTACAAATTTAATATCATGAACTTCACCAGTTCTATACATTTTACATTTATCAAATTTTAATATATTAATTAATTTTCCAATTACATTATAACAATCTATCATTCTTTTGCATCCAGTCATTTGTAATGATCCATTTTTAAAAATTTTAACATTAATTGCATTATTTTCTTCATTATCATTAATTTTATCAGGTTTAATTTCTAATGTTACTTGATTATAAAATGCTTTTCCTCCTTTTTTTTTAGATCCAGTTAATATTTGATATATTCTTCTATTTGTAGTCTTGTCATTTTTATCTCCATATTTAACACTAACAATTGAATCAATATTTAAATCAATATATTTTGCTATATTCAAACAATTGATTGGCGTTCCTAAATAAGCCTTTAGTGTCATTGTCGAGATTTGTATTTTATGTTTTGACATATATTTTTTTAAATTTTCTACTCCATCAATTCCAATTTTTTCATTTAAAATATTTTGAAAAAAATCATCTTTTAATTTTTTTTCCGTATTATTTTCGTTAACAGATGGGACATCACCAATAATATCAGATTTTTTATTATTATCTATAGTTATTTTAGTATTTTTTGATTTATTTTTACCATGATATTTTTTTACCATTTTCTCGACATCATCGATCATTTTCAATTCTTCCATAGATAAAGAAGAAGTTTTAGTATCACTATCGATATTATACGATAATGTATAATCATCATTAACGTCAAATTTATCAAAAATGAATATACTATCTTTTTTTTTCATTATATAAGCAATATAAAGCTATATTCTACTGTTATTTTTTTCTTTAAATATTTTTCAATTTTTTAAAATATATAAAATATTATATATTAATATATAATATTATAATGAATAATACAGATACAGAAATTATCAGCATAAGCTCAAGTGATATGAGAAAAATGACAAAAAACTCGATATTTGTCAAAAATGAAGTTAATAATATTGATGATATGAATATATTTTTACAATCACCAAAACAAATGGGTGGTGGAAAAAATAAAGGTAATGATGATTCTTCAATTAGTAGCATATCATCAATATCATCCAGTACTACTGACAGAAGCAAAAATAAATTAAGTAGAAATAAATATAAATTATCATCTGAATCAACAATATCATCAATTTCTAATAAATATAATTATTTAGATACAAGTGATATGAGTTCTGTATTTTCGTATTCAATGAAACAAGCAAGAAATAGCGCAAAATCAAATGAATCAGATGAAGATAAGAAAAAGAATGAAGATAAAAAGAAGAAATTAGATGATAATAATGATAATAATGATAATAATGATAATAATGATGACGATGATGATGACGATGATAGCGATACTGAAGAATTAGAAATTGAGTTATCGGATGATGATGATACTGTATCAGAAAAAAATATCAGAAGACAAAAAGGTGGTTGTGGTGATGATAAAAATATTTTTTCAGCAACTTCAGAATACGATTCATATAATTTTTCGGATATGTCTGATATGTTGACATCAGAAATAAATACTGAAAGTATTATGAGAAAATTTAAAATTTAAAAGTGTGTAAATATATATAAATTAATAACTATAATAAGTTATATATATTAATTAAAATGGTAGTATGTTCATGGGATGTGGGTATTACACATTTAGCTTATTGTATTCTTGAAAAAAATAATCATAAGAAAATTCCATATAAAATACATGAATGGGTTAATATAAATTTGATGTGTGATGATGATATGCGAAATTTAAAATGTAAAGAACATACGAAAAATGGCAAAATTTGTGATAAAAGGGCAAAATATTATGTGGAATCAATATTATCAAAAAATGATAAATCTGAATATTATGGTTATTGTGAATTACATAAAGAAAATGCAGAAAAATATATTGATGAAAATGAATGTATAATCAACGCAAGTATTTTTGAACTAACAAAATTACAAAATCATCCATGTTGTCATATTATTAAATCAAAAGGTTCTGAAAAAACATGTGATAAATCTTCAAAATATGAATGTCTTACATTGGATGGAAAAATTATTAAATATTTTTGTAAATCACATTATGAAATATATTATAAATCATTAATGTTGCAATATGCATTAACTATTATGAAAAAATCAAAAATTAAGAAAAAACCAATTAAAGATATTCAAGTTAATTTAATTAATATTCTTGATAGTAAAAAATATCTTTTGAAAGTAGACGAAGTTATTATTGAAAATCAACCTTCATTAAAAAATCCTACAATGAAATCTATTGCATCTACATTGTTTAATTATTTTGTTATTAGAGGTATCGTTGATAAAAATATAACTGGAAGCAAAATTCAACATATTCAATATATATGTCCAAGCAATAAATTAAAAATTAATAATGATAATACAGTTCAAGTTCTATCAAAATCAGATGATGGTAAAAAATATAAATTAACAAAAGATTTAGGTATTAAATATTGTCAACAGTTGCTTAAACATGATGACGAACATTTAAATTATTTAAATTCTTTTAAAAAGAAAGATGATCTCAGTGATGCATTTTTACAAGGAGTATATTATATTGATCACTACAAAAAAAAGAATAAATTAATTTAATATTTCATAAATTGATATTAATGAAATATTATTTTTTCTTTCTTGTAATAATTCCCATCGATGTTTCTAAGGAGTTTTTATTATGTGCTAAAGGTTTTGTTCTTTTTAATTTAAGATGACTTTTATCATCTTCGTGATTTATAACATTATTTTCACTTTTAATAAATTTTTTATCTTTATAATCTTCCTCTATTAATGGAATAATTGACACTAACGGTGGCATCAAATATTTGAATTCTTTGATCATAATTTTACTATTTTCACGAAATTCTTCAATATTTAATTTTCCTCCAAATATTTTTAAAACTTGTCTTGGCGGTGCAGGTAATAATTCATGATTTTCTGTATCATATAATTGTGAAACTAATGACTTCAATAAAGTACATCGTTCCCATACTTTATAATCATTTAAATCAATATTGTATGCTAATGCACAATTATAACTACAAAAACAACCAAATCCATAATATGTATTTTTATAATATTTATCAGGTAATAAACAAGGAATTGTATCGAATTGATGACAACACCACCAACAATGTATATCTGTTTGTTCAGACCAAATATTTTTGCCATTGTCTATACTTGAAAATTTAATGTTCATTCTATAAACTGTTCGATCTTTCATATATCCTCTTGATTTTTCAAGAGTATCAATTCTTTTTTTTAAATTTGCAATTATATTTTCATATTTAGTGCAAGTTTTACATTTATCTGAATCACTATCACTATCACTTATATTATCACCAAATATATTATCAGAATTATTATTAATAAATATATTTTCATCATTTGATTTATTGTTTGAACTATCTTTTGTAGTAAAAATATCTTCGTTATTATCTACATTATCTTCATCATTTTCATTATCTGAAATATCGTCATCAACATAATCATCATATACATCACTATCATCATCAGTATCACTATTATTTTTTGTTTTGCATTTTGCAGTTGTATCTGACATTTCACTTTTGATATCATCTATTTTAATTGGTAAATGTAATATTATATTTTTATCTGTATGTTGTGTTATATTTGCCAAATCCATTAACTTATTGCTATTTGATGTTAATGTTTTCTTTGGTTTTCTACCCCTTTTTTTTGGTATTTTAACTTCATTAGTTTCAACCTTAACTTTCGGTTTTCTACCTCTTTTTTTTGGAACTTTTTGTTCATTATTATTATCATTATTAATATTATCAATATTCTTTGGTTTTCTACCTCTTTTTTTTATTTCATCTGACATTTTTCAGTAAAAATATTCACTTTACATATTAAATTGAATATTTCTTTAAATAATACTTCATTTATTCACTATTATCGTAACATTATCTGTTTTTTATTTTATATTTATTTTAAGATTATTAAATATAAAATATTTATTACTATTATAATATGGATAAAATAAATACTAAAGATATTAAAGTATTTTTAAAGGTTAATACAAATAATAAATACGAAGATGTAATAATGATAATAAATATGATCGATCAACCTGCATTGTTATTAAAAACATGTAAACTATCGCCATCTGAATATATATCATTATATAAAATATGTAAATTTTATGGATGTAATACTACACAAAATATGGTAAATGATGTCCAAGAAAAAATATTACAAAGAGGTGGAGCAGCAGCTATACTTGCCGCAGTTGGTCAAGCAGTAGGAAGTGCCGCAGTTCCCATTGTTACCGAAGTTGCAAATAAAGCAATGGATTATGAAACACAAACTGGTAAATTAAGTAAAGGAGTTAGTACAGTATACGATGATTTCTTGTCTGGAAAATTACAAAAAGGTATTAAAAAAACTCAAGAAGTTATACCTAATCCATTATCATTTACACCTGTAGGAATGTTAATAGGTCCTAAATTTATGAGAAGAAAATCGAAAAAAAATATTAGAAATAAAAGAAGAGCACAAGCATTAAAAATTAAACAAAAAGAATTAGAACTCAAAGAAAAAGAATTGGAATTAAATAAAAAAATAAATAATAAAAAAACACAAAATACTAATAATAAAAATATTAATAGTAAAATTATTAATAATAAAATTATTAATAGTAAAAATATTAATAATAAAAATTTTAAAAAAGTTGTACATCAAAATACAAAATAATTATTAAAAAATATAATAAAATTATTATCGTAATATTATTATATCATAATAATAATATGGAAAATATTACTAATTTAGACATTAGAATTTTTTACAAAATTTCTAAAAAATATAGACTTTCTGATTTAAAAAAAATAATTGATTTAATTGATAATAAACAAAAATTATTAGAACAATTTTCATTAAATGAGTATGAAATAAAATGTTTAAATAAAGTAAAAAAATTTTATGGAATTGGAATAATGAATAAAATTCTCAATGATATTAATAATTTAGAAAATAATATTCAAATTGGTGGTGCTAAAAGTTACAAATTGACTAAAAATAAAAAATTATTATCACCGAGATCATCAAAAAAATCATTATCACCTAAACTAAAATCATTATCACCTAAACTAAAATCATTATCCCCTAAACTAAAATCATTATCACCTAAGCTAAAATCAACACTAATATCAACCGGAAAATTTATTAGAGATAATAAAGATCAATTTATACAAGTTGCTCCAATTATCACGAATATAGCAGCATCTTCATTACAGGGCACAAAATATGGCAATATTGCCAATCAGGTAAATAATGTAGCAAATATGGCTGTTGAAGCAAATGATACATATAATGTACATGCTAAAAACCCCCAAAATACATCAACACAAATATCTGGTATCTTAAACGCTGCACCAGTATTAACTAATTTTGCTGCTAACTCTTTACAAAATACAAAATATAAAAATGCATCAAATTTTGCAAATAATATGAATAAAACTACACATTTAGTCAATGGTATAGTATCAAATAACCCAAAATTATTAGCAAATGTACCAAAAAATAAAAATCAATTATTAAAAACATTATTGAACCCAGAATTAATATCACAAGGTGTCGATACGGCTATTAAAGTTTTGCCAGATGTCGTCAATACTGCAGGTAATGTTGCACGTTTAGCAGGTGGTGGTAAAAAAATGTATAAATTAGTAAATATGAATGGTGGATTTGAATATGAACTAAATAATACATTTATGCAACAAAATGATGAAAACAATTCTACTGAGATAATAAGTATACCAATGGATTCAATTGAATCAGAATATGAACCAAATGATAATGAGCAAGTTATAGATGAACAAAATTTTGATGAACAAGTTATAGATGAACAAAATTTTGATGAACAAGTTATAGATGAACAAAATTTTGATGAGCAAGTTATAGATGAACAAAATTTTGATGAGCAAGTCATAGATGAACAAAATTTTAATGAGCAAGCTATGTATGAACAAAATAATGATGAGCAAGCTATGTATGAACAAAATAATGATGAGCAAGCTATGTATGAACAAAATAATGATGAACAAGCTATATATGAACAAAATTATGATGAAAGTCAAAATGATAATAATGAACAAAATACAGAAATTATAAGTATACCAATGAATATGACATCAGATAATATAAATGATATTAGTACAGAAACTATAGTATCAGATTCCGATGACAATCGACAAGAAATAAATAATTCATTAATAAATAATAACAATTATGAAATAGTTCAAGATAATATGATCAATAATCAAGAAATTATACAAAATAATAATCGAATGTTGCAAAACAATATTGCAAGTACTGGAGTATATAATAAATCATATAGAAAGATTTCACAACAAATAAAAAATAATATACCATATAAAATTCAAATTAAATTACAAAATGATGAAGATCCATTACATGTTACTTTACCATTTACAAATGAATTTGAAATATAAATTAAAATATATTTAATATTTTTTAATTTATTTAATATTACGATTTGATGTATCAAAAACTAGTGTTGATTTTTTCCTTTTTGCACTACCAGTTACAGAAGATCTCTGTTGCGTACTATTATTTGACTTAATAGTTAAATCAAGATTACTTAAATCACTATCTTCTAATGTTGGTGATAAAACATCATTTATTTTAATGCTAGATTTTTTAGAACTAGATGCAAGTGATGCAGATGATGTTGCGTCACTATTCAATGAATTATTAGCATTTACTTTTTGTTGATTAATATTTTGTGCTATTTGTTTTTGTGAATTAGCGAAAATATTTGGATTCAATTGTGTTGTTTGTCCAGGTATTTTTTGTAATATTTGAGGATTATTAACATTTGTTCTATTCAATTGTTGTTGAATATTTTGTGGTAGTTGTGTTGTTTGATTTATTTTTTGTTGATTAAAATTCATTTGACTTATATTTTGGTTATTTGGTATATTAATTTGTTGGTTTACTGTTGGAATATTCATTGGTAAATTATTTTGTTGTTGGGATTTTACAACATTTTGATGTGCTTGATATTGCATTTGTTGTGCGGCTCTTTGTTCTTGAAGTTTACGAATTGCTTCCATTTGTGCGTTAGTGTCTGTTGGTGGTTTCATTGTATAATTATTTTGTGGAACTTCCTTGGGAGCACTTTGTTTACCACCACCATTCATTAAATTGGATAACATTGATTGAATAAAGTTATCTTGACCACCTTTTTCATTTCCTGGTCCTGATATTGAAGAACATAATGTTTTGCTAATATGGAAAGATATCGCACTACTTGCAACCATGAGTAATAATTTAATTTCTGGTGCCATTTTTCCACCTTTATCTTTATATTTTTCAAATAATTCTTCAAATACTTCAGTATAATCATCAAGTGAGCATTGCATACTTTCAGACCATCCTTTTAATTTAAAATCGAATGGATCATATCTTTCATTAAAAAATTCAACAGCATAAACACTATTCATTAAGAAATTTTTATATAATTTGACAGCATTTCTTTTATCTCTGAGTGCTTTTTGAAAATCAAATTCAACTTGCATTTCATCAGGATCATCCGTCACATAGTAAGTTTTAGTTAATTTAACAGAATGATTTTGTTCAAGTTCTTTTAATTTTCTATACACATCATAAGCCCTTTTTCTTTTCTCTTCAGGTGTTTCATTTCTTTTAGGTGCTGCTGATTTATTTAATGATATTTTAGGCGCCTTTCTCTTTTTTGATGATGAAATAGAGTCATCGCTTTTATCACTATAATCCTTTCTTTCAGATTTGACTCTTGATGATGCAACTTTTTTATCACTTCTAATATTTCTTATTGTTATACTTTCAGAAGTTTCATTAATTTTTGTTCTTCTATCACTATCTCTTTTCTCAGAACTTTTATCTGATATTTTATGATTATTTCTATGTGAACTCGAATTTTTCTTTTCGCTTGACATTTTATTATTATTACTATCATTATCCTTCATATCAGATTTTTCTTTATCATCATCTATTACAAGATGATCATCGATATTAGATTCAATATTATTATCTGATGTATCTCCAATATTTGGTTCGTATTTATCTAAATTTGTAGCAACATTAATAATATTTTGTGGATCCTTTAATTTTTCTGGATTTGCAAAATATTCGAATTGCATATCAGTTTCAGTAAATTTAAATTTTGGTGATGCACTATCAGAATTACGTTGTGTTAACTTCTTCGATTTTAATTCATTTAAAGTTTTTTTATCTGTTAATTTTGGTTGTGAAGTTTTGCCAGATGACATATTCCTTTTTATTATTTATTTATTTGAGAAACATTTTTATATTTTATTACGCAAAACCTTTTTAATTATATTAATATTTTGAAAGTGGGATTGGTAAAGCTAGTGGTGATAAGTAATCTAAATCAGAAGTAAGTTGATTATATGTTATTTTATCATAGTTATCTGAAAAACATATTTCATCTTCGAATATATAATATATAAATAATAATATCAATATTAAAAAACATACAAAATATATACTATTATTTTTTGTCAACATAATAAAAAATATATGAAATATAATAATATTTTTATTATATTTCAAATAAAAAATATATCAATAATAATATATATAATAATATGAATTTTCAAAGAATTGATGATAAAGTTACAAATGTGATGACAAATAATATTGTTGCTACAATAGTTGCTGTATTTATTACATTATATGCGGCTACATTAACAAAATATAAATTACCTGATTTTATACAAAAATTATTTAATAATACATTTTTTAGATTATTAATAATAGCATTGATTGCATATCGCGCAACTCAAGATCCTCAATCAGCAATTCTTGTTGCGGTTGCATTCGTATTGATTATGAATATATTAAATAAACAAGAAATTGATGAAGGTTTTAGACAAATTGAAAATTTTGCACAAATGCAATCTAACGGTCAACATTTTTAATAAGTAATTTAATTGATTAATATAATTAATTAAATTCCAAACATTATTATTATATATTAATTAAATATAAGAATTATAAAATGTATAGTACTATTGATGAAGCATGGAATAATAATCCAATGGCTTTTATTACAAAAAAAATAAATGCTGGAGATTTTGTTAACAATCAACATCCATCAATAATATCAGATAATAAAAAGAATTTTGATATCGAAAATATATCAGGAAATATTTTAGATGATGTTACAAATGATAATTATTATTCTTTTTCTGATTTAAATAATTTATCTGATGGATACACCCCTAAAAATCCTATTAAAAATAAACATAAATATTCAGACAATAAAAATAATTTTTTGGATAGAAAGAAAGTTAGATTTTCGTCAAATAAAAATACAATGTCTGATTTGTTTGATAGCGAACTATTTCAAAATAATGTATCAGAAACATCAAATATCAGTGATAGTGATCACAGTGATGATAACTCATGTATTGTTACAATAAAAAGTATGAGACATTTAAAAAAATGTATGAAATGTCAAAAAAAATTTAAAAGAAAAATAAAAGATTATATTGAGATGCATCAAATGAAACAATTTTATAAAAATAAAATTAATGATAAACAATCACATCAAATTACAAACTTCGAAAATATTTTATCGACATCAAATAAAGATATAATAATAATAATTCTGTCTGGAGTGCTAATATTATTTATAATTTATTTTATTATTCAAGCTATTAAAAAATAATTTATTAAATAATTTATTTTTTAATATTTTGTTTCTTTTTTTCTTCTAATATTTTTTTATCCCAATTAATATATAATGTTCCTGATATAATTTCTTCGCAATATATTTTTTTATTTAATTCACTTTTGATGTAATTTGCGCATTCACTAACATCAATTAATGGTAATCCAAATATAAATGGAGGTATTTCATAAGTACAATGTGTTGCATTACAACTGTCAGCCATTTCTATTTTTTTTTGACAGCGATTATATATATCCTTGTATGTTTTCTCTTTTATTTTTTCACGATCATCTTGCTTTTTTAATAATTTATCAAAATCCAAACTAGACATTTATATAATTAATAATAATATTATTAAATATAATTATAAACTTATATAAATATGCAATAAAATAATTTATAATATGTTAAATTATTAAATTTATTTTATAAACATTAACTAAATGGAAGAATCAAATATAAATAATATTGAATTTGAAAATGAATTTATTGAAAATAATTTTTCGGACAATAAAATAGTTAAAAAATATGATACATTAGTATTGTCTGGCGGTGGTATAAAAGGGCTTGCACATCTCGGTGCACTAAAATATTTATTTGAACAAAAAATTATTGACAGTATTAAAAATTATGTTGCATGTTCTGTTGGTACTATTGTTTCATATTTAATAATAATAGGATATAAACCTGACGATTTATTTGTATTTTTCAAAATATTAAATATTGATAATCTCAAATCAATAAATTTTGAAAATATATTAAGTGATTATGGAGTTGATAATGGTCAATTGTTGATTAAATTATTAGAAATTTTAACACTTAATAAATTTGGTAAAAAAACATTTACATTCTTAGAATTATATAATAAAACAAATATTAAATTTACAACAACATCTGTTTGTTTAAACACAAAATCAATAGAATATTTTAATTACGAAAATAATCCTGATATGGATGTATTACTCGCAATTAGAATGTCTATAGCAATACCTTTTATTTTTTCTCCAGTTAAACATAATGATAAATATTATGTTGATGGTGGCTTGATGAATAATTATCCAATTGATTTTGTTAATGAAAATATTGACAATATTATTGGAATAACAATAATTGACGGTAATGATGAAGTTTGTGAAATCAATACATTTGAAGATTTTATTATTCAAATAATATATGCCGCGATAGATTCATCATCTTCTAAAAATATTCAATATTTTAAAAAACAAACTATCGAAATTAAATTGGAAAAAAAATTTGGTTTATATTCCAGTATTGGGATGGATGAAAAAGAAGAATTGTTCAATTTTGGCTATATTTCGTCTGCTAATTATTTTAATAATTTATAATTAATTAAAATAATTAAATATTTTTGTTTCTATCTTGTAATAATCTTTGATATTTCTCTTCTACACTTTCTGTGTCTGCAATACTTAATGAATCAAATGATATTCCCAATTGATCAAAGATTCCATAATTTGAGAATTGTTGCTTTTGGTATTCATTAATTGACATATTGTTATATATTTCAGTATCTCTTTCTCTTTCTGCTAATCTAGATTTGAGATCGCTATAATAATTATCACCTTTTACATTATGATTATCATAATAACTTCCATAATTTGTCCTGTCTTTTAATAATTGCTCCATTCTATCTTTTGATAATTTTTGTTTCGATAAATATGTATTATCGGTGAAATTTACTTTACCATATTCTGCATTTCTTTCAGTACCAAAATTATCATTTTCTGCATATAAATCATCCATATTGTCAAATGCACCATATTCCACCATTGAGCCACCATCTCCAGCCATACCATTCCATGCTGATGGAGTATCATATGCTACAATATCTGAACCCATTAACGAACCTTGATTTAGTGCATCAAATACTTCATTAAATTTTTTAATATCGAATTCTTTATTGTTAAATATTTGTTCAGGTTTATCCTCTTCAGATTCGAACTTCCTACGATTTAACAATTCACTATACATTTGTTTTGCTTCTTTTGAAGAAGGTGCTGCAAGACTAGCTTTCGATTCATCAAAATTATGTTTTCTATTCAATTGATCCCATTGTTCTTGGAATTTTAATTTATCATTAGAATCAGCTACAGTTTTTAATGATTTTTGATATGCTTGTGATTTTTCTCTTAAACTATTAAAATCATTTTGTGTATCTTTTACATGTTTATTAATTTGATCATACCTTTTCTTGAGATCAGGATTAGATAAAATTTCAAATGCATTTGTAATCAATTGGAAAAGTTCAGAATCTCCAGTTGGTCTATCTGGATGATATTTCTTCGATAATGTTGTATATGCTTTATGTATTTCTTTATCAGTAGCGTTATGTGAAATACCTAAAATTTCATATAAATTGATAGTATCATTATTATTAATTTCCATCTTAAAAATATATATTATATTCCATATGTACGATTTATTTTTATATCTTTTAACACAAAAATGTTCAATTTTGAAAATATACTTTTATATTTATTAATTAAAATTATAGTTCTATATTATAAATGAATATAAAAGACAAATATTTAGCATGTATGTTATTACACTCATTGGGTGATGAAATTGGTTTTGGTAATGGTGCAGTAGAATTTAATTATGGTAAACTTGATAATGTCACAACTCATATGAATTTAGAATATTTAATGGAATTTATTGCTAATGGTGGTGTTAATGAATTTGATACTAAAGGATTAATAGCATCTGATGATACTATTCTTCATATGTGCACAACAAAAGCGTTATTATCTAATTTTTCAACTGTTAATGAATTTGGATTATCTTTAAAAAACGAATATATTAAAATATTTGACGATGAGTTTTATAATAAACGTGGTTATGGCAAACAAACTGTAAATGCTATAACATCATTAAAACGCGGCACATTATGGAATAATGTAATATATGATAGAGGTGCAATTGGAAATGGTGCTGCAATGAGAACTCCATGTATTGGACTTGCCTTTTATGGTAAAACGAAAAGAAAAAAATTGATGGTTGCTGCCCTTGAATCCAGTCGCTTAACACATAATTCCGCTGCTGGAATATTATCAGGAATTACTGTTGCTTTATTTACTGCATATGCAATTGAAGAAAAAAATATAGAAGATTGGCCATTCAAATTAATTAAATTTCTTAATTCTGGAATTGTTGATGAATATATTAATAAAACTAGACCAAATGATTATAATGATTATATTCAAGATAAAAAAAATTATACGGGTTTATGGAATAAATATTTAGACAAACGGTTTATTGGAAGAAAATTCCAAGAAATTGATTCAATGAAAAATGTTATGATAAGATCTGACTGGTTTTATGATAGTTTTAACTATCATAGATCAGAACATATTTCCAAAAAAAAAATATATAGTAATATTGGTGGAACAGGATATGATTGTAATTTAGTTGCATATGATGCACTCATAAGTTGTAAAGGTAGTTGGGAAACATTAATGATTTATTCAATGTTACATATTGGTGATTCAGATACAACTGGTTGTATAGCAGCGAGTTGGTTTGGTGCATTTTATGGATTTAGTAAATTTATTCCCGAAAAGATGATCAAAAATTTAGAATTTAGAAAAGATATCGAAAAAATATCTAACGAATTGTATGAAAAATATGGAGTAAATAATAGTGAGATTCTTGGTGAAGTTTTATAAATTATTAATAATAAATTATTATTAATAAATTATTGTTGGTAAATTATTTGTACTTGTTTAAATGTGCATCTACAAATGAAATTATTTTTTCTGGTTCTGCTTGATCATTATAAATATAATCAAATGTTTCCTTTGGTGTTGATATTATTAATTTAATTGTTGGATATGCATCAATTTTATGTTTTTCTGCAATAGTTGGTTGTGCATCACAATCAACATCAAATACTTCTACATCTGTATTATTAAAATGTTTCTTAACAGCATCCCATTTTCCTGTATCCATTAATTTTTGTGAATAACCGCACCATTTGGTATGGAAACTTATAAGAGATATTTTTAAATTATTATAGTTTTTTTTATTGTATGATGGCTTAGTATAATTTTTATAATATAAGAATAATAGTAATAATACTGCTAAACCCATACAAACCCAATACTTTCTATCTATTTTTGGTAAATTCATTTATATATATGCTATATAAATATATTTTTTATTGTAAAACTATATATAATAGATCTTTTTTGATTTGAAATTATATAGTAATTTTAAATTAAATAAAATTAAAATGAAATTTTTTTTTCTTTGCAATTAGTATAATTCTCAAAAAACGATGAATAGTTTTCAAAAGTATCGTGATTTTGTTGTTGGTGGATTCGATCAAATAGCTGGTGGTGATAGACTAACTGGTCTCGGCACTGGTATCGATGGTGATGAACGTATTGGTGATATATTAACTGTATTAGGACAAAACCCTGTACCAATGCATGGCTTTGATTTAACACAAAATAGAGTATCATCATTAGACGATGACAAGGCAAAAGTTTTAACAGTTCAATATTATAGTAATAAATTCTCAAATATTGCTGATTCAAAGGATATTCACCCTGCATTTACTGATGCAATAATGGATGTTGCTAGAATCTTTGCTAAAATTGATAAATTTAGTGAAGCAGGTACTAGAAAACAACAATTATTACAATCATTAAATTACTATTTAAAAGCAAGTTTTATTGGTGAAAAGGCCGCATCTGTTGAACCATTAATTACAGGATTTGCGCCTTCTAAAATACATACTGAAACTCATCAATTTTATAGACATGATTTAAGTATACCTTATTATCTCACAATTGGTGCAGATAATGATTTAATCGATATTAACGAATTTATTAAAGCTCCATTTGGTGTTAAATATGTAAGTTTATACCATAGATTATTAATCATTGCTTTGATAATATTTAGTGATACATATACTAGTGGAGATCTTGGTAATGCAATTAATGCAGTGTTAGCTAATGCTAAATTCGAAACTCATCTAACAAATGTTACAAATCTAATAATGAATGGTGTTGGATTAATACATAGTAATATGAATCTTCCTATTGATGATCTTGAAAAATATCCAAAAAGTATGTCATCAATTATAGATGCATTAGAGAAAGAATATGAAGCAATAATGGGATACCCAGCAAATCCATCACCCTATGATCAAATTGGTGATGTATTAGGTGTAGCATTTAGGAAAGTACTTCAAGAAGATCTTTTAAATATATTAAATAACAGTAATATCACAAATGCAATTACTACATATGCAACATATTTTGATCCAAATACAGGTGATGCAAGACCTACAACAATTGCAAATCATACTCTTGCTATCGCTACACCAGGAAGCGTTGATCGTGTCGCTGTATTGCATGATATTACAACAGGTACTAATTTTGGTTTTGGTGGTTCACCTATATCAATAAATTCATTCATAAAAACTAGTGCTGCTGCTGAGGCTGATAGTTTAACCAATATTCAAGATAGACATGTATTTTTACTAGGTGTTGAAGCATTAACACAATTAAAGCAACATATCAGTAATATTGCTGGCTTTGCTACTGGTGGATATAATCCTTACAGAATTGGTGGTGTAGTTCCTACAACTAATATTGGAGCAATTCAAAATGCACAAGAAGAGGGTGGATTACCACTTGAATGGGTGGGTATTGATACATATGCAGCACAATTATGTAGTGCTGATAAAACTCGTGGTAGTTTAATTGCGTTATTGCATACTAAAGTTTTAGATTTAGTATCCAATATTCGTAATGATACCAATACAGTATTCATGAACAAAATGCTTACAAGATATACAATTAAATTACTTTTTGAACAATTACTTTCTGCTAATTCACATTTTGGTACAAATGCATCTGGTAATTTTGCTGCAGCTAACTTTAGTGCAGATAAATATGCACATTTCTATAAAACATTACTTATTGTTAATAGTTTCAAAGATACCGTAGCACAAAGATTAAGATTTAGTGATGGACATTATCAAGAAGCTATAACCAAATTAAGTAATGAAATGAAAAATAAATTTAATTCTACAGCAATAGAAACAATCTTTAAAACAAGAAATGACACTCAGTATAATGACACTACATTAAATAATGATGTTGTTAAAACATATATTAAAAGACAATTACAATGTGGTGAAACAGGTAAAGCTTTCTTAGAAAAGAATTTTACAATAATGGTTAGAAGTAATGTATTAACTGGAGGAAGTAGAAAAGGATTTATGGGATTATATAAGCAATCTGGTGGTGCAGCAAATTTATGGGTTAAAACAAATATTGATTTTGAAACATTATTAAAAGTAGATCGTCCAGAAAATTATAGATTGAGTATCAATTATACATTAATTAATAATAAACGTGTACCATCATTTGCAGCTCAATTACCTGCATATAATCCAAAAATAATGGGTAAAGTATGGTATACATCTAAAAATGGAAATTATGATGCTGCTACTCCAGCACATGCTAAAAATATATCAATGTATTTATTCACTGATTTGTTCACTGATTTATTCAATAAATTATCAGTTGGGTCACTTGGAAATAATGTATTAAATGTAGGTGGAGCAATATTTTCGGTTAGAGATGTACCTGTAGATATGGCTTGGATGAATACAAAACCAACTCTTTTCTTTTTACCATTAAAGAAGAGTGATGTTATTAAAAATTATCTTAAAACATTAAGATTTGATAATGGTGCACAAATTACTGATGATATTCCAAAAATGTTACAAGACTATGCTGATATGATTAAAACAGATTTATGGTCTTTAGAAAACATTAAGGAAAATGGTAGTGGAGGTTTAGATTATATTTATCATAATTCCGCTACTGGTGAAAATCATAATTTTTATGATAAATCTAATGAAGAAATGTGTAGATCATCAATTTTAAGATTCAATCCACAAGATGCTGTAGAATGCTCAAACTTCTTATCACAATGTATGATGAAAGATGATACTAAAGGTGTAGATGATTGCTTATCTTTTATTGGAAGAAGTAAACTTTATGAACCTAAATTTGCCAAAGAAGATATTGAAAAATTAGATCCTCATATTGCTTTTGTTATCTTACGTAGATTTGGATTTGATTATGTTGACAAAGAAAGTGAGAAATATGGACCTACTCGTGTTGTCGAATCTGTTTCTGAATGGTATTCAAGAATGAAAGTTCAGGTAGAAAATCCTAATAATGCTTATGGATTAACAAAAGATATCTTAGCTAAAATGAAAAAGAACGAAAATCTTCTTAGATATTTCCATTTACTTAGTCAATTTATCAATTCAAATAAGAGACTTCTTAATAAAGGAATTGTACCAAGAAATGCACAAGCTTCAACTGCTTTATTATTATCTGAACTTAAAACAGAAGATGTTAGAATCAGACCAAGAGTTGAAACAAAAGAAGGCCCTCAAAATTTGATTGCTAGATTAATCACATTAAATAAAGCTCCAGTTCATAATGCATTTAGAACAACTGATGCACTCAATTCTCTTGTACCAATGCCTGTTCCTATGAATATGTTCCCAGTTGCAGCTGGACTTACAACACAATTTATTCCTCGTAGTATAATGGGAATGAATATGTACGGAGGCTCAAGAACTGTTGCAGAAGAATATGTTGATTCTCTTAATACTAATGCAACAACATTAGAGGCATATTTCAAGACTTTGGTCAATCAACTAAGATTAATCAAGAAGGACTTATCTGAACCAACCAAGAATAGAATTCAAGAAAAGATTAGAAGATTTGCTGAAATTGAAGAAGAAATTAAGCGCGAAGTTGTAGTTATTACTGATATCTTGAACTTAATTACGCAATTCAGAATTCCAATTGATGTTAATAATAGTGATTTTGATGAATTAAAGAGATTAAGAGAAAAACATATTTCATACTTAAAACGCGGAACCAAAGAATTCGAAAATCTTAGAAATGTCCTAGTATCAATTGCTGAAATATTCCAAAAACCAGAAATAATGAAACAATTTGAAAAAGTTGTTAAATTTACTGGTAATAGATTAAGTAATGAAGTAGATAGAAAGAATGTTCGTGGTCCTTTAGGATATGAAGCTTTCCCATTATAATTATATAAAAAATTGAAAAAATAATAATTTATAAATATACAAATTTATAAATTATTGTAAATCAAAAATGAAACTCAAAATTAAAATTTTAGATGATCAACCTGAAGAAGTTAAACAATTTTTATTAAAATATTATACTGGTGTTATTAATAATATCAATTCTAAAAAAAATAATAATAAATTTACTGATTCTGGAATTGATCTTGTTATACCATATGATATTATATGTAAATATGGTGAAACAACTGCAATTAATCATGGTATTGCATGTCAACCAGATACTCTACAAGGTTACTATTTATACCCAAGAAGTAGTCTATCTAGTACTCCTTTGAGACTTGCAAATTCTGTAGGTATTATTGATTCTGGTTATACTGGTCCAATTATTGCAAAAGTTGACAATTGGAAACCATATGCTAGCTCTGGATTGACAACAGCTATTTTCACGTTTGTTAGAAATTTCTTCTCCAAACTAACTAATATTGTCAAAGAAAATACTGATACAGATATTTTAGTCAGTGATGAATTTACTACATTATATTCTAAAAATGATTACAAAATTAGTGTTGTTGATAATGATGGTGTTGATACATATTATAAAGTTGTTAGATTATTTCAATTATGTTCACCTGATTTATCACCATTAGAAATTGAATTAGTTGATACTCTTGAAGAAACCGAACGTGGTGCCAATGGATTCGGATCAACTAATTAACTATTAATTATTTTTTAATTATAAAATTTAATTAATAAATGCTATACCACTTAATCCATGCAATATTCTCAATACATTATAATTTACAGTATAAACTCTTACTTTTGCACTATAATAATAATTAATTATTGTATTTAGTGTCAATAATAAATTAATATTATCTATTCTACTCATGTTACAAGTACCTGATGGTTGTGATTGCTCTGGCATAATTGATAACGAATAACAATTTATACCTGTACATGGTGAATTACTAAAATGTTGATAAGGTTGTACCCAATTAAAATATTCACCATCTCTTATCGAAAACCGCTCCCTACCATTTAATAATACTGTTGCTTTTTTAACTAAATTATCACCAATATATGTACCATCACCCTTTTTATTATAATTATCTGTATAGTTAAATGTATCATTAATATTTTTATGTACTAAATAATCCATTTGACATACCCAATATAATGCTTTACATGGATGATTTAATGCTAACATTATTGAAATATTATTGTTTACAACTGTTTCTTCTTTTGCTAATTGTAATTGCTCAATCAAATATTCATGATTTGATCTTGCAAATCTTAATCGTTCATCATTATCTAAATAAACATAATCTACTAATAAATATGCTTGTTGAAATGAAAACATACTAACATTATAATAATTTAATGCGACTTCTGTTTTATTTGGCGCAGGTGTGCAATATAAATTTTCATTATATAAATGATATGGTGAATTTTCTTTGCTATCTGGATTATTTACTGCATTATTATATAATGAGTAATTAATTGTTCCTGTTTCTTGATCTTTGAAAAAACTTTTTGGTATAGTTGCTGATGTAAACTTATCATTATTAGTATTGTTAATTTTCAAATAATTAATTGTTTTTGTAACTGGATTATTTGATACAAACATTGCTTTTATTTTTTTATTATTGACTTCTTGCTCAATTATATCTCCAAAATCAAAACTACATATATCTTCTACTATTTCATATTGATGTGTTGGTATTACCACATAACATTCTTCTGCTTTTCTAAATTTAACATGTATTTTGACTTCGTTATATTGCAAACTTATCAATGGTAATGATAATCCATTATTTCTACAAAACCAAAATTGTAATGGTACAAATAACGAATAATTATTCTTTCCTGTCGTAAAATCATACATTTCTGGTACATTTCCTATCATAATATCTAATCCTCTATCTGTTTTCTTACCTGATATCTCATCCCATATATGAAGCCATTCACCATAATGTTTATCTATTTTTTGCCCACCTATTTCTATTTCAACTGATTGTATTAATACATAACCAATTTTCCTACACCACGCAAATTTCACTGTTTCATCATATGAATTTGTAAATCTATTATAAAACTTTGGAACATTTGGTAATGTTACATATAAATATATTCTATGTACTAAATCACCATTCCTCGATAATGTACATGTTACTGTTTCTCCAAATGTTGCTCTTTTATCAAAAAATTGTGGAATTTGTTCTACCGAAAAATTTGTATATCTTCTATAAATAATTTTAAAAAATGTAATTTGTGGTTCACTTGTTAAATAAATATCCTGTATTCCGTATGCTACTAATTGTATTAATCCTCCTCCCATTCTTCTATTATTATCTAATATTAAATTATTATTATCTAAACATTAAATTTTATATTTATCATTAATTATAATTATTGATAAATATTATTTTATTACAAATGCTAATCCAGATAACCCACTCATTACTCTCCAAATATTATATCCTAATGAAAAAATTAAAATAGATGCCGCATTTTTATTATTTATTAATTTATTTAAATATAATATTAATTTAGCATCATCTATTTTTGACATATTACATGTACCTTGTGGATCAAACTCCATTGGTTTAAATGCAAATGAATACATATTTAAGCCTACTTGTGGTGAATGATTGCAATGTTGATAGGGTTGTATATAATTAAAATAAAATCCTGGCGTAAATTCGTCCAATCTATTTTTACCATTAAATCTAATTGTTGCATATTCTATTGGATTTATATTGTTACTATTTATATTAGCAAGATTATCTTTTTTTCTAAATGAATTTAAGCCATAATTATACCATTGCTTCTCACCTTCATAATATTCATCATTGCTACTATTTATATCATTTCTTTGAACATGTTTTTGCATTCGCACTACAAAAAACATTGCTTTAATAGGGTTTATAAATGTTAATGGTATTTCAATTTTAGTAAATTTGATTTCATTTGTATTATCGATATCTGTTATAACATTATCTAAATTTTCATCTAAATATTGTACACCATATGATGATTCTGATACTGATGGAACCATCATGTCTCCATTATATTGAATTTGTTCTATCAAATATTCATGTTTATTTCTTGCAAAAATTTCTCTTTCTTCATTATCTAAATATATATATTCTGCTAATATATATGCATCATTAATCTTTGGATTGTTAATATGTTTACTAATATCTGTTACTCCATGCAATAATTCATTTTCTACAAACTTAATATCTTCATTTTTTAATACAACATTATATAATGTTTTATATATTGATGCATACAAATATATAGCTGATGGATCTAAAAATGATGAATACTTGTCATAGTAACAACAATCTGAAAAATCTCTTAATTTAACTGTTAATTTCAATTCCTGATATTGTAATGCAACAAGTGGTAATGATAATCCATGATGCTTACAAAACCAAAAATAAAAAGGAATATACAATAATTTACCTTTTTTAATTGAATTATCGAAAGTCGTTAATTCGGGTATATCTCCTATCATAATATCATACCCTCTTTCATGTCCATCTTTTTTTGTTAATTCATACCAAATATTCATCCAATCACCATATTGAATATCTACTCTTTGTCCACCACTTTCAATTGTCGCATATTCTATCATAAAATGCCCTAATCTTTTAATCCATGCATTTCTTGGATTTTTTAATCTATTAATAATATTTTTAATTTCATTTTCAATATAAATAATTTTATCATAATATTGCAATTTAATGTTAACTGATTTTCTAAGATTCGTTATTATTGAATTTTTAATATACGATAAATTTAAGTTTTGATTTTTTATAATATCTTCAAATATATTGAATTTTAAATATTTATTTGTTAATTGGTACAATATATAATATATATAATTTTTCTTTTGTCTAAAATTATTAAATTGTTGTATAATTAAATCTGCATCCTTAAATAATGTTGTCGGTGTTATTGCTGTTAATACATTTAATAATGGTTTCATATTTGGCCAAATTAAATATTTCTGTGATAATGTATTATTATATTGTATTGGTGTTAATACTAATTGTGACAAATTATTAAATGTATCGTTAATTGTTCCCGTCGCAAACATATCATTTATACCACCTGTTAATAAATTATTATTAATATATTTTGACGCTCTAAAAATCCAATCATTTTTAATTTCTTCTAAATTTTTAAATATTAATGGTGATACCATTAATAGCGATTCATTATAATCTTTTAACATATCTTTGAAGAATAAATACAAATTATTTGACAGTACATATTTGTTAATAATTAATGATAATGTTTTTAAAAATGTATTATTATAATTTATTGTACTTTTTGTTTCAATAATCATCTTTTCAGAATATTCATTATTGAATACTGTTTTTAACTCTAAACTCAATTCATCGACAAAATCTTTTGATAAAAAATCAAAATATGTTAAATCATCTGAAAAATTGTTTACACCATCAGAATCAAAATTATATATAATATTTTTATTTAATCGATAATAATCTAAATATCTTCTATTTAATGGTATTGTTGTATTGATTTCTATTTGAATATTTGTTTTGTTATTTATTGTTATTTGTTGTAACGGTGTTAATGTTGGATTTATCTCAAAATTTGATACAGTATTTAATAATTTTAAATTTTCAGTCGCACCAATTTTATTTATAACAATATTTGTTACATCGTTATTTTGTAATTCTTGTGCTCTTAATGTTATAAATTGTCTATCATCAATATTATATTTTTCTACATTATCATCAATATGTGTTAATATTTTTCTCATATTTGTATCTGTTTCATATCCTACATTCTTTAATATAAATCCTGATTTTGTACCATTTGTCATTAAATTTTCTTCATTAAATAATATATTTTCATTATTTATATTTAATAATTCATCTGTGGGAACCATTGTATCTGTTGTCATTAATTTTGTATTATACATCAAATCCTGACTTTTAATATACGATTCAGTTAAAAAACTACTATCCAAAATACCATTCATTAAATCATTAAATCCTTTTATTAATTTATAATTAATATTAAATACAAATGATAATTTAAGATTTTCCGGTAGTTCATCTATTGTTGGATAAATTAATGGATTTTCTATTGTCCATAATATTTGTCTATCTGTACAATTATGTTCAGATGTTTTATCATTGTATGATATTGTATTATATATATGGTTTGTATAATCATCTCTAAAAGTAATTGCATTATAATCAACAGAATATTCCAAAGTTTCATTTACTTCCGTATTAACTATATCTGTAACATAAATTGGTGTCACTGGATATACTACATTACCATTATATTCTTCGAATGGTTCCATTAATTTTAATTGTGCAAAATAACAATAGTTATATAATTGTTTTTTTACTTCACAAAATGATAATAATAATTTAAATTGCTCTTCCCTTTCATTTGTCATTAATGTTCCATCTTCTGGTATATCTCTAATTGTTGGAAATCTAATATCTTTAATCAATTGAACAAAATCTTTTATGATGTAATCTAAATCTATAAATTGTTCCTTTTTAAAAATATACATAAATTTACTTAATCCTTTATAGCCAGGCATTGTTGGGATGTATTGTAAGTCATTATTATAATGTGAAAAAATCTTTAATATAAACATTTTGTATCTAATTTCATACAATCTCTCATATTGAATTTTAAAATTTTCTAACATTTTTGTTATTAGTGAATTCAAAAGTGGCGTATTCGTTGAGTTAATATTAGGTTGTATTTTTATTCTATCTAATAGCGACATGTGAATACTATGTATATATTTGTATGTATCAATTATACTAACATTAATGTTATAATTAAAATATTCCTGTTTAATTTGTTGATTAACTGCATTAATATCAACTGGAATAACATTTTCAAACCAAATTTTATTGTTTTTAAACAAGTTATTATATTTTTGATTATCATATACTTTCTCAATTTCTAATTCCATTTTGTTTACAAACAATTTAATTTTCTTATTTATTGCATCCAATAAATCATTTTCAAAAGGAATATCTTTTATTTCATTCAATGTATCAACATATTTTTCATTATATATTTTATCTGTAAAAACAGGTATATTTGTCACATTATCTATTAATATATCATGATATGGATATTGTTGAATTTGTATATCTGGATTATTTTTAAATAATGAAACTTCTTCTGATAATGCTGTTAAATATTTAATCATTGTCTCATAACTTTGTAATGTATCCAATGATCTCATATTTGGATTTAATACATCTATAGTTTCTTGATCAATTGGATATAGACCTAAAAATATACTTTTATCAAATTGACTCCATTCATTATCGACTATTGGATCTGTTGTATTTTTTGTTATTCTCGCATCAGTAGTTTGTTTTGGAACCATATAATAAAACATCGATCGTGCATCTGTTAATAAATCTATTGGAACTGTCGTATTATTAATTATTTGTGTCTTTGGTTTAATATCAACAACATTATTTGTTACAATAAAACTTTGTTCTTTGAAAATATTATTTGTGTTAAATATCCATTTAAAATGCGAATATAATGTTGTATCATTATATCTATCATTAATATCTGCAACTCCATCCAAATTATCTATAATACTATTATATGCATTTCCATATGTACGATTTATATTATATATATTAAAATCTACATCACTTGCATTATTTTTTAATCCTATATTTTTATCTAATTGATTTTGATCGATTAATGTTATTTTTGATGTTTTTGAACAAATTGGATTAAAATATGCATCATTAAATGCGCATGCATGAATACAAGTTGTGATTTTATTTAATGTATTCAACTTTTGATTTGTTTCATTATAATAATTATTAACATTTATTTCATCCGAAAAATTTTCACTCAATGGAAACATTTTACAAAATACTATTGGATAATTAAATAATAATGATTTTACTAAATTAAATATTATAGAATAATTGTTATAAATATGATAATTCAAATTACCATTAACATAATCCAATGTACTTGATGCAGGAATTGCATTATTTTTAAATACTCTCCTATATAAATGATCAAATTCACAAAATCTTGCTGGAATTATGTTTCTATCTATAAATATATTCTGTAACATTAACAAGCTATCACTATTATTTGATTTATTTACTATTTTATATAAATCATCTAATGTTTTATCTTCATAACCTGTAATATTAAATGTTAATTGATTATTAATATATTTTTTAATATTATCGTACTCTATTGCTGTTGTATTATTTAATATATTCAAATTATTATGATATTTTAGTAATGATGATATAATATAGCTATTCATATAAGATATATTAAGGAATGATTTTATGCTTGTATTAAATTTATTAAAACCTAACATATATGTAAACAATGAATTATATGATGGAAATATATTTGTCAATAACGTATTGTATGTGTAATAATTTAATATTCCTTGATAATTTAATATATATTTATTTACTGTATCGAATGTTAATTGTGAATATATGAACTCATAAAATGTATCATTGATTTTATATTTTTCATCAATCGTTTTTATAACATAATCAACTACTGGGTCAATATTATTAACTATAAGATCAGATTCAACTAATTTTTCAAATATTGTTTCAATATCTTTAATAAAATCTTCATAGTCTATAAATGTGGTTAACTTATCTTTTATTATTTTTACTATTTCTAAATAATCTTCTCGATTAATGATTCCAAAATTTACATCAATTGTAATACTATTATTTATATCATCAAAAATTATTTTACCAACTCTTTGTCCGTCTTTAACATATATCTTAAATTTTTTAAACAAATTTTGTATATCAATATCGATCGTGTTTGGATAAAATGATATTAAATCTGGTAATTTTATACATAAATATAATCTATGCAATAAATCTCCATTTTTTTTCAAAATACATGATGTTTTTGTTCCGAAATTCATTATACTATCAAAATTTAATCTTACAAATTCTGATGAGAAATTTGTTGGCCTTCTATATATTGTTTTCCAAAATGTAATTTCAGGATTATTTGTTAATATTAAATCTTCATAGCCTGAAGCTGCTACTAATTGCATTAGACCTCCTACCATATTTATAATAATATTAATACTTATTATTATTATTATAATTGATAAGAATCTTTATATTTAAACAAAAATTATTATTTTATTGTGAAATTGAAAATGCTAATCCTGCCATTCCACTCATAAATCTTAATACATTATATCCTACAGCATATACATTTATTAATAATCCACTTTCAATTTCCATAAAATCTATCACATCTTCATTCAATGATGACACAATACTTTCTTCAAATTCCAAATTTAATTTTACTGAATCTAATTTACTCATATTTGCTGTTCCTGATGGTTGCTGTTCTTCTGGAAAGAAACTAAATGAATATAAATTTATTCCTGCTGATGGAATTGATCTATGACATTGATATGGTTGTACACAATTATAATATATTCCTGGATATCTTCCAATTCTAACATAACTATTAAAATTTAATTGTACACTCTTTATCGGATTTTTATTATTATAACTAAAATCTGACCATTTACATTCTTTTGTACCTTTAATATTGTACAAATTTACATTCTTTTGACATGTCCAAATCAACTCTTTGCATGGATGATTAAATGTTAAATCACAATTAAATGATTTTCCTATAACATTATTAAAATCGTTTATTTGTATTTGATCAATTAAATATTCATGACTTGATTGTGCAAATCTCTTTCTTTCATCACTATCTAAATATATATAATCTGTATATAATGATATTTCTTTTAAATTTATATTATACATTCCAATAAAATTAAAAAAAGATATTTCTGATTCTTCTACATAACAACATTCTTCTATTTTTTTTAATTCAACTGTTAACCTTACATCATGAAAATTTAAACTTATTAATGGTATCGACAATCCATAATGTTTGCAAAACCAAAATTGTAATGGTATATATAAAATATATGAATCTTTAATTTTATCATCAAATGTATACAATTCTGGTACATTACCTATCATTTTATCATAGTTTATTTCTTGATTTGGATTTTTTGTTAATTCATGCCATATTGCCAACCATTCACCTGTATGCCTATCAATCTTATTTCCTCCTATATCAATACTTATATTTTTAATTATACAATGCCCTATTTGTTTAATCCACGCAAATTTATATCTTTCTACATAACTATTATCTAACAAGCTAGCCAATTTTTTATCTTTTTTGTACTTATCTGCTAAGAAAATTTTATTAAATTCATTTGCATAGTAAATTACTTTTTTGTTTATCAAATTTAATAGATCATGTTTCTTTACAATTTCTGTTGTCAATATATCTCCTAAATATTTCTTAACAATAAAATTAATTATCGATTGTATATCAATATTTTGCATTAAAAATGAAAAACTATAAAAATCTTCATTTGAATTTATTAATGTTAAAAAATCCTTTAATGTGTCAATTTTATCTTTATAATAATTAGCTGCTAATAATAATTTAATTTTATAATATGTATAAAGTGGAACTTCTAAATATGATATATTAGAATAATTCGGATAACTATTGAATTTAAGTTCTGTTATTTTTTCATTTTCTTCAAGTAATTGGATTTCTATTTTTTTATCAATCAAATCATTTATTTTCTTTAAAAAATATTGTGTATTTATACTTGTTATAATACTATCGAGTGTTCTATTTGTTGTTTGTAATGCAGTTTTCATTATTCTCATCATTGAAAATATAACACCAATATAATTCTTGAATGCATTATTAAAATTTGTTATATCTCTTACCTCATTCCTTGCAATTTCTAATAATTCCGATATATCTAAATTTGTTTTATTTAAATCTACACGAGGCAATTCAATTTGCAAATACATTCTATTTATCAAATCTCCATTTTTCAATATTGTTGCTGTTAATGTTTCACCAAAATTTGGTGTTCCTTGAAATTCTTGTTTTATTGATTCAATTGAAAAATTTGTATGTCTTCTGTAAACTGTTTTAAAAAATGTAATTTGTGGATTTCCTGTTAAAAATAAATCTTGTGTACCATATGCTACTAAATGTATTAACCCTCCTGTCATATTATGTATATATGTATATATGTATATGATTCTATAAATATAAAATGTTTATTATTTATTATATTTCCGCATACTAAATAATTTGAAATATTTAAAGTTAGATAATTTATTATATATAAATTAATAAATATCATATGTCATATAATTCTGATTACTCTGGTGATTTATCTGATGTAACTGAACTGTCAGAAAACAGTATCATTTCCTCAAAAAGTTACGATTTATTGGTACCTCATACAGATAAAGATATTGAACTTAATAATATCAATGATAATAGTCGCGATTTTGATGATTTATATAATTCAACAGTAATTCAATCTGAAGACATTACTAAAAATTTTGATAATATCCACAAAAGATTATTGGAGCTCGAACGAAATAATGTCGAACTTAATAAAAAAATTAATAATTTATCCAAAATGAAAAAATCTATTTGTTCTATTTTATAATTATTATTTTAACTTAAAGTTAAAATAATAATATCAATATATATTGTATGAAAACTATCCCTGAATTCGATTTTAATCTCGATACTGAACCATCTCAAAGATGGAAACATATTTTAGATCATTTCCAACAAAATCCAAATACTTTATCCAAATTAAAAAATAATATTGATATAATTCTTCAACAATTTGGGTATAATACAATTTATTCTATGATTACCAAATCAGTATCTGGTATTTATAGCCTATTTAATTGGATTATGTACAAAGAAGAAATGCAATCAATTGCCGATTTTATTGATTTACCATTAGAAAAAGTTATTATTATGCAATTAATTTATGAAGTTTCTGCTGCGTGTACAACTTTTGTCACTAAAGTTGATAACGATTATACTATGTTTAGAACTCTTGATTGGCCTATGAATTTTTTAAATGATTTAACTATTAATCTCAATATTAAAAAAAACGGACAAACAATTGGTAAAGCTACAACTTGGGCGGGTTATGTTGGTATGATTACTGCTATGTCATCTAATGGTTATGCAATTGCATTAAATTATCGTAGAACTCAAAATTTTTCTTTTAATACCATTATCAATAATGCATTAAATACATTAAAATTAAGATGGCCTATTGGATATCTCATACGTTACACTGTCGAAAATAATACACCTTATGAAACTGCTATATCATATCTAAAATCTGCAGAATTAATTTCTCCATGTTATTTAACTGTTTGTCATCATAAAAAAAAACCAATGATAATCACAAGAAATACAACTGATGTTGCTTATTCTATTTCTGATGATTTTGTTATTCAAACCAATATTGATTGTGATGCTGATAATCCAAAAACTGTAACTGGTTTTGAAAATATATTATATAGTGTAGAAAGACAAGAATATTGTTATAAACATATTACAAATTCTAAAAATAATTTCCAATCAATTAAAAAATTGTTTGATACATTTATCGAATTTCCTGTTATTAATCACGACACTATATATCTAACAATAATGTGCCCTATAAATCAAATATATATTACGGTCCTAAATGAATAACATATAAATTATATTTTAAAATTTGCTTTATATGTTGCATATTTTGTGATTGTTAATTGTGGTATTTGTTTAAATGAACTTTTTTTAAGTTTATCTCTAATATATAATAATACTTCACACCATGTCCATTTTATTTTACTTGTTTCTATTTTATTTATACATTCCAACCATGCCCATGTTACTGCACCTTGATTTTGTCCACTTAAGTAAGCATCTGATGATGTTTGAAAATCTGTACAACCCGATATACATATAATATCTGCATTATATACTATTCTATTTTCTATTGTACAACTTCCTGCTCTTAAAAATTTATATGGTAAATCAAACATTGTTCCGCTATGACAACAATCAAATAATCCTATTATTTTAACTCCACTTTTTGCCTTCTTTAACATTGAACTAAACATATCATCTGTTAAAAATCCATCACATAAATATATTTGTTCATCTCTACCATCCAGTTCATCTTTTTGCTTCTTAATTGTTGTATCTTTTTTATAATAGCCATGTCCAGAATAATGAAAAAATATTGTATCACCTTGTTTTGATTCATCTATCAGCTCCATGAATTTCGTCATAACATTTTTTATTGTTGGTGATGTATCTGTTGTATTTCCAATATAATCTTGTGCCGAATCTAATAATTTAATTATTTTATTATATTCATATTTAATTAACAATTTTTCATTATTATTAATATCATTATGACATCCTCTTAATTCATTTGATGTATCTTGATAATTTAATCCAACTAGTAATGCTCTTTTCATTATTTATATTATATATTTATATTATAAATTACTCATGCAATTTATAATATAAAATCATTCTTATAAGAATTTTTTTGTGAAAATCCCAACTGTGGGATTTGATCATAACTATTATCTTTTAATAAATCTCTTATTAAATATAAAACTTCTGTCCATGTCATATTATATTTATTGTTTTTCTTATTTAACTCCACTTGTTTTACACATTCTATTAAAGCCCATGTCATTGCTCCTTGTCTTTTATTATTTATTAATGCATCTGTTGATGTTTGCGAATCATCACACCCAGACAATGTAATTATATTTGATTTATATGTTAATTTATTTTCAATTGACACTTTTCCCGCTTTTTTATATAAGTATGGTAAATCAAATATAGTACCACTATGACAACAATCTAATACTGCTATTATATTTACACCTTCGACTGCCACCATTAATATTTTATTAATTACATCATCAACCAACATACCATCACACAAATATAATGCTTCATCTCTTCCATCAACTTCATCACCATCTTTATCACTAATATACACACCATGTCCCGAATAATGTAAATATAATGTGTCTCCAGATTTTGAACTAACTACCATAGTTGTTAAATTTGTTAAAAAATTTCTAATTGTTGGTATACTATTTGTTATTTTTGTATTATTTGAATAATTTGTCTTATGATCCAACATTTTAACAATTTGATTATATCCTTTATATTTTAACATTTTTTCTATATTTATAATATCGTTGTGACAACCTTTTAATTCATTTGTTGTGCCTTCGTAATTTAATCCTACCAATAATGCTCTCTTCATTTACATATAATTTACTTATATTTTAATTATCTTTTTGAATACAAACTAATTATTTAACTAAATTTTATCATAATTTATAATTTACAATAAAGTTTAGTTCAATTTATAATATTCTTCATCAATACCGAATATGAATCCAGTACATCCTCTTCCAACATCTCCTTTTGGATAAATATTTTTTAAGTTTTTTAAATTATCATTCCAATCAATTGGAACTTCCATTATTGAGTTTTTATTAAATTTAACAACTATTCCTGGTGATATTGGATAACCCATTATATCATCAATGCTTCTGTCATAAATCATTTCGCTTTCTTTATAATTATAGTTCATTAAATAATAATCTTGGATAATTCCATAATATTTATCATCTTTAATACTTAATATTTTAACATAATATAAAGTATTTATTGTTATTTCACCATATTTAACTCTAAACTGTATCCTCACAATATTATCTAGTTCTAACAAATTTATTATACTTTTATCTAAAATACGACCATTCCAATCTGTTAATACTGGACTATTAAAGCCATAATATTCTATTTTTCTAATCAAATATTTGTTATATTTGGCACTATTATTCATTTCACTTGGAAAAAATAAAATTTCATGTTTTTTAAATGATATTATATCACCAATTTTTAATATTTGTGTATCTTTGGAATATAACCAATCAATAACTTCTCCATATATTTTATTATTTTTATTTTTTACTATTTTTAAAAATAATACATACGACCATTTTTTATATTCATAAATATTTTTTAATTGATTTTGTTCACTATATTTTTCATAATTAATAGATTTTTTTTTATTCAATATATCATTATATTCATCAATAATATTCTTAATATTAATAACACTATTATCAATATTATTTATGCAATTATATAAATTTATAATACAATCATATTCATTAAAATCTAATATTTTTTTTGAATATTTTATTAATTCATTTGTTTTTCGATTAGTATTATATAATGTATGTACTACACTTTCTAATTTAGGAATATTTTTTTTCAATGTATTATCATCTTGATTTTTAATTTTATTTATTTCTATTATATTGTTGTTAATAATAATTTCTATTTTCTCTATTTCATTATTATAATAAATAATTTTATTATTAAAATAATCAATTATCTTTCCTTTAATAATATTAATTTTACCAATGCATTCGTCAAGTGTTTTTTTATATTTGTTATTAATATTATTGTATTTAGTTAAATAATCATCACTATAATTACTTTTTGTAATTTTTTGTTTAATTTGTATTCCAATAATATCATTAATATCTAAATTATCTCTTAGTTCCATTTTTAATATAGAACCATCAATGTCTAAAATTTCATTAAATTTTGGTTTTTCTATCTCAAATAATCTCATTCTATAAATTAATATTAATTTTTATTATTTAAATATTATTTATTCAAATAATAAAATTAGTAATCATAGTTCATATTTTTTTCTAAGTAATCCTCTTACTATTATTGGTAAATGACCAAATCTATTTACATAGTTCGTTTTTTTCTCAATTAATGTACTATCATCAATATCATTATTATAATCAGTCTCAATGATATATTGTTTTGTAATGTAATTATCAACATAATAATAATAAAAAATTTTATCGTGTATTCTATCATAATATCTACACTTACCATTCAACATATCATTTTTCCAATATCCACTATGATAATTTCCTATAGCATCAATCAATACTCCTCTACCATTTTTCATTCCATTTTCCCAAAAACCAATGTATTTATATTCATCATCGTATTTCATTACTCCTTTTCCATCGATGATACCTACTTTCCAATGACCTGAATATTCATCACCGGTACAATATTTCATTGTACCGTGTCCATGCGGTTTACCCATATGCCACTTACCTTCATAAATATCTCCATTTTTATATTTCATAGTACCTGTTTCTTGAGGTTCACCGTCAATATTACAATTCCCTTCATACTTATCACATTCTGAACTATCTGGATAAGTAATTTCAACTGGATACATAGGGAGATCATGTATCCAATTTGCAACTAATCTTGTACCATTTGTGAACGTTGTTAATCCTTTTCCTTCTCTATGATTATTTTTCCAATAACCAATATGTTTGGTACTATCTGGAAAAGTAATTGTACCCAATCCGGATCTTTGATAATTTTCAATCCCACCATCATACTCAGAACCATCTGGATATCTAATTTTACCAGATGTAATATTATCTTTAATCCAATTTCCTGTTAATGTTGCTTTTCCGATAATATACTTCTTTTCTATCTTTTGTGAGCATGGTAATTTCATTGAACCTTTACCATCTTTATCTCCACATTTGAATTGTCCAACATAAATCGTTTCACCATCCTCGCCAAATCCACAGGTCAATTTTCCAAATCCATGAAAATCATCATTAAACCATTGTCCTTCATATATTACCTTTCCACTTGTACTAATCATTTTACCTTTTCCATGTGCAACATATTTTTTTATTTTATATGTACCCTTTTTGAATTTATATGGATTAACAATTTCTAATTCCATGACTTCACCTGTATAATTTCCTCTTCCAGCAAATGTGTAATTTGTCACATTTTTGCGAACAATATCATTATTAGTTTTTTTTGAACCATTATTTATTTCAGTGTTTTTCATAGTAGCTAACATTGTCGATGCCATTTGTAATTGAAAATTACTATCTTTTTAAGATCATGATCTTTTTCTTAATACGTATATCAAGGATCTTAAATTTCAATTTTTATTCTTTTTGTTTTGCATATCATTAGCCTTTCTTGTTTCGATCGCGATATCCTTGTTATTATATAACATTATTTTGACCTCATCTATGATTCTTTTTTTGAAATTTATCTTTTCTTTATCTTTTATTTCTTCTGATAATGGATCGTATTCTAATGACGCAATTACATCTCTAATCTTATCTATCACCTTTTCTGGTAACTCATCAACAAACTCTTCTAATAAATCCTCTATATCATCCTTCTTTTTATTTATTACATCATTCACCAACTGATCCACTTTTGCTATAATCCATTTCTTCCCATTATTTATATGCCCATACTTTGATTTCATATCTGATATATACATGTTATGATTCTCTGGTATATTTGGATTGAAATTTATCTGTCTTATTAATTCTGGTATCGACATATAACACTTCTTTAATATATTCACTTTCTGCTTATCTGTTAACTTGCTCATATCCTCGCTCAAAAACGGATTTATCACTATTTTTATGTTTGTTATATTATTATTTATCGTCCCTTTATTATCATTATTATTTATTATATTTGATGTCTCCCCATTTACATTGTTATTTGTCACTTTCTCTGGATGCTTCTCTGCACACTTTTTCATATGTCTTTTTAAGTTACTTGTTGTTGAATATAATTTTTCACAATAATCACATTTTTTATTTGACCCATCACATGGATTTTTTTTATTAATGTGATTAATAAAAGTTGATTTTTTGTCAAATATCCTATTACATTTATCACATATATGTTCTACCATTATTATTCATATAATATATTATTTTTATATATAATTTTGATTAAAAATTATGCTTTAATGATCAAATTTATATTTTAATGATTGCAAAATTATTCTTTAATGATTCGATAATTATTCCCTAAAAATGAATAGTCAACTAAAAGCATATTTTTTAATCATATATTACGGAGAGAGATTTATTTTATTATTGAAAATAAATAATTAATTTGTTTATTAAATATTTATGTTGTAAAATATTCTAATTTAAAAACGTCCATATTCATTGTTCCTATTGATTTATTGCAACAACTACATATAGCTCTTAGGTTTTCCAATGTTTGTTTGCCACCTTTTGATTCAGCAACAATATGACCACATTCAAAATTTTTACTATCAATTTCACCACTACATACATAACAATCACCAATACCTTTTTCTTTACCAATGTATTTATCCCATACTTTATTTTTTATTGTTTTTGGTATTGTTTTCTTTTTATATTTTGTCTCTATAATAATTTTATTTTGAATAATATTTTCAGTATTTTCTTTATTAATTTGTAGTTTTTTATTTTCTTCTTCTTTTAGTTTAATTTTACATGTTTTCATATGTACCTTCATATTATTTCTTCTTGAAAAATTTTTATGACAATGTTTACACTCAGTTCCAATATCATCACATGATTTTTTTCTATTAATATGAGTATCATAAGATGATTTTCTATTAAATATTTTTTTACATTTACCGCAAATATATTCCACCATTTTAATTAATAATATTTATTTTTACATTTTTAAGTCAATTTACTGCAAATTTGACTTAAGTCAAATTATTGCGAATATCAAGTTCCTAACAAATATTTAATAAAAATTGAAATATTTTTTTATTTGATAATCCTTAGACAAATAATTAGTGTAAAAATGAAACGAAAGAGAGTTTCAGGATCATCACAATCAAAGGTGACAAATGTTAGGCATATAGTTGTTAGCCCAGAGAAATATAAAGTCAATCAAAATTATCAAATTATAGATTTACCAGATGAATGTATTAGTTACATACTACAATATTCATCATTTGATGAAATTTATGCATTTTGTTTATTGAGAACATATTATCATGATTATATATGGGAAGGTTATATATTTAATGTATCAGAAATATTATCGAATTCAGAACATCCTGTTAGAAAATATCAATGCTTGGAGTTAATGTATAGGCTAATATATGCGAATTCAAATAAAAGCAATTTATTATTTGAAAAATTATTTGATATTGACAATATAGTTGATAAATCATATTACAAACCTAATGCGACACAATATACAAACAATTTTGTATATAACTTTGAACTATATACCCATAACAATATGTTTCCACTGTCAAATAAAGGAATGAAATATAAAAGAGGTCGCATACCAGATCATAAAAAATTATATGTTATAATGAATTCTGATATATTAATTGATGAACATAAAATAATTTATTATGATCTAACAGTTTCAAATAGGAGATTAACAAAAAATCAAGAAACATTTCATATATACAAGAAAGGATATTCAACACATAGTTTTGGTCGTGCTATAAATAATGCACTAAAATTTACGAGTGGGTGTATAACTTCAAGATGTGATTTTTTAATGAAAGCAATATCATCTTCGAATATGAGTTTAATACATATTCTAACATCTTTTAATGAATATCTGGCATTCGGAATAAGACATAAAAAATTTATTCATATGTATTATTATCTACCGTACTTTATAAAAAATAAAGTACTAACTGATATTGTTAAATTGAAAGAAAAAATAGGATACAAAGATTTTATTATTGATTCGTCATCATTTGATATCCAAGAATCATCACTTGATATATTTTTGAACGAATTAGAGAAAGACAAAAATAATACATTAAATTGTGAATTATATATAGATGATGAATCATATGATTTTTACAATAATGAGATAAAAGAACACGATAATGATCTATTAACTGTATTATATCAAATAGATTCAATTTATTGAAATTTACTTTTGTTTTTTGATTCCATACAAATCTAATAAGAATCAATGCTATTTATAGATTAATGAACAAAATATTGAAAATATAATTAATTTAAATATATTTTCGATATTCAATATATTAATAAAATGCCAAAAATTGAGTATATTAATGATGATATTCTAAATATTGTTGGTAATGATACATATATATTGCAACAATGTAATTGTTTAACAGTTAAGCCACATGGTTTATCTAAAGATATTGGTGATAAGTTTTCGTATGCTAAAGTATATTCATATAGAAAACAGTTAGGATACAAAAATTTGGCAGTAAAAGAAGATCGCGATATTCCGGGAACATATAAATTATTTATTAATGTGGATAATGATAATGATCCAATTGTTGTTGCATTATACGGGCAATATGATATGGGTAAATGTGGTAAATATTACGGCGAAAGACCAAAAGATTATCATGATACTATAAAAAATAGATTAGAATGGTTTAGGCAATCATTATTTTCATTTGGTGAATATATTTCTGATAATTATTCAAATGATAAAAAGGCAAAAATATACATTCCATACAAAATAGGATGTGGGTTAGCTGGAGGTGATTGGGATAAATATTTGCATATTATAGAAGAATTTAATAATGCATTTAATGAAACGATATTGACATCAATTATCCAAAATAATTTTTATTAAAAATAATTGTATATTTAATAAAAATTGAAAAAATATTTTATTAATGTGACTATATTAAAAACTAAATTATAATTAGCACATTAAGTATATACTTAACAAATTACAAAATGTCACAAAAGGTTACATTGGAGAATGCATATCAGAAGAATATTATCAAGTTAAAGATATATATTGAATTTACATATTCATTTTTTGAAACTGAAACAATCCGATTTAATTATTTGCATAATATTAACAATGATGGTTTAGATTATAGCTTATATATTGCAAATATCTATAATAATATGAAACTTCATCTTATTTTTAATGGGACTAGAATTGGTATTTATTCAAATGACCACAAATTCAATGCAATATATTTTCATAATGAACAATATGATTTACCAGTAAGTGAAAGTAAACAAATTAAGTTTTATACTTTAACATCTAATTCTAAGTTGAATCTTGATGTTAAGAATAAATTAAACTATTATGTTCATAATGCAAAGAATGCATATATTAGAATTAGTACATGCCATAAATTACTTGACATTAATAAAAAATATCCGGATTATGATGATTTATTTAAGAAATTATGTAAACTGGTAATTAATGTTGGTGAAAGTGAATACGTATTCATTATTATTGATTCTTATTATTTAACAAACAAAGAATTGTACAAAGATATTGCTGTAGCATTATTAGACTACACTAATATATATGATTTTTCATTATTATTATTTTCAGTACAACTTGTACAATATAATTTGGATCAAATCAAAATGTTGTTAGATATTGGTTATGATTCACATAAATACAACAACATCAAAGAAAATGCATTGAGTGTAGCATATAATAAGGATGTTTATGATTTTCTAAAAAATTATAAGAGATCATAAATTATTTAAATATATTTATTGAATATTTTTAAATAATTAAAAGTTGTATTTATTTAGTAAAATCATCATAATTAAAAATTATTTTGTTACTTTTTGATAATTGACATCTTAAAGGAACATCATATAAATATCCGCTATATTGTATTTTTGTGTGATTATATAAACTATTAATAATTTCGGTATAACTATTATCTATATTAAATACAATTCTAAATAAATATGAACATGTATTCATTCCACAAATATTAAAATGATAATTTTCGGTTAAATCTAAAATCTGGTATGTATAATTATTAATTTTATTCATTTTAAATGTTTCTACTTCATCAATGGGACCATATTTTACTATTGAAAAAACTGGTTCAATATATTTACTGACATTGTATCCAAATTTAATAACAAAATTGTTAAGTGTGTCATATACTCTAGGTATTACAAACTCCATAACCAATTGATTGTTTGCCTCATAATGATATTTAAATTTTACTGTTTCATATAATTCCATAAATGTGATATCAATATTATCATTTTCAACTAATCCACGTAAACAATCTGTTACATGTTCACAATTTACTTTTAATAAATTATAATTTCCATATGTTTCGTAATGTTTAGCCTGTTTAGTCACAATATTATTATTTATATTATTATTTAATTTACTTACAACAGCTATAAAATCATGATTATAAATTGGCAACGATTGTTCTAATTTATTAATATATTTTGTATCAAAACATCCACCATATATCCAATATACAATATTATTAATTTGTAAATCAATAAAATTTTTTTGTAATCTTTCATGAAATTGTTTAGAATATGTACAATGTTGAAATTTAATTTTAATTTTTAGATCATCAATTAATTTAGCAATTTCTGAACTATAAATTACCTTAATTTCCAAAGCAGAATATTCGGCATATTCCAATGGCAATATTAAATTATCAGGTAGCAAATTTTTGTTTAATTTTAGAGAATTTGAATATATTATATGTCCGCCTAAATGTATTTCATATGTACTTTGTGAAAATAACAATTTTATTAATTCATAGGTAATGTATTTTTCTGATGATTCATTTGCATGTGAAAAGTCAATTTCAATACTTTTAATATTTTTCTTTAAATATGGTATAGTGGTTGACCCAAAAGTAAAAGATTTATTATCATGGTTTTTAGAACACAACATATAATATTCTTCAGTCATTGTACTTTTAATATTATTATTAAGATCATCAATGTAAATTCTATTTTCTTTACTATCATTGAATGGTTTGTATGAATACTCATCAATTGTTTCGAAAGTTCGTCCATCCGACATTTTTATATTTTCTATATAATGTTTTAATATTTTATTCTCATTTACCAAACGCATATAATGTTCCTTCTTATTTTTAATTATTTCAAATTGGATTCCAGCAATAATCAAACAATTTCTAAGAACAGAAATAGATTGTTCAAAATTAAGGATTTTATTTTGTGTTTTATGTAAATTAAAATTTTTTACAGGAAATAAATTTTTAATTGTATCCAACATATTATTTAATTTACTAACAATATTATCATTTTTATTTAAAATATTTATTTTTGCTAAATAATCATTAACACCATTGACATTGAATATTGGTAATAGCGTAGTATCGATAAATTCAATTTGATCTAATTTTGATTTCATTTCTATTATTTAATAAAAATGGGTTTAAGTGTTTTATGCAAAAAATCAATTATAAATATAATTAAAATTAATATAATATACATATGTAAGCAATAAATCATGAGCTTTCCGTATACCACTAACATAATAACAGTATGTATATTTTAAAAGTCAATAATCATCAATTAATTCATCAGACCAATTACCATATCCATTTTGTATGTTATTTAATGTTATTATATATCGAAAAAGTAATAATATTTCACCAAAGCTTTTTCTTATAATAAAATTGTCATATTTCGATCATAGCTAAGGATAATATTATTTACACAATCAGTATCATATTTTTATATAAATATGATATCAAATATTTGATAATAATATGATCTTATCAATATTAGCACTATTTTGAAATGCTGTATAATGTGATAATGTACTTCGTTTTAAGTCATAGAATATCACCTATTTCTCAATTCTTTAATGAAATATTATTGCGTGTTATCAAATAATTAATATTTATATATTCATCAAATTAATAAATAATCAATGATTTTAATGAAAACCTAGCGAAAAATAAAATAATTAAAAAGTAGTGGTACTATTAATGAAAAACTATTAAATATATTACTTTATATGAAACATAAAATAAATTAATAAATAAAAACAATATAAATTAATGTCGTTTTTATTTAAAATAAAATGTCAAAAATAGTATTAGAGTCATTACCTGGAATAAGAGAATTTTATCCAGAAGATACAAGAATTAAAAATTGGTTATTTAGTAAATTTAAAGATACTGCAAGAATATATGGATTTGATGAATATGAAGCACCATTAGTAGAACCAGTAAGCTTATACACAATTAAAAGTGGTAATGAAATTGTTAATCAAATGTATAATTTTAAAGATAAAAGTAACAATGAAATTACATTAAGACCAGAAATAACTCCATCATTAGCTAGAATGGTATTAGCACAAGGAAAAAAATTAATTATGCCTATTAAATGGTATACTATTGGTCAATGTTGGAGGTATGAAACATATACAACATTAAGGAAAAGAGAACACTTTCAATGGAATATGGATATATGGGGTGTTGATAGTGTTACAGCCGAAGTAGAATTAATGGCTGCAATTGTATTTTTCTTGAAAAGTGTCGGATTAAATGAATCCCATGTGGTAATTAGATTATCAAATAGAAAATTATTAGAAAATATATTAGTGAATATTGGAATTGAATCTGATAAATTCGCAAAAGTATGCAATTTAATAGATAAATTTGAGAAAATTATGCCAGATGAAAGAATAAAAGAATTGCAGAATATTGAACTTGAACAAGAAGTTATTGACAAAATATTATTTTTAATTGATAATAATAATTTTGATACAATAAAAAAATATTGTACTGATAGTAAACTTATCGAAGAATTTGAAACATTATTAAAGCTAACAAAAGATTATGGTTATGATAAATGGGTGAAGTTTGATTTTTTAATTGTTAGAGGATTAGCATATTATACAGGTACCGTATTTGAAATATTTGCAAAAGTTGGAAATATTAATCGTGCGCTATGTGGTGGTGGTAGGTATGATAAAATATTATCCACATATGGAAGTAAAAATGATATATCAGCATGTGGATTTGGTTTTGGTGATGTAGTAATTTTAGAGATTTTAAATGAACTAAATTTAATTCCAGAAGAATTGTACAATAACAGGGTTGATGATATTATCATACCATTTAATGAAGACTTGAGGGGTGCAGCATGCCAAGTAGCTGAGAAATTGAGATCACAAGGTAGACGTGTCGATATTATTTTGAAAAATAAACAAAAAATTAAAACTGCATATAGTTATGCTAATAGAATTGGAGCAGAAAGAGCTATTTACATTGCGCCAACTGAATGGTGTAATGGAGAAGTTAGAGTTAAAATGCTTCGATTGAATGAAAATGATCCAAATAAGGAAAATAATGTTAATTATAATAATTTATAATAATTTTATAAATTATAATAAATCAATAATAATAACCTTTGAATGATATTATATCTGGATAATATACATAAGCATACGATCCACTTTTTGTGTAAAATGTATATTTATGATTATATGATAAAGTATGATATTCCCACATACCACTGATATAATCGCCATTTGTATATTGAAATAATCCATATTCTTCTGCTGAATTTTCATACCAATTACCAATATATTTTGATTTATCTGAAAATATCATTATACCGTGACCATGTCTTTTATTATTAATCCAATTACCAGTATATTTCCCACCATCATTGTAAAACATTGTTCCATAACCATACATTGTATCATTTTTAATATCTCCATTATATGTGTCACCATTTGTGAATTTTATTATTCCTTTACCATTTGCTTCACCATTGATATTGCATTCACATGTACATTCTTTGCTATCAACATAAGTTATAATAAATTTATCGATTGGTAAGTTATTTTTCCAATTACCTGATAATTTTTTACCATTTGCTTCTGTATAAACACCATATCCTTCTTTTGCTCCTAAGTTCCAATTACCAGCATATTTATCTCTATCATAATATATCATAATGCCAAAACCATGCATAGTATTATCTTTTATTTCTCCCATATAATTTGAACCATCGTTAAAACGTATTGTTCCATTTGTAACTATTTCACCATTTTTCCAAATTCCTTCTATTACATCACCATTTTTTTTGATGTATTTACCTTTGCCATTTAAAAATAGTCCAATAAAATATCCTTCATATACATTGCCATTTGGTAAAGTCATTTTTCCATTACCATGGACTTTTCCATTGATCCACATACCTTCATATTTGATGCCAGTTTTTTTATCAACGGATATTCCAAGACCATTTTGAAGACCATTGCTTAAGGTTTGTCCAATATAGATAACATTATTATCTTTATTATGTACTGTTGACATTCTATAAAATAATGTGTATCTTTATTGAAAAAAATAATAATATTTTATTTCAATTTTTATATGCTTTTTAAATATATTAATCAAATTTACTATTAATTTATAAATTATAATAAAATTTAGTGGTAATAAAATTGAAAATATTATGTTAGAATTGTTACACATTTATAGTTCCTAAACCACCCATACCATACATAATACATTCTTCGAGGATATAAAGATTTGTTACAATAATATATTATAAAATGATTATTAAATTTTGTAAAGGTCATAAAGGAGAATTTGAAGTTGATGATGATTATCCATATGCTGTATGTGAAAAATGTAGAGCAAGAAGTGCATTAAATAGTAAAAAAAAGAAAAAAAATAAAATATTATGTTCTTTCCAAAAAGATGAATATAAATGTAAACAAGGTGTGAAAAAAGGTGAAAAATATTGTGGCAAACATATTGAGATTGTACAACGTTTGGAAAATGAAAAATTAGGAATATTTTTATGTGCATCAAGATTTAGTTGCAAAGAAAAAGTTTCGGGATTTGGTGTTAAATGCGAAAAATGTCTGGCAAGACTAAGAGATTATGATAAGAAAAGAAGAGAAAATGCTAAAGAAAGTAACGATGATCATGAAGGAGAAAAATTATGCTCGAAGAAACCACATTGGAAACCAATTGCTGATTTTATTAATGAAAAAGGCATCGAATGTAAGCAATGCAAGGATTGTCGTGAAGCACAAAAGAAACAGGATGAAAAAAGGAAAGACCGGAAAAGAAATTGGACTGAAGAGTTGAATAAAAACCCAGAAAGAAAAGCAAATAAAGAACAATGGAAGAAAGATAATTACGACAAAGTTGCAAGTTATTGGCTTAAATATAGATCAAGAAAATATTCCGAAGATCCTGAAGGTTACAAAGCACATTTAGCAAATAGAATAAAAATTTGGAGACAAGCTAATCCGGATAAAGTTAAAGCAATTAATGATAAACATTATAATAATCCATATAATAAATTAAATGATTGTAAATATACAGCAGAAATCAAAAATATAAAATGGAATTTAGACGATGAATATGCAATTGGATTATTGCTAGATGATTGTTATTATTGCGGAGATGCTATTGATGAAAATCATTTAAATGGAATTGATCGTTTAGACAGTAATTTAGATTATACAATTGACAATGTGTGTAGTTGTTGTAAAATGTGTAATTTTATGAAAAATAGTATACATTGGATAGTTTTTATAAAAAGATGTCATCATATTGCTGCATATAATTTATTAGTTCCATCATATTTATTCCCTGAAATGTTTGCTGATTATGGTTTGCGATCTTACTATAATAAATATAAAAAACGTGCTGAAGAAAAAAAAATACAATTTGATATCAGTATTAAAAAATTTAATAAAATAAGATTATTTGATTGTTATATATGTGGTAAAAAAAGTATTGGAAACAATCTAAATGGTATAGATAGGATTGATAACGCTGAAGGTTATATTAACAATAATATTAAATCATGTTGTGGTAATTGTAATTATATGAAAAGAAATTATACATTAAATAAATTTTTAAAAAAATGTAAGGTAATATCAGAATTGCATTTGGACACACGAGGATTATTTGATCATAAGAAATTTAATGTTATTGATATCAAAGTTGGACAAAAAACTAGAGATAAGAAATACATTCCAGGTACAAAATTAAAAATTTTACGTGAAAAAGAAGATATTGAAAGAAATAATAATTATTCTGATGAAAATATCAAAAACTGGGCTAAAAAAATAGCTGATAATAAAAATAAATCATTATATGATGATTATAATTAATTTTAGTTGTAAACAATTACAATTAAAATTAAATTAATAATATACAAATTAATATTAAAATTAGATAAGCTACCCTAAATTAATTAGAATATGCAAGGCCGCCCATTCCACTCATGATACGAAGGACATTATAGTTAACAGTGAAGATGTACATCTTGTTATCAGGGTCAGAGTAGACATCAGCATTGTTTCCGGAGAATTGGCTGACGAACCAGACATTCAATTGAGCGGTATCAATTCTGGAGAAATTGCAAGTTCCAGATGGTTGATGTTCTTCTGGTTTAAGAGCGAAGCAGTAAACGTTAATACCGTCGCATGGAGTATTAGAGTGGTGTTGATATGGTTGTACATAATTGAAGTAGTTACCTTCTCTCTTGTAGAATCTATCATGACCGTTAAGTTGAATAATAGCAGAGTCAACTGGATTTACACTACCGTCAATGTAAACACCATAATTGTTGTGTTGCCAGACATTAACATCTTGTTTGACAGTGAAAGTATTTCTGTTATCAACTTCGTATTTTTCCATTGGGATAGAAATATCAGCAATGGTTAAACTGTTGCTGAGGATCTTAGAAACTTTAGCAACTAAGATTTCAACATTGTTTGCTTCATCTCTGAAGTATGAAACTACAACTTGGCAAACACATTTGTTAAGATAATCTTCTGAACTCTTGGTTAAGCTTAAAACTGATGAAGCATTATCTAAAACACCAATACCATAAACACCAGTTCCGAATCCTTCAACTTCTGGAAGAGGATGTTCAGAATCCATTAAAACGTTAATTCTAAGGTCATCAGCATTGGCAAGATCGGCAAGATCATAGACCTTATAGACTTTATTTCCAACAGTGTATTTTCCTTCACCATCAACTTGAATATTGTTATCAGTGTTCAATGGATTAACCAATAAACCAGTATCTGGGTCAACATCAAGAACTGATAATGTGACGTTCTTTGCGACAGTTTCAAGAGCATTATCCCAATGCTCGTGTTCATAAGCCATGAATTTCTTTCCTTGGAAGTTACCGAGTTTCATTGCCCAGTAAATACCCTTGCAAGGATGATTGTAAGTAAGCTTGTACTTAGCGCTGTTGTTTGAAACAGATTCTTCACCAGTGAATTGAAGTTGTTCGATTAAATATTCGTGAGAAACTTGTGCGAATCTTCTTCTTTCTTCAGTATCAAGATAGATGTAGTCTACTAATAGAGAAGCATCATTCATGACAATTGGTGTAGATTGGAAATAATCATTAGAAATAAAGCATTGAGAAACATCTCTGAAAGTGATGTGTACTCTAACTTCGTGATATTGTAAAGCAATAAGTGGAAGTGCTAAACCATTATTTCTACAGAACCAGAATTTAAGAGGAACGAAGCATACGTATTCAGGTTTAACGACGTTACTACCAACTGTACTAAGTTCGCAAAGTTCAGTTAATTCTTCGACATCACCAATCATTTTAGCATAACCTCTTTCTTGTCCAGCTTGTTTTGATAATTCGTACCAGATATTAAGCCAGTCACCATATTGTTTATCAATCTTGGAACCACCAATATCGAGTTCAGTATCTTGGATCATAGCATGACCTAATCTTCTGACCCATGCGAATTTGACAAGATCCTTATTTTCAGGAGCACCATTGTATACAACTTCAGGTACTACAATTCTGACATACATTTTAGTAATCAAATCACCATTTCTTGCAACAATGCATGTAACCTTTCTACCGAAATTGACACTTCCGGAGAATTGTTGTTCAATGCATTCAATTGAGAAATTGGTATGTCTTCTATATACAACTTTAAAGAATGTAATTTGTGGGTTACCAGTAAGATACACGTCTTGTGCACCATAAGCTACTAATTGCATTAATCCACCTCCCATGTTTGTTTATATTATATATACTATACTACAGAAATTATTTTATTAAAAATTAAAATTAAATTTTAATAAATTTCCTATATTATGTCAATTCCTTTAGTTAAAAAACTAAATTTTCTATATCAAATTTCTTTTACTAAAATCCATTTTAAAAATCCTTATATATTTAAGTATATAAAACTGCGTTTATTTCATACACTCTAAAAGTATAGTAAAATACTTAAAATACAAATAATATATTAAAATATAGATAAAATTAAAAATGTCAACTGTCAAAGTTAAAGCAAAGGAAAAGAAAAATATTAATAAGGATGAACATAAAGTAACAACATTAGATACTAAACATAAAAGTTATGTTGATTATTTTAGTAAAAAAAAGTTATCATTACCCAGTTTAAAAAATAATCTTAGTATTGCAAAAAAACAATTGGCAGGAATTGAAAAAAAAGATCCAAGTACATTTACTACACAAAATATTCGTGATCGTTCGACATTGAAAGATAAAATTCATGTATTGGAAAGCGAAATTTCTAAAATAGAAAATAATGTTGAGGAAATGCATTATTATTTTAAAACTATGGAAATATTAGTTAAATATTATGACGATGGTGATGATAATTCAAAATCGAGTTCTCAAAATGACAGTAAATCTGATACAAATAATAGTGATGATAGCGATAGTGATGGTAGTGATTATAATATGTCCGATAATTGTAACAATAATGAAGATAATTTATTGAAATATTTTGGTCCAGTTGAATCAAAGAAAAAAAATAAAAAAAATAAACCAGTCAAAAATAAAGCTGAATTGTATGATAATTATTTATCATTAGTTGATTCCAAATACCAAAAACCAAAAAAAATTAATATTACAAGAAAATGTGGTGAGTGTAATATTGAACAAATCATAAATCAAACTGATGGTTTGGTTGTATGTTCCGAATGTGGTAATGCTGATATTATTCTTATCGATAGTGACAAACCAAATTATAAAGAACCAATTCCAGATAATTCTGCATATACATATAAACGTATGAATCATTTGAATGAATTATTAAGTCAACTTCAAGCAAAAGAATCAACCGCAATTCCAAAGGAAGTTTATGATAAAATTCTTGCAGAAATATCAAAATCTAAAAAATTATCAGAAAATTTATCATTATTGACACCAATAATAATGCGTAAAATATTAAAAAAATTGGGATTATATAATTATTATGAACATATTCCACATATTATTAATAAATTAAATAAAGTACCACCACCAAGATTTACAAGAGAAATGGAAGATAAAATTAGAATGATGTTCAAAGAAATACAAGAACCATTTCAAAAATATTGTCCAAAAGGTCGTAAAAATTTCCTTAATTATTCTTATGTAATTCATAAATTTTGTGAATTATTAGAATTAGACGATTTTCTACCACATCTTCCTTTATTAAAAAATAATGATAAATTACAAACACAAGATAAAATTTGGAAAAAAATTTGTGATCATCTTGAATGGGAATATATACCATCATATCAACATGTTAACAATAAGGTTAAATAAAAAATTGATTTTAATACAGTTAAAAACTATAAATATTAATTATTGTCAAATAAACTATAAATATTAATTATTGTCAAATAAACAATAAAAATGTCTTTAGAAAAATTTTTAGTTGGTGTTTATGGTCATGTAGGTATTTTTACATTTATAACTTTATTATCTGCTCAATTGACTATACAATTATTTGATAGTGATAGATTGGCAATGATATTATCAAGTTCAATATTAATGACATTATTTTATGTTATTTTAATTTGTGTTCTTAGTGAAGAATTTTATAAAATAAGATTTTTTTGTTGTACAATGTTATCATCACATTTTGGTTCATTGTTGTCTCCAGTAGTTGTATATTCAAATTATTTATCACCAAATATTTTTTGGGTAGCAACATTTACTACATTACTATTGTTTACATCGTGTACATTATATGCGTATTTATATCCTAAATCTATTAAATGTTATGGTCATATTATTGTTTCATCTTTAAATACATTATTATTGTTGAATGTAATTGGATTTTCATCGTTTATGATATTTGGTGATAATTTATTTTATCAATTAATATTTGATTTTGACACATATTTTGGATTATTACTCTTTTCGATGTTTGTTGCATATGATACATACATTTGTATTAAAATGTATGAATCTGGAAAAAGAGATTATATAATGTGTTCTTTACAATTATATTTGGATTTGATGAATTTATTTGTTAGAATTCTAGAAATTGTAAGCAAAAAATATGAAAAAAATATTAAAAAACAATAAATTTGAAAATTTATTAGTATTTAAATAATTATTATAATATTTATTATAACAATTATTGTGAAAAAAATGGATAATTTAATTGATGAATTTAATTCAATATCATTCACTGAAGAAGATGATATTGTTGATAATTTTAATAATTTGTCTATTAAAAACAAATATACTAAGGATGAATATATTAATATTAGATTAAATTCAAGGTTAGATATTATTAACAATCTAAATATTTTACATGAATCAAAATTAAAAGCAAAATATTTATTGACAATTGTTAAATATTATTTTTGGATTAATAATGCGTATGTTGCATATAAGATATTACAAATATTAGGTCATAATGACATATTATATAAAATTAAAATTCCGAGAGATTATCAAATGATTATAAATTATGATAAAATATGGAAAGATATATGTAATTTACATTGCTTAGAATTTATTTCAACGTATTAATGTGGTATTGGCATTACACCAGGAACCATACCAACTGCAGTATAACCAATAGCTAAACCTGCTCCAGTTCTTGCACCAGTTGAAACTGCTGGAGCATACATATCTAAAATTGCAAAAACTGCTGCAGCTGTCATACCAATCATTGCTATTTCTTTTAATGATAAACTTTGTCTAGGTATTAATTTTGCGGCTACTGCAACAGCCATACCTTCTAATACATATTTAATTGCACGTCTAACAACTTCATCCATATCAAATTGATATGCTTGTTTTTTTCCTTTTGTTTCCATGTATATTTATATATATAAATTATATATTTTTTGAAAGAGATTTAAAAAAAAATTTATAAAAATAAACAACATAAAATGTATAATATAGATCAAACATATTCTTACTATAATAGAATAAATCATTTTTCCGAATATATGAAAAGGAGTCAATTAATTATTACAAATGAAGAAGAACAAATTTTAAAAGATAATTTTATGCTCATATCAACGATATATAATAAAGTTGCACCTCCACACAGAAAAAATTTTTTAAGTTATTCATTTTTAATTAACAAATTGGCTATTAAAAATAATTTAGTAAATATAATAAATAAATTACCACAATTAAACAATAAAGATAAATTACATGAACAAAACAAAATTTGGAATGTAATATGTGAAGAATTAAAGTGGAATGTATGTGTAAATAAAAATGTTGAATGTAATGATGTAATGGATAATGTAATTAATATGATACAAAAATTAAAATTATAATTTTTATATAATACATTAATTAATGTATTACATAAATGTCAAATATAAGAACAAATTTTAAAACATATTCAAATAAATGAATGATAACTAATAATAATTTGATAATATTTGTTTGAATTATTTAAAATATAAGTTTAAAAAAAGATATAAAAAGATTACTATAAATATATAAATAATACTCATAAAATGGCAGAAAAATCGAATAACAAAAGTACAACAAAATATATTGATTATTTAGATGAAGATGAACCACTTAATGGACAACTATATGTTTGTATATCATTCCTTTCACCCGAAGGTGTAAAAAATTGTAGTATGAGAGGACTTAAAATTAGAGGTGTATATCCATCATATGATTTAGCAAAAGCTCGTGCCGAAATACTTAGAAAAAAAGATCCACATTTTGATGTTTTCGTCGGAGAAGTTGGTAAATGGTTACCATGGGATGATAAAGATAAGTCATATGATGTAGAACATATGAATAATGAACTTAATGATCTTATGCGTAAATACAAGGAAAATAAAGATAAATCCAATATGTTGTATGAACAAAGAAAGAATGAAATGCAATCTGGAAGATACGAACAAAGACGTATTAAAAAGATGCAACAAAGATTACGTAAGAAAATGGAAAAAGATGGAAAAACAACAGTTACATTACCAGGTGGTGCTAAAGGTCAAGTTGAATTTGTAACTGAAAAAGATGTACAAAGAGAAATGGTAGAAAATAATGGAGTTAAGCTAGAAGATTTACAAAGACAAATGAAGGAAAAAGAAGCAGCTTTGGAAAGAAGACAAAAAGAATTATTCAATAAAAGAAAGGAAATTACAAAGAAAGAATCTAATGGTAATACTGTAAACGATAGAATGAAAGATATTGATGCAATTTACAATAAATTAGCAACTGATAATTAAAATAAAATAATAATTTTATAGATTTATAATATATAAAATGATTAAACAAATAGTAATATTATTATTTATAATAGCGATATTATTCATAACAATTGACTTGGGATGGACATATAATCAATGTCCGGAGCCAAAAATAATATATAAATTCATACCAAGAACATTTGCTGAAAACGAAGAAAATCCAATTCCATTAGATGATATATTTAAGAAAATGTTTAGTGAACCAACGCCATGGATTGGTAGCTTTGGTATTGATAGTAAAAAGAAAAAGATTAATGATATGTACATATCTCAATCATAAAATATTATGTAATAAATTAAACTTTTTCAACATTGATATGTGCTTTACCACGTTTGTTAGCAAGTAATGTATTAATATCAAAAATAGGTTTTCTTCTGTCATACGCTGGATCAAAATTAGCAGCATGAAAATCTCTAAATTGTTTGCAACCCATTTCGAAATCACCATGTTCTTCGGCTTTATACCAAAAAACTTTTTCTTCTATTCTTTTACTTTTAATTTTATTATTAATAACCATACAACCAAAATCATCAGTACAAGTATTGAATGCAGTTTGAAAAGAATCAAAAGTAGGGAACATACCAGCATAATGTTCGTAAATTCTTTTTTGATTGCTAATAAAATCTTCACCAAGAATAAAAATATAATCAAAATTACTACGCATTTCAGGTGAAATACCAAGTGAATATTGCATAGTTAAAATATATGTTATTTTATAATGACGACCATTCATAAAAATTTCAGCAATATTCTCATCTTTAGACCATGTTGCTTTTTTACTCATACAATCATCCATAATTAAGAATGCAGATGGGTCAAATTTTTTACCAAGTTTCTTTTTTTCTTTTTCTTTCTCGATCATAACACCTTGTCTATACAAAGCTTTTTGTAAAATTGCAGAATCATAATTATAATGAATGTACAACTGTGGAAAAAAATCACCATAAAAAGAACTCATTTTATCAGTTGGAGAAATAATAGTACCTCCAGGTATACGTCTTTTATGATACATAATATCACGACATACCCAACTTTTACCGGAACCACGTTTTGCAATCATAGCAATAGCAGCATGATCTGCTATCATAGACATATCCCATTTTTTTAATTGTAAACTGGATCCACCAAATTTAACATTTTTAATCATACCATTGGCACTCATTAATTATGATTTATTATTATATATTATATCATAATATTTTTTGATCTATACATAATCCACAATAGGATTTTTAATATCTAATTTATGGATCATATTAATTATTTTATCCATAATATCCATGTTATCGGAAGGTATATCAATAGCATACCAAAAGAATTTATCTTCTAATGAATGTGATTTAATTTTATAATTGATAACAATACACATATTATTATTTGTAAAATGAGAAAATATTTTATCAAACTCTTCATATGTTTTAAACATACCACAAAATTTATCATAATATTTCTTTTTTAATGATATGTCGTTTGTTCCAAATATAAATACATAGTCTATATTACATCTAATTTCTGGGCGCATATTGAATGGTGGATATTGAAAAACATAAATTGCATTAAATTTATAATGTCTACCATTCATTACAATTTCATATATATCATTATTTTTAAAAATGTTTTTATTAAATATATCATAGAATACAATAGTAGTCTCAGAAATATTTTTATAATTATTTATTTGCTTTTCTTGTATTATTCCATTTAATTTTTCTAAATCATAATCAGAATATATTTGCATATTATTTTGATTTTCCAATAATTCACATATATTAATTTCATCATTTATTTTTGATGGTTTAAAAATATCAACTCTTGTACTATTTTTTTTATTATTAATGAGCTCTATACATAAGTGGCTACGCATTGAATCTCTATTACCAAATACAGCAGTTAAACAATTTGATTGAATTTGATTTAAATCAAATTTTTTTATTTTACTAATATTATAATCTATATTCATAATAATAATATTTATCATCAACATTACTTTAAATTATTATTTCGGCTTCATCGATTAAATTAATTTTAATATTAAATATATTTTCTAATATATCAATGATTTTATTATTCCTAATATTAATTACATTTTCACTTGCTTTGAAAATGAATATTCGATCTTCAATATTTAAAGATTTATTTTTATTGTCGATAACTAAAAAATTAAAATCATTTGTACATTCTTTGAATATATTATTAAATAATTCAATATTTGGTATGAATTCTTTAACAAAATAATCATATATTTTTTCTACTGTACCCATATAATAATCAATTGCTAAAAAAATATAATCATAATGATGGTGTATATTTTTATCATTTATTGTGGGATATTGCATTGTACAAATCAAAGATTGATTTTTTTCAATAATATATTCTAAAAATTTATATTGAATTTTACTGTAAACTGCATCATCCAACACCAATAAATTATTATATTCATTTGGTTGATCATCAATTTTAAAAAATACTTTGCATTTTTTTTCCAAATTATAAAAATCTTTATTATATATTTCAGTTGGTGCTACTATATTAGTATGATCAAAATTAAAGAATCTTATTAGATGTCTACATATCCAACTTTTACCTCTCCCTCGTTTTCCTATAATGTAAATTTTTGGATTTATAGGAATTAAATTCAAATCAAAATAATTTATTTTAATTCCATTTATTATTTTATGATCCATGTATAAATAATATATATATATATATTATTTATTATTTATATCAAAAATTTGCCAAGTCTTGCAACATTTGTTCATTATAAATTGCTTCAGATTGAATACAGTATTCAGACATTAATTCTTCGGCTTCTGCAGCAATTTCTACATATTCAAAACTATTCATCATATACCAATAAAATGCACCTGCTCCTAAAATACTTAATATAATACTATATTTATGCTTTTGTAAAAATGTATCAGCATCTTTTTTTGGTGTCATATAATATGATACTAAATAAATAATTAACGTAATTATAGCAGTATAAAATAAAATATTATCTTTACCAATCTTCATATATAATTCTATTATATAATAAAGATTTTTTTATTTTTTGCAAACAAATTCATTTTAAATTTTAGTTATTTTTGTTTTTCGTTTTGGACTATTTTTTCCACCTTTTTGTTTAACATATGGTTGTAAAGGTTTAGAATTATTATAAACATCAACATAATTGCTTTGTGAAGTTTCACTCAATACTTGATCTGCGAGAAGTGAAGCATTATTAAATGAATCATTTGTATCATTTTTTTTATTATCTATAGCAATAGAATCATTAATAGCATTTTCAATATTATTGTCAATATCGTCTAAATTTTCATCAACAATATTTTCTTTATTGGAAAGTTCATTAATATGTTGATTTAATTGATTATTAATTGTATTCATATCAGAAAAATTATCTTTGATATCCATATCTACATTATCATTATTTTCGTTATCATCATCAGAAGTTTTTTCAAATGAATCATTGTCATCGAATATTTTCATATTTTTGACATCTTTTCTTTCATCAAGTTTAATAGAATCATTTTGGACTAATTTTGGTGAATTTTTTTCACTTTCATTTTTAGGGCTGTTTTGCATTTTCTTATCCTTATTATTATTTTCTTTTTGTTGGACAGCTCTAACAACATTATCAATATTCATCATATTTGTTGACATTTCGTTACTCATATATGAAATATTTTTTTCCATTAATGTTGGATCTCTTGTGATATAATGATCAGTTGTAATTTGTAAATTTTTAACAACCATATTATCAGTATTATTCAATCCATAATTATTATTAAAGTTATGAGCAATAGTTGGAATAGGTATTGGATTTATTTTATTTGCTATCTCATTTTTATTTTCTATATTATCAGCTACTGAATTATTTATAGGCAATTGTTGATTAACTAATGAATTTTGTACATACATATTATTTTTAAGTTCACTAATGGCTCCAATAATTTTTATCAACATATCATTATAATCAATTATAACATCTGTATCTTTTTTTGTCAAATATTCATTTAAAACAGTAGACATAGGTAACATAGCACGAACTGCATTTTCGATACTATTTTCAATAACTTTACATGCATCTACTTGATGTCTTTTTAAATCAATAGGTTTATATTTATGATAAAACAAATATGCACAATCATAAAAGGATCTTGCACATTGAATATAACAAGTATGTACAACATCTTGTGAATTAATTCTGTCACTATAGTCATTTAATTCATCTTTTAATTTATGTGATCCTGATAAAATTCTAATATGTGTTTTAAAAACTGCTTTTATTAAATTATCAAAATAATCAGAGCAGCCACTTTTTTGTTTGATACGTTGTGTTTCTTTAACAATTAAATTTCTGTTCCATTTAGGAATTCGTTTTAATAATTCTTGAAAAATAACTAACACATAATTACCTTTATTTTGAACATCATTAATTTTGATTGAGTCTTCATAAATTGCTTTTAGTCCTTCGTATATCAATGGAGTCAAAATCATTTTCATATGTGAAAGGTATAAATTTTTTTCTTCTACTAATAATCTTCCATCAGCCATCTTTATATTTATTTATTATATTATAAATATAAAGATATTTTTATAGTTAATGTATAACGCGAAATTATAAAACATTAAGTTTATTAACCTGTTGTTCTTTAGATAAAATTAATGAATTGGTATCAACTATTAAACCATTATTTGGTAACGCGTACATATTACCATCATTAACAACATAACCAGTTAATGGACCAGGACCATTATAAAAAGGATGTTTGTGATTTTCTGGTTTAATTATATATTCTTCAGGAATACTATTTTGTTCATCAGGTTCATATCCAATAGGATAATTACCACCTCTACTTGCAATGAAATCAACCTGTTTTCTTGTTAAACATGGACATCCTGATGTTACACCATTGGAACATCTATAACTATTACCAACAAATTCACTATTATCTTTTAATCCATGTTTATAAAAAGGAACAGGCCATTGGCTGGTACAACAATCAGGGCTACATTTAGCCATATCCACTTTATATTCATTTAAATTAATTTTTTGTTCATTGAGACCAAATTTTTCAACATTAGGTATTTTTGATTGACATAAAACAAAAATCAAACCTATTAATATAATTAATATTATCATTGATGTCTCTTTATTATTTTGAATATATGATACAATAGAAATCATTTTACAATATTTATATATTATATTATAGATAATTAATTTATAATTTTTCTAAATCAACAATTTTACCATTTTCAACAGATTCAACTTTTGATTTTTTATCTTTATATATTATTCCATCTTTGCCATCAAAAATTATAGTTTTAACATGAGTACCTTCTAATTTAACAATTGGTGTTTTAACATTATCTTTTTTATTTTTTATTATAATAGTATCTATGTTAGATTTTTGTAACTTAATTTTTCTTGAATAAACTTTAATTTTTCCACCAGTTGTATTATAAAATATTGATCTACCATAAATAGTTATTTTTTTTAATTCATTACTATTACTTTTTGTAGAACCATATATTCTTGCTATACCTAATATAGAATTTTTAATGTCTGCTTTACCATAAATTTTTAAATTTTTAATTTTACTTGATTCCATTTTAATAGATCCATATAGTTCAATCTCATCATATTTTTTGTTACTTATAAAGGCTTTTCCATAATATTTTTCAATATTCATCTTTTATATATATATAATGGCAGAGATAATTCTTTGACAATCCAATTATTGTTATTTTTGACGCGTGGATAATAATCAATATGAATATGTATTTTATTTAATAAATTATTAAATGAATCAATAAATGTCCTATCTTTTATTATTTTTGAATAAAAAATTTTGGTAGATATATTATTATTAACTATATATTCAGCGTATTTTTTTATAGCATCATCTTGAATTTTAAACATATACTTATCAAGTAACTTACGAGTTTTATCTGGATCAGAAATTGTTACTTTTTTTTTATCAATTATATCTCTTCTAATAATATATATTCCTTCTGGTGCTATAACTATAGATCCAGTGGTTATACCATAATTATAATTTTCAATAAAATTATATATATCATTGATACTTGGAAATTCATACAATACACCATCTTTTATTCTGGAACCTGGTTTTGGAGTAGATGGATGTGTGTGAAACATATATTCATAATTATATATATTAAGATCATTATTAGGTAAATATATTTCGGGATCATTATTACTAATTCTATTAGTTCTGCCAGAAATAATTATTTTATCTAATCCACTATTAGATATTTGTAACAATCCAGTATGTTCAGAATATAAATATTTTGCATTATCTTTTAATGAAATATAATTTTTTTTACTACCATTTTTAAATAATGCATCCATAATATTTATTTGATTTTGATCAATATTGACATAAAAAGCACTATAATCGATACGTGAAATTGGTGGTATATTTACGATAGTATTATTAACGATTTTAATTCCATTAATTAACATTCTAAATTCATATGTTGGAGCTAATTTATGATTTTTGATATAATGGATATACCCTTGATCCCAATATCTGTGATTCAAATTATAAGATATATTAGAAATATTTTTTTTACATATTAAACAATGAATAGGTTCGTGTTCAATAAACATTTTCGAATTATACATTATTTTTTCTAGTTTATTTAAATGTTTGATAAAAGTCTTTTTTATTTTTTTATTTTTTTTTAATCTTTTATGAAGGGATGGAAATTCTTTATTATTCATATCTTTATTTAATTTAGTTAAATTTTGTTGTTCTATCCAATAACCTTCATAAAATTTAATATAATTTGATTCTTCCAATCGATTCATTCTATTATTTTGTTAATTATATATGATATTTTTATTAATAAAAATATTATAATATAATTTAGCTATTTATTATTTCGTTATCAATAGGTTCACTATATAATGGTCTGTATGGTTGCGATAATGTATATGGAAGAATACACTGTTGTGTTGATATATATTCTAAATATTCGTCTGGATCACATATTGCTAATTGATAATCAAAATAAATAGTTTGACGACCATATTCATCTAATTTTTTTCTTTGAATTTGAAACATTAATCCATTTAATTTAATTTTGTCACTTTTACAAAATTGATTAGATATCTCTTTTTCATTTAAACCTTTAATCTCTGTTATAGATTTAACTAAAACTTTATTAATAGGTTTTTTAGTTCTAAATGTATGTAAATATCCTTTATTTGATTCTGCTTGCATTGCACAATGCATAATTCTATCAGCAGCACGCGTTTTATTATTTGAAAAATATGCAGTTAATACATCTTTACCAAGTCGTATATCAAATGGATTGAACATATCAACATCAAATGTACCATGATATAGTACAGTATTTTCTTTAATAGTAGCTAAATTCATTCTTGATATATTAAAATATTCAGAATTAACTAATGAAGGAGTAACCGTATTTGCTGGAATAAAAGATGGAGATTCTATAAAAGATTCAGATTGTTGATTTAATTGATTATTAATATTATCATCTAGTTCTTGATCAACATTGCCGGAAATTTCATTTTGATTTAAATTAGGATTTTGATCATCTTGGAAAATATATTCGTTATATGCATTAACATTACCAGATATTTCATTTTGATTAAAATTAGGATTTTGATCATCTTGAAAAATATATTCGTTATTTGCATCAACAATAATATCAGATTCATTCATTTGCTCAATATTAGGATCAATATTTTCATACTGTAATTCATCATTATTAATATTACCACCAGTTAGATATACTATTCTAATTTTATTATTCATTTTATACTATTATATATATTATGTAGATAAAAAATAATATATTAAAATAATTTAAGTTTTTTAGCAAAAATATTTAAAATTATTAATAGTAATAATAGTTAATGATGATAAGTACAAAAGATATTAAAAATAGAATATTATGTAATAGTGTTTTAATTGATCAAAATAATAAAAAAAATGAAAATTGTGTATTTGGTAGAAAATGTTTGTATGCACACAGACTAGATGAACAAAAAATAGACAATTTTAATTATGATGTTATAAATAGAATAACTTCAGAATCAGATTTGTCAAATTTATCTTTATCAGATTCGAAAACATCAAAAATTTATAAAAAAATTTATTTTTTGACTAACTTATGTGGAAGTTGTATTGATAGAAAATGTCCAGGTGGATTTAATTGTAAATTTGGAGCCAATATTAAAGATATTTTGATATGCAAAGATGATTTTTTATATGGTAAATGTGATAATGATGTATCGATGTATAATTATAGTAACACTATCAAAAAATTATTTCCTAATAATACATTAAAATATTATGGTTGTGAGAATGGACATCATTTAACTAACAAAAAATTGAGTCCATATAACAAACAATATTATGAAATATTAGAAATATTAAATTATGAATATTCTTCAGATAGCGATGATGAAGTTGGGTCAGAAATAAATATCGAAATTATTGATTATCAACCTAAAAAAATATACAAACGTATAGAAAATGAAATAACAGGTATTAGATTGTTACATCATTCACTAGATAATGTAAATTTTGTAAATATAAATACAATAGATTATGACGATGATAGTGATTCTGATAATATCACCAAATTAGAAATTATAGATGAAAATGATTAAAATTAAATTAATTTTATTAATATTAATAAAATTAATTTATTTTTTTTTTGGTAAATATTTTTCAATATCCTTTTTTTGTTTGTTTGTTAAATTATTTTTACTATTTCTAATTTTATCAATCTTCAACAAAGAATCTATCTGTTCTGTTCCAACACCATAATTTTTTAATAATAATGAGATTTGATCATATTTGTTTTCTAAAATAAATTTATTGACAATCTTATTCAAAAATAAATAATCCATAATGTTTTTGTTGGGAAAATAATCAACAATATTATTAATATTTTTTTTATTAATATTTTTAATTGATGTTTTATTGAGATCAGATGTAAATTTTAAATTTTCTTGACCAGTACCTTTTTTATATTTTTTATATTTTCCATCTTTATCTTTATATTTGATGTTATTTAATTTTTCAGATGGACCAACACATGTATAAAATCCATATGTTTCTTGTAATTCCCATGATTGATTACCATATACAAAACCATCAACAACATCACCTTTAGATAGATTACATGCAATTTCATCAATTAATTTTAATTTATCTTTAGTTGGTAAACTATCACATTTTTTTTGTATATGTTCTAGATAATTTTCATGAATCATCAATGGCAATAAAACTTTTTCGGATTCATAATATGATAAACTATCATCAATACCTTTATAAGATGTCAATAAATTATATGTTGCATCGAATAAACTTATATCTGTATCTTTTTTTTTTGATGAAATACAAAATTCTTTGAATATTTTTTTTGTAATAATTTTATTGTTATAAATATAGTATAATTCTTGCAATAAATTAATTAATCGTCTCACATCGAATTGTGAATGTTCACATATTAAATCTATTAAATCATCATCATTATAATCATCATCAGAATCATCTTCATCAGATGTATTATCAAATTTTAAACTTTCTAATTTTGATATTTTATTAATAAGATCCTCAAGTTCGAATCTATTCGGAGGGATAAATTTAATTTCAATTGAAGTTTTCTTAAATTCAGTCAGTAATTTATTATGCTGATTGTTAGAAATAAAAATTAATGGAAAACATTTGTATTTTTCATTATATTTTTGGATTGATGTTAGAGCTGCTTTTTCTTTAACTGAAGTAATCGATCCTATGTCATCAACAATAACTGCATATTTTTTATTTTTAACACCATATAAATTATCTTCAATATCCGATTTAAAAGTAAAATTTTTTACATAAGTTTCAATGTCTTTACTATTATTAACTTCATTAAAATTTATTTTAGTTATTGTATATTCATATTCTTTCAAAAGAATGTGTGCCGATATTGTTTTTCCAATACCATGATTACCTGTAATTATTATGCTTGTTTTGATATCATCATTATTTTCTTCTTCATTAATTTTAATATAAGAATTTAACCAACTTTTAATTTCAGATATAGCTTTTTTATTTCCAATAATTTCAGTACTCTTTTTTGGACAATATCTGTCTGTCCATAATATATCTTTATTCTTATTGTTCATAATAAATTATTATTAATAATGTAAATATATGTTTAAATTAATTAACTACAATATTATAATTTCAATATTTTTGAATAATTTGATATAAGATATATAGTAATATTAGTTATAAAAATATAGTTTTTAGAAAAATAATTTAATATAAAATTGTTCAAAAAAAATTTATATTTTATATATATATATAAAACATAATAATGAGTGATCCTGTTGAACAAAATAAGAGTTATCAAAGAAACAGAAACGATTATGATAACAGAGATGGTCGTGATAACAGAGACAAGAAAAAAGATATTAAAGATGATGATGTCAGAAAAGAAGTAAGTAATCTTATCAAAGAAGGATATTCTGAAAAAAATAAGATTCCTGCTGCTAAATTAATGGCACTCAAATTAAAATATGGTGATGACGAAGTTCTTCAAAAGATCCATGATGAATTAAGAAGATCTTCTAAAAGAATTCATAGAAAAATCGAAAAATTCACAGACTATATGTTAAAGAAATATAATGCAAATTATCCTTTACATGAAATCTTAAAGAAAGCTCTTAAATACAAGAAAGATTTGAGTGATTATGAATTCAATGAATTTTTCAAGATTGTACAAAAAAGACTTGCAAATTCTGAACTACCAGTCGAAGGTGATGAATTAAATATTTTAAGAAGACGTACAAGAATGAATAAACTTTTGGGAACAGTTGAAAGAGATATCATCCAAACAAAGATTAATGTTGATACTAAAGATTTGGGAGTTCTTGCTGAAATCATGAATTCATATGCTAAAAATAAACTTATTCATTCACAAGCAATGTTACAAAGTTTAAGCTATTCTGATTGTGCTGAGGAAGCAATGGTTGGTAAATTTGATAGAACCAAACATAATCCAGCAACACATATTCACCCAATTTTAGTTGCAATGTTCGTTCCTAAAATTAATTATTTTGAAAGAAACATTGTATATGCTAGCATTGCAAATATTCTTAAATCAAGAAAGGAAGGTGAAGACTTTTTAACTGAAAGTGATAGAGAATTACATTGGAATATTGTAACTGATCCAAATGATGTTGTATGTGATGCTGAAAATCCATTAGTAGATTTGAAGCATAGATCTGAACTTCAAGCAAAAATTTGGGAAAATATTGTAAGACTTAGAAATGGTCAATATTATGATGCAGTTTCAACTGATTTTTTGATGGCTATTGAAAATTGTAAAATGAATGTTTATGATGCACCTGATCTTATGTATTCAAGAGATGAAGGTATGATTTTGAGAAAGATTTTATCATGCTTCTCATTGAGACCAACAGTAGTTACAACTACACCAATTTATGGTGCATCAATTCAATCATATGGATTATATAATCCATTTAACAATACAGTGCCACATGTAACTACAACTATTCCAATGATTACATTAAGACTTCCAAGAATTAATGAAAATTTCGATGCACAACAAGATAATCAACAATTATTAACATTACAAAGTGCATTAAATCAACCACAATGGTTTGTTGAAAATAAGACTCTTGCAATCAAATCACAACAAGTAATTTTAAGTAACGAAGTTTTGATTTTCCATGTTCCAAGAAGATATCAAAAAGTTGGCTTACCTAAATTTACTGGACCATATACTTTCAATAAATTACCATTAACAATTGGTGGATCTATTTTAGTTAATACTACTAAGATCGAAGTTCCTGAAGAAATTCCACTTGAATCAAATGTATACAAACTTAAATCTGTTGTATTTGTTGAAATTGCACGTGATGCAATTAATGCTAATAGATGGCTTGCTGTTGGTACAAGCACTGGTATTGTCTTACCTGTTGATCCAAATAAGGGTAGATTTGCTCCAGCATATGTTTTATATGATCCAGTAGGTTCATACAATTTAATTCATATTGAAGGTCATACCGTTTCTAATGGACCAATGACATTTATCAATGCAACCGAACCAATTATTGGAAATGATGCATCTGGTTATGAAGCTGAATCATTCTGGTCTAAAGCTCAAACCAAAGGATCCGTTTTCATTTATGTGAATGAAAATGCTAAAAATGATGTTCATGCAACATGGTTTTAAATAATTATTAATATACTAAATGAGTATAATAATATTTAATATACATTGGAAAATGTATTAGTAACACTTGGTAATGTCCTGTTACCAGCACTTGATGTATTTGTTGGCCTATCAATTGGACTCAATGGATTATTTATCAATTGTAAATACCCCATTTGTGCTTTAACATTGTTAAGTATATTTGGCGTCAATTTATTTACAACAATATCATTCAACTGTTTTATTTGTTCTTTAATTGTTATTGTTTCACTATGAATTGCATTTTGTAAAAAAATTGCTCTCATTGCAACAATTAAATCTTGTTCTGATTGATTACTTATTAAATATGCTCCATTTGAATGATTATATATACTTCTAATTAAATTTTTTTGTATCAATTCAATGTTTTCTGGTGAAAAAAATATAATACTGAGCGTATCTTGACCATGCATCCCTTTTAGTGCATCTTCTGCATATTTTCTATAATTTTTTTTATGATCTTGGAAAAATAAGAATGGTGTCTTATAAATATCTTCTTGAGTTAAATTATTTTTATTAATCTTTTTGATATTATCCATTATATTATTTATTATAGATATTTTATTTATAATAAATAATTTATTCAACAAGAATATTCTTTTTGCTAATTATATAGGTTTCCAATAAATCATTTTCATTCAATTTTTGATCAACTTTATATTTTTGTTCAATTGCTTCCCCTTTTGTATATTCTCTTAAATTTGATTCATTTACTTCTATAATAGTAAATTCTCTATCAGTTGGGCTAACTTTTGTACAAATTAATTCATTTGTACCTGATTCAGACTTTCCTAAATATAATGCCCATACATTACTTCCCTCAAATGACGATTCATATATAACCATATCACCAACATTAAAATCTTTTCTATTTTCTTGTCTAATGTTTGGTATCTCATTATCTCTATACAAATAATGTCCAATTCTATTATGTAAATAACATTTCATATATTTAAATATATATGATGCAATATTACATTTATTGTCATTCATCAATTCACTATTAATGTTTGTTAACAATGTCATTATTTCTTCTGGTGGTTTTGTAACACCATTTTTAATATGATCTTTTGTAAATGAATTTGGGTTGAATACATTTTTGAACCCTTCGACAATTAATTTATGTATTTCTTCTGATGTATCATTAGTGTAATTATTTTTAAATATTCTACTACATATTTTATTATATCTAGTTGTCTTTTTATTAATTATGCTATATTCATTATTCTTAATATCTTTGAAATTACTATCTATCATTACTAAATAACCATAATTTGGAACATAATAATCAATACCTTCTATTCTGTATTTCCAATATCCAGTATTATTACCTTCAGTTTGTAAATCCTTAATATATATATTGTCTTCTATTGAAAAATCTCTAAATGCAATTTCATGAATTTGCATTGTATATAGAGCTGCCATTATTTGGAATAATATTGACATCCATATTTTTTCATTATAGAAACCACTTGTTAACATTTTTTTTATTGTACCTGTAGATTCATATGTTCTTGATGCCCATTTATATAAATTATTATTGGGAGATTCTGTTAAGGCAATTAAGCAATTTCCACTATAGCTATTATCTTCCATCATTGATTTTAATGTATTCATATCTAATGTATCTTCATTTGTTTGAATACTTCTATTTATTAAAGCATTACTAATACTACCATTAGTCTGAACTGGTTCAGTGATTTCATATACTAAACTCTTAATTAAATCTTTAAAAATTGCATGTTTATCAATATTATCAATATATGATTTTTTAATTGGTTCATCTTTAATTATACCATATGCAATTTGTTTTAATGTATTACTCTTAATTAACTGATCTATCACATTTTGCTGAAGTGATGGATATTTTTCTCTTAAAATTTTATAAATAATATTTTCTATAATTTTATCTTTTTCTTCATTTGTTGTTGCAGTATTGAATAAAGTTAATTTTGCTGTTCTCAATGTTCTATCTCTAATATTTCTATTAATTTCCAATTCAGCTTTGTTTGATTTTCCGACATTTATACTTTTCAACTTATCAAAATTAATTTTATTATTTCTTGATACAAAATAATTATATAACAATGAAAAATTTGGTGACACTTTTTTCTTTAATATTTCTTCTCTCATATATTCATAATATCCAAGTTCTCTCCAAACATCATATTCCATATATTTTTGATTTCTCAATTTAAACAATTCATATTGTGCTACTGTTAATTTATATAATCTTATATTAATACCCATTGAATTCTTAGCACATGTAACTTTATTACTGGGTTGGTCATATCTTATTGGATAACATGAATTATAAATTAAGAATCCATCTGCCAAATTCTTATATGGATTATTATATAATTTACTATATGAACCTGGATTCAGCTCAACAAATCGTAAATAACTTAATAAACTATTTCTTTCTCCTCCACCATCTAGTCCAATATCTGCACCATCTTCTAAGTTTGCAAATGTATTTCTAATATAATTATATATTGTTAATCTTTCGCCTAATGTTATCATTGTACTATTCCAATCTTTACCAGGTAATACATCTTCAAATATTCTAGACATCATCACATGATCACCCGATGGTCCTGCCATACTAATATTATATATTTTTTGTACTGGCATATTATAATTCATATCATATGGTGCATTATATGGATTTTGCATATATGGATAATATGGATTTGGTAATGGTTTATGCAGAGGTGGTGCAAACATTATTTTCTTTTCACCTTTTGTTGGATCTGGCAAATATTCATTAAACAATGAAAATTGCACTATTGGTTTTCCTGTATGTGCGTCTTCTCTTGATGCTCTTTCTTTCATTTCAGGTTTTTTCTTATTGAAAACTTCTTTAGCATTATTACTAATGAAAGGAGTACCTGCAACATGTTTATGATTAAACGTTGGTTGAGCATTAGGATCTACATAAGGAACCGCACCACCTCTGCTAATTAGTTTTTTTGGTTCTTTTTTTTTTGATTCAAAAAAAAAAGTTTATCATCTTTATTTTTTTTGATTTTTTTATCAGTATTTTTTGATGATTTCTTATTTTTACCACCATATTGACTATAATTCATTCCATGGCCCATATTATATTGTTTCATAGGATTTAATACTTCAATTTCAGATGGATTTGTCGGAACCGGTATATTCATATTAGATTGCATACCCATTGGAGGCATACCCATTGGAGGCATACCCATTGGAGGCATACCCATTGGAGACATACCCATTGGAGGCATACCCATTTGTCGCATATCCATTTGTTGCATATCATTAGACATACCATATGGCATTTGCATACCAGGTGGCATTTGCATACCAGGTGGCATTTGCATACCAGGTGGCATTTGCATATTAGGTGGCATTTGCATATTAGGTGGCATTTGCATACCAGGTGGCATTTGCATATTAGGTGGCATTTGCATACCAGGTGGCAAATTCATAGATCTTATATTATCTTTTGAAATATTAATATCTGAAATTTTATTTGATAAATCTATATTTTGACCATTAATTGCATTTTGTAATAATTGCGCACTATCAATAGAATTAATGTCATTAGATTGTACACCAGATAAACCTTGAATTTGATTTTGTAATTCATTCATTTGCTGTTGTTTATTTGAATAACTTTTACTTTTATTTCTTGGATTAAATTTATCTATACTATTTTCACCAAATAATCTAGCAAATCTATTACCTTCGGTTTGGTTATTATCATTTTGGAAATTAAATTGATTAGTATTAGCAGATTTTTTAGATTTATAAGTTGTTGAGCCAAGTAATTTAGCAAATCTATTACCATCATCTTTATTATCATTAGATAAATTATAATTTTTATTAGAAATATTTAATTTGTTATTTGATTCAGATTGTTGACTTGATTCTGATCGTTGACTTGATTCTGATCGTTGACTTGATTCTGATTGTTGACTTGATTCTGATTGTTGGCTTGATTCTGATCCTTGAGTTGAATTTATATTGAATAATTCGGAACTTCTTACCAAATCATATTTGTTATCAGATGATATTTTTTTAGTATATTTTTTATCTGTTACAACAGGACTATCATCAGATATTCTAATATTTTTATTATCATAATATGATGATATACTTTCTTCTGTTGGAGTTCTAACATTTTTAGTTTTACTTGATCTGGAAATTTTATTATTGGCTTTATAAATTGAAAAGAATGGATGTGTTTTAAGTATATTTCCTGGAGTATATTTTTTAATATCACTTTCAGATACAACTTTATCAAAATTTTCTTCATCAAGATAATATTCATCAATAACTTTAAATTTGTCATCATTAATAAATTTAATAAAATCTTTTAATTCTTTATCATTCGGTAAATTATAATTTTTTGATAAATAATTTATAAAGAAAAATATATCAGCATAATGATTCTTTTCAGTACCAGATTTATTTTCAGATTCTTGATAGATTCTATTATTTACAAAATTTTTAATATTTGCAAAAGTAAAATCGGTTATCTTCAAAATAATTTCTTCAGCTACATTATTCATAGGAATAACATAATCATCGATAGTTATTATTTTATTAGCATTCATTTTACTAAAATATACTTCAAAACTTTCTGGAGTTAAATTATTGTGCCTAAAATTATCATATCTTTGCAATATCTTGGACATAACATTAAATACTTGAAATATAATGAATCTTGTCACATCTAAACTTAATTTATTATTTTTAATATAATGAGATAAATTTTCCATTTTAAAATAATGTTCTATAACTTCAACAGATACTTTATCATGAATTTCATTATTTTTAATTGATTTACTATTTAATAATTTTTTAAAACCATCAGTAATATTTCCCAAATCACTATAATCAGAAATAAAGTTCATAATTGATAGTGTTATTAAATCAGTTTGTTTTGTTAGTACCAATTCATTGAGAATATGTCGAATTGTTTTACTTATATTTTCTTGTCTATACAAATCATATACATCATTACCGTTTTTTTTAAGATATGGTTCAACAATAAATGTGGTAGGTTTAGAATTTTTAGAATATCTTTTTAAATATAATTTATTATTGAAAATACCAATTTCTTTGAATTCACTGTTAACAATATTACTATAATTAAAATTATATCCTTTAATAATATTTTCTACAATAATATCATCTTTTGTGATTTTTTCATATTCAACAAGGGCTGGATTTTTATTTGGATCATTATAAGTATATTGTAATAATAAATTTATAACAGAATCCAAATTATCAAATGTTTTTTGGTTATTTTCTGTAGCCATTGTATAAGATTAACTATAATAATAGAAAATATATTTTTAATTGAAAATTATTTTACCAAATAATTTATATTAAATTACTAAATGATTTTATATTTATTAATTTAATAACTATATTTTATTAATATTCATTCCAATCTTCTTTACAATTCTAAATTCTTCAAAAAATGGATCTTTATTTAATAATTTTAATGGAGTTGTATATTCTTTATTTATTAATATTCTACCTCTTTCTGCAACATATTTTCCTTTTACATATTTTTCTGGAACTACTCTACTTATAAATTCTTTGACATCATTTGGTACAGCACCATCATCATTGTAATTTGGGAAAAATTCTTTTCTAATCAATGTGTTGCATAAATAATGAATATCATAATATCTATTACCTTTGGGTGTAACATTAATTTGTTGTGTCCATTTTGCACAAACTTTTGCATTATCAACAATACCAGGTATTGATGCAAAATCAAAATCCCATATTTTTAATTGAAATCCTAAATTTGGTACAATAAATTCGTGTTCATTAATTTTGTATTTATATTTATTTAAATGTTTAGTTTCTGGATCTAATTCTATATAATGAACTAAAATATTATTTGCCTTCAAATCATTATGTCTAAATTCTGGATATTTTTCATGAATTACAGCCAATGTTGATAATACTTGGAAAAATATTACTTTCCAATGTTTTGTTTTTAAATTTTTATAATTATTTCTAATATAATCAAGCAAATCACCACCATTTGCCCATTCGCTTATTAAAATCGATACATAATCATAATATTCACCCTTTTTATATTTACTAACAAATTGTTCATATTTTTTATTATTAACAATAGTACCACTTGTTGTAAGATTAATAAATGGTGCAATATTAGTATTAAATGTTGCAATTGGTAGAACAATATGTGGTGTGTGTCTATTTACTACAAAATAACTTAATGCTTTAATCATTAATAATTCTGCATTTTCTGGTCGTCTACTATCATTGAAATTACCATATTTTTCTCTTTTAGGATATGCAACAACTTTAACTGCAAAATTTAATGATGGATCATTATTCGATATTCCTTTAAAAGTGTGACCTGTCGTACCACTTTTAATATATAAAAGTTTTCCTCCGATTTCATTGATTACTTTATTTATATTTAATAATTTTTTTCCTAAAATACATCTAACATCTCTACATTGACCATCAATTTGTTTATGTTTACATTCTGTTGATGTTGAACATGTATGACTAATATAATTTTCAGTTTCTTCACAATTTTCAAAATCAATCATTGTTCTTAATTGTTTACCATCTAATAATTCTTTAATAAAATCAACTCTAACTGAAATATTTGCATTCGATCTTTTCTTATCATTAGATGATGTATTATGTTGTGTTATTTGTTCTCTATTTATATTTTTTTGTTGTATTTTATTTATTGGACTTATTTCCTTTAATTTTTTAATTTGTTGAGTATTTTTTATTTTAGTATTCACAGTATTGTTGCTATTTGTATTTTTTATATTTTGTGTTCTTTCATCTATAGAGTGATATTTATTTTTATTAATAATATTTGCATTCCTTTCAATAACTTTATTATTTTTAACAATATTTTTCGTAAAATCCATGTTTAAATTATCAGATTCATTTTCTGGTGAAGATATAGTATTTATTGATAATATTTTTTCAATATCTTCATCAAGATCAGATATTCTAATATCTATATCACTACCACTATTTGCTGAATGTGACATTGATGGTAAATCACATGTTGCATTGCTCAAATTTATATTTTTTCCTAATCTCATTTGTTGAATTTTACTTGTATTATTTTTATTCATTTCTTATTAGTTATTATATAACTATTAATATTTATATATTATTATATTTAAATTAATTTGTGATCTTTTTAACTTACAAATTTATAATTAAATATTCACAATAAATAATATAATAATTTTCGCTATTATAATATATAATTTTTAATTTATATTATAATAAAAATATTCTTAAATATATATATATAATATTAAAAAGATGGATAGTATTTTCTTAAAAAACAATTCTAATTATGAAATGTCAGAGATGTCTCCTATAAATCATCTCAGTATTATTGACCTTGAAGGTGGTGCAACTATTAATTCTGAACTATTACAATATAGTGAAAATAGTGCTATTGGAACCGATACTGTACAAATGGAACGAGAATTAAAAAGAATTTTTGAAAATGCGACTCAAATGAGAATGGCTCAAAATGGTGGAAAAAGACGTATGAATATAGAATCATCAGATTCAGATAGTTCCTTACAATTTGGAGGTACATCAGAAGAATCCAGTGATAGTGACTCAATTTCTGACAAGAGATCTAAAGCTGGAAAGAAAGGCGCAAAAAAACAATCCAAAGAAGGTAAATCTAAAGGTGGAAAAAAAAGTAAGAAAGGAAATACTGATTCAGATTCACAAGAAGGTGGTGATAAACCAAAGAAAGAAGCACCTGCTGGATTTTTAGCATTTAGAAAAATCGCTCAACATGTTGCTGAAATTGCAGGAAAGAAATCTGTTAATGCTAAGATTATGTCTGTGGCTAAAAAATATTGGATACAAGCTAAGGAAAAGAATGGTGGTGCTGATAAAAAATTCACACCTAAAGAATATGAAACAGTTATTAAAGATGCTAACGCTTTTGCAGATAAAGATGCTTCAAATATCAAATCCCAGGTACAATAAATTATAATAAATTAATATAATATATTATAATTTATAAACACTTTCTAAGAAGTTTAATTTATTATCACTCATATTATCAAATTTTTCAACTAATTTATAATTCTGATTTTTATTGATAACACTATTAATAATTTGCACATCATTACTAATCATATTAGTATCTTCATATGGTTTATAATCATACTCAAGAACATTAAAAATTTTATCATCAAGTATTTCTAATACTTGAACTTTTCGCTTTTCTGATATATTTAAACTATCACCATTCCTATTATCTAATGGATCATATAATTGAAATGCAGTTGATGCACCTTGATCAACTTTCCACAATCTTCCATTACATGATGAATTTATTCCATGTTTATTTGTATAAAATTGTGGGGTGTGTCCAATAATCATGTTACTAACATCTTCAAAAACTTCTAATGTTGCTTGTAATGTAGTATTACAATTAGTATTACTACTATTAGGACTGATATTACCTAATACTCTTGGCCAAAATGGTGATATTTCTTCACTATTTAAAATTTCATCTACATTATTTGTATTTATTTTACCTAATAACCATTTTCTAATTAATCTATTTATTTTTGGTAAATTACCATTATATTTTTGCAATAATCCAGGCATTATTCCTGCATGTACAAAAATATTACTACCTATAATCATTGATGTATTTCTTGTACATGCTAAAAATCTTGCATATTCATTACCAGGTGCAAATGCATATTGTCTTCCTTTTTGACCATCTTTAATTATAACTGATTTTTTATTTGGATCTTGATAATTTTCAAATTCTTTAATACCCATCACTGAAACATAACTCATATTTCCTTGAACATTCATAATTTCATGATTTCCTAATAAACTATATACACCACCTCCATATTTTTTTGCTTTCCTATGCATTTCTGTAAAAAATTTTAATATTTTAATATCTGATGCTTCATCATTTACAGTTGCTCTTGGATCATTACATTTATAAACCTTACCATCTGGACTTTTATATGGTCTACATCTATCAATTTGATCTCCAACTTGAACAACAACTGTATCTTTCGGTTCTGCAATCCAATTTAATTTATCATCTATTAATTTTGCTATTTTAAAACATCTCAATGTTAATTGATAATCTCCATGAATATCTCCTATTGCAATTATTCTTTTTACTGGTGGTAATACTGTTGGAAGTTCTTCGTAACCAGTACAATATTTTTTAAATTTTGATGATTCTTTATCTTTTTCTGCGGTTGTATAATTATATTTTGTTTTATTAAATTGGTTCATTATATAATTTATATATTTAAATTATATAATAATTATCATATATTTTCTTAAAATACATAATTTGATGCTTTTACAGCCTGTGTACTTTTTCTAACTAATTTATCATCAATTATTTTAATATTTTTTTTCACATCTGCATCTGTTAGATAATTTACATAATTTGATGGAATAAATTTACTATCATCATTATTGTTATATGGTGAATTACAATAATATCTATTATAAAATTGTTCAGCTGTTATATATTTAACCTGATTTTTTTTCTCTTTTAACGCATGTCCATTTTTATGATCATTAATATTTAAATAAATATTATTATCATTATTGTTAATATTATCAAAAGTTTCAACTAATTTATTATTTTTACTATTATTTGCAGAACGTAATGTACACAATTCCTTAATATTATCTGTTGTAAGAACTACTTTTGTTTCAGGAATTTGAATTTTTGGCATATTTATTGAAATATCGCTAATTCGTTTGTCTATTATATTAATAATATTTAATCCGATTATAGCAGATATTGTCACAGTTATTAATATTATTATTATTATTTCCGTTAAATTGGTCATAATAGTTATATATAAAATCTATCCACATTATTTATTATTGATTTATTTAATTTTTTTATATTTATATCAAAAAATTAAATTTATTGAACATTTGCTTCAGAATATCCACTTTCATCATATCCCATAACATTCATATCTGCCATTTGTTGTCCTGCATCTAATTTAATATTATCGTACATCATGGATGTATCCATTGGTTGTTGTTGTGCAAAAGTTACTCTTTTTTTTTGAGCATCATCCGCAAATACACTCTTTCCTTCCAAAAGATTTCTTAAACTAACTTGTAGATGTACTCTATTCAATGTTTGGAGAGATAAAACAAATGCTAATGCAATTAAAATTGAAAGCATAGGACTTTTACTTGATGTAAATGCAATTAAGAATATTATTAATAATTTAAATATTTCATAATCAAATAATTTAGCAATACTTGCTGGTAATTTTGGCGCAGCATAGCCTGCATATAAAATCAAGAAAATAGCTAATGTTGCTGCAACATACTTGTTATCTAAAAATGATAAATAACCTTTAAGTTTATTGTTAAGATCACTCATGTATAATTATATATATATATTACTATAATATAAAAATTTTATTTTAAATTGAAATATTTTATATTTCAAAACATTTTTATATTTTTCTTTATTTTCATTATGAATTTTTATAGCTTTTTTAATAGATTTAGTGAAAAAATTGATTATTAATCAAAATACATATAAATACTTATAAATTATAATAATTATTTATTCAATTAAACAAATAAAATGGATACTATACCATGGATCGAAAAATACAGACCACAAGAAATAGAAGATATTATTATGGATAAAAAAACTCTTAATGAAATTAATATGATGATTGGAAACAATAAATTAAATCATATTATTATAACAGGTTGTCCTGGAGTTGGTAAAACTACAACTTTATTGTGTATTGCAAAAAGATTATTAGGTGAATCCTTAAAACAAGGTTTACTAGAATTAAATGCATCTGATGATAGAGGTATTAAAGTAGTACAAGAGAACATAACTTATTTTTGTAAAAAACAAATTAACGCAAAATGTAATAAAATTGTATTACTTGATGAAGCAGATAATATGACTGATAAAGCTCAACAATTGATCAGTAATTTAATGGAAAAATACGGTAACACAACAACATTTACATTCACCTGTAATAGTTCGTCTTATATAATTGAATCTATACAAAGTAAATGTATTATATTGAGATATCAAAGACTCAATAATTTGCAAATTAAAAAATATCTACTCAAAATTTGTGAAATGGAAAAAATTAAATATAACATAGAAGGTATTGATATGTTAATTGATACATCATATGGTGATATGCGTCAAGCTATTAATAATTTACAAGCAACATATTATGGTACAAAAAAAGTTAATGTTGAAAATGTTAAATTAATATGTGATCAACCTGATCCAGTTGTTATTAGTGAAATTATTAAATTATGTATGAAAGGTAACCTAACTAAAACTATTGATAAAATTGATTCATTACGTATCAAAGGTTACTCAGTTATTGATATAATAGTTAATTTAACAACAGCAATCAAATTTTGTGATAATTCTATTACAGAAGAACAAAAAATTATTTTTATGAAAGAAATTAGTCAAACTCAAATTATAATATCTAAAGGTATTGATTCTGTGTTACAATTATATGCTTGTGTTGGACGAATTATTCGAGAACTTAAAAAAATATTGTAATTAATTTATTTTTTAATATTTAAAATATAAATTAATCATCAAATAAACAAATATTTGTATCTAGTTTTTTGTATTTTTTAATGTTGTCTTTCTTAATATTATATTTATCTAATTTTTCGCTAACTTCATTATAATGAATCTTTAACAATTCTTCGATAATATTTTCAAAATCATCTGACGCAACATCATCGCTTGTAACATTATAATCTTTAATTTGATAATACTTTCCCTTATAATATTTCTTTCTTTTTGTTTTCTGTGATGTAAATGTTTGTAGTTTATCTGCAAAATCAATAATTAACGGATATTCTTCATAATCATCTGCTTGTTTTCTTAAAATTCTACCAATTGATTGTTGTATATCACTTTTTGGTGTTGCTAAAATTACTGCATTTAAATCTTCAATATCCAACCCTTCTTCAGCCATCTGATAACTTCCAAAAACAACATCTGCTTTTGCAGAAATTTCTAATTCTTTTTCTTTCAATTCACCAATATATAATCCTGTTTTAATATCTTCATTACATAAATCATTTAGTTTACTTTTAATTAAAACATCTAATTTATATTTTATTAATTTTAAATGATCTACCCTACCACTCAATACTAATATTTTTCTACCAGTTCTTTTATACTTTTTCTTATTTTTCTCAACTAATAATTTTTCCAATATTTTCAATATTATTGAATTTCTTGATTTTATATTTGCTAAATTTGTTATCATTTTTGATCTATTTGGTTTTCCTGATGCCTTTATAATTAATTCTTGAAAATTTTTATTATCTTTATCAGCTTGGAAATTTATAAACTTACATCTAACATTTGGATTTGGAGGCTGTTCTTCATAATATAATTGCGGACCCATAAACCAATGGATTAATTTAAACATACCATCATTTCTCCTCGGAGTTGCAGTCAATCCAAGCATATATGGAGAATTTATTTTATGGAATGCTTTAAAGAACGATTTACCACCCATATGATGACATTCATCTATTACAACTAATCCAAATTCTTTAAATATTTCAGGATCATAGTCTTTTTGTGATAAACTTTGTACTGTTGCAATTACAATAGCATGATCAGTATCTAATGTTTTTCCTTGTATATACCCAAATCCACCTAACTCCTCTATATTTGTACTATTTTCAATTCTATCAATAATTTGATTTTTTAAAAACTCCTTATGTACTACTAATAATGTTTTTAATTTAAGTTGACTTATAACATGAATTGCCATATTTGTTTTACCGCGACCACAACCCATTGTTAAAATTCCTCCACCATGTGTTTTTAACCCTTCCAATAAATCCTTCATAATATCTTTTTGATATGGTCTAAGTTCCACATTAAATGTTATATCTATTTTTTTATATTTTCTAGATTCTGTACTTAATCTATCTTTTTTTGGATATCCATATTTCTCTAATCCATAATATTTCGGGACATTAAATTCAGTTTCGGTTTCTTGATATACTGGAAATGTTATTGGCTTTCTTTGCCATTTTGGTTTATAATCATCTATAGTTATTGGTTGTACTGTTAAATCTTTTCTCAATTGTACAATCTGTTGTACACTCATTCCTTTTTTTCTAACAATATATCCTGCTTTATTTAGGACAGTATCTAATTTTGATACATCGTCAACATCTTCTTCTATTTTTTTATTTAAAACACGCAAATTTTTTTTACTCATTTAATTAAAATTTAAAGTATTTATTATTATTTAATAAATTATACTTTAAATATCAATTTTATTTTTATATCCAAATATTTGATTCTTTTTTATATTATATCTAATTAAAATTTAATCATTACCTTATTTTTTTTCATTAACCTATCACAAAATAAATTATAAAGTCAAAAATTGATTCCAATACTTAATTTTATTTTATATGAAAGAATAGTCAATATCAAATATACACTTGAATAGATTAATTCTAATGAATATATTGGTGGTAACATAATAGTAGTATTTATTATGTTTCATTATAAGTGATATGATTTTAAATTTGATTATCTATCCGTAAAATATCCATTATGATATTTATAATTAAAATAATTATTTAATTATTTTAATCATAAGAATCAGATTCACTATCATAAGAACCAGATTCACTATCATAAGAACCATCGTAATATGTATTACTATTATTATATAGTGCTTCATTTTCGTCGTTATCAATGTATTCGTTCATTGCAGTTGTTACATAATCATTTACTTTATGTATACACATAATCGCACATACCATATTTATATCTTTTGTATTTACTGTAAAATCATTTCTCCTTACATCCCATGAATCTGATATATAATTTAAATTAATTAATGCAATAGATTTATTATCCTTATCAACTACATTCATATTAAAAATTATTGTTGTTTCAGTATTAACAACATAACCATCATCCCACGATTCATCCTCTTCTTCAGAATAATCAATATCAATTTTATATATAACTTGTGAATAATCATCTTTGAGAAATGTAACTGTCGTTTTTTTATTATTATCACCATTTTTTAAAAACACCTTTTTTAATTTATTTATATTTAAGAATTTTAATAATCTTTTCCCGATATTATCATGATTAAGTTTACATATATTTGATTTATTGATGGTTGGTAATACAGTATCATAATCGACAATATAATGAATATCTTTTTGATCACAATTAATTCTATTAATATCAAAATTATATCCTTTCATAATATTATTAATGTATAAATTCTTATAAAATTTACTATTTAATTTTGTAAATAAAAATTTATCAACATACAATAAATTTAATATATCTTCTTTTGGTAAAAATATAAATATGTTAGAAAAAATATCATCCAATGAAAATATAATATTTTTCTCATAATATATATTTTCCATTATTTGTACACAGATATCATTTAAATTTTTTGGACATTCGATAACTTTATAATAATTATCAATTGTAAATTGTCTAAAATAACCTTTTGTTAATGTTGTACATATCTTTTTAATTGACATTTCATAATATTTTTGATAGTCAATTAATTTTTTTTTATTATATTCTGGTAATAAGAATCTCTCAATTGTTATAGTCATTGCTTCTTCTCTTACGCAGTTTAAACGATCTTCTTCAGATGCTTCAAAAAATAATTTTTTATTCATCATTGCTTTTGTTTTATCTTCTTTAAATTGATCATATAATGCTGTTTTTCCAAATTTAACATATTCATGTATAACATCATGTTCAATTACTCTATTAACATATTTTTCACTCTGTTCAAAGAAATCCTCATTGGTAACATTTAAATTTATTTTCGGTTGTTTTATTCTCAAATTTGTTTCTGACAATCTTTTTTCATATAAATTTTTATGTTCATTGCTATCAATATTATATTTTTTTAATGCATGATAATCAGTTATATTTTTTTCAAAATGAATATTTGTATGTACATGTGTACTTTTTATTATATATAACACTGATAAATCAGGAACTATCAACTTTATTTGTTCAAATAAAGTTATTTCTTTTAATTTATCTTTATTTTTTAAACAATAATCCGCAATTAAATTATTACTTGAATCTTCATCAGATAACGCTATAAATTCAACTTCTAATTTATAAAATTTTCCATTATATGAAAAATGTAATTTATATTTATTATATTGTTCATGTTTTTTTAAAAATATGAGATATTGATAATTTTGTGATAATAATGCTGCAAAATTATCATAACTAATTATAATATCCCAATCAGTTTCATCTGTTGGTTTTCTTAATGAATTATTATTAATATATGCTGCTCTTGAACCAATCAAAATCATTATTCAAATAAATATTATAATTTGTTAATATATTTACCAATATTTTTGAATAATTAATATTCAACTTTTTTAAATTAAATTTATTTTAAAAAATTTATAAATTATTTTTTTCTCCCTCCCCCTATTATTTAAGACACAAAATTTAACTATTCATTTTTTTAATAATAATATATTTTCCTCTATATATAGATCATAATTATATTAATATATATTTTAATCATCTATTTATTTAAGACCATAATAACTTAAGACACCAAAAAATGTGTCTTAAAAAAATAAAATTTAATGTTTATAATGTTATATTTGCTCTGATTATGACCAATAAATACAATAAATAATTTATTAATGTACTGATAGATGAAAATAGACGATCTATTTTTATAAAAAAATGTAAAAATCATCTATTTAAGTAGATAAAATATAACAAAATAAAACATATTTTTTAAGACACATTTTTTTGTGTCTTAAGTTATTTAAACAAAATCTAATATATAATTATAAACAAAAATGGTGCAATATGATTGTGAGATATGTGGAAAGATATTTGATCGAATATCAAATTATAATTCACATATAAATCGGAAAATGAAATGCAGTCCAATTTATTCTGAAATCAATAATAAAAATATAAATGAATGCGAACATTGTGGTAAAATATATTCAAGAATAGATTCACTTACTAGGCATCATAATGTATGCAAAATAAAACTTCAAAAGGAACATAATGAAAAAATGGAAAATTTATTAAAAAAATTAATTAAACAACAAGAAGCTCATTCAAAAAAATTAGAAAAAATTACGAAAGAAAATAATAAAGACAAACTCAAAAATAATGGCATTATTAATAATGGTTCTGTTGAAAATATATTTAATAATTGTAAAAACATTAATTTTATTAATGTATTGCCTTTTCCAAATGATGATAAATCATTTTTAACAGAAAAAGATAAAAAAAATCTTCTGAATAAAAGACAAGTAGTTATCCAAGAATATCTTAAAAAAATTAAATTTGATCCAAACAATCCACAAAATCATAATGTTTATATTTCCAATATAAAATCAAAATATGGTATTATTAATAATGGCAAAGAATGGATAGCTATGCAAGTTAGTGATATATTGGATATTTTAATTACACATACTAAAGATGAAATCGAATCTTTACTTGAAGAATTTGAAGATGTTCTTCCAGAAAAAATAATTAATAAAATTAAAGGAATATTGGAATCAGTTGAATATGATCCGACCGATTCTAATGAATACATTGATAAAATAAAACTAAAATTAAAAGAAAAAATAATGGATGAGGTTAAATTAATTTTGTACAACAATAAACATATTATCAAAGATACTGAAAATAAAACCAAGAACAAAAAATAATTGAAAATTATTTAATATATTATATAAGATACCACTTAAAGAAATAATAATTTTGCATAGAAATGACGTCTAAACAAACAAGTTCTAAACTAATTTTTGATAGTATTCATGGACCAATTAGAATTAGTAAGATTGCTAGATCTATCATAGACACTCCAGAATTTCAAAGGTTAAGACATATACAACAACTTGGTTTATGTAGTTATGTTTTCCATTGCGGTAATCATACCAGATTTGAACATTCTATTGGTGTATATCATTTAGCTGGATTGGTTCTTGATGTTATTCACAAAAACAATAAATCTTTAAAAATTGAAATTGCTGAGCTACCACATATCAAAAAAATAAATGGTACACTTATTGAATTAATTAAAATTGCCGGTTTATGTCACGATATAGGTCATGGACCATTTAGTCATGTTTTTGATGATTTGGTTTTACATGATGCAACACATCCCAATAAATCTCATGAAATTAGATCTGGGATTATTATTGAAAAAATATTAAAAAGATTATATCCAAATGGTGAATTCGATGATAAAACAATTGAATTTATAAAAAATGTTATAGATCCGAAACCAGAACATAAAGGTTTTATATATCAAATTGTCGCAAACAAATTAAATGGTTTTGATGTTGATAAATTTGATTATTTAGAAAGAGATACAAGACATACTGGATTTAGATTAGCTTTTGATTATAGAAGAATAATTAATGAAATTCAGATTGATAAAAATAATAATATATGTTATCCAAAACAAGTTGTTTATGATGTTTTTGGTATGTTTAAAATAAGATATGATCTACATAAGCAATTATATCATCACAAAACTGTCAAAATTATTGAATATATGTTATGTGATATTATTAAATTAATTGATCCTGTGTTTAAAATTAAACAAAGTATTGAAGATATTGATGAATTTTGTAAACTTACTGATGAAGTTATATTTAATTACTTAACAACATATGAACAAAGTTTAACAAACAAACTAATTAAATTTGATATTAAATCAAAAGAAAAAATAGATATCAAAAAGGCTATTATTATTATGAATAAAATTAATAAACGCCAATTATATAGTTATATTGGTGAATTAATTAATAAAAATAATATTGATGTTGATGATATTACTAAATACGATAATGAAATTAACAAAGATGATATTATTCTATGTAAATACACCATCGGATATGTTAGTGGAAATAAACCAAATCCTATAGAACATATTTATTTCTATGATAAAAAAGAAACAGCTAAAAATTCTTTTACAATTAAAAAAGAAAATGTTTCTAGTTTGATTCCAGATAACTATCAAGAACATTATACAAAAATCTTTTGTAGACATAAAAGTTCTTACAATAAAATATTTGATGCATTTTGTAAACTTAAAAAGGAACTTAATATAGAAGATTCTATTGTACCAACTCCGACATTGGATTAATAAATATTAATTTTTTATATTATAAAAAATTAATAGTTAAAAATAAATATTCGTATGATTCATGATTATAATTTATATAATAATATATATTAAAAAGAAATGTATAAAGTAGAACCAATAATTGGTATTGATTTGGGAACAACATTTAGTTGTGTAGCAATTTGGCAAGATGGTAAATTTGAAGTTATTGTTAATGAAAATGGTAATAGAACAACACCATCTTATGTGGCATTTGCTAATTCTGAAAGATTAATTGGTGAATCCGCAAAAAATCAAATATTGTCTAACCCAAAAAATACCGTTTATGATGTTAAACGTTTAATGGGTCGCAAATTTAGTGATCCTATTATTCAGAATGATCTTAAGAATTATTCATATAATATAGTACCAGATGAAAATGATAATCCATTAATTGAAGTTGAACATAAAGGTGAAACTAAACTTTTTTCACCTGAAGAAATATCATCAATGATATTATCTAAAATGAAAGAAATTGCAGAAGCATATATTGGAACAGAAATTAAAAAAGCAGTAGTGACAGTACCAGCGTATTTTAATGATTCACAAAGACAAGCAACCAAAGATGCAGGATCAATTGCAGGCTTGGAAATTGTTAGAATTATAAACGAACCTACCGCTGGTGCACTTGCTTATGGACTTGAAAAAGTTAAGGATGATGAAGGTAGGAATATTGTTATTATTGATTTGGGTGGTGGTACATTAGATATTACATTATTACGTTTAGAAGATGGTGTATTCAATGTGAAAGCAACATCTGGTGATACCCATCTTGGTGGTGAAGATTTTGATAACAAAATTGTAGAATACTGTATTGCGGATTTTAAACGTAGATTTAAACATGATTTGTATGAAGTCGCAAACAAACAATCAAAAGTTTTTAGAAAATTAAAAAATACATCTGAAAATGCAAAAAAAATCTTATCAACGTCACTATCAACATCAATCGATATAGATAGTTTATATGATGGTATTGATTATCATATTGATATTGGTAGAACAAAATTTGAAGATATATGTAATCAATTATTATATAAATGTTTAGAACCAATTCATGATGTATTATCACAAGGTAGAATTAGTAAAAGTCATGTTGATGAGGTTGTTTTAATTGGTGGATCTACTAGAATACCTAAGTTGCAAACATTAATCAAAGAATATTTCCTATTTGATAAAAAGGGTAAAGAATTAAATAAAAATATTAATCCAGATGAGGCTGTTGCTATTGGAGCATCCATACAAGCTGCACTAATTGCAAAAGATTCATCAATTGGTGATGATTTAGTATTATTGGATATTACTCCACTATCGATTGGTGTCGAAACTTCTGGTGGTATTATGACCCCTATTATTACAAGAAATACTACAATTCCAACAAAAAAAGAAAAAGTCTTTTCAACCTATTCTGATAATCAACCGTCCGTTAAAATAAAAATATATGAAGGTGAAAGAACATTGACCAAAGATAATAATTTACTTGGATCATTTGAATTAAAAGGTATAACACCTATGCCACGAGGTATGGCTCGTATTAAGGTCATTTTTGAAATTGATGTTAATGGTATATTAAATGTAACATGTATCGATGATTCATCTAGAAAATCAAGTAATTTAACAATAAGTAGCAATAAAGGAAGATTATCTGATGAACAAATTGCAAAAATGTTAGAAGAAGCAGAAAAATATAAGAAAGATGATGAAACAATTAAAAAACTAAACGAATTGAAAAATTCATTAGAAAATTATGTTTATAGTCTTAAAAATGTTATCGATAATGAAGCAAATCGTAAGTTATTACTTGAAACTGAATTACAATTTATAAATTCAGAAATTATGTCAGGATTTGAATATTTAGAACAAATTTCAAATAACAATAAAACTGAAGAGCTTGTCAATGAATTACAAGTCATTCTAAAAGAAAAAGAAAACAAATGTAACCTAATATTATCTAAAGTATATTCAAATAATCATTTTACCGAAAATAAAACCAAAGAATAATATTAACTAAATTTTATCTCAATTTATAAATTAATATAAAATTTAGATCATTTGTCTTTATTTGCTTGTTCTTCAATGTTATCAAGTACACTATCACCATTTTCTTCACTTTCAACAACATCTTCGTCTACATATCCTTCTAATATATCTTCTTCATCTTCTTCATTGATTGAAATGATTTCTATTTCTTCAGTGATATCAACTGGTTTAATAATCTCTATTTTTTTATCAATTACCTCCTTAACGAGTACATCCTTTTCTTTATCTATATCTACATCTTTCTTTTCTATTGTAGTAGTGTCTGAACTAGTATCTTTATCTGATATTTTTCTTAAAGCAACTAAATTAACACATGGATAATATACGTTTAAATGTTTATTAAATATCTTTGATAACATTATATTTAATTTATTCTTCATATATTTTAGTTTTTTATATAAAATATCTATTGCTTTATCATTAAATACAATAGCATACACATTATCCGTCCAATATCTTTCTTTTTTAGCTGCAAAATTTTTATTTGGTTTACATAAATAGGGTACAATTGTATCGAATTTATTTTCTGATGATTTAACGCCAAGTATTAATACATCATAATCATTTTTGACCTTATTAAATAACTTATTAAAATTTTCTTTAAAATATGGCAACAATATTGCATTACCTTTTAGGTATAATACATTTCTATAATTTTTTTTATATGCTTCTGATATAACATGATATGTATTATAATATTCTAAAATTTCATAGCTTGTAAATTTACTTATTGGATTATCTAAAAAATTATTATATGTAATAGAATTATTTGTTATTTTATCAGGGTACAATAACATTGGTGCAATTGTTTTGTCATGAAAGTTAGGTACAACATCAATTCTATTAGTCTTTCCATCATATTGTTCACCGTATAGATTATCTATATCTTCATATGGATATACATCAATAAGATTTCTTGCCATACCATGTCCATATATATCAGCTATTTCAACTAATGAACCTGCCGATATTAAATCTTCATATTTATAAGAATCAAATTTAATAATATTTTTACTATCAACACCAATATCAATTAATTCTTTTTCTAATATTTCAGTTGTATTGGGAATTCTTTCAATAAAAATTTTATTGAAAGGAAATGATTCATATTGACTATTATATCCACCATATTGTTTTGTTTTTACCAATTTATATATTTTTTTTGCCATAATATAATTAACTTATAGAATAATGTTAGATTTTTTGCTTGAAATAATATATATTAATTTGCTTATTTTAATATTTAAATAAGATAATAAATTGTTAATTATAATATCTATCGTTGTTTTATAGAAAGTTCACATTTATAATTTATTTTGGTTTAATTAATTTATAAATTTTTTTTCTTCCACCAAATAATTTTTTGGCAGTATTTGTATAATTAATACGATATGGATTTTTAATTATATTATCATCAATATATATATCATTTGTATTTACTGACCATTTTTCACAAATATTTGACAAATCATATTCATTGACCATTTGATTATTCCATTTTATAATATTCCTACCATATGCGCCAACTAAATTAGTATATTCATAATATTTATTATTATTAGTTTTTTTAGTATCTGGAATCAATATAAATGAATTATTTTTATTTATTTTATATTCATTGTCATTATTTATAGATGTTAAATTTATACAAAAATATCCAATTAATATTTTTTTACTTTGTATATCATCAGTTCCTGAAACTTCATGACAATGAAAACCATATTTTTTTGACCCAATTGCTATTTGGTTAGTTTTTCTACTAAAGTAATTATTGTTATTGACAGTAATTTTTATTTGATATAGGTAAATATTATTAGTATTATTATGATAGACTATATTTGTACATATAACATCTACAACAGGCATATTTTTGATAGAATATTTCTTTAAAGATTTCTGTCCACATGTAGGACATTTAAAATGATGACACACAAAATCTTCCATATAAAATCCAAGCATATTATTTTCTAATTTTTCAAGATAATCCGGATCATTTTCATTTTCTTTTTCGTCTGCACTCGTTATATATTTATTGTCCAATATTAAATCTTTTAATAATTGTTCCTTATCATCATCGTGTGCTGCATTATATATTAATTTACTCATAGGAGTAAGCATATGTGATGCCATGATAGTTGAAATATTATGAGGTAAGATCGACATTTTTCCATATACGTTACTACGAGGAACAATTTTTGTTTCCATTAAATTTGTATTTGTGAATAATTTTTGTAAGATCGCTTTCGATATATAATTATTTATCATTATTATATTTAATCATTATATTTTATATAATGATTAAATATAATAATGATAAACTTGATTATGGTAGATACAATATTTAGATATGAATCATAAAGTATATTAATTAAATATAAGTGACATTAGAGGACAATCTATATCAGAACATATATATGTTCCAATAAGATTTATAGATAATGTTGAGATTTTGATGTTCTTTAATTCATTTTCTGAATCAATAAATAATTTTAAATCGTCTAATCTCGAAAAATTAACACCATATCCAGATATATTTTGATCAAAAATACTTGATAAATTCTCAAAATTATTATTTTCATGAGAAAATGGCAAAATATAATAATATGTATTTAATAAATATATTTTAATTAAAGTAGGTTTTTTAATTGTATTAATATAACTGCAATAATCAAATTTAAATTTAAAAATTAATTCGTTAATTGTTAATGATTCTTTAGTTTCAAAAATCATACATTTTGATATGTATTTAAAATTATTTATTTCATATTCATGAAATAAATTATCGAATGAATATGTCACTACTCCTATACATATATCTTTAATTATAGTATCATATTTATTTAAATATTTAATATCACTTAATGAATCATTCAACATATTGATATCTAATGATACATCAAATATATTATTATTAATATTATCAATATAAACTTGTGTAAGTGGAAAGTATTTAATGGGATAATTAAGATCATTTATCATATTAAAAATTATCAATGGTATTGAAATGGATAATATACCATCAATTTTGTGTATTTGAATTTGTGATAAATTATAAATATATGTCAAAAGTAGATTAGTCGATATATCTATTTTAAATAATTCTTGATTATGATGATATAATTTTATGGTATAAGAACTAATAGTTTCAATTGCATTATATAAACTAAAATTATTTTGTTGTTTCACATTAAATCTTAAATATGCACCATTAATACAATTTACGTTCAGAATATTGTAATCGATTTTATCAAAACAAAAAATTGTATTATTATTTATTGTTTCTGTAGGAAATAATGTTTGTTGTACAAATTGTTGATTATTTTTGTATAATCTATTATTTTTATAATTGAAACGAATATTTTGCCATTTGTTACGATGAATATAATTTGGTAAATTAAAATGGTTACGATAGGGAGATACTTCTACTGATTTATGATTAAAAATATAATCGTAATGTTCATTTAAATCGTTCATTTTGTATATTAATAATTTATTAGTAATAATAATGTTTAAATATTTTAGGTTGATTATACTAATTATTAAAATATAATAGTTAGTATAATTAAGTGTTTTTTAATATTAAATTTCCTTTTAAATCTTCACCATTTGTCGATTCAAATTTATCATTTAAATATTTTCTGTATTTGATAGCTAATTCTTTTGCTTTATCGTAACCATATTTTTTAATAGAAAAACATTTTGAATATTGTTTGTCGTTTTGTTTAATTCTTGCTTCCCAATAATTACCTTTCGAATTATCAATTAAACGAACACCAGTACACCCACTTGTATTATTATGTTTAATTGTCTGATTATTATTATTTAATTTATATGTAGTATCAAGAAGATTTGATAGTTTATTATTAAGAGGATTTCTGTCAATATGATCCACCATTTTATAACCTGTTATTAAATTATGAAAAGTAGTTTGAATATTATCATTCATACAACCAGCATAATATTTTTGGTTTATACCAGAAGATTTATATGAAAACAATGGTATTGATTCAACTAAATCAATAAATTTTTTGTCTGTTGTCATAATTTGTTCTTTTGTTAATTCAACTTCCATTGTATTATCATCAATTAGACGAATTCTATTTTTGGTTAATCCTAATTCATTGGATGATTTATATTGCCATTCTAATGCATCGATATATGCATCAATTTCGTTATCATAATATTTAATATTGAATGTTTTAACGTGATTTTTACCATTTTCATCTTTAATATTAACTGTCCATATATTTTCACCATTTCTTTTGAAAATAGTTCCAACAGGTTTTCCAAGAATCCATATATTTAATGGTAATTTATCATATTTGTATTTAAATGAGAGGTAATCATATTCTTCATTATTTTGTTTAATTAAATTATTATCAATTGAACCTTTTTCTTTTAGATTAGATAATCGATTATCAAGTCGATTACCATTTATATATTCAACATCATTTATATCTGAAATTAGTTCTATAAATCGTTTAACTTTCTTTTTTTCTTGATAAACAGCATAATAATATTGTCTTGTTTTTTTAGCTTGTAATTTATATTTTTCAACAATATCAATAAATAGAGCATCAGTTATCAATATTTGATTTTGAGTTAATTTAACTTCAATAGTTTTGCTATCAATATATCTAATTTTATTTATAGTTGCACAAATTTCATCAGATATATTATTACGATATTTGATTGCATCATTGTATATTTCCTTTTTATTTTTTTCATTAAATGGAAATGATTTGTAATATTTTTTTTCATTTCTGATATTGACTTGGAAATTATTTCCAACTTCTCTAATAGAACCAATAAATTTACCACCAAACCATTCGCTTGGATATTTCATTTATACTAGTTATTATAATTATAATAATTAGTATAATATTTCTTTATATACTCATCAAAAAATATTCAACATTTTAATTTCCACCACGCAAGCGGAGGACTAAATGTAAAGTAGATTCCTTCTGAATATTGTAATCACCAAGTGTTCTACCATCTTCCAATTGCTTACCTGCGAAAATAAGTCTTTGTTGATCTGGTGGAATTCCTTCCTTGTCTTGGATTTTTGCCTTGACATTCTCAATTGTATCTCCTGACTCTACCTCTAGTGTAATTGTTTTACCCGTGAGTGTTTTTACGAAAACTTGCATGCCTCCACGTAAACGGAGGACTAAATGCAAAGTGGCTTCTTTAGATATGTTATAATCTCCAAGGGTTCTACCATCCTCAAGTTGTTTTCCAGCAAAGATAAGTCTTTGTTGATCTGGAGGAATACCTTCCTTATCTTGGATCTTGGCTTTTACGTTCTCAATAGTATCACCTGATTCAACTTCCAATGTAATTGTTTTACCCGTGAGTGTTTTTACGAAAACTTGCATGATTAGTATGTGTTTTTGTGATATTATAATTACTATTATAGTATAGTCTTTAAGCACTTTATCTTTCAATTTTTTTACTATTTATAATGTTTTAACAAGAAAATATTTAAAGAAAAAATGAAATATATAATGATAGTTAGTCAATAAATATACTTTATTTATCAACAATAAAATGAATAATAAAAAAGAATGTCGAATATGTCACAAGAATAAATTGTTTGAATTTTTTAATAAGTCTATTTCTGGGAAATATGGTTATGCCAATGAATGTAAAGAATGTAGATCGAAACAAAGAAAAAAATTAAGTTATAAAAAACAATTGACTGGTACAAAAATATGTCCTGGATGTGAGATTAAAAAAAATGTTTTAAAATTTAATGGTGATACAAAAAATAAAGATGGTTTGCAAACATATTGTAAAGAATGTAAATCATTACAAATGCAAAAATGTAATTCAATATTTGACAGTTTTATCAAAAAAATTTTTAGAGACTTAATAAAAAATGCCAAGAAGAGGTCCAAACAGATGGAGGTTCATATAACGATAAATGATATAGTGACATTATATAAGAAACAAAAAGGGTTATGTGCACTAACAGGGATAAAGATGACACATAATGGGTATATATATAATAGTGATCAGTATATAATAAATAATTGGAATATATCAATAGATAGGATAAATTCGAACAAGGATTATACAAAAGATAATATACAATTGGTGTGTGCAATAGTGAATAGAATGAAGGTAGATTTAAGTGATGATAATTTTGTAAAGTTATGTGGATTAATAAACAATTATAGGTATAATTTAAACATGAATAATAAAGAAAAAATAAATTATAAAATAATAGACAAAATAATAATTGAGAAAAATAACAAAAAAATAATAGATGAAAATATTAATAAAAATAAAAAGAAAAAATATTGTAGTATATGTAAAGAAAATAAAAGTATTGATGATTTCAATAAAAATAGCGCGACAAATAATGGTTTACAATCACATTGTAAAGATTGTGGACACAATTTAAGTAAAAAACGATTTTCAACATTGGATGGATTTATGTTGAGACTATATCATAATGTAGTACACAATTTGAAAAAAAGAGCAAAGAATTTAGAATGTGAAATAACAAAAGAAGATTTAATAAATTTATATAATAAACAGGAAGGATATTGTAAATTATCAGGAATTAAGATGACACATTTAGCATACACAACAAAAGGTAATAATAATGTTTTAAATCCATGGAATGTATCAGTAGATAGAATAGATTCAACTAAAGGGTATACAAAAAATAATATACAATTGGTAAGTGTATTAATTAATAGAATGAAATCAGATCAAAAGGACGAACAATTTTACGATATGTGCCAATTAATAGTCGCAAATAATTTAAAAAATCATTAATTAAAAATATTAATCAATGATTTTTGCAGTAATGAATTTATGTCCAGTTGACTTAAATCTAGATACAGTAAAAGTGTCTTCCAAAATGATATCATCAATATAAAAATACATTTTAATTGTAGAAATGGTACTTCTAAAAATTTCCACAATTTTGCTTTTAATTTGAATGATAGTGTCATGGTCATATGCTGGTAAGCATAAATGAATTCCGGAATTAGGGTCGTTATGACATATAAATTGAATATTTATAATAAAATCACCACGTACCGATCTCGGAATTGATATTCTATCAGGAAGGACATCAGTTAATGTGTGAGTATTTTTCATTGAAAACAAAAGATGCACATAGATGCTTGGATATATTAATAAGATGATATATGAGATATTTACGAAAAAAAAATTTCAATTTTTTGATATATAATATTTAAAATATATCATATACGGTATATATAATAAAATAAAATATTATTAATCAAAATATGGAGACAATATTGAAACGTAAAGAAAGTTATAAAGAATGTAAAAATTGTGGAAAAATAAAACATTCATTTAAATTTGATAATATGAATGAAAATAAATGTAAGGAATGTATAACAGAGCCAATCTCATTAGAAAAAATATTAGATAGATTAAAAAAAATACATATTACTGAAAATAATATCAGTATTAATTTTTATAAATTAGTAAGATTGCGAGTTGATTAATGTTATGAATATAATATTTATTAATAATAAATAATATATACAGTATAATAGTTATTTTGATATGTCAGAATATAATTCAATAATGGAATTGGCAAATTCAGGATCATCATTGATAGATTTATTTTTTTCAATGATATCAAGAATTTTTTGATTTATTCTTTCCATAAAAGATAAATAGTTTCCGTTATTATTAATATCATCCAAAATAAAGTTTGCAATATTATTAAGTTCACCATCAAAATGTGGTTTATATTCATCTCCATAATGTTTTATTTTTTTTATAGATTCAGCAATATTCTTTCCCTTGTTATTAGCAATTGATAGAGCAGAATAATTAGAAGTTAAAATTATTCTTGTGATTATATTCCAAGCTTCCTTAATAGCAACATTTGTTTTCTTTTTTTCTTGTTCCACATATGGTTCTACGGATTGAACGAATGATGAATTTGGATTATTAAGATGATCATTTATTTCAGAAAGATCTGGTTGTTCATCTGGCTGTTCAATTGTTTTTATATCTGATAATTTTTTATCAAGACTATCGACTCTGTTAATTATTGTTTCAAAACCCGTAGATAATTTTTGTAATGTATCATTCATAGTTTGAAATTGTTTAATTAATAATGATATTTGATTTTGTTCAGTAGTAGATTCAATATATTTACCTTGAACTGGAGTTTTATTATGAGCATTAATAGAACCTAAAGTTTGAATATCATCAGATTTTTTATCTGGAGATTTTATATCTATAGACGTTGAACTTGATGGTACAATAGTAGTTTTTTTTGAACTTTTTATTACTTGACGACTATCAGTGCTATCAGGTTCAATTGTTAAATCAGAATTGCTAACATTTGTCATTGTAGTAGAGTCCTTTGTATGTTCTGAACGTTTGCTAGATTTAGTCATATTCATGAATATTATGATAAATTGATGAAATTTACTAATGATAACTAGCAATATAATGGAACGTTTAATAAAAAAATATTTCAAATTTATTGTAATATGGTAATAAATATGTTTAAAGTATTTAAAATATTGTTGAGAATACAATATTATTATGAAAGAGAAACAAATAGATTTATCTCAATCATTGATTGATCATAGAAAAACAATAGGAAGTATAGTAACATTATTAATAATATTTTATCTAATATATCTTTTTATAATAACTATAGGATCATTTATAGTATGGTTAATAACAATAGTTTTAGCAACAATAATAGGAAATGGTATATATGATTGTTATATAATACAAGATTACAATAAACAAAAAAAATAGGAGAATTATGGAAATCTATAAAAACAATGTATAAAAATATTGTACATGATACAAAAAAATAATATAAAGTTTAAATAATAAGATGTATTAATATAAAATGCATTTATTATTAGTATTATTAACTTCAGTGTTAGGAAATTTATTAACATATGGATTATATAGATTATATGTAAATGAATATGTACCTAGTCCATTAATAAATGCAATATTAGCAAATATATTAACAATGGTAGTAATATATGTATTGTACAAAATATATGCATTTTATAATTATTATTATAATTTAGAAAAAGAATATAAAAAATTACAAGATGAACATTTAAATACGATAATAAATAATAGTTCAATAATAGTTGATAAAAAAAGCGATTATTCAATATTAAAAATGTTATTGTATGGAATAGGTTTGCCAGTAACAGCAATATTATCGATAGGAAATATTATAGAATATTTACAGATAACAATGGGAAATCAAAATATAAGAGATGTAGTAGCTAAATGTACTACAGTATATTCATATTTAAATGAAAATAGAAATGGTATGCAAACAGAAATGAGTGATACAGCAACAGAGCATAACATTCAATTTGATAAAAAACAAGAAACAACTCAAGTATATTCCACAAATAATCAAAATGATAAAAAGGTTGATGATGTATGTGAAAAAAATAAACAAACTGAAGCAGAAATAATGGATGTATACGATAATAATATTAAAAAATATGAAAGACAAATTAAAGTTATAAAAGATGGAGAAACAAGTGAAACGGAAAATTTTGGAGTAAAATTTGAACAAATCAAACAATCTCCAGAAAAACAAAATGAATAATATATTATAATTATTAATTACAATATATTATAAAAAAATTGATAAAAAATAATTTTTATTCATAAAATCATAATAATATTGAAGTATAAAAATAAAGTATTTAAAAAAATAAAAAATATATGAATTATAAATCGCAAAAAAAGAAACAGGCGATAAATATATATAATGGGAGTAAAAAAATTAACGAAAGTAATAAATAAAAATGCACCAAATGTGATACAAAATAAAAAAATAGATGAATTTAAAGGAAAAACTGTTGCAATTGATGCAAGTTTAATGATACATCAAATTGTAATTGCAATGAGAGGAACAGGAAAAGATTTAGTTAATAGAAATGGAGAGTTAACAAGCCATTTGTATGGTGTATTTTATAAAAATATAAATTTTTTAGAATTAGGAATAAAACCGTTGTATGTTTTTGATGGGAAACCACCTTCTCTTAAAAATATGATATTGGAAAAAAGGAAGGAAATAAAAACAAAAGCAATTGCAAAATTGATAGATGAAAAATTAGATGAAATAGATAAAATTAAACAGTTCAAAAAAACATTTTCATTAACAAAAAAACATATAGAAGAGTGTAAAATATTATTAGATTTGATGGGAATACCACATATAACAGCACCAGAAGAAGCAGATGCAATGTGTGCATATCTAGCTAAAAAAGGTTTTGTAGATGGTGTATGTTCTGAAGATATGGACGTATTAACATTTGGAGCACCAGTTTTGTATAGAAATTTAATTAACTATTCAAAGAAAAAAAAACCAGAGATAGCTGAAATTAATCTTAAAAAAGTATTGACAGGAATGGAGTTAACATACGATCAATTTGTTGGCTTGTGTATCCTATTGGGATGCGATTATTGTCCAACAATAAAAGGAATAGGTGATGTAACTGCATTAAAAATGATTAAACATCATGGTTCTTTGGAAAATGTTTTAGAATTTTTAAATGATAAATTAAGTAATGATAAAAAAAAGAGTAAAAAAGATAATGATATAACATTCGAAACAATTTGTTTCATTGAAGCAAAGAAATATTTCAAAGCTCAAATTAAATTAATAGAAAAAGAAAATTTGGTTAATGAAGACGATATAGTTTGGTGTAAATGTCAAGAGGATGAATTAATTGATTACATGGTAGAAAAGCATAGTTTTGATTTTATAAAAATTAAAAATGCAGTTGATAGAGTTAAAAAATACTATAAAAAAAATAATATAGTTGATGACAATGAAGGAAATCATCATAAGATAATAAAAAAGAAAAATATGTATTGTTTATTTATAGATGACTAAGCAAGTTACTTGGAGAATTATTAATATATATATATAATATATATCAATAATGTCAGAAAATCAAGAAAGATTAAACAATGAGTCAGTTGAATTAGATTTTAATACAGATAAAATAATAGATACAATAAGAGAAATTCAACAAGAATCAAAAAAAGATAGATATAAAACAATGAATTATGCAACAAAATATTGTGAAATAGCGGCATTGTATGATGAATTTGAAACAGCATATCCAACATTATTTAAAAGAGTAATAGAAAATCAAGATTTGAGAACCTTAGCAGTATATATTTATTATTTGGAAAAAATAAAAAGAAAAGAAATATCAATAGAAAAAGCAGAAGAGGAATTGGGAGAATATTTGAAGGTAAGATTTTTAGATCCTGCATTAAAAAATGCAAAAAGAAATGAGTAAATTATTTAATTGTAAATTTATAATTAAATAATTTATTGTTAATTAGTTAATTGTTGATGTAAATTATTTGCACGTTCTTTATTTCGTTGTAAAGTTGCCTTAATTAATTGTGTTAAAATATGATTAATTTCATCGCCACCAGAATAGAATAAATCGACCCATAATTTGGTATAATTGACTTGTTGGACATAATCTTTTTCATATTGATCACTAGACATAGTACCGTGAATATAACCTAACATTTTTGATATAGCTCGAAGTTGAAGATCACGTAAATCACAATTTAATGATTTAATTATATTTGTAAAATTATTTTTTATTATGAGATTTTGATATATATCATTAATATATACTAAACTATTGTATTTATTATATTTATCTAATAAAGAGTTAAATGAGTCAATCAATTTATTTATATCTTTGTTGTCTTTTGATAAATCATACTTAAATTTATGACAAACAATATATTTTTCTGAATTTGTATCATGACTTGTCAAAGGTTTAATAATAAAAACGTGTTCGTAACATGAACGTAAAATGTAAAGTAATTTAACCATAACTGTAGTAAAAGTTTCATAAATTTTGCATACAAAACTGCCACCTTTTTCTTGTATTTGTAATGCAATCAATATTTCAGATATTATTAATGGAAGTGCTTCTTGTTCTTGTAAATTTTCATTCTTCCATGGAAAACCACCATCAGCAGTAACTAAATTTGCTCTATGTTTATTAAATTTAGAAATAAAATTTTTTCGAGTTACTAATTTTAATAAATCGCCATTATCTATATCATTATTATCTTTTAATGAACCTAATGGTTTAGTTTGATGTACTACAATATTTTTTGATTTATTATAACGATTCATAAAATTTTCATCAAGAAGTGGAACATAATCATTTTTATTTTTTTTATTATCTGATTCAGGATGTAAAGATATAGCATGATATTGATCATTTCTCAATTCTTTGTTGAAAAACATTTCACGATAATACATAACAGATTGTAAAAAAGATCCAGGTGCTTCAGCAAGATGAGCAGAGCAGAAATTATTATTACTTTCAATTAAATTAAATGATCTGATTATTTCCCATAATTTATAGAATGCTCTACTTAGAATAGGATGTGATTTATCTTGATCAATATTAAAAACAAGTTTTGTTACTTCTGCCAATGAATTTTCATAATTTTTGATTTTTGTATCTAATCTATTTGCAACAGATATATCAAGTTTATTAACATTTTTATTGACAGATGTTTTGTTTTTTAAATCATAAATATTAGTCGTAAAACCAAGAGATAACAAAGGCATAGGTTGTTGATCATTTATATCAATATATGATTTAGTATTAACTATATCTGATAAACTATCATTAATATTTGGTAATTGATAAATAATAGGGTTGTATTTAACTGTCTCGTCCATCGCTAAATATGTAATAATATTAAATAATATTATTTTATATTTATAGTATTTTATTCAATTTTTTATTAAATTATATATTTTTACGAGTAACACTAATTTCATCAATATATTGAATATATTTGTTATTATTACTAAAAACATGTTTGTTGATATTTTTGTCATTATTTAGATAAACAACATGATAATATTGACCTTTATTTTTATATACAATAATATTGTGATCAAATTGATTATTTGATTTTAATTTGTAAATATTTATAGAATCATTTTCTAACAGTTCATATTTTTTATTATTGTTAATTAATAATTTATCACTTTCATTATCAATAACATAAACATTTGCATTATTAATTTTATTATATTTAAATATTGCCTTATTAAGTTTATCAATAGAATTGTATGATTTATTAACAGCATACAAATTAGTATTTTTAAGATATTTTCTTAAATGTGCCAAGGAATAATATTTATCACCTTTTGATCCATTTTCAACACTATCATAAATTTCTCTTGACAATTTATTATTTGATTGTTCAGAACTTACTTTCTTACGGAAAATGTAATATCTATTAAGTTTAGTGAAATTAAAACTAGCATCAGCAACATTTTTTTCAAAAAGATTATCATATTGAATGTTATTATTTGATAACAATTCATAATATTTTCTAACTTTGGATAATAATTTATCATTTGTTTGTGTGGAATCCATATGCTGGAACATATGTTTATTTAAATGATATATATTTTCAAAAGTATCAGATTCAACGAGTTGCAAGTCACATAATTCTCTAAAATTATTAACCAAGAAATTATATGATACAAGATATTCAGTTATGTATGTATTATCTTCAGAAAATGTAGAATTAAATATATCAATAGCTTGACCTAAATCATCTTTATTATTATCTATATATTTTTTCTTAATATCAATCAATAATTTATTTTCACCAGTTTCATTTTTATAAAAAATTTCATAAGATTTTTTATCTTTTAATAATTTTTTAATGGCATCAGCATCAAAACAAGTAATTAAAATATGGCCACCATCTTCAAGATGAGAATTAATATTTTCGCATAAATTGCTCCATGCATTACTATTTGCTAAGAAATAATGAATTGAAAATTGCATATTAATGATATCAAACTTTTGTTTTTTATCAAAGAATTTAGAAATTAGTTCTTTGTTTGTTTCTGACATTGTACCATTAAATGCTTTTATTTGATTGTTGCTGTTTAATAATGCACTACCATCGGCTTGTATAAAATATGTTTTAGGAACATTTTTCATTGATTTTCGTAAATTATCATATCTGGTTTGTGCACAATCAATTGTTGAAAATAATCCAGCATAATCAATATCTATACCAACATATAAATCAATATTAGAGTTAAATATCTTATGTAAATCGCCACCACGTCCACATCCAAAATCTAATATTCTCTTTTTTTTATTATCCTTCTCAAATGGTGAACAATATAAACTAATCATATTGGATTTAATCCAATTATGGAAACTTCTCATTGGTTGGGCAAGTTCTGATATCTTTTGATAATATACTCTATTTGGAGCAGTTTTATTATCGTTATTAGATGGTCGATTGTCAATTTTTGCCTTAAATCCAAATTCAAGTCGTGATTTTAATTGATGCATATAATCTGAATATTGATCATTATCAGATAATATATTAATATCGGTCATAGTATAATTTTGATGGATACTTCTCCAGATCCTAGATGCAATATTTGTTTCATTACCAAATTTTTTCTTATATTTATTAGCAATTTCTGTTTTATCGTATCTAGTTCTCAATGGTATCCATCTAAAATGTTCTGCTATATCTCTATCATTTACATTATAACTAAATTCAACAACTGTTTTATCTTGAATAATATTATCTTCAATGTCACGAGGATGTCCTTTATTTATGTATAAATATGCTTGACGAGGTCCTAAATTATCAGGTACAAATGGAACAGGCTCTTCATATTTATTTTTAACCTGACCGACAAATAAATTGCAGACTACATATGGTCTATTATCAGTTGTTGTAGCATCATATAAAATAAGTGTTTTACCTGTTTTTTCATCTTTTTGCATTGATATATAAAAATCAATTGAATTTTTAGTTGGTGGTTTCCATTTATATTCAAGTAATTTATTTTTATCGGATGGATCAAATTTAATCATATATCCGCTATATAAGGGAGTATATATAAGTCCATCGAGAATGTATGGACACATATTATTTTTATTTAACACAAATTCATCCCAAATAACAGAAGAATATAAGAAAATTTCAGAATTATTACCACCGTAAGGTATAATATAAAATTTACGTTTTGTGATAATATCATTTTCATTGCTTTTTTTGATACTATTATTAATATCAGATAAATATAATTTACATTGTGATTTATAATATTCTTTAATATCTTTAAGATTAAAATCTTTGATTGGTTTGGATTTTTTCATATTGGCCGAATAATAATCAATCATATTGAAATTTTTATCATTATTCATTTTATTAACAACATCATCTAATTTTGAAATTCTTTCTTTGAAATCTTTGATATTTCTAACATCATCACCTTTATAAAATAAAATATCATATGGCAAATATATTTTACGATTACCTTCAATAGTTTTTACAAGTTCGCCATCTAAAAGTGTACCATTATAATTTTTTAATGTTACGTTCATTTTAATAACACGCATATTATTATTAATTAAATAGCATTCATTATCAGTAACAATCATAAACATATGATCTCCATCAGCTTTATCTGTAACTGCATAATTATTTGGTAGATGATTTATTACATGGTATAATTCTAAAGAAACTGCTTGTCTAGCTTTCAAGGTATATGATTTTTTTGTATTTGATGAATTAAGATAAGCTTTAATAACATTATCAGATTCAGTTTTTGAAATTAATGAATCACATCTACTAAAAATTTTAATTAATGATAACAATTCTTCAAATAAAACATTGAGAGTTTTATTATCCTTTCCAATAGTTTCTATTTCTAATTCATAATGTTCCGATTCATTAATTGTTCTTATATTATTAGATACTTTTACATTAGTTAAATCAATAGATAATGAATTATCTTTGTTAATTTGTCTTATCATACTTACTCTATCTTTGTATCTAAAAACAATATTATTATCAAGCTTAACAGTGTTTCCATTAATAAATTGTAATAATTGATCAATATCTTTTGAATTTAGTTTACTTTCGTTTGATAATCTAAATCTTATTGGATATGATAAATCAAGTATATCTATTTTATTATCGTTAGTTTTTTCCTTCTTTATAATTTCAATATTAGAATATTCATTTGATTTTATTTTATCAAGTAATATTTTAAATATTAAATAATTTTGCTTGTAATATATACTTTTAATAATATCCATAATTTTTGCATTTTTATTACTATTAGAACCGCCCAATAATGGACCACCTTCTTCAGTTATTGATATACGATAATGTTGATCATTTATAGTAAGGATAACATCAAAAATCTTTCTGGTAATTATTTCATATTTTTTATTATCTTTATTGTTTGACATATGTTGTAATACATCAAAATAATTTGTATATGTAAAATTATTGCCGCTATGTGAAAATATAGCTTCAAACTCATCATTGTCCGATTTTTTATTATATAGCTTAATAATTTCATCAAGTTTATCATTTGGAATTAATGATTTTATTTCGTTCATAGTTATAAATAATAATTATATTATTTTAATTATATAATTATTATCGGTAAATACTTATATATTTTCAATTTTATTAATAATAAAATTGAAAATTCAAAGGATAATATTTAAAGATTTATATTATATATAACAAAAAATGCAATCAAATAATTTCGATATAATTGTAGCAATTAATGATGATTCGTTAATTGGAATAAAAGAATGTGGTAAATATACCTTACCATGGTCAATGATTAGAGAAGATATGCAATTTTTTAGAATTAAAACTACATCAACCGAATTTGATAATCAAGTTAATGCTATAATCATGGGTTATAACACTTGGACATCAATGCCAGAAATTTATAAAAAAAATAAAAAAAGATTAAATATAATTATTGGAAGAAATTCAAAAGAATCAAATAATAATAAACAATATCAAAATTCTCATTATGTAGAATCTTTTGAAGATGCATTAACTTATATTGATAATTTTAATTTAGAATATATTAATAAAATATATGTTGTTGGAGGTAGTGTTATATATGGATTAGCATTATCACATAATAGATTAGGATCAATTTATATTACACATATAAATCATAAATATCCATTAGAAAATATTGTTGATAGTAAAATATATTTCCCAATTACGTTATCATCATTAAATAAGTTAGTCGAAAATAATATGTTGAAACTTATAAACGAATCGTCTGTCAAATATGAGGAAATGTATAATATCGGTTTTAGGTTTTTAGAATTTAAAGTTATTGATCAATATTATTACAAAGTTATAAATTTGTTAAAAATAAAAACAATAATTCCATATGATTATGCGGTTGTGAGAAATAATTATGATGAAAATCAATATATGGATATGATTAAACATATTATGGAAAATGGTATTGATAAAGAGACAAGAAATGCAATTACAAGAAGTGTTTTTGGATATCAATTAAGATATGATTTATCAAAAGGTTTTCCTATTTTGACAACAAAAAGAGTACCGTGGAAAGGATTAGTTGAAGAATTATTATGGATTATGTCTGGTTCAACTGATGTTTCAGTATTAAGAGCAAAAGGTGTTAAAATTTGGGATAAAAATTCGACAATTGAATATTTAAGAAAATATGGATTACCGTATGAGGCAGATGATATTGGATCGGGTTATGGATTTCAAATGAGATATACCGGAGCTAAATATATTAATTGTAAAACAAATTATAAAGGACAAGGTGTTGATCAATTACAAAATTGTATTTATTTAATCAAAAATGATCCATATAATAGAAGAATAATAATTGATTTATGGGATGTACCAAACATCGATAATATGGCACTTCCACCATGTCATTTGCTATATCAATTTACTGTGGATCCATCAAATGAAAAGAATGGTAAGAGTAAATTAAATTGTCATCTTTTCCAAAGAAGCTGGGATACATTTTTAGGATGGAATACAAGTACAGCAGCATTATTAACATTAATATTAGCAAAACATTGTGATTTAGAACCAGGAACAGTTTTACATAGCATTACTGATGTTCATATTTATAAACCACATATAGATGAAGGACATATAAATGAGTTATTATCAAGAATACCAAGATCACCACCAAAAGTATATATCAAAACTAAACATAATGATATAGATGATTATAAATTTGAAGATTTTGTTATCGAAGGATATCATCCATATCCAGCAATTGTTGCAGAAATGTTCGAGTAATTAAATTATTATTAAATAAATTTATTTTATAATAATTTCTATCATAACAATTCTCATATATATTTCTTTTATAAAATTCATAAAAAGTTTTTTATTTGCAATACAAGATAAAAATATTTTATTATTTTCAAAATGTCTTGGATGTGTATGTGTAAAATCTTTAATATAAGTTGTTAATTGTTCGGACATAATATCAATATCTAAAATATAACAATTTTGGAAGCATTGTTTAATTACATTAAAAAATTCAAGTAGTTCTGTGTTGTTTGTTACTTGATTAATCCATTGGATATTATGTTTCTTATTATTATCATCCCATCTAACAATAGGTAAATTTTGTTTAATTTTTGTAGATTCCTGAAATAAATTTTCTAGATTTATTTTAGTTAAAAATTTTTTGTACAAATTATCTAATTTTTCTAAACTGATATTATATTGAAATTTTTTGACTTTATCACAAATTCTTTTTGATAATAGTAATAAATAATAGTAACTTGCATTAATCCTCATTATATTGGGCAATGTTTTATTGTTTAGAGATTTAATTCTATTTTCATACATATAAATATATTGCAATTGAGGCAATATAGGTAAATGTTTTATTTTATTATGACTACAATCTAATTTAATTAAACTACGTTGTGTTTCTATTTTAGAAATAAGATTGTGATCGCAATATAATTCAGTTGCTTCAGGATATTCTTTAATAATTGTAATACGATTATAAGAAATAAATATTTTTTTAATATTAGGCATTATGGGTAATATATCTAAAAAATTATTAGATGCATCAATTTTTGTCAGTTGTGGTTGGTAATCTATTGTGGAAATATGACAATTTCTACAATTTAATTCTATTAAAGTTGGATATGTATCAATTTTTTTTATAGGATTATAACTACAATCAATAACTTTAATATTAGGCATATGTTCAAATTTGGGAAGTTCTGATAAATTATTGTCCCTACAATAAAAATAAGTTAAATTTTTCAAAATATGGATTAAAAAAATATCATTATTAAGAGCAATTTGTAAAGTTGAAATATTTAAATTACTAAGATCAAGTTCATCAGTTAAATATTTTTTCTCTTTGGGATCATAATATTGTTTAATTCTATTTTTTGTTTCGGAAACACAATCTTCTGCAAAATCACTGAAGATGCTTATTGATTTTGGTTCTTTATTACTATTAGACATATGATTCTATTATTATATATATTGTTTATACTTTAAATTATAATTTTAATTTTAGAAAACGAAAATTAAAATTATACAATATCATATATCGATCTAAAAGTAAGATTAATACGCGGTTCTTTAATACCAGCCCTCTTTGGTACAGAATGTTTCCAAAACTTATTTGTTGGATGTAATATTAATAATAACGATCCGTGTTCTAATAATAATTTAATATCTTCCACCTTTTCATTTGGTTTTAATGGATTATCATATCTTAAATGAAATTCTCTTTCTGTACCCAATGATATTATTGGTTATTGATTTCGATATACTTAATGTGTTTATTTGATTTATTATGTTTATCAAAAATATTTTTTGTAAATGTTCCAAATTCACAATATTCACAATAAAATTTATATTTTTCTTTTCTTTCGCTTTTTGTTGCATGAAAGGTTAAAATATGTTGTAACATATGCGATTTATTTGTAGCAATGAAATCACATTTTTCACATTTACATGGATAAATCTTATCTGATCTTGTTTTTTTTTTACCATTAATATGTTTTTCTGTTTTAATATGTATTTCCCATTTTGCTTTTGCATTACATGTAAATTTACATTTTTCACAAACAAAGTTTTTATTTATAGATTTCATATTTATATAATTAAATAATTATTTTTTAATTGAATATAGGATTATCTTTTTAAATAAAATATTTTTTTATTTTATTTAAAAAGATAATATTATTAAAATATATTAACAATGACAAAGGATACAATATATAAAGTTTTAAAAGAATATCCAAATTATTGTATTTGTTATAATGGAGAGATATTTAGTAATAATATTAATAAATTTTTAAAACAAACTTTAAGTAATGGTTACTATGCAGTAAATATAGTGAATAAAAATGGTATACCAAAATCAATTAGAGTTCATAGGCTGGTAGCAAAAGCATTTGTTGTTAATACAAATCCAAAAAAATATAAGATTGTTGATCATATTGATGAAAATAAATTTAATAATAATTATGATAATTTAAAATGGGTAACTGGATCAGAAAATAGTATTAAAGGAAATAAAAATCCACATAACAAAAGATCAATAATACAATATGATGAAAATAATAATTTTATATGTGAATATCCTACAATTGTATCAGCATCAAAATCGACTGGATGTAGTATCGATTTAATAAAATTAATATTGAGAGGAATAAGAAAAAATAAATTTCTTATTGCCAATGATGGTAAAAAATATACATGGAATTATAAAGAAATTATAAAAAAAGATATATTACCAGATAGTGCTAAAAAAATAAAAGAATTAAAAAATTATCTCATAACCAAAGATGGAAAAATATATTCATTATTAAAAAATAAATATTTAAAACCTGCAACAAATCAGGACGGATATAAATTTTTAATGCTAATAAATAATAACGGTAAAAGAAAAAATTTATTGGTTCACAGACTTGTAATGGAAGCATATAATGGTATCTCAAATTTACAAGTTAATCATATTGATAATAATCGATCTAATAATAATTTAAATAATTTGGAATATGTTACATCAAAAGAAAATAATATACACTCGTTTAATTATGGACTTAAACAAAATATGAAAAAATCTGTGAATAAAATAGATCATATAAACAAAAAAATAATTAAGACATATAATTCAATTTCAGAAGCGGCAAAAGAAAATAATTTACATCCTACAGCAATCAGAAATGTTTGTGCTGGAGTAAAAAAATGTCGTTTAGCTGGAGGATATTTATGGCAATATACAACTGATAAAAAAATAAGAAATATTGGTGAGAAAATAACACATGCGATAAAAATTAAACAAATAGATCCAAATAATGGTAACATAATAAATATATTTAAATCTATGTTGGATGCAGCTCAATCAATATGTGGTGATGGTCGAAGAATTTCTGATGCATGTCGATTAAATAAAGAATATAAGGGTTATTTATGGCAGAAATGTTAATTGATTTTATTAAAAACAATAAAATTAATTAATATCATAAATAGATCTAAAAGTTAGATTTATTCTAGGATTTTTTATACCTAATCTTTTAGGAACACTATGTTTCCAGAATTTATTCGTTGGATGTAATATTAATAATAATGAACCATGTTCTAATAATAGTTTAATATCTTCTGCTTTATCTGATGTATTGAGTGGATTATCATATCTTAAATGGAATTCCCTTTCGGCACCCAATGATAAAGATATAATTATTGGTGTTTTACCAAGCTCTTTTTCTTTATCACGATGCGGGCCTATATACTCGTTACCATTAGCATATCGGTTAACAAGTACATAATTAATATCATTACAATTATCGCCGCCATAGATATCAGAGTAATTTTCTAACATAAAATTTTCGATTCTTTCTTTGATGATGGATAAAGTTGGTGTCCATGGTTTTGCATTAACGGTAACATTTGAAAATGAATAACTTAATTTTTCGTCACCATATCCTACCTGTAAACGAGGAATAGGTATTTTTTTACCAAATATAGTTACCATTGAATCCTGTTTATTATTGTATTCTACTTCTTTTTCAAGATTATTAAATAGTAAATTACTTTGTCTTTTATTAAAAAAGCTTGGGATATAAACCATATTCAAACCTTTTTTTTTGTCAACATAATGAACTATTTTTTTTTGTTTATTATTTGTCATTTTTATTATTTTCTAATAAAGTATCCAAATAATGATTTATTAATAATATATTATCAATATTTTTTAAATGTATTTCAGTATTTTTAAGTGAATATGTAATATCATAATTTACATCATTGTAGCTTAAGCTTGGCACATATAATTTATTTTCTTCTAATTTAGAATTATCATTTTCATTATTATTACTTGTAATATTTTTTTGTTTAGTTGTTGATTTTTTTGATTGTTTTTGTGGTTTATACCAACTGATAACATCTAAATTTTTAATAATATTTTTAATGAAAATATGTGGGAAAGTAAAATTTTTTTCAATAAGATTTTTGTTCTTGGTAAATATTGGTTCATAAATATCATTAATAAAACTTAAAAATATTGTTTGTTTCAAAGGATTAAAATTATGATCTTCAATATATTCAAATCTATATTTTACATTATCATATCTTTTACCAAAAGATAGTTTTTTTTCACTTTCATCTTTTACTATTGCTATTTTTTTTGTATTTGGTAATGTATGGTATCCTTCCAGAATTTTATCATTAATATTGAATATTATTATATTAATATTGAAAATATCGGACATTAATTGTATAATCTGTTGTGTAATAATATTTTTTTTAATATCTGTAATCATATCATTTATTTTCCAGCCAAAATTTTTATAATTTTTTGCTTCGTTGACATGTGGTAATCTTTGACATATAAATTCTTCAAGTTTTGAACATTGTATAACTTGTTCATCATATGAATATAAATTATAATTATCGATATGAGTATGTAAAAAACTATTAAATAATGAAATATTTGTAGATTTATTAAATGTAGTATTTTTCGAAAATATACCGTTACGAAACACATTATATTTGTTTGTATTAAATATATCATCAAATAAATCACAAACATTTTCCATTGAACATAAATCATATGGTTTCAAATTATTTTCTATTTTATTATCATCAGTTTCAATTGGTACATGAGATTCTGATTCTGTTTGTAGTTCGGATATAATATTAATAATATCCATCAAAGAAATATTTTTATTTTTATTGATATCTTTCATTGATGTCATTTTATTAATAGTATAAATACTTAACAAATTTTTATACTATTATAATTTTAAAAAAAGAATAATCAATTTTTTTTATTTATTTTTTGGAGATGTTTCTGTTAAAATAGAAACATCAAAATCGCAATATTCACTACTACCATCATTACCTTCAGATGATTTATTACGTGCTCTCCTGATAACTGATTTTTCATGATTACTGAGTTTTGGTCCCATATTTTTATTATTTTGATTTATTGATTCGTTGAATTCATCGACAGAATATGGTTTATATTTTAGTTTACCAGATATCATTTCAACAGTTGATAATGAATTTGTATCACTTGTATTTTCTGAAGTTGATTTTTTATTTTTTTTAGAAATTTTATTTAGATATGATACAACTTTATCTAAAGTTTTGTCATTTATTAAATGAAACATTAAAAATACACCATTACCATTAACAGTATATTTTGTTTCTTTTCTGATAATTTTAAAAATTTGAGTCCATTGTTCTTCATTATTTAATTCTTTAATTTTACGTGCAATATTTTTTTTTTCTTCGGTTGAATATTTAGAATTAGATTGATTTTGATTAACATTACAAATATATGCTGTTTGTTTTATAGAATTATCTAGATTCATTATATAATATGACTATATACAATATACTGAGATAAAAAGTTCCATTTTTTTACGTATTATATTTTATATGAATATTAGTTAACATTTAGTAGATTTATAATATAAGAATCGATATTATTTTTTCAAATAATTTATATATACTATTATATATTAATAATATGTCAGATAATTCAAATGAAATAATATCAATTGACATTGATAATACATCATCAGGGTCAGAATATATTTTGGGAAATAATAATCAAAAATATAATAATATTTTAAAAAATAAAAATCATTTTGCTGTAGAAAATAGAGTTTTATTTGGTGGTGCTGATGAAAAAAATAAGGATGATAATAAAGAAAAAAAATTAAAAGATAAGATGAAAAAATATCATACATATCCATCTCCATCAGAGGAAGATTTTATTAAAAAAATTTATGAGAAGCGTGAATTCTATTATCATAAGAAGCCGTATAGAAATATTATAACAAATTATGAAGAAATTAGAGAATATAGAGATGAATATTGTGCAAGAGATTTTAAAATTGGCTCCCATCAAGCATTTTTAAGTAATTTTATTAATCCAGATACTCCCTATAGAGGTATATTAATTTTCCATGGTACTGGTACAGGTAAGACATGCGCAGCTATAACAATCGCCGAAAAATTTAAAAAGAATGTTGAAAAGTATGGAAATAAAATACATGTATTAGTATCAGGACCTTTAAATAAGGAACAATTTAAGGATGAAGTTTTACAATGTACAGGAGAAACATATTTAAAATATACTGATACTAGTATGCATTTAGATGAAGCAGAAAAAACAAAGATCAAGAAAAATGCAATAAATTTGGTATTACAATATTATAGATTTATGAGTTATAGAAGTTTTTATAAAAAAGTATTAGGTGAAAAAATTATAGAAAAAAGTGTAGAAGGTAATAAAGTTAAAGTATTATATAGAAAAACAGAAGAAGGAGATTTCGAAAGAGATGTGGCTGTCGATAGAATTTATAATTTAAATAATACATTATTAATTATTGATGAAGCGCATAATATTACTGGTAATGAATATGGTGAAGCTGTTAAAAAAATTATACAAAATTCGTATAATTTAAAAATTGTATTACTAACAGCGACACCTATGAAAAATCTAGCAGATGATATTGTTGAATTAATAAATTATTTGAGACCTATTGATAATCTATTACAACGTGAAAAAATATTTAACAGTCATAAAAATTTTATGATGGATTTTAAAGAAGGTGGTATTGATTATTTAAAAAAAATGACAAGAGGATATATATCATATTTAAGAGGTTCTGATCCATTAACTTTTGCAGAAAGAATTGATAAAGGCAAAGTTCCAAAAGGATTAATTTTTACAAAAGTTACAAGATGTGAAATGTTACCTTTTCAATTGAAATCATATAAAGATGCAAGTCGCGACAAAGGTGATACATTAGATAGAAAATCTGAAGCAGTTGCAAATTTTGTATTTCCAGGATTATCACAAGATAAGAAAGAATTGGTTGGATATTATGGAAGAGAAGGTATTAATATTATTAAAAATCAATTAAAATCATATCAGGATGCATTAAATAAAAAAATATACAATGATATTTTTATGAATAAAAATGTTGTTAAAAATGATAAAACAATAACAGCTTCAGATACACAAAATGATTTTATTTATCTATCAGAAATGAACAAAACAATAACAGGTTCCTTAATGAAATTCAATAATTTAAAATATTTTTCAATTAAATTTTATACAGCATTAAAAAAATTATCTAAATTGGTAATTGGTAAAAAAGGACCAGGTACAGCATTTATATATTCAAATTTAGTTAAGGTTGGTATAGATGCATTTCAAGAAATATTAATACAAAATGGATATTTAGAATATCAAGAACATTATTCAAATTACAATATTAAAAATGATACTGTATGTTATTATTGTGGACAAACGTATGATAAACATAAAAATTTAAACAAAAATAAATCATTTGAAGATAGTGTAGGAAATAAGGAACAACATGATTTTCATCCAGCAGCTTTTATTACAATCACAGGTAAATCAGATGAACATTTAGATTTGATACCAGAAGATAAACATAAAATATTAAAATCTGTTTTTAATAGTATAGATAATAAAGATGGAAAAAATATAAAATTTGTATTGGGTTCTAAAGTAATGAACGAAGGTATAACATTAGAAAATGTAAGAGAAGTACATATTTTAGATGTTTATTTCAATTTGGGTAGAGTAGATCAAGTTATTGGTCGTGCTATTAGATTTTGTAAACATTATCATATAACAAATGAATCAAATCCATTTCCTAAGGTTAGTGTATATAAATATGTTGTGTCTTTACCAAAAGAAGAACATGAACTATCTACCGAAGAAGAATTATATAAAAAAGCAGAATTAAAATATTTATTAATTAAAAAAGCTGAAAGAGCATTAAAAGAAACATCAATAGATTGTCCAATTAATAGACACGGAAATATGTTCCCAGAAGAAATCGAAAGATATAAAAATTGTGGAACTGCTGAAAATCCATGTCCAGCAGTTTGTGATTATATGAATTGTGAATATAAATGTGACGATGAAAAATTAAATGCTAAATATTATGATCCTGGAAGAAAAATATATAAATCGATATCTAAAGATAAATTAGATTATTCTACATTTACGAGTGCATTGGCAAGAGACGAAATAAATTATGCAAAGAAATTAATTAAGGAAATGTATAAACTTAATAATGTGTATAATATTGAAAAGATATTATCATATGTTAAAAAAAGTTATCCTGTTGATAAAAGAGAATTATTTGATTCATTTTTTGTATTCAAGGCACTTGATGAATTAATACCTATTTATGAAAATGATTTTAATAATTTTAAAGATACAATTTTGGATAGATACAATAAACCTGGATATTTAATTTATAGAAAAACATATTATATTTTCCAACCATTTGATCAGAACGAAGATGTACCTATGTATTATAGAACTAAATATGATAAAGATCTGTTGCCAAAAATTACATTACATGAATATATGAAAAATCAAGAAACTTATAAAAAATATAAAAAATATAATAAAGATGAAAATGAAGAAACTCAAGAGTCTAATAATGAAAACGATAAAGGAAAGGGAAAAACATCAGCATATGATTTTGAAAGTATTATGGAAAAATATTATGATAGGCGAGATGAATTTGAATATGTTGGTGTTATTGATAAACATGTTGGCAGAAAAAGAGCTAAACATAATAACGAAATATCTGATGTATTCAAAATTAGAAATAAACGTGCTAAATTTTTAGATAAAAGAAGAGGTACAAATATACCTTCATTAAAAGGTGCTGTGTGTAACACTTCAAAGAATAGAGAATTCTTAATAAAAATTGCAAAGAAAATTGGAATTGAAACAAATAAATTTGATATGGAAACTCGTATTGATATTTGCAATATAATAAAAGAACGATTATTATTCTTAGAAAAATATAGTACAAAGGCAGATAAAAATAAATTGACTTATATTATGATTCCAAGAAATCATCCAATATATGCATTTCCATACAATTTAGAAGATAGAGTTGAATGGATAATCAATAATATCAAAAAGAAAATTAAGATATCAAATTTAAACATAACAACAGAAAAAGATTATATTAAAAAAACTGCTGACAAAAAACCAGATATAAATGTTGATAAAATTAAACTACCAAAATATATAATTAAGATCAAATCAATACCAGAACTCAAAAAATTTGAAAATATATTGATCAATAATGGTGCTTTATTAAAAGGTACAAATTATGAAATTATTGTTGAATGAAATACTATTTAACTTCCATTTTTTTTAATTTATCAAATATGTTAAAAAAAATTGAATTAATTATAATAAATTAAAATATATAAAAGAATATATTATAGAGATAATATTTAAAATGAATGAATTAATAAGTCCATATGTCCAACTTAAATTATATACAAAAGTTACAGTTAAACCTCATCAAATGAATACAAATATATATGATCATATAAAAACTAATTTAATTAGAAATGTAGAAAAACGTTGTAATAGAGATGGATATATTATGGAAATATATAAAATAGATAAATTCACACATGGTGTTATTGATAATGAAAGTTTTAGTGCTGCTGCAATATATAATGTTGAATTTACAGCAAAAGTGTGCGTTCCCATATTGAACAAACAAATAATATGTACTGTTAAAAAAATAACAAAGAGTATAATACTTGCTGAAAACGGACCTATGGTCATAGTTATAACAACAGCAAATATATCCAATACTAAATTTTCTATTGATAATAATTCAAACATTAAATATGGTACAAATGGAAAAACTGATTATTTAAAAATTAATGATTTTATAAAAATTACAATAACAGGTGTAACATATAATTCTGGAGATGATAAAATAGCAATCCTTGGATATTTGGATGATGTTGCTGCAGAAACAGAAATTAAATCATTTTATAAAAATTTATATAATACAGATACTGATAAAAATAGTAAGAAGAATGATAATAATGATTCTGGTGCAAATAATATGTTTATTTAATTAATAATAATAATTATAATTATAATTATTAATTGTATGTTTATTATACTAAAAAATAATAAATTGTAATTATAAGAGTCAAATTAAAAATGAATTATTTACAAGTAGTAAAATCAAATGATAAAATATTTAAAAATACAAATAATAACAAATATACACAAGGAAATATAGTTCAACCAATAGTTCAACCATTAGTTCAACCATATATGAATCAAAAAAAAGAAAAAAATAATGATTTAAATTTAACATTCCTAACACAAACAAATGATTATTATATTCAAAGGAAAAAAATATGTTGTAAAAATTGTGGTAAGCTGGGACATATATTTAGAAATTGTAAAGAACCAATAACTAGTCTTGGTGTAATAGCATTTTCAATTGATGGAATCGATATTGAAAATATTGAGAAACAATTAATAACTAATTTAACATATATTGAAACATCAAATAAATATAATAATAAATATTTTGGTAATGAAAAAGATATATTTAATAGATATGATAAATTAATAACACCATCTAATAATAATATTAAAAAATTCAAAAGAAAAATTGAGGATCATTGTATTATTTATAAAAATAGTGAAGTTCTTGATAAATTTAATTTTTATCAAGATAAAATTAAATTTATTCTTGTGAGTCGAAAATATTCATTAGGTTATATCGAATTTTTAAGAGGTAAATATAACATTAATGATGTTGATAATATTATTGATTTATTTGAACAAATGATACAAAGTGAATTTAAACTTTTGGAAAATAATGATATAAAAGATTTAATTGTTGATTTTAGAATTAGTAATGGTCTTACATATGAACAAGCAAATAATGCAGAAAATATATTGATAGAATATGAAGAATCAATTAAAAAATTTAGACAATTAAAAGATATGAAATTGGATGTAACAAATGGTAATTTTAATCTCAAATTTTATTTGGATAACGTAAAGCCAAAATGGGTTACACCTGAATGGGGTTTCCCAAAAGGTAGAAGAAATTTTTCAGAAAAAAATGTTGAATGTGCAAAAAGAGAATTTTGTGAAGAAACTAGTTTAAATAACGAACAATATAATTTATTAAATGTAATAAGACCTTTACATGAAGTATTTTATGGAACAAATGGTGTTAAATACAAACATACATATTATGTTGGTTATACAAACATTAAAAATACTATTAATATAAATAAATCATTACAAAAAAATAATAACTATATTGATGGTGAGATTGGAGAAATTGGAATATATACTTATAATGAAGCAATGCAATTGATAAGACCCTATCATATTGAGAAAAAAAAAATATTAACACAAATATATATATTTATATTAAATTATTTAATAAATGAAATCGAAACTAATTAATTATGCTTAATATTATTATTTATTATATTAGTATATAATAAATAATTTTTATAAACAATAATGCATAATAAAGAAAATATTTTTTATCAAAATGGTGGAGAAGAAATAACAGACATTGATTTCATAAAATTTAGTAAAAATTTATTTACTTTATTAAAATCACATAAATGGAATGATTTTATTACAGAAATTAACAAAATAAATCCAGATGATGTTGATATTAATATTAGAGATAACAATAATAATTATTTAATTCAATATGCGATTATGTATAATAAAATAAATATTGTCAATTTATTGATTAATAAGGGATGTAGACTCGATATTACTGATGCAGATGGTAGAACTATTTTATTTATACCAATTCGATATAATTATTTAGATATATTGGACACATTATTAAAATTTAATACTGGAAATATTGGTATAAATATTATCGACATTAAAGATAAAGATGGAAATACTCCTCTGCATTATACTATACTTTATAATAATATTGAAGCATGTACTATATTATTAAATAATGGAGCTGATATAAATATAAAAGATAAAAATAATAATACAGCTTTACATTTGGCAATATCTGCAGATAATATGGAAATAATAAATTTATTATTAAATACAGAAAATCAAAAAATAGATATAAATAGTCAAAATAATATGGGTGATACTGCTTTACATCATTCTACAAATTTTAAATTTTATGATATCAGCAAATTATTAATAGAAAATGGTGCAGATATAAATATAAATAATTTCGATGAGCAAATAACTCCTATATTTCATACTGTAAAAAATAATGATGTGAAAATTTTTGAATTATTATTAGAAAATAAAGTTGATGCAAATTATCAGGATTATTTGGGTAACACAATAGTTCATCATATTATTTTATATAATTATCCTCATTTATTTGATATTGTTTTAAAACATAGAAAATTAATAAATTTGACAGATTATAGAAAAATTAAAAATGAAAATGTCGAAAAAAGTATTTCACGTTATTCATTAATTAAATTCCCTAATTTAATTCCTAATAGATTATTTGAATATTTTAACCCAAATATCGTAAATCTATTTGGAAAAACTTGTTTACATTTATTATTTGGTTCTGATGTTGAATATAATGAAGATATATGTAATATTTATTTACAAAAAATGCTTATGTATACAAAATTAGATATTCAAGATGAATATGGTAATACGTTGTTACACTATTTATTAGAGAAAAATATATGGGAAAAATATATTGATATATTAAATAAAAAGAAAAATTTTGATATATATATTAAAAACATAGAAAATATACGACCTGTTGATTATATTCAAAAATATAATAAGGAACAAATGGATAAATTGATAAATATTATTGTAAATAGTTACAAAATACAATTACGTGGTGCAAAAAATCAATGGTATTTAGAATGGGAAAATATATGCAGTAATGATAATTTATCAAAAGAGCAAGAAGACGAATGTTATAAAAAGATAAAAAATCATATTTTAACAGGTAAAACATCGTTTCCTATATCAAAGAAACCTAAATTATTATTAAGAATAAATGCTGATATAAATTTTACAACATTTACAGGTGTAACAATTGACGTATTATCTGGAATATTGTACTTGTTAGATAAATATGATAATGTCAAAAGTATTTTATCACAAAATTTCTCAGATAATGAAGAATTACAAAATTATTATTTAACATTAGGTTATGAGAATAATTCACAAACGGAATTTATTAATTTTGAAATAACATGGTTGTTCCAAAAAATATTTTATACATCAAATTTCGATGAAATAATTAAAAAAGTTATCCAAAATCATAAAAGAAAAAATATAAGATATATCATAATACCTATTGGTATTGAACTAAGTTTGGGTAGTCATGCTAATTATTTAATATATGACTTTGTTAAAAATGAAACAGAACGTTTTGAACCATATGGTGCTGGATTTTATTTTAGATTCAACTACAATCCTGACTTATTAGATTTTATCTTAGAATCCAAATTAAAAAGTTTATTTGGGGAAGATATGAAATATTTTAGACCAAAAGATTATTTACCTAAAATTGGTTTTCAAATTATTGATTCATATGAAAATAATAAATATAAAAAAATTGGAGATCCTGGAGGTTTTTGCGCTTTGTGGTGTATATGGTATGCTGAAATGCGTATACAACATCCAGAAATAGAACGAATCAAATTAGTTGATAAATTAATTAATTCATTTAGATATTATAATTATTCAATTAAAAATACTATTAGAAATTATTCTGCAAACATTATTAATATTAGAGACCAAATATTTAAAAAAGCTAATTTAGATATTAATCTATGGATTAATGAAAATTATAGTCACGAACAAGTCAATATTATCAACAATGAATTAAAAAATAAAATCTCAAAAATAGAATTATAAATTTTATTATAAATTATAATAAAATTTAAAATAAATAATTAATTACATAACCATACATCCCTTTGTATCAGGCTTCTTTTCTGGATATGCTTCAAATACTTTTGAACCTGTTGGTGGATCAACTGCATTAACTATTTCAATCAATTCATTTTGTGGTCTTTTAGCAATTAATTCTTTATTTGTACTAACATTGTCAAATCTTCTAAGAACTACATGTCCAACTGTATCAATAGTACCAACTGCAATAACTGGTATTTCCTTATCTGGATCATCACAACCATTAATATCAATGAAATAATGACTTGGTCTACTATTGAGCCAATGTATTTCAATATTAAAAACTCTACTGACAACAAGCAAAAACATAAATATTTCTTGATCATTCAAATTAGAACCACTACTTAAATTATTCAAATAACTATCAAGTGTTCTTCCATAGAAATATTGATTGAATAGTTCTACTGGTGTCAAATCACTATGTGTTCTAAAATATCCTTTTACATTTTTATATTTACTTAATTCATTTATCATTGTTGTAAATAATGATGATGTATTAGGTAAATTCAAGGCTTTTAATTCATTTACAACAGCATTTACTAAAGTATATGTACTATTATATTTAACTTTATAACCTAATGCATTAATATTTTCAAAGAAACTTGTAACATGACCAACATCATTAACGTCCACTTTATTAACAATCATATTAGTTAATTGTGTATCTTTTGTGAATTGATGTATTAATTCAACCATTGCTTCTTTTGGTGAACAATATAAATTTTGTGGTGCACTATATGTCTGATTATATGTTGAACTTTGGTTATATGTTGATGTCTGATTATCCTTCATCAAAGGTTCTTCTTCATCATCAGAGTCAGAGTCAGTTTCACTATAATCATCATATATATTTGTTGCTGGTTCTTGTAAAACTTGTATTGGTTCTTGTAAAACTTGTACTGGTTCTTGTAAAACTTGTACTGGTTCTTGTAAAACTTGTACTGGTTCTTGTAAAACTTGTATGTTGTCTTGATTAATTTGCATTATATTTTCTGATTGGTCAATATTTAATTCTTCATCAATACACATATCATTATTTTCTTGCATAAATTCATCTACTACATTTTGAACATTGTTATTTGTAACAGGTTCTTGAAATTCACCAAATTCGGTAGTGTCCATAACAGAATTATTTTGTAAATTTTCATTTGTAACAGGTTCTTGAAATTCACCAAATTCAGTAGTGTCCATAACAGAATTATTTTGTAAATTTTCATTTGTAACAGGTTCTTGAAATTCACCAAATTCAGTAGTGTCCATAACAGAATTATTTTGTAAATTTTCATCAAATTGAATTAAATCATTGACATTATTAATATTTTGTTCGTTGTTTGAATATTCCATTTTTATGAATTTGTTGTAAATAATTAAGATATTACATGAATATATTTATTTATTTCTTAAGCCAATTATTATTCAATTTTTTGTTATTTTTTATAGGAAATTTCGTTTATTGTAAAGGTTTCATTGAATTGTTCTAAAACATTATCTATCAAAATAGTAATTTTTTGATAGATTTCTAAATATTGTTTAAATGTCATTGTTTTTAAAGTATTGTCATCAGATATTAAATTATATAAATTATCAATAATTTTTAATTTTTTTTTGATATTTTTATTTTTGATATTTTCATCAATAACAATTTCATTAATATTTTTTGATAAATTATTTAATAAATCTGACAACAAATCTATTTTATTAATATTTTTTTTATAAAGTTCTATTTTTGATTCAATATTATTATTTGATTCAAAATTAATATAATCACTTTCAATATTATTTATTTCATATTCGTAAGCTTCTATTGAATTGTTCATTTTATAAGTAAAAACTATAATATAATGTATTATATTATAATTATTAATATGTTGTTATATTATCAATTTTTATTGATACTGTAATAATTGAATCTGCTAAAAATATTTTAATTGTATCATTATTATTTAATTGTGATTGATTTTTAATAATAATATTATTATTATCCATTAAAATAGAATATCCATTTGATAATAGTTTTTTTGGATGACCAGATTCATACTGTTGTTTTAACATATTTAAATGATTTAATTTACTATTTATATTTTTTTCATGTAAGTAAGATATTTTATTTTTTAATTCAATAAGTTTATTTTTATTGCTTTCATAATATTTGTGCGGATATTTGTCCAACCAAAGTTTTTTTATATATGACAATCTATCATTACAATATGATATTTTATCTAATAACTTCTTACTAATGTCATCTCTCATTTGTAATAATTTTTCTTTTGTTTTACATTGTAAATTTGTTATTACTTGTGCGCTAATGGATGGTGTAGGTGCTCGTAGATCCGCTACAAAATCAGATAACATGAAATCAATTTCATGTCCGACTGCAGAAATTGTGAATACTGGAAATTTATACATTGATAATATAACATTTTTATGTGAAAACCCAAATAAATCTTCAAATGATCCACCACCTCGTGTAATTAATACAATATCATATTTTTTATGTTTAGTACTAATATTTTCTAATGCATTTTTAATATCTTTATTACAATTTATTCCCTGTACCGAACAATCATATATATCTATAGTTCCATAAAATGAAAATTTTTTAAGTACATATAATATATCTTGTAGAGCAGCACCATGTTTAGCTGTTAAAATTGCTATATTAAAAAATTTATAATTATTAGATAAAGTTACAATATTTTTTTTAACACTTTCATCAAAATATCCTTTTTCTGAGAAAAATATTTTTAGATTGTTATACTCTTCCATTTTTGATGATAAATTATTAGAACTATTATTAATTTTTTTAATATTAAAAATTGATAATTGATATGAACTTTGTTTTGTATATACATTTAATTTACCGGTAACACATACAATATCTCCATTTTTAAATTGATTTGTGTCTGAAAATAAATTTCCATACCAACAAACAATATTAATAGAAGAATCTTTGTCAGACAAACAAAAATATGCATTTTTTATTTTACCATAATTATTAACAAGCTTTAAATTAGAAATTTCGCCTGATACAGATATATTATTACAAAAAGCTTGTGATAAACAATCTTTAATTAAGATATTAAATTCTGAAACAGATAAATAATTTTCTTTTTTACTATTACTGTCATTACCAGATTCTTTTTTACCATTACTGTCATTACCGGATTCTTTATTTGTTAATTCATTATTAGAATTATTGGAATTATCAGAATTATCAGAATTATCAGAATTATCAGAATTATCAGAATTATTAGAATTATCAGAATTAATATTATTATCAACAATATTTTTTTTATTGTCACTTGATGTTTTTAAATTATTAATATTGGTTTCGGATTCAATTTCTGAATTTGTTTCAGAATAATCAGAATCAATGAATAACATTTATGTATAATATTTTAAACTATTCAAATAATTTTAATATTATTATCTTTATTATATTCAATTTTTATTGGATTTATATTTAATATAAATAATTAATGCTAACAAAAACATTAAAATTATTATCATAAAGGTTTGTATCGATAATATTTTTTTTGTAATACTATTTTTTGAATATTTATTTGTTATCTTATCTTGTTTTTTGTTTAATATGTTTGAATTAATTACATCACCACCATATAATTTCTTATAATAATCAATTACGTCATTATATGATTGTTTAGATTTACCATTTTGCTCATTAACAATATTATGCACATCTATCATCCATTTAACTAAGTTTTCTTTACATGATAATACCTTGTCACTCAAAGGATGTTTTTTAATATGATTTCTAAAATTTAATTGACATGTTAAACACGGTAATATATATCTTAAACTCATTAACATATCATATATTGCTTCTTTATGTTCTTCTGATGGATTATCAGGATAATTAAATGTAACACTATGCAAAAAAATCCAAGCATGTTTTCCCCAAATATCAGGATTCATTTTTATATTATATAATAATGGCATATAAATTTTTTATCCAGTATAATATTTTAATTATATATGCATATATAATTAAAATATTATATTATAATTTTAATGTCTTTATCATTTTTTAAGATTATATCAATAGGTTCACTTATACATTGAAATTGCATTATATCATCTATAGAAGTAATTTTAATATTATTTATTTTTTTTAGTAAATAAAGATTCATCTCACTATTATATGTTTGATTGTCGTCGATTGTAGTTAATTGTATATTTTCACTTGAATAAATAAATTTACAATTTTTATCTATTTCAATTAGAACTATTTTTTGTGAATTTAAATAGTTTTTATATTTCTGAATTATATTTTTTGAAATAACATTACTACTAAGTTTGACTCCCTTATTAATATAATAAGAAATAATTTCATCAGTGAGTATAATAAAATTCAATCCTTTAAGATTAATATGTGTATTTTTTTGGAAAACATCATATTTAATACTTAATGGTAGATATAGCATTGACCAAAATGTTCTTGCGTGAATATTAATATTTATGTATTGTCGATTTCGAATGACATTAAAATTAATTTTTTCATTGTATAAATAATTTAATGAAATATATGTATTTAATGGAATATAATATCCTAATTTGTGATCATATACATTTCCACTATTTGTTATACTTATATTATCTATATATTGTAAAATATCTCCTTCTTTTATTACAACATCATTTTTTTTATTATATGCTGCATACTTTATACCATAATTATTATCAATTGTATAACTAAAAAATTTTCGACTATCATTTTTATTTAATTCTTTATTAAATTCAAACTTAAAATTTGCGGCGATACCAGTTAATCCAAGATAGTGACCTGTTGTTGAAACTTCATTGATAAATCTAAATATTGATATTAATGGAATTACAATATAATTATTTTCTTTATTTTTTGCTTTGACAATTCCCAATAATTTATTATCATAATAACAAGGAAAGCCAATCAATGGCAAATCTGTATTTTGATCCAAAGTTATAATATAATAAATATTTTGTGGAAGTGCATGATGATGAGAGATAAATAATATGTCATCAATAATTCCTGTATTGATTAAATTTGCCGTTTCCAATATATTTATATTATTTGGATAAATTGCTGGAATAGTTATGTTTGTCAATACTGTCTCTAATTTAAAATCATATTTATTCAAATCAAAAAATGTATTTATAATATCATCATCTTCTTCAGAAGACAAATAATTTTCAATACCATTTTCGCAATTTAATAATACTAATCCATATTCGTATGAATATTGAACAATTTTAATATTATTTATTGTATTAATTTCTTTTTTGTAATTATTATAGTATTGAATGTAAATATTATTACAATCCAATATATCTTTAGATAATGCTAAAATATATAAGTGATTATTATAATTGATAATTATCCCATGTAATATTACGCTATTTATTTCGGTTACTCTATTTTCACCCCAATATTTAACACGATTTTCATATTTATTATGATCAGCATAAATAATAACTATATTATTAAAAAATGACATTATATTGATATTGTTAATACCAGAAGTTCAATTTAATTATTTATTGTTAAAATTAATAATTAAATTAATATATTTCAATTTTTTAATATTTTTGAGCTCTACTTAATAAATAGTCACTTATTGTTTTATCTGCTAATTGTGCTTGCTTAATTAAATATTTATTTGTAAATTTATCAGATATATCAACAATAATTTTTTTAAAATGGTCAATTGATATATTTTTATATTTTTCTGGAGAATAATTATTAATCACATAATTTAATTTTTTAATTATTTTGTTTTTATCAAGTTTATAGGGTACTAATTCTAATATCCATCTCAGTTCTACATTAGTAATTAAATTAATATCTTTTGTCACAAATGATTTATCATAGTATAAAACATATTTTGAAAAATATTTTATTGTAGAATCAGGAATTTCCTTAAATGGTAATTTTGATATACTCGAAATATTAATATTGACATTTTGATTTAATGAAATATAATTATCATTATCTACATTATACAATAATTTATCACCATATTCTTTTATTAACATTATTATGAGTTTTTTATTAATATCTATATTATTGTCGTTAATCCACGAGGGTCTAATATTTCTAATTAACCATTCTAGTGATTCACCTGCAGGCAATTCGTCAATTGATAAATTTAATTCATTTTTTGATTCTTTTTTACTATTAATATAATTATTTTCCCAATGCAATAAATCTATTTCTAAAAGTGCAAAATAATAATAAGTAATAAATACTCTAACAAAATCATGATCCATATTATTGTATTTACACCAATTTTCTATAATTTTTTGTACATAATCACTTTTTATTTTCATGATAAATTTATTTTTAATATTATTTCTTGAATTTTTAATGTACATATAATAATCTTCTTTCCACCTACCTGTTTCAAAATTATGAAATAATATGAAATCGCCATATGTTAATATTTCTTTATTAATATTAACGTTATTATTATTATAAATTTTATTTTTATTGTTAAGATAAATTTTTTTCATATATTTATAATTATTAATTTCTTTAATATCATTTGGATCAAATTTTATTTTATCAATATATTTAGCAAAATATTTTACAATATTATTTGCTAAATTAAATAAACTGATTATATCACTATTTTCATCAGAAAATAAATTTTTGAATTTTTCTTGTTGATTTACCTTTGATTCACCTAATTTATTTTTATAATAATTAAACATTTGTGAATCATTTAAAGTTGCTTCGAATAATACCAATAATGGTAAAACTTCATAATTACAATTATAAATATGACTCAAAGCAAAAAATGAAGTTGATATATCGCTCGTAAATGGAGAATAATTAGAAGCAAATTTTTTAAAATGATACCCATAATCAGTTTTCACTAATTCTTTTTTATTATCTTCCGAAATTTGGGATACTATAAATAATTTAGATTTTAATATATTTTTCATAATATTAAATTTTGGTGATGGTATAACTATTTTATCATTATATGCATCAAGTTTAATACCATATTTATAATTAACGTATTCTTTGATATATTGACCCAATTCTTTATTATTATATGTTTCATTTTTGAGATTAATTGGCGTACCAGAAAATGGTTGTTTTACATATAGTGATTCATCAGGGTGAATTAAATAAAATTTACATTCTTTATCGACTAATGTATTATAATTATAACCTGTTTGATAAAATTCTGGAGGTGGTTCAGCATAGAAATAATCATAATGATTAAGATTTCCATAATAACTAAAAAACATATTTGAAAATTTTATATGATGAGTAACATAATATTGTTTTTTTAATAATGGAATAATATGTTCGATATCATTTGGATTTTTTTGAATAGAAAAATGATTTGCAAATTGTTGATTGATATCATCAAAATAATCGAATGTCGTAAATTTACCTCCTTCATAACCAAATAAATTTTCATTATCATTGTAATAAGAAATTAAATTAGGATCTAATTTTGGATCAAATAATAATTCTTCATTGTGTTTTTTTCTAAGCAAAGCATAAAATGTTTCGCAAAAATTATCATCAACAATTTTATACGAAGAAATATTTTTTTTTAGATCATTTTCAGCATATAAATAATAAACTGTACCTGATGCAACTCTACCAACTCTACCTTTTCTTTGTAAACTACTCGAATTAGATATAAATTTCATTTCTAATTGATTATTGTCAGTATAGTAATTGTATACATTGGTTTTTGCCCTTCCGATATCTATTACGAATCTTAATGTACTAATTGTAATACTTGCCTCAGCAATATTTGTAGCTACTATTATTGCTCTTTTATAAGTACCAGGTGCAACTCGACGATCTTTAGCTATTTCATGTTCATCAAGTAATACATCTTCTTTCATTTTCGTTATTAATGAAATATTTTTATGTATATTTTTTACCAAATTTTCTTGTTCTGTTGATAATTCTGAATAAAATGGAAGACATATTGTTGTTGGTACTGTTCTTTTATTAATTTCTGCACATGCTTTTCTAATTTCTTCTGAACCTGTTAAAAATAATAAAATATCACCTTCTGGATTCATTTCACTTACTTGTACTGTTTTATCAACCGCTTTTCTAAAATAATTTTCACTGGTGACTTCTTTTGAATCTTCATCTGATAAAAAATAATCTGTAATTTTATATTTAGTTGTTTGACCTGGTGGACTAATATGCATTCTTCTGTCTACATTTATACGATCAATTTGTATAATTTCATCTGCATACCAATATGAATTATATAAATTAGAATTTAATGGATACATTCTATTATCATTAATATCTCTATAATAACGTCTGTATATTGGTTCATCATCATCGATGGTTGCACTAACAATTATGATTTTTACACTATTATTATAATATGCTGCATATCTTGATAATGTTAATATTAAATCCATATTTGTATTATGTTCATGAGATTCATCAACAATTACTATATCATATATATTTTCATCGGTGTACATTGTTTTATTATTATTTTTATTAAGTTCATTATATTCATCTGTTTTTCTTTGATCAATTCTTTTTAAAAGTGGGCTACTTAAAATTTCATTAAATAATGTACCATCAGTTACAATTTTTAAAAAATAATCTTGATTTTTAGAAACATGTGATGATTTTGAATGTTTATATTGTATATAATAATTATTAGTTGGTATTTGATCATTATATATTGTATTATATTTTTTAACAGGTACTCCCATTTGTCTAGATATTTCTTCAGCATTATTTTCAGTTGGCGCGGTTCTTGGTTGTGAGCAAACAATTTTACCAGCATCATTATAATCTACCATTCTCAATGCATATAATAATAATTTGGGAACTTGTGTTGATTTACCAACACCAGTTGATCCAGTTACAAACATAACTCTATTATTGATATAATGATGATAAAAATTAATTTGTGATATCCAATCCATTGCATAAAAAAAAGGCCAATCTGGTCTATCTAATAATAAATCAAAATATTCAACACCTTTTTCCTTATTTTTTTTGTTATTGAATTCATTAACTTGATAAATATTTTCTAGATTACCATATGTGTTATAATTTAAAAAATAATAAGCATATTTTTTATACTTATCTTTATTTTTATCATTCAATATTGTTTCTTTTAAAATTTTTTTAATTTCATCAAATTTTTTGTTATCTGATTTGGGAAGTAATGATTCATCAGTTAAATCCTTATTTGGCCTGAATTCCATTAACATCCCTTTATAAATCAATGATTCAAATATAAAGGATATTATTTTTCCATTATCTCTTAGTTTTCTATAAATCCAATACATATGTTTTGTTAATTTATCATTTCTGGATGTTATATTCTCTATATTTTTGTAATACGGATATAAATTTGTTAAACTTTTACTTATGTTAAACCATGGTAAAAAATAATTATCAGTATTATGATCTTGAACAATGACATCATTATATATATTCATTAATATATTTTTAGTCCTATCGTTACTTTTGATAAATCTTGTTGGATCAAAATTTATCCTATGTAATATAATTTTTTTATGTTCAGGTATCAATGTATTCCAATGTGTATCAAATTGTGCCCATTCATTTTGTTTTGGATTATCAGATTTTTTAATCTCATAATGGCAAAAAGATTTTGAAAAATTATATAAATTTTTTAAAGTAAGAAAATATTCATGTCCATTTTTATTTAATTTATATGAAAGATAAATTCTTTTTTTAAAATATGTTTTGTCATTTTGTAAAATATAAAATAATTTGTTATTATTATCTTCAATACTTCCTCTATCAAAATATGTTAATTTATGATAAAACCATGTTTTTTTTAATTTATCAATTTGTTCAAACATGAATGTATATATATGTGATATTGGTACTTTATCAATAGATTTCAACATTACTAAATGTAATGCAGTATCAACTAAAACATATTCTTTATCATCTTCCTCTTCTTCATCTGAATCATTACCACTACCCAAATCTTCTTCCTTAATAGGTAATAATAATTTATTATCAATCAAGTCATTTTTTCCAGAATAATATTTTTGAAAAAAGTAATAAAAATATTTAAATATTTTTGATATTATATTATTGTCAATAATAATATTATTATATGTCAATAAATTTCCTCCATCTTTGACACTATTTATAAAACTACCATAATCAATAATAAAATTTTTTTGGTCCTCTTCATTTAATGAATCCCATGTTATTCCATTATTTATAAATTTGTTAATAGATGGAAATAATGTTGCTAAAACGATTATAGATGGTATTGGAATATCATTATATAATACATCATATATCAACCATTTTATTTTTTTAATTTTTTCATAGAATTCAATAGTAATTGTATGATATATGTCACCAACATATAATCCATTATATTTCATTCCAATTTCGTCTTGCATTTGTGGCAACCACCATCTCACATTACCCATGATATAATCTGCACCTCTATTGTCAATATCATTATTTAATCTATTTTCATTAAATACATTTAAATTTTTTATTGTGTTGATATATAAATTATTTTTTTCATAATTATTAATTGTTACAGGCAAAACATTATTCCAATTAATATACAATTTATTTGCAACACTCTGTATAGTATCTAATAATAAATAATAATTATTTATTATATGAGTATTTGAATATTCTATTGGAATATTATCTTCGTTCGAAATGATTGGCTGTCTTTGTGACCTATTATATTGTATATTCGTAATTAAATTTATTGGTTTTTTATTCATATCCAAATCAACTTTGTATAAATCAGATAATTTTTTTAGTTGATTTTTTTTAATATCTTTATCATCATTTGTTATAAATGGCAATAACATATTTAATATTGCTCTTAAATCACGATTTTCATTTTGTTTAAATTGATGTATGTATATATTTTTATCTTTGTATTGAAATGAAAATTTTATTGATATTGTATTAATAATATTTGTCATCAATGCTGCTAAAAATATTTGTTCTTCCTTCAACAAACTTTTAAAAGTTTTGGCAACAACATCATTTAATATATATTGATAAAAATCTGAATTATTTTCTACTAATTTCATCTATATTAATATATAATTTTATTTTTTTATTATTTCATATCTAATATTATTTAATTTATAAATAATATTATACCATATATATTATTATAATATATCAATGTTTGGAACTATTGGTTTGAAAGAAAGTTTAGTTATAATTTTAATCGTATTTGTTTCTATAAAAATATATTTAATTATTAATCCATGTACTACTAAATGTAATGTTAATAAAAAATCTACAAGAGAAAGTTACACAACAGTCGGAGGACATAATTCTGCACATACAACAGCAATTGTAGCAAGTGAATATACACCAACTAATGAACATTTTGATAATATAACATTTAAACAATCAAAATTTAGTAATAGATTGTATCCAATGATAAACAATTGAATTTTATATGTTATATAAAATTGTAATTATATAATATATAATATAATGGATAACTATATTCTTGAACTTATAAAAAATGATGGAATTGATAATTCGCCTATTATGATTGATTTGTCAAAAAAAACTGTTGATAATTTATTACCTTTTCAAATTTTACCAACTCAAGTTATTATATCTAACCTTAAAAATAGAGCTGTATGTATAAATGCATCAGATACAGGAACAGGTAAAACATATACATCAATGGCCGCAGCAAAAGAATTAAAAAAAAACCCATTAATAATATGTAAACAAGCCGTAATACCCATTTGGGCTAAAATAGCCGATAAGTTTGGTGTTAAACCACTTGCAATCGTTAATTATGAAACAATTAAAAAAGGTAAAATGTATAATAAGGAAGGTAAAAGAATAAAATGTCCGTATCTTGATTATGATCAATCTGAAAAAAAATTTAAATGGAAATTACCCAACAACACATTAATAATTTTTGATGAAGTTCATAATTGTAAAGAAAAAAAAACTATTAATGCTAAATTATTAGCATCGACTGTAGGTATATATAATAAAAAAAATCCATTATTGATGTTAAGTGCAACGATATGTGATAAATTAGAAAATTTTAAAATTATTGCTTATGTACTTGGATTTATTAAAAATTTATCACATGCAACGGGATGGATGAAATATATGAATAAAAATCCAACTTTAACAATGAAAAAATTACATAATGAATTATTTCCTAAATATGCATCTAGAATAACAATTTCAGAATTAAAAGATGTATTTCCAGAAAGTCAAGTATCTGCAGATGAATATTTAATGAATAACTACCAAGAAATCGAAGATGCTTATATAGAATTAGAAAATGCTATCAATGAATTAAAAAATAAAGAAAATAATGATTCAGATTTTATATTGGTAAAAATTTTGAGAGCTAGACAAAAAATCGAACTACTTAAAATACCAACTTTTGTCGAGCAAGCAAAAGATTATCTTGAAAATAATAATTCTGTTGTTATATTTGTTAACTTTAAAGAAACTATGTATACACTCGCAAAATTATTAAATACAAATTGTTTAATTCATGGTGATCAAAAAAAAGAAGTTAGACAAAAAAATATTGATGCATTCCAAAATAATTCAGAAAGAATAATAATATGTAATATGCATGCTGGTGGAGAATCAATTAGTTTACATGATATACATGGAGGACATCCTCGCGTATCATTAATTAGTCCAACTTGGTCTGCCTTAAGATTAATTCAAGTTTTAGGTAGAATATATAGAGTTGGATCAAAAACACCAGTATTGCAAAGGATTATATGTTGTGCAAAAACAATTGAATCAAGTGTATGTGTAAATCTCAATATTAAGATTAATAATATTTCGCAAATTAATGATGGAGATTTATTAACAGATACATACAAAATTGATAATTTTGAAGAACTTGTTAAAAAAATCGAAAAAGAAATTAAAGAATCAAAAAATAAATTTTATATTTAAATTTGTTTTATAAGGCATTATAAAATAAATTTAATTTAAATATGAATCTATAAAGGCAGATATATTTTCTACTGTTGAAGGTTTTCTTAAATCAGAGAATTTATGAACATCACCTTTATTTAATAAACAAATTGTTGGATAACCTTTGATATCCAATCTTGGATTTTTCATCAAATTTTTATATTTTTCATCATCACCATTAATATGAATCATATTAACATTTTTATTAGAGTATTGTGGACATAACTCATTCCATATTGGATATATTTTTTGTGAATAACCACACCATGGTGCGTGAAATAATAATACTGTTATAGCATCTTTATTTAATTGTTGATGACTGCATAAATTATCAGCTTTTTTGATTATATCTTTTTTCTCTTGTTCAACTCTATTATTATAAAATTTCATAATTTGAACCATATCGTTACCAGAGTTTTTATTACTGTTATTGTTGTTAATATTTTCTAAATCTGTATTTATACTTTCGGAATTCATTGTAGTCTCAAAATCATTTCTCAATGGATCAAGATCGTTCAATATATTTTCTTCTTCGGAATCTAATTCAATTTGATCAACATCAGTACAAGAAGAACAATCTGTTTCATTCCCACTATCTGAATATATTTCACTAGTGTTAATAGATTGAGAATTATTTAAATTATTTGGAAGTTCATTAATTGTTAACATTCCATTTTGTACATGTGATTCACATTCTACAATTTTTTTTTGCACCATCAATATCATACTATCATTGACACTAATATTGTAATAATATGATTGATATAATTTTTTATCTTTTTTGATTCTGTCAATATCTGTTTCCAATATTCGTTTCAAAATATGAGATTTATATAATAACTTACCATGTAATGTACGTATTAAATATAAAACATTAATCATATTATTCAAATCATTTGATTGTTTTAAAGTATCAAATTGCGATGCCAATAAAGTAATTGCATTAATAATTTTTTTATCTTTATCCATATTTTTTCCCATGTAATTATTTGTATTCATAGTAATTTATATATTATATAATATATAAATATAATTTATACAAATACATATCAAAAAATACTTTTATATAATATAATTATAATAATTATATTGTTTAATGAAAAAAAACAAAATTGATAAAACCGATAAAAATAACAAAGATGATATTGATGTTATTGAAAAAATTAATAAATCTCTTGATAATAAAAATTTAAGTGAAAAATATCCTCTTTCAAAAAATGGACGTCAATGTATTAGTATATGCCATAATGCAAATACATCGATTATACATCCATTATCTATGGCTAAGGTAACTGCTCCTGTTTCTTATTGTGCTATTATGCCTATATTGGATAAATTTGGTAGACAACAACAAATTGATGAATGTAATGTTGATGATAATAAAACAGAATCAAATATAGATTCCAGTAATACTGAACATAAATGGACAAATATATTATTTAATATAATAAATCCTACAATTGACTTTAATCATGCTGATTTTTTAATAAAATATTATGGTATTGAAACATTGGAATATGCTTTATCATGGCATTTAGAACATTATGAATATCCAAAAAATAATGTTAAACGTATTGTTAATTGCGCATGGAAAGCATTTGGTATTAATATACTTCATGATCCTGATTCATATGGTTTAACTGATACTATAGTTGATTATTATAGTAATTTTATCAAATATGAATGGATTCCAGATTTTATATATCGTTTAGATAAAGATTATAAAATTATTATAAAAAATGATAATATTTCTATTGTAAAATATGAAAATTATAATAACAATATAGATCATAATTATGATGAAATAAAAAAACATTTAATAGAAACAATGTCATTTTCGTTTATTAAAAATAATTTACATGAATTTTTAAAAAAATATACGGAAGATAGAAATAAATGGTTTTCTATAAAATCACATTCAACAAAAATTAAAAATTATATGTTTTACAAACTAGAAAAATTATTGCAAGAATAAAAAAGTTAAAAATACATTTTATTCCAAACAATTAAAAATAAAATATTATATAATAATATAATTATATAGATGTCATTCGTAGTTTCATCACCTGTTTTAAAAAAAACACAAATAGCATATGATAAAACTTTAATTCAACTTTTTCCAGGTGTATCACTCGTTGAAACACCTCTCGTATTCTCTCCATCATATGATTCTAATAAAGATGAATATATTAGAAAGAAAATTTTAAGTTATTATTATCTTAAAGCAACCGATAAATGGTTATATAACGATTTTGATGATTTGGTTGAATATTTTGAAGTAAAAGATAACAAAGTCAAATTGATCGATAATGCCGATAAAAAGAATAAAACAATGGATAAAGTTTATTATAATATGATTTTACATTTCATTGAAGAAGCAATTTTAACTAAAAAATTTATAAAAAGTGTTATAAAAGAATACGTAAATATCGCAAATGTTAATTGGTATGATTTATATTATCATTCCAAAGCAATTAAAGATTTGCTTATCCATAGATTGAAAAAAAAAATTATTAAATTAATTGCTAAAAGTAAGAATTTAGCCAAAAAATAAATAAACAAATATTTATTATTTAAATATTAAAAATACTTAAATAATAATTTAATAAAAATATTATAAATTGAGAGCTAAAATTGATCTTAAAATGTCAAATAAGAAAAATATATCATCTGTATCAAAAAATGAAGATGAAGAGGAACTATATGGTAAGATCGATTCTAATGGATCAATTAGTGTAGACAATGATGAAGAAGATTTTAAAGAAATTGGTGGAAAAAAAGGAGCTAAAAAAATAAGTTCTAAAGCAAAAGAAGGTGGGCTAATGATACAAGATTATTTTAAAACTCAAGAATATTATGAAAAAATATATGGTAAAGAAAAAACAGTTGTATTCACAGAAGTTGGTACTTTTTATGAATCATATGCTATTAATAACCTGGGTCATGATATCGAATCATTAGCACCATTACTTGATTTAACTTGTACATGGAGAAATAAAAAAATAAAAGAAACAAATCTTTCTAATCCAAGATTATTGGGATTTCCAACAGTATCAACAGATAAATATATTAAAATGTTAATGGATATTGGTTACACAGTTATCCTAATGGATCAACATAATATATCTGAAAAAAGTGATAAAAAAGAATTAATTAGAAAAGTATCTGGTGTATATTCTCCTGCAACATATTTTGGTGGATCAGAAAATATAAATTCTGATAATCAATATATGTTATGTATTTATTTAGAAGAAGAACAACAATTTGGTTCAATAGAAAGATTAATATCAACAGGTATAAGCTTAATCGATGTTACAATTGGAACAAGTATTGTTCATCAAGCATTTTCAAAAAAAGATGATAAATATTATTCACTTGACGAAGCATCCAAATTTATTATTTCATATAAACCAAAAGAAATTATTGTTTGTGTTAAAAATATACAAAATGAATATTTTAATACTGAGGATAAATTAATAAAGTATCTAGAAATTGATAATATTCCTTATCATTATTATGATATTAATGATAAACTTGATAAAAATATTAAAGAAAAATATATTTATGATGAACTATGGAAAGTTAAAAATCAAAATCAATATTTAGAAAAAATATTTCCACAATTCAAAAACTATAATAATTTATCTATTTTAGAAAATTTAGATCTCGAAAATAAAATATATTCTATTGTCAGTTATCTTATTCTTTTAAATTTCATATATAATCGAGATACTGATCTTCTTAAAAAATTATTACCACCTGTAATATATGATGATAATAAACATTTAATTTTAGGAAATAATGCTATCCAACAACTCAATGTGATTACTTTTAATGATCATACACAAGCAGCAAATGACAATTCTAAAATTAAATTTAAATCATTATACGAAGTAATCAATAAAACTTCTACACCCATGGGTAGGAGACTTTTGCGTTCCAAATTATTAAATCCTATAACAAATATTAACGATTTAAACCGAATGTATAAATTAATTGAATGTATCATTTGTGATGATTTTAAATTAGGATTTAAAATAGAAGAATACCTAAAAAGTATGCATGATTTAGAAAGATATCATAGAAGATTGGCATTACAAAAGTTACATCCTATGGAATTTGCTAAATTAATTTCATCATATGATGAAATTTCTAAATTATTGGAAATTATTTGCAGTAATAAAAAGCTTACCAAATTATTTAAAATTAACGAAAATAAAGAATATGTTGACAATTTTAATGAATTTATTGATCAATATAAATCTGAATTTAATATTGATGAACTAGAAAAATATACATTAGGTAATATAACTGGTTCGTTTTTCGTTCCGGGTCAACATAAAAAAATTGATTCTTTACAACAAGAAATTAATTCAATCAATGAAAATATGAATAAAATACTTGAACATATTAATTCTATGTTGTTTGAAGGAAAGGCTGATAAAAAATTAATTACTTTAGAATATAATTCAATTAATAAACATTACATACAGATCACAAAACCTCGTGCCAAAATTTTACAAAAAAATATCGAACGATTAAATCTAAGTAAAGGGTATTCTGAAAAAGAAAAAAATAAAATAGTTAAATGGAATGAATTACAATTTCTAAATACTTCAAATAAAAAAAGTCAAGAAAATAAAGGAAACTTTAAATTATTAGTACCAGAATTAACTGAGCTTTCTGAAAAATTAGAAGATATCGTAAATAATATTGGTAATATTATTGAAGAAGAATATTTATCAACATTATCTGGATTTTATAAAAAATATTCTACTACATTAACATATTTAGTTAATTTGATATCCGAAATAGATTTTGCTAAATCTGGTGCAAAATGTGCATTTTTATATAATTATTCTAAACCAAATATTATAGAAAATGATAAAAGTTACATTAATTGTAGTAAACTTAGACATGCTATTATTGAAAGAATTAATGAAAATACAGAATATATCCCACATGATGTCAATTTAGGTAATGATGTATCTGGTATGATTATATTTGGATTAAATTCATCTGGTAAAAGTTCGTTAATGAAAGCAATCGGATTAAGTGTTATTATGGCACAAATTGGTTATTATGTACCTGCCGAAAAATATGAATATAGTCCATACTTTGGTTTATATGCTAGAATTACTGGTAATGATAATATTCTGAAAGGATTATCTAGTTTTACACTAGAGATGGTCGAATTAGAAGCTATTTTAAAAAGAACAAAAAAACATGGTGAAAAAACGTTAGTTATAGGTGATGAAATATGTAGGGGTACAGAAAGTACTAGCGGTATTTCTATTGTTGCTACATCTATAATAAAATTAACAGAAAATAATTGTAGTTTTATATTTGCCTCACATCTACATCAAATTACAAAAATCGATCAAATTAAAAATTTAAATAATGTTAAATTTTATCATTTGAGAGTTACTCATGATGAAAAAAATGATAGATTGATCTTCGATAGAAAATTAACTGAAGGTCCTGGTCCTGAAATATATGGATTACTTGTCGCCAAATATCTTATCAAAGATAACTCATTTATTGAAATGGCAGAATCGATAAAAAAGAAATTACTCTCTGAATCTGATAAATTTATGTCCACCAAAAAATCTAAATATAATTCTAAAATCTATTTAGATCATTGCCAAATCTGCTCAAAGGTTCCTAACTATAAAGGAGAATTAGATACACATCATATTAATTTCCAAAAAGATTGTGATTGTAATGGTAAAATAATTGATAAACCATATGTGCATAAAAATCATAAATCCAATCTAATTGTCTTATGCAAAGATTGTCACAGAAAGGTTCATGCTAATAAAATAAAAATCGATGGGTATTTACAAACATCAAATGGACCAATTGTTAACTTTAATTATATTTAATAATTATTTAATATAATTAAATTACTGTTTAATTGAAAAATTAAATTTATTAACTATTGATGCTTCTTTGAAACATTCAATAACATTATTGTTGATTTCTTTCAAAATATTATCAAATTTTGAAATATCATCAATTGATTGTAAAACATCATTACTAATCAAATTTAAATTAACTTGATAATTTGGTGATGCAATATGCAAAAGTTCAATTTGAAAATAATCATCTTTATTAATTTCATTAAATTTATTTTCAACAATCCTAAATATTTTTATTAAGCTGTTGTGTGAAAAATTTAAATCAATTGGATTTAATATAATTTCATATTTTTTACCAACAACTGTTGTTGTCTTCAATATTGATAATATAATTTCCATTATTTTATTGTAAAATACATCAAATAATCCATCTTGTATCTCATTTATTCCATTTTTATCAAAAATATCTATAATATTATTACTATCTTTAATCATCATATCATATACATTTTGTGGGATGTTCATTTGTTCGTATATTTCTCCTAATGTATAATTAAAGAATTTTTGATAAATATCCTTATCATATTTAATTTTTTTTTCACATAAAGATTTAATTATTGATTGTTTGAATATACCATATATTTTTTTCCCTATATTATATCTTTCAATACAATATTCACTTTCTTCTTGTGAAATATTTCTTTTTGATAAATCAATATAGGTTGTCACATGTGTTGTATTAATATTTAATACAATCATTGGTACAATTTCATTTATTTTAATTAATGTCTTTGTAGATTTAAATCTTTTACGAGAAACTTCACTAATTTTTATCATGCCTTCTATATTATTATATTCCAATAGATTCACATAAACAGCTTCAGCTGTTATTTTTGCAATTTTAACCATAACAACATCATCAATATTTGGATACTTTTTTGAATATAAAAAAAATTCATCTTCACTATTCAATATTCCAGAATAACTTTCATATACTTCGTTCATTTTATGCCTATTTAATAATCATCTATAAATATCTTTATATCTTGATAATAATTGTAATAATCAATTTTTTGATAAATAATAATATATATAAAATTATTAAAAATTAATAATTTTCTATAAAATATTCTCTCTTAAATTATATATAATATATAATTATGGATTCATTTGAATACCCACCAACTGATATGGAAATTATGAAACAAGAAACTCAAGAGCTTAATCAATATGATAATGTTAAAGATGTTTTAGACAATTGGCTTAAATTCGGTACAATGATGGCTATCGAACGTGTTATGTCTTACTACTTAGTCGGTATTAAAAATGCAACATCTGTTTTTGACAAATCATGGTTATTGACAACTGTATTTACTCTTTTAGGTTTTAGTTTATACTTTATTTTGGTAAGACATGTTATTCCAAACAAATTTGGAAATGTAATGGTAAGAAATGTCCTTGATGATTTATTACTTAATGGTACTATGTTAGCTGCATCACATGTAATGGTAACTTATTTGGGTGGTGGTGATAGTGACGGATTATTCAACAAAGAATGGATAATGACAACAGGATTTATATTGTTAGGTTTTACTGTATATAATGCAGGTACTTCACAAATTTTACCTCAAGATAAATTAAATGAAACAACTAAACCATTAGTTAACGATTGGGCTAAATTCGCTACAATGCTTACCGTTGTCAGAGTACTTAGAGGTAAATCACTCCTTAATAAGAAATGGGTCCTTGGTGTTTTATTCACATTAATTGGTTTCACTGCATACCACTTAATCACCAAAAAAGCAATTAAATTTATGTAAATTATTTATACTTATAAATAAATTATAAGAATAAATAAATTATTTTATTAGTTCTGTGTTATATCTCGATCCCATCGATCTTGGAACACAACAATATTTTGTAAATCCTAAGGATCTTAATACTTCAACTTTCTTTTCTTGTTTTTGCTCATCATTGAGCTTTGGATTATCAATAATCTTTTGTAACTCTGTTAGATAAATATCAATTTTTGGACCAATTAAATCTCCACAACTTGCACATCTTGGATATGGATTTGACATTATTGTATATAAGATATTATAGATTAATTATATTATATTAATAAATTATTTTTATATCAATTTTTTCAAATAATTCATATTTCAATAATTGTATTTTAAGAATTATATATATCTATTTTATAATAACAATACAATTACAATGGCTGATATAAATTTAGGTATGCAACCATTAGAAATTGATACTACTGGTTCCGCAGGTGCAAAATATAAACATCTTAAAAAAATCGAAGATGATACAAATAATAGTTCACTAATTCAAAATTATACTTTTGAACCTAGTGAATTTTATAACAATGGTGAATTCGACAGTGAACTATTTAATAAAAAATTTTTAAATGAACAACGAAAAAAATCAATATTAACAAAAATTAAAGATGAAGAATCATTAAAAATAATAGCTGAACAAGAAAAACAACAAAAAAAATTTCATCAATTATCTATAATACAACACTCAATAAATATGAAAGATGCATTATTTGGATTAATTATCGATACAATAACATTTAATTTTAAAGGAATATTAAGCAAGGATCATAGACTTTTCTATTTTGGATTTTTATTACTCATCATTGTTATAATTTTTGCATTACTTAATCTTATAAATATTAATGATCATTAATATAAATCCGAATAAAAAGTATTATTTGTATTCGAATATAAATTATATGCATTTGGTGCAAATTTTTCTATTGGAATTTTGTTTACATCATATCCATTTGTTTCAATATCAATGTTACAATTATTTATCATTTCTTCTAAATATTTATAAAGTATTTTCATTAATTCTTGATTTGCTTGTATTAATTTGTTCTTTATTATCTTATTTTTTTTTGGTTCAATTGAATATATTATTGAATGTAAATTATTTAATGATGATCTCATAAGATCATATGCAACATCATAATTTTGTTTGCAATTTTCCACACCATTTTTAATATCTTGATAAATATTTAAAAATGCATCAACACTATATACTAATTCTGAAAAAATTTTTGGATTGACTTTATAATATTCTCTAATACTGAAAAAAAACTCTATTATTTCTGGATACTTTACAAAATTTTTTGGTTTTGGTATAATTGTATTATATTTAATATCTAATTGATCAGTTTCAGAAATAGAATTTATTGTATCTTTCTGATAAAAATAATATATTATTGTAATTCCTATAACAATCCCCAATATATTATTTATTCCTATCTTAATATATCTAGATATAGTAACACACAACACCAATATAATTATATACATAAATAATGATTTAGGTGGAATCTTTTTAAAATTAACATAAAAATTATCATCTATTTTTTTAACCAATTCATTGGCAATATTATTAATTTTTTCAATATTCATTATATTATAAAATTATATATAATATTAAATTTTTTATTAGATATTGTCAAAAATATTGAAAAATTTAGTTATTATAAAAATTTAATACTATTAACATATTATATAACATATACAAATGAATCCTGAATTGGAATATTTAATAACGTTACAGGTAAATGATTGCGAAATCTATAATCAATATGTTATAGATTCATGTATTGGCTTTTATCAAGTACATAATAGAATTCCTAGAATACACGCATTAAGACAAATGATAAATATTAATAATGTTGTAAGTGTCGAATATATCGAAAATTTAGAAAATAGTAGTTTAACATTTATACAACAAATATTATCGATGCATCCTGGCAATCCCATTACAACTCAAAATATTTTATTTCAAAACCAACCACCAATTGCGCCATTTGTTCCATTAGTTTCTGGTTTGGGTTTTGTTATTGGTAACTCGAATCAAAATAATTCACAAGGTTTATCTGTAAATGGTAATTTTGTTGATGTTCCTGTTGTTTTAGATGATACTGATAAGAATAATCTTGAAGCTGGATTTTTTGAAACATTAAAAGATAAAAGTGGTATATCTGATCAATGTGGTATATGTATCGAAGATTTTGAAGATGATGATCTTGTCACTTTATTACCATGTAAACATATATATCATTGTGTATGTTCAGATAAGTGGTTTTCCGAAAATAGTAACAAATGCCCTATATGTCGAGAGGAATGTGGTAAATCAAAACCTAAATTATAATTTTAAAAAATTGAAATATAAAAACAATATTAATTATTATTATTTTTATATTATTTAAAGTATTATTAGTATTATAATTTAAATTTAGATGCAAGCCAATATAAATTTCTATGATATAATTGAAGAAAACAAACAACTTGAGTTATATAACTCATTTTGTTTCTTAAAAACACACCTATTAAAATCAAAAGATGAAAATCAAAAAAATAAAATAACTGAAAATATTACTAAAATTAATGAAATTATTTATCAAGAATTACTTAAACATGAAAATTTAACAAAAACAAATAATAGTGTTAATTCTGAAAATACTATTCAACTTGTATATCATAAATTATGGAATAAATTAACTCGTTTCCATAAAGAAAACAAAATTAAAGAATATATTGATAATTTAAATAATTGTAGTCAACAAAATAAAAATAGTTTATTGAAAGAAGTTATGGACGAAATTGATGAAAAAAAATATCTTGCAATGCATTCAATGATCAGAATCGAAACAGTAAACAAAAAAAAAAGATATTTTTATATTGATCCTGAACATGATGATAATGAATTTGTTATGAAAAAAAATAAAAACTATATTGATTATGATCCTATTAAAGGTGTAATAGTTAATATAAGTAATATATCATATAATGATGAACTTAAAAAATATGAAATTGAAAAATAATATACGTATAATATCACCTTTATAAAATATTAATTCTATTATTTTATAAAAGCAATTTAAATATAAAATAATATTAAATAATAGTTTGCAACACAAAAATGAAAAAACATAAAAATAATTCTAATGATAATATATTGGAAAAATATGAAGATGAAGTATATCAATACTTACATAATATTATTGGTGAATATCCTTTTGTTATTAAAAAATGCGATATTGATGATTTAACTGACCTTATCACATCATCAATATCATTTTATGATTCTACTAATATTGACACATTAAGAGCAATTGTTCATGGTTTAGTAAAATCTATCGTCATTCCCTCCGATGAAAATAATATATTCATCAATAATGAATTTGTATATAATTATCCTTCATATAAAGAAGCAAAATATATTAGAAGATCTCAACAATTTACTAAATTACAAAAAATCCCACAACCTGAACAAAAAAGTAAAGCGTGGTTTGAAGCAAGAAATAAATGTATTACTGCTAGTGCAGTCGCTTCTGCAATTAATGAAGAAAAATATAAAGGCACTCAAACCTTTGTTTATGATAAATGTGTACCACATTTTGAAGACTCTGATGCATGTCATCATGGAAAAAAATATGAACCTATTGCTAATATGATTTATTCAGAAAGATATAATATTGTTGTATTTGAATTTGGTTTGTTACCACATCCTAAATATAGTTTTCTTGCTGCCAGTCCTGACGGTATTTGTGATAAATATGCATTATATCCAGTTAACGGAAAAAAAGTATTAAGTAAACTTGCCGGACGTATGTTGGAAATCAAATGTCCATTAACAAGAGAAATTATTATGGAAGGTGAAATAGATGGTGAAATTTGTCCTCACTATTATTGGATTCAAGTACAAATACAATTAGAGGTATGTGATCTCGATGAATGTGATTTTTGGCAATGTAAACTTCGAGAGTATGAAGACCGAGATGATTTTATTAATGATACTGATCCTAATAATGAATTTTTATCTAAAGAATTTGGTTTGGAAAGAGGTTTTTTATTACAATTTTTACCAATAAATAAACTTGGTTTAAAATGTAAATGTAAGAAATGTGTTTATAATACAGGTGAAAAAGCTGAATACGATAAATGTAATATATCTAAATATGGTGGATATGGTCTCCATAAAGAATGTTTATATGAAGCTAAATTTTTATATCCACCAACCACTAAAATGACTCAAAAAGAAATTGATAAATATATTGCTGATACTTTGGGTGATTTCACATCTGGTACATATAGTGATTTAAAAGATTTTGTTTTTGATAGAGTTATTTATTGGAGACTAGAAAAAGGAAAAAATGTTACTATATTGCGAGATCGTGAATGGTTCAAGAAAAAACTATCTACTATCAGACGAGTATGGAGTTATGTAGAATTTTATAAAAATGAAAAACATTCTAAACAATTAGCTGAACTTAAAATGTTAAGTACGAGACACAAAGGAAACACAATTAAAAATATATTTAATATTATTGATGACCATATGTCTGGTACCAACATGAAGCAACTAATGATTGATTATAAATTAGAGAAAGATGATAAAGATCTATTTATTAAACCATCAAAAAATGATACAATATCATTCAACACTTCATTATTTTTAGATTCAGATGAAAATAATAAAATCAATAAAAAAATGAAATTTGTCGATAAAACACCAGCATTAACAAATATTTATAATAAAAAACCAAAATACAATAAACAAAAATTTAATTTTAATGAATCATTATTTTTAGCAGATGATTTCTAATAAATTTTCTTATAATATATATATAATATATTATAAGAATGAAAAACGGAAGTAAAAAACATAGTAAAAAATATACTAAAAATATAAGAGGTGGAAGATTAATTGAACAATTAAATAGTCCAATATCATCGACTTTCCGTTCAGAAAATATTAAATCTGAATCTTCTGATATCATACCTAAGGTTACCGAATTTAAAGATGGTGAAGTTACAATGTGTGCACCAACAAAAAGATATGACAATAAAAGTTGTTTTACATTAGAATCTCTTAAAGCAATGTGTAATGCTTATAATAATTATTTTTCACGAACTAACAAAAAATTTACTGAAATTGAAATTAAAGATGACAAAAAACATTTATTGAAAGAATTATCTAAAAGATTAAATAATGTTTGTAATGATCAAGTATGCTGGATAAAACAAAAATTTATAAATAATATTAAAGACGCACAAATTAAAGAAGATTTGACACAATTCACTTTTAGACCAAGTGGCCCCAAAGATCAATATCAATGGCTTAGTACAATAGATATTAAAAATGCAGTTAACATATATAGAAAAAAGTATCCTAATTTTTTATTTTTAGGAGCAGTACCTATCGATTTTGATGATTTACCTTCATTAGGTATATCTAATTTAGATTTTGATGAATTAAAGAAAGATGGAGTACACCAAATTGGAATTATATTTAATTTAGATGAACATTATAAATCTGGATCACATTGGGTTGCTATGTATTCTGATCTCACAAATGGACAATTATATTATTTTGATTCATATGGTGTCGATCCTGAAAAACGTATAGTTAAATTAATGGATAGAATCGAAAAATACTTTGTCAAAAATAAAATTGATGTTGATCGCAGAATCAATAAAGTTAGACACCAATACGAAGATTCTGAATGTGGTGTATATTCTACTACGTTTATATTGAGATTATTAAAAGGTGATAGTTTCGATCAAATTACTAAAAATGTCATTTCCGATAATGTTGTAAATCAATGTAGAAATATATTATTTAGAGGAACGCCCGATATTGGCGGTCAAAATAATGAATGTAAACGATTATTATATTAAATATTTGTTTATATTAAACTTTATTGCATCTATCTGCTTCTGTACTCCATTTACATTCTTCAAATGATTTAACAAAACAATCACGTGGATTGTCAAATATTCCAACATGACATGATGTAGATCTTAAACGTGCATTCCTAATTCTCTCTTGTTTATATTGTTCTATTTTTTCTAATGTCTCAATTCTATTCATTTCAATTTCATATTCTCTACTTGAATTTACATAATGTAATATCAAAAATAATAAAATACTCACTATTGCGACTATACAGATGACTTTCTTTGACATATTTATATATATTAATTATAAATATTATAATTAATAGATAATCTAATTATCCTTAATTTCATATCGATTTATAAATTATGATAAAATTAAGTCAATTAGCACTCAATATGTCTCATTATATTCATCGAATAAAACTTTATAATTTTCTGAATTTTATCACTTATTATCGAAAAATGTTCACATAACTCTCTTATTTCGATGCTAACCCATATATCTGATTTTGGAATAAATTTATAATTATTATGTAACTTACCTCTTCTTATTAAAAATTCTGTTACAACATAATGGTCCGATATTAATTGAACCATATTCAACACCTTTAATAATTTTTTATTATTTTTATTTTTTTCATTTAATAAATATTCTATGTCAATTATCATATTATAACCATCAATTTTATTATTTTTATGTAGAATATCTTCTGTAATTTCATTATGTTTTTCCCTAAATAATTTTGTACCTATTCTATTTGCCTCAACAACATCGCCATTTTCAAATGCCAAATCAAATAATATTGTATTTTCTAACTTATCTATCACATCATCTAAATAATCCACAACTGTTTCATCCAATATATTTTCTTTAATAAAATCATTATTTATTGATATTGATAAATAATAATCTTTTCCTCTTTCTTTGCAACAATTTATCCTACCAAAATTTGTTTTCACTTCGCAATCATTTTCTACAAACTTTATTGCATATTCTGCTATAACTTCTTTTATTTTGTGCATAATAATTTATAATTATAATATTATTTTATGTAAATTATATATTTATCATACAATTTATTATTTTTCAATTTTCTTGGTTTGATTTTCATTCCTTTTCTTTGTAATTAATAATATGCAATTTTACATTATTTGTTATGTAAATTCACATCTATTATGTAAAATTGCATATTAATATTATGAACTAACTAAGACCATTAAATGACAAATATGTAAAAATACATATTGTTGAATTCGTTAGTTCTAATTTAAAAATATTAGTTATAATTAATAAATGAAAGAAAAAACAGGACAAATTTATATTCTTCACAATGAAATGTATAATTATTATGGTGAAAATATTTATAAAATAGGTACAACAAAAAATATTAAAACACGTACAAATAGTTATGAAACATATTATATTGAAAAATGTAATGTACGAATCTATTAAAGTAGAATATAATGATTTATGCGAATGTATAATTTTTAAAGTTTTAAATAAATATAGACTCAAAAAAAATAAAGAATTTTTTCAAGGTGATATTGCTAAATTTATTGATATTATAGATAAAATTATGTATGCAATAGATAATAAAATTTTAAAATTTAATGATAAAAATAAAACTATTAATCAAATTATTAAAATTTGTGCGATTGATTGTAATGGTAATAACACAGATAATGACAATAATTATAATAAAAAAAAGAAAGAATATATATGTGATAAATGTAACAAACAATTTAATAAAAAATCTTATTATGATACTCATATTAATAAAAAATATTCGTGTGATAAAAATAATACTTGTGGATATTGTGAAAAAAAATTTTGTAGAAGTAATTACCTTACCAAACATCTAACTATATGCAAAAAGAAAATAATTGATGAAACTGACAATGAACTCGTAAATAAAGCAAAAAAATATGTAAAAGGTATATTAATATATGAATGTCATAAATGTTCTAAAATTTTTAATAAAAAATCGCATTATGTTACTCATATTAATAAAAAAATTCCATGTAACATTGATAGTAAAGTATGTGAATATTGTGAAAAAAAATTTTGTAGAAATAATTATCTTACAAAACATTTATTAATTTGTAAAATGAAAAATAATAAAATTTAAATTTTAAAAAATTTCTCCCCCTTTTTAAAAATATTTTGTAAAAAATAAGCTTTTAGTACCCTTATTATATTTTGCAATAATATAGAGCTTAAATTTTACAAACTATGCATTAAAATTTACAAATCATGGCTCAAATAACACCAGTTCAGCTTAAATTTTACAATATAAAATATATATAGTATAATTAATAATAAGCTATAAAAATGGTAGAATATAAATGTGAAAAATGTGAAAAAATTTTTAATAAAAAATCAAATTATATTACACATATTAATAAAAAAAATCCATGTAATGAAGATGGTACCGAATGTAAATATTGTCAACGAATTTATTCAAGGAAAGATTATCTCAAAAAACACATGGAACTTTGCAAGAAAAAAAATATTATTAATGAAATCAATATTCAAACAAATAATGGTATTGTTAATAATGCAAAATCTGTTGTTAATAATTTTATTGTTATTAATCCATTTTTGTGTGAAGATATGAGCAAATTAACGGAAAAACAAAAAACAAATATATTAAAAAAATGTTATATGTCAATTCCTGAATTAATTAAACAGATACATTTTAATCCTGACATACCAGAAAATCATAATGTATATATATCAAATATTAAATCAAAATATGGTCATATAAATGATGGTAAAAAATGGATTCTTACAAAAGTTGATCAACTTATCGATGATTTAATAAATAAAAAAAAAGATGATATAGAAGAGTTACTTGAAGAATATGAGGAAAAAATACCAGAAAAAGTTGTTGATAAAATAAGAGATGTTATTGCGTCTATCGAATATGATCCTCTTTCTGATGAAGAAAAAAAAAATAATAAGGATAAAATTAATTTTAAAAAACAAATTATGGATGAAGTGAAATTATTACTTTATAACAATAAAGAAATTGCAATGGAAACAAGAAAAAAAAATAAAAAAAGTTGAAACAAATTAGATATAAAATATAAATATATTTACATATTATAACTAATCATGCAATTGTTATTTTATAAAAATTTTTTTACAAATAAAACAATAAAATATAATATTTGTGAAAAAAAATATACAAATGAAAAAGAGATACCAAAAAGCGATTATTGTACACATTGTAGTAAAAGATGTTTTGGTCCAATTGAGCCAAAATCAAAAAAAGCATTAAAAAAAGAATCAAGTTTGCATAAATTTTCAAAAAAAGAAATTAAATGGATAATAGAAAGTTCATTTTATTAATAAGTATTATATTAATTATAACATAATATTTATTAATTCAGTCATCCACTCAACAGCTTGACCCATACCTTGTTCTTCATAATATATTAAATCTTTAAGAAGTTCCTTACGGGTCATTTCATCAATATATTCATCAGATCGATCTTGATTACGACTGGTTAGTAATTCCCAAATTCTAATTTTAGCTTTTAAATATTTTTTTAGTTCATCAGTTGACATTTTACTAAGTGGTTTATCGCTAGATTTAATATCTTTAATATATTTTTTAATTTCTTTTTTATGTTTTGTATACCATTTCTTAAAAAAAGCTTTGTTAGACATTTTATATACTTTAATAATATTTTAATTGTATTCACATTAAATTATTATTAATTTTGTTCTTCAGATTTGATAGCTAATGTTATTGAATAATTACTTTTATTAAAATCATATAAACTACCCTTATTATCTGTGATTTTAACATTAAATTGATCGACAGTTATTTGATCTCCATTTCTAAATTCTTTAAAAAGTTTTCTTTTATTATGTATCTTGTTTAATTCTAGTTCGACACCATCTTTTGAAATATTGTTTAAAGTTAGTAATAATTTATCAATAGGTTTAAAATTAATTGCTGTGTCTGCGATATACATATAATGTCCCATATAGATAGATAAATTAGTGAAACCTAAAAAGTTATGCATACTTGACGGTCCATTCATCAATGAAAATATAGTACCAGATCTCGATTTAATAATAACTTTTCCATCTGATAATGATAAATCAAAGAAATCATAATTATATAAATTTTTGATAGTTAATTCTATCGCAGATTTTAATTGATCAAATGAATAATTTTCTGGTTGAATCGATATCTTGTATTGATTTCCATCAAATGTCGCAAAATATAGAACATTATTCATATTAGTTACATTATATGAATTTTTTGTAATTTTATAATCAAGTATTGTTATTTCTTTAATATTATGTAATTTATTTGGCAATGCAATTGTAAATTCAGATAAATTAGGATCAGATGTACCTACTGCATTTTTTGGATCTAATACAATATTATCATATCTAAATTTCTTAACTACATTATCATCATGTTTTTTTTCGATACTTTCAATATTGTCAACTTTATTTTCTTGAGAACTATTGGTCGATTTATTATCGTTATTATTTATTTGATTTTCATTTTGATTATTACCAATGAATATACTATTTGAATTATTCATATTTAATGATTGTTGTAAATCTTGATTTATTGCATGTAATATATTTTGATTATCATTTTGAATAGGTTCTTGTATAATATTTATATGAGTATTATTATTTTGGATAGGTTCTTGTATAATATTTACAGGATTAATATTATTATTTTGGATAGGTTCTTGTATAATATTTACATGATTAATATTATTATTTTGTGTTGGTTCTCGTATATATGTATTATTATTTAAATTATTATAACTATCATTTACGACATTATTTATATTATTTGATGTAGATACCTGATTGTTTATCATATTAACATTTAAATTATTAGGAATATCATTTGATGTAGATATTTGTTGATTGTTTGTCATATTAAACATTTTAAATTTTTCTTCTAATTCTTTTTCTTTACGTGCAAGTTCTTGTTCTTTAACAGACATTTTATTTTCCATTTCTTTGATTGATTTTAATGATTTAATAATTAATTCTTTGCTTTTAACGACATCATCTTGTTGTGAATTTTGTGTTTTTTGTTGATTATTCATCGATTGATCATAATTAATATTAGATGTAGCATTATTATTTATGATCTGATGATTTTGATTATTTATTTGTTGATTATTTACATTTGTTTGATCATTATTTACTTGTCCACCAACCAATTGTTGTTGTCCATTAACTAATTGCCCATTAACTAATTGCCCATTAACTAATTGTCCATTAACTAATTGTCCATTAATTAATTGTCCATTTGTTATTTGTTGTTGCCCATTAACTAGTTGTTGTTGTCCATTAATCAATTGTTGCCCATTAATCAATTGTTGTCCATTAACTAATTGTCCATTAACCAATTGTTGTCCATTTGTTATTTGTTGTTGTCCATTTGTTATTTGTTGTTGTCCATTAACTAATTGTCCATTGACCAATTGTTGTCCATTCATTAATTGCTGTTGTCCATTCATTAATTGTTGTTGTCCATTAACTGATTGTCCATTAACTAATTGACTATTAACTAATTGCTGTTGTCCATTAACTAATTGTCCATTGACTAATTGACCATTAACTAATTGTTGTTGTCCATTAACTAGTTGACCATTAACTAATTGTTGTTGTCCATTTGCTATTTGTTGATTAGATTGATGTTGACTTAATAACTGAACTAGTAATTGTGGATTATTAATAACTTGAATTAATAATTGTTGATTACTTAAAATTTGGATTAATAATTGTGGATTAATTTGTAATAATTGTTGTAAATGATTATTGCTTGCTAATATTTGTTGTAATTGTGTATTACCATTTAGAATCTGTTGTAACTGTTGCTGTATTTGTTGAGTAACTGCTTGTTGAGAATTTTGTTGTGCATTTTGTTGCGCTGCTTGTTGTTGGACCTGTTGTACAATTTGTGTCAATAATTGTGGATTTTGTAAAATTTGCGGAATTAATTGTGGATTACTTCCTAAAAATGTTTGTAATGGTTGATTATTACTCATTTGTTGTACTACACTTGGATTTGATACTAAATATTGTTGCGTCATTGGATGTGTTAACAATTGTTGAACAATTTGAACGCCATTTTGTGTTTGTTGTTGATTTTGTTGTTGATTAATTATAGGTTGGGGTTGAAAAAAAAAGGGATTTTGTTGACCACCCATTTGACCATTCATTTGACCATTTATTTGACCATTCATTTGACCACCCATTTGACCACCCATTTGACCACCCATTTGACCGTTAGCCATCTGTTGTTGTACCATTTGAATAAATTGTGGATTATTTGCTAATTGTGGATTTTGCATTAATGCTTGTTGCATTTGTGGTGTTAACATACCCATTTGAAAATTAGGTTGTTGTGCATTTTGACCATTTTGGGGATTAGGACGATTTTGAATATTATTTTTAGGTTGATCAGTTATAACATCTTGCATTTCTCTTTCACGTTGCATTCTAGCAAGCCTATCTTCTAATTCTGAACCTTTTTGTGTTTGCTCCATACCTTGTATACCCATACCTTGCATACCCATACCTTGCATACCCATACCTTGCATACCCATACCTTGCATACCCATACCTTGCATACCTTGCATACCTTGCATACCTTGCATACCTTGCATACCTTGCATACCCATACCTTGCATACCTTGCATACCTTGCATACCTTGCATACCTTGCATACCTTGCATACCCATACCTTGCATACCTTGCATACCTTGCATACCTTGCATACCTTGCATACCTTGTTGAATATTTGGATTATATGTTAGATTTTGATTTTGTTGATTAAAATTCATATTAGGATTGTAAGTAGTAGATTGGTTTTGTTGATTATTTGAACCTTGCATTGGGAAGTTACCGAAAGAACCTATACTTGTTCCCATTAAACCTTCCATACCACCACCACCGCCACCAAATCCACCCATCATATCAAATCCACCCATCATATCCATACCACCAGGCATACCAGCACCCATCATACCTTGCATATTACTACCCATACCAGATTTTTCCATAACTTCTTGTCGTCTACGAGCTTCTCTTTCTGCTTTAACTTTTGCACCACTACCATCTAAAGTAAAATCAGGCGTTGGAGGTCTTTGACGTTGACCAAAAGTTTCTCTATCAGCCATCATTTGTTTATATCTTGCTTCTGCATCATCAGAAGACATTTTGCTACCAGATCCACGTGAATTAGGATTTTGATTATATCCTTGACCATTACCATATTGAGGCATATCTAATTGTTGATTCGTAGCAGGATTTGGAATACCAGACAATGAATGATCTCCAAAAGCAGATGCAAAACCACCAGCATCACCATAACCAGATAAATTTTCTGGGTTATCCCTTAATACAGAAGATGGTCTTTTCATAACACCAGGAACATTACCTTGTCCCATTTCCATTTCTCGTGCTAATCTAAGTTGGTCCATTTGTTGAGTTGATCCACCTTTACCAGGATAGGTAGGTCTTGGTTGAACTGTATTGGTTTTGGATTTTGATCCACCTTTGATTGTGTCCATACAATTAATAATAACATTTTGATTAACTTTATCAAGAATAGTTTTAATTCTTAATTTATCTTGTTGAGATACATTTTGTGTATTAATATTTTTTGCTTCATTTGGAATGTTTTGGACGGTTGTTATTAAACTACTGCGTACAAGTTTTGAAACCTTATCATAAGATCCATGATTTAATCCAGATCTAGATATAATAGATTTAGTGAGATTATCTATATTTTTTTCGTTGAGAATTATTTTATCCATATCTATAACTATAATTTTATTAATATAAATTTTTATATTTATAAACTCAATTATCTTTTAAATAAATTAATGGTGAAAACAAAAAAATTATTTTAAATCTTATATAAGGTATATAATAATGGATAATATATATTCAACAATTAATAATACAAATATGCAACAAATGAATGGTCATATATCATATGGTAATATGGGGATGCAAAACAATAATGGAGGTTTTCAAGCTTATCGTACAGATAATATTTATAATCCATTATCATATGGTGCAAATTATAATACAAATTCAGTTGGTACAATAAATAATTCAACCGATAGCTATAATTTTAATTTGGCATATAAAAATAATAAACCGGTAAATTTTAATGGTAACAATCCAACAGCAAATTTCGATAATTATGAATTTAAAAATAGAAATAATATAATGCATAATAATTTGGATAAAAATATATTAATTGGAGAAAATGAAATGATAAGAGAAATACCAATTTACATAGATAGTAAAGACAGAGATATTGTAACATATCCAAGTCCATTTTCATTTAAAGTAAATTTCCAACCGTTATCAAGTAATGAAAGAACATCGGGTGTAAAACCATATATTCCAACTTCGTTTCAAAATGTTAAATATATTAAATTAGAGAGGGCAATATTACCGTATCATTACAGAAGTAAAGTAGAAAATGGAGTAACAATGGTTGATGATAGTAAAAAATTAACAGATAATATGTATTTAATAATGGATATTAAAGAATTATCAGGTAATAACGAAAATGCTACAAATGATAGTGTTGGTAAAAGTTTTGACTTATTATATTATGATCAATGCATTACAAAAAATAATAAATATTATTATGCAATAACTGATTTTAATAAAGTTTTTCCAAGAGATAAATTATTAAATTTAGATAGAATGACGATTAACATTAATAATTATTTTGGAACACAAATTAAGACAAATTTTGATACATATAAAGGTACAGATTCTACATTATTATCATATCAATGTATTTGTAATATTGATTCAAATTCGACAAAAACATCAGATGAGTCAAAATGTCCAATACATTATCCGAAACATCCATTATATCCAGAATTTCAAACACATTTTACATTTAAAATAGGAATATACGAACCACATTTTAATAAATTAATTTATTCATAATATAAATAAATTAATATACATTATCATAATCATCATATGGATCATTATTATTAGATATAATTTTAGATGCATTATCATCGTAATATTTTGATACAGTATCAATAATATCCATAATAACTTCTTTATAGTCTAATTGTAATTCTATCGAGAATGAGGATAATGTACGATTATATGTATCAATAATAAATTTAGGAATATCATCATTAGAATCGCAACCCGTATATTTAATGCATAATTGTAATTCGGAATCCAAATATAAATCATATTCAATATTATTTTCAATTGAATCAAGGAATTTTTCTTTTTCAGTTGGAAAATCATAATTTGCATCAATCATTTTTAATAATGATTTAATACCATTACCAAAATCTAATGATATATTTAAATATTCGAGTTCATTTGATTGAGATATTGGTTCATTTGTGTAGAAATATTCGATTTTTACCATTTTTAATAATTATAATTAAATATTATTATTATTAAAAGTTTAAATCATTTATTCATCATCATCATGTTTTGATGATTTTTTTGATTTTGCAAGTTTTTTTTTGGATTTACCGTTTTTACCATTTTTTCCACCATTTTTCTTTTGTAATTTGATTGCTTCAAGTATCTTTTCATTTTCGACTTTTTCCCAAATTTCATAAGCTTCTTCTAATTCATCAAGTTCTTCTTGCCATATTTGAATTTCTGGTTTATTCTTGAGATCATTATATTCTTTCTTGGTATCTTCATATTGTTTATTAAGTTCATCTATTTTTTCTTTAGTTAATGAAAACAATGGAAGATTTGTGATATAATTGTAAGATTTACCATCTGATTTTTTCTTTTTGTCACTAGATGTATCATCATCATCATCATTATTTTCAGCATCATTATTTTCTTTGACATAATTTACTGATGCTGATTTTGCATTTAATTTAGGAAAACTGAATTCTTCAAGTTTGGAAATAATATTAACCTTCTTTTGTTTAACAACTAAAATTTTTTCATCAATAACATATTCAATAAATTTCTTTTTCCATTTTAGCAATTCTAGAACTAATTTAAGTTTTTCAAGAATAAAAGCTTTTCTTTTTACATATAAATCAAGTCTAACATCATAATAAGCTCTGATAATATCTTCTGGAGATTTATATTTAGCAATTGTTCCTTGTTCATTAAACAGATACATATTTCTTGTACTAGTTGTAGTAACTAATCTTAATTTCTTTTCGAGAGTACCAGATTCAATTAATTCGTTAAGTGCACCTTTTTTGAAATATAATGTAAAATCTACATTAATATCATCAGAATTGCTCTTAAAATCTTCTAAAAATTCATCTTTCTTTCTTTTCTTTTTACCATCTTTTTTCTTAGCATTTTCTTTATTGATTGATTCGGCTTGTACTAAATCTTCAAGAAATTCTTTATAATTTAATGTCCAAACTCCAATAGGTAATTCAGTTACTCGGATAGTATTATTATCTATAATTTCATAAATACCACGAATTTCATATTTATTTTCTTCTATTTTTTTAACAGTACCTTTAAAATATCTGTACCATGGAGTCATTTCTTTCATTTTCTTACCATTCATTTTTCTACGAATATTTGCAATAATATCTTTTGGATTATATTGTTCAACACTAGTACTAAAACCAGTACCAATACCCTTAGTACCGTTAACTAATAACATAGGAATAATTGGACAGTACCATTCAGGTTCAACCATAGTACCATCATCATCAAGGTATGCTAATACTGGACTATCTTCTTTTCTTATTATTTTATCTGTTATATCACTAAGTCTAGTGAAGATATATCTTGCACTAGCTGCATCTTTACCACCATCAACACGAGTTCCGAATTGACCACTAGGTTCAAGTAAATTAATATTATTAGAACCGACATAATTTTGCGCCATATTAATAATAGCACCAATTAAACTTTGTTCACCATGATGGTAACATGAATGTTCAGCAATATATCCAGAAAGCTGTGCAACTTTAATTTCTTTTTTAAGATTTTTTTTAATTGTTGCATATAGAATTTTTCTTTGTGAAATTTTGTTACCATCAACCATATTAGGAATTGATCTAGCTGTATCGTAATTAGAGAAATGTATAAGATCTCTATTGATAAAATCGCAATATGATACTTCTTTTTCATCATTATCCAAATAATTAGATTTATCATAATTCATCAACCAAACTTTTCTATCATTAGCCCTAGGTTTTTCGAATGCTAATGTTAAAGCATCTTCACATTTATTTGTATATTTAGGTTGATATTCTGTGTCAATATTTTCGGTTTCAGAAGCAATAACACTTACATTATCTTCATTATCTTCATCATCTTCATTATCTTTAGATTTTTTAGATTTTTTGATAGGAGCAACTTCAGTTTTTTTAACATTTTTATGTTTATCATCAGTCCATTTATATTTGACTACTTTATCTTCAAAATTTTGGAAACATTCACATGCTTCAGTTGCAGAACTAGTACCTAAACCCTTATAATATTTAATTTCCCAACCTTTTCCATCATTATTTTCTTTTTTCCATTCATCATATTCACCGAGTGTATAAAATGTAACAACATCTTTATTTTTCTTAGCTTTAAGAATAGGTGTAGGCATAGATACAATAAAACCTTCATATTTCATAAGTGAAGGCCAAAAATAATGAATAAAATTCATAATCAAACCTTTAATATGTGAACCATCAACATCTTGATCTGTTAGAATAATAATAGAACCATATCTTAATGATTTAAGATCACTATAAACTTTACCTTGTTGAAGTCCAATAATTGCTTTCAATGCTTTAATTTCTTCATTTTCAAGAAGTTGTTTAGGAGTTGCTTCTCTGACATTAAGTAATTTTCCTTTCAATGGGAAAATACCATATTTATCTCTTCCAACAACTCTTGTACCAGCAAGAGCAAAAGCTTTGGCTGAGTCTCCTTCTGTTAAAATAATAGATGTTTGTTCAGATTTTTTACCACCTGCCCAATTAGCATCTTCTAATTTAGGATATCCTCTAAGAGTACCTGTCTTTTTACCATCAGTTTTCTTTGCAAGAGTGCTTTGTTCTTTTAATTTCGCATTTTCTATAATTTGTGCTAACATACCACCAGATGCTAATTTTTTAATAAACGTTTCAGGTAAATCGCATTTAGATCCGAATTCACTTGATTTAGTTGTTAAATCTTCTTTAGTTTGACTTGAGAATGAAGGATTAACAATAATTGAATCAATAAAAACAGTAATATTTTCTTTGATTTGGGTAGGTTTAATCATTAATTTTTTATTTTTTGCCTTAATCATTTTATCTAATTTTCTAACAATTTGATCAACAATATAATTGACATGAGTACCACCTTTGTATGTACAAACACCATTAACAAATGAAACTGCTTCATGATCTTTATTAATATCATAAACTGCACAAATTTTCCATCGTTCGTTTGATACATCAAATACTTTTTTAATATTTTCGTCATCAGGTGAATAATATAAATCAATATATTTTTTGAAGTCGTTAATTTCAAGTAATTCATCATTATAATAAACTTTAACTTTGTTACTTGTTGTTGCAGCAAGATCATAAACTCTTTTTCTTAATAATGAAATAAAATCATCAGTCAAATCATCTAAACCAAATCTTTCATAATCAGGAATAAAAGATATTTGTGTATAAGGCTTACCTTTACATTTAGTAACTTTTGGTTTACCTTTAACTGTCATATTATCTTTAAATTCTTGATAATATTTGAGACCTCTTTCTTCATCAACAGTTTCAAGTTCAAAAACTTTAGAAAAAATATTTGTTAGCTTGGCACCATAACCATTTTTACCACCAACAATTTTCTTTTCTGTTTTATCATAATTAGTAGAAGTCAATAAGTGACCAAAAATAAGTTCAGGAACCCATACTTTATGATCAGGATGTTCTTCAACATCAATTCCATCACCATCATTATAAACAACAATTTGAGTTTTTTCGAGATCATTTTCTTTACTTGGTTTATTAATCCAAACTTTAATTGTTTTGCATGTATTTGTTCTAACTGATTGATCTCTAGAATTTACAATAATTTCATCAAAAATCTTATAAAGTCCGGGAACATATTCAATTTCTTTGGAGATTATTTTTTTACCTTCTTCATCGTCATCTACATATACATATAAATTTTGTGTATCTTTTTGTACACTTCCTATATAAGTATCAGGAATTTCAAGAATATGTTCATGATGTGTTTTTTTCTGATATTTTTCAGAAATACTCTTACTACTCTTTGAACCTTTGGTAGATGACATTTTGTTATTGATGAATTGATAAAAAGGATATAGCTTTATATTATTTATTGTTTTAAAATCAATTTTTTAAATATGTTGCGATTATAATAAATATATTTTATTTTTCAATTTTTGTGTTAAAAATAAAATATATTATAACATAAAAATATAACTATTAATATCAATAACATGTCAGAATATAATTATAATATCCCATTTACTGGTAATAAATATAATCATTATGAAAATAAATTTTTGAATCCCACAATCGATACTAAAGAAAATATTAATGTTGTTAAACAAGAACAATTTAACGATTTAATTAATAATAGATTAAATCAACAACAACAATATTTTAGTACAGGTAATTCAAAACCAAAAAAAAAGAAAACTGTAATAAATGTTGATAGTCGATTTAGAAGTTTAACACCAAAAAATATATACGGTAGTAATTTATATAAATTAGATAAGGATCCATTCATATTTAATCATAAACAATCATTAATTAAAATAATACATTATGGACACAATTTTAATGTCAATGATCGAATTAGTATTAATAATGTTGCTTCAAAAAATGAACTAATTTATAATCCATTTAGTATTAAGAAAAATAGTTTTTATATTCGTGTATCACATGAAAATCATGGAATTTCGTTATTGGATTTATATGATGATACGTCATTAAAAGATTTAGTATCGGTTAATTATATAGAAAATTTAGATCCAACTGACATATCGCAAAATAATGGTTTAAATTTGATAATACCGGATAGCAAACAATATTATATATTGAATGATAAAATACAATTAGATTTATATATTGTAATTGATAAAGCTAAAGGTAATTTTACAAATATAAATAAAGATTTAGATAGTGTTACTGCAAGCAATTTTATTTTTGATATACCAGTCAATTATATAAATAAGAAACAAAAAGTTTATCCAATAATATCATTTGACACAAACACTGGTAGATATATTGTAGATCCACATGCATATCTTATTAGACTACCTAGAAGAAGTAATTATAACTATTTGGATGGTACATCATATGATTACACACAATCAGATTATTCAAATATAACTGACATTGATATAAATCCTGTACCAATTAATCAAATAGTGAATGAAAATACTATTAATATTATGTTTCTTAATTTATATGGAATACCATTGAATTATATAAATGCAGATTATCCATTATCAAGTAATACTCGACAAGGATATCATATTATTAAATATATTGGAACAGATTATTATATTATTGATGTTAATTATAAAGCAATATGTGAAAATCAAAATTCGTTCCTTATTAGTGAGAATACAAATAGTAACATAGCAAATGATGATATAACACTATTTAATATTGGAGGTGGTGAATATTGTACAATAAGATTGGTATCACAAGTTATTGACGGATATCCAAATTCATATTCTTATAAAATATCATTAAATAAAGAATTTCATAATATATCACAGGTTAAATTAATAAGTACTGAATTTCCAAATTCATATAGATTAATTTCAAATACTCTTAATAATGCAAACAATAAAATTTATTGGCAAAATTTAGACGATGGTGATTATATATATTCAATTTCAATTGACCCTGGAAATTATACGCCATTAATGTTACAAAATAAGTTGGAATTAGCTTTTAATAATATATTAAGATTGCCATATATAAATGATACAGTTGATATTATAGCAGATTCCAGTGATATTGTACGATATGATAATTTTGGTAATAATAAATATCATATTATTAAAACAAATATAGATACAACAACGGATACAGTATCATTTTCGGCATACAAAGAAATTTTATTATTTGATACTGATAATCAAAAAGTTTTAGTTATACCAGATAATGAAATTATTGTTAAATTAGAAGATCACAATTTAATGGATACTGATGTAACACAAATGTATATAATTGTAACAAATACAGAACCAGTATTACTTAGTCAAACGTCACCTAACAAAATGTATCAATTAATTGGATTAACAACAGATAACGAATTAGATATGATATTGAATACATTAACAAAATTTATAAGTACAGATAGGTCAATTAATACAGAAATTTTATTTACAGATTTACAATTTAATATAAGTACATTTCAACAAACAATTATAACTATACAAAATGGAGGTACATTAAATAAAGGAGATTTTGTGTATAGAGCGTTAGATGAAAAATTATTTAAAATAGATAGTCAAATTGATAGTAATATATATTCATGTATTGAAGATATAACAACAAAATTTATACTTGGTTCAAAATTAATTAATATCATTGATGCAACATATAAATTTAAAAGTTTTAATACTGTAATAAATAATACAAATAAAATGATCGTTAATCATCCTAAACATAATTTGAATATTGGTGATCAAATAATTATATCAAATTCATTATCAGTAAATAATGTACCAGCAACGGCTATCAATAATACACATATGATAGTTGATATTATTGATAATAATAATTATATTATAAACTTGGATCGGTTTTCTCCATTACCGACATCTATATCACAAAAAAATAGAATATCTATAATTTATCCTGATATATTTAGAATAAGATTTGATTTTCTGGATACTTTGGGTACATTATTAGGATTTAGAAATACAGGATCATCATCAGCAATAACTAAATATTCAACAATGATAACAAATTTAGATGAATATGAAGATGATTTTAACTATAATAGTGTTGGTATAGAATTTCAAAATAAAAAAAATGTTTTGGCAATGAGTGGAGAAAATTATATATTGATGTGTTCAAAAACATTAAATAATTTTTATAATATTGGGCCTGTAAATGATGTGTTTGCAAAAATTTTATTAACTGATGTACCCGGAACAATATTGTTTAATACATTTGTTGCTACACCAATAATTTTTGATACACCAATACCATCCTTATCAGAATTAAATTTTGAATATTATTTACCAAATGGAAATTATTTTGATTTTAATGGTTTAGATCATTCATTTACATTAGAAATTACAGAATTAATTAATTATGCACCAGATACTTCATATAATTCGAGATTGAATACTATTGAAAACTAATAAATTTAATAAATAATATTATTCATTAAATTTATTTGACATGTTTTTGAATTTCATCAAACAATGTTATTAATATTTGTAAATTAATATCTTCATTATATAGATATCTTTGATAAATATTAGTTATTGATCTTAAATTTTCTATTGCTAGTGAAAATACTTCTTTATAAAAAGGAAATATATTTGTGTCTAAAGCTTTAATAAGTTCACTATCATTATCAATAATTATAATATTATTATTTAATAGAATATTTTTAATATTGTTATTCAGGACATTATCATCAATTAATTCTTCAGGATCATAATCATCAGTATCATTATATACTTTCATCAATGAACTTACCATTCTAGATGTGTATTTATCAAACAAATATTCTTGTAAATTTGTACCATTATATTTATATTGAATAATACTATCAACCATATTATATGTTACTTCATTATTTTGTATAAAAGTCATAGGTTTAATATTTTTAGTTTTAACATAATTATATATTAATTTGACAATTGATCCATAAAAATTGGTAGTAACAAAATGTTTTATAATGTGAACATAAATATCATATATTCGTTTTAACGAATAATTTTTGTTTAATTTGGGTGGTAATTGATGATAATCATTATTCAATGGTATTATTATTTTCTTATATAAATCAGAAATAATTTTCATATCATCTGATAACATTTTAATATCTGATTTATGTGGTTTATTTAATATTTTCTTTGATTTTTGTATAAACGAATTTGTCAATCTACACAAATTAAGATGTACATTTTCATATGAATCTAAACAATATATATTTTCTACATAACATTTCCACCATTCCATATAAGAATGTTCTTCACCCGATAGTATATTTTGAAACATATTATTTTCATAATGATCAATAACATTTTCACTTAACCTTTCTTGTATATTAATTTTCATTTGTCTCAACTTTGTTGTAATTTGATTAGAGTTATTTTGCATATGACTATTATAACTAGCAACATTTATTTCTTTATCATTACTTCTTAAATTATTTAATTCTATTGTTAAGTTATTTATTTTATTATCGATAGTTGTTAAATCATTTCCGTGAGCATTTATCAATTCTTTTTTATAATTTTCAATTCTTTTTTCAATTTCATAAATTTTATTATGTTTATCTGTAAATGCTTTTCCTGACATTTCATTATTATAAAATGTTGTTAATGGTGCTAATTTATTTGACACAGCAGATATTTTATTAATATCATCATCAGTTAATTTATATAAAGTTGTCAAATTATTTGGCATTTTAATATTAATTTTTAAATATTTATTTAAAATTTCATTAAATTTAACATTATCATCTTTGTTCCATAATCTCATGTAATTAAGCATATCATCAAACAAATGATGATTATACATGATAATAAATACTTTGAGAATTTGATTAAAATATTTGGGTACATTACCATTATTTGGGGATTGCATTAATTTATTTACCATTTTGTCATTTAAAGTCGTTGTTAAATTTTTAAGCATTTGAACTGATCTTTCATTATACATAAATTTATTATGTATATCATACCTATCTATAAAATAATTTAATGGATCTTGTCTTAATTCGTTTTCTATTTTATATAATCTTGCACCGTTTTTTAATAATATTTTTAAATATTTAGAATTAAGATATTTGAGTGCATAGAATATTGGAGTATTTCCTTTAATATCTTTAATATTTGCATTACATAATATTTTATTATTTTTGAATAATAATTGTAATAATTGTGTATTTATTCTATAGCATGTTTTAACATTTGTTGATGTGTTATATTCAATATTGTATACATAATGTATTGTTTGTTCATTATCGTTATATGATAATAAATTAAGTGGTTTTTCTTCAACTAAACTTCTAGCTATTGATAATTTATCGATATTTATCATATCTGGATCATTATTATTAAAATATTGTTTGACATAGTTTTTAATAATGTCACCCAAATTTAATTTACTACTATTTTCTTCGGCTAATGGATATATATTATTAAGAGTACCATTATTAAGAATATTATTGATAATATTTGTATAATTCTCATTACTTCCATATTCTACAGCATTATTTAATACTTTCCTTATATATTTTATACTAAATTGTTTAATAACATCTTCAAATAAATTATTTAACATTTCATCAAATACATTACCAGCTGTAACTAATAATATTGTATGTTTATTATCAATAATAGTATTGTCTATTGATAATTCATCAATTAGTTTAGTATAATTTGGGTTAGCAGCTACACTTTCATCATGATATTTTTGAAGTAAATTTTGAATTGCTTGTACTTTTGCCATTTGTAGATGTCCATGTCTAAAAGCATTATTATTTATTATACCTATTTTGGAATCTTTATTTATTGCCAATTGAGCATTTAAAATACCTTCACTCGGACCTATTATCATTTGTGGTGGCGGTGGTGGTGATAATTTATTAAGCTTAAAAATGATTTTGTTATTAATTTGTAGTGGATCTACAGCTAATATTATATTTTTTTTATTTTTAATTATATTACCAGCGATATATACTCTATTTCTAGCTAATGCAATTGGACTTGAATGATATATTATTTGACCGCTATTTTTGAGATTCATATTATTAGATATAGTTTCAACAATATTTCTATTATATGATTCAGGTAATTGTAAAATATTTAATAATTCATGATTGTATATATGATCTACGTTAGTTGGTGCAATATTATTAATAGAATAAAATTCTTCCATGTACCTAATAGCATTTATATTATTAATTTGATCTATTGTCTTAATTATTACATCATTGATCATATTTGAACAAAATCGATAAATATTATTAGTAAAACCATTAAGAAAATCATAATAATTGGTTAATGAATGATAATTAAAATTATTAATAACTTGCAATCTATTTTTATAAATTTCAATAACATACAATAATTTCAAAATATAATGTATTTTTTTATATAATGCATATGTATGAACATCAGGATCATATTGTGCAGTACCAACTTCATCAAGTATATTGTTTATTGTCATAACTCTAGTTCCACCACTTGGGACATTCACAGTGGTGTTGCAAATATTATATACAAGACAAATAATATCATTATTATCTAAATTAGTACTGAATATTGTATTTAAATTATCCCTCATCCCATAATCTGGATGACCAGCATTACCACCAGCTCTTGGATTCAAATTTAAATAAATATTTCTTAATAAATTTATATTTTTATCACTATTTAGATTATTAAGAATAAAATGTTTTAATCTAGTTGGCCAACAATAAGTTGGATGTGTTGCACCTGCCATAATACCCGTATCTCTTGTATCAATACCAATTAATTGTAATAATGTGGATATATTACCAAGTTGCGAAGCGTTATAGTTTGCAAAAAATGGAATATCATCTTGCGCATTAGAGGCATTATCATAATAATATTCAATATCATGATATTCAATATCTTGTCTATAATTATTATCTCTTATATATTTACGATAATCGATAGCAGTAAGCGGTTCTATATTACCATGATTAGAATGTGTATATTCAATATTAAAATTTCTAGCAACACCAACGTTTATTTGACCATCTGATCCTAAGAAATCCCATATTATTCCTAAATAATTTTGCAAATAACTTTCAATATGTTCAGTTATCTTATCCACAATTTCATCATGTCTATGAACAATATCAGCATTTTGTTTAGCTATATTATTTTTTAAATTATCAATTTTAGCTTTAATATCAAAATCAATAACTTTATTAAGTTTATTAGTATCGCCGATTGGCGCCCATCCATTATCATAACCAGACTTAATATTTAATTTTTTAGTAACTATACCAATTTTATATTTTATTTTTTCTTCAAGATTTGATCGAATTGCTAAAATTTCTGTATTAATTGTACCTTTTATTAATTCGGTTGTACTACTTTTCTTTTTAATAGATTCAACTATATTATCCAATATACTAGTTTTAATATTTTCTAGATCATTTTCAAAATATTCATCATATGACATCAATGTTTCGGTAATATGTTTAATAAAATATTGTATATCGTCATCATCCATTTTAGCTATAATATCATCTATTATTTGTTTTAATTTATCATTATACATTCTTTTATCACTTTGTGGATCAGGTATTATAGCTTTTGGTTTATTTTTCTCTTTATCCGGACATTCAACATTTAATCCTAATGTAATATAATGTAATGGTGTCATACCTTGTGAATCTCTTTGATTTACATCAGCTCCCTTATTTAATAAATATTCGACAATATCATTATATTGGTATTTGGTTGCTAAATGTAAAGGTGATCGACCTTGATTATCTAATGAATTAATAGGTATTTCTGATACTAATAATTTAATAAGTCTTAATTTATGACTTTCATCTAATTTATTATTTTCATTTAAAATAATATGTAATGGTGTTGCATTATCCTTATCTCTAAGATTATATATAGTAGCAGTTTGAGAAATAAATACTTCAATATCATCAATATTACCACCTTGAATAACAGAAAATAATTTATCAATATTTGGAGAATTAATTGTTTCCATTGGTTTCTGTGGAACAGAAATTCTAAAATTTTTTGATTTTTGTGTACTCATTATATATATTTTAAACTATACTATTTAATAATATATTTTATTTTAAATAACAATTTTAATATTTAAATATTCATTAAGATTATTAAATAATTATGAATTCTTTCTCAAAAAATATAAATATATTTAATTTTAATAGTAAGCCGACCTATATATCAGATAAAAATAATAATTATACATCAATAAATATATTTGATAGATCAACATTAACAAATAATGCATCAACATCTGGTACAGATAGCAATTCAAATGTACCTGTATCAAATAATGATCCAATAACATCAGCATACATAAGTACAAATAAATTAAAAGTTGGTAATAGTAATATTTATGTTGAACTTACTGAACAAACAATTGAATCTAATGATAATTTAAATATAGTTGTACCAATAAATAAAGTAATAAATTTAAATGCTACAACGAATATTATTGGAAATTTTAGAATTGACGGTGTTAATACATTAATAAATTCTAAATTATCAATAAGTGAAGGAATAATAGATATTGCACAAAATACGACATCAAATTTTAATAATAATGTAATAGATATTAACGATAGAGGAATTCATTTTGATTGGATTGACTATTCTAATCAAAATCCATTATTTATAAAATCATTTTTTGGATACAACAACAGCAAAAAATTATTTACATTTATACAAAATTCAATAACACAAGATGGAAAAAATTATACTGGAAATCCAGGAAATGCTGAGTTTGATACATTATATATACAATCTATTGATAGATTTACAGGTACAGGTATTACTATCAAACAACCAACATCAATAACTACCACATTAACTGTTAATGGACTGACACAATTCAATAATAATGTATATATTGCAAATGGATATAAATTAGTTGCGTATGATTTAGAACTTATAGGTAATCTTACAATTAAAAATCCAGATAAATTAATCACAAATAATATTCAATCATATACTTCATTTGCTAATATTAATTTTTTATCACCTATATCTTTATCAAGTAATATAAATAGTAATGTTATTATAACAACTGGATATAAATTAAGTGTTGATGAAATTTCTTCAAGTTCATCAAATATTTCTATTTTAAAACCAGTATTTTTTAACGAAGATGTAACAATATCTAATGGTAAAATATTAAGTGTATACGATATTGATTTAAATGGAGATTTAACAATTAAAAATTCAAATAAAATATCAACTAATAATATTAAATCAGTTACCGGTAATATTAATATATTATCACCAATTCATTTTAATGATGTAATAACTAGTGATATAAATGTAACTATTGGAAAAAAAGTAAAAGTAGATAATATAACAGCCAATGGATCGTTATTAACTATTGATAAAGATGTTTCGTTATTAGAGAATTTATCATTAGCTGCAACTAAGATTCTAACAGTTGATAATATAACATCTAATGGAACATTATTGACCATTGACAAAAATGTTTCATTGTTAGAAAATTTATCAATAGCAGCAACTAAGATTCTAACAGTTGATAATATAACATCTAATGGATCATTATTGACTATAGATAAAGATGTTTCATTGTTAGAAAATTTATCAATAGCAGCAACTAAGATTCTAACAGTTGATAATATAACATCTAATGGATCATTATTGACTATAGATAAAGATGTTTCATTGTTAGAAAATTTATCAATAGC